TTCTGTGCTAAGTGTATTTACGACCACTATGTAGTGGCTAATAAGAAGCAGTGCCCTACTTGCGCTGCCTACATTTGCCCTTATGATAATTTCGATGATGATGAGCGCTATATCCGCGGGTTAGACGATAGGCGGTGGCGCTTCGTTTTGGAGTGCGCTGCGGAGGCGCGGTCGTGCGAGGAGGAGCCGAGCGTGGAGGAGGAGGAGGAGGAGTTCAGATGTCCGTGTGGCTGGGGTTATTGCGACGGCGACTGTGGCACTCTTCCTTGCGGTTGTATCGATACTTGTAGGGGCAAATGTGAACTCTGAACGCCACTCCTAGATGTCTCGCGGCTATATTTATCTCACAAACCAAATTACAAGTAGAAACCCCCCCACAAACCAAATTTAAAATTAAAAACACACAAAACAAAAAAACATTTTTAATTCTACACCTGCTTTTTTTAAATTTGAAACATTGATCCCGCAAAAATAGAGTTGTCCCACGACTCACATTTACTTCCAAGTTATAAGCTTTTACTCATCCTCCAAGTTTCCAAGATGGATACACTAAGCCCTAGCATCCCAACAGATCAACTCTCCATTGGCTATTACTACAAAATCTGCAAAATCGAAGGCGCAATTGCGACGTATGTTGGTATGTTTATGGGCGCTTTTGTTGTAGAGGGAAAGAACTATGCAAAATTTATGGATCTTGTAGATGAGTCTAAAAAGGTGCGATTTAATGCACTCACTGAATCAGTATATGGTTCTGAAGAATGGACATTTCATAACAATTTATAACAACGTATTAAATAATTTATTCACCAAAACTTAAAAAGAGAAAAATCTTTTTTATTTGATGTCTTGGCCTGAAAAAATTGATGACGCTATATCACAAAAATTAGAGTTGTTCCGCGACACACACACATACTTCCAAGTTTACAAGCTTTTACACACTTATTTCCAAGATGTCTCTCACTCGTTCTATCACCTTCAATAATGTTACTGCTAGTATTACTCTACCTACAGAGCTCAACAATGATAGCCAGCTTGACTGGATTATCACTATGACTTCTGGCACCAATGTTGTATCAACTAGTGGTACAGTAGATATTGTTGTGCCAGAGTCAGAGCCTGCACCTACACCTGCTCCTGCTCCTGTACCTGTACCTGCTCCTGTCGCTGCAGACTTTGTTGCTGTGGAAGAGAAGAACACGCATATTGCAGTGATTAAAGCACTACTTGATATGTGCGAGTCTCTTAAGGGCAAGGAGAGCAAAGCAGTTCTTGCTATTAAGGTCCTCGACTATGTCAGTGGTGAGGCACTGGAGTTTACTAAGACCTTTGAAAAGTTTAAGAGTTGCGTTATCAAGAAGTGCTATGAGTTCAAGCGGGTAAATAGTGATATGCCTGCTGTGGTTGAGAAGGCTGATGCTGTTCTTATTAAGTTGGGCAAATGTCCCTGTACCCGCTGTAGCAGCCTTGCTGAGGCAACAAATACCGTTATCCAGCCTGTCACAGAGTCCGTCAAGCCTGTCACAGAGTCCGTCAAGCCTGTCACAGAGTCCGTCAAGCCTGTACCTACTACAGCAACGGGTGAGCCATACAATCCTGATATGTCACTCTTCCTTACAATAGCTAATGAACACGATATCAGTGAGCCTAGTAGGTACTGGACCTACTATGAGAATGCTGTTAAGTGGGGCAATGCGCGTGGAGCTACCAAGGCTGAGAAAATGAATAACTACTTCAATCAGTTTAGTAAACTTGGTGCTCGCACTGAACTGATGAAATCACTCTTTGAGAAGAACAAACTTGTCTTTAATGACTCAGTAATGTCACAGTATAGGGAGTGGATGAAGACATATAAACCTAGTGGTAAGACTAACCGTTTTAAGAATATGTGCGAATTCATTAATGTTCACAAGTCTCTCTTCACTGCCTAAATACCGATAGCACATAATAAAAACAAAATATAACAATATAAAAGGTCTAAGGCCAAAAAAGCAAAAAGAATATTATTTTTGCTAAGATGGTGCTTATAAAATTGACTGTAACTAGTTTAAATATTTGCTTTATAGATAGAATAATGTCTTATACTCCGCATACTGCCTATCATCTATTTTCAAAGCGTCAATATGAGAAAGGGGGCTCATATAACTTTGGGAAGAAAAAAGAATATGATCGTGCTGAAAAGTGGTTTAAAGAGAGGAAAGAGATGCGACAAGAACTTATAACTGCTCCTACTACTCCTACTGCTCCTACTGCTCCTACTACTCCTACTGCTCCTACTGCTCCTACTGCTCTTCCCAAACCTGTCAGGCTTGCCACTAGAGGACCACCACCTGGATTAACTCGACAAAAACAGGATGATAGCTGTGATTTAGATCTTATAATTCCTTCATACAATGACTTTATCTATGATGAAGAAATATTTAATCCGCTATAATTTTATCAAGAAACATCATTCCTGGTAGGGTATTCTTATTATATATAACTAAATCTTGCGTTTGTTTTATAAAATCTGATAGACTCTTATTTACCCAAATCAAATAAATCATAAATAAAATTATTAAAGCAACAATATCGCGCACGCGTATTTGTGTATTCCAAATGCTGTATAATGGTATTATTTTAAGGAGAATAAACATAATTAGAAATAATAACACCAAGTGTTTTTTTGTTCCGTAATAAAACATTAACAACAGGATACCAATATTTTCGATTACTCCACAAAGAATCGCAAATTTTGGATTAAAATTCACAATTCCAAATAAATAAAGCAAATACCATAAAAATATCCAATATGAAAAAATATAATCTATACGTGTCATTCTATTATAAGATATAAAATATATCTCCTAATTGTATTTGAAAAAATTGAAGTCTCAGACTTGGTATATATTTTCGCGCCACCCAAGACTATCGAAGTGTGGCTATCCAAGTGTGGCTATCCAAGTGTGGCTATCCAAGATGTTATCCAAGATTATTCGCAGAAAGCGTCCTCAAGTTGCTCCAAATGCTAATTTAGAGCATAAGAATCCTAATGTAGAACGCATTAAAGCGTATCAACTCGTAGAGGGTTTTACACGTGTCCCCGTTGCTTCAGATGGCAATTGCTTTTACACCGCAACAGGATTCTTCTGCGGCCTCAACGCAACTGAAATGCGTGCACTTATTATGAAATACTTTATCTTTAAAAAGGCAGAATATTCTATCCTCTTTGAGTCAGAAGCAGACTTTATGAAGGCAGTGAAGCTTAACAGTAATCCACGTGTTTGGAATTCTGAACTGTGTGATATCGCCCCTCACGTTACTGCTCAGATTTTACAGCGTGATATTATCATTCACAACTATAATGGTAGAATTATTGATGAAATTCATACTCCAGTTGAGGGTGCAGCACGACGTGCAGCTCATCCACCACTTCACCTCTTTAGAAGCAATAACCATTACGAAATCCTTCTTACTAATGATAAAAAGCCAAACAAAAATATATACCCTCTTCCTGATGTTTCAGAGTTTTATGGGGTGATTGATCTTACCTTCTCAGATGATGAGGAGCCAGATATTGAAGATGAGCCCAGTGATGCAGAGGAAGAGGAGGTGTGTATTATTCGTATTTAAAAAACAAAAATATTTATTGGTTTTGTATGTTATAATTTGTATTTATATATAATTATTTTATTTGTTGTTTAGAAATCGCAGAGTGACTCAAGATAATCATACTCATCCCACATCGCATCTTCTTCCTCATCTGTCAGTTGGTTAGCAGGAGTCTCCTTCCACACAGCCTGTTCCTCAATCACTGCTTCATAGAGGGCAGGATACCATCTGCGTAGGCCCTCATAGATATCAAATCCTAAAGGAAGATCTATGTTGTAGATCACTCCATAAATGCAGATCGTCCGTGTCGCCATCTCTGCGGCTGGTGCTGATGGCTTAGGTGGCATAGGCGGTACAATCGAGCTAGCCTTCAGAAGGAGAGAGATAAGTATCTCAATAGGCGGCATTACTACATTCTTCTTCTTGATAGGGATTGCCACCTGAATCGGCATCTTCTTAGGTGGAGTGGACCGACGGTTCATAGCCTTATAGTTCTGTATGCGGTGATTTGAAATGATAGACATCTTGGAATAAATTCGACTTGGAAGTATACTTATCTTGGCGCCACACCCATATTCAGTGGGTGTCAGATTTCAATTTTTTTTTCGACTATTACTTTTGTATTTATGATTTTACTTCTTATTCTAACTAGATATTTCTGCATAATTTTACAGGCTGAGAAAAGAAAAATTGAAATCTGACAGCGCCTAAAATATTGTCGCGTTCGTCACAATTCCAAGTTAACAAGTTCTTAAGCCTTTTAAACCTTACAAGTTCATCCAAGAATTATTCCAAGCAAAATGGCAGCCTCTACGAATCATACGATTCTCTTTCACGGCAACTGTATTGATGGCTGGTTTTCCGCTTACATCGCCCATTCCGCCCTCAAGAATACTGGCACCGTCAATATGTATCCCATCTCACCCTCTCAGACCAATACCTGGCCCAAGACAGATGAAATGGCAGGAACACACATTCTCCTTGTAGATGTCTCAGTTCCTGAGGTATATCGTGTGGCCTGGACTACGGGTGGTGCACTCTCCGTCAACTGCATTGATCATCACGCATCCGCTGTGGAGCACTGGCCCGCTGGTGCATCTCCTATCAATACGGCCGCCTGCGCAGCCCTTCAGACCTGGCAGCACTTCTACCCAGCAGTGCCTGTGCCCTTCTGGCTTCATCACATCGACCGCATTGACCGATGGGATAACCCAAGCTATGAGGATCGGTGTATACGTGAGGTGCTAAATAACATCGCACACAAACCCGTTCAGAAGCACCAGCGCGACGCCTTCGTACTTACCGAGCTCTTCCTCTCAAATATGACTACTCCTGTTGGTATAATGATGGTCCTCGCCCAGGGCAAGCAGATTCTCGACCAGAAGGATATTGCTCTCCTTGGTATCCTTGGTACAGGTACCTTCCACACTTTCAATCAGGACTATATCACTGGCTGGAATCTTCCCTCTGGCTGGCTCGGTGCGAATGTCTTTATCATCGATAATACTAACATCACACTTGATACTACTGAGGCGGCACACATTGTGTTCCAACACTATCCTCTGGTTAATGTGTTTATCAACTATCGCAAGAAGATTCTGTATGGTAAGGGTCCAGCGGCTGTGGAGAAGACTATGTACGTCTACTCGGCTCGTTCTCGTGGCTTTAATCTTACTGAGGGTACTATTCTCAGGGGGCATCCTACCTCTGCTGGTGCGTCACTTATCAAGGGTGAGGCCCCTCTCCTCCCCTTCCTTCTCTCTGCTGCATAGTTAATTATAAAACACTTACTCCTATCATAATTAAAAAAACAAATAAAAAATAAATAAAAACAAACAAAACAAATAAAAATAAAAAACCAAATAAAAACAAAAATGTAGAAAACCAAAGAAAACATTTTTGTTTTTATTAATGCTACGATTATCGGAAAAAGAAAAATTGAAGCGAATTATTGTCCTAATAATAGATGTGACTAGTCCAATCCAAGTGTTATAAACTGATAATCTCCTTGAAATATCCATTCAAGCTTCTTCCAAGCACAAATTATAATCCAAGCTATAAGCAGATTGTATCAAGATGCCAGGCCAAACTGTCCGTTCCGCAGCCAAAAATACATCCAAGAGTAGCCGTGCCAAAGAGGCCAAAAATAACCGTCGAGTCGAAGCCGCCTGTAACGATGAGCTTGTCGATTGTACCTATGGGCGTATCACCAAAACCCTCGGTAATAAAATGTTCATGGTCCTCGACGTGGATAAACGGGAACATCTCGCCCATATTCGAGGCAAGATGGCCCGTATTAATGTAAGCGATGTCGTGCTTCTTAATAAGCGCGAATATGAGTCCCGTTCTGACACGGCCGATGCTGTATATGATATTATGGCTGTCTTCGCTAAGAAAGATATCGGTCGTCTTGTCCGATCAAATCGTATTCCTGCGTGGCTCGCATCTGCCAAGACAGAGGGTGCCGAGGGTGATGATAGCCACGATCTCTTCGACTATGATGAGTCCGAGTCTGATGACGATGAGGATGGTGACACCAAGAAAGGTAAGAAGAGTCATCGCAAGGCTGGAAAGAATGCTATCGATGAGGGTAGTGATTCTGATGGTGTGCCTGCTGCTGAGATTGACATCGATGCCATCTAAACTCCTCCATAATCTAGCCAAAAACAAAATAGAAAATAACAAAAAACCCAAAACCAAATAACAAAAAAGCAAAAAAGATTTTTTGTTATTTTTTACCCAAACATATAAAAATTGAAATGAATAGCTGCCCATATAAAGATGCTATCACACACATAGTATTATCTTAGCTCAATAATACTTTTCAGCTAATCCAAGTTTATTAATCCAAGACCTTACAATATGGCCGTCCAAAATCCTCATATGAATATTCCTGTTACTATCCTGATCTTTGACAATAACGGTCAGATTTCCTACCGAGCCTATTCTCCTGAAGTATATGCATTTAATGAGGATGGTTCTAACCCTGACCATCGCTCAGAACAGTTTGGTCAGTTTCTCGCACGAGTCCACAATCGTATCCTATATAATGCTCTTCAGCCTATGAATAACGTCACACCTTATGGGCAACTCAAGGAGATTCATACTCGGCACGTACAGATTCCTATTTCAGAGCGGGCGAATGGTATTTTATACTTCACCACATACATTCATCAGCATTGTAATTATAAGCCTATTCATTGTAACTCACCCGTGTTCTTTGACCCAAATCAGGCAAACAATTATGCTAACACCCAACCCAATCTCAATCATCGCTCTTGCTCGCACGAGTTCGTCTAGCCTTACAACGCTACATTTAGGCTGCAGGAATTCGTCTACAAAGTAAAATACTAAAGATAAAAATATAAAAAATATAAAATCAAAAAGACAAAAAAAATTGAAGAACGATAACGCCTAATTTTTTATACAGTTAATACGCTAATCCACGCATATACAACACAAATCCACGCCCATCCAAGATGTCATCCAAGATTCGCCCTTTATGGACCAATTTTACCTACTTTCCTCATCAGCTCGAGGGAATTAACTGGATGCTAGATAAAGAAATCAATGGCACCTCTGTTCCTAACCGTGATGGCACTATGAATACTACCGTTCGCGGTGGCTTTCAGTGCGACGATATGGGGCTCGGTAAGACCATCCAGATTGCCGCCGCTATCATCAACAACATCAAACCCACAACCCTTCTCATCGCGCCACTCGCAATGATTGATACCTGGTCCTCTGTTCTTCAAAAAGCAGGCTGCGCAGTCTACGAAGTCTCTCAGACAAAGTCCTTGAAAGATACCCCCTGGAAGCTTATGAATGATTCTGATGCTCCTATACCCCGCCGCTTTATTAAGAATCGCCCAACAGTCTATATCTCTAACTATGAGAAGCTCTATCATAATCCATCTCTCTTTCGTAGGGAGTGGGACCGAGTTGTTCTTGATGAGGCTCACAAGATTCGTAATGGCGATGGTGAGGCGGCCCGCTACTCTCGCAAGATTGTTGCCCCCATTCGCTGGGCTGTTACTGGTACTCCTCTTGTCAACTCTCTTAAAGATGTTGTGTCTCTTCTTGCCTTTCTTGGAGTTCCCTATTCTAAGCTCTGGCGATGGGAACCTCGCTATCTTCGCATACTTCCTGAGCTTGTTATCCATCGCTCCCTTGACTCCCTTCGCAAAGTTATCAAGGATGCACCTCCTATCCCTGAGATTTACAATGAAATCCTTCCCTTCACCACTAAGGTTGAAGAGGAATTCTACTATGGTGTTCAGGGTGCTACTGAGGCAATGATGAAGAAGTATTCTAGCGATCTTCTTAGCTCCGCCCAGGCTTTTAAACTTCTCTTAAGACTTCGCCAAATCTCCGTTCATCCTCAGGTTTACATCAACGCCAAGCGGCGCGAAGATAGTGGCTATACTCGTGAAGATTGGGATGCTCAAAGTACTAAGCTCCAAAAAATTAATGAAATTATCTCTGAAGACGATGATAGTCGCATACACAAATACATTGTCTTCTGTCAGTTTAACGATGAAATGGCACTTATCCGCCAATATCTCTTGAATGAGTGCCTTGTTGAGGATGAGAATATCCTCCTTTACAATGGCTCTATGACTCAGAAGGAACGTACTGAAGTTCTTGCTAAGTCAAAAGAGACCACTGAGACTACAGTGATGCTTCTTCAGCTTCAGGCTGGCGGCGTCGGTTTGAACTTACAGGAGTACGACCGCATCATCTTTGTAAGCCCTTGGTGGACCTCTGCTCTGATGGACCAGGCTATCGCCCGTGCAGTTCGTATGGGGCAGACTGAAGTTGTTAAGGTCTATCACCTTCGTCTTGCCGCAGAGAATGAGGCTACAATCAATATCGATGAACTTGTTAATGCTAAGGCAGAAGAAAAGCGCAAGATGCTTATAAAACTCTTTGCAATGTGCTCTCAAGGAACCGCATACGTTCCTGAATCAGATTCGTCAGATGATGAGTAAATACTTAAAATAACTTAAAAATAATAAATAAAAATACTTTTTTAGTACATTAGTTATATGTACCCTGTAGGTATTAGCTTCTCATTGACATTGCTATTAGCTCTGTAAAGTATTCTGGATTATTAATCATTGTGTTATACGCACCAATCATTTTCCCGTGATAGGCCTGTTGCCTCTTATAGGCATATGTTTCTTGCTTTGCCTTTTCATTCTGCTCTTCATATTCTAGAATCTGGGCTTGTAAGCTACTAAGAGTTTCCTGTTGACTCTCAATGTAGCTATTATTAGATTGATAAGTATATATTTGCTGTTGAATAAGTCCTGCATTGTAGTTATATATTTGAATTTGTTGTTGAATATATACTTCGTTATTGTGGATTGTATAGTTTTGCTTTTGGACTGACTCCTCATTTAGTAATATAGCTCGACGCTGCTCAGCCAGCTTCTCAGTATTCACAACAATCTCTCGTTGCATATCTTCTAACTTTTTCTCCATAGTTCTTATATCTACTCTGTACATATTTTCACCAGGAATTTTAATAAGATGAAGTACTGGAAGAGGAGCAGGGGGAGGAGGTTTAGTATATAATTGTTGTTCCTGTTGTTCCTGTTGCTCCTGTTGTTCCTGTTGTTCCTGTTGTTCCTGTTGTTTCTGTTGTTTCTGTTGTTCCTGTTGTTCCTGTTGTTCCTGTTGTTCCTGTTGTTCCTGTTGTTCCTGTTGTCTTTCATATGTAGGCTTGAGAGGTGGAGACTCTTCATATATTATATTATGAGGCGTAATAGGTGTAACGGAATTATATTGTTGAAGCATTTGTTGCTGTCGCTCACCAATACTTTTTATTGGAATATTACGATAATATGGATATTCTTTAACATTTACTTCATTATCCAGATTGTATGAGGCTTGAACGGGAGTTTGAGTATGTCTCTTATGCATTCTTGGATGTTTTTAGGCTGTGTTAAAAATAATATTTATTTTATTCTTCAATTTTCTTAGATAGCCCAGAACTCGGCAACATCATAATACTTAATATTTAGTCGTTTTGCCATTTCTTCATCTGTCTTCATATCTCCAACCATAACACATTCTTCAGGATCTAACTTAAGTTTCATAATACACTCCATAGCCATCCCTGATTGCGGTTTTCGACAAAAGCACGTAATTGGTGCAGCGCGATGAGGACAGTATAAGATTGGAAACTCAGCCTCTGAATAGCCTAGAAGTGATCGCGTTTTATCAAATATTTCATCTACTTTTTCTACTGTAACAATCTCTTTAGCAATACCTGACTGATTTGATACACCGATAAGTGTATAACCTTGAGAGCGATATGATTCCAGTTTGGTACGCATTAAGGTAACAGGGTGAATGAGCTGAACTTCATCTGGACTAGTTGGATACTTATTAGGTAAGTGTTCTGTCTCTCGAATTGTTCCATCAATATCCAGAAATAGTGCCTTATTCTTATATACACTCTTATCCCAAGTAATAGTTGGGACTTGGCGCATAATTACTTTAGAGAATCCTTCATCTTTAGTGGGAAGTTCAAGATCTTTTCTAGCTTTGAAGAGAATAACCGAGCCGAAACAGTGTGGGTCTTTTTTGTGTTTTGGGGATGTTCCTGTTTGATAAATCTCTCCAAACTTTTCATACATTCGCTTAAGATGGCGAATCTGACAATCTTCAATTGTTGTCTTGAAATACTGAGCATCAACTGGCACATTGTGTTTTTTTGCCAAGTCAATAAATAACTTTCTTCTATTTTTTGTAAGGTTAGTATTATCAAGAACTATAACCTTACCATCTTTTAGCATCTGTTCAGCTTTTGGTACTAGACTTTCAATTGTACCACCTTCAGTGTCTCTTGAAAGTAGAACGGCATTTGATACATTTGCTAGAATTTCTCTAGCAATGGTTGATTTCGTGGAGGCTTGGAATCCAACAAGGATAATAATCTTAGAAGGCATTGACATCTTGCCTTATAATATTATTAAATAACACAAATATTTCAATTTTATTTACGCGGATTCTGTAACGGCTGAGGTTTCCGTAACAGTTTCTGAAACAGTTGCGGCAGTAACAGTGCTAGATACTGTAGTATCAGGTGAAGCAGCTACAGATTCTTTAGGAGCGTCTTTCGCATCATCTGCGAATGTTACACTTCTCTTTTTAAGATCGAATCCAAATAGACCCATTACAAATGTGACAACTGTCACAAAAATATCATATAACCAACTTAGCATTCTAATTACCGTATATTAATTAATCATTGATAATTATACGCAATTATTGAATTGTACATTGGCCATTTTTTGTTCCTTCCCATACTCGTATATTCTTAAAAGCACTGTGGCCACATTTTGAGCAAGTTCTGGTCTGATATCCATTTCCATTAACAAGACCCATTATATTATAATTATGAAAACAGTTTGCTTGCGCTAGTTTTAAAGCTTTTTCTTTCTCTTTTTCATCCTTTATCAGTTTTTCAAAGAAATTGTTTCGGAATTCATCTATTTCATTTGTAATCATTTACTATTTATTTATTATAGTATATTTAAAATCTTTATTATTACTTACGCGTTTTACTTTTAAAGGTTCTCTTACTTTTATGATGACGTTTTACTTTATGTGTTACTCTACGATGGCGGCGTCTGCCACCTGCCACTGAAACCATTGAACTTAATTTAGGGTCATCCATTAGAATTTTAATCCCTAATAATGAATAATCATCTAGAATATCTTTTATTGGTGTTAAAAATGCCGCGTATAATTTAGGATTAGTTGAATTGTTAGGTTGTTTAATTTTTCCTATATTACTAGCGGCATTTTGTGCCTCTTGTTTTGTTAATAATTTATATGACCCGTCCATTCCAATAGTAAAAAGGTAATGATTAATATCTTTGGGGTTAGAAATATTAGAAAAAACACCACTTGCTGTATTTGTTAAAATAGTATTTTTATATACTTGATATCCTCCTACATATTGTAGCGGTAAAAATGCGTAACGAGTAAATGGTTGTAGAATAACAATTCTAATATTTTCTAAGCCTGATTCTTTTATATCTTTGGCTAAGTTCATAGCAGTATCTTTAACACAGTAATCGCCAGCTAAGCCACATATAAAGATTGTATGGGTACTGCCTGATTCTCTTTTAGCTGGAATAATATCACCAAGTTCAAATGGCTTTCCAATCTGGTCCTTTATATTCTCATATGTTGCGTCAGGATATGCTGCTGGCAGTAATACAGCATCATCTGTATTTTCATACTCTGTAATGCCTGTAAATGGATAATCATTCCATTTTCTACTAGCATCCTTTAAATGAAAACCACCTGTATCTTTACTACAGAGACCGCCTCGGCAACAATCTCCTAACTGACGACGTTCTAAATATGCTTTATCTTTATATTCATATGCACCAAATGAATCTGCAGTTGGTTTACAACCCTTAAAAATCACATCTGCGTTAGGTAAATCTTTTAACGCAAGCATATCAGGATGTAATGCAGCGCCTCCATGATTAATTACACAGTGGGGAGGGAAAGGCCCACCCATTGTAATGAACGAGCAGTGATTTATAGGATGTGTGTCACGTGTAAAGATGATTTTATGGAATTTTGTAGCGTTGTCTTCGATAAACTTTTTAAGTTTAGGAGCCATAGACAAACCATTCGCTACACTAAAACGTCCTGGTGGATGTCCAAGTCCTGGCGGCTCAAGAATGAAATCATTCTGCATATCAATAACCATTAAAGAGGCAGTATCATTTCGCCCTAATGATAAAGATTCTGTAGTAACACCTGTTTTATCAAACTTTTTAAGGTAATGATTATAAAATCCTATAATATCTTTATTATCAATACCTTCGGTTTCAACCCATTTATGCCTCTTGTTATTGTTTCCCTCCCCTGACATTTTACTTCTATATTATATTCTAACATTTTTTATCTTAACTTTTAATAGTCTTATTTATATTCTATAAATTTCTAAATCTGAATGTTGAGACAATATATTTATCCGTAATCTGTTAATAAAATATTTCATTCTTAGTATCATCTACCAACTAAATTTCCTATACTTTGGATATATCTAACCATTATTATTGAGAATATAAACACTGAACACGATATATAAATAATATGGCCTGTAAACAAATTAATCTTCATGTCAAAACAGAATTTGTAGTGCCAGATGTTTATAATAAGGGTACAATGGAAGAAGTAGAGGAAGCTTTATGGATTGGCGCAAACATACAATATTCTATTAAAACTAAACGTTCTGGTGATGAAGTTAAGAAAATTACTGAATTAAAAGATTCTGAGATTAACCGCATTCAGACAATGTACAATGAGAAACTAACAAAACTCCTTGATGATATTCGGTCAGTTACTTTAGAAAATGAGCGCATTGAGGCTGAATACTCTGAGGGACTTAAAGAAGCTCGTGGCAAGGAACGTGATGCGGTTACGCGTGACTGGGAAGAAAAGATGCGCCTCCTTCGCAAAGACCACGAAATTCTTGCCGCTCGTTACGAAAGTTTGGAAGCGCGTAAACGGTCTCTAGAAGAATCTCGTACCAAAGATATTCAAGATGCTACTACACGCACAGAAGAGCTTATGGAAAAACTGGTAACATCAAAGGAAGAACAACTTGTCAAAATGGAAGCGGCATATAAGCTTCTTAATGCGACTATTTCTAAACAATCTGAAGAGATTACAAAGCTTTCTGGCAATCTTTCAAAGCGCGCTGCTAATGTTAAAACGAAAGGTAATGATTATGAAGAAGAATTTGGTGAAAAACTCAGACGAAGCTATGGGCTCTGTCGTGGGTTTCAAATCAAAGATACTCGGCTCGGTATGGGGCACGAGATGGACTTTGCAATGGAAATGGAAGGCCACGTTGTAATGTGGGAAGTTAAGAATTATACTGCGCTCGTACCAAAAGCAGAGGTTGAAAAATTCCTTCGCGACTTGAAAGAGAATCCACAAGCAAAGATTGGTATTATGATTTCTCGTTCAACTGATATTTATGGTAAGAATCTGGCTGGTCACTTACTTACGGAGTTTGATAATGATAAGATGATGATTTATATTAATAAGTTTGAGGAGTTCTGTGGTGAGGATGAGAATCGTGTATTTCAGTTATTAGGCTCGCTTTTCAGAATCTGGTGGGAATATCATCGTGAAGAGAATAACACGTTTGACCGTGTAGAAATGGTTCGTGAACTAGAAAAAGCCATTGAAGATATCTCTAAACGACGTACTGATTGGCGCCGCCACAAAGCACATTTGGATGAGTTGTCACGTTGGACGGCTGACCTTCTAGATGAAAGTGAGGGACGTCTTGACCGCATTTTGAAGAAGGCTCGTAATACTGAAGAGGTTGTAAGTGATAGACCACTAGTAATTCCAGAAGGTGTATTCCGTGATTCTGGTGAAGAGAAAGAGACCACTTGGATTAAGTCAGTTATGAAGGTATGTGAACCTGGGGGAGAGATTGAAGTTCGCGAACTGGTAGAACTCTTGGGGGCACATCATAAGCTATCCAAGGATACGATTCGTTCAAACGTAATGTCCATTATTAGAGACTCTGCTGTCACTAAAAAGGGAGTTGTAAAGTATATTAAGGGTATTTCTAAGTTTGTGCCTGAAAGTATGATTAAATTATAATTCTTCTAGCCATTTTTGATTAGCTAGTGTCCACGTAATAGTCTTCTTTAAAGAATCAGTAAATGCGACTGGCATTTTCCATCCCATCGCAGTCATTTTAGAACCATCCAATCCATAACGTAGGTCGTGGCCTGGCCTTGATGAATGAAAATCAACTAACTCATATTTTAACGGCTTATTTATAGTATCTGCTATAATTTGCGCCATTTCAAGATTTGTTACTTCCCTTTCACCAGTTAGATTATAACTTTCTCCTATTTTTCCATTCTGGATTAAAAATAACACAGCATCTGCAATATTTCTAGCGTGAATATAAAATCGTGATCCCGCAGTTTGTTTATCTGGATAACTATGAATTAGAACAGTTTCATCATTTAATATTTGTTTTATTACCTTTGGAATAAATTTTTCTACATGTTGTCGTTCTCCAAAAGCATTCATAACATTAATTCTTATAATAGGTATATTATAAGTATTTCCATATGCTATACTAATTTGTTCAGCTGCTGATTTTGAAGCAGAATAAGGATTTGTTGGATTATGTCTTTCATCTTCTTTGAATAAAGTATCATTTAATGCTGGACCATATACTTCATCTGTACTAAAATAAAAGAATAATTCTAGGTTTGTACATTTTCTAGCAAACTCTAAAAGATGCACAGTGCTCATAACATTGTTATGGATAAAGTTAACAGGATCCGATATACTATTATCTACATGTGTTTCTGCTGCCATATGAACAACATAATTAATATTTAATCCAATTTCTTTTACCATACCAATTGTTAAAGAATGTTGTAAATCATATGTTAAAACTTTAACTCTTGGATTTTCAAAAATACCAATTTCACGAATACGTTCAAACCCCATACTGGCATATGTTAATTTGTCTAAAATAACTACATTCCAATCTGTATTCTTTAAAATATGTTGAACAAAATGATATCCTATAAATCCACACCCTCCAGTAATTAAAATCGTCTTTGACATATTTACTACTTTATATTTATTATACGCTTTAAACTCTTATATTATTATATGTGATAAAAATGTATAATTTTTTTAATAATTTTTAATATACTATGTCTGATTCCGACAATAATACTTCCTATAAAATTAATTATGTTATTGCTACTCACGCTCTAAATGCTAATAGGCGAAAAAGCTATGGGGGTGATAACTTTACAGAGTATGTTTTACGATACCATCTCTACGTTTTATCTCAAAACCTTACATCTGAGTCAAATATTAAACAGATAACTATTGTTAAACCTGATGTTCCAGATGAAATTGGATATTATAATATTTCACCTTATGATAAAATTCTTGAAGATAAAGGTATTAAAATAGAACATTATAGCGTTGAAAATAAAGGTATTTCTTATACACAATATTTAAAATGCTTTAAAGAATATCCTGATTTTGATTATTATATTATTGTCGAAGATGACTATACAGTTAATATTAACTATATAAACTTTGATAAAATTCTGTATAATTTATATAATAAAACATTCTCAAATAATATTGGGTTTTTAGATTCCTGGAGTCCTTTAGAAGGTCTCCATGGACTGCCACATCATTCCGCAATTACACTTGGAATTCTAAGTAAACCTACAGTTGATTTATTTTTAACCAATTTACATAATATTTATCTTGAACAATATAATTTCTCTCAAGAAATGACTCAAAGAGGTATTCCTATTATTGATATGAATAGTGCTGGGTACCTAACACAAATATTATACTGGTCAACTGGAAATAACAGAATCGAAGACTATTCAACTAATAATCCACCTGAAGCATTTTATACACCTATACAATATTATTATGATATAGTACAATATTATAAAAAAATATTAGATACTACAATTGAAGTACATAATAATTTTGGAATACATAATGTTTAAAAAGAATTACATGTGGATACAATATGATTTCTATCCTCATTAGAAAGCCACCATCCTACAGGAATACAAACGATATGCTTTTCTACAAAATCAAGATTAGGTAAATCAGACTTAAATTTTTCAAAACACGAATGAACATCATTTCTCTGATGAACTTGTGAAGCCATAATATTATTTTGCTTCATATGTTCTATAAAATTAGCTTTTTCTTCTACTTGTACTGTATAAAGCCAATATGCAGATTTACTATTTTCAGTATATGGCTGAACAATCTTAATTTTAGGATTCTTAATATTCTCATCAAAATACTTACCATTATATCTATCTTTTTCAATTAAACTAGGAATATGCGGTAAATTATATAAACCAATTGTAGCATTAACATCATTCATATGAAATTTATAACCCCAATCTGATACATCTGCCTCCAAACGTAAATCTTTTCCTTTATAATTTCTTTTACTTCTATCAATACCATACCATCGTAATAATTTACCCTTATCATAACTATCCTTCGTTGGGCAAAATAACAATCCCCCATCTCCTGTAGTTAAATGTTTAATTGCTTGTAATGAGAATACAGCATAATTTCCTGTTGTACCTAGTTTTTTACCCTTATACTCAGATAAAAATGCGTGAGCACAGTCTTCAATAATTTTAGGTCTAAACCCAATCTCCTTTTCCTTTTTATCTAAAATACTATTTATAGCATCTAAATCAACTGGATATCCGCCCCAATGAACAAACATAATAATCTTTGTCTTTACAGTAATTTTTTGTTCTAAATCTTTTAAATCAATTAAACCTGTTTCCCTATCAACATCCACCCACTTAATGTTCATATTATTTGCCATAATAGGAATATTTGTAGCCATACACGTTAGAGGTACTGTAAGAACTTCATCATCTGTTGAGATACCAATTCCATCTTCCTCAAAATCGTCCTTAATCATACGAAGTGCCATTGTTAATCCTGATGTCGCAGAGTTCAATGTTAAGATGTAAGGATGATTAAACATATCTGAAAGCTTACTTTCAAACTCTTCTACTCGAGGCCCTTGTGTTATACTACCTGAATACAATGTCGAAATTAATGGATCTTTGACATCCTCACTAATAAATACCTTAAATAGTGGAATCATAATACTATTAACATTATAGTAATCTTTAAGTATGATATAGGGCTTAAAAAAAATACTAAATTATATAATAGAAATGAATGATGAGTTTACTATCAGAAAACTAGATTATAATGATTATTATAAAGAATATTTAAATCTTATTAATTCATTTACACGATCTCCTGAACATAAATCATATGATGAGTTTTGTATTACCTTAGATAAAATTAATAGCCATAATTCTCAGATATTTGTTATTGAACATAATAATAAAATTATATCATCTATTAAATGTTTGATAGAACAAAAATTACATAATAATTTTAAATGTGTTCTACATATAGAGGACATTGTAACACATACTGATTATAGGAAAAAAGGGCTCGCTACTAAACTTTTAGAATATTCATTAGATCTCGCTAAAGATTTTAATTGTTATAAAATTATCCTTTGTAGTAATCCTGAAAATTATAATTTTTATTTACATAAGGGATTTATTCAAAAAGGTACTGAATTTACTAAATATTTATAAGTACATTTAAAGACTCTATAGTATACATTTTACATATAATGAAGAGATTAGTACAGTTACCAAGATTTCCTGAACTTCAGAACTTTTTAGTTATGAATATAATATATGATGAACTAACAAATGCCTTTTTAGATTATGACTGTGAAATATCCATTGTAAATAATTTAGATGAACTTAGAAATGAAGGAATCATATTCTTAGATAATGGAGCACTATGGAGAGGCAATAGAGATATATTAAATAAAATTGGAGAGAAATGCCCTGATGCTGTATATTATTGTTGGTATTGGTGTGATTTACCAAGTTATATTCCATATGAAGATTATCAGCCTTTTAAATATATGATTTATATAGGTAATAATATTCTAAAAATGCCATCCATTCCAGAATTAATTAATGAATATCATAATTATAAACCATCAAAAAAATTCTGTCCTCTTAAATTAAGAGCAAATGAGCATCCTGATTTAGTAGGAACTTATAAAAGAGATGTAACAAGAGATTATTGTTTTATGGGAGGAGGATATAAACAACAGTGGGTTCCTGAAGAATTTACAGGTATTTATCATCACGTAACTAATGATAACTATTTATCATATAATACACGTCGTGATATTTATTTATCTTCTTTATTTGCTTTTGGATTCCATGGTGATTTTCCAATAGACTGTGGAAGTATTTCACAAAGAGTGTTTGAAGGTCTAGCTTATGGTTGTGTAGTTTTATGTGACAATCCAGTCGCAGAACAAATTACCAATGGTATTGTTGTTACTGTTACTTCAAAAGAGGATCTAATTGAAAAAATGAAATATTATAAACAACATCCAGAATTAATTATTGAAAAACAACAAAAAGGCTATGAATGGGTTAAAAAATATGGAACTAATAGAGAAAGCATTAGAGTTTTTTTAGAAAAACTAAAAGAACTATACAATATTGAGTTTGATTAAAACCTTATATTAATGAAATCACTATTAAATTTATTATGATAAATAAATATATGTATTACTTATATTTATTTATTTTATATATATAGCTTTCGACTATAAATCTCTTAAGTGTAGAACCATTCTATCTTCTGAATTTAAATGTGAAGGAAAATAATCACAAGACACTAGACGATCTTTCACTATATTTAGAACACTATCTCTTGTAATATTAGACCAATCTTCAGTTATATTTGTACCAAATAAACGAACATCATCAATTGCCAGAATACATTTATTTTTGTATTTATTATTAATCTGTTTAACTTCTTCTAATAGAGGACAATCTAGATCACCGCGCGCAGTATCACCACTTGACCAATGACCATCTAACCAGAAAAATACAGAATCATTAACTTTATCTGCTAAATCGCCAATTACTACACTACTATCACCTTGGATAATTTTAACCTTGGGATTATTCTTAAATTTTTCAATTGCCTTCTGTGCATAATGTGAACTTAGCTCAATAGAGTATACTGTATCAAAATTATTAACAACATTTGAAATTGTTTCTCCTAAATATGTACCTGTTTCAATAAATACATTTGATTTCCATTTTGAAAATTGTAATACTTCATCTATAGTAAGTGATGGCATTATAAATAAAGACCTATAATTTATCTTTAAGTTATTTTTACATATAATGCGTCCCCCCATCCATATTCTGTCATTTTTGTAAGTACTCTCTTAAACCTATAAGCTGATAAATACTCATCTATTTCAGAAATAAGACAGCCCCCCTTATATACTTCCTCTGTATTTACTTCTAAATATAATGCTTTAGCATATTCAATTGCCTTTCCTGCTCCTCTTAATGCCATTAATTCTGCACCCTGTATATCAAAATTCCAAAAATCATACCTTCTCATATCTAAATTATTCTTTTCATAAAATGAATCTATTGTTGATGTTTTATGAATCTGTGTCTCTACAAAATGTATATGCGGATGATGTACACTATGTGAACCAAAATCTAAAATACTAGATGACTGACCATTGTTTGTAATTTTAAACTCTACATCTTTATCATTTTCATCAGATATTACCCCATAATATACATTAGGAATACCACGATTCACTGCCAGCTGTACTTTTTCTTTATTTCCATCAATCCATACCACATTGTATTTATTTATTCCAAGATTCTCATATAATCCCAACTCTTCACATTCATGCGCCCCTATATGTAATACACCATTAATAAATATATTATGCTTCTGTAACATATTTCTTACTTCATCTTCAGTAATTAACATTTTAATATGTTTACTTATTAATATATCTTTAAGTAGAACCTAAAAGTATATTATACATACATATAAGTTAAATGAAAGTCGCTGTTATTTTCACAGGTGCCTTACGCACCATTAAAAAAACTATCCGTTACTTTAAACAAAATGTTCTCCTAAATCCTGATATTGACGTGTTTGCTTGTATCCAGAATGATACTGAGGTGCCCAATGAAGAATGGGATCAATGGCTAAAACAAGAAATGGGTGATCATCTCAAACATACTCAATGGTTCTCCCTCTCTGACCACACGGACTGGCTATCTATCCGCGATAAATCACTATCCAATCTTACTATAGATGAAGGCTGGAAAAATTATATCAAAAATAGTGGCTCCATCATTGAATACTATCAAATGCACTTAGCATACCTTAAAATGTGCTACTATGAAAATAATCACTCAAAATATGACTATATTATTCGAACACGCACTGATACCATATTCGCCAAACCAGTCGATTTTCACTGGGTAAACTGGTCAGATGAACAAGTTGAACAACGTGTTAACCGAATCAATGATGAACTAACTCTATCTCAAATTGAATTAACACCTCAAAATAAATTCAAATATTTTATGAGTACAATTATCTCTGACGATCTTATCGGTAATATCCATAATATCATATCACAATATATTCCAAATCAAACCAGTTCTATTCCTGAAACTCCTCCAGAATTAAATAATTATATTAAAAATGGCCTATATATTCTTGTAATTCGGGCAAATAATTTATATATTATTCGTCGCAACCTATTTAACCTTATACCAAGTCTACCATATATGTATGGATTTCTACGCTCACCATATAATGATGACTACTGGTTCAATGCTGAAAATCAATTTCAAGCTGCCTGCTACTTTTCTAATTTAGCCTTATTCGATTACAATACCCTCTTTGAAAATAAATCAATTTATGAATACAATGAAGAACGATACTTTGACCTCGACTTTAATGTAATTAACCCATATATGTTATACTGCTTAGTGCGCAACTAATAAAAATATAAATATATTTATATTTGTTTAGTAGATAATTTTATTTTTATTTACTGAGTAAATGGCTTAGGAATCTGAGTTCCACTACGAAGAGATGTATAATTATTCTCATCATCCTCGCCATCATCCTCGCCATCATCCTCGCCCTCCGTCATCTGACAATAACAACTCAATTGCTTTCGCCCTTCTGCACGCTTCTTAACATCCGCAAATCGCATAGACAGTGTTGGACCATCAGATTCACCCCTCATAAAGAGATGTTGCTGAGGAGGCATACTTAGAGTAAGAAGAATACACGCCGCCTCATTATCAGTTGTAGTAGGAGGACGGGCAGGCGCACCAGGAGGCTCTGTAGGAGTAGAACGAACCTGTGCAACAGGAGTTGAAGGAGATTCTACAACTGCATTAACTACATTATTTGCTTCTGTGTTAGCTACATTATCAAAGTCATATACGGGCGGGTCATCAAAGATGCCTCTAAAATTCACACTAACTGCCTGGTAATTGGTCTGAAGCTCCGTCCAATGCATATCTGCGATATCTACAGACATAGACGGCACAGGTCCATTATGCTTATAAGAGGTTGCATTCCACGTGTAGAGATGTGCTGCCTCGTGCTCAGGAAGACACATCACCGTCTGGAGAGACTTGCGCACAGTATAATCCTGATGGAGATAAATATCAGCATTATTATCCTCTACTACAATATTGTAGACACTGTTGTATCGACGAAAGACATTAAAGTAGTGACGACTATTGATGAAAACGGTCGCAATATGATCTAGTTTATAAGTAACTACACCATCGATAACAAGCTGAGAAAGTTCATTGAGGCGCGTATCGCGATCAGTAAGCATCTGTGAAGACATCATTTAACTTGGAACAGATTCGCTAGAAGCTCACCTGTAAGGAAGGATGTTAGTTAGTAGTGTTCTTGGAATAACTATTTATCTATGACTTATATTTAAGCTCGCAACGGTTTCAATTTTTTAATCGTGTGTGTAAGCACCTCAAATATTTTACTAAGATAAGTATAGGTTATTAACCATAATGGGTGATACTCGTTATGTATCTTTTTCTGCTCCTGCTACTTTTGTTGGCGCAACAGTCACCGCCATTGTATATACAACCATTACCACCACGGGCGATATTGCCGCTTCTGCCACTGGAACGGGTATTGAATTAACTGGAAATGTACTTGGTTATGGTACAGAATTATTAGTAGGACCACTGGCTGGAAATACTGTGAGAACTATGGCTAGATCATATAGTGCAATAGCACAGCCAGCCATCACAGCCACCTCACGTTTTAGTGCCCTTGGGATATCCTTTTTAGCTGGTTCTGGCGCTGCCATAACAACCAACGCTATCTGGTATGGCGGGGAAAAAATAGGTTCATATTTGTATTCTTATTACACAGATTACAAACAAAAAATTATTGAAAATCTCCAATCTTCTACTCCTGTTATAGGAGATATCACATTAATAGAAGATAATGGAGAAAGTATGATATTAATAGAGAACAAATCAATTATAAATTCTTAATTTTAGTTATAAGTTTATCTCTCCTAGTTTTAAATATATGTCGTTTATAGCGTATTTTTTCAATAATTTCTATATCAGCAAATATACAGGGTGGGCGTGTAATTGATTCAAATATTCCGCTATATTGTTCGCGCCATTGTCTATATGTATAAATGTCTCTAAAGATGGATATAACTTTTTGTTGGCGACACATAGGACAGGTTGGATCTTCTTTCCTATTAAGCTTTATTTCAAGCCAATTATTCATACACCCATTGTGAAAGAAATGTTTACAAATGAACGAATCTATATACTGATTATCATCGATAACCTCATAGCATATACTACACGATACATTGTCCGCTGCGCACTTATCAAGTAGCATAATTTCCTTATTATATTCTTTAAGTGCTCTTGAATGCGCAAAGTATGCATCCATTGAAGCGAACTTGGATTTATATTTCTTAATATCAAATGCCATTATTGAAATGAGCTGCGATATTATTTAGTCAATTATAATTTTCAATTTTTTATACATTTCCTGCAGGCCTATTTAGCATATTTCCAATTGTTGTAGAACTCAATACACACCTCGAGGGCTGAATTATTTGCCATAAATTGTTTGGCCCCCTCTTTTCACATGTATTTCCACGCGGATTCCACGCACAATCATTATCCCCTACACAAGAACTACACGAGTTTAGAGTAGAACATTTTGTTTTTGCGTTCATATCTTCGAAACCCTGTATATAATAATTTTCACCAAGAATACCCTTTACCATCGGTTTAATATTCTGCTCAACAGTTGACGCAATTATACCTGGCATCTCAATCTTGTAATTTGCAATATCATTTCGCACATCATTCATATTACTTAATAGGTCTTCATTACTTACTTTCAACTCTCCTGCCATATAAAGATTTGGGGGTGGAATCTTATCTGTAATTCTATTTTTGTATAACGCAAAATCATACATAACATCATCTGATGCAATCGCTTCTGGTAGAGTAGGAGTCTCTATTCCACCTGCTGACTTACAACGAAAAGATGACGCAATCGTATTATTTTGATTACACATAGTATCCGTACTCTTTAATGTAGTACTTGTTAGGCATACATTGGAGTTTGGACACCAGGAACATCCACTCGAGCTCGAACAGTCTATACATGTTTTGTATTTAGCACAATAATCATCCATAAATCCCTCTTTTTGTTTGGTGCTCACAATCATTACTAAAAATAAAATGATTAATGAAACCATAAAAAAGTATTTAGCCTTCATTCCTACTTTTTAGTGTTTATTTTTTTGTGAGCCTTTTCCCTTATATGGTTAGTAATACCGTATATGTTAATAATAGTATAAAAATAGGTTTTAGTTATATTTTATTCTTAACTTTTGTTATTTTATCATTTTGTTATTTTATTTTTAGTATCGATAGAGGTTATTTTATACAATTGTAATAATTGTAAATTGTGTCTTATCATCTTCATATAAGGTATTGGTGGATTCAAATCTTGCACTTATTGGGCCACGAAAACGGAACATAATATTCTGCCCCTTTTCAACCTCATCTAACTTGTCACAATTTGGCAGAACAGATGGCGTTGGAATTGGTCCAATAAATGGCGACTCCTTTGCTTTCTTAGGACTTGTAATCGGAATGATCTCCTTTTTTGTATATCGCTTATACATATTCATAATCCAATTGATAGGACTATGAATATCTATCTTTTCCTTTTTAAATTTTAAATCCATTTTTTCAGTAATTGTGAAGAGGATGAATCCAATAAGTCCTATAGCCACTATAACAGATATAATAGATACTATAGTTAGATTATTGGTTGGATTAGTGACAAAGGGTTTTAGATTTTGATTACCTATAAATAGAGTCAATTGCTTTGATGTTGCATTATGGGGAGCGCGTAAGTTTGTTAAGATACTTGTAACAGTTGTTACAGACTTATTAAGTGTATAAGTAATATTGGGCGAGGAGGGAAGTGATGGAGAGGAGTTAAGTAAGGAGTGAAGTGAAAGAGAGGAGTGAAGTAAGGAGTGGAGTGAAGGAGAGGAGGGAAGTAGGGAGTGAAGTGAAGGAGAGGGAAGTGAAGGAGAGGGAGAGGGAAATGGAGAAGAAGATAGTGAAAAGGATGCGACAGCGGATGATGTTGCGCGAAGGAGATGCATTTTCAATACGACTTGGATATTATAGCGTAAAATTACTTATAATCTTGGATAGCAGCCACATTATTTTTTGCCTGACCAATGATTTCAATTTTTTCTTGTCGTCTTTGCGCGACGATACCCCCTTCTTTTCTTTGTACTAATTCTCACAAACCTCTTTCTTTTCGCACCTACACGCTCCCCTTCAACTTTTTTTATTGCAGCCATCATCATACCTATTCCTCTATCTATATAAGGTGGCATCACATCATCCTTTACTGTACCACTCGTCATACCTCTAAATACATCTATTATCCCATTAATTGATCTATCTCTTATCTTAGAATAATCCTCTTGTGTACTAATAAATATATCCATAATATATTCAATAAATTCATCTATATCTACGTCTGATGATAATATTGCTTCTTTATAAATCTCTGCTATTCTATCAAATGATGCCCTAAAATTATATGCTGGTACCTTATAATAATTTCTACCAAGTGCTCTTTGAAGATCTATATGATCTAAATCATCAAAAAAAAAGACATTATCTGGCCTTAAATCACTTGGCGCATTACATAAACCATTAACCATTATATTCTTTATCACATTCCACGTCTTATTCGCAACACCTAGAACCCTATCCTCATCCCTCATATGATGATTCCAATGAATACACTCCCCTATTAACTTATTTGTTCCTAGATGCTTATGAATTAAGTCTCTTATAAACTCTAAACTTTGTAGATGACCATTATTACTATAAATTAAAACATGCTTCACTAATCCCTTCTTCTGAAGATCATACAATCTTTTCATCACATCCAATATACCTGGCCTTAAAATACCTAGCGGCTCATTAGATATTTCTTCACTTAATACATCCTCTACAAAATTATTATAAGCCTTATTCAAACTAGTATTTAGAGACTCTGTAATATTATTTGCTTCATCTTTATTGACCCATTCCAGAGTTCCTTTTAAACGAAGACTTGCTATAAAATAATATACTGAATATAACTCAGCCAGAGTCTCATCCATATCAAAAATAAAGTATCTCCCACCCATCTCCTACTTTTTGTTTTATTTTATTTTAATAGCATTTTTAAGTGGCTATCTTAGGTTTTGACTTAATACTAATAATCTGATTACCATCTACTCGCTTTGACGGATCAATATATCGGAGCCCAAGGAATTTGAAGATGTCCTTCTCAGTCTTCATATAAGGTGGCGTTTGTACTCCAGCCTTAATTGGTGTTAAAGTATGCTCATTCAATGTATATCCTTTGTCAATAGCATACTGCCTAAATGCCACATTGAAACGGTCAGAACCAGTGAAATATAATATAGAATACGCATACTCCTCATCTGGTGTCATTAATAAGTCTAGACGACGAGCCTTTCCATTATACATTCGCGAAATTGCCATACACTTATGCTCACCTAGTGCCAGAATCTCTTCAATATATCCAAATCCCTTCAACATATTCACATAGAGCTCTAAATTGGCCTTCGCTGTTTTCGCATCCACATTGAATGGAACACGAATTAGAACATCAATATCGCCTGAATTGGCTGCCTCACGACGAAAACTACCTACAATCTCAGTATCATATTCTGTCATTTCATCTGGAAGAAGTGTATGAAGAATATCACGATGCTCTTCCATTTCAGTACGAGGAATCCTTTCCAATAGTTCCTCATAATACTTCAACCCAATCTTCTGTTTATCATTTAACAGTTTAGGATTACTTTTTACCTCCTCTCGTAGTTGCGTAATACTTATAATACCAGCCTTGACAAGCTCTGTTGCCTTTGCTGGACCAACTCCATAAATATTCTGAAGTGTATCTAGCGCATCAATATTATAGAGTTCTCGCGCATTTTCTGCTGCTGCTAATGTACCAGTTTCAAGAATCTCTTTAATCTTCTTTTCCATTTTGGCACCAATACCCGTAATATTTTTAATATCATCGTATTCGGTAATAGTCCCATTATAATTCTTAAGCTGTGTAACGACTTTAGCATATGCGCGAGCAGAGAATACTGCCTTATCCGCTACATCCCTCTTTCTAAGAACTTCAAGCGAGTCAATAATAGTTTGCTTGTAGTCTGTCGTCATTTCTTGGAATACTTGTGAAATTACTTATAATATCTGGAGAAATATATGTGCATTGTTTATGCAAGAAAAATATAATTCAATTTTTTCTTACATAATATTTAATCATAACGGGGCTTCTTAATATCTCTAGGAATATCGTTAATAGTAATTGGTCGCGGACGCTTTTTACCTGCCCCCGCCGAGTCAATACATTCACTATTATCAACTACTACATCTTGATTACGCGGATACATAATATCATACCAACTCTCACCACGTTCTATCGCTCTACAAAGCTCCTGATATTCTTGGAAAGGTGCATTTATATTTGACTTTTTCTTGGACTCTTCTTCACTTAGAACCTGGAATTGATTAGTAATGCTCATATTAAATATACGATGAGCTCACATTATTTTAAGTCTTAATTTTGTTTCAATTTTTGCTCATATTGAATATTAAAGACATTTTATCTCTTTCTTATAGGAAATGAAATTTACATTGAGTAAAGAAAAGAAACCAGCCGAATACTGGAATGGAAAAGATATGCTTCCTAATGAAATTAATGTTATAAGTTATAATCCTATCATCTCAGAATTTGAACTTTTATCCATTATTTGTGCCATACACGGATATCTTACAGCATTTGATATTATGACAGGGGCTGAAGGTGATACTGAAAAAGATAAAGATATCAATTCAGTAATGACAGCCTTTCAAATGTATATTAGCCCAAAGATGCCATTATCGAACTATTCTGGATCTGAAAAACGAATTATTAAGACTAAAGAGCCTACCAAAATTACAGCCGTTGAACTTAAATAATATACGTATTATAATTCTAAAATGAAAGTTCTATATGGCTACGATAATACTCATTACTTAGATATAACAGCAGATATATTTAAAAAATGCCTTAAAGATGATGGAATTCATATCCCCGCAGGGGATGAAAATCGATGTGATATTATTGGATACGATCCATATCCCAATATCCTAAAACATATTATGATATTTGATCATAAAGGCAATTCCTATATATATACACATACAAAGGAATTTATTATTCACATTGATTCAATAAGTCAGCATCTTATAGATGATAGAAATCCTAAGATTTGGTGGGAACAAGTTGGTAAACATATTAAAGACCCTGTTCTACGTTTAAATGAGCTTCAAAAACACTTTAACTTACCTATTTGTGAATGGGGAGGATTTGAAGCGGAATATCCTGAACAATTAATGATTATGCGATACGTCAATGAAAATCATAAAGTTCTTGAAATTGGTGGTCAAGTTGGCAGAGCTTCACATATCATTCAAACTATAGTTAATAACCCTAAACATCACGTTATTATGGAATGTGATCCAAAAACTGCTCAAAAACTACGTATCAATCTTGATTTCAATACTTATACTGATGCTATTATTGAAACAGCTGGTCTTTCACACGTAAAACTATATATGACTGGTGGCGGCGTTGATCCTCCACGACATTTTGAGAAAGATATTCCTCCTGATGCTGTTGAAATTCCAACTATTACCTATTCTGAACTATGTAAAAAGTATAATATTGACTTCAATGTACTAGTTGCCGACTGTGAAGGGTCATTATACTACATTTTCAAAGAAGACCCTAATATGCTTGATAATATTCATACTGTCATTATGGAGAATGATTATTACGATGTAAATCATAAACAAGTCGTTGATACCATTCTTACAAGTAAGGGGTTCAACATAATCTATAAAGAAAAAGGTGTTCCTTGTGCTTCTTGGAGTCCCTGTTATGAATACTTTTATGAAGTCTGGAAAAAGGAATAAACCTACGGATATGCTTATCTTATTATATTAAAACAATTTACTTCTATATTGTTTTAATACAACTGATATCAAATGGGCAAAAATTGACGCTTCAAAACTCTATTTCAAAATTATAGTCACGATGTCCTCGCTACAAACTGATACACCAAAATCCAAGACTATCAGATCCAAGAAACCCATTGTAGAAAAGCCTGAACCCGAATGCTGTACAATCTGTATGAATAACTATACACCCATTATTCGCAAAAAGTGTGTATGTAAATACTGCAAAGCTGATAGTTGTTCAAAGTGTATTGAACGGTATCTTCTTGAAAAACATCAAGACGCACACTGTCTCCATTGCCACGTCAACTATAATGATGCCACTTTACGCGAGATTTGTACCAAGACATATGTTCAGCACGTTTACTTTAAACATCGCCAAGAAGTTCTAATCAATCGTGAACGTGCTAATCTACCTGGTCTACAAGATGTCGCCATCGATGAACGTCTAAAACGCGAAAATGAAACTAAAATTAATGCTATTAAACTAGAAATTGTACCTCTTGAAACTAAACGTGATATCATTATGACCGACTATAACAAACTTTACACTGAATACTATACCAAACTTGGTGCTAAGCAAGATATAGGTGATATTCGTAAGAGACTTGATAAATTACTTGCTCAATCTGACGCTATACGCCATTCTATCGCAACCAAACGTGATGATATTAATCGCATTCGCTGGCCTGCCGCATATGGTCTTCCTACTAATGGTGGTACACACGCAAAACCAGAAGAAGAAAAGAAGAAATTTATCCGCCGCTGCACACGCGAAAACTGTCAAGGTTTCCTAAGTACCGCCTGGAAGTGCGGCATCTGTGAATACTACTCCTGTTCAAAGTGTTTTATTACAAAGACTAAGAAGCAGGATGATCCTCACGAATGTAAGAAGGAGGACGTTGAGACTGCAGAGATGATTAAAAAAGATTGTAAACCGTGCCCTAACTGCGGTGAATTTATTCAAAAATCGAGCGGATGTTCACAAATGTGGTGCATATCCTGTCAAACTCCTTGGGATTGGACTACAGGTAAAGTAGTAACAGGTGGAGTTATTCATAACCCTCACTATTACGAATGGATGAAGCGCAATGGAGGCGCGGCACCTCGTAATCCAGCAGATATTCCTTGCGGTGGTTATCCTAATGCTTGGGAACTACGTAGAATGCCTAAATTAATGCCCAACAAGGCCGCAACTCCATTCTTCGAATTTCATCGCATCTGCCAAGAACTACAAGATATCTCCCAACGCACATATCGTAGTCATATTGATAATACTACTACAAATACTATAAATGTAAAATTCCTACTTGGTGATTTCGATGAGAAACATTGGGGACAACTTCTCGGCAAGAATGAACGTAAGAGAAAGCGTGATACTGAAGTACAAGAAATCTTTGCAGCGTTTCGAATGGTAGCAGTTGAACTTATTAATCGTGTACAGAACTATCACTCTGAAGATGGTAAAATTCGCTCTTTCACAGATTTACCTGTAAAAGAAGCTGTAAAGTTTATGGAAGAACTTAATGTTGAAATTTGTACACTTATTGCAATGATTAATGACGCATTACGTACTGCTAGTATCTCTTATTGCTATTCAGTGCCTTATATTAATCTAGACGGCGAGTATTATAGTATGAAGACTAAGAACTTTGCAGATGAAGTTAAGAAGAAGCGCGATACAAAAGAGGATGATGATACTGATAGTATTACTTCTATGCCTGGATATGGAGCTCAACCAAAGGAAAATGCTGTTATTATTCCTCCTACTGCTCCTGCTTCTGCTTCTTCTGCTTCTGCTTCTCCTGCTTCTGCTTCTCCTGCTTCTGCTCTTGCTTCTCCTGCTTCTGCTCTTGCTGCTGTAGAAAATGTTCAAAAAACTACAGAGGCAGTTACTCTTAAAAGAAGGAGACCTGTTGTAGCCCCATCTGAAGAGGATAAGTTAGCAGAAGAACTTGGAGAAGATGCTGAACTACAGGCCGCTATTGCCGCAAGTCTTGGTAAGTAAATACTAAAGTCTTGGTAAGTAAATAATAAAATAAATATTATATATTTTTAGTAGGATGAGACATACTCATAAGAAAAGAAAAGGACTAAATAAAACCAGAAAACAACAGTTTTTATTTAATCCAGATGACCCTAAAAAGAGTTTTGATGTATATATTAATAAAAATCCAAAAGATACTATTCCTATTCGCTATAAAACTGTAGATGATGTGAAGGATACAATTATAAAATTAGAGAGATTATATAAAGCAAAAAAATATCCTCATAAAAGAATTTGGCAGGTTGGAATGATTATGAAAGTCCGACTTGAAGTTCTCAAAAATAAAAAACCCCAAGAATACAAACTTTCTAAAAAATACTTTAAGTTTTTGAGCGCAAGAACTCATTTATCAGAAAATGACAGATATAAACTAACATTTCATTCCGACTAATTTTTATATTATACTTATTAGAAATGTATATTAATTCCGTTTCAGATGTTGTTAAATTGTTCTTTTCAGTTCTTTCACTTGATACATCTGTTCTTTTTCTGAACAGATATCTTGATGTTGGCGGTAAATCCTTAAATAAATGGTATGATAGATTTGGACTAGTGGCGGTTTTATCTGATGTTACAATTATTATGATTGGATTCTTAATAGCTAATTTTATATATCCATTTATTTTTAGTAGTTATTCTTTATTCTTATTCTTAGGTTTAGTTGTTGCAGTACAGGCTATACACGATATTCTATTTTATTTCTTTGTGATTAAACCATTCCCTAAAGGTGAAAATCAATTAATGGATGTTTTTAAGGAATATGCTGTTGAAAATGGCAGCAAAATAATTTTTGGTGATGCTGGATTAATGTTAGGTTCAGCGGCGTTTATGGAGATTTATAAACGACTTTCCCCAATAAATTCTAGCGCGTTAGGAGTATTTACTGTGTATTGTTTAACATATATTCTTTATACAAAACGTCAAGCTATGTAGAAAAAATTGAAATCCATTGTGGCTTATTAAATGTGCGCACTCCACTATCCAAGCTCTTTATCCAAGATGGCAACTACTATCATCGATTTCTGGAAAAAGAATCGCTCCTTCTGGATTACTCATTTATCCAAGCAGAAGGAAGTTGACGAACTCATTACTAAAAAGTTCTTTGATTACAAATGGGACTCTGATAATATAATTGGTCAGGTCATCTATCTCGACCAGTTCAGTCGCCATTTCTGCCGCTCAGGACGTATCACCGAGTTAGAAGTTGAACGTCAGCGACACTGTGCCACTGATATCATTAGACATAATCTCAATCTAATCAAAGACTTTGACGAGATTGAAATTATCTTCGCACTAATGCCTTTTAAACATATTAAACACTATAACTTTGTCTTTGTATGCCTTTATGATCTATGGCTTCCTGCTGATAAGAAAATCATCGACTTTCCTGACCTTCAAAAATTCTATATTGACACCTATAAAAAAGCATTTACACTTGAGACTGTTCGTAACACCCTTATCACTGAACACAAACTGCTTTCATATGATTCTTCTCTTATCTGTGATTACTATCCTGAACTCTATACATCTGATAAATGGAATCTAAGCGCAGCTGCTGATAATAAACTCCTTCCCCTCCTCAAGCCCAATAGGAAAGTTATTGTAAGTCTTAGTGGTGGCGTTGACTCTATGGTAATGCTCTCTCTTCTAAAGTATAATAAAGTAGACGTTAGTGCAGTTCACATTATATATGGAAATCGGGTAGAGTCTGAGCACGAATATTGCCTTTTATCAGAGTTCTGTGCTAAGCTCGCAGTACCACTCTTTGTATATAGAATTAAGTGGTTGAAGCGTGGTGAAGTCGATCGGCAGTTCTACGAAGATATGACACGTCAATTGCGGTTTGCTACTTATCACGCTGTAAAGCAGTCCTACTGCGGGCTTTGTGTAAGTGAAGGGGTAAGTGCTTCTCAGGAACCGTGTGTTCTAATGGGACATATCAAGGACGACATAGTAGAAAATATCTGGACTAATATCGCCCACTGTCATCACCTAGAGAACTTAAAGAAAATGGAAGCCGAGGAAGTACAATTAGGTGTTCGCATTATGCGTCCTCTTCTAACCGTTGATAAGGCCGATATCTATAAAACCAGTGAATTACTAGCTATCCCATATTTTAAGAATACTACTCCTAGCTGGTCGAATCGTGGCAAGTTTCGCGAAAACTTCCATAAAGCAACTGTAGCTCAATTTGGAGAAAGCATTGACACAAAACTTATTGAATTTGCAGAGGCCATTCAAGCACAAGCTTCACTACTAAATATATTACTGTATGAACCGATTTATAATAGCTTCAAAAATAATAAGATAAATATTACTACTGCCATAAAAGCGCGCCTGGATGCGAATAGTTGGCTAAAAATCTTTGAACATATCTGTCATACCCATCTGGCTTGCTCTCGGCCAAGTATTAAGTGTATAAGGGATTTTACTATACGCCTTTATAAATCCTGGATTAAACTACATATAGAAATGGGAAATAACTTAAAAGTGATAATCATCAAAACTGGGACAGAGTACTTTATGGAGTTTGTTCTTATTTAAAGTATTTATAAATTATTTTTATTGCTGGTATTAAAGAAAAATTGAAATCCTGCGCACAATATAAAATTGTTACGAAGCTTATACTTCCAATTTTCCAAGTAAAATGTCCGCCGCATTCCAAGATAGCATCGAGGATATCGCCTCCACTCCTCTTATCCCTAACCCACCCAAAACCAAACTTATCCTTAAAGATATTATCAAGATGGACCCATCCTCTTATGATACTAGTGAGGGACTCAACAGCTGCTTTCGTATACTCGCCAAGAAGTACAAATATCAAACCAGTAAGAGGGAACTTGGTATGGTCTATCGCTACCTTCTTAAGAAAAGCCTTCCACACTATCCCTACATAGAACCACTATGGAATGCTCTCATTACTAAGAGTGTTCGTAGTGAAAGTGGCATCGTAAATGTCAGTATCTCTCTTCCTCCAAACCAGTTTAGCTGTAAATACAATTGTCACTTCTGTCCTAATGAGCCTGGTATGCCTCGCAGCTATCTTAGCAACGAGGATGTCTTCAAGCGCGCCCTTGTTGTTGACTTCGATACCGTTAAGCAGGTCTACAACCGCCTTGATGTGCTTGAGAAGAACGGCCATCCCATCGACAAGCTTGAGTTCCGCGTTCTCGGTGGCACCTTCAGCTGCTATGACAAGGACCTTGCAGATACCTTTGTACGTGACCTCTACTATTCAGCTAATACCTACTATGAGGATCCTGAAAATCCTAGGGAGCGTGGTACTATTGAGGAGGAACAGGCCATCAATGTAACTGCAAAAGTTCACGTTGTCGGTCTCGGTGTTGAGACACGCCCTGATGAAATTAAGGATGCAGAGATTATCCGTTTCCGCCGCTATGGCATCACTCGCGTCGAGATTGGTGTTCAGCACACAGACGACACCCTCCTTCGCAGAGTCAATCGCGGTCACGGCATCAAACAGTCTAAAGCTGCCATCAAACTTCTCAAGAACTATGGCTTCAAAGTTGAGATTCATATTATGGCAGACCTACCTGGTGCTACTCCTGAAGGCGATATGGAATGCTATAAACAGGTTCTTCAAGGCGAAGATTTGATTCCTGACTATATGAAGGACTATCCCTGTCTTGATGTGGACTTCACTAAGATTAAGGAGTGGAAGGCTGAAGGCAAATGGACTCCTTATGCAGAGGCAACTCCTGATGCTGCTGACCTGAAACGTGTTCTCATCTATCGTCAGAGCATCACCCCTCCTTGGGTACGCGTGAACAGGATTCAGCGCGACTTTCAGGAGGCGCGCGAGGACAACCTTGGCTATACCAGTACATCTATCAAGTCTAACTTGGCACAAATTGTAAAAGATGATGCTGAGAAGTTAGGCATTTATTGTCAGTGTATCCGCTGCTGTGAGGTCTCAAATGAGAAGTACAATAAGGATGATATTCAGTACTTGGTAAGAATGTTCGTGGCCAGTGGTTCTATTGAGTACTATATCTCTGCTGAAATTTCTCGGCCCAACAGGCCTCTACTCCTTGGATTTATTCGTCTTCGTCACGGCAACGTTCTTGAGAATAGTATCATTCCTGAGCTTAAGGGTAAGACTGCGATGATTCGTGAGCTTCATGTATATGGTCGTGTGAAGCATGTTGGCTATAAGGATCCTGATGGAAAGACAGGGTCACAACATTTCGGTATTGGTAAGATGCTTCTAAGTATCGCAGAGTCAATCTCATCAAGGGCTAGATATGAACAGATGGCCATTATCTCTGGAATTGGTGTTCGCGACTATTACAAGAAGCGCGGCTATGAACTGCGTGGATCATATATGATGAAGAATATTGAGATATCTATGTTTCCTACTATCTGTATTATCACTGCTATTGTTATTATCCTTTGGGGTATTATATATAGACTCTGTATTATGCATAAACTATAAAATAATTTAGACCGCTGGTCTAAATAAATACTAAAGAATAATATATATTTTTAGTAAGAATGTCAACTTATGACTTAATAATAGTTGGCGGTGGCGTCGCAGGTTTGCGTACGGGTATAGAAACTCTAAAGCGACATTCTAATTTACGTTGCTGTATTCTTGAAAAGTATGGATATATTGGAGGCCGTGTCAATACATTCAGAAAAGATATTCCCAAAGTTGGTGAAGTTCAATGGGAAAATGGTGCTGGGCGCATTTCCTTTTCACATACAAAGGTTTTAAAATTATTAAATCAATTTAATCTACATTTAATTCCAATTCCTGAAGAAACTGATTATGTGGCCGAGCCTACATACATTAATAAGGAGACTTATATAACAGGTAATAAATTTTCTGATTTCATTAATGTATTTCTAGGCCCTATAGCACAATTATCACCTGAAACATTAGCCTCACATACATTAAAAGAATTGCTTGATAAAACTCTTGGTTATAGTGGTGCAAAGAATTTTTATATACAGTTTCCTTATTATTCTGAGATTCATACACTTCGCGCTGATTTAGCTCTTCACGCATTTAGAAATGAAATGAAATCAAATAAGGGATTTGGAGTATGTGCTGAAGGATTATCATCTTTAACTAATGAAATGATGATGGAATTTATTTCTCTAGGTGGCACGGTTATTATGCATACTACTCTAAAAAGTATTACAAATAATATAGATAACTCTATAACCCTTGATTGTCAATTTCATAATTTAACTCAAAAGAAAACATATATTAGTAATGCCATTGTTTTAGCACTTCATCATACAGCCGTTAAAAATATAAAAGGAGTTAATAAAATGCCAGTTCTTAGACATCTCAAAATGACACCACTGCTGCGTATGTATGCTATATTTCCTACCAAAGGAGGTGTCTCGTGGTTTTCAGGTCTTAATAAAATAGTTACTAATTCACCTATTCGTTATATTATCCCAGTTAATGGGAAGCGGGGAATTGTTATGATTTCATATACTGACGGCGATGATGCTAAGTGGTGGATAAAACAAGATGAGTCTGCGGCTGAACACGGTGAAGAAAATGTTAAGGACTTGGTAATGACTGAGATTAGAAAGTTATTTCCTGAAAGATCTATTCCTAATCCCATCTTCTTTAAACAACATCCTTGGTATGATGGATGTACTTATTGGCTGCCTGGAAGTTATGATGTAGAAGAAGAGAGTACTAAATCATTACATCCACTGCCAGACAAGTTTCCTAATTTATTTATGTGTGGTGAATCATTTGCGGTTGATCAGTGTTGGATGGAAAGTGCATTGGTACAAGCCGATAAACTATTAGAACATAATTCATTCTGTGTTACAATGCGTAATATGTAAATACCTAAAAAACCTAAAAGATTTGTTTTATTATATATTAAATAGAATGTCTGAAAGAATTGATCCTAATAAACTTATTGAATCATTAGAACTTAAAATTAAATTATTGGAAGAGTCGATACTTACATTAAAAATACAGTATGAAGAAAATGCTAAACTTATTAGTAAATTTGTACCAAAAGTTGGTAAAAAGCGACAACGATGGCAGGTGATTTAAACAACTTTGTACATATATACAGTCTAGGAACATGTGTGGGATCTGGACATTGATTAATCTAAAGCGAAAAAATCATGAGTTGGACATTGTTAAACTGTTTCAAGACTTTTATAATTTGAAGCATCGTGGCCCTGATAACTCTTACTTTGAAACGTACAACAATGTTACAATCGGATTTCATCGTCTAGCAATTATGGATGATACCTTTAATGCGAATCAGCCATTTATTCTAGAGGATAACCATCGTACAGTTATCTTTATCTGTAATGGTGAGATCTACAACTTTAAAGAGCTAATTGAACGTCATCACCTTCCTTCTTATATCAAGAATGATTGTATGGTTATTCCAGAAGCCTATATGGATATGCTAAAACGTGATAATACATTTGATTTTAACCGTTTTATTAAGGAGGAAGTCAAGGGTGAATTTGCTTTTATTTTATATGAGTTTGACCGCTTGAAGAATCTAAAAAAAGTTATTGTGGGTCGCGACGAGGTAGGAGTGCGTCCTCTTTACTATACACCTGACTCTACTGAGACTCTCTTCTTTGCCTCTGAAATCAAGGGTGGTCTCTCACAGTCCCACAAAATTACAGAGTTTCCTCCTGGTCACATCTTTACTTATTCTCTTGATGAACTAGATAATCTCTCTTGTGATAAGTATAATTATTCTACAGTCTATGATGTAGTTGTGAAAGATTTATCTGAAGCAGAACATTTGAAGGCTGTACAGACTGCTGTTCTCAACTCTGTTCGTCGCCGTCTGAATGCGGATAAGCCTTTTGCTTTCTTACTTTCAGGTGGTGTAGATTCTTCTCTAGTTGCTACCATTTCTGCGAAGATTCTTGGTAAACCTATTCGCACTTTTTGCTGCTCTATAAAAGGAGAAGATGGAAAAGGGGTTGGTACAGATTTAAAGTATGCACGAATGGTTGCAGAACATATTGGATCAACACATACAGAAGTCCTTTTTACTCCTGAAGAAGGGTTGGCAGCTATTCCTGATGTTATTCGTACTATAGAGTCTTGGGATACAACGACTGTGAGAGCTTCTGTTGTACAGTATTTAGTATGTAAATATATTGGTCAAAATACAGATTGTAAAGTTGTTATGGTAGGTGAAGGGGTTGATGAAGTAGCATCCTCATATCTTTTCAACTGGTATGCTCCTAATGGGTCGGCACTTGATAAATGTTCTAAAGAATATGTAAAGAATATCCATTACTACGATGTAAAGCGTGCTGATCGTTGTATTTGTCGATGGGGATTAGAGGGTCGAGTACCATTATTAGATCCTGAATTTATTGAAGCATATTGGACTATTCCTGGTGATGCGCGTATGCCGACCTATAAAAATATGGAGAAATGGTGCATAAGAAAAGCATTTGATGAAACTAATATTTTACCAGATAAAGTATTATGGAGAACCAAAGAGGCGCAGAGTGATGCGTGTAGTAGCAAAGAAAAGTCTTGGTACTCTATAATTCAAGAATTTGTAGAGGATAAAGTAACAGATGAAGAATTAGCTTCAGCCGCCACAAGATTTCCTTACTGTACTCCTCAGACCAAAGAAGCATTTTACTATCGTAAGATTTTCTGTGATGTATTTGGTGAAGAGCGTCAGGAAATAATTCCAGGATTCTGGCAACCAAAATGGAATAAACAGGGTCAAGAGGTTACTGAATACATTGACCCCTCAGCTCGTGTTCTAAGCATTTATAATAAAACCGATTAAAAATATTTATTTTAGTTTTGGGCACTTTTTAAAACTAGCTATAAAAGTGCTTAATAATCATAATCAGGTTCATCACGTGTCCAATTTTTAATTTCACGCAGTTCCGCTTCCGTCTTTAAGTCCTCCTTTGTAGGGAATACGTGAAAGCGATCTGCCCATTTCTTCAAGTTATCAAGAAAGTCTGGATAGAATAATTCTCTATTGCTCTCTCCAGATTTTAGAAAATGCCAATCATGATCTCTTAAGATTGATGAGTATGTATCGCGCATTGGCAGGAAATTTTTACAGAAGTAGCAGGATTTATTATCAACAGTGCACCATTTCTTTTTATAGACTTGTTTACAGTTTAAACAAGTAAAGTCTTCTCTCCTCGCATAGATATCTTGGACTGACTTGACAAGTTTGGACATATCACTTAGTGCTGACATTGATATCAGGCTTGCTTATATTTAGCAGGGTATTAGGCTTCAATTTTTCTTTCTCTATATTTATAATTTCATTAGTCACCCTATATATAATTGTCACATTTTCAAGTACATTACACTTAATATTCTTCTCTTGTGGTTCAATTGATGGCACTAGCTTCTCATTCTCTTCTGAATATGCTGTATAACTTCTATACCGACCTACTTTATTTATTTTATCCATCTACCTTTAGGGTCTTATATTTTCTTAAGTACTTTACAAATTAAATATCTTTCCGAATAGTAGGATGTCTTCAAGAACTGTAAAGTCAAATAGGTCTGTGACAAGAAGACGTAGTCGAAGTCTTAATAGAGGCAAAAGAGGACGAACATATCGTAAAAATAGCAACAGGCGTGCTCGAAGTTTAGAACCATATATAAATAATTCAGAAGAAATTGGTTCTGGTGGCTTTGGCATTGTTTCAAGACCTCCCGCAAAATGCGATAGCTTCCTAAATAAAAACTTTAATCAAAATGCTTGGAGAGCCGCCTATTATGGCAATCCTAATTATATCTCTAAACTTACCGAATATAGTAGTGCTCAAAGAGAATTAGATACTGCTCTTGCTATTAAAGATGTTATACCAAATTATGAGGACTATTTCTGTCTAGTCGAATTTATTTGCAATGCTCCTGTATCTAAAAGTATTAAACGTGGTGGTGATGATTATAATACATATGCTATCTCGCCCTACTGTGGAATAACTCTAGAAGATTACATAAGAAGTGATATTACCGCTCCAATCAATATTTTTGAATTATGTTATTTAGTACCATCTCTTCAATATATGATAAGAGGACTTCAAATAATGCATATACATCATATTTATCATAAAGATATACATGAGGGAAATATTCTATACGACTCTGACTCTGGACTTATGCGCTTAATTGATTTCGGATTATCAGATGATCGAAGAAATATTAAAAATGATAATCACCCTGCCATTATTAATGAAGAGCTACACGATTTAGATATGCTTATTACATATGTCATCAAACCATTAATAGAATTTCTACTACATTCACGTATATCCATACCGAGTGTACATAGTAAGTATCCATATATAGAAGATTTTTATTATGAATTACAAAGATTTAATGGAGTAATGAATTCTATTATGAATCCAAAATATAAAAATAAATATGAAAATGTTACTGACAATGAAGAAAAACTTGTACGTTTATTAAATGTTGTGGACAAATTTAAAGAAATTAAGAGTGTAGATGAGATCGCAAAACAATATAATAACAATAATAATAAATAATCTAATTTAAATTATTTTTAGTAATTAGTATGGATCATTTATGGTATAAAAGTATTAATAGCATTCAACAATTTATTTATCCCTTCACTTTTGAGCATATATTTTATATTATAGTTGGTTTTATTATATCTACGTATATATCTGACTACTTCTTACAATTTAAACTTCTAAAATGGATTTACATTGGAACTCTTATTGTCTTGATTGCGAATTTATATAAGCAAGGCGATGGTAAAAAAGCTATTAAAGATATTTTTAAACTTGCTACAATTTAGAAATGGAGCTTGATAATCATTTTTGGTTAGCTATTCTTCACCTAATAATTGTTGTACCTTTATTCTTATATGTTGGCTTTACACGTGCTGAAACTCCTCAATGGGTCTATCTAACTTTATTTACTATTGGATGGGTTATTCTTGTATACCACGGTTTTAAACTTGTTCTACGGTTAAAATCACGGTCTAACTTGGCGTGGGTAAATGCCCTACACGTTATTCTTATTGCTCCACTTCTACTATTTATCGGCTACCACAAAAAAGAAACCCCTCGCTTTGCATATGAGCTTCTTTTAATGCTAGGGTTTGCTGCTGGAGGTTATCACTTATTTTCAGTAGTTAAACAATTAGACGCACATCCTGAACCTAACAAGTAATATTATGTAACACATTGTAGTATAAAATTCCAATTTCTAGCATCCCATTTCAATTTCATAGATTTTAGACCACTCGGTAGAAAATCTATGAATTCTTCTGCTAGTTCTTTGTTCATTATCCAATATGGCAATAGATTATTATCTTTTCCTTTCCATACAACCCAGATAAGACCTGAATGAAATGATCTTTTATGATTTTCTGGCTTCTGTTTTTCATAGTTTTTCCAAATATATTGAAAAACATTCTTCTAGTATTTCTTTATGTTTTATGATAAACATATATTAGGGAAGATGGCAGAACCAGCGATTGCTATGGCGACCTTCGTGGCCTACAAAGGGATCAAAGATCTGCCATTTAGTTACATCACACAAACAGATTACAATCTATGTAAGTATCTAAATGGCTCGTTCTGTTCGCGGATTGCTTCTTTAGTAGCGGCTGTTCTGGTGTACATTCTGTATCTACAGATAAGCGCGGCTGTTCAAAAGCCCGTCAAAAATGCTCTTCGTGATCCGCTTTTGCCAGGACTGAAGGGAGCACTCATTGGAGCAGGAATAATGGGTATGTCCATCGTAGCAAATATCGTGTTCGGCTTCATAGAACTCAAGGGTATCGACTATGAAAAACTGAACATTTTTCCACTTATCGGAATGCTAATGACCGGATTCACAGAAGAGCTTATGTATCGTGCGCTGCCTATTAATGCTTTGCGACCATATTTGTCAGACAATATAGTTGTGGGTCTAACAGCTCTATTATTCGGTTATATTCATTCGCAGTCTTTGTATTATGGGATTAGTGCAGCCTTGTTCGGTCTTCTAACGGGCTACGGCTTCATTAAATACGGACTCTACTGGGCTGCTTCTCTACACGCTGCGTCCAATATAGTTGAGACAATGTTCTATAGCGTTTTCAAATATAAAGTCAAAAATCCTGTTATGGCGGGACTGCGTTCTACACCAGATGATGATGGAACAACAACATCGTTGATCCAGCTGCTGGTTCTTTTTGGACTGAAATACATCGGATATTTGTAAGTTAGACATATTTCTGCTTTCCCACCTAGCGGCACCACGGACACTTATGCGGCTCTAAGGACTCCTCTATGGCCAACTACATAAACAGATAGGCACTGCATACATTATTTTAATTTTTCTTTGATAAAAAAATAAGTTATTCTGATAAAAGTTCTAAGATGCTATCTCTTCAAACTTCTTATATTTATCCTCATTCATATCAAACTTCATACAACTTTTACAGTGATAATAAAATGCACAAGAACTGCTAAATTCCTTTTGACATTCATTACAATAAATCATTTTAGTTTCATTGTCTTTGACCATAAGATTATTGATTTCATCCTGAAAATGTACTCGAAGACAATGAATTACACAATTACCCTTAGTAAGTGCTGAAAATTCACAATCATCGAATGGGCATTTAAATTTCTTGTCAGAGTTAGTAGTATCCTTGATAAGTTCAGGATGTTTTGAGCGAATATGAAGTTCGAGAGTTTGTTTTTGAAGAAAACCCTTTTTACAGGCTTTACAAACGTGAGTTAGTTGTTCTTCGTGCTTTTTCATATGGTAGAACATCGTGTTTTGGTTCTTTTTTATTACACCGCAATCTGGGCATACGAAGTTACCATCTTCGTTTTTAATATACTTGAGAGTCATCGTGGAGCTATTAGTAAGAGGTAGTGTAGTCTTAACAACCCTTTTTGCTGCCAACGAGATTTCAATTTTTACGCTCATCTTATATTATATTCGGACCAATGTTTTAGGCTCTTATTTACAGTTTGCCATAAAATGTATTAGATATCATTAATTTCGTATCTCATAGTGGACCCGCATTAAGCCCTTTCTTATATACAAGAAAAAATTGAAATCAGGTGTTGTGATAAAAACTTAATTATATGTTAATTTTACTAAATATAGCAATGGAAATATTAGAAATATTAGAAAATCCAGGTGTAGCTGTTCGCGTATGTGGTATATACAATAAATTATTAGTAGTGGTTAAATTTTTTGGCAGCTATATCTCTGATAGAAGCATAAAATTATATGAAAAACCAGAAAGACTAGCTATCGTTAAATCCCGTTGGAATACTAAAATCCCTATTAAGCTCGATGATACCAGAGTTGCTGAATATACAAAAAGAGCAAATGAATATCTAAACCATATATCTATAACACTTTCTACGGTAAAATAACTCAATATCGCTATGGATCTCTTATCTATGATGCCGCCATATATTTTTATCTACCGAGAGACATCATACCCTCAATTAAATCCATCACATCACTATCCTCCTCCCCTGCCATATACAAACGACTATAATAATTCCAAACATTTCTAATTTCGTGAATCACTCTATGATACGTAGGAATATGAAAGGTTGGTTTTGTTCCGCGTTCTTCGATTAGTTCATCAAGAAGCCTCATAATATATAAGGCTGTGTCGTGAATATATTGATCATTATTGTGAAATCTTTTTGCCATATGAGCCCATCCTAACTGTGAATAAGTATGAATATACACAAACCGTTCATTGTACCATTCTTCAGGTGGTAGTACATTATGTGCTACAATATGTCCGATTTCGCGTCTTAATATATCAAGTTGTTTCATATTATCATATTTTTTGAGATGCTCGAGCTCCCATTCAATATCTCTTTCAGTTGATTCATTATCACTTGTGTTTATATCAGAACCATCTTCGTCCATTTCTGCGCCTGTTTCAACGGAGTTCATCGTTTCTTGGAAATACGGCACAGACATTTCGGCATCCATTCTAATCTATCCCGCCATTTTCAATTTTTATTCGGAAACACTAAAAATATATCACTTATAATTTTATTTTAATGTCTTATTCCCTTTATTATCATAAATCCATACCTCATATTCATATCCAGCCACTTTTGTAGCTTCTGCCTTTTCTTGAATATTATCTTTTTTACATTTGTAAGTCCAAGTGGATTTAACTTCAATAATCTTATTTTTAGATGGTATGTAAATATCTGGAAAATAATATTTCGATTTATCAACAATTTTATAGCTAATTCTAGGGATATCTTTTCTATCTGATATGATATCCTCTTCTTTATATGTTTTAACAAGTTCATCTAATGCGAATGGTTCGTATCCTTGAACTTTTCTAATTGTACCTGATGGCATTTTATATTCTTTATACTTTTTGGCGTTTTTCTGAGTTTTTTGTTGTATTTCTTGATTCTGGGATGGATGTTCTACTCCATATCTTTCAAGATTTGTTTGTCTAATCTTTTCTCTAATTTCTGGAGTTTTATTTGGATTATCGACTCCATAATGTTCAATGAATGATTGCTTTACTTTTTCTCTAAATTCTGGAGTTTGTGATACATGTTCTACATTATACCTTTCAAGACAGGTTTTCTTAAAACTTTCTTTAAATTCTGGAGTCTGTGAATAATGTTCTACATTATACCTTTCAATAATTGTATTTTTTTGTTTTTCCTTAAATATATTTGCCTGAGATACATTTTCTACATTATATCTTTCAATACATGTTTGTTTGGTTTTTTCTTTAACCTCTTTATTCTGAGAAGCATACTCTACATTATACTTTTCTAATATTGTTTTCTTTATTTTTTCTCTAATTTTGTCCGATTGAAACACATTTTCTACACCATATTTTACTAAGTTATTTTCTTTAATTTGTTTATTAATATGTGAGGCGTGAACTGTACATTCAACATTATAGCGTTCTAAATTTGTATCTTTTTGTTTTTGTGTCCAGCTTACTCGTGTACATTTTTTACAAAATGCTCCGCTTACAGTAATCAATTGAAGACTATTTTTAGTTGAATCTTCGCCACAATTACATTTAAATTCTATTTCAGTATTTATTGTAATTAAATCATATTCATTCAACAATATTGCATTATCTCTTTTAATTATATCTTTTAGTGAATCTATATTACATAATATTGGTTTATCCCTACTTATAGTATTATGAAGTTTTTTAATCCCATTCTTAGTTGTACATTTTTTACAAAATGCTCCAGCATTATTAACTATTTGAATACAGCCTTTACTTGATTCTTTGCCGCAATGACATCTAAAATAAATAGTAGTACGTCTTGTTATTTTATTATAATTATGTAATAATATAGCATTATCACGATTAATTGCATAAGTTAAGGCTTCAAAATTATAGACAGCCCGCGTTGTCATTTTAAATATATACGGATTATAATATTTTAATCTTTCAAATTTAAACTATTCAGACTTCCGACTATATTTTTTATCTTTGTAATAATTATAGAAATGACTGAACATAAGATTAAAACTGTCGGCAGTTATGCTGAAATCTGGCATGGGACAGCATCAAAATCAGCAGGGGGCTTAAAGAAATCAGATCTTATGAAACACAAAGGTAGAATTATTTCTCGTAAAAAACACGCTGCTGGAAAAAAAGCAATTTTACACCTACGTAAACTAGGATACATCGCCAAGAAGGGTACCTTCAAGCTCTTCAGTAAATCAATGGCACACTCGACCTCCAAGAAGCACGGCAAGCGCCACACTCGTAAGCGCGGCGGCGCCAATGGTGTCGGCGCCGTTATGGGTTCTGCCTCTGCCCCTGCTGCTGGCTCAAAATAAACAGACCCTCTACGGCTTAAAAATATTCCCTTTTAATAATTAATTATATGCTAGTATCACTACACTATTCAAAAAATAATGTAATTATACTATAGAAATGGTACGAAAAACTCATAGAAGCAAGTCTCATAAGCGAAGACACAGTCGCAAACAAACTCGTAGACACACACGTAAACGTGGTGGCGTGCGCCCAATCTGCCCTGGTGGTACTGGGATTAAGCCACCTTCAAATACCGTGCGTCGCCCGCTGCCGACTCGCCCTGTCAAACCTACACGTGGCGGAAGTTGCCCTTGTTCGGGCGCTAGCGCAGCCCTTCGCGGTCAATTTGGAGGCCGAGGTGGAATGGGTGGAGCCGATCTAGGCCACGCCTTTACAACTGGTGCATCTCAAGAACTTTATCAAATGACAGGTCGCACCCCTGGACTCTCCAGCGGCGGCGGCAGCAGTGGCGTCAAAAAGAGAAGAGAAGCTCGTTTAGCACAGGAAGCAGCTAATAGAAATGCTCAACGAATGGTAGCTGAAGCTAATATGGGTGAAAATATAATACTAAATCGAAAGGTTGCTAATGCTAATAAAATGAATCGTGTTGTACCTCCTAAACGATTTAGGGCTGAGGCCACCCCATATACCCCTTCTAACAATCTTCTTGCTAATCTGGAAACCAATAGAGGTATGCGTGTTCAAGAAAATTACTTAAAAAATCTTATGCGCACTCAAAATGAAGAAAACGCTAATAATTTCAATAATTTAATGAGCAAGGTTCATAGAAATCGTCTTGAAAATGGCAATTAATCTCTATTAAATTGCTGAGATAACCAATTAAATAATTCTGACATTTGTTTATTTGATAAACTATCGCCTTGATTATTTCCTACTGGGTCATACCAATAAATCGCTCCTCCTTGTGTATCCTCTTCATATTTGGTCCAACATACACCAGCTGATGCCACCCGCAATTCCTGTAATACCTCCTTATGCTCCTTGGGTGAATATGATGCTTTATACATACTCTGAAGTAACTTTAATACATAATCTGTATAACTTGTTGCTAATTCCTCAATTGGCGCAAAAAATATCGCATCATATGGACGAATATTTAGTACATACGATGATGTTATATTCACAAATGTTGTAGTCTTATTCAGTTTCTGCCATAATCCATCTGGAATTGGAACATCTTCTGCTACAACTAATAAGGGCTTTGGAGCATACGTAATATAAGTAAGAATTAATGTCCAGTCGTGAGTATCTTTTACTTGAAATACTGCGTCGTATTGTAAGGGAAGGTACTTTGAGAGGGAAAATGTGGCTCGTGTTAGAAGTATTTTCTTTTTGAATGGCTCTCTTAACTTTTGAATTGATTCCATTATCGGAGCATACCTTCCATTCGGAAACGGACCCTGACACAGAATTCTTGCCCCGTGAAGATTTGTACTAAATGCGTCTATCTGAATCGTTGATGTTTCCATCTGGCCTATTTAATTACAAATTATCATTTGACCAAATAAAACGCGGCTATATTAGAAATGACATCATATCCATATTCATTACTCAAGGCCGCCGCAATTCTTTTATTGGTTGATATCTTTTGGCTCCTAACTGCTGGTATATATGCTCGCAAAATGACTGAAAATATCCAAGGATCCCCAGTTCAAGTACGATGGATTGGCGCAGCTGTTGTTTATTTATTCTTGGCATATATGCTCTTAGAAACTACGAGTTATAAGCAAGCATTCCTATACGGTGTATCAATATACGCTGTATACGATTTTACTAGCTATACCATACTCGATAAATATGATTGGCGATTAGCAATTGCTGATTCATTATGGGGCGGTGTTCTCTTTGTTATCGCACATCACTTACTAAAAGCATTTTAATCAAGTTTAAACATCAAAACATACACATTCTCTATTACAACCCATTCTAGTAAATGCACAAAACATAAAAAATAGTTTTAGCAAATATACAAATGCTAGAAGTGATGCAGAGCATACAATAGGAAATGGAAGCCCCTCGTCATTTTTAATTACTGGTTGGATATCGTGAACCTTATTTTCAGTTTTACTATTTCCATCCTCCTCTTCCTCCTCTTCCTCTTCTTCCTCTTCCTCCTCTTCCTCTCCCTCTTCTTCCTCTTCCTCATCTTGCTCCTCTTCTTGCTCCTCTTCTTGCTCCTCTTCTTGCTCCTCTTCTTGCTCCTCTTCCTCTTCAGATTCTACTGGGGTATCAGCTGCCTCAATATTACCTTTTTTAGAATCTTCTTCCACTTCTGTAACAGGAACTGTCTCTGTAACAGGAACTGTCTCTGTAACAGGAACTGTCTCTGTAATAGGAACTGTCTCTGGAGTAACTTCCATATCTGATTCTATCTTAGTAACTGGAACAACCTCCGTTACTGTTGGTAGATTACTATTCATATCATTTAGAATCATACTAAGAAGATCATCCTCAGAACTAACAGATACATCTGAAAGATAAAGAGAATTTACCATATGGGCAGGTGGCTCTTCAGGTGTACTTAGATTTTCTACATTTTTGATGACAGAATCTAACGCCTCAGTGTCAGCAACAGTAGTCTCAATTTCAGGATTAGATGTTTCCATATCCGACATTTAACTTATTATATATATTCTGGTATTATGGTTTAAGTTCTTGATAAAATTTGATTCTTTAATATATCTAAACTAAATAGCAACGAAGTAACATACTGTAATATAATGGATATATCTATTACAGGAAATCTCAATAGAGACTTTACAAGAAAATTTACTGTTCATAAAGTCTTACGTCCAGGCTACAAACTCCATGTCGGCACCGAATGTAATGATGGCAGACCTATTACGGAATCGTGGCGCTATAAACAAGCCATCAAACTAGGTATTCCTATTGTAAGAAAAGCCCCCAAAGTGGCTGAAGAGAAACACTATGAAGCTAAAGATATGTTTGTTGATAAATATGCTCCAAAGAGTATAGCTGATGTTATCGGTCATAAAGAACAAATTAATCAAATCACTACTTGGCTACAATCTTGGGACGAAGGTTTCCCTGAGCGCAGCAAAGGCGGCGCAGTAGTCACTGCGTTCCCTGATAGTCGCGGTATTCTCATAACAGGTCCACCTGGTATTGGTAAGACGACTACTGTACATCTTATCGCAGAATCCCTCGGCTACAAAGTAAAAGAATACAATGCCTCAGACACTCGCTCTGTTTCAATGCTACGCGGTCTATTCGCACTTGGTATTCGGCGTTTAGTGAAAGAAGTAATTGTTATGGATGAAGTGGATGGCCTATCAGAACGTGGTGGTGTTGGTGAAATCGCCTCTATCATTAAGAAGACTTCTACACCCATTATTTGTATTGCGAATGAGAAACCTCCTAAGTTGCGACCGATTATAAATGCGTGCCTAGATATTAAGTTTAATCGACCTGTGAAATCAACGATTGCTACAGCACTTCTCAAAGTAGCAAAGGCGGAAAAAATTGAAATAACAAAGTTGGATTTAGAAGGTCTCTGTGAAAAGAATGGTAATGATATTCGCTCCATTCTCAACAATCTTGAATTCTATGGAGCAGATATAGTAGAATCCAAAAATGATAAAGACTACAATCTTCGCCTTGACTTATTCTCAGCCACTCAAAAACTCATCGGCAATAAAAAAGCATCACTAGATGAAGCTGCTAACCTAGTCTTTGTAGATTATAATATGATTCCTCTTATGGTTCAAGAAGCATACGCTGCATCAAGTAGAAACTCATTAGAGGATGCTGTATGTGCAGCAGAGTTTATATCGGTTGGTGACGTGATAGACAGACGAATTCACCAAAAACAAGATTGGAGTTTGCTTCCTCACTTTGTACAATCAGTGGTAAGTGCTGCTAAAACTGTTTCAGGTCCAGCGCCCTTCCAAATCTTTCCTGCCTGGCTCGGTAAAAACTCTAAGAGACTCAAACACAAGCGCTATATTGATGATCTTTCCTCTAAAGTATTCTGCTCCAATGATTCTTTCCGCCTAGACTATGCTGAACCACTTCAAAATATACTTCTAAATCCACTCAAAGTTGATACTTCATTAAAGCCTGATATTAAGGCCGCCATTAAAACTATGGATCAAATGCGATATACGCGCGATGATATTATGGATAATCTACAAGAAGTTATGTTCGATAAGTTTGAACTCTCTACTAAGGTTAAAACCGCTTTCACTAGAGAATACAATAAAGCTCATCCTGATAAAAAAGCCGCAAAAGCTATTAAAAAACTTTCAGCAAATGATATAGATTTGGATGACGGCGAAGATGATGTAGACGAAGTTCAACCATTGGAAGAAGATGTTCAGTTGTTAGAGATTTAAATGTCACTACGATAAGACCATTGTACCAAACTTTGCCTTTGCACTGGTCTACAGGTTAAATCGCCTGGTTTACAGTTTGCTTTAATCTGTCCTAAATGTCTGCGAAAAGCTCTCCATCTCTTAATCTGAACTTCATCCATTTCGGGCTCTCTACGTCCCATCCAATATCTACAATACCATTGAAACCAACCACGAACATCGTTGTTTTTTTCTTTACTTGATAGAATAGGATACTGTTTAGCTATATGACCTTCTGGGTTAGGAACCCATCCATAATCTTCCCATTGATCAAGGTCCAATCGAGACTTAACTTTGTATAAATTAATTTCTGGATTCGCACCTTCAGGACTTAGTTTACCCTTATCAATGGCTTTTAAAAACCATTCCTTAGGAAACTCTAAAAGACAGTCATTCAGATACTTTCCCTCAAATACACCAAGTTCTAACATTTTCGCAGGGGTTAGCTCTGGTTCAAAGCCCTCTGCGAAATTTTTGCCCGGATTCTCAGCTAACACATAGGAATAGTTTGACTCCATTTTGTTATATACCGTTATCTTGGTACCTTTCTTATAACTGCTTAAAGAATTACCTTTTGAATTAAGGATTTTTAGCATATCTTCGGGTGTTTTAATTGATAGCACCCGTTTATCTTTGAAATGCATTTGATGCCTTCACCTATTAGCATCAGAGGTAAAATTTGACTACAATTTTCTACATTGATTTAGACAGACATAATGGAAAAATATACACCTCCTAAATCCGCACCACTTCCAGCCGACTTTGATGAATTCTATGCTTCTTTAAGCCCTCAGGAACGGGAACTCCATCAGCTCGCAATTGATAAACTACAATCATCATACTTCGTACAATGGACACACTTCTATAAAAAGTGGAAGAAGGCTAAAGATGCCGCATCCACCACTGTAACTAAGTAAGCCATCCACACTTTTCAGGCGATAAATCTCCATCTATATCCCTTTCAAGTATATTGCGTTCATCTGATCGCATCTTCATAATAGGTGTCTGATATGCTCTATCACTACACGCTAATTTCATTCCCTTCTCAGGATACCACATAGCATCCTTCAAATACCTAAATGCTGTATCCTTTGAGTCTCTTAGAATAAGTGTATCTTGGGGATATTTATCTACTTCAATCACCTTTAAAGCAGAAACATATGCGGCTAAGTAGTGTGGATCTCTTAGCCCGCTAAAATCAACACCCATTTTCTTCCGTGAATCCAAATACCCCTGAATATCTTTAAAGTTTGCCATTTCAAGGAATTCTTGTTTCCAGAGCTTAATAAATTTACTATTTTTATTCGCCGCAAAAAACCAGTTCTCTATTACTGGTGCTTTGGGGTCTATCGTAAATGGCCCACTGTAAAATCCAGAATACTCTGCATATTTTGGAAATAACCACTCATCAAAATGCTGTTTTATTAAAACAGAGGCGTCTATCCATACTCCACCATGCTCCTCCACTACATATAATCTTACTAAGTCTGAAAACCTCTGCGGAGAATCATTAAAATGCGGATGAGTTCTATATGCATCTGGGATAGTTACGTAGCCCTGAAAGTTCTTCTTTGTCAAAAGTACAATTTCATAATCTGGATTAAATTTCTTCCAAGACTCCATACATAATTTAACAGCCTTTGGTATTTTATCTGGATTATGCCAATACGTCCATATTTTTTTCGGAACTACATTATATATCTTCTTCTGTCTAAATATCAATGATAGAATAGACATTACAAACCCAACAAGAATAAATATAAGCATATTAGGCGATATCATTTTCTTATACTAAGAAATATTTATTCAGATTTAATCCTACTTGGAAAAAAATTGATATATTTAGTTTCGAATATTAGGTGTACATCCTCCAAGCTTACAATCTACACACTCTTATCATTAAACCCATAAAATGAATTTCCAAGCATATACTCTCTCCAAGCATCCTGAATGGGCCTGCCTCCAGATCAAGGCGCCCGAATCCGAGACTCGGACTCCTGTTCATCTATGTTGCGTCATTGACACCTCGGCCTCTATGGAATCCTACAACAAACTTGAGAATGTCAAGCGGTCTCTCCAATTCCTCCTTGACTTCCTTGGTCCTCAGGATTCTATCTCTGTTATCACCTTCAGTGAGGCTGCTCGTACTATCCTAACTCAGACTGCCGTGTCCTTAACTGAAAAAGACAATATCCGTACCCGTATCTCCATTATTCGCGTTGAGTCTAACACCAATCTCAGCGCAGGTATCATTCAGGCACGCGAATCCCTTCAAATCGATACTAGTGGCTCAAAGCAGGGCATTCTCCTTCTCACAGATGGTATTGCTAATATGGGCCTTACTAACTCAACTGACATTATTGAACTTGTTCGTAATACCATTACTAAGTTCAATGGCACTTCCATCTCATCTGTTGGATATGGTACTGACCACAATGTCGAGCTGCTCCAAAGTATTAGTACTGAGGGCGGCGGCTCTTACTATGTTGTCAATAACCTTGAAGATGTAGCTACTGTCTTTGGCGATATCCTCGGTGGTCTTGTATCCTGTGCCTCTCAACAGGTTCGAGTTGTTCTTCCTGTTGGCACCGAGGTAAAGAGTCGCTATGGCACAAATACTGTTGGTGACAAGATCGAAATTGTCATTGGAGATATGCCTGCTGGCACCGAGGCAGCATTCCTTGCAAAGATTCCTAGTGGAACTGTCGCTACACTCAAGGGATATGATCTTATGACACATAACACCTATGAAATCAACTCACCTGTAGTCACAACCGAAGATGCTGTACTTCAGATTAACGGTGAAGCGCATTACATTCGATTTGAGGTGCTGGCGCTAATCGAGCAATCACGGAGCTTTATGTCACATTTCGGTACACCAGATGGACTAGCTGCTCACATTCTAAAGATTAATGCCTGTATCGCAACTATTACCGAGTATCGTAGAGAACACGAGCACTCTCTATGGGATATCCTTCTCGAAGAGCTAAATACCTGTAAGGGACTCTTGGAGAATCGTCATCTTGCCGCGGTTGATTCACCTCAGATTATGACACAGCACGCAGGATATCTAGGCCGTATGCGCGGCCTTCCTGCTCTGTCTCAAACACATAGTGGCGGTTATGGAGATCCTCAAAATGGCTCCTTACCTCCTCTTCCTCTTACACGCGCATTCTCTAACTCCGCACAACGCCATATTAGTTCTGAACTATGCGCAACTGTTAGTGGAGGAGCCGTGAATCACCGCACAACTATTGGCCCTACTCGTACGCACGATCCGTCTAATGCAATTAGTGGCACACTTTCTCCTAACCTTTCTCCTCTACACAGTGCATATACTGCTCTTCAACTGCCTCCAATGCCTCCAATGTCTCCAATGCATTCAATGCCTCCAATGCCTCCAATGCCTCCAATGTCTCCAATGCATTCAATGCATTTAATGCTGCCATGGCAATTAATGCCTCCAATGCCCCCAATCCCTAGTGGCCCTCTAGTTCGTCAGATTGCGTGTGATATTAGCTCTCGCTCTTCATCATTTGATAGTTAATAATATAGAAAACAAAATATAAAACTATAAAACTATAAAAATATAAAGATTTAAAGAATAAACATTATATATTTTTAGTGAGATGTCAACCGCTTCCCAAAAAGAATTAATGCCTGATAGCATTGGATTTGTTGAATGTCTTGAAAAGTTTGGCGATGACCTCACTGTTGTAAATGCTGCACGTGTTTCTTTTGATAAAATCTCTACTGAACTTACTGAGGGTGATAAAAAACTAATTAACTATTTGGCGAAACACGATCACGTGTCACCTTTTTTTCATCCTCAAGTTCGCTTTCGTATCAAGATGCCAATTTTTGTAGCTCGTGAATGGTACCGTCATACAATCGGTTTTGCTCGTAATGAAGTTAGTCGTCGTTATGTAGATTCTCCTCCTCAATGTTGGATACCTCAACCTGACGAAATCCGAGAACGTGATCCTAAAGCAAAACAAGGCTCTAAAGCTACACCTGTAGAAGAATCTGAAGAAGTTCATCGTATAATTGCACAACAAACCTGTCAGGCCCTTAAGACTTATAATGATCTTCTTGCTTCAGGCGTAGCCCCTGAAGTAGCACGCGGCATTCTTCCACAAAGTATGTATACAGAATTTGTGGAGACTGGGTCTCTTGCTGCATATGCTCGTCTATGTCATCTTCGTTTAGGCGTGGATGCTCAAAAGGAGATTCGTATGTACGCTGGTCTTGTAGATAAATGTCTTGCCGCAGCCTTTCCTGTTTCTTGGGAAGCATTACGTAAAACCTTTTAAAATCAGTAATCTAAAGATTTATGTATATAATGAAGTAGATACAATGATTCCTGCTCTCTTTTTCCTGTTTATTACAAGTTGCTATGCATATCCTACTACGGTACCTAACCACACTCTATCAGGCACAACAGTCTGTTCCTCGGCTTCAGCACTTGCCAAGAATCTTATCGTAACTCTATCAACAGATACTCCCACCAAAGGAGAAAATGTATCAACAATCTTTGACTTTGACTTGGATGTGCCAATTACGGGGGGTACAGCATATTACTCGGCTACACTCAATGGATTTCCCTATAGTAGCAGGGCTCCTCTCTGCGATGAGACTCTGAAGTCTGGCGATCCGTGCCCTCTTCTAGTTGGTCACCACCATCAGGTATCAACATCAGAAAATACTGTATCAGGTAAGCTAGTTGTAAAGATTACCTGGAATGATCCGAGCGGCGCTGAGATTCTTTGTACGCAGATTACAACAAAGACAGCTTAACTTTTCATTTTTTGATATTGCTGATATAATATATATCCAATTAAAACTATACTGACAATCTCTGCTCCACGAGCAATATTCCATTCTACATTTGATATCATTGTATGCGTTTTCCCATAATCTATAGGAATATTACATACATCACATCCCTTTTCTGACTGGATATCGGTCTTTACTTTTTGGTTCTGTTGTAGAATCAAATCTGTACATCCAACCATTCTGAAATCGTGAACATATCCATATATTGATGTCCATAAATCTATATGTGAATGTATTGGATATACATCCTTTAATAATAATTTAGCACCGTGTAGAGTCATTATGTATGCGTGAAATAATACAAATTCTCCTATACGAACTGCTCTTGGTTCTCCAGGAATACGTGTAAGATTTTCCCATTTTCCTCCTAAGAGCCACATATCCCATTTTTTAGGGTCCTTTAAAATGGTTGATTCTTGAATACATTTATTAGCTATTTCTTTAAAATCAGGTGGAACCATTGCATCATCCTCAAATACTAAACAAACCTCTTGATTATTATCTACCATCCATTGCCAAACGGCTATATGCGATAAAGCACAACCAACCCCACCAACACTATCCAGCTCCTCATGCGAACGCCGAGTTTTTGCTAAAATATTTCTTTTAGTGCATAATGCCACACGGTCATCTGTTCGTATATCAATTGTCTTCCCATCCACACCCATAAATCTCTTTAAATTCAACCCATCGATTCCGGACTGATTCTGAAAACGACGCCACCTGTCTTGACGGCGTTCCAACGTAATACAAAATGCTGGTATTGAATCTATAGACCAACTGGACATCTCTTTTTTTATAACCGAATTAAATTGCGTAAAATTTGACTCCTAAAGCCCACCAACCAAAATAGCAAGGACAGAAAATGGGCTATATTTCACTTATCATCGGTTGTATGTTTAGTCAAAAGACTACTGAGCTACTTCGTCGTGTTAGACGTTATAAATCAATCGGCTACAAAGTACTCGTTGTAAACTACATTGGTGATAATCGTTATGGAAAAGATTGCGTATCTTCTCACGACAAAGACGTTGAAAAGGCAGCTTGTGTTGAACTACTAAAATCCGTTAATCACCTTGTACGCTCTGGTGATTACAATGTAGTCGCAATTGATGAAGGCCAATTCTTTACAGATCTCTATGAATACGTCTCTACCTGGGCTGATGAGCTACCGATTCATATCGTAGTTTCAGGTCTCGATGGTACATCAGAACGAACTCCATTTGGCGATATGCTAAAACTCATTCCTCACGCAGAAGAAGTTGAACGCCTTAGCGCATTCTGCTCAGTATGCCGTGATGGAACAGTAGCAGTTTACTCTAAATACTTTGGAGAAGTCCCTAAAGACGAAAATGGTGTTGCAATTGGTGGCGCTGAAGCATATCGCCCCGTTTGTAGAAAACACTTTCTAAATTCAAAATAAAGTTATTATACAATTATAATAATCATTCTAATAATATTATTTTTAGTATTATTAGAATGTCTAATCGCATCTATGACAGTTCACAACTTACTAAGCGTAGAGCTGAACGAGCTACAGCTGGTTCATTTTTAACACGTCTATATCCTCCGAGTACTACTACACAGCCCCAAACTGGATATGGACCACTACCTGGTATTTATGATAGCTCCGTTATGAATGCTGTTAAAACTGGACATATGACCGAGTATACTCGCTACCCTACTTGTATTGGTATTAGTCCTGGCTGCCCTCCTTGCCCTGAACTTAATAACTCACTTATTACTGCCCCATATGTTCCTGTCATTCCTGGAGCCATCTCTGGAATTGCCTTTACTGTTGGTTCTATTGTCATTTCCTGGAATGCTCCTACCACTGGTGATGGACCTTTTACCTATATTGTTACACCATACCTAAATGGAGTTGCTCTTTCTCCAGTTACAACTAGTGAAACTACATATAGATTTACTGGCTTACAAGATTGGCAACCATACACCTTTACAGTATGTGCTATGAATGCGGGTGGTCAGGGACCAGTTATTCCTTCATCTTCTTATTTCTTGGCACCTCCTGATAGTCTCTCTACAATTATGAATGGTGGCTCAGTGGCCGACATTGTTCCATCTCTAAAATATGTTCTTAATGCTGGACTTGATACTATGTTACAGTATGTAGCTACTAATAATCTTGGACCAACAAAGGGCTCGCGAATTATGTATGTATGGATTGCTTCAGTTACACAAGCCTGGAATTGGGTTTCATCTGAATCTCGTATCTCTGCTACACATGACAATTGGAACTGGTCTAATAAGGCAGCATCCCCTTTATCAGATAGTGATTCTATTATTTGGCTATGTAATGTAATTGATACTGTTACTCCTTATTTTGTTGGTTCTAGTTATAAATCTATATATAACTGTCCAGCATCTACTGTAGCTAGTGTAAAAGCCGCTGGTAACTGGACAGAATGGTTTTCATTATGGCAAACCTGGTATAGCTACCGAGTAGCTGATGGAAATACCGCAGCTGCTGCAATAGGACAACCCAATTCTACACAAAATCTAAATTTTAGCAAATCTATAATTGTTGATGGTTTAACTGTAACTGATATAAATGGATTTCCTGCTCCTACACACTGGGCCGCTCTTTGGTTAAAGGGTGCTGGTGCTGCTGCACCTCAAAATTATATGACCTATGGTTGGGATACTGTCCTCTCCACTTGTCTAACTGAAGCAGATGAAGCAGCAATTCAAGACGCACATAAACCACTTACTGGTGTAGCTCGTGATGTGGAAGTTGATGAAGTGATAGCAATTACTGCTAGTTTAAATGATACTGAAAAATGTTGTGCAGAGTTTTGGGCTGGTGGGCCTGGAACGGTCAGTCCTCCATTAATGTTTATTTGGTTTTGGAAAGAATATATTCGTACTTCTACTATTACTAATAAGGAGAATATAGTATATTCTCTATTGGATTTATCAATTCATTTGTTCGAGGGTGGTCGTGTAACTTGGAGATTGAAGGCGGCAAATATGGAAGATCGTCCCATTCAGGAAGTTAGACGCAGATATGTTGGTGCTAATGTTCAATCCTGGAATGGAACTGTGAAAGGTGATCAATGGATTCCATATCAAACAGCGAACTTTATAACGCCCCCATTTGCGGATTTCCCATCTGGGCACAGTCAATTCTCTTCTGCATTCGCCTTAACAATGACTAAGTGGTTTACTGCGAATATTATACCTACCACTATATATTATGATAAACAGACACTAATTTCTCCATTATTTACTTCAAATGATACACAGCCATTCGGTACATTTACTATTGGAGCTGGTAAGTCTGAAATTCAATCTGGAGTTGTTCCAGCTGTGCCACTAACACTACAATTTACTACTTGGGATGAAATGTCATCTGGTGACTATGGTGCTGGTAAATCACGATTATATGGTGGTATTCATTGTGGTACAGCGAATATAGCAAGTCAATCGATCGCAGATGAATTAAATATACTAATTAATGCCAGTTGGCAGATTAATACCGCTTAGAATTAATAATAATACTTATATTTTATAAGGCATATGATTAATTATATTATAATACAACGTTACCACTTATAATTCGCATGCGTTCAGAGTTACTATACCATCTTCGCCAATTATCTACGCGTACCCATCCTTGTCGAACGGCATATGCTACATTTTGAACAAAAAGTGTGTATTCACATTTAGGAATAAAACATCCCGCATACTGTCCAGCGCATTCATCAGGCGAGTTTAACATAATGGATTGGCCCTTTGTACTACGAATGTGATTATGAAAAGTAAAAAGCCAATTACGTACAGTAGTGCGCAGCTGTTCATTATAAAGCCCTTTAAGTGATGGAATAGGGTTGCTGCTGATATATGAGGCGGCGTGAGCTTGGCATTCTGGACAAGGAATTACTAGATGTAGAGTCGTTAAAAGTGTTTCCATATAATTTGCTTGGTCTGTATCTACAATTTTATTTCCAGATGTACCTATCTTTTCAGTAAGACAGTGTAGATATTTCCATACAATGGGTCCCCATTCTTCGGGCTCAGGAACATCTGAATTTGGCTGGCCCATAAAATGAATGGTACCTGTTCTTTTTTTTCCACAACCACAGGGCATACTCTACACTTATAAGGAATAACATTTCAGTCTTTATATCCGCAGTAATATTAGCAACAGATCAGCCAAGGTTTTTTGGCTGGAATCGTAGTTGTAGTTGGAGCAGTAGTAGGAGTGGCGGAAGGCCATTTTACAGAGTTTTTATTTATAGATTGTGGTATATTTTGTTGAATACTTTGACCCATTTTTGACCATTCCTCTATAGAATAATAGTTACCCATAGATAAATTACATCTAGCGCAAATTGGCTTCAAATTATTAATATTTGTAGCACCGCCATGACTTTCTGGAATATTATGACCAACGTGATAATCAAATACATTTATCTTATTTTGACACCAGACCACTAAACATTTTGTCTCGAACTTATTACCTATATTTGTTATCCAAACCTGCTCCCTTAAAGCCTTAGGAATATTTGCCTTTTTCTTAGCTTTTATATATGATACCAATGTGGTATTAACTATATTTGACATCAACTTATTTATTTATTGTATAGAAGCTTTATATTATTATTAGGTAGAACTTAATAATAATATAATTAGGCCCGTGTGGGGTTCGAACCCACGACCTCTCGCTTACAGTCCATTAAAAAGGCTAGAAGGCGAGCGTTCTGTCCACTGAACTAAAGGGCCAATTAGAACCATTTCTGGCTCTATTTTATTTAGGAGACTATTCTTTAAGTTCATTTTCAGCATATTTCCAGATAAATCTGCCTAATGCCGATTGTGACGGCTTTGGCGACGGCTTCTGCGATGACTTTGACGATTGCGAGTTCTGCGGCGGCTTTGACGATTACGACGACGTCTACCTGCCTGCATTACACCATCAGGGTGCTGTATACGCCATTGAGACCGGATATATAATTCTCTAAGAGGATGATGTCCAGGCAATAAAGGCGGAACAGGGAGTCCATCCACGTTATGAAGTGCACGCCACGCTCGTTCAAAATGCTCAGGTGTCGGCTGGCCTCCATTTATGAGAACTTGTAACCCCCAAAGAGGATGCTGTTCATCAAATGGAGGATTTGCCTGTTGTATCGGAAGATCTTGAGGTAAATTATTTTTTTCTTTATATTCTCTCCAAGCCTTTTCTAAGTCGGCTGCCATATTATATTTTTAATTAACATTTTATTTTAAACTATTAAAAAACTTTTAAAAAGTATCATAATAGTTCTTTGCTCTCAATGAGATTCGCACTCACGACCTCTTCATTACTAATGAAGCGCTCTACTCCTGAGCTATGAGAGCTATAGTTATGCTAACTGACATAGCTATTAGGAGCCTTTACCAAAACTCTTAATAACTATATGCCTCCTGACAGAATTGAACTGTCGACCTTTTATTTACAAGAGAAACGCAATGCCACTTTGCTAAGAAGGCTTTCGCAGATTTTATTCTGCTATTTAAAATCCATAACAGGGCTTTAAATAACTAAGATTTGGTCTTACTCGGATTCGAACCGAGGCATTGGGATTCAAAGTCCCACATCATAACCAACTAGATAATAAGACCGATGGGATATTACCCCCTACTTACCTTTTAGTATGTAGGGCAAAATATTTGCCATTTGGTCCATCGTGGAGTTGAACCACGCCTTCTTGAGTCAGAATCAAGCGAACTACCGATATTCTAATAGACCAGATTTAAGATACTTTGAGTACCTTAAAAATAGTTCAATATGTGAAGAGTGGGAGTTGAACCCACGCAGATTTCTCTACAAGAACTTAAGTCTTGCGCCTTAACCAGACTCGGCCATCTTCACTTGTGGATTTCTCCACAATATATATATTTGTAGGGTTCTTTAAGTTCTTTTCACATATTTAACTAAAAATAATTGAAATCCTACTTTAATATCCCACACGAACCCTGAAATTTCCTTATCGCATCCCTCGATATCTCATCCGTTGAAATCGGCTCATATGAATATATAATCGTATTAAAAAACATTAACTCGTACAATGCCAATAATACTACCATCGATGTATTCTCAAATATAATATACACCCAATTAATTTTTATACGACGACACCTTATATATACAGTCAATGCCATAAATAATCCCATTAAACCACCCACATACGCCCACGCACGCCTTGATATTAATTCATTATATATCATCCTCTGTATTCCCGCATTATTACCTTTAGTTATCACTTGTGTCGCATTTATATACGGATCCAAAAAATCATCTATAATCTGAATCTCTAATGGACTTATATTCATACAATTTGCTACAGCATCATTTATAAATGTATTCACCGTTGTCTCTATACCATTATTCTCCAATGATGAGACATATAAAAAGTAAAATAATGTCTCAAATATAGAAATTAATACTATATGAAGCAATAACTTAATAAATACTTCTATAATCTGTTTTTCATATTTACAATATTTTATACTTGGTTTTACCAATTGATCTATATCTTCTTCACCCCCTTCTAAACATTCTGCAGATGATATAAGCGGAATTTGATTGGCACGTGCTATATTTTCTGGTGTCCACGCAAAAGATTCCGATAACGACGGCGGACGCTTTAAACGATTATTTGTACTTATTAATTCATTTATACTACCTGGCATAGAATCTACTGTCTTTAGCTCATTCTCATTCTCATACATTCATCCACCCTATACTTTAGAGTATCATTATTTTAAACTCTCCATATATTAGAAAATGTTTGAATATAATTCTATACAAACACATACTGAATTTAAAAATGGTAAGGGACATATACGGACAAATCGCGTAACCATTAAAGGAAAATCTGGATACAAAATGATTACCATCCGCAATAAATCTGGTCGCGTCACCAAAAAATCTAAAAAACGCTTATCACGTAATGAAATTAAATGTATTAAAAGGTGCCAATTTGTACCTGGCCTTTTTAGGGATTGCCAACAATGCTTAGACTAATTTACGTACAACGCCGCGTTGCTACTGGAACAAATGATACCTGTGAGCTATTCGTATAATTCATAGGATTTGGAATATTTACAGACCGCTTCTTTATAGCTATAACAGGACGCTTACGATTGTGTAAACGGATAGCTACTAATACAGCAACACCAAGTAGACCAGCAATAAGAATTCCTCCAAAGATACCTCCTACAATTGCTCCAGCATTCGATGGCTGTGCAGGGACTGTCGATGGCTCAGGGCTTATAAGAGTAAATAGCACAATAGGAGGAATTACAGTTGGAGTAGTACTTCCAATTGAATTCGCATAAGATATCATATTTGGATCCGTCGCAATAGTAGTCTCAAATGATTTTTTATCCACCATAAATACATTATTTGGATTAAGAATATTGTATGAAACCGTTGTATCTGCCACTTGTAACCTACGTAATGCTGGCCCCTGTATTATCGCTACACTCGGTAGATTAATACATACAATTTGACCATTACTGTTAAGACGCGCAATAGAAGTATCAAATGGAAGATCGATAGAACTTGTAGCAATATTAGTTATCTCAATACCTTCAAGTGGCATACGAAGAATACACGCAAGAATTATTTGAAGTTCTTGTAGTTTTGCAGGCTCGCGAAGAAGTGTATGATTTGCTTTCGGAAATATGATAGAAGATGAAATAACTGTAGTCAAATTCACTGGAAATACATACTGTGAAGGGCGCGGCTGAATAGAGAAACTATACTTGACAAATCGTGATGGATATACACTACGCGTGGGCTTCATAGATACAGACGCAGACATTGATGAGTCAGTCTGCTTGTATGTAGTCGTTGCAGTTGCTGTTGTATCAACCTGTCTTGGTGTATTAGATGCTGAAGGTTCAGTCTGCTTTGGTGTATTAGATACAGAGGATGTTCCAGTCGCAGTACTTGTCGCAGTACTTGTTACTGTACTTGTCGCAGTACTTGTCGCAGTACTTGTCGCAGTACTTGTCGCAGTACTTGTCGCTGTACTTGTTGTAGTACTTATCACAGTACGTATTGCTGTACTTATCGCTGTACTTATCGCTGTCCTAGATGCTGTCGCAGTCTCAGAGGCTGTCCCAGTTACATCCGCTTGCTTGGGCGTATTAGATGCTAAAGTTTGCTTAGGTGTAGCCGTAGAAGATTCAGTACTACTTATAATAGGCCTAGTGAAAGTAGACATAGTATTTGGTGATGCTCTTACAGTAGCTGTTGTAGAATATTGAGGTTGGGTGCGAATTGGTGAAGTAGTTACAGACGGAGTTGGACATGCCAACGCCTGACAGATTTGTGGATTGAGAGCATTTGTCGCCAAACAAGTTCTGATAGTAGTCTGGCAGGTAACCAAGGCAGGGTCACAACACGTTGGACTTGGCATCCTTGATGGACATGCTAGTGCTTGACAATTTGTACCAGTAGCAGCACCACTGGCCATACAGAGTTTAATAGTATCTTGACAAGATGCTAGTGAAGCATCGCAACAATTAGAACCTGGAGATGTTGGAAGACAACTGCTAACAGCCGAATTATAAACAAATCCTGTACCACAGGAAGTCCCGCCTTGACCTGAAACGAAACCTAGAAATCCGACGAGAAGAAGTTTAAACATCTATACATAGTCAATATAAAAGCACGCCGTCAATTTTTTAGAATATTTAATAACCGGTCATTTTATTTTTCAAATAAATTGCCCCCAATATGATATAGATTATAAAAATTGAATTCTAAATGTATCAATAAATAATAATAATAATAATAACAAATACTCTCAAGCAGAAGTCTCACAACTTCTCTTCAAATATGAAAATGATCCTAAAGGATTTATTCGAGAAATTACACAATAATTAAACAAACTCAAGGACACTATAATATCGGTCTTTCAAGATCCTAATTTTGTCACATGTAGTCTGACTTAAAAATGGCCAAACTGCCGTTAACATTGTCCTAATATGCCACGTTGGATTTATTATTTTTATTTCTAATAAATTATCTGCATACTTTTCTGTTAAGAGTTTCGCAATCCCTGAACCAGTTTTCACTTCCATTGCGTGTTTCAAATCAAACCCATCACTGTCAAATATCCAAATCCATTTTTTATCTCCAATTTGCTTTAAAGCATTATCATAATGTGATAGGATTCCATCCGTATCCGTATATAATTTAGAATTTATTGGTTTTGTGTAGTAAGTACATACGCCATCCTTTTCAGAAATTTTCTTAAAAGAATGACTTGTCGGATCCATTGTACACTTAATACAGATTGTTTCCATTTCTCCTATCACGCACTAGATAGTTTATTTTGTAGTTTTTCTCACAAACACCTCACGACCTCTATTCATCATTATAAGTAAGTTCTAAACGTTATCTTGTACTATCCCCAATAAATGATATACCTCTTGGAGCATTTTATATGCATCCTGCAGAATTGCCAGATTCTTTGAATCACCTGTTTTTCGTTTGAGAAGTTCTGACATGACAATTTTCACTTCATGTTCTGCGTTACTAACACTGTCCTTTGCAATTTCAAGATGTGTAGTTATAAAACTCATTTAGATAATGTTATAAATCTTGATATCCTTAGGTTCAATTTTTTTGTTTGGTCGCGTTACATAGACTACATAATGCGTTTAAAAACTAAAAAAACAATCGTCTATGATAATGGAGGAAACTCCTTAACATAGCTCGTGATAATTCAGTGGTAGAATTCTCGATTGTAGCAGTTTTAATGCTAAGTAAAACTCGAGTAGTCGCTGGTTCAATTCCGGCTCGCGAGAAATATATTATTATAATGTTATACATTTTAATATATATACAGTATTATATCTATGAAAAATTGATTCTAAATAAGCACTAACTAAATAGTATAATGGGTGACTACTATTGTGGTATCTGTGGGTACATCACCTATAGTAAAAGTAGTATGGATCGGCATAAAATGCGAAAAAAACCGTGTAAACCTAAAAAAATATTACCTTCATCCGCGAATCTAAATGTAGTGCGTTTAGAGCCTAAAGAATTAGTCCTACGGAAATAGTGGAGAGAAATCTCCTAGATGACTAAATAGCTCAGCTTGGCTAGAGCGTGCGGCTGTTAACCGCAAGGTCGTCGGTTCAAGTCCGATTTTGGTCGTTTATATTATTCAAACATTGATATATTTTTGAATAACTCATTTAACAAATACACTCTTTATAACCATTTTCTGTAATTAGATACAATTCTTTTTAGAGTTCTGTATCAGAATGCGCATTGTTTCCGCTTTACTTGTCATCACCTGGTGGATAGCCATTTGGGGCCTATTTGATATCTATACCGAGGATAAACCTAAAGATGAAAAAATTAAAATATATTTAGTGATGCTAGGCTTAGTATTATGTATTATACTGTTCTTTCCTCACTTAATTAATCGACTTTAGTTAATCGGTTTTTTACATCCTTTTTCATTTCAAATGCCGATTATTTCCATTTTATTTTAGAAATATCTATTAATTCTTCTGGTGTAACACCTAATGCTTGATTTTTTTGTATTTTTTTCTTATGCCATTTAACAAATGCTTCTATAAATATTTTGCGTGTAGGGAAAACATATAATACGTCCTTTCTTACTTTTTTCCATAAAGATACAACACGTTTTGAATCTTGAAATTGTTGAAAAGTCCGTATCAACCCTATTGCTTCGTCCCGTATTTCTTCAATATTTTCTAAATAAATTGCTTCATAAAATTCATTTACCTCTTCTTTCATCCATTCATATTGAATTAATTTGTTTCCATTCACTGCACGTGTTTTTTTTTCACCGGTCATTGTTCTATAATTTTTAATAGATACCCAATTTGGTATCGGAATTTCCATAATATAATATATATATATATATATTATATTATATTTTAGACAATTATTGTTCAGCGTTTGAAATAAAAAAGGTGTAAAAAATCAATAAAAAATTAGTATATTCTATTGATTTTTTTTTTGATTTTACATCTTGGTAGAAATACTGTATATCAAGAATAGAAGACTTGCCTAAGACCGTGCTCCCTCATACACTTCTCCAAATGACACCTACAAGAATGACAAGGCTCAGAGTTTCCAACCTCCTTTGTACCACGCATAATACGTATTACAATAAGAATAGCACCATTCAACTTTGAAATATCACCTACCTTCTTAAGCACAGCCCTCTCTGCGTGAATAGTTCTCTCCTGATAACCAGAACCCTTTGAACGAGTTCCCACCGCATTACTAGCAATCTCCAAAATCTTTCCACGCTTCATAAGAATTGCGATGTGCACCTGCGTATTATGCTTTAGCCATACCGAATCCACCGAAATCTCACTCTGAATCATTTGAAGCGCTGTAGCCTTACTTAACTTCATTCTCTCTTTCTTGGATATTAGAAGGCTAGATACTATGTTGAATACTTAGTATTTAATTGACACCTTATTTTATACCCTCTTTAGTTTTCAAATTTTCTTTTAGGAAGGATCTAAATCTAAAGTTTATTTTAATTCCTATTAATTATTATAATATTATTTCTTTTCTGCTTTCCACTTCTTCTTCGATTCCAATCCAGTCTTATACAATGTTTCAATCTCCTTTTCTGTTAAGGAACTAACATCTATGCCCTTTGGAACTGATACAAACTGTGCTTTCTTAAGTGATGTCTTCATAATATATGGGCCATATTGACCAGTACGAATTACATATTCCTTGAACTGCTTTAGAACTCCTGTACCCCCATTTTGCTTGGTCTCAAATCTCTCAATTGTCTTATCTAATTCCTCTCCTGCTTGAAATGGAATTGAAACTTCGCCACACTGAAGATAATCTCCAAACTTACCTGACTTTTTAATAATCTGTTGGCCTTTCCACTCTCCTACTTCATCTCCACGCTTCTTCTTCGCAGCGTCCTCCTTAAACTTAAGTGCCTTATCTTCTGTCATATCTTCAAATGCTACTCCAGTTGGCCAACCTAGGAATTGAGTATCCTCCTTTTTAACACCCTCAATCAATAGAAGAGGGCCCTTTTTTGATTGAACGGCTTTAAGTCCTCCACTAAATTCTTTCACTTTTGCGTTCTGTTCTCCCTCTTTTGTCTTAATAGATTGCTTTGAACACAAATCCTCATATCGATCCTTATATGATGCCCACATATCTCTTAAGACTTGCTTCCAGGGCTCTAAACCATCTGCCACTTGATCCAAACGTTTCTCCATCTGCGCAGTAAAACCATAATCGAACAAATCGTTAAAATGTTTCAGAACAAAGGATAACACTGAACGGCCTAAATCAGTCGGCACCAACTTATTCTTTTCAGCACCCACCTTCTTCTTTAACTCCTTCTCTTCTGCGGGCCATTGATTGGGTTTCATAGTATACTCCTTTACTTTCACCTCTCGGGCTACAATATCTTTTGTTTCTACATAATTCTTATCCTGAATTGTTGCAATTAATGATGCAAATGTTGATGGACGGCCAATCCCAAACTTCTCAAGTTCTCTTACTAGTGTCGCCTCTGTATAACGACCCTGCGCCCTTGTCTCCTTTGGCTCCGCTTTCATATCCTGCCACTTCACTTTATCACCTGGTTCTAGAATTGAAGCTTTTGACCACATATCATCCTTTGAATCTTCATCGCCACTTTGTTCAGAATCATCATCAATTTGGGCGACTTTACCAGCGCGCTTCCAACCTTCAAATGTTGTGCGCTTCCATTGCGACGACCAAGTAAAGTCCTCATCGCCTTCAATCTGAATCTTAACCTTACAAGTCTCACCCCTAGCAGGAGCCATCACTGATTGAATTGTTCGCTGCCAAATAAGATTATATACTTTCTTATCATATGCGGTCCAGTCTCCTTCAGGAAGGGCAGTTAGATCCATATGAGTTGGACGAATAGCTTCGTGTGCCTCTTGAGCCTTCACTTCGCCATCTTCTTTTTTGGCTTCTGTTTCTTTTGTTCCTGTTTCCTTTGTTCCTGCCACCTTTGGCTTCGTCTTTGTTTTCTTTTCTCCTTTTTCTTCTTTTACTTCTGTTTTTTGCGGACTTTTTTCTAAAAAGTCTGCACCATATGTGTCTAGAACCCACTTTTTAGCCTCAGCAGTGGCTTCCTCAGAAATAACCGCTTTGTCTGTACGCATATACGTAATATGACCCGCCTCATACAACCTCTGCGCAATCTTCATACAGTTTTTAGGATTGATACTAAACATAGCTGAAGCCTGTTGTTGAAGCGTACTTGTAATAAGTGGCTCTGGAGCAGATTGAGACCAGGGACGAATATCTTTAGAGATAATGGAGGCATCTGGAGTTTCGTGGATGATTTCCATATAATTTAGGGCTGACTCCTCATCCTCCAATTCATCGTCCATTTGTGCAGAGAACTTAAAGACGTCTTTAAATCCCCCCTGTGCGGTAATCCAATTTGCGTTTAGTTGCCAACTTGACGACGTCTTAAAATTCGTAATTAAATCTTCACGCTCTATTACCAACCTCAGCGCGGGTGTTTGACAACGACCCGCTGATAAACTAGGAGCTACATATCGCCATAGAAGTGGACTCATCGTAAATCCAATCATCATATCCAGCATCGCTCGACTCTGTTGTGCATTTATACGATTCATATCCAACTTACGCGGCGAGTTAACTGCATTTGTTACAGCCTTCTTCGTAATCTCGTGAAAGACAGCCCTTTTTGCTGTACTTGGATTTAACTTAAGTAATAGACAAACTGAATATGCGATATTTTCACCTTCCCTATCATCGTCTGCTGCTAAATATATATGAGTTGCATCTTTTGATTCTTCTTTTAATTGTTTAATTGCTTTTGCCTTTTCTTTAATAAATTCATATTTTGGCTCAAAATCATTATTAAGACCTATTGCATCCAATGAATGCTCTAGAGCTCTAATATGGCCCATCGATGCGATAACTCGCCATCCTGGACCAAGAAAACCTTGGATTTTTTGACATTTTGCAGGAGATTCTACAATAACTAGATTCGTCATTTCTTACACACTTTTAATTAATCATCCGACTTATCAAATTTTATAAAAAAATCTATGCGTATAGTATAAAAATGATGAAAGGAAGCACAGAAGTTATGCTTGAAACGATTATTATGTCAGCTTTAAATGTTGCCGCTGTTTATGCAGCCGCTTTTACTTATAAGCTAAACTGGTCTGGTGTTTTGACCGTTATGATTATCGCCTCCCTCCTTACGGCAACTGTTACGCACTTCCTTATCTCTAAGGCTATGGCTGTAAAGGTTCGTTCTGAAGCTGTAATTAGTGAAGGCCTCAGTGTATTAGCTGTTGCTCTTCTCTCTTCCCTCGCAATCTTAATCATCCTCGTACAACGTTTCAATCTCCCAGAAGCTCTAGGTATCGCGCTATTATCTGGACTTCTCTCTACATTAATTCGTCACCTACTCGCATAAACTTGTAAACTTTAAGGGAGTATAAAATGACATTACATTCGTCTCTATAAGATAGAATGACCAGTATTAATCAATCCAGTGGTCAAGGTGCTCTTTTTGAGCTCGTTGCCCGTGGCGTCAAAGATACTTACTTCCTTAAAGACTCCAAAGAAAGCTTCTACCCATACGATGCTAGCTATGAATCCTCCGCACACCATCTCGCCGAACGCAAAACAATTGTTCCCATTAATGGCACCTCTTGGGGTAATACTTTTGAAGTTGAAATAGACCCCTATGGTGATGTTATGACTGAATGCGCATTTGAAATTGATTTGCCTACTTGGTTACCACAACTCCCAAGAGTTCTTGGTGGACCCCTTTATAAACCTAGTGTAATTAATGGTCTTTACCCAATTACCACAAAAATTAATCTCGAATCATACGGATACGTTAACTATATTGGATACTTTCTCTTTGAAAAAATTCAATTCTATCAAGACCAATTCTTAATTCAAGAATGGAGCGGCGATGGACTTCTCGCTAAACAACTATCAGAAGGCTCTTATACAAGTAGTTTTTTACAACAAACTCTGGGCGGACTTCTAGAACCAATTGACCCAGTAACTAATTTACCTACTAATCGTGGTATTCAATTAAGGGCGACACCTGGACACCTTAGAGTTAAGTTACCCTTACCAGGACTACAATGTCCAGGAGATGGAGGATTTCCTCTTGTTGCTATGGCCTGGCAGAAATTTCGCCTTAAAGTGACTCTAAGAAAATTGGAAGATCTAGTTGTATGCAGCAACGAATCACTTTACAGACCAAATATTACTCCCTGGTTAGTTCCTGAATTTACATACACTGGAGAAAATGGAGTTCAAATTGACTTTACACCAAATACACTAGCAGAGATGGGAAATCCAACTATCCTCCTTTCAACTGTTCAACATTACGTTCCACCTCGGGTCCAAGAAGAACTCCGCTCCACACCTATCCAGATTCCTTTTCGACGACAGTTTGAGAATAATTTTACATTTGGCGAATTGGACTATATTCCGTTGGATAAGGGCGGTACTGCTGCTGTAACTCGTCGGCTAGATGGACGGCATCCAACAGAAAAGATTTTTTGGTTCTTTAGAAATCAAACCTCAATTGACAGAAATCGTCTCGATAATTTCTCCAATGATTACTTTCTCCCTATTCCACCTGCTGTGATACCACCAACCGCCACAAATCCATATACCCTATTCTATGGAGCGTACTTCTACAAAATGAAACTTGTTATTGCAGGACGTGATCGCGAAAATTTACACGAACCTTTCTTATGGCAAGACATTTGTCAATTAGTCAAAGATGAAAAGGCAAGCGGACTAGGAATCGGTGAAATGAAATGGTCAACAGGTGATAATTATGGTACTATATATCCAGCCCCACGCCAACCTGAAGGTACCGTTAATTTTACTACGGCAGATAGACCAACATTACATATAGATTTAGCGAATATAACAGGTAATGAATATGATGGAAGACGTAGATCAGAGTTCCGCGTATTTACTGAAGGATGGGATGTTTATGATGTACGTGAAGGACGAGGTAGATTACTGTTTGCAAACTAAGGAGACGCAAGCGTCCCCTTAAACCCCTCTCTTGATGTAAATTCCTTACAACATTCAATAATATTTGTTGGCACTTTTTCAAAAAATGCTTTTTGCGCTTTTTTGTAGGAAGTGCTAATAGGCAATAATGAGCGCGCATATACATATACGGCATAAGACTAATAAACGTTCAGATTCATTATGTATAGGTATCATTACAATTCCTCATATGAAGAAAACTAAATACGGCCAAACACATATTATGAAAGCATATGTTGATTGGTTTGAAGAACGTGGTGTTCGTGTTATTCCCATACCATACGACACCACTGAGCACGAGGCCTACTTCAATATGGTAAACGGCCTCTTTATTCCTGGCGGCGAAACTACATACATCGTCAAACACACAAAGTTTATAGATACCATTACGCGGTTTTTTGAATTGTCCTTAGCCAAAGATGAATATTTTCCAATATGGGGTACTTGTTTTGGGTTTGAGTTATTGATGTTTTTAATTGGCGGATTTACAAAGTTAAAACGCTATCCAGCTCAGGGATTTTATCCACTCCAGATTACCCCAGCAGGGCACAATTCTAGAATGTTTCGATCTTTTCCTACAAGTTATCTACACTATCTAGAACACAATAAATCCTGTAACAATAACCACGAATATGGTATTTCACCTAGCGATTTTTTAAACAATTCACACCTACGCCGTTTTTATAACATACTTGCTACAAGTATAGATAATAACGGTAAAGAATATGTGGCTGCAATTGAGGGCAAGCACTATCCAGTATACGGAGTTCAATGGCATCCAGAACGTCAAAGAACAACTGGACACTTTGTAGATTTCTTTATTTCAGAACTCAAGAAAAATAAACATAAATGCGTCCCTTATCCATATTTACGGGCTGTATTACGACCTCATAAATGTATTCAGTATTCAGAACACCGTGATAAACTATGCTACTTTTTTTAAATGAGTCCAAAGATACAATAATCTAAAGATATCGTTATATTATTAAATATAATGATATATTTTGTATATGATATTCTGTCACTTTCTTTAAATAGCGAACAAGCACACGAGATGGAACTCAAATTAAATATTACTACAAAGGGCCATATATGGAAGAAAATTGGAGATTATCTATATGACTTTCATATAGGGAAAACAAATAATACAATACATCATATTACACTCGAGCAATTTAATTTTTTAAATAATCTTTCTAAGTATTCATTTGATGAAGTATTATACAGTATATGGAGTTCATATCAGCCATCATCTAGGCAAGTTTAAAGCCATTCTTCATCCATTGAGCAACCTTCATTGTATCAGAAGATACAAAAAGGGGCTGGGCATTACCATTGACAATTGCTAAAAATGCGGGAATACTTTTTACGCCACAATAACCAGGCGTATAATCATTTTCATCAATATCACATTTATACCATTTTATTTGGTCACTTAGACCAACTAAGAAATCCTTATCTAAACGTCTACAAGGGCCACACCAGGGGGCCGTAAAGAGAATGATTACGACTGGATCGTGGGGCTTAGGAGGATTCTTTTTTATCAGACTCTCGAAGAACTCCTGGCTCGGGAGGGGAATCATCTTTCCGTGGTTGCTCATTCTGTCTTGAGCGACGGTAAGTTAAAATAAATCCAGACACAGCAATTAACGCCAACGTACCCATTAACACAAACGGTAATACATTAGATGCTGAACCACCTCCTGCCTGCGCTGTTAATGCTGTCTTTGCTGCACTAATTGCTTCAGGTGTTAGTCCAGATGAGAGACCTGCTATCGCTGGTGCAACTGATAATGCTGCTGATGCTGCCTTTGCCACATCACCCGCTGTAGATATCACACCTTGTGCCAAGGAAGCACCCTTATCTAGCGCATTTCTACCTAGAGCAAGTGACTCCCGTGCTGTTCCAGCTATATCATCTACTGTTTGTAGGCCCATTTGTACAGTATTTGTAACTGGTTTTATTACTGGCTCTATTACTGGGCCAGCAAATGATGCGATTCTCTGAACTGGGCCCCTCAATACACCATCAATTACCACACCTGGATTTGTAATAACTCCTTCTGCAAATTCACCCACATTTTCTACTGCTCCTACAGCGGCATCTTTGACTCTCACAAGTGGATCAATAATACTACCTAAAATTGGTATCGAGCTCTTTAATTTCTCTGCCACAGATGGCGGAATTGGTGGAGATGGAGCACCAAAATACTCATAATTCCCATTCGTTACCGACTTCGTATCAAAGAAAAACTTAAACAATTTATACAACCACCAACCCAACGCAATAGGCGAAAATATCAACGTAATAAGCGAAATTAAACGAATAAATCCTGATGTCTTATCTCCAAGTAAGAAGGAATCTACACCAAATATACCTGTAAACATTAGAGCAATGGCATAAATAAAGAATCGCATATGTTTTTTATCAGGTACATCATTTGCCAATACACCCGCTGCTATCCCTTTTGGGCCTAGTGAAGGCACACCTAGACCAAATACTTTGATCACATCATCATTAAATACCGCCTGTAATGCATCCCATATCCACCATACTCCAAAGAATAATAGATTAATTACAATCTTTGCTAAAAATGTCAGTGGCGAACGTAAATAAAGATGGTCTAATGCAAAAAAACCACCTATTACTGCTAAGGCCATAAATACGTCATAAGATAAGTAAATAGCCTCATTTCCACCTTCTTTGCCATTACTATTTTGATTATTGGTACCAGCATTTTTATTGGTACCTAACCAATATTCAATTTGAGATACACCTGAGCTCATTACTGTCTAATGTGACTTTTTTGGATTGTCTTTAGCGCTTTATTTAGATTTAAAGACAATACAATAATAATAATAATTTTACAGGCCAATACAATTAAATAGTAAATAGAAGACCACCAAATCCATTGATTACACGGAAAACGTTATAGTTGTGCCCGTAAACAACAATACGGCAATTTCCTCGCTGCTGCCAAGCAGGAATCGTTGGATTACTTAACACTGGATTCATTTGAATCTGCCATACAATACTATCAATGCGACTGGCGTTCATAGTTCCCGTGGGCTGAAAATCCTCTGGCCTTAGAGCGAACGAGTAATCATAGATAAATGAATAGACCGGAGTGGTAGTGTGATGGTCGTATGGCTGTTGTAATCTGAAATACATTGGGCTTCGGAGTGGAAAGCGATCATAACCATCCAATTGTAACTTAGCAGCTGATATCAAGTCTAAACGACCCGCTGGAGCATTACCATTAACATATGGCTGAACAAGTGCTGGACAGGGCTCATTGATTGCTAAATTACTGTAATTAAACCATTCATTGCGGTTAATCATTTCATCTCGCTGTGCCACAAATATAAATTCCTTAATCGGATGATTGAACTCCACTGAAATTGTTGCTGTAGTCTGCTGCGCCGTTAATGCATATGGAGGAGTATATTGAACTTGCTCAATAAGATATTCGTGCGATGTTGATACAAACATACGACGCTCCTCCACATCCAAATATACATAGTCACCCCATAACATCATATTCACGATTTGTGATGTACAACTTACATTAATCGAACAGGCAGGCTTCCACAATTCCTGTGTAGCTGGCGGCTGCGGCGGTAATACCCAAAATAATTGTTGTAATGGTCGAAGTGTAATATTAATACGAATTGGGTGATATTGTAGAGCCAATAAGGGGAGATATAGACCAGGATTATTACAGAAATAGAATTGTAGGGGAATTAGGAGTCGTAGGCCTTCGGACTGTGGGCCTGCTTGTAGAATTGGTGGCGGACCAGATGGCGGAACATATTGCTCGACACGACCAATCATTTCATTTAGTGCATCACGCTGCCCAGCAGGTGTTGTCAACTGAGTCCAGATTTCCATCCATTCTCCAGTCTGTCGGTCAATCTCCTGTTCACCAACTTCAAATGTAATCTCCTGAATTAATGCGTGACCTACTGAATTTGTATACTGTAATTCATTCCCATTTGTATCATAAATTCTTGGTAGAGTTACATCTAAATACACTCTGCCTAAGAGGTCACCTCTTCGGGGAATAAGACAACTGATTCGTTGGCCAAAATTGGGGGTACCATCGAAATACATTGGTTGAGATTCTGTAGCAAAATTGGTGTGGCGGCGATAAACCATCTTAAAAAAACTAATTTGAGGATTACCCGTTAAGAATAAATCCTGTTTTCCTGTTGCTACAAGTTGTAATAGACCTCCACCTGCTGGCATTCTGTAGTACGTTCCGGATATTTAATAATTCATTTGATTCGCAGTGTTTTATCTCTAAGCTCAAGATTTTTATCTGATAATTTCATTCTCACCCGTTTCTAGATGAGTTCTTCAGGCATTAATGCCATAAATAGTGGCCCATTAATTATTCGTTCATATCTGGGAAGTTCCAGCAACAATACATATGCTCTTGGTGCCAATGATATACCTATATCAAGTAATCGAGTTCTTATAACATCTACTAATGGTCTAGTTGTACTATCTGATAATATTTATGTATCCAGTATTACTGTTTCAAGTATAAATGGTGGTGGTGGAGGTGGAAATGATGTATATTGGTCAAGTACTTTAAATAATGGTGGTATTGTAAATACTAATACAGGAAATGTTAATATAAATTCTACATTATCGGTATCAAGTATTGTAAATGTACCACAAATATCTACTTTTGCTGTAGCTTCTGCTATTAGTACTGCAAAATCATATTTTATTAATTATACAGCTGATATTGGTAATGGACCTGTATATCCAATATATCCTGTATTACGTTTCAATTCACTTAAAAATGGTAATCAACCTAAGTCATTAATACTTACAATGAGTGACGGAAACCCAACTTGGATAAGCAGTTGGGAAAACCTTGAACCAACAGATATAACAAATGTTTGTGCAAATTTTAATATTAATTCAAATAGTACTATTACACAACAATTTTTTACATCTACAATAAATACTAGTACAATTAATGCTACTGGTCCAGCTATTTCACGTGTTGCTACATCTACAATTGTATCAGATCCTACTTCAAGTGGCTGGATAAATTATCTTGGTAAATATTGCTTTGTTAATGGTGATACTATTCCGACTTTAACTCTGCCTACAGCAGGTGATGTCCCACCTGATGGAACAATTATAGTTATACGTAATATTGGAGTATCTGGTAATATTACAGTAAATAATGTAGTTGGTGGTACATCTATTATTTTATCTGGAAGAACTACTTCATTTATTTATACTACAACTGTTACGACTGGTTGGTATACTTTATAATAAATTAGTTTTATATATAATAGACTTAAAATGTCTTGGTATGTCGCTTCTACGGTTAATTATATACCATATCAACAAGTTATCTATTCAAGTCCAGGAACATATACCTTTAATATACCTCCTGGAGTTCAAATTATCAATTATGAAATAATTGGAGCAGGAGGTGATAACTATTATGGAGCTGGTAGAGCTGGTAATGGAGGTTATATTAAAGGTTCAATAACACTGCCTCCTAGTACTTCTTCCATTAATATTTTTGTTGGCGCACCTGGTAATGAATTTTATAATCCAACAACACCATCTGGAGCTACATATATTTATATACCAACAATAGGCCCATTATTTGTGATAGCAGGAGCGGGAGGCTGCCCAACAAATTCTGCAGGAAATCAAACTGGAGGTTGGGGAGGCGGTTGGTCTTCTCTCCCTCCATCAAATGAAGTAGCTGTAGGTGGTGATGGAACTTCATCTGGTGATGGTATTGGAGGTCAAGGAGGTCAAATTAATGGTGGTGGAAATGCTGGTGCATGTTCAATAACTCCAGGTATACCTGGAAGTGGAAGACCAACTCCTGAAAACTATGAACAAGCATTAGGAGGAGCTGGCAATCTTGCTCCTGGCGGTAATGGTTATACAGGTGCTGGTAGTGGTTGTGCAAGTGGTGGAGGAAGTTCATATTATAACCAATCGTTTACTACTATAACAGCATCATATCCTGGTAATATACTCCCCCCTACTCTATTATATCCATATGGGCGGGAAATACAAGGAGGATATGCCTCTGTAGGATATATTATACCATAATCTTTTTTTAATTACTTATACTATTTTAACATTTAGTGACACTTCAACAAATTATTACTATAAAATAGTAATAATTACACATATCATAATTTCTCTCGTATTTTATACAAATTAATTATGATACAGATAATTAGGATTAAATGACATCACGTGATTTTGGATTTACTACACTCCGAAGTGCTGTCGCATATCGACGTAATAATACATTAGTTCCACCAAATAATGTATATATAACGAGCACCAATGGTGCTGCAATATTCTCAGATACTTTAACAATTAGTACTATTAATGTAAGTACTATCAATGGTGGCGGTGGGGGTGGAGGTGGAGTTAGTTCGATCAGTTCTGGAATAAATATCTCAACATCTGGAACTCCTTCTATCCCCATCATCAACGTATATATTAATTCAACACTGGATATGAATAACTATGGTATTCTCAATTGTAATAATTTGACGAGCAATACTTCCCCTTTCACCATCTCTACAATTGGTAATGTTAATATTTCCTCAAATAATGGAACTGGAGCTGTAAATATTAATGGAAATTTAGCTGTTTTAAGTAGTGCTATTACACAACAAATAGTTACATCATCTATAACAACAAATCCTGGCGCAGGTGGTTCTTGGGCAAATTATTATGGTAAATATACTTTTGTAAATGGTATAAGTCCTTTTACATTGACATTACCTACAATAAGTGTTACGGAGGGTTCTGTACTTATCTTCAGAAATTTAGACTCAAATCCTGTTACAATTGTAAATGTATTATCTGGCGGTAGTCCACTAGCTGCTAATGGGGCTGCCTCATTTGTTTATACACAATATGCACCAGGAGGCCCTATTTGGGTTTCCTTATAATTTTTAAAATGTTTTATTAAATTAAATGGCATTTATTACGGGCGCTGGTTTAATTACTATTAAGAATACATCTGAAGATTTCTTTTTTTTTAATGGGACTAATCCTAGCCTAACAGATAATTATACATTTACTGCCTCACAGATTTTAGGATATTCAAAATTAGATTATATCCTTGTTGGAGGCGGCGGCGGTGGCGGCGGACCCTTTACTTCTCTTTTAGTGCCATATCCTGGTGGTGGAGGCGGTAGTGGTGATATTAGAGCATCTTTTCCTTATACAGGAACAAGTGGAACTTTTACATATACTGTCATAACTACTGTCGATGATAGTACTATAGATATATCAGGAGCAACATCCATCACTATTACAATAGGCACAGGTGGTCTTGGCGGTGTGTATAGTGATGCATCCCCTATCGATGGTACAAAGGGATCCTCTACTATATTGGCAATTGCTGGTACTAGTCCACTAACTACAGCTGTTACTGGTGGATTTGGTGGGAAGGGTGGATTTATAACAACACCTCCTAATAATGGTTGTGGCGGTGGAATTGGATTTAATGGCGGGGGCGGAGGAGGTGGAACTACTCTAGGGCAGGCAGATATAAATGGTATTGGTGGAACTACAACTGGTTCAGGTACATCAGGTACAAATTCTACATATTCATCTGTACCACCTGGTACAATAACTGCTGGTAATGGAGGTGGGCCTGGTGGTATAGGTAATGGAGTAAGTATAAGTAATGATCCAATATATGGAACCCCTGCAGAGCAGACTATAACTGCTGGCGGTGGTGGGGGTGGAGGGACACAAGTAACTATAAGTGGAATCAGTACCATAACAGGTGGAAAAGGCAGTTATGGTACTATAGCTGCCTCTCCATATGCGCAGCCGCCACTAGCTCCTGCTGCAGAAGTTGGATATGCATATACTGGTGCTGGTGGGGGCGGCGGCGCCATATCATTCTATTACCCAGGGGCACCACCGCCAATTGATGTAAGCGCACAACCTGGCGCAGTAGGTGGAAAAGGATATGCCATTCTATGGTTTCACAATTAAATCATACTTCATAATTTTATTATATTTTATACAAATTAATTATGATATATAATTTAATATTATTGTAATAGATGTCATTGCTCATTGCTTCTACGGCTATCAGTATTTTCTACAATCAACTCATTTATTTTAATGGGCTAAATCCTTCTTTTGGTGATATCACAACTTTTACACCATCCGATTATGGCAAATACAAATATTTAGATTATATTCTCGTTGGCGGCGGCGGCGGCGGTGGAGGGAGCTTTACAGCATACATTACCGCATATGGTGGCGGTGGAGGAGGAAGTGGTGATATCAATGCATCCTTTCCCTTCACAGATACAAATGGAACTTTTACATACAATGTTACTGCAACGCCTGGTTCAACTACATTATTATTAGCTGGTACAACCTCTGTTACACTACAAATTGGGGCTGGTGGAAACGGAGGAACTTTTGCTGAAGATTATCCAGTAAGCGGATCTAATGGAAGCTCCACTACACTTACAATTAATGGAACTGTGCCTCAAACTATAGTAGCACTTGGCGGTGGTGGTGGTGGTGGTGGATTTCCTAATCCCATATCTTATAATATCGGTTCAGGTGGTGCTACAGGTTTTAACGGTGGTGGCGGTGGAGGAACTGCCGAGGCCTCTACTGGCAAGATTATAGTACAAGGTATAGCTGGAAATAGTACTGGAAATGGCTCGGCTGGTACAACTTCTCAACTTAATAGCGGTAAATTCACATCAGGTGCTGGTGGCGGAAATAATATAGCTGGCGGTGCCAATAATCAAGTTAATATTACATTTAATACTGATATATATGGAGAATACCAGGAATTAAATGTTGGCGGAGGTGGTGGCGATGGAACACAAGTTATTTTAAATACAGGTAGCCCTATAACAGGTGGAAGAGGAAGTTATGGGTCTTTATCTAACACAGCAATACCACCTGCTGCTCCTGCTGCTGTTGCTGGTGTAGATTATACAGGTGCTGGAGGTGGTGGAGGAGCATTATCAGCATTTATACAATCTGGAGGAGGATTTAGTGGACAAAGTCTTCAAAATGGCTCTAATGGAGGAAAAGGATACGCTATTCTATGGTTTCACAATTAGACCGCTGGGCATTTCAAACCAGCAATAAGCAAATTTCGCCAAAGGCAAAATAGGCTTGAATCTTGTTTAGAAATACCCAGCGGCCGGCGGCAAACAGGCATTTTTAAATGCCCGTTGGTCTAAATCATACTTCATAATCTTTTCGTATTTTATACAAATTAATTATGATATACGTAATTAGGATTAAATGACATCACGTGATTTTGGAATTACAACGCTCCGAAATGCAGTCGCATATCATTTAGATGGTTCAATAGTTCCAATCAATAATGTATATATAACAAGCACAAATGGGGCAGCAATATTCTCAGATACTTTAACAATTAGTACTATTAATGCAAGCACTATTAACGGCGGAATTACTTTACCATCTGGTATTATTTCTATGAGTACCCTAACTTGGAGCTCTTCAGGGGGAGTATCATTCGCTTCCACTATAGATACAAATATTACTGTCAATAGTAAGATTAGTGCTACAACACAACTTGCCAATGGATATACAATTGGATCACTTAATGTAGTTCAAAATAACTGGATAATTGCTGTTTCTCCATCTAATGGCTCTATACAGTTCATACTAAATGGGACTGTTCCATCTGCTGGATATGACTCATCAGCGCAGATTAGTTGGGCAGTTGTGGGTTAATCATCTATATATATAGTCTTCATTGACCTTGGATTCAGACTGATTTATAAACCTAAAATACTTCTATATCTTTTCCAATGGAATTTTATATTTACTAGCACCAATATTAATTATAAAAGACGAATGTAAAGTCGTTGCGGCAGTTGATATCACACCTGGTACCATATTTATTGATGAAAATGTAAATTCTGATATTGTTCCTTTTCCACCATCTAACGTTAAAAAATTAATATTACCAGTACTAACTGTTGAGGCATATAATGTAGAATGAACTGTAAATGTGTTTCCAGTAATTGTACTACCAGACATTGTTACAAATGAAATGTGTCCCGTTGCATCTATTGAAGATACATTCAGTGTCGAGTGTATTGTCATTGTATTCGCAGTAATTGTACTACCAATAAGTGTTGAAAATAAAATATCTCCAGACGCAGTCATTGTACTTATATTAAGAGAGCTTATATCAGCAACAGATGCGAATAGCTGTCCTGTACTTAATGAGTTAGTAAACGCATTATCCCCATATAATGAACTAACAGATAAAGAACTAATATCAGCAACAGATGCGAATAGCTGTCCTGTACTTAATGAGTTAGTAAATGCATTATTTCCATATAATGAACTAACAGTTATTGTACTAGCTTGAAAGTTACTTATATTTAATGTATTAGCATTAAATGTACTAACATTTAAAGAACTTATATCAGCAACAGATGCGAACAGATAGCCTGTACTAATATTATTAAACTTTGAATTACCATCAACTTCTAATGTACCATGTATGACTGTATCTACTACATCAAGTCTTAATGTACTTGCGATTATTGTTATTTCTTGGTTAGGATCAGATGGTACTGGCCGAATTGTACTTATTGAAAGTGTAAATGTAGATAAATTAATAACAGATGATAGATTTCCAATAAGAGTTGATATAGTCTCATCAATATTAACGACGGTGGTCTGTTTAGCTACGTTTGCGGGAGGGGCATATGGTGAAATTAAAAATGGGTTATTGTTATTGGATATAAAAAGATCCGCATTTGATATTTGTAAATTATTTCTATCATTATATTTACTACTATTACGTCCAAGTTGATTAGCATCCATTTAATTATCTCTATCATATATATTTTTCTTTATGTAGCCTTAAAGATAATATAAAGAAAAATTACACAAATGCTAATTAGACAAATGAATCAAGATACTCCAAAATATTATATGCCATATGATTCGGAGAATGATACAGGGAATGATACAGGAGAAGATACGGATGATGAATCTGAAGATTATAATAGTGAAGGTTTGCCTGAATATGAAGATCCTCGTATCAGACGTGAAGAAGACCCGCGATATGCTATTATAGCTGCGGCAGGGCCTAATTTTAATACATCAGCGCAACAACTTAAATATATGGAACACGCCCCAGGCTCTAGTTATGATAATAGCACAAATATTACAAATCTTTCTTCATTTACATACTTAAACCCGCCTAAAACAACCCAGACAACTCTTTTGAGTATTAAATCAACCAATAGAGATTTTTCCGTATGGTCATCACCATTTTATTTTCAAATCTATACACCTCGTGTATATAAAAACGTTACAAAATTTCAACTTGTACAAATTTCATTTCCTAATAATACTACGAACTTTGTTAATTCTCCAGTATTTGTTCAAGAACTTTCTGCTGTACTATTAGGATTAGGTGTTCCTGAGGAATGTCTTAGTACTTGTATCAATATATCAGGCTGTGTACCTGGTCTAACTAGTATTGCAGTAGCTGAAAAAGCACGTGTTAATTCTAATGGAGAACCTACATACTATGCCTTTTCAATTCCAAATGGTAACTATAGCAATAGTAAATTAGCTACAGCGCTAACAGTAAGTGCTAATAATACACCACCTTTCAATGTAATTTCATATGAAACATTTGCAAATGAATTCAAAATTCATCGCGATGTTTCAATATTATTCAATGAACCTGGCGATTACTTTCAGACAAATGTATCTCGTGGCATACGTGGCTCTCATACAAAGAATGATATTATCAATACCTACTATACTAATTTACACATTGATTCATATCCAGTTATCACAGATAAAATTGCTACTAATGCATACTATTTTCCTGTTCTTAAAGAACTACTTGCATCTGGTTTAGCCAATGTATTTATTAAAACAGGCTCGTACACATTCTCACAAGTATCAGACTATGTTCTCGGTCAGTTTCTCGGACTAAATAGCGATATATACTACACTCTATCTATTCTCAATAAGGGTGTACTTGATAATTATAGAAAACAATTTACATTTGAACTAAGACATATTAATAAATATATCTTTTCATATAACGAAAACATTAGAAGATTTAGTTGTAGCCATAATAGCTTACATACATCACTACAAAGTGATATTACAAATAAATATAATTCGTTATATAATCACGCACTAACTCTTAAAGGTCTTAATAATAGATCATTTCAAACTCTTAAAACATTATATTCAAATTCTAATTCCGTCTTTAAGGCTTTGGAATCTTATCTTAGTACTATATTTTACAATTATACTCTTGGTAGCATAACTAATTATTCATATATTGGTGGTTTAATATACGCCAACTCTACTATAAGTGAATGGAATGCCCATACAGGTTTTTCATCTATGTTTAATTTTAGTAATATATTTGGAGCACAGCTACACGGTAATTATCACGGATCAACCTTTACTTTTACTAACTTCTTAGATTATCATAATACCATATCTAGTTATTATAATATTGTTGAAAATGCTAATTCAACTATTTCATCTATTCACGGATATTCTAACTCTAAACATCACGAATATATATCAACTAAATATACAGGTATAATACCTCATCACATAATAAATAATAAAACATATAACGATTGTAGAGGTATTCCTGCTGCATTTTTACCACACCAAACACTTTTTAGTCCTGGCCAGAAAATACCACATCCTGTTCTAGCATTTGAATCACTAGCAGATGTATCACCTAACCCGCCGCCAACCTATGGTGACATACCATATTCTACTTGTCTAATTGACTGCTGTAATGCATACGAAAAAATTGTAAAATCATGGTATGGTTGTATACCTACTGATACTATAATTAATCAATTTCCATCATATCGACTTGGTATTAATTTTCTTGATTCAACTAAATTTAATGCACTTAGTACTATCTTAGCACTTAATTCAACAAGTAATTTTAATTTATTTTTACAAATTAACGATTTTCAATCATTTAATAATATGGATGTAGCAATGAATGAAAATTATTCTATTTCCAATGAAACTTCTGGTCAGGTTAAACTTATGGCCGCTAAAATTCTTCTACAAGGTGTCGCAACTGGAGAAGCATCTGAAACTGCTATCCAAAATCCAGTCCTATTTGAAACCCCATTAGGTAAACTTGATAAGTTGGAGTTAAAAATATATGCGGATGATACCGCTCTAACACCTATGTGGCTATTCTTACCCTTTGATATCGGTATTAATGAATGGACTGCCACCTTTCAAATAGATGAAGAAGTTGCTTTTGCTAATAGAGAGGCTGGATTTTCAGGTAATGTTCCCACTATCCCTATTCCCAATAATCCTCAGAACTTTCAATATATAGGACTCACTGCGAAGGATAATCCTAATAATAAATAAATATTTTGACTAAGTAATGAGTCAAGTTCAGCCGCCATCTCCATTTGTTAGCGACTTTCCTTTCGCAAATGTGGAGGGTAATCTTTTTACACCTGTCTGCCTCCGCACACACTGGGATCCTACTGAAATGTTACGACACATCCTCCCCCAACAAAAAGTCGGTCTCCCTCAAGACTTCCGTCCCTGGGTCAAAGTATGTAAAAACTACGTAACAAGCGCCCCTGCTATTCCAGCCCCTATGCCCCCTAAAGATATGGTCTTTCCAACTGGAGGTGAATTCTATCCACCCGGTCGTTACGCTGCTGCCATTGACCAAGAATCTATCTTACGAACACTCAATCACCCCCTCGATAAATGGTGCCCTTCCACCAAATACATTCCTCGACAAAGTTCCGATATGTACGTCGCTGGTATGACTGTTCCTGACAGAAAACCTGTCTCTGACGCCTTCGTCTCAGAATTATCTATGCCCCAAGCTCTTCTCAGAACTGACATTTACACCTGCCGTTCTGAAAATGATACTAAATATTTTGATAGAAGCCCCCGCCTCTTCAATAACCCCACCAAACAAGATCGTTATGGTGCTGCTAAGTTCTATGCACTTCCTGGTGGTGGACCTCGTGGCGACCCAATGCCCCACGGTGGCGTAAATGAAGTACCACCTACTCAACAGGCTATTCGCGCTGCTTGGCCCATTGAACAACCTGGAGGCCCCTTACCTGACTATAAAAAAGGTGACCCTACTGAGCGCCCTATCCGCGGATTTGGTAGCACCCGCGCCCCTGGCACACAAGCACCTAACCAACAAAATCTCGGGCCTAAACCTCCTGGTACAGGTTATACTTCGTTTGTAGGTACAACCACATCTGGCTTAGCTGCTCCCGTATGGTAGTTGTTATCTCATATTGAATTACTACTCCAGTCGCAGCATTCACAAATCCAATTGCCTCCAATGAACGATCATATATTTCCTCATAAGCATACTGTTTTAATAAAAGTAGTATCTTATCCTCAGTACTTGGTACAAAGTTTGGATCAAAAAATACATAATACGCACACTTCTCCGTCATTATATCAAACTGAATTGGACGAATCCCCTCCACCTCAAACAAAAAATTAAAACTTGGATTCTCCTGTGATACTATCCATAACGGAACTGCCACCTCTATCGCCTTTACTATATTCTGCTGTTCCTCTTGAAACAAAAAGGGAAATATTGTACTGTATTGATATAACGGAATATTTCTACCTTCGATTACAGATTTGATAGAAGAAATTCGCCAAATATCACCAAGTATATCGTGTGTCTTTTTACTCTTATCAAGAATCGCGTGCCAACTCCCTAATACCTCTGAACGCAACTCAGTTGGTACTGAATTTCTTACTAGTCCAAAGTTAAATTCATTAAGGTCGAATCCGTGATGTCTCATTGGTCTCAATTGTCCGCGAATTTTAGCAATAATCATTAATGCGTGTGTCATATCCTGTACCGTCCAATTCAAATGTCTTAACTTTGCCTTAACATATTCGTCTAACTGATGATATTCTACTGCGGGCATTTGTTGTGTATGCTTTAAAAACTTATGTACCAAATGCTCCAATTCTGCCTCATATGTTTCCCAGAATTCAATATCCTCCCTATAAATTCTTAATGTAAGAAGTGCCTCATTTACAGCTGGAGTTATTAACTCATCTAATTTATTTTGGTGAATCGCACATTCTCTCAAGGTAATCCATCGCAACATTTCTAACCAAGTTTCGCGGGCATCACACTGACGCACCCATTCTGGCATTGAAAACATTTGACCAAATTGATAAATTGATTCCGTTTTAACATTTTTAATTATAGGAACATAATTCTTCTCTCTTAAGTCATTCCAATCTGCCCCATCAAATCCACGAATCATATCCTCAATGCTCATTGTTGATGCAGCAGCCTCATTTGTACTAAGCTTGAAAGATGCGATATTATGAAACTTTAGAAATGGACGTGGAATCTCTCTTACAAATCTGGATAATGATCGTTCGTGTCTAGAATACGTCATATATAGCCCCTTCTTTGCTCTTGTAGCCGCCACATAAAATAGTCGACGCTCACACACAATTTCTTCATCACTCTTACGCGATGGAAATACATCATCATGTAAATTCATAAAAAATACTATATCCCACTCTAAACCCTTTGAAGCGTGAATTGTTGTAAGTGTTATCTTCTTATTATGCTCCTTTGAACGTTCTGGATCATAGTTTGTACAAAGATTGTATGGAATACCTTTTAGATGAAGACGTTCTTCGATTTTGAATAAATCGTGATTATATCGAGAAATTACTGCGAAATTAAAGTTTGGTGTACCTGGTCCTGTAAACTTCTTAATAAACTTCTCTAAAGAATTTACAATCCAGTCATATTCATCTGAAGCTCTGAAAAAGAAATGTACTTCTGGCTTTCTACCTCCTTTCTGATTTGCAACCATCTTTTCCTTAAATGGTAATGTTGGAATAAATCGCATAATAGAATTCGCAATTGTTACAATTGCTTCCGTTGAACGATAATTCATACAGAGCTGATAATCCTTTACACGCGGAATATTATTATGAAAATTTAGAATAAAATCCACTGATGAACCACGCCACGTATAAATATTTTGAGCATCATCCCCTACAATAGTCATAGTAGCCCATTTATGATAGAAGCCTTTTAGAAGTTGCCATTGAATTTCATTAATATCCTGATATTCATCTACAATAATTGTTCTGAAGCGTTCTACCCATTTTTTGGCACGGTCTGTTTCTAGCCACTTAACTAACCGATAAGGGAGTTCATCAATAAAGGGCTGATCTGCTATCATTTTTGGTGCCATATCTCTTAAAATCTGTGCAGATAGAGCGTGAAATGTTCCCGCATACATATTTACATATCCAATCAAATTATGTACACGCTGAATCATTTCCTGTGCTGCCGCGCGACTAAATGTTACAAGTAGAATTTTAGATGGATCAATATCATAATATTCTACCAAGTATGCAATGCGTGCTGTAATTGTAGTTGTTTTCCCTGAACCAGCTGATGCCAAAATTCGTTGATTTTCCGATACAGGACTTGTTACTACCTTATACTGTTCTTCATTTAATGTAACCGAACCTTGTGAAAATTCCAATATATGTGACATTATATAGGAATTTGCTCTTAATGAATACTAGTTATAAATTAGTTTATATTCTGTTTATTGTGTTTATTATGTTTATTGTACATAAATTATTCCCTGTGTTCGTAAATTAGCCTCTGTTAATGCCTTACGTAATGGACCATACTTCATTTTAAATTCATTACTAAGTCTAATATTCTCTTCTTTCTCATCTACTCGTTTCCATACTGATACAAAATCTATCCAAAATCCACCTGGAGGTGGAAGAATATGAAAGGTCTCTTCTACTTTGACTGGATAGGATTTGCCATCTAGGGTTTTACCTGACCAATATGCTAACGCTTGACCCGCATCTGAATAGAATCTCCAATTATCACCAGGATGTTCGTGATATGGGCCGTTTGAAGGGGCATTTACATAAATATAACCACCCTTTTTAATTATACGCCCCATTTCTCGAAATGTCATCCAAAAACAAGGATCGTGCTCAAAACACGATGTCGAAACAATTAAATCAAATGACTCATCTGGAAATGGAAATACATCACCTGGTTTCATAACTACATCTACACTTGGATGTTCTTCAATATCTAATGAAGTATACTTTATTTTTAATAAAAGTTCAAATGGCTTCCTCAAACTACCATTAACATCAAGTCCTCCCACATCCAAAACCTTCATTCCTTCCTTTCCATATACTTTCCCAAATAGAGCACCTGACATCATAGCTGTATCGTGCATATTATAGTTATAATCATAACATTTGTTTAAATACTTTATATATGCGATTATTTTAATCTAATATAAGAGAGATTTCTATTAGAATGGATTTACCTAAGATAAAATCCGTGGTTCTTAATCAATTAACCAATACAAATGGTTTATACTCTTTAAAGTTACAGAACCACATCTACGGGTGTTTTATTGTTATGGAGGACATCGCCCAACATACTATCGATATATCTGGAACTACTCTGTCAACACCTAAATTTACTTTTGATTACGATAAGCAATTTAATGAGATTGGTCTTCGATACGGTTTTGCAATGGACACTAAATTAACACTCGATATATTTACACCAGAATACAAAGCAACCTGGCTCCAATACTTTAAAGATATTGATATCGCACAAGATATCAATGAAGTTGACAAAATCGAAGACTGTCTAATTGAAGTTGTACAATCACTAGTTAAGACAGAAGAGAATTTCTTTATCAGTGCCCTAGAAACTGGCAGTTTACCACAAGAATGGATTGAAAAGGTGTTAAACTTGATAAATCCTCCAATAGAAAAAGAAATAGAAGTTGAGAAAACAGCAATCAGTACAGCAGTCACTGAAAAGCCTCTAGCTAAACGCCGTCTTGCTACTACCAGACGTATTGGGCAAAAATCTACTTCAAATAAGAAGTCTCTTGCTAAAACACGTAGACATCACTAATACACATATACAATAAAATTGAAGGGTAGGAGGCTTAAATAAAACGGTAGCCAAATGCGTCTCTATTCGAATAGACTCCTTTCCTGGCCCCAGCTTCTCCACGCCTACCAAGCAGCCCGTGTATATCCTGGACGATGGCATCACTTCTACTTCTATAAAATTCAAACTGTTAACCCCCTTGCTCTTATTACCTATTCTCCTATAAAACCTCTACAAGAGAATTGTAAGTATTATTGCTATGATAAATATGAACGTGATAAGCGTCTTGAAAACTATGGTAACACATTTCTATCAGCTACCATTAATAATAACCAAATAAAATTAGAAGAAGAAACTTGGGTTCATATTCCTAAAATGACCGAAGTAGATGATATTATCGTTATTCAGAATAATACAACACTTGGATATCCTACTATAATAAGCTTACCATTGATGACATCTCTTTCTCTTATAAATCATATTCCTCTTCAACAAAATATCTATCAATAATATTTTAAAGTGCGTGACATTCTAGTATTTTTGTTGATATTAAGAATTAGGTTCCAATGTTGGAAATAATTTTAATAATTGGTATAGTATTTCTGATTCTGACATTTTTTTATAAACAGGCTGTTTGTGAATTTCGTATTAACCAAATTGAATGGTCACAACGAGATAATCTTTCATCGCTCTTAAATGAAAAAGTTCCAGCTGTTCTTCGCTCTATTCCCTCCGCTACATTCTGGACACACGATGACATCCTTGCTCGTCCCTGCTTCAAAGACATTCCGATATTCCAAGAAACCACCCTCACCGATTGGGTATCCACTTCAACCCCTGATAGCCTATGCCCCTGGAAATATCCACAAGCTGAAACAATCGCTAAGGTATCTGGTATTAATGTTTGGGCCAATAAATGGATAAATCCTACAGTCATTAATCCACTCCTAAAATTCTGGATGTTCCCTAAATATCACTGCTGGGCTGGCAATATCGGCCTCAGAAAAACATTTGCAACCTGGACCTGTCTCTTTCCTGTTGATGGTGAAATTATCCTTACAATTATGCCTGAAACTGTGCAACAATCTCTACCTGCCGACTGGGTTGGTTGCTTCCCTGCTAACCTTACCACTAAAGACACACCATTCGTTGGTGACCTTAAGTTTATTGATATTATCTTACGTCCTGGTAATTGTGTTTTTATGCCTGCACACTGGTTCATATCTTGGACAACAACCGAAAAAGCAAATAAAGCCCCTATGGTTTGTACTATTTCTTACCATACTCCAGTAAGTCTACTCGCATTCAATGCTACCCCTTATAAGTAGACAGTCTAAATAATACTAGCATATATTAATTATCCTAAAATGTCTGACACATCATCAGTCACTTCATTTGGAGATATATCAGTATGCGAAGAGATTAGTCAATTAATCGATCAATGTCATCTACTACACGAACACATTTATAACTCAGATATTACTTTAGAAAATATTAAAAGCCTAGTTAAAAATAATAACAATATCAAAGTTACTTATAATACGCTAGTCTGTGATTTTGATAATGTACTTGAATCAATTCACATATCAGCTTTAAAGAATATTCAGGAAAAGGGTATTAATAACTTTAGCGAAAAACTCATAGAAGCACTTAATAATATGACTTTTAACTGATAAGACTTTTCAAAATCAAGAAAATATCATAAAATTTGAAACCATTTAGGGATTTAAAGAAAATGTATCCAAGATGAGCTCATCAAAGTCTACAACATATTACGCTGTAGCAAAAGGCCACAATCCAGGCATCTATGACAACTGGGCAACCACCAATGAAAATGTTAAAGGATTCTCAGGCTGTCTTTATGAAGGCTTTAAAACTATTATTGAAGCCCAAGCATACCTTGATAATTATAATACTCTTAATCCACCACTTCCACCTCCTACCATTCTTCCACTTGATACTCTTACTAAAGAACAACTCTCAGTAATTGACCACTTACTCAAAGGAGACAATATATTCTTAACGGGCGGTGGGGGTGTAGGTAAGAGTTATCTACTTTCAGTAATTTATACTGAGTTTCCTGGCCTTAAGAAGCGATTGATGGCTATAAAGAATCCTGGGTCTGTAGCAAAACTACCACGTATCCAAATGTGCGCTCTAACAGGTTGTGCTACACTTCTTCTTGGCCATAAAGCAAAAACACTTCACTCCTGGGCAGGCATTGGTCTCGGTAAAGGATCTGTTTCTGAACTCTATATCAAGATTCGCCGCAATAGAAAAGCAATGAGTAATTGGCTCTGTACTGATCTTCTAATTATTGATGAAATCTCAATGATGACCGCTGAACTCCTTGATAAACTCAATGAAATCGGTAAAAAAGTTCGCTCTAATAAAAAACCATTTGGTGGAATTCAAATACTATTTGTAGGTGACTTCTTTCAACTCCCACCTGTTAACAAGAGCAATGAGCCTACAATGTTCGCATTCGAGTCTGTGGCGTGGAAAGAAGCAATTACGAGTTCAATTGAACTAACTCAGATTCAACGCCAAAAAGACGAAGTATTTCAGGGAGTACTTAAAGAGGCGCGTACTGGGACTCTAACTAAAGAGTCGTGTGAGATTTTACGTGGATGCCAGGGTCGCGACTGGAAAGAAAACAAGATTCGCCCCACTCTTCTCTTTCCTCGCCGCGCAGAAGTTGAAATGATTAATGACTCTAATCTTCGCGCACTTACTGGACGTCGCTACTCATACAAAGCACGCCTAGTATATGATGGCAAGATTCCAGATGGTTTTATCGAATCTGATGAAAACTTTCAGAAAGCACTCAATATATTTGACTCTGATGGCGCCTACTCGAAAGAACTGGAACTTATGGTCGACGCACAAGTTATGCTTATTGCGAACGTGGATCCTGATTCTGGTCTTGTTAATGGTTCTCGTGGCGTCATTGTTGGTTTCTGTCCTTCTACTGAACTTCCCATCGTCGAGTTTGTAAATGGTGTTAAGAAATCAATTGGTCATCATACTTGGCCTATTGAAGATTATGAGTTTATTTCACGAACTCAAATACCTTTGAAACTAGCATATGCTGTAACAATACATAAGTGTCAAGGGTCAACTCTTGATGCGGCACTAGTTGATATTGGAACTGGTAATTTTGAGTTTGGTCAGGCATACGTGGCTTTGTCACGCGCTCGCTCATTAGAGGCTCTGTATGTATATGATTTTGATCCCACTGCATTTAAGGCACATCCGAAAGTCAAAAAGTTCTATTCTGAACTTCAAACTAAGCAGATTGGCGATGATGATCTGAAACTACTTATTGCCGCCAGATTTGAACACGCTGTAGAATCTAAAGAGATTGATATCAAGCCAGTAATCGCAGAGTCCTCCAAACCTATTCAAGCTATTAATGTTATCAAAGAAGATGCAGAGGCTAGTTGGACTGTGCCTGTTTCTGGGGACTCTTTGGAAAAAAGTGCAATTGTACAAGTTTTGGGCACTTTTGCCAAAAGTGCTAATTGGCTTTATGATTCAGTACCTGTCAACTGGGCTGACTGCCTACTACCCTGCCAAGATAAACTCCTTGAACTCTCCAACGCTCTTACCTCTAAGGAGTTCCTTCCCTCTAAGGAAAATATCTGGAGAGCACTTGAACTTACACCACTTGAGTCCATAAAGGTTGTTATTCTCGGTCAAGATCCTTATCCCACACCTGGAAACGCACACGGGCTAGCCTTCTCAGTTTTACCAGATATTCGACCAATCCCTGCTTCACTCAAAAATATCTACAAGGAACTTGTAAGTGATATTGGGTTTACAGCACCTTCACACGGAAATCTAGAGGAATGGGCAAAACGCGGTGTAATGCTTCTTAATACAGTACTGACTGTGGAAGCTGGCGCTCCTCAATCACATTCAAAGATTGGTTGGGAAGAGGTCACTGACCAAATTATTCGGTCTATCGCAGCACAAAATAAAAATGTCATCTTTGTACTTTGGGGCAAATCTGCACAGGTTAAGAAGAAGCTACTTGGTCTCTATCTTGATAAAAATGGTCATCGTGTTCTTGAATCTGCGCATCCTTCGCCTCTGAGTGCATCAAAGGGATTCTTTGGTACAAAACCATTCTCTAAAGTAAATGGATGGTTGACAGAAATGGGAAAAGAGCCTATTAATTGGCAAACATAGTAGCTTATAGATTTCTTAAAATAATATGAAAATAACTATATTTTTATTGAAGTTAAACTGTAACAAAAATATTGGTAATGATAGATTTTATGATCTCTTTAATCCTTTAAGCTCACTTGCACACAACTCTTACAAATATAGTATAAATGCTTAATTCCTGTTATAATATCTTCATTTTTACAACTATAATGCAATAACATTAAGTCACCCTTACCAGCCATATTAATTATATATGTTTTACTATTAATTTTATGCCCAGATATTGTTATTGTCCTGTCACACGTGTTAATTGTAAATATTCTATTTACAACCTTAATCATATCATAATTCTCTGTTTTAATTAGTTCTTCTAGATTATTTATATTTACCATTTCTAAATTCTCAAAAATGATATCCATCCCATCATACAAATTTAGCGAATACAAATGGTGTACTTTTACTGCGGGGAACGCCATCTCACTTCAAATATCCTTTAATCTTTAGACCTCTTATGCTTTAGAGTCTTTATAAACTTGCCATAAATCTTCTGAGCCTCTCTCATCCCTTTCGTCTGATATTTATGATACTTAGCTCTAGAATATAATGTATGGGCGGCCTGTGATTGATACTGACGGGACTCCTTTCTTAACTTCTTTACTGATGCTCGGGCCTTATTTGCTGAGCCATATCCTAAACGAAGCCTTGGCTTCATTGTTGGGGGATTATTATTAAATACAGCCATATCTATTAGAATAACAGATTTATTTAATAAATAGTCAAAGAATACTTTCTTTCTTCTAATTAGGAATGAAAACAAGACGTCGAAAAAATAGTAAAAGAATAACAAGACGGAAGAACAAACGAAAGTTTAGAGGTGGTGCATTAGAATCTATGCCACAATTATGTTTTGGTACAGCGCAGTATAACGTTGAGAAAATGCTTGAACAAGCATTACGAATTGGATATCGACACATTGATGGTGCGGATGCCTATTCTTCGCCCGCTTATTTCGCATCTTTTCGCCGAGTTTTAGAAAAAGTTTCCTCCGAAGCAGAAGAATCACCCATAAAAAGAGAAGAACTTTGGATAACTTGGAAAGGGGAGCCAAAGTCAATTGATGAAATTAAAAAAAATATTTCTGATCTCAAATGTGGATATATTGATCTTTATTTAATTCATGGATGGAGAAAACAATGGCATATGATGGATATTTTGAAGAAAGCAAAAGTTGAAGGGCTAATACGAAATTATGGTGTTTCAAACTGTGAAAATATGGAAGATATAATAAGATTAAAATCAGAATATGATATTTATGCGAATCAGATTCAAGCACGACCGCCATCTGGCAAAATAGCAGGGAGACCACTAATGGATAAAACATTTATTGAACAATGTAACGAATTAGACATAAAAATAATGTTATTCGCAACTATAAGCGGATACCTAGAGGGAACCGCTTATAACCCTGAAATAATAAGTGAAATAAATAAATATTATTTACAAAAATATATTCAAGATAAAGAAAAAGGAAATGTACTTATGGTTAGTTCTGTTTCTGGAAGTAGTTTAAAAACAAACTATGATAATTTTGAAACAATTGAGAGTGGGGATAAATTATTATCAGATGGTCAAATGACAGAAATAGAAGTAGAATTGAAAAAAAGCAAACTTCAATGGATGGGTAGAGGTTGAAAAAATCATACAGAGCTAACTAAATACCACCATTTCTATTAAAAATAATCAGATCTCTTTTATTTATTTTTTAAAATTTTTTACATTTATTTACATTATAAAATCGATAAAATTGATTAGCATTATGCGTATTATTATAATGTAAAATGAACGCATCTCTTTTCTCCGGTTTTAGAATAGCGGCTGAAATGGAAACCCCTATTCAAAGTCCCAAATCTAGGTCTGCCTTTAACTCTCCCGTGCTTAAAGCAAAATCAACTAAGTTTGATGACCTTGAGTCCCTCGAACAACTCCAAGATAGCTTTGTTGAACCAGTCCTACAAGAAAATCCAACTCGATTTACTCTATTTCCTATCCAAAAACCTAAACTCTTCCAAAAATATAAAAATCACGTATCCGTTTTCTGGACCCCTGAAGAGATTGATCTCGCTAAAGATATGAAAGACTGGATAAAACTAAGTGCGAACGAACAATATTTCATTAAAAATATTCTCGGCTTCTTCGCTGGCTCAGATGGAATAGTTCAAGAAAATCTCGCTTGTCGCTTTATGAACGAAATCCAACTTGCAGAAGCACGCCAATTCTACTCTGTACAACTTATGATGGAAGCGATCCATTCTGAAACTTATTCTCTACTCATTGATACTTATGTCGAAGATAAAGAAGAGAAGGCTCATCTCTTTAAAGCAATTGAAACGATTCCGTGTGTAAAGCTAAAGGCAGAATGGGCTCAAAAGTGGATTGAATCGCGTGATGAAAACTTTGCCACCCGCCTTGTTGCATTCGCTATCGTTGAAGGCATCTTCTTCAGCGGTTCTTTCTGCGCCATCTACTGGCTTAAGGAACGTGGTCTAATGCCTGGTCTCACTACTTCAAATGAATTTATCGCTCGTGATGAAGGGCTTCACACTGACTTCGCTTGCGCTCTTTATGAAGAAATTGAACGCAAACTTCCTAAAGCCAAAGTACACAAAATAATTCGTGAAGCTGTTAAGATTGAGAAACAATTCATTATTGAGTCGCTTCCTTGCCACCTTGTAGGTATGAATGATAGATTGATGGCTGATTATATTGAGTTTGTTGCTGATAGATTATCAACGCAACTTGGCTATGGCAAAATCTATAATACTCTAAATCCATTCGACTTTATGGAACGTATTTCACTTGAAGGAAAAGATAACTTCTTTGAAAAGCGTGTAACCTCGTATGCTAAGTCAGGTGTTGGCAAAACAAATGAGGAAATGAGCTTCGCATTAGATGCAGACTTCTAAGGACTTTTTGGGAAAAAGTCCCCAAAAACATATTAAGCACCCTTTTGGGAAAAAGTCCGCAAAAAACATATTTAGCACTTTTAGGGACTTTTTGGGAAAAAGTCCGCAAAAAACATATTTAGCACTTATGACTTTTCCTAAAAGTTATAAGTGCTAAAAACTTTATTTATGCAATTTTGATAAAAGCATTACATCAATAAATTACATTATGTTATGAATTTCACTATAATTAATAATTTTGTATTTCGAGGGATATAATTTATGTGTTTTTCTTTTACTTGATTTTTTAAATCCTCCATTTTTGATATCCATTGTATTTATATTAATTTCCCACCCATTATCAATATATACATCACTTAAATAAAATAATATAAAATTATGTAACCATGGTAATAATAATTCACATCTATCCTTATATGGTACACTGTTAAAAAAATCTCGATATGTTTTAGAAGTATTATAATACTTTTTTAATATTTCATATTGTTCAGGAGGTGGCGTAGAAATCTCTAAAAATCTAATAAAATCAACTTTTTCAGATGTACTTGTTAAAAAACTTAATTTTTCTTTATATTTATTATATATTGCCTTATTGGTCATAGTTGCGTTAAAATGTTTTTCATACCACGTTTTACTATTATACACAATTGAAAAATATGCAAGCTTTAATGGGCTTTGTGGCTTTCTTGGAGGAGACTTTAATAAATTTTTCTCCTTACAATCAATATGACTCATATCATCAAAATAAAATATATCAACATCTTTTATTTTATTGTGTGCATATCGTAATAATGTTTTAATAAGGACTTCTGAACCAATGCCTTTCTCTAAATCTGATCCAACCGTACATTCTGGCTCATACATTAAATGAGGTAATTTTGCAGATATTGGTTTTCCATTCTTATATGTATACGATAAATTGACACAATCTTTATAATCTCCTCCAATTTTAAAGGTATGTGATATAATATTACCATCATACAAACTTTTTCTTTCAATAACATTAAATGTATATTTTCCAACCTTAATTATAGTTTCTTCAGGTATATTCATTCTATAAAAATACTATAAATTTCTTTAAATTATTTTTCTATTATTAAGAAGATTATTATTTTTTGAATACTTTACACTTTATTTTTTTGCTGACTTTTTCCTAAAAAGTCATAAGTATATTAGAATGGGTGCGTGTTTAACAAAATCCTCTGTTATGACATCTGAACATATTGTTAAACGGAGATCCGTTCCTATTATGACTAAGATATCTGCTCCATACAGTGAGACAAAACAAATCACCTCTGAAGCAAAACTTTTTTGAGAATTACTTGGCATTTAAAAAACAAAATATATTAGGAACAATGAGCTATATTTTACTATTTATCTACGGAGTCGCCATTCTTGCGATTATCTACTTTGTAGTTCAAATGCTCTACTCAGTCTACTACACACCTGGTGTAACCACTATATATAATTCTCCTCAAGCACAAAAACTATTTCCTAATGCTATGAATAAACTATTCCCTTTATGGGGATATAATAAATTAGGAATGTACGACGGCCAGCCTTTCAAGTTTGGTCAAGGTTCCTTCTGGCCCAATTCAGGTAAAGGATTTGTCCCCAATAAGTTTGGATCTGGCGGACCATCTCCGTCTGGTGGAATGCGGCCAACTCTTCCTATTCCCGCTGAGTCCGAAATAGGCTTCTGGGGCCAAACACATACTGCAGAAGATGTTGCCTCATATGACATCTACGACAACTCTTCACATCGCATCGAATATATAACCCCTGTTGGTTGGTGGAATAACTAAGTATATTATATATGTGAATATTTTAAAACTAAATATATTAGAGAGATGAAACTATCTGATATATTTTTTGCTGTACTCTACGGCTCTGCGTTTATTCTTATCATATACTTTGTAGGTGGTCTATTCTATAAATCCGCACCCTCCACTGTTGTAGTATATGGCGATGAAACACCTGTCTCATCTGAATATAACTGGTTTCCGTGGGCAGGTGGTGCTTATAACTACTGGCCATATTGGGGTGGCTGGTATAATGGCGGCGGCAGTGGCGGATACGGTTATTATGGACGCGGACATGGTGGTGGAAGACATTGGGGCGGGGCTCGCCCGTGGGGAGGTGGAGGCCGAGGTGGATTCGGTGGTGGTGGAGGCCGAGGTGGATTCGGTGGTGGAGGCGGTCGTGGAGGAGGTGGTGGTGGCGGTCGTGGAGGAGGTGGTGGTCGTGGAGGAGGTGGTGGCGGCAGACGTTAAAAAATCTATCTAAAATAGAATAATGGATAAGACCCTGATAATATTATACTTAATTGCCATATCTGTAATTGGATTTTTATTATATTCTATAACAAAAAAGGCTCAGCCTGTTAGGGTAACACAAGTTATGAATAAGTTGCCACCACTACAGAGTTTTGAAACGCATTGGTGGGGATATGGCTGGCGACCGTGGTGGCGCAAATATGGAGGTGTTCCTGGATTTAATCCAGTAGAAGGTGAGCCTTTACCAGACCCAAAAATGCCTGTCGCTCCTAAACCCCTTGTAGTAAATACTAAACCTGTTCATTATTAATAGTCTTCTTCTCCAACTCCTTCAATATAATTTACAGTTTTTGCTACTCTACACCAGCCTTCACGTACCCACTTAATACATTCACCGTGTTTCTGTCCATTTTTATAGATAGATTCTTCTAGGACATTTCCATTCGCATCCCATTCACAGTATTCGCCTTCAATACGATTGTTTCGACATTTACAGACTGATTTGATTTGACCATTTTGATAATATTCTACATATGGACCCTCCATAATTCCATTAATATAGGAATGAAATAGGATTGTTCGACCACTAGAATTTTTAATTACATATGTTCCGTGCCTTTCACCTCTTTCATTAATTGTATATTCAATTCTTTTTCCATATTCGGATGTTTCAATAATTAATTCTCGACCGTCTTTTTGTGGCAGGTATTTAAGATTATACTTTGATTTACAAATACTACAGTTTCGCGAAGTTTTAATCACATTCTCTAAACATTTGGTATGGATTATAATAGAACCCTTACAGGTACAGGGATTAGGCTCTGAAGCATATGGATTTTCCTTGGATTCATTTTCATAGCAAATATAACACAGAATAGACTCTTCCATTCTTTTACTATTATTTACTCAAAAAAATAGTAAAATGATTATGTCAAATTTGCGGTAATCTGATTTAAAATATTTCTGGGTCTAAATCTGCTATAAAAGTGCGTGGTAGCATATACGGATTAAAATACCTATATAAAATAGATATGGCTGATAATATTATGGATCGTTACAAAAACACTAAAATAATAGGTATATTTAATGGTGAAGATGCTTGGAAAAAACTTGTACCTATTCGATGGCCACAACCACGAGTTCGTGCATCAGTGCGAAGACGATTTAAAGGTGTTGATATGACACACGCATTACTCATTATTTTTTTGACACCCAAAACAGGAACACCTGATACAATAGGTATTCATTTCTATCCTGATAATCGCAAGAAAGTAAAATCTATAAAAACCGAAACAGATGATCTTTGGATCTCATCTGCACCATATGAAGCACTTAAATGGCCTGATGTACCCAAATTAATAAAAAAATTAGTGGAAGATACGGATATAAAAAATTGACACAGCCTCATAATAAAATTTGAAACCAGGCAACCGATATTACAAGATACAATGAATTATGAACTTAAACACATCCATGGAATCCCATACTACCTTGATGGAACAACCGTCCGCACTTTTGAACTTGTTGCTGGAAAACCAGGAGCAAACTGTATCGCAATTGGAACCTACAATGCGACTGATGATTCAATTACCTATTACACCGACTGGCGCGAGCGAGTCAAATCAAATCTTGATGCCTTCCGTGGAGCCATCTCAGCCCAAGAGCGAGATAAACTCCGTGAATCTATCATCAAACCTACGAAGCAACGTAAAACCACACGTACTCCTCGAAAAACCACCAGAAGTAAGACTGCTAAGAGTGAGTGAAGCTGATATTAAAGCCCTATGCCAAGTTATTTCGGAATTTCAAGAACAGTTTGTAGGGTACTAAAAATTCAAAAAATATATTATTTATTTTTTAAGAGATATATCGTTCTCTCTTAACCAATGTGGTATTTCACGCCCAGTATATTTGATAAGACCTCGCTCGGCTTTTGAAGTTCTATAATAATTCCTATAACATATAATCGGATCCTTTGAAATCCTAAATTCTTCAGCCATTGCAATAGGAAATCCACGACGTGGAAACATTCTTATAGTAAGTGGAAGATTATCATAGAGCCAGTTAATATGTTTTTCGCAGGAGTGTTCCTTTTTAAAGCGGAATCTGAATTCTTTGGCCAACTCAATTCCAAGTTTGGCAAGCCATAAGTAATTTCCTGAGCAAACTCGCGTCCATTTCTGACAAGGATGCCATACGTGACACGGACGATATCCTGGCTCCTGTGATGTTTCACATAGTGGCGCAGACCATAAATATTCTGGTACTTCTAACTGCTTTTGAGTCTTGGATAGAGCTATAGCCGATTTACAGTCGCGGAGCTGAGGATAAAATAGTACCCAGTGAGCTGTATATAATAACTGGCAGGTTTCTAGCAACATTTTTACAATGTGCTTATCAACGTGCCATCTCGCCGCCTTGCGTTGTTTCCAGTGTAGTACAAAGATATTCATTTTGCGTTATTTTATATACACAAAATAAATATTTCAATTTTTTATTTATTATCTCATATTATCTCATATTTTATGAATTAATAATACTATAAATGGTTGAGCAAGGAACACCTGCTGGTGCTGACGGATTTTGCCCTGTAATCTGATTTCTTGCAGCCGTTAAACTTTGACCTTGTATATACATAAGTCTCTCAGCTTGTGTTTTAAATTGAGGATAAGGCACTGTTCCTGTTAGACCATTTGCGGTTTTAATTGCCTGTGTTTGCTGATTTATACCTGTAAAATATGATATATTTTGTCTACTTCTATAAATCTGTTGAGCATCTGTACCAGTATCCCAAGGATAATTCGGTGAATTCTTTGCGTAATTTACTAATGTACTAAATTCAACACTATTTGCTGCTGTGAAGTTTGTAGCATTGTAGGGAGGCGCAGGACATTCTCTTTGACCATATGGTGGAAGCTGTGAACTAGACATTCTCTTAAATCTTAAGATATTATATCAACCTAAAGTCCATCTTCTCTTTATCTTCTAAATGGCCACAACAGTTGTTCCTAAATTACTAAATCTTAGTGCTCCTACACTACGTAATCTGCGCACTCTAGTATGGCTTCAAAAACAAAGCACTATGCAAAGCAGTAAGCAAAGCAGTACCGTAAATTGGTCCAAATGGGATGCTGTTGTCACCTCTATTTCAGCTTATAATTACTGGTGCCAATACAATACTAAGATTGTCGGAATCATTATTACTGAACTTACTTCTGCTACATCTCTTGATGAACTTTTCAAAATCTCTAAACAAGTTCCTATGATTCTTATCTCACAAACGGTTCTTGCTCTCAAATCTGAACAATACTGGTCCGACAACTTTGATAACGTTCTTAATCTTGATAATATCCTTGAACACTATCCGTTTATTAATAATCCTTGGGAACAAACTGATAATGACGCAGTTGCCATTCTTGGATTACTATGCCGCTATAATCGTATCGTCGACTGTAATGTTAGTACAAAACGTTTGACAGATTTATCAAATATTACTCTTTCTAATGGTATAACACCGAATGAAACCTGGATGGTTACTCAATTCTTTAAACACTCTAACTCTAATCGATTTAATGAAATCAAAGAATGCCTCGCCAAAAACTGCGCAAATCCACACATTGATAAGATTGTACTTATCAATGAAAAAGACCATACTGGAGAGTTTAATAAACTCCCTGGTTCAAAGAAGATTGAACAATTTATTTCTAATCAACGCTTAACATATGCCAATTTCTTACAATATGTAAATGAAGCTGTTCCTAATAATGTATTTATTGTGCTATGTAATGCTGATATTTACTTTGGAGATGCTCTTTTGGATCTTCATAAGATTAATATGACTGATAAGATGCTTGCCCTATTACGATGGGATGTGCCGCCATCTGGCTTGGAAAGCGATGCTAAAATCTTTGGCCCTCGCGCAGACTCCCAAGACACCTGGATTTTCCTTTCTGATTCTATTAAGGCTAGATCGTGGGACTATAACAAATTTAACTTTCAACTCGGTCAAGCTGGATGTGATAATGCTTTCGCAGGACACATCCTTCGCCAAAAATTCTCTATCTCCAATCCAGCCGTCTCCTTTAAAACATTCCATCTTCATAATACTAATATTCGTAATTATGATAAGAAGGATTATATTCGCTCTGATATTTATATTAATATCGCACCAACATTTGTAATTGATACTAAACAGGAAACTACCCCTCCTGGAAAGCCTAACACAATTAGTAATGAACTCGCATCCTTTGAAGTTAAGAGTTCCTCTATGTCTAATGAAATCACATATTGTACTATGTTAGAGAAGGAGGGTCGTTATAAATGGGAACCAAGTGTAGAAAACCATTATTTCGAGGCGGCGATTCCTGTCTATAAATGGAATAAAGCATGTGTTACTCCAAATGGTCTAGTATATGACCCCTATCACATCTATAAGGGCAAACATGCAGACAATGATCGTTTTAATTATTGGGTAAATGCAAATGTAGATATCTTGACACCTTTGCAGAAACGCGATAAAATGTTCGCAATTCCTTTTAAAAATACTGATGTATTCAAACATCCTGATACATATATTCTACAGTATGTCTCTCGCTGTGCTCGACTTCTAAAAATGAATCCTGGGACCTCTTTCTGGATTCCTAAACAATTTGCCGAGTATATTGAGTATTTTGATTGGGGTACAGAGAAACTCAATGGTGCCTACTTTGATGAAAATACTGGCGTCTGGGCTGATGAAGTTATCGGTTTCTTACCTGAACCAGCGGCATCCGAACTAGGACAAGAAGACATCGCGGCCCTTCGAGCTTTATATCCTTCTTGGATTGAGAAGCCTGTTGAAAAGATTTGTGTAGTTGTTATTGGACCTAATATTACTGAGAAGTTTGTAGATGAACAGATTTCTAAGGTGCTACGCGGACACTCTGAGGAGTGGTCTATTCGCTATGTATATGAATCGGATTATGCTTCGTATGATTCATTGATTGGCGCGTCACTGTGTATCTTTGTAGGTGGTCAAAAGGCAAATAACTTCTGGGCTAAACTATGGGCATTGCCTAAGGAATGTTGTGTGATTGAATTTCAACAAGAACTACTTATTGATGGTGAATTTCAACATCTAGCACACGTTGCGGGCTTTAAGTCCTGGGTACTTCTTTTATCGAAGGGTTCTGCTGTGGATGTTCAGGAACAGATTATGGAGCAATTAGAGAAGTGGTTCAAGAAGAATGAGGATAATATCCTTTAGGATATATATATCTTATTGGATGCATATTTTTAGCCATATTACCATATTCTGCTTTAGGAAACGGTGGGCTGTGTGACATACGATAAAGATTCATCGAAGCTCGTGCATCTTCTACTGGACTATGCCCCTCTTTCAATGGGTTACCATTCTCATTTTTCAATGGGTTACCATTCGCATTTTTCACATTTTTCTGAATATTATTTCCAATCTCAGCTGCTAATTCTTTTAGTTTCTTAGCTTTTCGCCGCGCCCCTGGATACTCAGGCTCTTTCATATATTCATCAATAAGTGTGGTATCCCAAACTTCAGTTGTAGGGGAGGGTTCATAGTCTAATACTTCAAAATCATTTATCAAACCGTGACCAACAATTACTTTACCATTTAATATGGCATGAACTTCAGCTTTAACGTCTTTAAATGGTTTTGCTTTACTATTATTATTTTCTAATATATTCTTTGTTATTCCACTATGTGTTGTACGATAATTAGTAATTGCTTCTTCTGGTATTACATATTCATTATATATTTTATTACCATCAAAATCCACAATAGCTACGTGTGCTAACGCACTCTTTGTTCTACCTTTTAAATCTTTTGGACCTACACCAACCATCTCACAATCAATCGCAACAGCACTAGCTACTCTAGGATCTACTACTGGTTCTGGCATTGGTGCGGCTGCGGGAGTAAATGGAAGGGCACTGGCGCTTAAACGTGTCGGCATACCACCGTATGCTGATTTTTTACGTGTATGCCGCCTAAAACGTTTTCCCCGTTTCAAGGTAGATTTATGCTTCATCCTGTTCTAAACCAAGAAGATTTTTGCCCCATTTATATGTATCCTTCACTTTCTTTTCATCCATCGCAATTCTATACCCACGAAAATCAAACATTTTTCCTTTAAATAATTTATCTGCATTCTCATATGGACTTGTCATATTTGACCAATTTGATTTTCCAATATAATTGTTTGTAGTATAATTGGTTTGTGGTAACCAGGCCGCACCTTCTGTATGTACTACACTACCATTTCTGTATATCTTCAGACTTGGTTTCCACGCATCATTATCACCAGCAGTAATGGCAATATGTACCCATTTTCTTAGTGGAATCACATTCTTCACTTGAATATGTAATTTACGCATCTGTCCTTCCCATATTTCATAGATTAAATCCGCAGTTTTGGCTTCACCAGGTGGTGCCGCCTTCGGCTCTAAAGGTTTCATAATCTTACCAAATAGCTCTGGTTTAGGACATTGCCATAAATTAACATTTGCTGAACTTGTTATCATTGAACGTTCAGGAGACATTTCTTCTACGCACTGTTGACCTGATGGCGCGCTAGGTACAGTAGTTATTGCTTGATCCAAACATACAGGCTTTAGTAGTTCGTCTGATTGAGGTCCCGCATTTCCACGCCCCATAATGCCTACAAATACATTATCCTTACCAGCACCATTTCCAAAATCATAAATATGGGCATTATTCGTAAATTCATCAAAATAGACCCAGAAACAAGTAGCACGTAAATATCTTAACTGAACCACTTCTCCAAAGGATAAATCTTTAGCATCACCAATTCGTAGGAACTGATCATTTCCATTGAATTCGAGTCCTTCTGTAACAGGTGGATTAGGTGGCGCCTCCTGTATTTCCATACCACCCGCTTTAGCAATTGTTAGATTTTTAGCATAATCTAGCATGTCATCTCGAAGTCTGAGCCAGAAAACAATTCCCTCATAAAAGGTCAGCAATAATTTAATATCCTCTGGTGGATTGGCATCTGTTATCATTGAGGAACTAAAGGAAGTATCTCCTGCTGGATTACATTGTGCCTCAAAAGTGTCAGTTCCTGTCTTTAAAATACGACAGTATCCGTCACGGCCCTCATTTAGAACATCGTGCATATAATCATCTCTTGATAGCTCAAATCCCTGGCGAACCGACGGTGTTCTATACTTTACAGTTGATAAGCCCTCTGTACCACCCAGGGCGCAGGCAAAAAACTTATCATCTGCATCGCCTTCCGCCTGTACCATTCGACAAAAATCGTGATTTACTCCTAAACGTTGAACATCCGTATATCCCGCAAAATAACGTATATCTCGAATATATCCTCCTTGTTCTTCCGTAGCATTGAGCCCTACATCACCACGACGCGGTAGCCATTTAGCCCAGAACGCTGTATCTCCGACTGATACTAAACTAGCGAAACCCTCATTTATTATTTCAGGTTTCCATAATTCTATTACTGTGACTGTAATAAGAATTATTACCCCAATCCACAGATATAGCTGATACATACTATATTACCATCATTTAAAATCATTGTTCAAAAGTCACAGAGTTTAGAAAGCACATGTTTCATACCTATAAAAAGTTTCTTCTAAAGTGCTAGGAACTATGCTGTCTGGTGGTAAACTATTCGATGAGGGAATGTATGGCTGTATCTTTACACCACCCCTCGAATGTAAAAATAAAATGAAAAAATCCTTCGACGAAACAGACTTTCCAGCTCTTAGTAAATTAATTCTTACTGATGCTGCGAATATCGAATATGCTATCTCTAAAGTAATACGACAAATACCACTTTGGAAAAATTATTTTGTTGTATCGGAATCTATTTGTGAGCCCGCTCTCATCCAAAAAGATAAAGAACTTTATGACTGCTCAGTCATTGATGACCATAAATTATCTGATTTTCGTATTCTTAATATGCCTTATGGCGGTGTACCACTCAATACATATCGCATTAATCTACAATCATTCGACTTTATAGCATTTATTACTCATTTTATCGAATCTATAGCACTTCTTAACCTATTTGGCATCGTTCATCGTGATATTCACCAAGGTAACATACTCATCGATAACAACGAAGTACCACGCATCATTGATTTTAATCTTGCCATACCCGTTGAAAGTAAAGTTACTTCAAATAAACTGAGACACAAGTACGACTATATTACTGCTCAGGAGCCACCTGATTCAACACTTGTAAATGCGGTTATGCTTGGTTTTAATGCTGATAGTATTATTGAAACAATCATTGATAAAAAGCCTATCCTCAAAAAAATTAGAAGTGTTCTTGGTATTACTTCGCGTGAACAGTTAGAATCTCTCGAAAAATTCTATCAAGACAGTAAATCTGTTAAAATCGGTGAGTCTGTTAAGTGGTTCAATACATATTGGAGAACAATCGATAGTTGGGCAGTTGGTGTTAATATTGTCGACCTCATAACTAAATTATCACTCTGGCCAGAATTTTCAACCACTCTAAAGAAAATTAGTCCTAGACTATTTCCTGTTTTACGCCGTTTATGCGCAGTTAGCCCACTCAATAGAATCGACTGTGTTCAAGCTCTTAACTATCTCAAACCTAATAGTTTTATTATTCGCAGATATGGCAAAGCCTGGCTCAATAGAGTTGGTGACGGCAAAATCTAACTAGTTATAGGGAAGACGCGCCACATTCTTAAAATCATACATTGTACCGAACCATTTCCTAAATGAAATTGATTAACATTTACTTCATCTAATTTCATTTGTGTAGCCTTATACATCCAATGTCTAAAATCATCATACGGTAGCTTTGGAACTAAAATATTCTTTTCATCAAGCCATACAGAATTACACGCAAAGAAATACTTTGATGGCACTTTTATCATATTCTGCTTCCCAAATACACCCTCAATCTGTTTTATTGCTGCAGAAGACAATGTTGGATAATATAAGACTCTCCCATTCGGCAGTGGTAATAATGCTAAATCAATATGAAATGTTTTTCTATCACTAAGATTCAATTTATGAAATATTGGAGTATGTGATCCAAGTTCCTTCTTAAGTATTTCTTCAACTGCCTCTATACCTTTTAATGTAGTTCTACCAACTCCATAACCAAACCATATATGTTTACAATTATGAGACCATCTTATATCTCCTTCTCCTTCAAAATATAATCCCTCTTCTTCTGGCAGATATAGTATTCGCAATCCTAATTTTTCTTTTAAATACTCCGCAAGTATCTTTTCTTCACCCCTACGACTAATCTTGTGAAATCGCGCCATTATAGCAAAATCGTTAATTATTAAAGCGGAATTTGTTAAATATACACTGGCAATTTGTGAGGGCAAACCAGGTACTACCTTTACAATTATATCGTGTGATTCTATATGCTTCTTAAGTCTCTCCCATTGTTCCTTAGCTTTAACTATATCAATTTCTCTATCTTCTGATTTGTAATAATCAGGCGATCCTAATAAAAAAGTTTGTTTCAACATCTAATATATTTTAATATTTTAATTAATTAAGAATGAGTGCGATTGTTAGCAGCGCTACTAAAATATCACTCGGAGTTCAAGCAATAACTGGATTACTCGGTATATATGGCCTTACTATACCTTTAGCTCCCAAAGATGCGATTCTCCGCCAAGTACTCGGACTTGAAATAATTGTACAAATTATTGAGTTTGTTTTCTACTTAGGATTTCTATCCATTTTAAATTTAAACTCCTTAACACAAGAACGTTATTATGATTGGTTCTTATCTACACCCGTTATGCTTTTTACAATTTCTCTATACTTCTTCTATGTCAATTTCATTGAGGGTCAGGATAAAGATAAAGACACTATTGGCCTTTTAGATTTTGCTAAAAATAACTCTAAACAGATTTTCGGATTTATTATTCTTAACTTTTTAATGCTTCTTTTTGGCTTCTTAGCTGAACGCGGCGTGATGGATAAAATGCTCGCATTTGTTCTTGGCACTGCTGCTTTATGTGGATCATTTGGAATTATCTATGAGAATTATGCTAAATACTCGGAGAAAACACGTAAGATCTTCTGGGCTATGTTTGGAATATGGGCCCTTTATGGGGCCGCCTTCTTATGCCCACCCATTGTTAAAAATGTAAGTTATACTATTCTCGATATATTTGCTAAAAACTTCTTTGGCATCTTCCTCTACTATATTATTGCCAATAAGGCATTTTAGATAAATACGGCATTCAAAAATGTTATGTTTATATAGAAATGCCCTATAATGGTAACACTGGTATTCAGAAAGAATTACTTGACAAGTTAGTTAAGAAACAGGAAGGTAATTTAAATCAAGTTACACTTGCTAGGTTGGTTAATAAACAGAAAGGTAATTTAAATCAAGTTACACTTGCTAGGTTGGTTAATAAACAGAAAGGTAATTTAAAGCAAGTTAAACTTGTTAAGAAAATACTTAGTGGCCAAACTGAAGGGGGTCGCCGCTACACATCTCGTCATTCCAAAAAACAAAAGCAAAAAAAGCGCCACTTAACAAAAAAACACCGTGTTTAATTATTTACACAAATATACAGATTGAGATAGGCCGCCAATAAAATCCATACCATATACGGCAATAACAAGTTTGCGGCGATTGTAGATGACTTCTTAAACTCTACATATGTAAAGAAGACTAGAATATTCATTATAATTTCATTAAGTAAGGAACCGCATATAAGTCTTTGACCGAAAAATAGTCTAGACCACATTAAATTAATGGCTAGCTGTGATCCAAATAGAATTAGACCGCGAGTCGTATAACCCGCATTTAAATATATTATTAAACTGATAGTCATTAGCAGATATAGAGTAGCCCATATTGGACCAAATACATATGCTGGAGGAGTCAACACAGACTTTTTTAAATTCTTATACCAATCATTCATTCTGTTATACTTAAAGAATATTGTTTCTAATAGTATAATGGGTATTTATACAGATCAAACTATTATTTTAGGTATTCGTATTCTTATTGAAGAACCAGTAGATAGTGGCGACTATTATGTAAAGCATACATTTACTGGGCCTAATTGGCAGAAGAAATCATTTAATACTGTATGTAATTTTACTGGAGGCAGTAATGTAAAAATTCAAACATTACATCCTTCTTCAACCTCTTATGGCGAGAAAAGAGAAACTTGTAATCTATGGCTTGATAATAAAAATATATCTAATATATATATTTAAAGTGATGTCAATTGAGGAACAACTTGTAGCAGAAATTAAACCTTATATTAATAAGGGTAATTTGGATGGGTTAAAAGAACAATGGTTAGAATATTATTTAGAAACTGATTTTGGTTGCGCGATTGCTTGGGACTATATATTCCAGAAAGTATATTTACACGCAGCATTAAAGAAACAGAAGGCAATTTGTGAATGGCTTGATACTGTTTTTACAGAGTTTGATACTATTCAACAAATCGCATTACGACAAATGTTCTCATATGCGCGTTACCTATTGAATAAATAAGCGTATGTGTATCACTTATTATACTAATGGGCATTTCAAACCAGCATATTTTTAAGGATACTAAGAAAATATAATATTTGTTTTATATGGTTTTAATGGAATTTCATTATTTATAAACAAAATCGCATCAAAACCATTGCTGCTTTTTTTGAAATAATATTTCATGGGATCTCGTGGGTCTACACCACCATGACCTTCCCAAATATAATTAACTGGAGGAGAGTGATAAAATACGGGAATATCACCTTTATAAAAGGGATCTTTCACATTTATACTTATATTCACAAATTCATTCTTTAATCCTTCTGAGTATCCCATAAACAAACCATGGTAGATTCCTTTTGTGAATGTATTCGCCACAACGCAGTATTTTTCAGGATATGCTTGATTTATGTGAAATCCCATATTGGAATGAACAGCAGATTTGTTCAAATGATCGTTATGAAAAATAAGAACTGCTTTAACACCAGGGCTATGTTGAAACTTTATCATTTCTGCCATCCCTTTGTCTCTTGGACTATGACTATCTTTTGTGGTTGCGTGGTCTATGTTATACTTTCCCCATTTTCTATATAATTCGCCTAATACAGTCTTTTCTGAAATGTCTTTTAGTTGGTAGAGTTGAATATCAGCGCCTAATATCTTAACAGTATCATCTGGATTTTCCTCATTGAATTTAAAAATCCATTGATAGAGTGTTCTCATTGCGATGTTATCAAAAGGATATTGTAATTGATTCATAAGTTGTGGCAATTTACTACCTTTATCTTTTGAAATTTTCAATAAAGTAAATACATCATCTTCCAAAAAAACCTCACGGACTCTATGTTTATTGATTAATTGCTTTATAACATTTGTACGGAACATTGCATTTTTATAGTTTCCGTGTGAAGCTTCCCCTAAGCCAATAATCTCATAGGGAGACACCGTTTTTATTAAATTATTCATAACGGAAAGATTATACTTCCTATGTGTGTGTGTTGCGTTCATTTTATTTATAACTTACATACAAAATAAATTAACGTGTGACAGTTTGAAATGCCAGTAGGTCTAAACAAATACTAAACCCTTTTTTACTTTTCTTGTACCTCCGCGCTTTAAACGTAACTTTCTAGTTTTTGGAGCACATAGATAACTACAAAACTGATTATAGTGTAATCCCGAACCTGGATATAATCTTGAAGCTAATTGCGGGTCATAAATAGGACGTCCAGTTGCGTCTATATGTGTAACATCTGTAGCTCCTGGCTTATGTGACCAATACCCATTTGAATCTTGTCGATAAAAATGATAATCTTCATCTTCATCAACAACTAAGGCAATTTTACTATATTTTTTAGGGCATCTTTTTTCAAATGTTGCCATTTTTATATCAGGTACATCTCCCAATAAACGACCTATTAGGTCTGGGCAGCGTTTACCTTTAACTTTTGACCATTTAGGATAACCACTGGCGCGACCGGGCTGAGGAAATGGTACAGGACACGAATCCTTAGTACAACCAACCTTTTTTGGTAATCCACGATAATCAAATGCGTAGGCAAAACAATTTAGCGCCTCTTTTATACCTGAATGTTTATTGTATAATTCAGGTTTAAATTCTGGTTCAAATCCAGATAATGGGGCACGACGTGGGCAAAACTTAATATGTGTCGCACAAAATGGAGAATTATCTAATGGAGGATTATTACACGATGGCGAACATTGACATTTCGCCACCTTTTTTTTTCTTGTATGTCTTACCATCTTATTATTTTAGTAGATTTTATTATTTATTAACTACTATAGTATTTAAATCAGTTGCACTAGTAACTTTAGTTATCACCTTATTTTCAGGGAACACAGTGACTACTGCCCCGCCTTCGCTGCGCTCAGGTATAATAACTACATTTTCATTTTTATCACTTTCCTTAATTGTTGTTTGAGACTTAATAAGGGAATTAACAGCATCTTTAACAGCTTCTGGAACATTACCTGTCATAGTATTAAGTGGTTGATCTGGAGATGGAGGATATAGTTCTTGCGCACCCGATATCACTGTAGTACTATTTGTATTATTTCCAGTTGGCGTTTGTGCTACTTTTTCATCGGCCTTATAATATTCCTCTTCAACTTGTTTCATTTTAATTTTTTCTATATAGTGTGTAAAGTACAAAAATTGGTTGGCGTGTGTAGTAGGCTGGCTATTATTATGGCTGGCATATCGCCCTGTTAAACTGAAATATTGCCATCCCTCACTTCTTAAACGCTCTAGTGTTGTATTCAAAAAATAATATTTTTTATCTATTTTAAATAGTGTCAATACACCATTAAATATAGTTACTAATAATGAAATTACAAAGGTTGCCCAATAGACCTCAACCGTAACATTATTACCTGTAAAACTTTTATCTGAGTTTTGAATTGAAAGTAATGCTGGAACAAATAGTGAACCAACCGTAATTATAAAGTGTCCACTAAAAAATAGATATGAGTAATTCCTAGATCGTCTCTGGAAATTCTCCAATATACTTAAATATCTCGTTATAATAATTTGTTTTTGTACTGCACTTAAATCCAACTCATTCAGAATGTTTTGAAAATTACTTTTATCCTTGTATTGTGTACACAAAATCCAACTCCTTCTAGGTGTAAATCTTGTAGGTATACGATAGTTTTCCTTATATAGTGTAAGTGCCTGTGCCATTTATTACTACTACAGTTAAATAAAATTTGATGTACTATTTTATGTTATTAATGTGTAACAATGAATAATACAATGTTTATCTCTCGAAGCCTTGTATTCTATCCAGGATTCTTTGAAGACAATTGTCAAGAGTTGTCTGATCAAATTATAATACCATCTTATTATTTAAATAGACTAATAGATGACTTTGAAGAAGGGGAAAAGTTATATCTTAATATGACAAACACTAATACTAATAAAAATATTCTTGTCGCAATTGGTTCACCTCACTCATTCGATAGGAATACTATCTTCGCGCCACAATGGATTCTCGACCTTATTGATTGTACTGGGTGCTGTGAATCTGTAATCACTCTTACTAAGGCAGATATGAGTGAAGTACCTGTCGCTACTAAAATTATTATTAAACCCCTTGACCCTATCGCATTTGAACTAGATACTCTCACTTGCTTTGAAAAAGCATTTATGAATCTTCACTCTATTAAAGAAGGTATCACTATAACAGTACCTGTTCCTCAACTTGGTAAGGGTTATACTATGCTTGCGTATATTGAAAAGGTTGAACCTGCTGCTATTTCTCAAATTGCGGAAGGAGAAGTTGATGTAGAATTTATAAATGAGTTTAAGGAAGTTACTCCAACCGCCCCCATTATTATTCCAACTGCTCCCCTAGAATCAAGTACTGGTCATATGATTCCTGACTCTATAACAAATCCTATTGTTATACCATCCTCTCCCATTAATGAGGTTAGCACAGAGGTTAGCGCAGAGGAACGTCGTAAAACTGTACGTGATTCTTGGATTAAACGCTACCAAAATAACGCAGCACCGCTGTAGAGCCAGCAATTAGACCTCCACCAATTAGAGCCTTCATAGTTGGTTTATCACCCATAAAAATAACACCCCATAAGTATCCAAATGTTACTCCAAAAAATGATAAAAGAGAAAATACTATTGTTGGAATCTTTGGTATCGCATAAAATCTGGCAATATATCCAGTAAAACCTAATAGTGCATTGAATCCTAATAGTTTTGTCCAATTTAATCCACTTGTATCAACTATATTTTTGTTAAATATACCATATGCTGCTAACATAGCTAAACCAGCTGGATACAAATGATTTACCGTGTAATATGGCGATGCTTTAGCATCTGTGTTTGATTTAACAAAAATAAATATCATTGTCTCAGTAATGGCTGCTAAAATACCCATCACTACTCCAAAATTACGCTTCCTTTTATCTTTATCAGGCTCTACTATTGTCTTATGTGATGTAGCAATTAAATATGTACCAATAAAAGCTATAAATATTATTAATATTGATGTAAATGGCAATGAATCACCAAACAGTAGAGACCCAGCGATAATATTAAAAATTGGATAAAGATAGAATAAAGAAATGGCGGTACCAATATGTAGATTTTTAAATGCTATATAACTTGCTGCTACGTGGCCTAAGTTTAATAGATTATGTAGGATACTAACAAAGGCTTCATATGGATTTCCCCATATTGCTGAGAAATCGTGAGTTGAACCAAATGCTAACGCAAGAGCTGGAAATGCTATGAAGCGTGCTAAAATCTGTGTAAAAATATTAGTATTTACAGTCTTAATAAGAACTGGATATAATGATAGGACTAATTCGCTATATAAAATAGCTACTGTTGGATTAGGAGCTATCATTCCCTAATCTAATCCATTTTTATTCTATTTGGTAATTTTCTGACTTCTGGCATTATTTCTCCGTGAAATCTTCTATCAAAATAATCGATAGACCGTCCAAAATTCGCTCGTGGATAGAATGCGACAATACGTTTCTCTTTAATAAATTTCATTACATCTAATGCCCTCATTTTACTATATGCTATTAGCATAAATGCAACAGATGCCGCTGATCGCTGCATACCAGCCATACAGTGCACTAAAATTGTTTTACCTTCAATATATTCTGTCATAATCTTCAATGCAATCTCTCCAGACCATAACTCCATATTACGAATTTCTTCCTCCTCTAAATTATCATCCACTGGAATTCTGTATTTAATTGGAATGATCGGAGAGAATGCTAGATTTTTTGTACAATTAAAAACAACTGTTATATTATTTTGTCTAATAAAGTCCTCATCCATAGATGCTTTAGCATTACCTAGCCAAAGATTGGGTATAATTTCATTTGCATTATCATTGTGTGACATACTTAGTATTTATTATCTTATTATCTTAATATTTCATATATATTAACACATTCTATTTGATACATATAGATATCATTTTTGTCCAAACAATTAAAAATTGATATTAAACAGCCATAAATATATATTGACAATAACAATGCCTCTTTCTCGACATTTCTACTCTTTAGATGAAGTCCAAGCCGCTTTGCTATATACTACCACTCGTAATAGTCCTACAGAAGGATTATTCTGGTGTCAAGAGTTAATTCTGAGTGGTTGCGTTGGCGAAGCAATTTCAACTATCTTTCAAAGCTGGCTATGGAATACAGGCCCAATGAGACTTCAATGGCTCGTTGATTCCTGGAAATTATTATCATCAGATGAACTTACTGAAGATGATGTTCTACTTTCTACATACAGACTATCAACTATACACCACACAAATCGTGATAATTCTCTATGGAATATTCTTACTCTAACTATAAAATCACCAAATGAAATGCCTGACACAGTTACACGAAAAACACCGTCTGTGATTCCATCAGAAGATCCTAAAGAAGTATACTTTGTACGTGCTATGTTTCAAGGAAAAGCACGGTCGGCCTGGTGGATTTCACAGTTCATTCAAGAAGAACGCGTTTGGATTCTACTTGATTGGTTTGCTGAAAATATTAATACTTCATTTCAAGAACAATATAAGGTTTGTTTAGAAGCTTTAAAGGGTTATGAACAGCTTCTAGGATATAAATCGGTAGAGTATGATACAATTACACGATGTGCGGCTGTACTAATGATGTGTATTCAGCCTGATAGACAAGTGTCAAGTTTTGAGCCTCTGTCTGATGAAATTGATAAATATAATTCTCAGACTTTAAATGAACTGGCCGCGTCTATTGGTCAGCGCGATAGACGAGTGCATCAGATTCCCACTTCTTGTCTGTATGGAACTACTGTGCGTGGTAGAAGTAAATGGTCGCAAAATAACTTTGTACAATTATATAATGTAGAAAAATATTTAGCGGGTTGTCCATTTTGGGATGAGGCATTAGCTGTATATGGTGATGTAAATGATAGTGGAGATATTCAATGGCATTCTGGAAACAAGATGGAAGAATTCTATGAAAAATACTTTCCAGATGATATTCCAGATGAATGGTCAAAAAAGGATCAGCAGAAATCACATGGTGATGGTGTGTTAGGGCCAAATGATAAACCCACTATTTGGAAATATTCTCGCTGCTTTCTATCACGTACACCTCAATTAGCCTGGAATACAACAAAGACCGTTAATAACTACTTGGATAAAGTAGATATTACTGACTGTTCTGTTGAGCGGCTACTTGAAACCTATAGAGCACCTGAGCCTCTTTCTGAAGAGGACTTAAAGGAATTAGAGCCCGTTCATAAAATTAAGATTGTTTATTAACTTATAAAATATTTATTTTTTGTTCTTTCGTGTCTTATTATACTTAGGCTTACATGCGCCGCCTGCGGTTCTACCAAATATAGCACAACCAATACGCGCCCCACTATGACCAGTTACTTTACTGTCCTCAAATGGACCTTCTCCCAAATCATCCTCATCATCGTGAACTATTATCGAGCGACCCCATAAATCTTGTGGACTAATTCCTTTAATATAATAATCTCTTTCACAATTTCCATTCTTTAACTCAATATTTCCTAAATCTCCTGTGTGTCTCTCTCCTTTGTGTTCTGGGGCTCCGCCGTGCGCATTGTTACCAATATCATAATGCTCACATAGGCCGTGACAACCCTCACCTCTTAAATCACCCGCCTTATGAATATGAAATCCGTGTTTTCCAGATGGAAGCTTTGTAAAATGTGCCTTCACTTTCACCCCATCTCTATATTCAGATACTACCACTTCACCCTCAATCTTATCTGTCTTAAATACTGCAACTGCTCCTCCCGCCTCTCCTGTGTTATTCATACTACTAAATATACCTTTATTAATTATAAAATAACTCAATAATCCCACAGATAATAATACAAAAAATAGCTTAATTATGACAATTTGTTTCATACTTATTATTTAATTATATTTTTAGTTCGCAAATCTTCCATAAACTGATTATGCTTTCTAAATATTCTAACGCACGCAGCATTTATGATTCTTTTTCTATTATGACCTAAATGTTCTGCCTCATAGTATGATATAGCTAATGATTTTAACTTCTCTAAATACCAATGTGTCGGTATTTGTATCATTGCAATCTGATATGCAGTAAAGGTATCTACACTATGATTTAACCCAAGTTCTTCCATCTTTGCAAATATAAAATCTGCAAATAAATCTCTTGCCTCATAAGTATCCAATAAAGAAATACTAAACCGTATAGAGTTCATTGTTAATGCCGATTTGTGATACATATGCCAACGATTCTTATTAAAATTATACTCTCTTAGTGTTGTAAATCCCCATCGTAATTCTCCGTGTACCTTTAATTGATTATATAATGAAACTAATTGTTTATAAGAAAATTCGACATTATTTTTAGGATTTTTTGGATATTGGGGAACTGGAAATCCATGCTCATGATACATTAATTTTGATTCAATCAATGTTGCAAGACTCTTTGCATCAAATACAAACTTTCGCTTATTTGTCCAATCATATATATATACCTCCTTTTCAGGCTCTGATAATGTTATCGGATCAATCTCCTTTTCATACATCTTATTCATCCTATACGTTCTCCAAAAAATCAATACCTTCTTAAATAAATAGCGAAGACGCCATTCTTTAATATATCCCCCATATACTGCTTCTTTCAAGTTTCCTAAATACCTTTTTTGAACCTTCTCCTCTTCATCACTATCTACATCACTATCCTCATCCGATGCAAACTTTCCCAAATACTTAATACGGTCACTTAGTCTAACTGGAATTTTAGATATAATATTACGAATTAATCTACTTGGTTCTATTGTTTCATTTAATATTATATTTTTTCCGTCATCTTCTTCAAAATAGAATTCCTCGCCAGATTTTAATTTAATATATTTATAAGTTGGTATATATTCTGATGCTATACGCTTACTAGCATTATTACGAAATATTTTTTGTGGAGGCGGATGAAATGTATCTCCACGACGTCTGATTCTACCTGAATTCTGTATAGATGGTGCTGGCTCAGGAGGAACTCTAATTGGTTCTAAATTAGTTGTTTCTGCCGTTTCTACTGTTTCTGTTGTTTCAGCTGTTTCAGCTGTTTCTGCTGCATCTGCTGCATTATTAGCATTTATGTTTTGATTATTCTCTTCAGCACCCCATAATTCCTCATCATCCTCCTTTGTTTCTTCTAGCTCTTCTTCTTCATCATCATTATCATCATCTAAAAAATAATTATGTTCTGCGCTCATTTAACTTATTAAATATATATAGTTCAACTTTTAGGCACCCAACACAAAGATCTTCACTTTTCCATTCTCCTTATTAATCTTTCCAACTAGTTCTCCACTTGAATTATATAAAGTATCCTTACTTATCCAAAGTGGCTCTAGTGTAGATGTATCTTTCACCTTTTGAAGTTGAATAGGATTCGTTCCTTCAACAACAGTCATTCGTTTATTTCTATGAAATGAACAATATTCACATCCATACGCAGTCGCTTTTCTACAATATATAGTTAGCTTATCGTGTTGAATATATGCTTTACACTGATTAGATTCTGCCTGCGTATCTTGAATAATTACTTTTAAAGAATCCGATGTTGGTAGAACCTTTTTAAGAAGCTCCTTCTCTGGAACTCCTAACCTTTTCGCCAACTCCCCAATATATCTTTTTGATTGTGCTAGAAGCACTGACTCAAAATTCTCCCAAAGTAGTCTTGGAACCTTGTATTCAATTGACATTTATCTCACACCATATTCATATCTTCACAGCAATTTTCAAATTTTATTTACGTCTTAGAGTTTTTTTGCGACGAATATTGCGTCTCTTTTTATGTGTTCTGTGATGTTTCGTATTTGATTTTCGCTTATTACCTCCCTTTAGATTCTTTGATGGTGTAAAATTCTCAAAGAAATTTACTAATTTACTTTTTACTGTACTATACAGGTCAGGATCTACAAAGTCAAATAGATACAATTTAATATACTTATCTTCAGGAGTATTTTCATTATAATATAAAAAATGGATTTTACCTACTAATTCTTTATTTTTTGTTAATGTTATATAGGGTTTATCTCTGACTGTATTATATTCAACCGTAAGTCCAGGAATTGATTCAAGTACATTTGTTAATTGTACTGTATCACTGTCATTAATAAACTTAAAGTGTTTGTTTCTTGGGCTTTGACTTGTAACATAAGGTAACACTGTAGTTTTGTTTATTATTTCTACTGGTTCGGGCTTAACCTTTCCATTTTTAGTCATTTGATTAGATTCTGATTTTGTTGGTGATTGAGATTCTGTTGGTGGTTCAGATGCTTCAATTAATCTAACCTCTTTTTCAGTTACCCGTTCATTCTCAAATGACTGTTCTGGAATATCGCCCATATCATCTGAAAAATCAGTCATCTCTATTTGGGCGTGCGATTTGTTATTCTATAAAAAAAAATTGTAGATTAAATAATGAATTCATCAATCAATGATATTCGCCTTCCTAGCCTACCAAATAGATTTGCTCTTAAAAGTACATTTGAATTTATAGATGAATTAATAAGGGATATTATTTTATACTTCACATATGGTATTGCGCTTCTTTGCGGATTTAAATTTATTATTTATATTTTAAATGGATTCGCCACAAAATCATATATGGGGTCCCCAGCTATGGATGATTCTTCATTCCTCCGCTGAACGTATAGGTACTAAAACTCTAAATCGACTTCCTCAAGAAGAAACACGTATTTGGATCAATCTACTTGGAAGCCTACGATACTCTCTTCCGTGCCCTCTATGTAAAAAGCATTATACCGAATATTTATCATCAACACCCATAATTGATATAAATCAAGCATTTATTAGAGAATGGCTCTATAATCTACATAATCAAGTCAACTCACGCATAGATAAACCTAATACGATTGCTATAGAACAAATACCAGAGATCTATAGTAAACCATTTAATTTTACACATCATTATAATATAGTTATTGAACAAATGAATCGTGCGCTACGATTAGGATGGTCCAAGCGTGAAGATATACAAAAAACTATTCGTAACCTCCAAGAACTTAAAGGATTTTATGACTTTTTTTAGGATGAAATTGGCACACAAGCTATCGGCGCATTATTAATCGCACTTGGCGGAAGTAGACGATTAGCAATTCCAAAGAGATCAGAGAGACGATCTTGACCAACTTTACTTAGAAGTTTATACCATCCATGTCCACTGAATACAAATAAGAATGATGTTAGAATCATTCCTAAAGTACTCTCACACCCCGTATAATATCTGAACCCTAATACAACTAATGCAAATACAATAGTCGATGCCATCGCAATTATTGCTTGAGATTTACGATTAGTTACCATTGTATTAATATCAGAAGCAGATGTACTTGTTACTTTAATTGTGGTATCTTCTGATTCGCGACTATATAGTTGGAGAGCATTTGTGAAGATATATCCAATAAAGAATGATATCATTGCTACCCAAGATGAAGATACAACACTTTCATCTGAAGTTCCAACTGGATTTTTAAGCGTAGAATATGGAATTACTAATTTACAAATATCACTTGTTTTTGCTCTGAAAGGATTAAATGATTTTCCAACAAAAATAGCACCAAGTGCCCAGTTAAGTAATGATGAAGTAATTGGTGTTAAAATTAGAAATCCTACTAAAAAGAATAGAATTGCATAATTTGCTGTAAATAATCCTAGAATGGATAATGTTCCTGCTATTGTTAGCGGAAGCGTTAAAACACCGCCGTACATAAAAACACGGATGTCTGATATAATATCCTTTAACGATTCCATTTTAATCCTACTAATTTAGTATTTTAAAATTGAATTTACTTGGTAAATTGCATTACAAACATCTTTTAGGGTGCATCAGGAAATATTCTCTAATCACTTTAATCACTATTCGTATCAGCTGCACAGACATAAATTGGAGAGCCTGTACTTTCTTTACCTACCATATATGGTAGCCCCAAAAAATTCATTGCTTCTTGTCCAAAGATTGCCTTATTAATTGAGAAAAATATTGCTCCTGCCACAATTGCCATTGTAAATGCCATAATAACTTCACCCATACTGTCACAACTCCATAAACGAGCCGCGATAAATGCGACTAATACTAGACCAATGAATACATATGCTACAGTACTTCTTGATTGCCATTCAGGCCCCATAGCCTTTAATGTATTTGAAAACTCATTTGTTGCTAATCCTAAATATGTGGCAATTGATGTTATGGCATATACTCCATATGATGGATATGGATCGTGTGAAAATATTCTTCCAGGACTAAGCTGCGCTGTTTTAAATCCTGGACGACACTGTGTATCACCAGACCGGGACGGCCCTACCGCTTGTGATGATACCCACGATATTAGCTTGTGTGATAGGACTGTTTCAAATATGAAAAATGAAAATATTCCAAATGCCATATTCTGAGTTAAAAAATACATTAACAGAGAGCCAAATAAAATTGAGTCAGGCATTAACATATTAATTTCAGTAATAGTCTTTATCACCGTACCACCCATAAAATTCTTAACCTTATCCCATACTGTAGATTCTTCTGCAGCTGACATTCCTATTAATTCATTTCAGAAAAGCATAAAGACATAAAGCCTATCCACGTCTTTATAATAAGTGCTTCAAATGGGTATTCCATCATATTACAAGAAACTTATTGATACTATACACGGCTTAGTTTCCAAAGGCCATCCCCAAGGAGATATCAACTGGCTATTTATGGACTTTAATTGTCTCATTTATCACTGCCTTTATAGAGAAGATACCCCACAATATCCAGGACCAGACAAGAAAGACGAATGGGAGACTCAATTTATCGAGTGTATCGTTAAATATTGCCTAAAAGTTATTAAAGAAGTTGACCCTAAATCTGGTGTCTATATAGCAATTGATGGTGTTGTTCCAATGGCTAAAATGCGTCAACAACGCCTCAGACGTTTTAAATCTGTATGGCTTTCAGCACATCCTGAAATAGAAAAAGAAACACCATCTGGATGGGACAGAAACTCCATCACACCTGGTACTCAGTTTATGACAAAACTTAGATTAGGTCTTGAATCTATGATTAAAAAACAAGGTAAGAAAACTTGGCTATTGAGCTCAAGCGATGAGCCTGGAGAAGGAGAACATAAAATTATCTCAGAATGGCGCAAGGGAACATATACAGGCAACTTCGCAGTATATGGCCTTGATGCCGACCTTATCGTTCTATCCATTCTCGGACGCGAATGTTGTTCTCTTAATAATAATATTTGGCTCTTTCGCGAAGAAGTTAATGCTGGAAAGATTGCCTATGATGATATGGGCGAAGAGGTATTTGAATGGTTTTCGATTAATGCTTTGCGCGATTGGTTATCTGCAGAGTTTCAAGAAAAACAACGTTTATTTATTCTTAACTATTGTTTCGCAATGTCAGTACTTGGTAATGATTTTCTCCCAAGTTCACTTGGTCTAAAAATCCGCGAAGATGGACACGGAGAACTTCTTGATATCATCAAATCACTCACCTCAAAAGATATCGCACTTATTAATCCTACAACCCTTGAAGTATCCATTGATGGTGTAAATCAGCTCTTTACTATACTATCAAGTGATGAAGAGATGCGTATTCAGAAATATATTCATAAGAAACAAATGATGGCTCGTAATCTTGGACAAACTTCAGATGCCTCAAAAATAGGAGACAACAATTGGCCACTTTCACACGTTGAAGAAAATGTTCTATTTGATGGCAAACAATTAGATAGTACTTGGAGGGAGAAATATATGACACATTTCTTCAATGGATTTAGTTATAATAAGAAAGATATTAGTAGAGTCTGTAAAGAATATTTGTATGGTATTCAGTGGATTTGGGCATACTATACGGGTGCAATAGACAATGTATGTTTCAACTGGTTCTATCCATTTAATCTACCTCCACTCTGGCAATGGCTTCGTGACTTTATTCGTGATTCTAAACAACTTCCAAACTTTCCTGAAAAAGTACTTGTAAAAGCTACTGATATTCGACCAGTCGAACAATTGGCATTGGTGCTCCCTTTGGAGAGTTGGTCTCTAATTCCACCCTGTAAGGAAAAAGCTTTGCCATTAGCTGCGCCACAATTCTATCCATCTGTATTCTCATTTGAATCTGTTGGCAAAAGATACTTTTGGGAGTGTGAATCAATGATTCCTCTACCAAGCATTCTAGAAGTTAAAGAAATTATTAGACAATATACTTAACTAGATTTAGTTCGTTTAAAAAAGCTAAATAGACCAGGGCAGCATTTAGTGGCTAATTCTTGAACTGCTACATTTACTACTTTTGATACATCAATCATAGCCTCCAATGTTGGCTCAGCCACTAAATCATATACCATAAGTATCTCTGCCTCACCTTTATCATCGGGTGTTACCTCTTTGATTAAGATACGACCTAATTGAATGGCTACTGCCTTCTTATCTGCACCAGAAGGAGCTTTTCCATCAACTGTTACATTTTCTAGCTGTTTGATGACTTGTCCAACAGTCTTTGTAATTTTTACTGTATTATTAAGACTTGGGTCAGCAATAAAACTTTTAATAGCCTCTTTAGTTGAATCGTAGAGCTGAGTAGCAAGTTTCTTCTGCTCCTCTGTTAAACTACTTTCACTAATCATTGTCAGCCCCAATTGTTGAGTTAGTTCTTTAAGTCCTGTAGCAGCTAAGGTAGTAACCGTAGTAGATACCACAGTTATAACAGGACTTACAGCACTTACATCAATCCCTACAGATTCAGCTAATTTCTCTACAACCACTTCTGGAATTTTTGTGTGCTCTTGTATAATCGATTCGATCCGTTTTTGTTCTTCATCCCCACTCATCTTGAATATATCATTATATTAGAATTTATTTAAGTATTTATTTGTCACCATTACCGTTTAATGAATCATATGATAATAATACTATACCTATAAAGGCAAATACTATACCAACCCTCTTAATTGATGATAATTTTTCTTTAAAATAAAATAAACCCATAAGTGTTACAGAAATATCACTTATTACATCAAATAATAAGTTCATAACAGTCATTGACTCAAATTCTAAGGATTTTAAGAATATATATGGATGTAATGAATATAATAACATTCCCAATGGAACAACTGCCCGCCATTTTATAAGTCCTAAGCTATACCCTTTAAGCAATGATAGCACGAATGTATCAATAAATGCCATTAAACTTGCAAATGCAAGTGGGATAACATTAAACATCTTTAATACTTAATAATATTATTTTGCGTATCAAATACATTAAAGTAATTTTATGAGAATGTAGGAACGATGGGTAATAACCAATCAGCTATTGAACCCATTCATTTACGAATGTATACAAATATCATTCAAATAAAAGACCCAGTAAAACGACTCGGTATAATTAATACCTGTTTGGCTTCAATGGAATATGTTAGCTCCGCCAAACGAGCTGGAATATACAGCTACCTTCTTAACTATGTTGCCACCGTTAATTCAGGTGGTTCACCCCCTTTACTCCCGGGAGAACAACACAATTCACAACAATATCAACAGCAGCAACAACCTCAACAACATAATCCAGTTCCACGCTCTTTACATGCTAACTTTCAAGGCCCTGGTGCTACACACCCATCCCTTATGAATGTTCCTACCGCCTCTTCATATACCCAAGCACAGAGACAACAAGCCCAAATAATTACTCATACCGATAATACCCCAAGTTGGAAAGTTATTACAGATACTCCCAAACAAAAAGCAATGTCATATTTTGCCTCTTGTCTCGAAGTACTCAATATACAAGAAGAAGTTGCTTTAACTGAAGAGGCCCTTAAAAGTGCTTATAAGAAAATGGCACTACGCGCCCATCCAGATAAAGGCGGCTCTGAAGAATACTTTGAAGCTGTCACTCGCGCATACGCCTATCTCTCTGAAATCCTTAAACACATGAAAGGCGGTAGAAGAGATACTAGCGGGCGCGTTGAAGCTCCAACTACACTTAATACAAGTAGGGATTCAGAAGCCGATAAATGGAAACATGTCGAACCTGTTAAATTAAATGCAAAGAATCTGGATATGAATGCCTTTAATAAACTTTTTGAACAAACACACATACCTGATCCTGATGCCGATGGTTATGGCGATTGGCTCAAAGGTAGCGACTCTCGTACATCTGGACCAAAGTTTAAAGGTGAATTTAATCGTGACGTCTTTAATCGTATGTTTGATGAAGAAGCAAAAAAAGGCCAAAGACAATCCAATAATCTAATTGTTCATCCTGGAGAAATGGCACTTACTCTTAATCCTACTAGTGGCGTAGATTTAGTTGGTGAAAGACCTGACTCCTTTACAGCCGCACCCAACTCTAAATTCCAATTTACAGATTTGCGAGGTGCATATACATCTGAAAGTACTATCTCAGATAAAGTATCAAATGTTCAAGTAGGAGAACGAAGTTTTGAACAATATAGAGCTTCAAGAGAGAAAGCACCTGATCCATTTAACCAATCAGAGCTTCATAGTATCCGTGAGTTTGAATCAAGACAAAAACAGATGGATGAAATGCGTGAAAGAAAACGTGCTGAAATGTCCGTTAGAAATCAAAACTATTTTGACCAAATGAAACAAAGAGTTATAACAGATGGCGTTGATTTAAATCAAGGAAAATTAACTTATTAGTACCTTTCTGGACCCTCTGGGGTTAGTACCCATTTAAGGACAATACTTATTATAATAACTAAAGATGTTCCTAATTTCAGGATTATTTATGCTATCGAATAGCCTATTAACATATAATGTATTGGAATCATATTCAAATACATATGTAGCACTTGATTATAAAGATAAACACGAAACAATTGGACACATCAATTGTTTTTTATACCAGTTATATATAATTTATTTATGTTTATCATCAACTACTGCTGATGAATATACTCAAGCATCTTACTTATTTGCATCATTTATGTTTTTTGATATGGTACATTATATATTTTATATACGTAGAATTTCTAGTTATTTACATCATATTATTACTATTTTAAGTATAGTTTATGTAAATAGTGAATATGCCCAAGTCGATACTTTAGTAATATTTAATCATCTATTAATTCTATTTGAATCTACAAATCTACCAATGACTATATCTTGGATTGGAAATAAGTTTGGATATAAAGATTATATACTTTATAAGATTTTTGGCACATTTACATTTATATATTGGACATTTATACGTATAATCTATTTATCTTATTATATCTACAATACACCTAATTTTAATAATCAAATTACAATGCTACCGTTTCTAGCACTCAATCTGTTCTGGTTTAAACCATTAGTTCAGATGTACTTAAAAATAATCTTTAAAGTGACTAAAAATAATAACCTAAAAAATTAACATAATCTAATATTTAGAATGTCAGAGCTTCAATATGTTTTAGAATTATTTGATTTTATATCAATCGATGATATTACGGTTGATTCCCTTAAAAAAGCTTTTAAGAAAAAAGTATTACAAGTACACCCTGATAAAGGTGGCGATGCCATTGAGTTTGATGGAATGTTAGCAGGATTTGTATATTTATCAGAAACATTTCAACGCATAAATGGAGGCCGTGCAACCCTACAAAATGTCATATCACCCGATCAACTTCGCGATTTAAGACCAGATGAATTAGTCAATCGTGTTTTCGAAGAGTTTGATAATGAGAACTTCAATAAACAATTTGAAGAAACACATAAAGCAGAAGGACACGGCTATCAAGATTGGCTTAAAAATAAATCTGATGACTCTAACTTGACTGAAGGAAAATTTGGCGATGCTACACAAAAAGCCCCTACTTTTGATGAAAAGGACTTTAATAAATTATTTGAAGAAGCTGTAAAGAAAGATAAACCAGAGCCAAGTGCTATTATTTTACATCCTGAAGCAATGGCATATATTTCAGGTAGTGTCATTGGAACAGATATCATTGAAAATGTTGCAGGGCGTGAAGGCGGTTATACATCAGATGTCTTTACTAATCCTGAATATACTGATATTTTTTCTGCCTTTACTACTATGAACACAGTCGCAGATAAAGTTACAACCTTCAAAGAAACTAATAAAACTCTGGAGGATATAATTAATGAAAGAAATGCCGCTATTAAACCTTTCGATAATTCTGAACGTCAAGCCTTATTTGACTTTGAAAAGAAGAAAGTGGCCGAACAGACTAAACACTTGGAGAAAGTAAAAGATTTCTTTGAGTTTGATGCTAAACAAAGTCAACAATTAGAAAATTGGCCTCCTGAAAAATATGGCAAAGATGCCTATAAGGGTTTTGTTGTTGAGTTATAATTTATTCGTGCTTATTAAATAACATAATCACATTTAGCTGCTCCTTTCTACCGAAGCGCTGAGCGCGACCCATCACTTGTTCAATAAACTTCTCTTCTGTTTTATGCATAAATAGAAGATGCGTTGTATTCTCCAAATTCATTCCAGCTCCCTCAATCATTGAATTTAAAAGTAAAACTTGTACATCTCCCTCCTTATAATCCTTCAATGTCTTCTCAATCAACTTCTGATTTCCACCATCTAACATAACCGCTTTAATACCCCGCTTTAACAATAATTCTTGATATCTAACTAGTACATTACCATTATCATTAAAAATCAGCCATTTACTAGTCTTATCCGATTCCATCTTTTCAATAAATTTGCCCTCCAAATGTGTTTCTTTACAGCTATTTAAAAATGTATCTGTTAAAGTCTGTAACCTTTCAGAAAGTAATAATGAGGTATGTTTAAATTTTTTTAACAATGTAACTCTATCTCTCAAAATATTATACTCTTTTTCTGTGAGCTCATCCGTTATCACAAATCTCTCTAATTCCTTTTCAGCCTCTGGTAATAAATCTGCTTTCTGTAATAAATATTCTGAATACTTTCCAGCAAAATCCTTATATAATGCGGGAGTAATTAATCCAGATTTATTCATAATGCGATTTAAAATGTTATGGTCTCCAGCATTTAGTGCTTTCATTTGTTTATCATCGACAATGTTTGTAAAAAGCTGTATATGGTCATCATCGCACTTTATAATTCTATTCGAAGGGTCAGGAAGATTCAATGATTTCTTTACAAACTCCGCATCACATTTACATACAACTGTTGTATGATCTCCAATAAAATACGGTCCTAAACGCTTCTGATTAGTATATGATGCTGACATTAACCATACAAACTTTGTATTAATAGAAGAACATACAAACTTATCCATAATATCAATTTCATCAACTACAATACGACATACATTTATATCATTATCATTAATAACTTTCAAGTACGCTTCCGCAAAACTATCTAGTAGCAAAATCACCTTATAGCGAACAATAGACTCAGGATTTCCATACATACTCATTATATCAGCATATGATGCTGAAAACTTACATTTATTCAACTGCCTTTTAAAAATAGTTTCAATTGATTCTCTCCATTGTCCATAAATATTTTGAGGTACAATAATAATCGTTGGCCCTGGTGTTATATCTGTACGAATATGTGTCAGAATAGCATATGTTTTACCAGAACCAGGTGGGTCATTCATAACACCTAAACAGACGTTATATGACTTTGGCGCTTCATTTTTATCCATATATCTCGCAATAGATGCTTCAGTATGTTCTGTTTTACACATATAGTTTGCCCTCTCAATATAACGAATCCTATAGAGCATTGCTTCTTGATGCGGCCATAATTTAATAGTATTGTCACTCGGCGTTAAATCTTTTGACGACATTTGAGTTAATATAAAATTATTTGGTACTGGATTTCCTGAATTAGATACTATATTATATGTTATATCATTATTACTATTACTATTAGTATCCCAATTATTTAATATACTATTCCACATTTATAAGTATATGCCCTACTAACTTTAAGTTATGATTTTTAGTGAAGGTATTTTATGCTTTTTATAGGTAGGTAAATGAGTCCAATTAACAGACTTCTTTTAGTTATAGCAGTTCTGTTCATCGCAGCAGTTACATATGCTTTTTATTATTCATCAGATTTACTTAAGAAAAATCCATTTTTGGATAAAAATTTATTGAAACGTGGAATGGACAAGCCTACAATTTGGCTATACTACGACACAAGCGATGTTAACTCCCGTCAATGGCTCGACTTTGGCGCTCGTAGTAGTCGTGCCCTCAATATGCCATTCTTAAATCTCTGCTATGAAACAATCGTACGACAAAACCAAGAAGACTACCGAATTGAAGTAATTGGTGGCCTAACAGGTGTAGCAGAATTACTAGGTGGCTGGGACCAACTTCCTCCCGGTCTCCGTGACCCTATTAGTCCTGTAAATGAAGCTGAACTTAACTATATTCGTGCTGCCATCCTTGCTAAATACGGTGGCCTATGGCTATCCCCATATTGTGTTTCACTAAAAGGATTTGGCAAATTACCTGAAAATAAGGTTGTATTCTTTGGCACTGATTTAGACGAAACATATGCTGGACCTGATGGGACAAATGTTCCTGGATTCCGTGCTCTATGGTCTCCAAAGCCTAAACACCCTATGTTTGAAGAATGGGCTGCCATAACATATGCTCGTGTAGCACAAAAGCGAGGTGGCGACCAGATTCGCGGTGATGCCAAATGGGACTTTGTTCGCCTCTCAACCGAATATGTTAATACTGGAATCGTCGTCGACCCAGCCGTTGAAGGTATGCGTAAGAAGGATGGCAAGAGAATTCAATTAGAAGACTTACTTGCTACAGGTACAGATGGTAATTTACCTTTTGACCTCTGTGCTTATACTGTATATGTGCCGTTCCCTTGGCCTGAGCTAAGAGATCGTGAAATCTTTGGCTGGTTCTTACGTATGAGTGAAGACCAGATTATGGGTTCTGATATTGCCATTAAATACTTATTAGAAAAGGGTCTTCGCTAAGACTCATTTAAAGTTTTGTATACTATGTTTTGAAGTGCTAAAATACTTGTATTTCCTTTACAATATGAAATCCAAGAATTGATTAGAAATTTATGAATCAAAATATTATCTGAAAAATTATCATTACCAAAAATTGTGTTAATAGTCTGAAAACTTTCTAATATATCCTCATAAGCATACCCGCGTTTCCAAATAACCAATAAACTTTTAATAGCATCAACAGAATTCTTTTCAGACATCGCCTTTAATAATGGAATAAAATCATAATAGAATGGAGCAGAACATAATATTCTTACACAATCTAAAGTAATTTCTTCATTAAATGTGACGTGAATATCTCTAACTAATTTTAAAAGACGTACCAAATCACTAATATTACTTCCAGCAATATTGACAATCCAGCTCCACATATCCATAGTAATTTTTTCTGGATGTGGCATATCTACATTTTTAAGTAATAAAGGCATATATGTAAACATATCTAGAGAATTCATAGCAATATGAATACATCGGCTACGTAATGCTGGAATTAAATCCTCCTCAGATGTTCCAACAAATAAAAACCTTGTAATATGTGAATATGATTCCATTGGGCGGCGCAAAGCCTGCTGAGAAATTTGTGGAAATGTGTCTACATCATCAACCACAACCCATCGAAATATTTCTTCTCCTACCGATTTTTGTCGAATAAATAGACTTACTTGTCCGCGAATAGTTTGAATTCCTCTATCCTGGTCAGGGCCCAATAGAAGACATTCATCAACTGATTCATATCCCCATAAATGCTTATTTGGTCTTTTTTTAAGAGTAGCGTATTTCTGAAGTAATTCACGAATTAATATTGTTTTTCCACAACCCGCCGCACCCGTTATAAAAATATGACTTGGTGTATCAAACTGATTAATACATTCATTCCATACTGATTCCTGACCTACAAGAGACGTCATTACAACTGATTCTTTAAAAGACTTTATATTCCCCTAATTTACGCAACTACTACTAATTTGGAATTAGTAGATAACTTAAAAGAAGATATACTCTTTACTTTAAATATGTCAGGTGTTACAAAAAAGTCATTATATGAAGTTCTCGGTGTTAATAAGTCTGATACGTGTAATGAAATTAAAAAGGTTTATTTTAAATTAGCCCGCACACATCATCCAGATAAAGGTGGAGACCCAGAGAGATTTAAGGAAATACTTCGTGCCAGTGAGATTTTAACAGATGAGCGAAAACGACGAATGTATGATGAAATGGGTGTTATTGAAGGTGAAAATGGAGGTGTACCAGAAGGATTTAATGGAATGCCCTTTCCTAGCAGTATGCAAGGTCAAGGACAAGGTGGGTTTCCTTTTCCATTTGAGATTAATCTTAATGACTTATTTGGAGGTATGTTTGGTAATCCTCCAGTTGGTCCTAATAAGGGACCTATACGAAAGAGTAAAAAACCTGCACCTGCTGTTCAGACTATTAATATTACTCTAGAGCAGTTTTACTTAGGACACAATGTAGATATAAATATTAATCGACAGAGTTTTTGTCCTAATTGTGACCACAGTGGCGCTAAATCAAAGGAAACTTGTAAGCCTTGTAATGGACGGGGAGTCATATCTCAAATTGTTCAAATGGGTCCAATGGCTATGCATACAACGGGACCCTGTATTGATTGCCAAGGTAAAGGAGAACGAATTCACGAAAAATGTGATAAATGTTCGGGTACAGGCTTCCTTCAAGAAAAGCGTACTCTTTCTGTTAAAATTACTCCTGGCACTCGCCCTCAAGAAACTTATCCTTTTTCTGAAGTATGCTCTGATCACCCTGCCTTCGAACGCCCTGGCGATGCTCATATCATTATTGCCGAAGACCCTAATGATCCCGCTTTCAAATATTTTAAACGCTCTGGTGATAAGTTACAACATCTCGAAACAACTGTTTCTCTCTCTCTTTCGGAATCACTAATTGGTTGTACTGTACAAATTGACGGTCATCCTGGATATGATGACGGTCTATTTATTAAAATCCCTGCTGGCTCCTTCCAAAATGATAAATATTGCCTATCTGGTTTTGGTATGCCTATTCCTGGTAATATTGGTAAATGTGGGGACTTATTTGTTACAATTGATGTATCAATTAAACCAATGGAACGTAAACTCTTTGCCACACAGGGGCGCGAACTATTAGCACCTCTATTTGAAGATAAGGTGCGAACTACTGAATGCCCTGAAGACTCCATTCAAACTGAACTTTATTTACATAAAATTTGACAACCATTTGGCATATATGAAATAATAGAATGGAAAACTTGGCTATCTTTGAAAAAATCCACGATAATCTATCTAATTCTCTTGAGCTTGGCACATCTATCTACATATTTGGTGTTATTGTTACTAATTCTATCTATGATAATTGGAATACGTGTACTGATTTTGAGAGGGCTCTTGCGAAAAGACTAGTTAGTATATGGGAAGGAGAATTGGGAAGAAGTATGGATGTGTCCTATGAAAATACTAGATACCAAGAGCATCGCCCTGAATACGACAATTTCTGTAAGAAGTGGATAGAGGATGCTTATGGGAAATATCGTGATAATAAAGGAATTCGTTATGCCCTAAGAAATATATGGGAAAAGGAATATGGACTTAGAATTGTCTGGCCTGATTAATATTATTTATAATTCTTCTTTGTTCTTCTAAATTTAGTTCTCTTCACTCTTTTAGAATATTTATTTTTTCTTCCACTACCGAAAATTTTGTTTAATTTATTTGTATTATCATTTTTATATATTTTTAAATTATTTTCATTTTTATATCTTCCTGAACTTCCAAAATCAATAAAAAATGGAGGCCTTGATTTATTACTTGGAACAAAAATATTATCTGGTTTAATATCATAATGTGCTATATATTTGCTATGTAGATGTTGTAATCCCTTAACTAATTCAGCTTTAATACGTTCCTTTTCTTCTACTGATGGTTTTGTTTCTAAAAAATTAGTAAGTGTTGTACCTTCAACATATTCTAATAACATTGCACACCTATCAGGTGAACCCTCTGCCGCAAATAATTTCATAACATATGGTGACGGCGATAGAATAGATAAATGTATACATTCTCTAAAATAACCTTCTCGTATAAATTTTGATGTACCACCTGACATATGGATAGGCTGTCTAAGCAAATATTTTGTACCTTCTATTTCAATTAATTCAGTCTTATTTGAAAGTCCTGCTCCCATTTTTTTTATAACTTCATAACTTCTATCACTAAGTACATCGTGAAATGTATTTCCACTTGGGAATTTATATGATGAGAATCCTGTTTTTAATACAAGGTGGTCACCCTCAAGATTACAGCTAAATATATCTGGGACTTCTTTATATGTAGGTACAGATAAAAGCCCTAGTACAGTATATGCAGCTGGAATACCCATTGTAAGATATTCTTCAGGCTTTATTACATTTGATGCCATTCTAGTAGATTAATATATAAATTTACATACAAATTCATATATTAATTATATTTTAGCTTATTTTACAACACTTTTATTTTCTACTGGGTTTCACGGATCTTGGCATCAGTGAAGGCTACATCAGTCTTCCATTCAGGGTTTAGACCAGCTTCAGCATAAGCCCTAGGGGAGCTGAGGAGCATTCCAGATGATGGGAAAGGGGCATAGCCTAGAGCACCACCATTACGACGATGTCTGCGATGTGTTTTACGGTGCTTTCTGGAATGTCTGCGGCTCTTGTTATGTTTCTTAGAGCCCTTGCGGTGCTTTCTACGTTTGCCGCCAGCTTGGTCCTTGAGGCCGCGCACATCCGCGATCGCCTTATCAATGCCGCCAATATGGGCGGGTCCACGAAGAGCTTCAGGAAGACCGGGGCTTAGAACCGCTTCAGGGAATGGTCCCATACCTAGAGCAGCGCCGCCGTGCTGTCCTTCGTGGTATTTGAAGTAATCCGTACCTTGACCGAGTGACATCTGGGATGGCCAGCTGCCTGATAGATGGTAGTTAACTGGCGCACCTGAGAGAGCATCGGCACCACCTCTACGACGAGTGCTACGACGATGAGTCTTGTGTTTACGTGTGTGTTTCATCTTCCGGGATGACGAGTGTCTTGATTTTCTTGCCATTTCTATATATTAGTTTGATAAAATTATCTTCGGTTCTGACAATTCTTGATATTAGCGGCGGTTCTGTCTTTGTCTCCAGTCCATCATTTGCTGATATGTTTTAAAAATCGGCGGAGCGTTTGGTCTAATCTGATGAGCAGCTGCTGCCGCATAGAAATTAGACACATCCGTTACCAGCTGCGCCCCACCCTTACTAGTTACAACATTTCGATTATCATAATCCGCGACTTGTGGATTAGCATCACATACATTAGCTCTCGCACAAGGCGGAATATTATCACTAGTAGTTGACATCTTCTATTAATGGTTTCGTAATTCCGGGTATAGATTGGAATTAACAGATTCTATAATCGTGTAAAAATTGTACGGCCTTAATAGAAAATGCAAGCGACTCAATGGACCGACAAGATCCCTGACACTGTTATCTGCAACTATTTCTATGTTTTCTTCTGTATCTTTGCTGTTTGGGCCGCACTCAGCCTGCTAGGTGGTGTATGGATCTTTGCTACTACAAAGATGTCCCTTGGTGTGTTAGTTGGTGTTATCTTTAACATTCTTCTTTCTTTTGGAATTTCAGCAACGTCTGCTCTTTTCCTTTACTTGATTTGCGAGCGTGCGTTAAAGCCTTCGATGGGCGGGAAGGTTCGCAATGCGACATCTCAAATTGCGACAGCGTCTGATTATGAGATGATGTAAATACCGTTTTACCTTTTTTACATAACTTTTCAGCAAACTTTTCAAGTCTAGTTGATTTTTGACCAAGAAATACTAATGCGTGTGTACACTCTTTAGCAATTCTATCATCTCGAATAATTTGTGCGATCTTTCCATTTCTTATCCAATCTGCCTGAAATGTTTGTGTCTTAATATGAAGTGCTTCTGCCCAGTTATCAATATAAATCGATGAGTTTCCTTCTGTAGGAATTAGTACCTTGTCTGGCATACGTCCTAATTCCTGTAGAATTAATGTTAAAGTGTTATCTTGGATATCCTGCTCTGAAACTTTATTTGTACTACCAAATACGCCGACTACAATGACATTTGGTTCGAAGATTTGCTCGTCTAATGACATTTTATACACATTTAAATATTTAGCCTGTCATATTGTTCAATTTTTATAATGTATTATATAAGAGTCTATTTCATATTTGCGATAAATCCGTAAATTACTTTTGAAATAATTAGTGCTAATAATAATGCGATAACGTGATTAGTAATAAAAGATAGTACGTGTTGTTCTCGATAGATGTCAAAATATAATGCAAGTGCTGTAAAAAATATACTTAGAAATATAATTTCTTTAAGTACAATATTAATTTTCATTCCTAATATATAATAAGAATGGGTCTATGAGCATGTAATTAATATTCAATACTACACTTTATAGTCGGTGTTATAGCCTGGAGGAAAACTATATCCTGATAATATATTAAATAGCACAACTGATACATTATTTACAGGAATTGGATGGTTGGTTTCTTACCAACTTGACAGAATGTATAAGTAGATTTGGGTTTATAGAGAGGAGTCATATGCCTCTTGAAGACTCGCAAGATTCACTTTACGTTTCTGGATTTTACCAGAAACAATGTAGAGTGAATTCTCAGTTAAAATAATGAAATCATCGCCAACCTTATAGAGTTTCTTGATAAGAGAAGTAAATTCTTCTTTAGATTTTACAAGGATACGTTCTTTAGTTTCAGGATCTTCACCAAGAAAGGCAGTGCCGTTGGCGGTTTGACGAAAGTAGTCTAACATAATGGCTCGGTCTTGTTCACAAGAGATTTTGGCTGCTTGGAGAAGTGTTGTGGCACCAGGTAGGATTTCCGTAGAGGCGGTGGCGGCTGCACCAATCATGGTGTTTGCAGAAGAGGGCGCGGGTGCAGCGGAAGAAGTAGAAGGAGTACTTTGAGTGGTATTTTGGACCGGGGTTGCCATTGTCTATGTCTGTCAATAAAAAATAATCTGTTCTGTAAGATTTAACGCAATATTTTTAGTTATCTATGCTGTATTGGGTGCGTATAGAACGGTGACGTGGTGTTTATCAAAGACTTTATTTAGGAAATCATATGCTGATTCAATTTGTTTAATTTCTCGAGCACCCGTAATAATAATTCGCCCAGTTCTAAAGATACTCATCGTAATTCTTTTACATTCTCCCTCTCCATCACCTGTACCCTGTCCCTTACAGAAGTTCTCACATTGACAAATCCCTTTTCCAGGATTCTTTGTATTATAGAAGAACTTGGTATTAACACCTTGATAAATTGTCTTCTCAAGCATTGAGAATAAGTTATACTCATTAATTAGTAGTTTATGAAGTGCATCTTGATTAATAAACTTATTAAGGGCATAATCTGTATTAATTAGCTGAACAGAGAAGCGATCAATTGATGCATTATCTGCAAATGGACTTTCAGGAAGAGTCCTAATAAGTGTAAGTAGCCATTCAATAGCCTCTCGAGCAAATGGTTCAGATGTAACACCTGTCATTTGAATACCACCATTCGCAAATAGCTTTACATTTACTTCCTTCCAACCTTCATCTGCCTTTCCAATATTAATTTTTCTCCTTAAAACAATCGTCGATTGATTAAAGAAGGATTTTGAAGTAATCTTACGATTAGTGAAGATATCTTTATAGCTTGCACCAAGAACCATATTTTTATGTTCAAACTTAAGGATACCTACATCAGGGTACCAAACTGGAATGATAACGCTTCGAAGCGCATTGAATAGTGTATCAAGGTTAATCTGCGTTCCCCAGTGCGCAGTAATAACCATCGTGGAAACTCGTAAATCTGTCTTAGTATAATTAGCCATTTGAATTAAATCCTAATCCTTAATTACTCACAAATTTCATTTCAAATTTTCGTTTAAATAGCTGTATTAGACCCAATATCTGCTTTTCAGTTTCATCATGTAGAATAGTACTATCAATAATTAGCGGATACATTAAATTAATTTTATTTACTAGTTCATTATCGATAATTGAGAATATATCTGATAATAAAAGAATTTCTGATACTATTGCTTGAAAATCAACATTATCATCTTGAATTATACTTATTATTTGTGATGGATGGCAATGAATGTATTTCCAAATGCGATATTCTATATCTGATTTGCGAGTTGTTTGTCGTAGGTCACCCCGTGTGATTGCTGTAAAAATATCTGTTACTTGATTGTTTCTATTTGGTGGATCATAGCGAATCTTAAGTAGACGTTGACGAAGCTTTGGATGAATTCTGCTTTGAGAGTTACAGATAAGAACTACACAGATATCTTTGGAGTCATAATTCAGAATAGTTTGTAAAGATAGTTGCGCAGCTTCCGTTAGGGTTTCACACTCATCCAAAATGAGAAATCGCGGTGAAGTTTCACCTTCTACGCGCCAATCAACTCGTAAGAAGGGAAATACTTTTTGCCGAATAGATTCCAAACTACGTTCATCTGCTGCATTCATTGAAATACACATTAGAGATTTACGATTACCCCAAATCTGTTCGACTAGCCATCCTGCACTTGTTGTCTTTCCAGAGCCTGGGGGGCCAAATAGAAGTAAATGCTGTAAAGTTTGTGGATCTTTTAAGAACATTGAGAAACATTTTCTGACACGTTCACACCAGAAAGAGATATCAACAGCCATCTTACTTTAAATGAGTAAATAGGGCTTAAATACCCTCCAGTAATATAGAAATTATATGGGGACTTAAAGCGGCTTTAAGTAGGCAAAATGCTAAACAACCTAAACGTTTTTGCGCATTTCTTACTTAGTACTATACTATGAGCGGAAGAGGTCGAGGAAAACGCGCCACAATAAAACCAACAGAAGAACCCATTGAAATACCCATTAAAGAAGAGAAACCCAAGAAAACTACCAAGAAAAAACAATTTCCCGTTGTTGCCACCGTTGGACCTGACGGTATTAAAGGCAGTCTTCTAACCGAAGTTCGTCGCCCACTAATTATTCATCTACCCATCCAAAGTAGAGATGTACCCAATAATGATATGCCCGTTATCTACGATCCTCGTCCACCAACTGAGGCTATGCCATACGATATGCATCTCGATAACCCATTCTACGAAACCGTTGAAAGCCTTGAATCTCAAAACAATACTACTATTACACCTCTAACCTTAGAACAATTACCTATTAAATACGAACAACATAAGAACAATGACACTGTTGCCACAACCAATAATACATCTACAAATATACAGGAAACAGAAATTGATTATTATAATATAAAATCATCACTCCTTGTTCAATTTAAAGATGCAACCGAAGTTAAAACTATCCCACAAACCTCAGATGTTGCTTGCTTCTGGTGCTGTCATACCTTTACTAATCGTCCAGTAGTACTACCTGTTCGTGATACTGGTGAATATCTAACCGTTACTGGTAACTTCTGCTCTCCTGAGTGTGCGTGTGCCTATCTCTTTGATATGCGCCAAGATGCTCATACACGCTGGGAACAATGTGCACTACTCTACCGTGTTTATGGCGAGGCATGTAACAATAAGATACACCCCGCCCCTGCTCGCAATATTCTTAAACATTTCGGCGGAAATCTATCCATCCAAGAATATCGTCAACTAATTCGTTCACATAAAGTACGCATCGATATCCATCTTCCACCTATGGTAAGTATTCTTGCCACTATGGATACTAAACCTATTGATTTCTATGATGCCAGTCTAACAAAAGGCGTTACTGAAACTGTTAAGGAACGCCTACAAAAAGCCGAAGAAGTACTTCGTCTTCGTCGCACTAAACCCCTCAAGGCGTGGGAATCTACTCTTGATGCGTGTATCAATCTTAAAATCAAGGCTTAGAGAAATACTATAGTCCAAATATCTCTTAACTTCTTTAGCTTTATTTTAACACCTAAATTTATAAAATTTGACGACATAATGCCGACTTAAAAAATCAGCACATATTAAAATGAATTCCAAGATGTCATCTATTCGCTCTGTTCTTATTCGGACTACTATGTCCAATATCCAAAAAGAGATTAGTCAACTTGAACACTGGCTGACTAATCTCTCTGATTCCGATGAATCACATCCTTCCTCTCATCGTACAAATGATGAACGCGATGAACTAGCACGCTTTAGTCGTATCCTTAGTAATCTTACTCAAGATGTCAATAGTCAACAATTTACTCTCAATAATATTCTCAGTCGTCTTGATGTTCTCGAAGGATTCTCTCGCCCAAATCGTGCAATCTTTATCAATGAAACTGGCGGACAAAAACGAGGAGATCCCTGGATTGATGATGACTGCCAACCCCTACAAAATGAAGTAATTGGTGAAGATGATAATATCTCTGAACCTCTTTATACTATTCACAAGAAAGATATCCTAACAGAATCATCTGTAGGAACACCTAGTATCATTCCTGATGTACCTGAAGATCGCAGTATTCCTCCTGATATTGATTCTGATACAGAAGATGAACCTGAAAGGGCTGCGTGCCCTCCTACACCTATTCGCATATCCAAACAAGAAGAAGTTGATACCAAGGAAGATGATGAAGTAGTTGAGGAAGAGGAAGCAGAAGAAGAGGAAGAAGAGGAGGAAGAGGAAGAGGAAGAGGAAGCAGAAGAGGAAGCAGCAGAGGAAGTGGAAGAAGTAGAAGAGGAAGTGGAGGAGGAAGGCCTTGAACTCGAAGAACTAGAATACAAGGGTACTAAATATTATAAAGATGCCGAAAACTTTATCTATACAATTGATACTGACGAACAACCCTCAGAAAATCCAGTAGGATACTGGAAAGAAAAGTCACAAACTATCGCATTCTACAAGACTAAGTAGATAGTATACTATAATAAATTTATAAAAATATATATATTTTTTAACTACTTAAATAACTTGGTTACAATATTTATGTAGTTAAATGGCGAGCTGGAATACCTATTTTCTTATAAAACTGATGACGGTATGGAATTATTGTAATGCTACATATAGTAATATGAAAAATAAATGCCAAAATATGTATTATTATCTAAAAGACTATTTTTATGGTTATCATGATATGTGGGTATTTATACCAGGACATAGTTTACCACTGTCATTAAATAATATGGTTAATATTGATATGGTTAATATTAACTGGCTTTATGATAATTATGATAATACAATTACTCTTTCGAATGATAGTGGTGATGATGATAATACTCAATTTAAATTTTCTTGGTTATCTGCTAAAATTCAAGTAGTCAACTCTAATAAGCCAAGTGAAGCAATCGAATATATAATTGATGATTTTATTGAAAAGTTCATAGTTTATACTAATTCTAATATTACTCCTTCACTCTATATGGTGTTTATGTGCTGGTGCGCGCATACTAAACATTGGTTTAACATTGATGATAATATTGAGTTTCATATCATAGATGATATGGGCGAAGAACACCACTTTAATAGTTATAATGATAATAAGAATTCTATTGTTATTAAACGTAATAAATTATATGTAGTTAATGATACTAAAAATGAAACACATATAGAGACTACTAATAGTATTATAGAAGGACCTACAGAGGTTACCCCTTTAAAAGAAGAACAAAATAAAAAAGATGAATAATATGATAGAAATACATAAAAATTGAATGATAAGGCAGACTTAAAGATACTACGCCTCCTATTATCTTAGGTACTTGTTCATATTATCCAAGATGTCTTCTCTAGTTGATATTTCCAAGATGAACTCTGATTCAGCTATTCCTACTGGCCCGTGGACACTTTACTTCCATTCTCCAGAAGAGACAAAATGGACTCTTAATACATTTATTAATCTTGGCCCTATGAAAACGTGGGGTGAATTTTGGACAGTTATTGATACCCTCAAACAGGATTCACTGTCTGATGGAATGTTCTTTATGATGCGCGATCCTTCTCCTCCTCTTTGGGAGAGTCATCATCATATTCGCGGTGGATGTTATTCTTTCCGTTGCCAAAAGAAAGATGCTGCTGAGACCTATCTAAATTATATTATTGCTTCTATGCTTGGCTCCCTCTCAGGCCATAATGAAAATCGCATTAATGGTATTTCAATTAGCCCTAAACGTGGATTTAACATTGTGAAAGTCTGGAATACCGATGCTCAAAAGTTTAATAATCCTTCTAATCTTAACTCGAATGTATGTGTATCTATTCGTGATAGTGATATTATGTACACACCTTTTGTACAAAAGAAGATGTAATGTACTTTTTAAAAAAAGCGCCCAAAAAATATTAGCGCTTTTTAGGAAAAAATGCCCAAAAAATTATTATGAGATGCACACACTAAAAGAAAATAAAATATTTAATATTTTTATTTCTTTCATACTACTAAAATACTATTTAAACCTTTTGAGGACGACCAGATGTTTCCGTCTTCTGCTTCTGTGGAGCTAGGACCAAACGCACCTCACCAAGATTCGCCACCATATAACGTAAAACAAGAGGCAAATCATTCTTCAAATGAATTTGAGTACTAGTACATAGGTTCGTACACTTCGTAAAAAGTACTAGATACTTGAGTTCAAACATACCTTGTACAATTTCATTCGTATTACGCTCAACCTCAATACCACCCTGATTATTTGACATAATCACCGTCTCTCCATCTACAAAGTCTCCCACACAACGAAAAATCAAATCATTATTTGAACTCGTAATCTCCATCTTCTCAGCAAGAGCATTGAAATCACGACAGATCTTCTGGAAATCCGCAGATGGCATATGAATAATTGACGTAAATGAAATATTAGGAAACTCAATATTCTCAACATTCGTATCGAATAACTTCATCATCCATGTATTCGTTGTACCCTTCTCAGCATTCTCAGCACGAATACCAAGCTTATTAGGATTTGACTCAGGCAAGAATAGTGTTAGACTATCATTATTACTAAGAGTTTTAATAAGCTTGAACAGGTAAATCATATTAATACCGAGAACATACTTGGCTGGGCAATAGAAATACTCAAAACGATCAGATATTAGACGTAAATATGTTAAAACCGTATGGGTTTCATCAACATCTATTACACGAATACCAGTTGAATCAAACTCAAGATTGGCCTCGGTAAGAATCTCCTTGAGAGCTTCAATTAGTGTTCGAAAAGCGGCAGATTGTACGGTACGGATTTCAAATAGGTTTCCATTCGCATTCGCGCGGGATGACGTGGCGGCGAGACTCATTGTGTTTAATTGTCAGTTCTGGCTTTAGACTATTAATTTTCACTTCTTATCCGGCTGTCCGGAATTCGATATAGCCCCCTTCCAAACGCACTTAACGGCGACGAGTGCTTCGCTTAGATCCTTTCTTACCCTTTCTCGTCATAAGCTTATACCCAGCAAATAATGCTAAAGGCACAATATATTTTGAGGCGGCAACAACAAAACCATCCATTATTGATGGAACAAAACCACCTTTTACCTTATGATGTCTTCTTGTACTATGATTCTTTCTAGGATGACGTCTACTTCGCTTACCACCAATCTTTGGACGAACTCCAATTGGCGGCATTGCTCCAAGTAAATCACGACCCGCTGATGCAGATGGCTCAGCGGCACCAGGATTATAATAGCTTAATGGCATTACTGTCGCTGCCCCACCATTACGCTTCTTAGATTTATTTCTGTATAGTTTCGGCATTCTATCTGCTTTATAAAAACAATTTAAGATTGTATTGCTTATTAAAAATTAATGAGTGAACACCGTCGCCCTTCTTGGGATGAATACTTCAAAGAAATTGTACAAGTCACCGCTAAACGAAGCCCCTGTGATAGATTACAGGTCGGATGCCTTCTTGTTAAAGATAACCGTATTGTCAGTCAAGGCTATAATGGATTTTTACCTGGTTGTGAACATCAGTCAATTATGCGTGATGGACACGAACAAGCAACAGTACACGCTGAACAAAATGCTATCAGCGATTGCGCCAAACGCGGCGTCTCCTGTGAAGACTGTACTGCATACATTACACACTATCCTTGTATTATTTGCTGTAGAATACTACTTGCCGCAGGTATAAAACAAATTAAATTTATTAATAACTATCGCAATGATGAACTTGTTAAGCATTTTACAGAAATGATGGATGTATCGCTTCAATCCATTTAGATATCAACTCATTTTTTAGTGTTATAACTTCTGTTTTTTCCTTGATTGTATATTCCATTTGAAGGAGGTGGGCCAGGTGGTAATGGAGGCTGACCAGATAAAGGCGCATGAACAAATGACCCTGAAGTGCTTGCCATAGGTCCTGGACTAAGATAATAATATCTACCATAATACATATTCCACTTCATAGGACGATTTGTACCATATTCTACATATATATCAGCGGCAAAATGTGGGGGTGGTGATGGAGGAGCCCATCCAAAATATCCAGGAGGTATATTGGCAGCACTAATAAATGCTGGTGATGGATTCGCTAATAAATGATTAGACCTATTATTAGGTAAATTAGCTAACATAGATGGTTGACGATATTTTTTTATAGCTTGCGCAGCATATTCCTGGGCTGCTCTTCGCTCAGCTATTTCGGCTAATTGTTTTTGTCGCTCTCTTTCCATTAATAAATCTATATGTACTGCTTCTGCCGCATCACATAGTTTTTTTATAATTGTATCAGATGATGTATTTGTTGTTTTACATAGACTTAATATTGGGGTATATAATTTTTTTATACTTTCAACAACTCGACTATTTATTACACCAGTAATTTTAGATGGATAGGCTCGAGAATCAGTGCCAAATACTTCTAATAAATCATTAGAATTGTTACGATTGTTTAGATTAAAACTACTTAGTAGTTGTTTAATAAATTCTACTCGTTTATAATTAATAAATCCCTTTACTTCATTTAGTCTTATAAGATTATCGAATGCTAGCATTTGTTGTTTAACAAATGATTCAATATTTGGGACCGCAATGTCAATCCCATTTACAGTAAGATATTTAATTGAATTAGTTGATCCTGGCGTTGGATTACAATACATAGGATCCTTACTCATAACTTGTAAATAATTGATTTGATGACCATTTTCATCTAATTTTTGGGCCGCACCACTATCATGAACACTAATATCACAAATTTTTAGTGATTTATTTTTAATTTGAAATGTTATCGTAATATTGAATACTCCCGCTGGTCGAGTTTGAAAACTATTTACATATATCTTTAGTTCATCTGCATTTGAAGCATTTGTAATATATGGTTTAATTTTGAGTTCCAATTCTTTTGATGCTTTATTTAATTTTTCCTGTAATTCTACTTCAAATACTCTAACAAGCTCAATAATGGCAGTAGACTTTGAAATAATTATCTCTGTATTGCTAGCGTTGCGAGGCCACCAAACAATATCAATATCTGATGTTTTTTTCTTAATATAATCCTCTAAAGCACCCAATCCACGTCTCTCTTTAAGTGCCCTTAGTTTATAATCATATACATTTAGTGCGGCCCCACCTACAATCATAATATCATTCGCATCATATTTAATTAAATAACGATGAGTGCTTGCCACACACGGACTAAAACGCGTTATGCCTGGCTTATTTGGCTGTATTGTACAAACTTCTTTTTGTAAAGATACAACCTCTTTATTCTTAGTTGCTTCTAAACCTGCATCCTTTATAATCTTATATATATCTGCGATGATTTCAACATCTGATAGAATCTTGGATGAAATTAACTCATTAGCATTCATCTTACCTAGTATGGATAGATATTATATAATATAGAAATATATAATTCAAATTTTTATAAATATATCAGAAGTTAAAAGAGAATATATTAAATACTTGGTTATAATCCAAAGAAAATTGATTAAAACTTTTGGATAATTTAAAGCCGTAACGCAATTTAAACACTCGTTCAAGACTTTATTCCAAGAATGGCTTCCCGCAAGTATCAGAAACACACTCATCATCAACATATCCTGGAACTCCCAGATACATATGTTGGTAGTACCAAAACCAACGAGGAAACTCGCTGGATCTATGACGCCTCCTCAAACAAGATGGTTTGGCGGAAACTCAATTTTAACCCTGGTCTTTACAAAATCTTCGATGAAATTCTTGTAAATGCCCGTGACGAATATGTGCGCTCTGTCACCACAGCAGATATGACACCCATTAAACACATAGATATTTCAGTTACATCAAAAGACGGCGACACATTTATCTCCGTTGAAAACGATGGTGATGGTATCACCATCGACGAAGATAAAGAAACTAATGTAATGATTCCAGAACTCATCTTTGGTCATCTTCTTACTTCCAGTAACTACGATAAAACAGAAGATAAGATTGTTGGTGGTAAGAATGGGTATGGTGCAAAGTTGACAAATATTCTTTCAAAACTCTTTACTGTCGATATCCGTTGCCCTGCCTCTGGAAAACAATATAGCCAGAGCTGGTATGATAATATGACCAAGGTTGAAAAGGCCTCTGTCAAAAAAGCGGCATCCTCTAAAGGCTTTGTAAAGATTACCTTTATTCCTGACCGCAAATTATTCGCTGGTGCATTTCAAGATTCAGGCATCTCTGATGATATGATTGCCGTCTTCCATACCCGCGTCATTGAACTCACTGCACTTGTCGGTAAAGATGTTAAAGTCACCTGGAATGGTACAGTTATTGCCAATAATAACTTTGAAAAGTATATCAAGCTCTTCCTTCGTGATGGTATTGGCGCCAGTGGCTTCGCATATGAAAGCTGCGGAACTCGCTGGGAAATCGGTGTGATTCTCTCACGCCATCTTTACACCGACGATGAAGATCTTCCTGAAGATAAACATATCTCCTTTGTTAATGGCATTAATACCAAAAAGGGTGGCAAACACGTCGAAACTGTGACACGCAAAGTTCTAACTGACTTCTGTGAGTTTGCCAAAAAGAAGAAAGTCGATATCAAGCCAGGACAACTCAAGAACTCAGTTGTTCTCTTCATCAATGCCACTATCGTAAATCCATCCTTTGATAGCCAAAGCAAAGAGTTTCTTACTACTCCCGCTTCTGAGTTTGGCTCTCGTGCAGAATACAGCGGCAAACTCATCGAAACCCTTAACAAACTAGGCCTACTTGACGAAGCTAAATACCTACTCGAAGCCAAAAATCTACGTGATACAAAGAAGACTGATGGCAAGAAGCGCACTGTAATTCGTGGTATGGCTAAGCTCGAAGACGCACTCTGTGCTGGTACCACCAAATCCAAAGAATGTACCCTCATCCTTACTGAGGGAGATTCAGCTGCCACATCCGCTATCTCTGGCCTCAAAGAGGTTGGCCGTGAAAAGTGGGGCGTATTTCCCCTTCGCGGCAAGCTACTCAATGTACGTGATATTACTATCCAAAAGTTTAATGCCAATGAAGAACTCACTGCGATTAAGAAGATTCTTGGGTTGGAACAAGGTAAGAACTACAAAGATGTATCTGAACTTCGTTATGGCCGTGTAATGGTTATGGCGGATCAGGATCACGACGGTTCTCATATTAAGGGTCTACTTATGAATCTCTTTCACGCAGAATGGCCTGGTCTTATGAAGTCTGGCTTCCTCTGTACTCTTCTCACTCCTATCCTCAAAGCATCCAAAGGTAAATCTACTATCTCCTTCTATTCTATTCCTGAATTCAATGCCTGGAAGGATAATAACTCGCTCAGTGGATGGAAGATTAAGTACTATAAGGGGTTGGGTACATCTACTCCAGCCGAGGCTCGTGAATGGTTCAAAGATCTCCACGAAATTAAGTACGAGTGGGATGATAAGACTGATGAATCAATCAATCTTGCTTTCAATAAGAAGCAGGCTGACGATCGTAAGAAGTGGCTCTCTCATTACGACCCTACAAAGATGCTTGTACCTGAAGATGGTAAGGCTAAATATACTAGCTTTGTAAATGATGAGCTGATTCACTTCTCGAATGCAGATAATATCCGTTCCCTTCCTCATCTCATCGATGGCCTCAAGCCTTCTCAGCGCAAAATCCTTTACAGCTGTTTCAAGCGTAACCTCAAAGAGGAAATCCGTGTAGCACAGCTAGCAGGCTATGTCTCAGAACACGCTGCCTATCATCACGGCGAAGCATCCCTTATGAGCACTATTATTGGTATGGCTCAGACATTCGTTGGCGCCAACAATATTAACCTTCTTCGCCCTGTGGGTCAGTTTGGTTCTCGACTCCTTGGTGGTAAGGATTCAGCATCTCCCCGTTATATCCACACTTATCTTGAGGAAGTGGTTGGTAAGATCTTTAGAAAGGAAGATGCCTGTCTGCTAAAATACATAGACGATGATGGTGAATTTGTTGAGCCTGAATACTATCTTCCTGTAGTACCTCTACTTGCTATCAATGGCTCTGTAGGTATTGGTACTGGTTATTCAACTGATGTTCCACCTCATAAACCAGATGATATTATATGTCTACTTCGCCATCGTTTGAATGGCAACATCGACACTCTTGAGGGACGACCACTTGATCCTTGGTGGTGGGGATTTAAGGGTAAGACTACTCGCATAGATGATAATACTTGGATAACAAAGGGTATCTATGAGTTCAACAATGACAAAAAGTCTGTAACAATCACAGAACTTCCTGTTGGAACCTGGACAAAGGACTATAAAGCATTCCTCGATGAGCTCTGTGAAAATGACGACAAGAAGATAAAAGGTGCTAAGAAAGATGCTAAGAAGATAGAAAAGGGAGGTAGTGTTGCTTCTAAGGGGACGCGCGCTTCAAAAGATGACGATGAACCAGTTGGCATCAAAGGCTTTGATGATCTTTACAATGATATCGATGTTAAGTTTATTCTCTACTTTACAGACGATGGCTATGAAGCAGCAAAGGATAATACTGAGAAGTTTGAGAAGAAGTTCAAGCTCAAATCCTCTTGGAAGACTACAAATATGACGTGTTTCGATACTGACTTCAATATTGTTAAGTACAAGACGGTTGGTGATATCCTTGAAGCATTTGTGGTGAAGCGACTTCCAATGTATGAGGCTCGTCGTCTGAGTATTCTTGAGACACTTAAGAAACAGATTGATGAACTCGATGCTAAGCGCCGCTTTATTCAAGCTATTCTTGATGATAAACTGGTACTTCAGAAGAAATCTGACAGTGAAATTGTAGAGGGACTTAAGAGGTGTAATATCCCGCCTCTTTCAAATCCTGCTGCACCTGATGATTATGATTCATATGAGTACTGTGTTAAGATGCGTATTGATCGTGTGAAGCAGGCTGCGGTGATTGAGATGGATAAACAGATTGTAGATAAGCAGACTGAGATTGAGCGTCTAGAAGCAGAAACAGCCTCTTCACTATGGATGGCTGATCTTGATGACTTTGAAAAGACTTGGAAGGAGATGTCTGATGTACGCTTGGCAGATTCTATCTCAATTGCAAAGTCTGAAGCACCCAGCGGAAAAGCTCCTCGCAAGAAGAGGCCTGTTGTATCTAAATAAATAATACTTTGAATAACTAAAAATAAAATACAACGATATATTTTTTTTAGTTATAATTATGCGCACTTTATACTTTTAACAAAAGTATTCAAAACTTTTTTTTGCGCACTTTATACTTTTAACAAAAGTATTCAAAACTTTTTTTTGCGCACTTTATACTTTTAACAAAAGTATTCAAAACTTTTTTTTGCGCACTTTTTCCTAAAAAAGTGTATTACATCTGTGGTTGGAAGGGGAGTGAGCGAGTACCAGCCGATGACATATTCATTGGTTGTTGCAGTGGTACTGGTAAGTGTGAGATGTCATTAATGTAGTAGTTATATTGCTCAATTTCAGACATTATACGGGGCGCGGACCATTTAATGACTAGCTGATTAAGTTCATTGAGTTGCCCCTCAATGTTAAATTCATTATTTTTAGCATATTGTAAATACATAGCACGCATAACCATTTTAAGTTCATCTACATCTTGATCATCAATTACATACTTTTTCGGACCGCTCATACGGTAAATCTCTTTTTTGATTTCAACCTGAATCAAATTAGCATTCTTACGTGTAAAGAATGCGTCAGAAAGAGCTGTATGGTCCCAGTTGCCCCGGAGCATATCACTTGAAAAGCTCTTTTCTGTTTTTTGGGGATAACTGAAGCCAGCCGAATCCGGTACGGGAGCACCGCTGGCGCCTTCACGAAGATTAAAATTGACTCTGCCATTTTGACCACCATAACCATAGGCGGTATACGGGAGCTGAAAATCAGGGATTGGAGCACCGGCTGTTGAAGACATTCTATCCACCTCCTGTGTTTTTTTTCTAAGCTCTGAATATAAAATGTCCTCGACTCAGAGCTTCTTAAGACAACGCGTACTTGGTGCACGAGCACTATCTGTTGACCAAACTAATCTATACGTAATGGTTGCCACATCTGGTAACTATGTTGGCAACTACCCCCCCGCTGTAATGGTATCATTAGCTACTGCTGGTGCCTCCGTTTTGGGCAATCTAGGCGCAGGATCTGTCTACGCACGTGATATGGGTAAGACCGTGGTTGCAAGTGTTGCGACAACCACTGCTGGCACCGTGGTTGGAACTCCTGGCGCCTTCCGTCAGGTACAGCTACTCAAGCCAGTTACGGTACAATACCCAACATCTGTAACTAACCTCGGTGTGCAAGGTCAGCCCGCGGGTACTTGGAGCGTTGGTGATTCTGGCTACAATACCTTCTTCATCCCTGAGGTTCTTGGTGGTGTTCTTGCCAGCACTGCTGTCGCTGGTGGTGGCACGGCTGTTACGCAAAACAGCGCGACGCTCATCCCAGACGGACAGCTCTAAACAGTTTTATTTATTGTTTATTATGGTTTTTGGTTACTGAATAGATTTTAATATAATTTAATATTTTATAAATATTTCATTATTTTCATTTTACTTTTATCTTTAAAGATATATTTATTTAAATTATAAGCGACCGGCTAAAAAGGTAATTAGGTATCTTATAAAATAGTTGTAAGATATTAGAGAAATGTTCAATATCTATTTAGGAATTTACATTGTTGTCGCTATCGCAATAATAGCTGGTGGTACATTTAAATTAGTAGGAGGAGGCCAAACACTGGGTGGAATTTTATTCCTTATTGGTGCTCTTACAGTTTTTATTGTATTTGGCTTAAAATGGTTCGGAAAAAAAGGAGCGTTATTCTCTGAAACTCCGGTTTCGTGGCCAACCACAATCAATACATGCCCTGACTACTTAGTATATTACGGACGTAAATTGGCAGATGGTACTACACAGGATTCTTGTATCGATACAATTGGTGTATCTAAGAATGGCTCAATAAAGGTATTCCCTAAGGGTGATGTCCCAACCAGCGATGAGTATTACTTCTCACTTGCTACAAAGAGTTCTGATCCTACCGCTAAAAATGCTGAATTATGCCAACGTACTATTGCGGCTGGTTTAACTTGGGAGGGAATTAGTAACGGTGAAAGCTGTATATCTCCTAATGGTCCTGTTGCACCTAGTGGTGGTGGTGGGAGCGGTAGTGGCTGCCCTGCTTAGCTAATAAAATAATGATAATAATACTATAAGACACATTATATATTTATGTATTTTGAATAAAAATATATAAATATATTTTGTAATTTAACTATTTATTTTATTACTCCTTATCATTTTTAAAGAATGCCATCATTTTCTCAATCACTTCCATTTCGGCTTTAGTTGGCACTTTGCCAGGGAATGATGGAAGTGGATCAGTAAATCTATGAATTGTATTTTCATCATATACTGGTTTCTTGGAAGTATTTGCGCTATCTGGTTTGGTTATAGTCGGCGCCTCACTAGGGAGTATTTTCTTGGAAGTATTTGCCTTATTTGGTTTCATCTTAAGAGTTCTAAATCGAACCTTCTGCTTAACTTTTATTGGTGTTTGGCGTGATTTCATTTTTTGTTTTAATGTTGTATCTCTTACTTTATATCTACCTGATACTTCTGGATTCTGAACTTTAACTTTTAATCTTCCGCCATAATAATCTGGTGGTTCGTCTCTATTATTTTCTACAATCTTTGTCCTAGCTACTATTTCTTTTTTCCAAGACATAAATGTAGGATATGTAGTTGGTATATCTAAATCAGATGGTAATATAATGTAGCGTTTGTATATAATATTAGCACCATCATCTTTATTTTCATTAATATATACATATCTATTATAGGGGTTTAATATTATCTCATTTTCTCTTTGATGGCTTGATATTGGTTTAACATTTATATATCCACAGTTAGGATGCACATAAAATACATATATTTTTTTACTAGCAGCACTGTAAGTATATCCAAATGATAATGCTGTACGTTGTGTAATCGTTGTAGAACAAAATGAATTAATATAGAAAAATTGACCTTTATCTTCCTCTAAATACCATGTCTTAGTACCTCTATATAATTTAACTGGTTTATAACTAATGTGTGGCGCCTTTTGTATACCATTGTATAAATTTACAAAATAATAATAGATTAATCTATTATAATATTGAGTTGGAGCTTCACCCATATTTCTAGGAAACTTATCTCCTATCAGTTTATATATCAAACTCTGATCTGGATAACTACGCCTATCAGTATATAAAAATTCATTAACTAATTTATAACCAGTACCTGTATAATGTCTTATACATTCAATATTAACTGGTGTAAGACTTCTAAAATTAGTAGAAAAGTTAGATAAAGGCGTATTAGGATAATTTGTATGCGCGGAAGGCGACATATTAATATTAAGTGTAGCATTTTTAAGAGGCGATATATGTATAATACTATTATCAATATCATTTAATGATATTTCACCTGAAGGAAGATATATGGTTTTTGTACTATTTGTACCATATGTACCATAGGAGCCATAATGAGAGTTTTTAGGAGCGGCAATAGATAAGTTCTTAATTTGTTGTTGGAATAATGTACCATTTGATATACCATTACTTATATTTTCAGCTTTCTTTGTAACTGGATTATTAATACTAATTTTAAATCCGCGCCCAATATATTTCTTCATACGACCAATTAATACTGGATTTCCTGTAAATAAAATATTCAAATAATGGTTCTCTAAAAATCCAGCCTTTGTCTTAACGTGATTAGGATATACCATCCATATATTCTCACCATCATACCAATTCTCACAAAATGTTAAATCAAAATTCTTTACTACATCTATAGGTGTTCTATCCTCATTTACTTCTATAATATCCATCTCCGCATATTTAGGTGCTTCTTTTGAATATTTACTTACAGATACAATACCATTCTTCTTAAAGAATGAACCTGGCGAATCTGATACTACGTGTTTTACTACTGCTGAAGAATCAAACAATTCAGTCATAACTTCTCTAAATTTTTCTGCGTGAGCAGTTGGAACATAAAGATCTATATCAACTGATTTTTCATCTACAAATGAACCAATTGCCTTCAATATAAATCCACCACTAATAACTGCCCCATTATCCTTTAATGTTTTATTAATAAATGCTAAACATTGTTCTTCTTTATTTGCAGCACCCTTATTCCCATCCTTAACCTTAAACCATAGGCCTGCCGCTAAATTCTTCAACCATCCTGCCTTAAAATATTCTACTAATGCTTTTTGTACAGCTGGAATATATTCAGGCTCTGATGTTGCTTCTACTGTATTCTTGAAAGCAGATGCGTTTGTCCACACTGTTCTTTCAATTAAATTATCCATTCTTGCCTTCATAGCTTCTTTAAGTTCATCTGGCGTTAATGATAAAATTAATTCATAATTTGGAACAATAATTGTCTTAATCTGCGTATCAATATCAGTATCTGTCAAATCACCAAAAATCTTAGCAGCCTGTGGCGAAATTGTCTTATTACGCATTGTATCAATTTCAGTTACAATCTTATTAAAAGGCTTCTTACCACCTTGTGCTCTAAATGTTAATGAACCACCATTATCAATACGAACTGCTGGTGATCCATCAGTTGGAAGTAAAATATTATCTTCCAATAATCCTATAACATCCCAGTTTGCTAAGAGAGCATCAACAATAAACCCCTTTTGAAGTTCGTTTTTTGCTTTTGCTAGTTCAGCAGATGTAGCATCTGCGAGTGATTTACCATCAATATATTCAAGAATTAATGCCTTGTTTGGAATATCCAGAATATGCTTAGGAACAGGAATGCCCAATGCTTGATATATATCATCTACGATAGATTCTATCTTAACTTGCTCAAAACCACCTAGACCTTTCTCAGATTTCTTAATAACCCATTTCTTATCCGTAGCATTCTTATATAATTTTGCCCCTGTTGACCCAGATAATACTTTCGCATTTGGAGTCATATTGCTAAATGGAGGAATATTAGCAGCACTCATCTCTCTTAATCATACGGCATATTTTAAATAAATAGCATAAATTATATTATAAGTATAGAAGAATGTGGACAGAAAAAGATAAAACACTATTTACGATTGTTAATAATTTTGGTGAAAAAGATCTAGAAGCTCAAATTGAACAAGCTTCAAATAAATTCTCACATTTAAAAAAACGACCAGATTTTTTTACTATATTCGGGGTTTATGATCTTACAAAAGATATATTTATTTGGCAAAATAAAATGAATATATTGTCATATGACTTTTCTAAAAAATATCTACCAATATTTGATTCAGATGAAACACTTAAAAAGATATTTGAACCCATTGTAAAGTTTGATAAGAAAGATATGAATGTAATACCCTATTTAATGGAGGCTCTAAATGCTGAATATAGTGTTGTTCGTTTCAAAAGTCATACCGCATATATGTATGCTCTTGTTAAACTTGATGATATAAAAGAGACATTTAATTTTGATGAATTTGATGCCGCTCTGTTTTTTTATAGATACTTTGAAAATATTGATAAAAAGTATAAATCTAAACAAAAGAAACAAAAGAAACAAAAGAAACAAAGAAGCAAAAGACAATCAACAGACATATAAAAGTAAAGATTGTGTCTGAATGTAAAGAAAAATTAGTATAGAGATCTTAGTATGGTTCGTACCAGTTTACCTGAAAGAGATACAGCATGTCTTCATCCAGAAATAGAAGAGGCTATGCTAAAATGGCTAAAAACACGGTCACATCCAGCATTTCTTCTAATCGGACCACCTGGTGTTGGTAAAACAACAATGGTATACAGAGTTTCTAAACAAGCTCATTACTGGATTCAAGAATTTAATGCCAGTCATACCCGCACTGGTTCCAGTTTTAGACAAACTATTATGCCTCTACTTATTGAAACTGGCGTTTCAAAATGGATTCATCCAACTACACCTAACGGTAGAGCAGTGCTATTAGATGAAATGGATGGTTTATCACAGGGTGAGAAGGGTGGTCTTCAAGAGTTACTAGATTATCTTAAATCTAAAAGAAACTTTGTAGATGATTGTCCCTTAATTCTTATTTGTAATATTTTAGAGGGACGTATTATGCAACAACTATTGAAATATTGCTGTGTTCATTATGTTAATATGCCCAAGAAAGAAAAGCTTATTGAATTCTTTAAGAAAGATATTCCAGATTCATTATATCAATTAGGAGATATTCGAAAAGTATCACAAAGTCTAATATATAATGATAAAAATGGTATATATACACAAGGAAAAGATACAAATCTTGATGTAAATATTCATGTAGCGATTCGAGCGGCGTGGTTTACTTTATTTGAAAATTGGGGTGAAAATGATGAACTAGACCTTGAAACCAAAGATGCCAACTTAGCTGGCCTATTATTTCATCAAAACTTACCCCTCTTTCTAGAAAAAATGCCATTTGAAATATATGAAGAAATTCTAGATTACTTACGTTGGAGTGATCGTGCGGACTTTTGGGCATTTTTCCATCAATGTTGGAATCTTCTCCCACTATCTTATCGGCTTAAACTCAAATATCCAAATCTACACCTACAAAGCTTCGAAAAACCTACCAAAATTCCTGAACCATCTGAACTTCAATATACACTTGTTCTAACTAAACAATCAGCACTATTTAATGCTTGGAAGGAGATGAATCGTGTATCGAATGAGTATGATATTCCTTTTCGATGTGTAACTCAATGGGCTACACATCAAACAGGTAAATTATATGATACTCTCGGTGTTAAACTTGAATCTCAGAATTCAATTGAATTATCTTTAGGGGCTGCTTCCTCCCAATCCGCTGTGCAGAGTGGATCAAAACCTGTCTCAACTCGAAAACGGGTAGTTCGTGGAAAAAAATCAGATGCGAAGTAGCCGCCAATGATAACCCCCTTATTAAATCAATATTTGATACAAATAATATATTTGTTCGACCCTCCTGAAAATTCTTTACAGTCTTAAGCAGTGAAAATAGATTGCCTTCTATTCTTTCTGCCTTTAAACCTAATTTATCCATCTCTTCGAATAATTGATAATAAATATTATCAAATGATGAATAAATTATAAACTTTCCATTTTTATTATTATTTAATATATCTAAACAAACTTCCATTTTATTTCTTGCTAAAATTCTCTCCTCTTCTGTTAAAGACTTTAAACAACAAATATTATTCATTAATAATACTTCCCTACATGTTGGACATTTTTGGTTAACTATCATATTTCTTAAAAGACATTTACCACAATATATATTATAACAACAGTTTACTATTGTTGAATACTCAGTATGATCTAAACAAATTACACAGTCACTCTCTTCTACTTTTCTTCTAATTAAATTATGCTTCACTGTTGGCTGATTTACTATATAATCCTCTAACTCTCTAAATTCTATATTTAAAGCTTGAAATAAATTAGGAATCTTTGCTGAATTAATATTCGGCTCTATATTACGTGCTAAATAATAACTAGTTAGAGAATTCAATGATATATTCGGCTTACAATGTAATACATTATTTGTTATTACTGGTAAATTAATACTTGTATTTATTAAATCCAGTGAATTTCTTATTACAATACTTCCTCTATTTTGATGAAAGAATGGCATATATTCCTTTAAAAATGAAGATGATACTAATTGACCCTCATAGTGAACATTTATATTATCTAATAACCACTGCTCTAATTCTTGATTTAATTTAACTCGGTCTCTTAAATAATATAAATTACTTTTAACAATCGATGGCGTTTTAAATATAAGTGGTATCCAATTATTAGTTACAAACCATAGAAATTGAAATCTTAGAGGTGGATCCGATGAATTTATATATATTGATGATGCCTCATCTATTATTACATTATTCCACTGAATACCATGCTGAACTGCGTATTCGTGTACATTTTTATAACACTTATTTGTCGTTAATATAAAATTACTATTCACCATACTCTGTGCTAAATCAGTACCTCTAATAATACGTTTTGTTTCAATTGGTACGTATGGTATTGTACTATGCTGTGCTATTTCTTGTCTCCATTGACCAAATAAACTATGAGGAACTATAATTAAATTCGTTGATGATGCGTCTGATAAATGATATAATTCATGAGAAAAAAAATACTTTGAAGAATTATTTGTTAATTCACACGTCATTCTTGGAAATGTTGCAACCTGACTAGCCAAATAGGCTAAAATACTCAAGGTTTTTCCAGTACCTGCTGGGTCCCCTACAATTCCAATTTTACCATTAATTGCTTGATTTCCTAATAAAAATCCACGTGTCATTTTATCTCGATATATATGCATTCCATTTACTAACGTCGACTGATGTGGAAATAATTGTGTTTTAATTACCGATGCCTGTGTTAACACCTTACTAGGTATAAGCGTGTTATTATATACATTATTTAAAATTACTAACTTCTCATACAAAAATCCATCCGCCATTTATCTTCTCTAATTAATATTTTCTTATTAATATTCTTTAGGCAGTTATAGACTCAAATAAAAATCCCGTATCTTCTTATCTTTTACTAAATCTTCCAATTTATACGCACACTCTTTAAACTTTGATTGAAATGTTCCCATTCTCTCCAAATGCTCATTACGTAATTCACTCTTATCCGCAGTATTATCTGTATGACATATTACTAAAATTGTACTTAAAGGATTTAGCTGAATCATAGGATGTTTAAAGTTTTCTAGGAATGTTATTTCTTCTGCCTTTGTTACATACTCATCATATTTATGCTTATCCGCATACGATTTTCTCCACGCCATCGTACCATTCGTTGCATGTCTATCCATATATGGCCCAATTGTATACAACTTTTTCGTATCTAAATAATATAAATTCATTTCTGAACTTCCTGCCAACTCAATATTTGGATTCTTTTTAAATACTTCAACCGCCGCAGAAACTCTATCTGGTGGATAATAATCGTCATCATCCATCGCCACAATTATTGACCCTCTTGCCTCCTTATTTAATAGGTTTCTCTTCGCCCCTAAACGCATCTTTTCATCTATTCGAATATATCTAATGTTTGGTATCTCCTTAGAAGCCTCCTGAAATAAATCCTCCACTGATTTTCGACCATCATCTATAATTATCCATTCCATCTTTTCCTTTGGGTATGTCTGAGCTTTATATATATCGATTAATGTTGGAATAAACATACGACGATTATATGTTGGTGTGACTACTGATACTTCAATCATCCTATTTCTTTCATATCTGCTGATATTTTAAATAGGCATTTTCTAAAATTTAGAAGAATAGTATTTACTAACAAGTATAAATAAAAACTAACATTATCTTCTTCGCTTAGTACCACCGCGTACCTTCTTATTTCGCCGCGTTGTATTCTTATTTTTCTTTGTAGTCCATATTACACATTTGGCATTCTCAGCCTCATGTAAAATATTTCCTCTTCCACCTTTCTGTACACGGTTGAACGCATCCTTATATCTCTTGTACATCGCATCAGGGAATACATCAAGTCTTACAAGTTCCTTGATTTCATCTGGATGAATGATAGCTGTACACGTGTCAAGCCAACATGGGCCCGCTTTTCCATCATTCAGATTGGTTTGAATGTAATTTTCAAAGGAATCTATACCGATTTTTGTATCTTCGTGATTATTAATTCTTCCATTCTTTTCTCGGTGATGAAACTGAATAACCTTATCGTCATCTGTCCCACCTATTGTATTGTAACCAGGAGCTACAGTTGGCAATAATTTCGCATTTTTTGCGTTTCTTAGAATATTCGGCGCATTATTGGACGCTACTGGAGAAGGGAACAGATTGGAAGAAAGTCGAAACTTTTTAGCTGCCAGGTTATTTTTCGCACGACGTCCTGCTAACCTGCTGATTGGCGCGGCCCACATCTCTTGAACAAGTTCTTCTAACGCCTTTCTTCTAGGTAGTTTGCCGACTTCTTTTTGTAATTCATACGCGAGTTCTCTAAAGGCAGCAAATCGCATCATTTTCTCCCCTATTCCACCTCCTCCCTCTCTCGCACAGTCTTTCGCAAAAGGATCGCTACCAGGTAGTACTGGTTCAAGTTGTAATTTCTCGGATGTAGCGCCCAACTTATAATGACGATGCCCTAAACAAATACGACCACAAATAGTACACCAATAGATTAACCCTTCTGGACTTTTATACATATTGTACCAGAAGTCATCTACTGTATCCGCACCAGGTTCATTATAACAATTATGAGACATATACATACATCCATCTCCACGTTGTACATAACGCATACAGACAGGGCAACAAGAATAATTATTTGCATCTTCCGAAAATATCGTATCTAATTTTTCCATATCTGCTCTTGAAAATCCTTCCCACAGTTTATCAGGTTCCATCGATAAAACAAGTGTGTTAATTTCGGGACTAAATTTGCCATCTCTCGCCATTTTAAAAATAGCAGGATTTTTATTAACTCGCGGGTCTTGTAAAAGAATTCCTACCAGGTCTTTATTTCTATTCAAACAAGCAAGCTCTATTGCCGACGGCTTACCTGGTCCTCCACTTACAGTTGGATCCACACGTGGATCTTGAAGAACTGCTTGGACGGTACTCAAGCTGTTAGAGGCAACAGCTGCCCATATTGCGAATTGATTATCTATAGTTGGATCTACTTTTGGATGTAGAAGGAGAAGTTTTATCATATTAGGATCTCCAATCTCTATGGCCAAATGTAATATCGCCTGTTCATGACCATCAATATTTATACCTGGATCTACTCGCTTATCTATAAGAAGTTCTCTTACAGCTTCTACATTATTTTTTGTAACTGCTTGTAATAATACATATTGATTATCCACAGATGGATCCACTTTTGGGTGCTTAAGAAGTATTCGTAAAATATCATTTTTATCCTTATGTACCGCCTGTTTTAACACAAATTGTTTATCTACAGATGGATCCACGCGTGGATCTTGAAGAAGTAGTTCCACAATTTCTATATGACCATTTTGACTAGCTAATTTCAAAGCATTTTGTTTTATTACAGATGGATCAACACGTGGATCTTGAAGAAGTAGTTTCATAATGTCTGTGTAGCCATTTTTACTTGCTAATCGTATTGCGCTTTGCTCTTTTACAGATGGATCTACACGTTTGTCCTTAAGAAGTAGTTTCACAATTTCTGTGTGACCCTTTTCAGATGCTAATCGTATTGCGCTTTGCTCTTCTACAGATGGATCTACACGTGGATCTTGAAGAAGTAGTTCTATAATATCTGTTTGGCCATATTCACTTGCTTTTCTGAGTGCTAAGTTATTTTCTTTAGAAGGATCTACACGTTTGTCCTTAAGAAGTAAAAGTAATTTAATTATTTCAAAAAACCTGACGCCGTTGGGCCTTGAGGCGTGCTCAGCTGCATATTTCATTGCATAATTATTATCATATGAAGGATCTACCCCAGGACTTTTAAGAATTTCTGCGAACCATTTATCATCGCCTATTTTTAGCGCCGCCATTAAAAGCTCATTATTTTTATGCCCCCCACATTGAATTCGCTTTCTTGTTCGTCGGCGCGCCATTCTCTTATTATTACAGATGTTTTATAAAACTTTGTAATAAACTATTTCTGATCGGAGTACATATTCTTGACTATAAAGTTACAATTTGGCAATATATTTAAATATATATAACAAAAGTGCTCATTTTAAATATTAGTTGATATATATTTTAATTTGGATTATTATTTACATTTGCTGGTGGAGCAGATGGTGCTGGTGGAGCAGATGGTACTGGTGGCTCTTGTTGATTAGATTGCCCAGTATTAGATTTTACAGCCCCCTTAAAATTAATAGCAGAACCTGATAAATCGTGTAAATGTGATAAATCATATTGTATATTCTTTATATCTTCCACAAAAAGAGGAAGATTCTTAATCTTATCAAAATCCTTAAAAGATTCTACCAAAGACTCCCAATACCCTTTCATTACTTCTGGCAACTTAAGCGCAGCCTTCTCCGTCTTTGGATACGTAAATGGATACATAAAGAACGAAGAAAATGACGACATAGGTTTATACGTAGTTATAGGAAGTAAAGCAAAAATAGTTGGCATTATATTCTTCTTTGGTCTATCCGTCATATTATTTACATAATAGCTATAGGATCCTTTAAAAATATAATACAAAGATAATGAAATTGCTGCAGTTTGTGAGTAAATACATATGGCCAAAGTAACAATGAAAAATATAATGCGTATAGGCACAGCATAAATTATCAATTCATTTGTAACAATCATTGCAAGCATTAGAGCAATAAACGGGAAAAATATCTTTTTTAATATATCTAATGTCTGATTACCAACCTTTTTGGCAAGTCGTACAGTATTAAACTTATTAGGATCTGATGGGGTACTTGCATTAGTATCCGTAGTTGTAGTGCTGGCTTTCTTCTTTTTAGCCTGCTCTTCAATAAACTTATTGGCATTTGGGTCATATACTGCCTTATGTAAATTGTATTTTAACTTGTTTGTTAAATTACTAAATAATGAACTAGTACTGCCTTCATCAGCTGTGCTATTGGTATTGTCACCCGCGCCATTATTAGTTGTGTCACTATTATCTGACATTCTATGACCTGTATCGATTTTATTATACCCTTATATATCTCACTAAGACGGAGACTATCCTTATAGTGCATACTTGAGACCACCTGTACCACCTGATACACTTACCCAGTTTAGATTCTCAACAAATACTGTTATATCATACTGATAAAATGAATTTGCTGGTAATGGATATACATTCAAATCTATTTGGAATAACTTAATACGACTGCTATTTATCGTACCATCAGGCTGTGTTGAGGGAGAATGAAGACCAAATGGATACACCAATAATTCTGGGTCTGGAATACCCGTTAAATACTTCCAAGGTACCACCTGTGTAAAGTATTCAATCGGTTTCTCTTCTTGTAATAAGTTACCATCGCCTAATACTGAAAGGGCTCGCATAATAGAGCGTTGACCATTTAATACATAATTACCTGTAGCAGATGTAAGATTTACATTTGGTGGCCAGGGTATAGCTGGAGGGGGATTACCTGGTGCTGGAGTTCCTGCAGGAATAAAGGGTGGTTTAAGTGGATTTAACCAATTAGAAAAGTTGGAGACTTGATTTCTATATAATAGAGAATCTGAACGACGTGGTATAATTATCATACGCTCAATAGGATTATGTGTCTGTAATTCTACAAGCTGACGTGATGTTATACTAGGGAATTGATATGTTGTAATTTGTCTTACCAAATATTGTAAGGGTTGATCTGAAAATTGTGCTCTCTCTTCATCTGTCAAATATACAAAGGTCATCTGAATTCTTGGATTTAGTGGCCATGTATTTAATAGTGGATTAGGTGTACCAATATCCGTCAAAAAATTATTTATTGTAATATCAGAAATATCAGATACCGATGTATAATACACATTTTCAGGCTGTAGAGAAATAGGTGACGGATTAAATTGATACCCTGGAGCTACTGGATATCCATTTATATCATTTATTCTATATAACTGATTAATAGGACGCAGTGTAATTTGAATTTCGCATTCTTGATACTGTAGAGAAACTAATGGAAGCGATTCAAATGTTGATTCTGTAAACCAAAATGATAGCGGAACCTGAAGTGTTCTTCCAGCAATTGATGGTCTATTTATGTTTGGTGGAGTAGTAGTTGAAGCGGCTTGTCCATTATTATTATATACTAATGGGTATCCAGTACCTGTAGCTCCGCCGCCATATAGTCCATTTGCAGGGTCATATAAATCTGGAATATTTCCAACTAGACGAGACCATTTCTGAAATGATCTTGTATCTAAATCACATTGGGCGCGAGCGATCATATATGCTCCATCCCAGTTCTGAATCTTTTGTCCAGCTATGTAAAATCCGACTTCCTGAATAATATGACACCCAATATATGATGTCCACGCAAAGTTATATTGTGATGTTCTTCCTGACGATGTTGGTAAACTCTCAATATATTTACAATATATATCTGGCAAATCAAATAAGAAATACATGTCACGAACAAGATCCGCTACACGTTGAATCTTTAAACGAACTTGAATAGGCTGGTCATATGATAAATCCTGCGGACCATCCATTGAAAACGTCACAGACTCCTCCGCAAAATGACTATATTTCTTATAGGTTTTATAGAAGTAAGTAAAATCAGGATTACCACTTAAAAGTACATTCTGTGCTCCGTAGGCAACCAATGAATATAGACCTCCACCTGGCATAGCTAATTTTGTTATATTTAATATGTAATGCTTTAGATTCACATATTAAGTATTTTTATCATTACTTATTTTAATTAAACCTCCGCGCCAGAATATAGGTTCTAATTAATGTCCTTGGGACCACCAAGTATCATCCAAATATGGCGGGATGTTTGTATTTGTCATAGCAGAATCCATCTTAGAAGAGGGCCCTTCATTCATTAACTGATTGATTTCAGCATAACAGAGAGCATAACTGAAATAATTTAGTCTGCTGAGCTGCCCCTTCATACATCCAAACACATCAAATCCATTTTCATCCGTTGATGGTACGATAGAATGCTTCATAGTGATTCTACGTTGTGAAAAGCAGCAGATATCTTCGAAGTTCTGGTATGGTGCAAAGCCATCAAATGGTAGTTTCTTTGCAAGATTACCATTGATATATACCTCAAGAGAATTCTCACTACATACGATGGCAACATGTACCCATTTTGAAACAGGAATATTCTCAACTTCAACATAATTATTCCAAGTCTTATAGGTATTCATATAGATTCGGAGAGTATTTGTATCAGAACGCATATAAACACCGGGTGCTAAAAGAGGAAATTGACTGGAAAAGCCTTTGTGAAAGATATGATTGAGGCCATATTCCTGTCTAAATGCTGCTGGACTTACATTTAGGTAAAAGGTGTAACTGAATTCAACACCTGAACGTTCATTATCCGATAAATTTACAGGCTTAGAACCTTTTACATTAGGATCCTGGGGAATGTTAATAGCTTTATCCTCAGTATTATATGTGTATGGTAATAATTGAGTTCTGTTCATAGATAAACGATTAATGTATTTGTAAATTATCTCAACAAACAGTAAGACCAGATATAATACTACAACAAGTGCCAGTGCAAACAGGACTTGCGGTATAATACCGGGTTGCGCACCAGAATTAAACTGTTGATTGAATCTAGTGTTGTCCATCTATTTCTTCTTATTAATTTGTATTATTTATTTTGGACTATTTTTAAACTTTATTTAGTTGTAACTGAAATGCTAACACCTGGAGCAAAGAATGAAGAAAACCATTGTCCAATATTAGTAATTGGCTGAGGACCAGCCATATAATTTTTGTAAACAACCTCTGGGTTTAATGCGGAGTCATACATCGTAGTAGTAGCAATTTGTCCGCCAAAACCACCGTACGCTAGTAAGTTAGCTGAATAGCCGCCTGCATCAACCTTAAAGAATGAAGGTAATACACAAGAACGGGCTAACTTACCATCCATATATACATCAACCGTTCTTCCATTAACTGATACTGTAATATTTACCCACCGTTGGAGATCAATTTCAGGTAGATCACATAATGGTGAACCATCTAGTAATCCAGAATCAGTTTGTAAAATACCAAATGTAGCATTCTGAGTACCCTTGTCAAGTGATTCAACTGGAACCTGTGATTTAGTTGCTCCAAGATTTACATTAATTGCAGTAGCTCCAGATGGCACTGCATTCATTGCGCCACTCATATCCTTCGTTTGGAGACGGACACTCAATTTGGGTTTATTACCACCTAAATAGACACGAATCGTATCAAAGTTTGGCCCACCAACACTGATAATGGATTTATTAAAACCAGTACGATAAGACCAGTTTGTTACATAAATCCAAGTAGAAATTGTAAACTCCCCGCCTTCATAGATAATTGGTAGTTTATCAGATGTTATAGTGATAGGTTTGGATGGATCGATATTAGCATTTTGAGTACCCGAAATTAAAGTGTAAGCATTTGTACTCTTAGGGCCAAATAGATATTGATATAAATAGTATAAACCAATTAAACCAGCTAAAACAAGTAACATGGGAACAAGTCTTCCAATTGGAGATGATTTGTTAGCGGCGGCATTCATTATTCCTGACATTTACAAGGATATTCTACAAGCCAACTTTTAAGCATATGGTGTTTTCCATTGTACTAAGTTATTATTAGGTGGTTTTGTAATAGGGTCACACGGTAAACCGGAAGGACATTGAGCAAATAATTTTAATCCTGGAAAGCTTATATCAATTGAGTTTGCTTCTAATACCGTATTATTCGTATCTACGTGTGTAAGTCTTTCACGCTCAACAGCATTTGGTGTTAAACGTGTACTATTAACTATTACGTGAATTACTGAACCATCAAGACCCTTATTTCCAACAGAAAGTGGACTGCTTATTACAACCGGATAATACTCAAGTCTCTGTGAGGCTACAATCTTATTATCATAAATTATATCAAAACGTCTCCCATCGCGTAAAATAGCAATAAATATCCATTTCTGTTTTGGAATTTGTGGCAATTCAATAGTTTCTTGTTTCAATGTACCACCGTCACTTGTCTGAACTCGGAGACGAGCTGCTGTACTATCCTTTCCAATCGGCGAAGGAGAAATCTCTAAAAACCAGTTGTTTTCCACTTGAATTAGTTGTGTATAACCATCCTGATATTTAACTGTACGATCACCACCTTTTAGGTTAAAGTATCCCATAACAGTTGAACCAGCTCCGCTTAAAAGTGTGCTCTGAGTAATATCAGAAGTCAGTATATCTTTTTTAGAAGATAAAGGGGTCAGTGTCGTAAGTATATCATTATTACCAGCCCCTTTGTAGATTACATAAACAATTATATAATATGTAATTAATAATAAAATTACACCACATATGATTAGAGCAATTATTGACATCCTATAATATTATATGATTATAGAAGATTTGAACTAGCATCGGAAACACTATCAACCGATAGCTTCGTAAAACGGTCCATTGCTTTTTCTGTACTCGTCATTGTATTACTTGCAGATGTAGAGCAGGATGTCGATGACGGCATTGGACCCGCCCCAAAATTCTTACCTGTACTTAAAGCTGGTGATGCCTGACGAATTTCACTTGTTGTAAGAATGCGTGACCATATTTTTAGGTTTCTTACAAGAACAGCGTTTGCTTCAATTCCAGCGGCTGGATAGATATCTCCATCGACCGATTTTGGTGGTGCCCCAAATGATCGTGTCCTCATCAAATGACCATTTATATACACCTCCAATGCCTGCTCCATTACAACCATACTTAATCTAAATGGCTCCTGAATAGGAATATTAGGCACAATGATTGACTCCATATTATTATCCTTATTCAACACTGAAACAATTAAATCATTTGTATCAGGTAGTAACCCAGCAGCAATATTATAATTGCTTAGTACACCAAGTAGAGTATCACCAGAGGGCGTTTCTGTTTTGGTGGCGCCTCTACTAAAAAATACGCGAGGATGTCTTGAGAATTGTAGTGGATTTTGAACAAATACATCAAGATTCATTGTGTAGCCGAATGATTGCGAAGCAATTGGTAGATTCTTATTTAGAATTTGGCCAGCTGAATTCTTATTCCAGAACAATTTACCATCATCGAATCCAGGTACTGGTATTATACCGGGACCACCTGGTCGTAATCGGAATATTGGCGTAATAAAGAAATTAATAAATAGCAGAATAACCATAATTACAACAAAAATCGCCAATACATATGATAGAATTCTTGCGATACTACTTCCTGTTCCAGCACCAGCGGAGCCTATATTATATTTAGTCGTATAATTTCCTGTGGTTGTTCCTGTGGTTGTTCCAGTGGTTGTCCCCGTAGTTGGCTTATAATTTGGAGTCGTGGCACCTGGACCATTAGATAAATACTTTGTTATATTGACACCTTTATTGCCACTCATTCTGCTTATTCTCTCCTTTTATAGTTTGATTAATTGCTACATATAACTAAAGCTTGTTAATGAAATATACTACACCACCAACACCCGCTAAAATAGCAGAACCTGTTATAAAACCTTTTACAAATGAACGATAATCTACTTCTTTCATATCCTCTCTTCTCCATACAGGAGAACGATCTCGGCGGCCCAGACGTTCATAATATATAATAACTTCCTCCTCAGTCCACTCAGCCTTTCCTAATATCTTATTCACTGCATTATGTATATCAATCGTCCATTTAATTAAATCTTTTCTTGAATCTAAGAATGGCGTTAATGGATTTTTTGCTAAATGCTCCTTGTAATGGTCTCGACAAATTGCACAAGGTATTAAGTATGCTAGAGATTCATAAAATTCTTTAGCACACTTCTTATCAGTGTATGTTGGTGACTTTGGATATCCAAGAGCTACTATATGAATTGTGTGCCAAAAAAACGGCCCCCAAACACTAGGTGGAAATTGCATTCTATTTATCCTATCCCATTTCTTAAAACAAATATTACCCTCTCTTAGAAAACAGGTCTAAAGACTTTTAATTATTAGATTTATAAGAGCTTACTAGCAAAATCAAATGGATAATATTAATAACCGGATACAGCATTGTACTAATTGTGGATTGAGCGGACACGTTTTCCGCAACTGCCTATCACCCGTTACAAGTTATGGACTCATTGCCGTTAAATATATGAAGGATAATAATATAACATCTCTATTTTCAAAGGCAAATACTATCAGCAATGGAAATGAATCAATACAATTTCTTTTAATTCAACGCAAAGACTCATTAGCATTTGTTGAATTTATTCGTGGTAAATATAACCCATACGAAGATGAATATCTTGGACGACTTCTACGAGGTATGACTCAGAAAGAACAATCAAGTATTCTATCAAAATCATTCGAACAACTATGGCATAGCGTATGGGGTGAATCATCAAGTGTTAAATCACATAAAAACGATTATGATAGTTCCGATAAGAAGTTTATTATTATTAAAGACCGACTTCCTGAACTTATTAAGAGTAATCCTACAAAATGGACAGAACCAGAATGGGGATTTCCTAAAGGAAGGCGTAATCCTCACGAGTCAGATATAAACTGCGCCACACGCGAATTTCAAGAGGAAACTGGCCTTAAACGTACTGATTTTACTATCATTCAAAATACATATCCCATCTCAGAAACATTCTTTGGCTCAAATCAAGTTCATTATTGTCACAAATATTACATTGCCATCTGTAATACATCAGTTGAAGTTGAAATGAATATGGAGAATTTACATATGGTAAGAGAGATTGGAGCTATTAAATGGTGTACTCTCGATGAAGCCACTTCAAAGATTCGTCCGGATAATGTAGAAAAACGAGAAATTTTACTCAAGGCTGGAAAGATTATGCGCAACTTTCATCCTGTTCATACTAACGACTTACCTCGCCCTATTCAGCATTCATATACACCATAAATATAGTCTATCGGCTTTAATTATATCTTGTTATTGCCATTAAAAGCGTTTATAAAATAAAATGAAATATTATTCTATAAATAGCAATGTCAACGGGGATTGGAAATTATAATTTTCCAGTTGTTAACGCATTTAATGCCGAAAATAATGAAGAAGGTTCCCAAGAAAACACGGGAACAGCACGTGCTGCCCTCGTCCAACCTCCTTCCTTGTCTTCGAATATTAATCAAAATACCTTACCAACTATTCCTGTTACCGCAGCTACCAACGCCCAAGTAGCATCTCCTAACGCCCCAGTAGCAGCTCCTAATGCTCCTGTAGTAGCTACCAACGCTCCTAATGCTCCAGTAGCAGCTCCTAATGCTCCAGTAGCAGCTCCTAATGCTCCTATAGCAGCTCCTAATGCTCCAGTAGCAGCCTCTAGTACTACCAACAACAAAGAAGAGGAAGAAGAAAATGCCGCAACTACATCGCTTGCTACATCCGCTAGTACTGCCAATAATAAAGAAGAGGAAGAGGAAGAGGAAGAAGAGGAAAATGCCATAGCATCAGCTGCTACATCAGCTAGTACTGCCAATAATGAAGAAGAGGAAGAAGAGGAAGAAGAGGAAGAAGAGAAAGAAGAGGAAGAAGAGAAAGAAGAGGAAGAAGAAAATGCTTCTGCTCCTGCTTCTGTTGCTTCTACAAACAATAATGCAAAATCTGCTGCGTCAGTCGCGTCATCTGTTTCAACTACTCTGTCAAATAATGGGTCAAATCTTGATGCTGTAACTAACGATGAAATGATTGAATTATGGGAAACTACTACAGACTTCAAACAGCGTGATATGATATTATCAGAACTACAACGTCGAGATTTATTTCCATCTGCTGGTCTTTCACAATGGGAATATGAAACAGGCGCATATCCTGATGTACGTGATCCAGAGTTCCTTCAAAAGCTTCTTGCTAAAAGAGAATTTGCTGAATCACTGCAAACTACTTGGAAACCTCGTACTGATCCCTGCGAGGATGATTCATCTTTTGAAGTGACACCTGTTCAACGTTTCGTTGCTAATTTTATGTCACCTAAAACACCCTATATGTCAGCTCTTCTATTTCACGGTGTAGGTGTTGGTAAAACGTGTGCAGCAGTACAAATTATAGAAGCCTGGCTTGAAACATATCCACGCAATGAAGTATTTCTTGTTGCCCCACCAACAATTCAACAGGGCTTCTTTCGCACAATCTTTGATATCTCTAAAGTTGTAATTGGCGAGAATTCAGAACCCAATACAGCCTCACAATGTACAGGGACAACATATATGAAGTTAACAAATACACTATATGAAAGAGACCCTAAGAAAATAGAAAAGGCTGTAAGTAAAGCAATTAGACGACGGTATAAGGTGTTTGGGTATATTTCATTTGCCAACTTTATTCGTGATACTCTTAAAGGTATACCTACTAGTGCTTCTGATGAACTCAAAGCAGAACTTAAAAAGAAATATATTCGACAAAAGTTTAGTGGTAAACTTCTAATTGTAGATGAAGCCCATAACTTACGCGATATTGTTGAAGAAGATGATAAAGCCACTGGCGGCAAGGCCGAAGAAAGTGACTCTGCTGGCGGTAAAATTCTTACACCATACCTACGTGATGTACTTATGTATTCAGAGGGTATGAAGTTCTGTATGCTTACAGCTACTCCTATGTACAATACCTATAAAGAAATTATTTTTATGCTAAATATGCTTCTAATGAATGATAAACAGGCAACCATTACTGAAGCTGATATTTTTGATAAAGAAGGAAATATCACTGAAAAGGGTAATAAAATGATTTCCTATATCGCTCAGAGATACGTAAGTTTTATGAGAGGTGAAAATCCAATTTCTTTCCCTGTTCGTCTTTTCCCTGAAAATATACCCACTCTTACGTCCTATCCTGATTCAAATCCACGTGGAACAGCTATTCCAGTTGAAGATACAACATATTATGAACATCTGCCATTAGTTCCTATTACATTAAGTGGTGATACCTTAAAGGCATCTCTAGCTTTTATGAATGCTCTCCCACCAGGTAAGGGTCTCAGTACTATAGCATTAGAAAAACTTGTTCATGCTGGTAATATTATTGTACCTGCCACAGAGGATACATCTGGTGATACTGTAGAAGCATATAGAGCTCGAACTGATATCAATGGCCTTGGTACAGTTTTTACACGTGAAAGTTCTGGTGGTGAAGTACGATACAGAGCCAAACAAGATGGCGGTGCTAAATGGCTAGGAGTAGGAGAACTTAATAAGTATAGTCCTAAGTTCGAGTTCTTAATAAATCGTATTAAGACAGCTGAAGGTTGTATTTTTGCATATACACGGTTTGTAAATGGTGGTGCTCTGCCACTTGCATTAGCTTTAGAGGCGAATGGTTATTCTCCATATGGTAGGAAAATGGGTATGTTAGCAAATGGTCCACAAACACCAGGTGGTAAACAATGCGCTTTATGCTCTAAAAGAGAAAAAGAGCACGCTATGGGCGCAGCATCAAATCACAACTTTACACCAGCATATTATGGTCTTCTAACAGGTGATATTTCTCTCTCTCCACGAAATGAACAAACTATTCGTGCGCAACGTGCATTTGATAATGCGGATGGTTCTAAAATTAAGATTATGATAGGTTCACAAATCGCTTCAGAAGGTATTGATTTACGTTTTGTTCGTGAAACACACGTCATCGATTCCTGGTTTCACTTGAATAAAACCGAACAAATTCTCGGTCGTGCCATTCGGTTCCTTTCACATTGCGCTCTCCCTAAAGAAAAACGAAATAACACTGTATACTTATATGCGGCTCAACTACCATCCAGTGAATATTCGCGTGAAACGTCAAACCAAAGTGGTTTGCCTTTAAAGTCCGCTGGCGGACGTGAAACCGCGGATTTATACAGTTACCGCATTGGTTTTAAGAAGGCCGTTTTAGTTGGAAGAGTTACACGTGCGATGAAGATTGCTGCGGTAGATTGTAATCTTAATAATCAAGCCATCGTCATTAAAGGTCAGCCACCTATTACTGAGATTGATTCCCAAGGCAAGGTTCGAGAAGATGTTGATATTAATGATATGCCATTTACTGCAGTATGTGATTGGATAGAAACTTGTGAATACAAATGTAAACCAATTATAAATGTTAAAGAGTTAACGATTGATGATTCAACATATGATGAATTTTCGGCTCGTTGGCGTGTAAATCGTATGAAGGAGCGTATTCGTGTTTTATTTGCTGAGCAGCCATATTATCAGTCTGAAGATTTATGGAATATGTTTGCAGATGTTCCACGTCTAGCATCAGTTGATTTACTAACAGATATCATAGATAATAAGAGTTTCCAAGTTAGACATGGCGATCTTACTGGTTATATCCGTTTCTGTAATGGATACTACATTTTCCAACCAAATGTATATGCTGATCTAACAATTCCATTAGCAATTCGTGTAGCTAAATTCCCTATTAAGCGTGATTTGTATGCTCCACTTGAATATGAGATGCCAGAAATGTTAGAAGATGATGAAGAAAAGACAAATACACGTGAATCAATTGAGGGAATTTGGTCTGCTATTGCTGAATGGTGCCAGCGATTATCAACAAGTATTAAGTATATTACACCGCCTGGTGAAATAGAACAACGTATTTTAGAAGTAGCTCATGATGATTCTGAAGTAATTGATAAATATAGACAGATTTTGGAAATGGTAGAATGGTTTCATACTTCATTCCAAAAATCATCCGCTAAAAATCCAGAATCATTCAGAAAAGCCGTCCTCTTCTATTTCTGGGATGAATGGATAACCCTTGAAGAACAAACCTTTCTAGTATATAACACAAGCCTTAATGTTCTAGAATGTATAAGAGAAAATCAGTACTCACTTGGCAAGATTCTAGTTAATCGATTTATAGACCCTAAGACTGGGGAGGTGCAGTATTTATGTGAAGGTGGAAAGGTATGTTTAAAATCAATTGTAGATGAGATTAAACGTGATAAAACTGAGCAAATGAAAGCTTTTAGTATTAATACCAAAACAACTGGTGAGCCATATGGGTTTATTGTGCCAAAGAATGGTGATATTGTTTTTAAAACTGCTGAACCACCTAGTGAAGGTGGGAAAATTGGTAGAGGTAAAGAATGTGGTAATGTAAGTACAATGACTGGACATATTGCAAATCTTGTACAAATTGGCGATATTCTTAAAACCGCTGGTAAAACAGATTTTGATTTAAGTCGTGGAATTATACTTGGAACAAGAAAGATTAAAAACTCAACTCGCGCGTGTACATTACTTGATATATTGATTCGGTATTTAGATGCTGATAATATACAGGCTAAGAGATGGTTCTTCCGCCCAGTTCAAGCATTTTATACGGGGCACAAGGGTACTTTTAGACCTGGTAAGAAATAGGGGGTGAATATAAAAATTGAGAAGCTAAAGCCAAAAGGATATTAGGAAACAGAAGAATGGAATCCACAGCTTTCTTTGAAAAAAAAATTAGTATTATTCCAAGTGAATTCAATGAAATCAAAACAAGTACAGTTGATTCGCTCTTAGAAAAAAAGGCTAAGGAAATCATGGAGAAAAAATGCTCTGAACAAGGTTTTGTCCTGTCCGGTACTATAAAGCTTCTTTCTCGTTCTATGGGTTACTTTGAATCAGCACGATTTACAGGAGATGCTGTATATTATGTTAAACTTGAGGGTAAAGTCATTTATCCAGCTGATAGTGTACGAGTAGTTGGTGAAGTGATTCGTAAGAATAAGATGGGTCTCTATATTGATTATCGTAAAGCAATTCGTATTCAGATTCCACGTGATCTTCATATTGGCAGCGAAGAATATGAGGAAGTTGAAGTTGGTGATACGGTTGAAGTTGAATTAAAACGTTCTAAGTTCCAAATTAACGATCCATACATTCTTGCTAGTGGTATCTTTGTCGCTAAAAAATCTGGCAATGAGAATGCGAGAGTGCCAGTGGTTGTGTCAGGCAATGCTGCTATTGGTCTAACTGAAGGTGAAAGCGAAGATGAAGCAGATGTCGAAGCCAAAGAGGGTGAAGAGCCACTAGGCGAGGAGGAAGAAGAAGAAGAAGAGGAAGGTGACGGTGAAGAAGAGGAAGAAGAGGAAGAGGACGAAGATGAAGATGAAGAGGCAGAGGAGGCAGAGGCAGAGGCAGATGCTGAATAAGAACTGCGGTTGTTAATAAACTTTGAACATCTTTACGGAATTAGAAATGGCCTCTAACTATGATGACCGCAAAAAAGTATTTGAAAGTATTAAAGTTCTTGTAAAATCTGAACAGGAAGAAATATTTAGAATTATTCGTAAAACAAAAGTAAATTATACGGAAAACTCTAATGGTATTTTTTTTGATTTATCAACTGTATCACAAGAAACATTCAATCAAATTAAAGAATATCTAGATTTTTGTTTAAAGACTCGTCAAGAAGACACTGAACGTCTAAAAGAATTAGAAACTATTCGTATTCAGAATGAAAACTATGTCGATGAAGATGATAAAATAAATGCCACCGTTTAAAGACAAAATTTGATGGACTTAAAGCATAAAATGCTATTATTAGGTAAGTAAAATGACTACACCCATTAAACAATATCAGAATGTTAGCTTTAAAGAGCTCATCTCTTATTCCGAGAATAATCCCAATAGAAACCGAACACTAGATTCTATTGAGATTCAATCAGCCAAATCCCTCCAAGAAACCTCTCTTGATAAACTTGGTCTTAAAGGTTATACCGCATTCAATCTAAATCCATCTGGTATTGTGAGCCTTTATGCGTGTATTTCAGATCCAAGCAGTTATTCCCTCTCTGCTAAAGGAGCTCGTCTTCAACAAATTATCGAATATACCACCAAACTTCAAGAACAAACTGACGAACTCAAAAATACATCACTCTCGCGCAAACGTAAAAAAATTCACGATCTTATCGGTGCCTCATATAATGGTACTAAATTTGAAGATAAAGACTATATTGAACTCTTTACTGGCATCTCACTAATGCGGAACATCTATTTCGTTCTAATGAAATCTGCTGTACAAGAAAACATAGAGGAAGGAGAGAAACAATATGATAGTTCTCTCAAGGGAGAAATTGTATTCTCTTCTGACCCCACAAATTGGAAACAAGAATATCCTGTATGGGTGGTAGACTATCGAGCGCGATGGGTTGCAATTCCTTCTGAACAACACGCTCAAGATCTCCATAAAATCCTTGCTAACTGGCTCTCGACCATCGAACAAACTGGATGGATTATCCAATGGCCTGAAGCCGACGGAACAAAAATAGAAATTGTTGAACAACTATCTCTACTTCCTACCTGGCAGCAAACAGATAAGAAACTAACCAAAGATGTTCTCGGTGCTCGTCTTGGACGTGCCAATTGTATTAAAGTATTTACAAAGTGGATGACAAATAATATTGAAACTATCTAAAATATAGTCTAAATATCAATAAATATACATCAATATATATTTTTCTTATACATATATATTAAACTTATTAATAAAATTGATATAGATGCTATCCCATATTATGACATTAAAGCTTAAGGTACTTTTATAGCTATAGTGTAGATTAAGAATGGACTTGACATCTGAACAATCCAAACTTATTAATAAGTTTGTCCAAGACTGGTTTAAGGATAAAAAGCTTGAATTAGAAACCACCTTCGGCGTTGGAGGTGTTGTTGATTCAACTACGTTTCTTCAAATTGCACAAAGACTTCGTAATAAAGGCTTTGAAGTGGTACCACAAGATGATCGCCTGAGTATAATCACTCCGAATCATATTCGTCTATCACTTCTAGGCCTTGGCGTCCTTCAACAATATTGTAAAGATGATACACTCGAGGGTAAAACATTTAGCGCTATGTTTAAAGACCGCGCTTTCCCTGACAGTAATATCGATCTGAAAGAGTACAATATTCGTTTTAAGGTTCGCCGTGAAGAGGAATTAAGTGAAGATGACCCACGTGTAGCTGGCCTACTCGCAAATTGGGCTAATCAAAAGAAAGCCTTCCGACTACTTCGTCGATGGACCTTCCGAGGTAAAGGCATTCGCATTGATATGTCAATGGTTCGTCAAACCCCAAGCGTACCTGGTAAAGGAGAATTTCAATGGGTTACTGCCTTCCAACAAAAGAACGTGTTCAAAGAAGCACCTCGATATGAAGTTGAAGTCGAACTACTTCACGACACAGAATACACTGATTCCTCAGATAAGGCACTTAAAGCACTTATTGGCGGCGTTGGTGAAGTTCAACGTGCTATCCAGAAAAACTCTCTCCTCATCCGCAACTCTGTTATCAATGCTGTCCGAACCGAATACCAAACTATGACCGGCTCTGAAAAATTCCGCGGTGTCAACCCTGTTACCCTTAAAACACGCAATATGACCGAAGAAATTGATCCTGATATCCCCAATATCCGCGCTGGCTACAATGTAACTGATAAAGCCGATGGCCTGCGCGCTATGGGATTTGTCGATAAAACAGGCGAACTCTTCCTTATCGATATGAGTCTTAATGTCTATCGCACAGGCCTTAAAAATACTAAATGCGCTGAATCACTCATTGACGGCGAATGGGTCACTATCTCTAAAGATAACCGCGCCATCAATCACTTCCTTATCTTCGATATCTACTACTCTAAAGAGGGCAAAAATGTAGCACCTAATCCATTTATCACCTACAAAGATGATATAATTGATAATGAGGCTAATACACGCTATAACTCTGTTAGAAAGTGGTACGAAGACTGGCGCGACGATACTCAAACTATCTCCAAAGGTGTAACTGATGCTAATCGTCTTATTGTCTCCCTTAAACGTTTCCAGTTTGCCACTGCTAATAATACTACAATCTTTAGAGCGTGTGCTAATATTCTTGATACACCTCGTATTTATAATACAGATGGTCTAATTATCACTACCAATTCAGATCCTATTCCTGAACGTCCTGGTGTACGCTGGACTAGACAAATGAAATGGAAACCTGCCAAAGATAACACTGTCGATTTCCTTATCAACTTTGAACGAGACCCCAATATTCCAACCATTGACAAAATTACTACCACTATTCATCCTTCTTCTGAAAACACAGTTCAATATAAAACTATGCGCCTCTACGTCGGCAGTGATAAAGATCCAGCATTTGATAATCCTCGCAGCACCATTCTACTCCAACAATCTCTTCCTAAAGAAAAGGGTGGTAATAAATATAAACCATCACTCTTTAATCCTATGGAGTTTCCTGATACAATGGCCAATACCTGTAATGTAACCATCGAAACTGATCCTGAAACTGCAGAAGATTATGTCAGTACTGAGGACTCAAATGAACCTATTCAAGATCGCAGCATTGTTGAAATGCGCTACGATCCCTCTCGTGAACCTGGATGGCGATGGGTACCCACGCGTATTCGTCACGACAAAACAGAACGCCTTATCCGTGCCTCCCTTAAGAAAGGCCCCATCAAATATTCTGGTATGATGAACGATGAAGGCGTTGCCAATGATGTATGGGACTCTATTCACAATCCAGTCACCGAATCAATGATTCGCAGCGGCAATGAACAACCCAGCGAAGAAGAATCCAAAATTCTCCTAAAATTCCAAGATAGCGAGGTTGCCAAAAAATACTATGAACGCAAAGCCCCTAAAGAAGACCTTACACTTGTACAAGGTATGCTTGACTTCCATAATAAATATATCAAGAATGAAATTCTGTTAAAACGCACTTTAAAGGGTGGTAATAAGAATCTTCTTGATTTAGCCTGCGGAAAAGGTGGTGATTTGTTTAAATGGTTATTCAATCGTGCTCGTTATGTAGTTGGCATTGATACAGCTGGTGAAAATATTACAAATCCAAATGATGGTGCCTATAAGCGTTATGTTGAGGCGGTTATGGAGTTTGGCTGGGGACGTGTTCCTAAAATGACATTTGTAATTGGCAATAGCTCCAAAGATATTGTAAATGGTGAAGCTGGTGCTACTCCAGAGGAACGTGATATCCTTCGCTCAATCTTTGGTAAGTTTGAACCAGAAGGTCCTGTACCCAAATATGTCCAAACTGTTATGGCAGGATCCTTCCGTGCTGGCGCCGATGTCGCTGCATGTATGTTTGCCCTACACTACTTCTTTGAAAATGAAGTTATGCTCAATGGATTCATTAAAAATCTATCCGAAACTGTTAAGATTGGCGGACTCTTCATTGGTTGCTGCTTCGACGGCGATAAAGTCTTCAACCTTCTACGTACTATCGACAAAGGACGTTCTAAAGTTGGTAAGATTGAAGATACCCCTATCTGGTCTATCACCAAAGACTATGATAAAGAAGAATTACTCCCTGACGATGACTCCATTGGCCTTGCAGTTGATGTAGAGTTTATCAGTATTGGTACTACACACAAAGAATACCTCGTACCATTTGAACTTCTTAAGAAGAAACTTAAGACAATTGGATTCGAACTGCTTGATAGGAAAGATCTTGTGGAGCTAGGCCTGAATGCCAGTACAAATACATTTGATGTCAGTTATGAAATGGCACAGAAGGGCAAGAAAACCTTTAATATGCCAGATGCTGTAAAGGAATTCTCTTTCCTAAATCGCTGGTTTATCTTCAAGCGTGTTGGTGAAGTTGGTGTTTCTGAAATGCCTAAAATTACTCTCCCTGAATCGAAAGCCGCAGAGACAGAGGCAGAGGCAGAGACAGAGGCTGAGGCAGAGGATAGTGATGGCGAGGAAGAGGAGGAATTTATAGAGGAAGAGGTTGTATCAGAAACTGGTGCTAAACTTCCAGCACGTGATAAGAAGTTTGGTGAAGTTGAAGTATTCCGCTTTGGAGCTGATGCCCGTCAGGCAGATATTCTAGGCATTAAGGATGATAAAGGTAAGAAGGACCCCAATGTTGCCCGCTGGCTTGGATTAGCAGCACCATTTCCCATTCCAGATCCTGATGATCCATCGATTAAATACCCAACAGTTGAACACTACTTAGCAGCTATGAAACTCAAGACATCTAATAAACCAAATCTAGCAAAGGAACTGATGAGTACAACTGGCAAGATTCATCAAGATTTCGCACTAAAACGACGTGTCGAGTCAGTCAAACAAGAATCTGCCCGTGACTTTGAGCTCCTAGCTGAAGAAGCAGCTGAAGTACGTAAGAAGATGACTAAGACATATCTCAATCAATATCGCGTTGCATTTGATGATTCTAAATGGATTCCTATCAAAGATAAAACCCTTATGGATGCTCTCAAATATCGCTGGGAACACGATAAACGTTTCAGAGATACTGTCGAGGCAGCACGTAATGCTGGTAAATATCTACTCTACAGCACTAAGATTGCTGCAGTGGCATCTGAACTTGGTGGCACTCGTGAGTTAACTTCTGGAAAAATCTTAGGAGAAAATAAAGTTGGTCGTTTCATTATGGAACTTGCAGGATTTAAGTTCTAAGCGCGATAAGCCAATTAAAGAAATATTATAATAAAATACTAATATGACACATTATAAATGTATATTATTAGTAATTGCTTCAAATAATACAGAGTACTATAAGAATGCTCGAAAGGTGTGGAAGAAATATATGAATATCAATCTAGATGTAAAAGTATTTTTTGTATATGAAGAACTGTCTGTACCACTTGAAGATTCTGACGAATCTGATATTATTTATAATGATATTAAATCAAAACCAAATAGTATACTTGTTAAGACTCTAAGAGCAATGTATGCTATTAATAAATATTACAGCTATGATTATTTTATAAGAACAAATATTTCTACATTCTGGGATTTAAATGGTATTCATTTATTATTAGGTCAATGCCCTAAAACCGCCTGTTATGCTGGTGGTCATGATCTCAGCCCTTTTCTTATTAATGACAAAGACCCACATATAATTAATACGCAACTTTATAGTGGTGTATGTATAATATTTACCTCAGATATCGTTCAAAATATACTCAATAATATACATAAACTGAATTATAATCTACCTGATGATATCTCAATAGGTCTATATATGTCAAATGTTAAATGTAATACAATGACATATACATCTAGAGCATATTATGAAAAATATGGACCAACTGATGATACTAAAATAATTTTAGAGATTACCAGTGCTATTCAAAATAACTACACATACTATAGAGTCAAAAATGAAAATAATCGAGAGCACACTGATTCAATGATTTATAATCATCTTCTTAAACTTATATATAATATAACTTAAATATAATATTATATATTACTAATAATAATAATAAATGTCAAATGATATGACTGGCTCAGAGGGAAGATTTTGTAATCATATTATTAGAGCATTAGGGGCTAGTTTTATTGCTAGATCTCAAAATCTTAAATTTAATTATGGCCAATATTACGATAAAATGAAACAACTTGGTATTAATCTTTTTAATGGAACAATAACATTTGATACAGTACTAAATATACCAAATAATATTATACCATATCTCTCAAGTCCACTATTTAGAAATATTAATGTAAATGCGTCATTCTTTCAAACAAGAGACTTCTCCAATTATTTATATCAGCATTATCGCCATAAATCAAATCAACAATCAATTATTGATGCGAATAAATTTAACCATCGATATAATAATAATAATGATGTATTTATTCACATTAGATTAGGTGATGTTGCTCATTTAAATCAGGGGTTTATCTATTATGATAAAGCTTTAACACATATATCATTTGAAAACGGATATATTGCTAGTGATGATATAAATCACGAAACCTGTAAAAGATTAATCCAAAAATACAATCTTAAAATAATTGATTATAATGAAGTTGAAACAATTATGTTTGGTTCCACTTGTAAGAATATAGTACTAACAGGTGGTACATTTTCATATATTATTGGCCTATTTGGATTCCTCTCAAAAGTATATTATCTTAAAGGAATGGGCAATTGGTATCCTTCTGAATTATTCTACATAGATGATTGGACTGAAATTTCTCTATAAAATTTGAATAGATTATCATATAAATATAATATCACACAACTTAAACATTTGATATTATATTATAGTAATAGAATGCCTTTCCAATCTTGGCAACATTTATCTCGTAAATATGCTCATCCACGCGATGTTCATATGCGCTTCCACGAACCTACCCATAAGTACTATGTAAATGGCTCGTGTGAAGGAAATATCTCCTGTACTGGATTTATTCACGAATTCTTTGGTCATTTTAACCCTAAAGAAGCTCTTACTAAGATGCGTAGGAACCCTACTAAATGGGCTGCCTCAAAATACTTTGGAAAAACAGATGAGGAAATTATTAAAGAATGGAATGATAATGGTAAAACCGCATCAGAAGCTGGTACAGCTATGCATCTTGCCATCGAACAATTTCTACATGGTGCGCCTGAACAAATTGCACCTGAAACATTTAACTCCATTGAATGGAAATACTTTATGAATTTTTGGAGTAAATGTGGTCCTGATCTTGAGCCATACCGTTCTGAATGGGAAGTCTTTACTGATTCGATTACTCCAGTTGAAGGCGAACGTAAAATTAAACTATGCGGCTCTATTGATATGGTTTTCCGTCGTAAATCTGATGGTAAATTCGTAATCTATGACTGGAAACGCTCTAAAGAAATAAAAGCTAATAACCCATTTAGTAATGGTCTTCCACCTTTAGAACATCTAGAAGATACTAACTACTGGCATTATACTATGCAACTCAACGTTTATAAATGGATACTTGAAAAATACTATGGACTTGAAGTAGCTGACCTCTATATTGTTATTATTCATCCAGATAATCCTTCCTATCGCAGAATGCGTCTTAATATTATGGAGAATGAAGTAGAAGATATGATTGAGGCTCGTCGTCGAGCAGTAGCTGCGGGCTGTAAAGTTCCTGTTATTCTTCCTATCCCTGAAGTCGCTGAACCCCTCCCTGAAGAAAAAGGAAAACCACTTGCCAATTTTGCTTTTAAGTTTTAGCAAACTAAAACTTCATAAAACAGTAAATAATTAATCCAAAGACGAGTGAATGAATAAACAATCCAAGACCAGTTGGGCAACCGGACGCATCAGCTAATTTACCTATAATTCCACCCAATAGTCTATTAGTGAGATTATATGTAAAGGGTAATGATACTAATAAAAATATAATCACAGAACGAAGTGTTCTACTAAGTATTTGACTTTCAGATGCCATTATATTTATATGTAATATTAAAATAATATTGAGTTATGTATCTCTCCTAAAATCTTATCATCGTTATAAAATGGAACCATACAATAAATGTCAGGAAAAGATTCATCTGCTTTAGACAAATCTACAAAATAAATTTTTTTTTATAAGGAGTTCCTTTATAATAAATATACTTCTTTATTCATATTATTTCATTATATTATCTTACTTTTAAGTTATTCTTTAGCTGGCGCTACTCGTGGCTTACGTCTAGAACGATTCTTATTGTTTTTTGGTTTATTGTTTGCTGCTTTTGGTTCTGCCTCAACCAGTGGCACAGTTAGAGCAGATGCCACCAATGGTTTACGCCGCGTCTTTGCCATAATTGGATTTTTCCCTATAATCAATGGTAGTTTTCTCTCTTCTTCAACTGGTAAAGCAGTTACAGTAGTTGCAGTAGTTGCAGCAACAGGACGTCTTCTCATTTGAACAACTGGTGCACTTCTATATAACTCCTGTAGAGCATCTGGTAATGATGCAATCTTTACAGTCGGTTCACCCTCCTCTTGAATTAGTAATCCAACTTGACCAGGTAAGAATACAAATATTGTTACTGAATCAAATAAACCAGTAAATGGTCTTACAAACTGTATAGGATCCTCATCTGTATCATTATTACCACTTAGATCTATTAAACCTATTGGTTTAGATGTTAGCTGTACATATTTTACCAAGTTTTCCTTTTTCATTGTTGTTGCATCATATGCTAACCCAATCTGACCCAACGTTATTCCCAATATACCCTGATATGGTGTTAGTGGCTGTGTTTTATCAGGAACATCAGGTATACTTAACCGAATAGGAGTATCTTCACCTAATATTGCTTCTAACTCAGCAGGCATTTCACCTTCAGGTGGTGCTTCATTTTCAGCAGTAGCTTCACGAGACATTTCCTCATAATACTTAGGCTCTTCTGGAATCTGTCTAGCCCAGTCCAGGCGTAGTAGATTTGTCCAAGTTGGAGATGACTCTGGAATAATATATTGATCACCTTGACGGATTGGCTGTATAATTGTAGATACTTTGGAAATCTCACCTTTTCGCATTAATTGTTTTCTACGCACTGGAAAACGGACCAATTCATCAATTACACGCTTTATAAAGAGTTCTGCGGTTGATACATCTCTCTCACCTGGTTTATCTCCCAATTGTGTTGTCGCATCCACATGTAATAAACATTTTCCTTTTCCACCCTCTTCTCCCTTCCAATAACACGTACCAGTACAGGCATCAGGACTATCAATTAATCTACAATCCTTACGTAAGAAAGAAGCAGGTGCTTCCCATTTCTCTTCATCTGGATAGAACCACGAGAGTAGAGTAGAAGAGATAAATATATAGAGACGTTTTCTCTTTTCATATTCTGGCAAATCAGGATTAAAAATGATATCCTCAATTCCCTTTCTTACTTCAGAGCCTGCCTTCTGACTTGTTAACCAATTTGAAACTATTAATCTAAATTGTTGATATAGTTCCTCAAATTGTACATACGATGATTTCCTTAGAAGCTCAGAATCAAATCCACAACCCTTCTCAGTTGTTGTACCTTCTAGGACTTTATCCCACGTATTCGCATTTGGTTTAGACTTAATACCTGCAATTTGTTTATCAATTGCCCATTCAAATTGCTCAACTGTTACTATATCTAATCCAAGTCCTGCTAATGAAGCCTCATCCTTTGGTGGTCCTACTGGAATATAAATCCCATTTTCAAGTTGAACAGCTACAATCTTATTATCAGATTTCTGACGTGCAATATACTTTACAATATATCCAGGATACAAAGAAAATAATTGTTCAAGATTCTTCTTATAATAATTCACTACATCCTCCACTGGTGCTGGCTTAAAATCATCCCAATCTAAATAGATATTCTTAATCGAAAACGCAGATGAAATTGAAATTACACCATCATCAACTATAGGAAGAGCAACAAGAGTAGAGGCTCCAGCTTTAGAACGGAATGTTAGGCCTACAATATGATTGTAGGAGTCTTTTACAATTCCTTCAGGCCTTACTGGGGCTGCGTCAACTGCCTTTGATAGAGGAATCATTGCCATAGGATTTACTCCTTGTTGAGATGTATAGATGGAGCGATATCTGCTTTGACATTGCGTCATATATTCATCGACTCGCCGTTGTACAATCTCGGGCCAGAATCTACGCGATGCATAATCCCAACGAATAATTGTTTCGTGAATCTCTCCTTCACCACCTTTTGCTGGCTTATTACTTGTATGTAAGTACAATTCATAACGAGCATATACATTCTCTGTCGCACCAATATATTTAAGGGAGCGTGAAATAAAGGCAAAGTCATTTCTCTTATTTCTATCAGCTGATACTCCAAATGTTGGACACTTTACAGTAATTGGTTCATTGCCATTATCCTCCAATACCACTATTTGTACCCCACGAGTTGTGAATAAACCTGGCTCAGCCAATAGAGGCTCAATATGACGTAAATCCTTTCGCTGTGTAGGATCTCTAATAAATCTGATAAATCTCTTATATGCATTATAAATTCTCAGTGCCGCATACATATTTGTACTTGTAATCGCAATACCAAGATGTGTTGAGGACCACGACATTAACTCCTGTTTAGTTGGCGGCATTGCACTTCCATCTGCTGGGTTATAAAACTCTAAAACTAAGTTACCAAAGTGAGAATTTAAGAAGATTCTAGGTGTTACTACTTCCAAAATACGTTCCTTAACTTCATTGATGGAGTTTCTATAGAGTAGTGGTGCGATTACACCGAGAAGAGATTCATAAATAGTGTTTTCAGTACCAATTCTCAAAAATCCATTGGCATTGGGGCGAAGTTTTAAGTGAATTGCGACACGGGTAATAATCTTTTCACCTGAATCCTGTCTAAAGTATTTATCAAACTGAGGAGGAACTGCTGCGAATACACCAGGGTCAGGATGTTTATTAGACTCTAAAATGTATTTCTTTTGGATTGATTCGAATAATACAGCATATTCAATTGCTTCCTCGCCTCTAAATACAAGTTCTTCATAATCCTGTTCTTCAGCATTTTCAGCAAGTTTATTTGCACTTATAGCTTCAACTGCTGTATCTTGTAAATATCCTCTTAGATGTGAGAATTGTGGGTTAGAAATACGAAGAGTTTGCTGTTTCAAAAAACAACAAGGAAGAGCGAATCCTTCTGGATGGGTAGTCTTTGTCATAAAATCAATCTTACTATGATAGGTCGATCCTTTTTTATCCTTACGTTTAACAACAGTATATCCAGGAACCGGTTTTTTACCAGTAATTAGTTTACCATAACAGAATGGACATGTATTTGCTGATTTGGGGTTTCCATCTCTATCCTTTATACCCTCAAAGTCTTTAGCACGAACCATAATTTCATCACTTAGACAGTAATAGTGAGGGCAGAAATAATAATTAATTGCTTCACCATCAGAGCCATACCGCATAACTGTTATAGTTTCTTCAGTTCCTAGAGGCTGAATAGGCTCTTCAGTGCCTTCAAGAGGATATACAATCCAATAAATAGGATCATCTTCATAGATCTCTCGCATACGTTCATATTGATCCTTTGTTAAAATAGATGGCTGTCTGTCATCATACCCAGAACACTTTCTACTATAACCATTCTCATCATCATCTTCTGTTTTAAATACAAATAAACGCGGATCGATCTCCTGTAACTTCTTAATAAACCAACTCTTAGGATTGACTAATCTCTGCTCATCTTCGCCTCTTAGTGGTACTAATTTTTCAGTCGGCCCAGATACCTCTGTAGTGGTTGTAACAGCGACTTCTGGGCGTTTTCTAGAAGCGCCTGGAATATCTTGTACTTGAGTAGCTGCTACCACTGGCTGTGGGGCGGTTTCTACAACAACTTCTCCTTCATTAAGTCCATCGCCAACATCTGCAAATGGATCATCGACCATCCAATCAGGAATAGATTCTACAGTACCTTCTTTTGGTTGAATAGCATTCTTTATAGAAGCATTGGCCGCAGTATGAACTTCGGCTTCTTTTTCCTCAAGTGCAGCATTGTTAGCACCTTCTTCTCGACCAAGACTTTCTTGTTCTAGCTCAAGAGATACGCGTGATAGTGCTTCATTTCTACCACTATTTGACCTAAAATATTCATCCTCTTCAACAAACAATATTGAAAGCAAAGTATGAAGTCTTAAATAAGTGTCATAACTATCTATTCTGTTAATATGAAAGTAATATGAAGGATGTTGTGCGTAGATATGAATATCAATGCCTGGATTGAAACTCTCAATAAACTCACCATCCTCTGGTGTCTGAAGAGTAAATGTTCCTCTTTTCTTGTACCATTCAGCAAAAGCATCTGTGGCCTCCTTCTTTGAATATTGGAATTCATTCTGTAGAGCATTAATTACTTCAGTATCAGGGCTTTCTCCCTCTAACATTTTGCTTGTGGCAAATTGTGTTAAGAAACTGAATACCTTATCTTCAGTTGCATATTGGCTGACTGCTTTATAGCGTAAGGAGATAATAGGGGATTCATTTGGCAGTGGTTTAATTTCTCTAAAGAATGTTGTAAAGAGGGGAAGACGTTGTTGAATTCTTGATTTATTAAACTTTTTAGATTTGATGTTTAATTTAAGTGCGAATAAGATAGCAATTTCACCAAGTTCAAATGAATCCGAACTTTGAGGGAGACCTGCGAAGACATCTTCAAGGATTGTACTAAAGTTACGAAAATCAAGAATTGGGTCTAACTTTCTAACTTGTTTCGGTGGTTGTAATAGTAAGTCCAATGTACCATCATTAAACATACGTACAGTACCATAAATTGGCTGTGTAATACCAATAGATGGTCTATGTATATATTTTAAGGAGCAGAAGTCAATGCCAGGAGTTGGAGATGTTTCTTTTCCCCATACTTCAAGAATACGAGGATCTTCAAGAGTAGGAATTGGTAGTACACCTTTTACATGTAACTTTGTAACACCACTTCCTTCTGCTGGCAATAATCGAATATAAGGACGCTTATTTGTAACAGGAAGACGATAAAACATATAACCACATCCTTCAAACCCTTTTACTGGTTTCTTCCAGGTTAAACGAAGCTGTCTAATACCAGTTACTTTCATAGCTGGGACATCTATACCCTCTTCTAAAAAGCGGTTAATAGTATTAAGAGTACTTTCTCGTTGTGTTACGAAGAAGTGAATCTTTCTAGAAAACTCAATATCCTCTGCATTCGCTTCATGTAGACCATCGACACTTACATAAGGATAAAATGGCGCAAAACGTTTATTCCAATCTTCTTCGGCTAATGGCGTTGGTCCAGAATACTTTCTAAGAAGATATTTAAGGGGGAACACGTGGAATGTTGGAATTTGATTATTGCGTGGTTTTAAGAATACTTGCTCTATAGTAGAACGACCACGTGGTTCATAGTTAGGACTAGCATAACTTCCATCTGAGCTTACAAAACGTAAATCTGGTTCAGTAAGAACTTTAAGGGGGTTATTAAGAATGTAAGTTGATTTAGGGTCGTTGCTACCAGTAGGATACCATAACCAATCAATGGGAATATATGTAGAATCTATGGTGGGGAATTCTTCAGAGTATGCTGCCTCGCCCAATGGCACACCAACAAATGTAAAACGTGGTATAAAAGCAGCATCTTTATAATGATTACAAATTAGTCGTTTGATATCATCAATTGTATCGAATGGATATACTTTGTCAAACTGTATAGATTCATATTCATCTCCACCCTTCCAGACAATACATTTGACCGGAGGAGTATTTTCACGGAGACTAGAAAGTACCGTTGGATAAAGTATTTGTTCTATATCAGACATACCTATCGCCTTTTTAGAAAAAAGCTAACTCCACTTTTCACAATACATAATTATATTTTAAGTTATTTATTCACTTCTTTTAAACATTTTACCTATCTGGAAGTCAGTACCATCCTTTTTAGGATCATAACGAGGAGAATCTGTTATATATACTCCACAATAGCTTACAGGGTGTGCTGTAAAATCAGTATACTTATATATACCTAATGCTTCAGCTTCTTTGAGAAGCCAACCAAAATTATTCCAGAAATCTGGGCCGTGACCAACAGACTCAGTACAGACGTGAGATAACTCGTGTAAGGCTACAAAGGTCATTACATTCTCATCAACGAGTGATTCATCTGGACCGTCGCGGTGTCTTAGGCACATATGAATTTGCTCGCCCTTGTTGATAGAGTATGATGTATGTTCAGAATCAGGAGTAGCCTCCATAAATCGTGCTGGGTCTGAACGGAAATTTTTACATAATTGTTTAACTTGTGCCTTATCAGGGTACTTTTTCTCAAGCGCATCACATAATTTGGTTAATCGGATACGAAGATGAGCCATTAAATTCGCGGCCGCAACTTTATCAGGCATATCACGAACTTTGTATTGTTTACCGTCAACAGTTGATGTTACATATGTGGTTGGGAAATTTCCACCGCCGATAATGGATTTAAAAATATTATTAGCTGTATCAAGAAATGACATTACTCCTATTTGCACTTTTTAGAAAAAAGTGCTCAAAAAGCTTAACACTTTGTAGAAAAAAGTTTCTAAAAAGCATAAAAAGCATTAACACTTTGTAGAAAAATGCCCAAAAAGCATTGTGTATTTATAGATTTGAAATAACTATAAAGTAGATAGTAGTTTCAAATATTAATGAACTTTTATAAAATGCTAAGCGTTTTATGCTCTTTGGAGACTTTTTTCTAAAAAGTGCTTTAAGCGCCGATTTCAAGAGGTCTGTGGCTGATGTCGGGAGCAATAGTAGATTGGTTGAAGATGCTGACTGGCACTTGAGGATTTGGTGGTTCAGAACGTACCTGTAAGTTAGCATTACGTAACGACTGTCCAACAGTGTTGACACCAATTAAGGCACCAGCAGAGAGGAAGTTCTTGCCCTTGAGGGAGCCAGGGCCCATTGGGTTCTGTTCGGCCCAGATGCTATTCATATCCTTAGGGAGGAGCTCAGAGGGCGTGAGCTGGTCACGAGGGTAGCAACCAGCAGGTGCTTCAGCAGCACCAAAGTTGGCCGGACCTTCATAAGCACTTAAATCAGCAAAACCCTCACCAGTCTTTTTACTACCTTGGACACCAGCACCAGCCTTAAGGGCCTGCTCAGTAGTATATTGAGTGGCCATTGTAGCTGGCTTATTAGCATTCATACCAGCATTCTTAGCACCTTGGTTTACAGATGCACCATTAGCATTTTGATTCATCTGTGCTTTACCATTAGAAGCCATTTGACCAGCTTTGAGATTACCATGAGCATTGCCAGATGGGGTGGCACCACCCGCCTTCGTTACTTCATTAGCAAAGCCCTCGCGACTGCCTAAAAGACCAAATAATGATGGATCATATTGATATACGACGAAAAGTGTGACTAAGACCACAAGGGCGATTAAAACGGTGTTCTTCATTTCTGTACCTGCCATTACTTTCTATAAAAGAATGAGGGCTTATTTTTATACCAAAAGATGCCGAACACCTCCTTTTTAGGATTGGACCTCATCCTCAGAATCTTCAGATTCTTCGTCGGATGTTTCTAAATCATCGGAGTCTGAACTATTATCACCGTATTTCTCATAATACTGTACCATCTGTCGCTGAGCTTTATAGGCTGCTAATTTAGCCTTGAGTCGAGCCTCTTTCAGCCGCTGCTTGTCATAAAACTTAGCAGGACTATCTAGTTCTAAAGCATCATCCGTAGGGGCACCTCCAACCGGTAAATCATCCATATTCAATTCCTGAATTCCATCAACCAACTTTGTTTCGTTTGAAACCGGAAGGATAGGCAACTCAATAGTATTGGTTTTAACATCGTCAACATCCGGAAAATCAATCATTGGCTCAACCGTATATCCCCAATTTACCATAAAATTACCACTACAAATTTGAATACTCTTAGGCACTAACACCACATTTACTGGGTAGAATGTACTTGCTGTACCATTAAGAGTATGCTTAGTAATCTTGTTAATAGCATCAACCGTATATGGCTTAGAGAAGAACTTAACAGATGCCTGTAAAAACTGCCCTACAAATGTATTCCACCAGTCAAGATTATCCAATACACATTTCTGTAATGACTGTAATGATAGATCTAGTTGACTTTCTGCTACAAATGATATGTAATCATCATTATTGAAATCAATATTAAATGTATAACACGGGTCTTGCGCTCCAGTTTTAGGATTTACGGTCTTTGTATATTGAGGTGCTTTGAAGGTGGGCATTTCTCTGAACACAGCGATTAGAAGAGATTTGATAATTTCGACACATTATCAAAATGCCACTGGACCGGACAAAGGATAAAGAGAAGTTTGCCATTATGCTTAAAGGATGGATTGACCAATTTGCTCTTTCACTCGCAAATTCTGATACAAAAAACTATATACAACAACTCGCCATCGAGCCATTTCTCCAATACATTCTTCAACGCTCATTTCCTTATATGATTATTGCCATTTGTGTATTTTCAGGTATACTCATATTTGTAGTTTTAACATTTGTATTACTTTTGATGAATCGCAATAAGGTTAATCTGTGTCCGTTCTGTGAAAAAACATTTTAAGGAAAACCGTTTATATTCATAGCAACAGTTAAACATGGCTGACCCCGGTGTAGGAACATTAGTTCGTTATTATCTACATTATAGCAATTTATCACAATCTTTCTACAAACAATATGGCGCCGCCAAAAAAGTTAAAGATGACTACGAAAAACAAATCATAGGAACTTTACAACAAAGCGGTATGGAAAAGGCTACTATACAAATTGGCGGCGGACAATTAAACGTCGTTGATAAACGTGAACCAAATCAACTATCCCTCACAACAATTGAGAAGCTTCTACACGGCTACTTTACACAAAGTGGAGGACCCGATAAAACATTGGATATTCTCACTTTCATTCGTGCTAATCGAGGATATCATGTTAATAAATATATTAAACAAACTGGTATTCAACAACAACCTCAGGCTGGCCAGTTACAACAATTACAATAGAAATACTTAATATCATATTAATCAATATTTAGTTAAGTAATTTTAAAAACTGGTTAAGAGGTCCAAGTGCCAGGTTTAAATGGATTTACGGGGATTTGACCCATTTCTGTCTTATAACCTTGTACTTTGCGATCAAATGCAAGAGCAGAAGGTGTTAGATCGCCATTTTGGGCCATAATTGCGCGAGCATCTGCCTCATTTTCAGATGGCTTGGTACCATAGCAATTTACACCAAACCGAAGCTCTGGATTATCAAAATATCCACCATTCACACCTGGTACACCGCACGCCATTCTTTGATCCTCTGGACCAGCCTGTAACTTGTTATATGTAGCCTCTTGAGTTGGGAATACTGCAGCCTGTCCTTTTACCCAACCATAATTACACCAGTCAGCGCCCTTTTGCCAAGCATCTTTTACTTGATCATACGTTGCTAATTCAGCCCCAAATGCCTTGCATAATGGCTCCGCATCTGTATAAGTGTATTTATCCTTAGCAACATTGAACACTTCTTTTCTTCCTGGTAGAACTTTCTCAACCGCTCCTTGGTCAAAGAATTGTGCTTCAGGTGCATACTGTGGAGGAGGTGGTTGGACAGCTGGCTTAGTTAACCCAAGGAATCCTTTTATCTTTTCCCAGGCTAATTCCAAACCAACTGCGATTTGTTCACGGAAAATTACAACAATTATAAAAAGTACAATTAAAACACCTAATGTAACAATTACTGGGATTGATACTAATGGCATTGGTGTATTTTCCATTGTTGCATTAATAGAATTATTAATAGGCTCTGAAATATCAAGTGGCGCAATATTATTAAATGCGTTTTTCATAGAGTTTGCCGCATTATTAGCGACATTCTTTACAGCATTAACAGGGGCCGAAACAAAAGAACCAAAATTCATTTGTGGGGCTGTGTTATTAGGAGCCTTCAAGTTCGCGTTCATTCTATTTAAGAGTACTGAATGTTATAATAATTTAATTCATTATAACAAATAGAAAAAATAAGAATTGTGATTTTATTGAATATGTTTAAACGCCATCTTCTACCGTACGATTGCCTCCACGCATATTGATAAAGTTTCTTTGCTGAGGTGTAGTACATACACAGCCAGTATCAGAAGCATATGAGGCGGAGCAGCATTCAGGTTTAGATTGGTTATTCTTGAAGATGAATAAGCTATCTGGGCCGGGTTGGAACTCAGGACCTAAAAGTGGCTCATTAGGGTCAGTTCCACGCCAAGAGCTTACACCATTATTAGGCGTTACACGAACATCATCAAAAGCACCAATCGGCTCAAGCTTGTATTTTCCAAGACCAGATGGGCCAGCATTTTCAAGGAAATACCCTGCAAAGCCCTCGCTTGTGCTAGTTCTTTGAGAATAGACCATCAGTATATTTGCGATTAGCAATAGTAATAATCCAGTGATTAGAAATGCGGTTTTCATTCTACTTATTACACTTTAGATAATCTCAGGCGACCGTTTGGCTGTTCCAAGACCGGAGTCTAGAAGCTACCATAGGATATGTCAGATGTATTTCTTTATGACCGATATCCGTAAAGTCTCGCACTATTTTCTCTCTTTTCTCAACTTCATCCCAAATTATAAACTCCCCTGAATCAGTTATTATTGTAATACCACACACTAACCCATTCCCCATTTGAACCGTAGACAAGCCTTTAACCCATACATCATCTTTATATTCATATAACTCCGTATGCCATTTACCATTATTATCTAAAGCATCATCAATCTCCGCATTCACAACACCCAAAATACGCTGCTCTACACCATTCCTATCAAGCACCCGTCCAAATAATGATAATTTTGATATTTCTACAAAACCTCTTTTTGTCTTAACTTTAATATTACTTCCAACAAGTGGTATATCGGAATATGAATTCAATCCCTTTTCCCACTTAGTATAATTAGAATGTTTATTGAGATTTTTAAGAATTTCGTAGTTCCAAATAAATTGCCCTTTAACATCATCATCTTCCAGTTCTTCCCAGTCTCTAAATTGTATTATACCATCCGATGATGATACTGGGATCTTATGCGTTGTAGTATTAAAACAATATAGAACATCAGATTTATTATCTACAGGGTTTGCTCTTTCATCTTTTGAAACTGACTTCCAGATATTATCTGTACCAAATACTAAATGAGATCCTGATACATTTATACCATTAATATTAAATAATGGCACTTCTTTTCCATCCATTTGAATTACCGCAGTAACTTTTCCACAGTCATTACCCATCTCATCACCAATTTTAATATCTTTAACCGACACTAATATTTCTTTATTGTCTCGTTTAACAAGTATTTTTGTATTTTCAGCAAAACAGAATCCACCTCTGTCACTACTTGCCTCATTAGCTACTTCACCTGATATAACCATTGTTAATACTAATACTGTTGCAATAATTGCACCTAAAACAGATAAAATTAATGGGATTAGAGGGAATAAAACAAAGATAAGAATAATGATAATAGCAAGCAAAATACCACAAATGATAAGAACAACTTTAATTACAAACTGAATAGTATTAAGCATTCCACGAAATATAGTTATTCCAGAATATAACATAGATAGAACCATAGCATTTGCACGTCCCATAGCCATTCTTAAGTACTGAATAATTCTACTCATTTCAAATACACTTGCATTAAATCTTCTCATATATTGGTCTAAAAAGCCCAGTAGTGTATTATATAGTTTTTGAGCTATATCACGTACAGTATTCACCATATCAACCGCACCTGTCGCAATATTAAACTGCTTTCCAAAAAGTGCATTTATAGGTGTCATAAAAAGTGTAATAAATTTCTCAACATATGTTTTCATACAAAAATCAAAATTATCTTTGGCAAAATCTCCCTTTGTTCGAGAATCTGAGTCTGGTTTAAAAAACATTGCTGCCGCAACAACAGGTAACTCGCATCGTCTATTTGGCCAATTATTCATTACAGATGTTCGTTCAAGACCTGCTACTGTAAGACCTAAGGCTAGAACTAAGCCAAAGGCTATTAACATAAAAGGCCATTTTGATTCCATTCTCCTTTTATCTTCTTAGATTAGTCATCTGGTAAAAAATCACTTATTATGGATTAAATAACTCTTTGAATTATGAGTCTCTAATCGTTTAGAGTAATACATTTCTGAGTCCGGAGAACACAACTCCATATAATCTCTTATTCTTAAGCCATCTTCCAATTCAATCTGTGAATTTGGAACCACCACAAATGATACCATTTCCCTATTTTCATTTACAATTTCATACTTATCACCCATTCGTTCCCATTTATTATTAGTAGAATTCCAGAATAGAGTCCCAGCTGTTACAATATTTCCACTTGGTAATATACATATCTCATTTACTACTCTTCGAATTAATCCTACTACCTCACTCCCTGTTACCAATTTATCACCAATTTTAATATCTTTTGCTACCTTAACTTCACTTACAGTTCTAATAAGTGTATCTTCACATACTGCGGGACAATACTCAGTAAATTTATAGTTTTTATCAACATCTGATGAGTTTACCCGCCCCTCAATAAAATTCATAGTATCTTTATCACCCTCAGATGTTTCATCATAATCTAAAAATTCAATACCATCTATTATAATTTTATTATCACGTGTATTTAAACAATACAAAGGTTCATCAGAATCCCATCCACCAATATGTACCGCATCTGGATGTTCTCCTGCCTTAATATAATGCCCAGAATATAACACATAGTGATTTGTACTTACTGTAACTGAGCCTAATTTAACCATTGGTTGTCCTTTAGAAAAGAAACGGAATGTGGCGGTGACTGTAGAGTTGGATTGTGAAATAACATCACCAATTTTGACATCCTTGATTGGAATATCACCCTTTCCAACAATATTAATTTTAGTTTCACCAGGGAAACAGAATGTATCAAGGAAGGAGAATAGGAAGGTATTTGTGAAAGATGTCATACCAGTTATACCAGAGAGCCCCATATACATAACTGAAAACAGAATGGCATACATTCGCCCAATCAATGACTTAATTTGTATTGCGCTCACACGCAATTTAAAGAAAAAATTCGAAATACGCTCTGTAAATTCCTGAAATATAACATTTATACCACCGCCAAGTGAAGCTATAATATTTCTCAGAGAACTTATAGAATCAAATATCATATGAAGGAGATCTGTAAAGGATGAAAAGATAGTACCAATCGATCCCAAAAAGGGCATTGAGTGTGTACTAAAGATTTTACCCATACAAAACTCGAAATTATCTTTGGCATTATGACCAAATAAGCTTGCAAATGGCATAATCATCGGACTACATCTCTCCGTTGCCCAATTCTTTTTAATATTTTTAATATCAAATAACTTACTGGCACCAAATACTGCTACAAATACTATTATAATAAATAGTATAACGAAAAATAGGGCATTACTAAATGACCATAATTGATGTTCTTCCATCTTCCTACTGACCACTAACAACCAAGTATAGCCAATATTTTCCACTCTAGGGTCCTCATACAAAAATTTATCTCAATAGTCAACTAATTTGTCTAATAGAGATCAATTACAAATTATTTCTTTTCTTTCATTTCGAAGTTTTGACGAACCCAGTCTCTGTCCTTTACAAAAATGCCGCTGGCATCGGGAGCAGTTCTTAAAGAAAGCTTTGCAACAGCATCTAACTTTCTGTATACAGATAATACCCCATAGCGCTTAATAGCCTTCTTCAAAGCTGCTTGTCTCAATGAATCAGAAAGACGATACTGGTAACCATATTTAATTAGTTCGCCTTTCCGGAGTTTCCCAATACCTTCCCCTTCTTTTACACCCTTACCAGGTAGTCCACGATTCTTAATACAAGCTGGCGGCACTCTAACCGTATTTACCTTTGGACGCACTGTATACACAGTTCCTTTACGTCTTACCGTAAATCCCGTTGTTTTTACACTTGCTCGGAATTTACGAGTATACCCTCTTCTCATAATATACCCCTTTGGGCAACCACTATTTTTTTGTGTAGCCATATCTATTACTTCTATTCAAAAGAATTATCCTGTACAAATGGATATACATGTAAACTGTTTCTTATAAAATCTGAATAAGGAATTGTATCAGGCACATTATTCTTACTAAAATAATCAACTATCCAGTTTAACATACGAGTAATAATCTCTCGAGTCTCTGGTGGTAAATTATTTATTCTCTGTTCATTTCCTAATATATTACCACTCTGAGCATTTATTGCCATCACATAGACGGAATTTAAATTATTCATATATTTTTGAAGAACTTCGTTACTTTGTGCCTCTGGTGTTTCTAACTTAGGAGCAAGTACAGTTGTTTCATATAATTTATGCTTAACTTCTAAAATATTATCTATGAATTCTTGATTGATTGCTGGCGGAGGGATCTCATTTTCAGTATACTCATCATCATACTCACTATCAGTATCTTCATTCCAGCTATTATTGGTAGGATCCATTTTATTACTATTAGCTAATAACACTATTTCGCAACAAGACCATACACAATTAATAATCCACCAATAACAAAAAATATAGATGGAATTGGATTAGAACCTGAGCAAAACTTTTCAAGTGTAACTTGCTTTGTAATTGGTTGTGGTACTGGAGGATCGTACTTAGTATTTGCGGATGCCTGAGCAGTCAACATAGTTAATCGAGTATTTGTATCATTCATCTGGCGTTTTGTAGGGTTGTTTCCTCCGGGACCAACAGGAAGCGGAGAAACCTGTTTACTTCGTATTAAACTTGTATCAGCTGGTGCAGCGTTGTCTGCCAAATTACTACTCATTCTACTATGTGTGCGCGATGATATAAAAAGGTTTTTCTATATCTATTCAGATTGAAGATGTCTAACAATGATAATCGTCCTCCGCCCCTTGATCGTCAAAGTATAGAAGAAGCCACCACAGAAGCTGAAGCAAGATCTCTTGAATATGACCCCAATGTTCGTGCCCGCTATATCCGTGAAATTCTAAGAGACATCGCACAGTGGATGGCCGAAGGACTCCCTGAAGATACTATTCGCCAAAAAGTTCCTGATTTCATTGAAAAATATCCTGAACTCTTCAAAAAAATCATTAATAAACAAGATCTATCACCCGTCCAAAGTATGCTAGCAATGCTTGATAGAATGGGCGAAGGTAATATTTCACAACACCAAGCTTCTGTTATTATTGGAAAGAAACTAGTTGATCGCTATGTAACCCCGCAATTGAATGGTGCCGATGCGAAAAAATAGGCACCTTAAATCTTAAACACCACTCATAGCTTGTACGCTCATTTTTCTTTAAATAACTTTGAATAAGATTATCATCGTTCTTATCAATTATAAAAAACACTTTCTCAAGATACTCTGTCTGTTTGTTGAATGAGTGTTCTCGTAATTCTCCTATTACTTTCTTAAATTCAGTAGAATAATCTACATTAAACAGGGAATGAAGAGGCTGATTGTTTTCAAGTATATTACACCAGAGTCGCATTACATCAAACTCTTCATCTGAACATCCAGTAAATCCCTTTCCAATAAAATACTGCTCAGGATTACAAGGACGACTCATTGCTGGCTTATATAATATCCACTCTGTAAAATGACACGACAGAAAATATAATAGATCCACTGTTGATTTATGATAAAAATCAAACAACTTCAAAATAAATACACCACCCTTCTTTAGTACCTCAAATCCTATCTTTGTTGATGTGAGCAATAATGGAAAAATCATCTCTTCCTGTTTTGAATAATCACACGAGAAATCAAACCCACCATCTGCAGTAAATAGATTCATTTTACCACCATATGACGGATGAATACAATAATCAATAAAATACTGCTGATTTTCTGGCTTCATAATATCACCAGTATCATCTTCACCATATAGGATTCGCACATTTCGATTCTTCTGAAGAAACTGCGCAGCACGACGCCACCCAGGCACATTTGTCTGCCTTGATTTCAATGTCATCGCAATACTCGTATGAACTTTCTTCTTATTCTTAAATGCCTCATCATACAGCGCCTCAATAAATCCTCCTGGCCCCTCACATACATGCGATCCTCTAATAGTATCACTTTTAAATATATTGAAAAACCCAATTAAATCTAACATTTCAACCATCTTAAAGTAGGAACGAGATAGCGGCTTCAAAAAACAAATAGAGTCTGGAAAATTCTCATACTTTCTTTGTGTATACACTAACTCATATGGGTTTACAATCTTCTTATAATATTCCCAATTCCTACCATTCGTCAATGATACTTCATAATCATTAATTCTATTTCTATACTCATGTAAAGTTGCCTCTTCTTCTGAAACAATATGATTATATTCTCTCGACTCAAGTTCAAAAGTAGTAGCAATATTTACACTATTTCTCTTGCATAGTTTAATATTCTCCCAAGGCTTAGAGCTTTCCCTTGTTATAGATTCCATACTATATATACTCTCTAATATCTTTATATTAATTTTTGTACACTATATACAAAAAATAATATATTTTATTCTATTTATTAATACTACTTATATTTAACCAATAACATCGATCTCAATATCAGGTTCCTCGATTACAGTATTTCCACTTGGTAATACCATATTCATCTGGAACTGTGTCGATGAACAAGGATCCGCTAATTGTAAACCAGCCTCTCCAAGCATTGTAATATCACCCTCTTCCTCATCTTCTAGAACACCCTTATGCTTATCCACATCAATCATTTCAAGAAGCTTGCCTAGCATCTGATCATCCATTAGTACCTGAGAGAAAGCAGTACCACCGCGAATTGGCTGACCCATCATAATATTCGCTGATACACCCGTCACTGGATCCACTTCACCAAAGAGCGCAGCCTTCAAGAGAATCTTCTCAGTCTCCTCAAATGATGCCTTCGCAAGCGTACCAATATCATTCTTATTAATACCATAACGATCAATCGACATCAACTTACCAAAGCGAGTCATTACATCACATAGCAAACAGAGATGACGATAGTTTACACCAACTGATTCAAAGAGACCATTAATCTCATTATACAGAATCGCACGAGTAGCCTCAATGCCTAATACCTCATACACATCCCACACATTCGTTGAATACAACCTAGTACCATCCACCGCTGGATGATTCATCACCTTAATAAAGTTAGAACCATCTGTATCAAGCACATACTGCTCTACTTGCTCATACTTTCCATCCACACTTTCTACAAGTTGCTTATCATTACGGAAAGTAACAGCTTTGATACCAGGAAGACCACGAATTACAATACTATTGAGTAGCTTATTTTGGAACTTCTTAAGATTAGTAAAGTCGTCCAGCTGAGAAGCAGTATCCTTATCTTGGCGCTCCTTATTAGGCAGACGAATACGCATCACAAGCTTATCAGAATTGTAATCACTATAAACAACATTAATATCATTCGACCAAGTATTCTTGATTACAGTTACGACTTCTTGAATGGAGATATTGCGATTAAACATCTCCTCACGATTGAGCTCAAGACGAAGAACCCACTTAGACCAAGCCTCTTCAATTCCTTCATCCGCCATTAGTCCTTCCTCAAAGAGCTTATAGAACTTCATTAGGTCCTTATCAGCTTCTACTACAGTATCATCATCTTTTTCATCCCAATAAATCGCTACCTTATTAGTGATATTACGAAGCACTGTCAGTTCGAGATCTTGTACCACTTCACGCGCCTTATCCTTATTAGTACGATATTCAGGCTTTAGTGCGATTGTTAGTGAAGACGCCTTAGGATTTTGAGTAACCTTTAAGAGTTCACGCAGACGAGGCACACCACGAGTTACCGCAGACTTAGATGCCACCCCTGCCTGGTGGAAAGTGTTAAGCGTCATCTGCGTAGCAGGCTCACCTATTGATTGTGCCGCTACAATACCCACTTGGTCTCCTGGCTGTACCCAAGACTTCATATGCGTTAATACAATGATCTCTATCAACATCTCAAATGCCTCCTTCGTAAAACGCTCCTTTACAATCAACTTATGCGGAGCCAAATGGAAACGGAGAAGTGCACACCAAATCTTATGATAGGGATGAGTACGAGTGATAATCTTCTTAATACCATCAAGTACATAAGCAGGAGTGAGGTCAGTTTTCTCAGTTGCCTTTAGAGCAAAACGTGTCTTAGTATTGAGAATCCATCGAGCAAGATTTACAGGAGCAAACACACTACCAGAGTCAAGTGACTTACTTTGGAAAACACCCTCTACCATCATACGTTGATCAAAGAGAAGGTCATTTACATACTCTGTAATAAGCTCACTATCGTTATCACGAATTACACCATCCTTAAGAACAGTAGCCCAATCAACACCTACCATACCAAACTGCGTTTTAATTTCCTCCTGTGAGAGTTTACCAATTGGAAGGCTTTGGGTCTCAATCTTTGTAGGGTTAATACCATCCTCGCCATAGTGATATTGTACAATATTGTTATTAGCATCACGCACTGTGCCGTCGTGCTGAACAGTCAAATCTTCCATAGACTTAATCAGCTGGCGCTGAATATATCCAGTATCTGCAGTCTTAACAGCAGTATCAATCAGACCTTCACGACCAGACATTGCGTGGAAGAAGAATTCCTGTGGAGTTAGACCACGAATGAAAGATGACTCAATAAAACCACGCGCCTCAGCCGAGTCATCATACTTCTTATAGTGAGGTAGAGTGCGGTCAGTAAAACCATAAGGAACACGCTTACCCTCAATAGCTGTTTGACCGAGACAGGCCATCATCTGGGCCACGTTAAGAGGCTCACCTTTAGAGCCAGAACGTACCATCGCAAGTAGACGATTCTCAGATGAAAGAGATTTCTGACCTAGAGAACCAGCATCAGATGTTGCCTGGTTAAGAATACCGAAAACCTGGTCCTCGAATTCTTGCTGATTAGTCTTACCAGTATTGTTGTCAAACAAGTCAAGATGTACTTGTAGAATTACTTGCTCAATCTGCTTCTTACGCTCTTGAATATTTGCATCAATTGCTTTCTTTGTATCATCATCAGCAATCAAATCAGAGATGCCTACACTAAAACCATTAAGTACAAGAAAGTTTTCAATTGTGTTTTGTAGAGCATCCAAGAGAGCAATTGTATCTTTAGGACCATAATCATTATAAGTCACGTGAATAATACCCTTCGATGGCTTCATATAAATATCACCATCAATTACACCTTGTTCGATATTACCTTGTACAATCTTAACATAGTTATCCGACTCTTTAGAATCTTTGTCTGAGTCAAATAACTTGTTGCCCATTTCAATATTGATGTGTGATAGAAGCTCACTTAGCACTTGTTGCCCTGTCCAACGTTCTTTACCATCTTCAATTGAGCGTGCTACTGGCATATTACCATCAAAGCGTTTGTTCCACATCATCAAGTTCATAAACTCACGTCGAGTAAACTTGATTCCAGGCTGAGTGAGACGGTAAGAGCCTACAAGAGTATCTTGATAGACACCAATCATTGGCTTTGCGTGACGAGGCGTAATAACGTGATGAGGTACTGCCGCAATCTCTTCAAGTTCTACCATTGCTTCGTACGATTGAGGAAGATGGGCATTCATTTCATCACCGTCAAAATCAGCATTATAAGGACGAGTAACAAGAACATTCATACGGAAAGTCTTATAAGGAAGAACTTTGACGCGGTGGCCCATCATAGACATCTTGTGAAGAGTAGGCTGACGGTTAAAGAGTAGAATATCATTATCGAGCAGATGGCGGTTGACTACATCACCATTATAGAGTACGAGTTCCTTGGTGTTAACATGTTTCAATGAAATCATTCGACCATCGGCACGGACGATAGTTTTAGCACCAGGCCACTTGTCAGCGCCATTTTGAATCAGCTTGTAAAGTTTATCAAGATTGTAAGGTGTTACACGCTCAGGGCTAGTAAGGTTCATTGCGATTTCAAGAGGAACACCAATTTCAGCTACACTTAAGTTAGGATCAGGAGTAATAACTGAACGTGCGGAGAACTCTACACGCTTACCTTGAATGTTATAACGGATACGACCCTCTTTACCACCGAGACGTTGCTGGATAGATTTTAGAGGGCGGCCCGAACGCTGGGCAGATGGCGCTACACCAGGAATTTCATTGTCCACCAACGTTGCCACGTGGTACTGGACAACATTTGTCATTTCATCAATAACATTCTTTGAAGAATTGCCTTCGATCTTTTGTTGTAGAGTTTTGTCATTTTTGATAATATCAAAGAGTTTATGGGTCAAGTCGTCTTCCGAGCGTTGGTTGTTATCTTGAACAACAGAAGGGCGAACTTGAGGAGGGGGGATACGAAGGACTGTACAAATCATCCAGTCAGGGCGGCACCAATAACGTGATAGCCCCATAAAGTCAACATCTTCATCTGTGATGCGACGGAAGAGACGATGTACATATTCTACTTCGAGTGGCTGTAGTTGTTTTAGTTCTTGGTAATGCGCTACAATTCGTGCGATGCCTTCACGTGTAAACTTATCAGGTTGAGGCGCGCCACAACCATTTTCGCATTCTTGGCCACAACGCTTAATATTGGATGAAAGTGCCAGTACTTCCTTCCAGCGAGCTTCTCCCTTGCGACGAAGTAGGTCTTTGTGTAGGTCTTTGTCAATCCGAAGTTTAGAGCAACGGATACAGATACACTTGAGAACATTCATAATCATTGGGAGAAACTGAATATAATATACGGGGCGGGTAAGTCTATAATGCCCAAAGTGACCGGGACAGCCGTGATTGGTTTGGCCGCAAGTGCGGCATACTTTACCATTATCAAGGACGCCCATACGTGGGTCAAATAAGCCACCAATTTTTGGTTCGTTTCCTTCATAAGGGGTCTGGGATGTAATTTCCACCACTGAACTACGCTCAATCTCTTCAGGAGAGAAGATACTGAACTGTACTCCAACAATGGACTCAATGTCCGAGGAATGTTGATTAAAACCGGCTGGCATTCTGTCTTGGATATAGAAACTGTTGTCTAAGTTCTCGTCAAATTTAGATACGGCTTTAAACTCTTTTTCTAAACAATCAATTTTATAATATATGGTTCAAACTAAAAACATACACTATAAAATAATTTATTGTTACTTATTCAAGGTATAATTATACTTTATTATTAAAAATATTAATCAAAGGGACAACTGGAGCTTTATACCTATTTTCACTATCATTAAACCATATCGTCTTCCAAGATTTTTCGCCAACTTTGACTAAGAGTAATGATTTATTATTTGTACTATCATTGAACATTAAATAGCCCTCTACATCTGTTTTTTGTCTATTAATCCACATATTCTTAACTCTATCGATTACATATTCGATCACTGAACTCATCTTAATAAAAATATAGTTATTTTGTTTTAGGCTCTTTATACAATATTAATAATAATACGCTCCTTCCAATTTCTCGAATTAACATTAAAAGCACACTTTATCTCTACCTCCCTAAACTCACTCACATCTATCTCACGCTTCTCATCCCTTGATAATACCATATTTTCTTTAGCATATTTATACTTCGCTGAAATTGTTCTCTTCCAAAGAGGAACATATATCTTTATTTTAACGTGTTGTTCTTCTACTGCGGTTTTATCAATAATAATACCCATAAATGTTGTTTGACCTGTAGCAATTGCATTTAGGAAATCCATATCTCTCCCAAAATTCTTATTTAGTTTTGCTCTATAGTTCATATCATACATTGCTAAAGGAACAATATATCGTTCAGATAAGTTTCTTATTAGAAGCTTCAAAGCACGCTGATTAACTAAATCGGCATAACGACGAATTGGACTTGATGCGTGCGCATACGTATCTGAATCTAATCCATAATGCTTCGTCTCTGCCTCCTCTGCCAAACAATACTCCGCAGAAGAGAATGCCAACTTCTCCAACTCTGGAATGTGCGCCTTATATCTCTCAAGCCTTTCAAAGTTAGGCGCCGAATGCTTCCTCAAAATACCCATCCCTGACTCCTTCAACCTCCTTCCAGCCTCCTTATTATAAAACAACATACATTGCTCAATCCACTTATGGGAACATTTTACATCTTCTCTTGCCAAGTATGATGCGATTTCTTGAAGAGGCTTTTTATATGGCGAGCTTGTCTCTTGAAATTCTTCATATGAATATGATTTATCTGTCTTAAGAACTGATTCAAACCACTCTTTATTTGTAATCTCTTTTCCATTCCAAATAAACTGAAGAGAGATACCATATGATTCTTTTCCAGGAATTAGTGAACAAGCCTCTTCAGAATATTCTTTAGGAAGCATTGGCCTTAAAACTGTTCCACCAATATCATACAGTGTTTGACCAATCAGTGATGCATACGTATCAACTAATCCACCATCTTCTACATATGTTGCCACATCACTAATCGTAATTGTCACTTTCCAGTTATCCCCATCAAGTTCTTCAAATGTAAGTACATCGTCCACATCTTTACAACCAACAGGGTCAATATTAAATGTATATCCATTAAGCTTTTGACGAAGAATATTCTCTTTTGATATTGGATTATATGGATATTTAGGATATTTCCAGGGAGATGATTGCCAAATTAGAGCCTGGCGCTCTGCTTCAAAGTCTCCTGACCCTCCTAAAACCTGTTGTAGATTGCCACGAGGAAATGTTGACGAAGAAGCCCAATCATCAAACTTAATTAAGCCGATTCTATTCTTTGACACATCTCTCTCTGAACATCCTACTATAAAATGTGGATAAGACTTGTTATAAGGAGTAAAGAGATAAATGGTCCCTCCCCGCGTTGTAAGACCATATTTTGATTTATTTGTAAGTTCCAATGTACCCACAATAAGAGGGTGTTCATCGCGTAGCTCTAGTTGACATTTGGCATCTGCCCAGTTAACATGATCTCCTGCAAGGCATTTGTTGGCCAGTTTTGCCCCTGTAAATCTGTAAAGTTCATTTCCAGTATCACTTAGTATAATAAACTCATTATAGTCTTTAGTTTGTAAAATACCTTGTATTCCTACTGGTTTTTCTTGGAATTGTTCTGTACCTAATACACTTGATAGTATCTTCTGAGCATTGTTCATCTTTTGTCAAAATCTAAAATGTAAATTGTATTCAAATTTTAAATTGTGTATTACAAGAAATGAGTTGTGGGAATAGATTCCAGTGCGGCATTACCCGATTCCAAAAACATTCTTTTACACCCGACAAACCCTCTAATGTTGAGCTTCACAACGAAAATCAAAAAAGACTCAGTGATTTACTAAAAGCTCGTGAAGATATTGATAAACAGTTTTTAACATTAAACCCTAATACTAAGAGTTCTGATATGGATAATATGACCGTTTATCCTCCACAAGATACCTCAAACACTTTAACAAATACTGTAAATACTACATATACGCCTTGGTCAGAAACTACAGATAATACTACAAGTAGTTTTACACCCTGGAAAATACCATCAGCAACTGACTTTCAATCTAAGCGAAAGTAAACTTCTTTTGTAAAATTACTGCCAAGTTAGATAGAATTATATAGAATATTTTTACCAATTCATAGTCCTATATGAATTCCATATATCAGGTGTTATATGAGAATTAAGCTTGCTTGCTTCCTCAAAATTTATTACCCCTAGCTGACGATGTTTTAATAGAAGGAAGGCACTCTCTCCAGAAAATGATGGAATATATACCCTATATGGTATAATGTCCTTATTCAGAGAGAAGTCGTGAATAGGAATCCCGTGCCAAGTTTCGGCATATTGAATAATATTCATTAGCTTTTGATATGGTTGCTCCTTCACAAGAATATTTCGCATTCCAGCATACATTACAATAGAGCCATTAAGTGTAACCCAACTATACAGATTCTTAAGAAGACAATTCCATTGTTCTTTATTCTCTTCACACGGTTCAAATAGGTCAATAATAATCACATCATACTTCTTTATAGGCTGAGTCTTAATTACTTCAAAGATATCTGAATAATTAATATTTAGGCGCGGATCATCCCACGCACCTTGAGCCCACTGTGGATACTTATTTCGGAAAAGTTCTACTACATCTTCATCCCATTCAAACATATCAACCTCTTCCACCCCAGACCACTTCAGAACCTCTCTTGCCGTTGCTCCCTCTCCACCCCCAATAATCATTACTCGCTTTCTGATAGGAATACTTGACATAACTGGATGGACAAGTGCCTCGTGATAAATCTTTTCATCAATAGTTCCACTTTGAATTGAATTATCCATATAACAGGCAAGACCCCATTGAGGACGTTCGACCATTTCAACTTTTGTACCACGACTAGTTACAATTGAATCTTTAATTGTGGCATTGTGCCAGTTATGCGCAACACCGAATTCTTGGATTGTATCTTCATAATAGATTGACTCTGACATTCTAAACCTAATTTATAAAATAGGGTTTAGACTATCAATTTTTAAATATGAATGAATCGTTATAAAAATATAGATACCCTAAATATTGTAAATTACTTACCAGTTGAACCAAATCCTCCTACTCCACGTTCTGTATTTGGCATAGAATTTACTACACGAATATTACGAATCCACCCCATATCGGGCGCCACAATCTGGAATAGCCGATCCCCACGGGCTACACGCGAATCCGCAGTCATAGACCATACAGGCGCTTTTAGCTCACCACGATAGCTCTTATCAATTGTACCAGTCGAATTTCCCATTATTAGACCAGTCTTATAAATAGATGACCGACACATCAACCAAAAATGACTATCTGTTTTCAAATAATCATTTGATGTACCACCTGGCATTGGCTGAACTTTTATAAGACGGGCAATAATACCAAATGGAATAAATTGTGGAGTCTGTTCTACATATACATCTTCAGATGAATATAAATCAAATCCTGCATTAGAATCAGAAAGATTGTATTCATTCTTATAAAAATCGGCTGCCTGTTTTCCCTCTTCATTCAGTACAAGCAGTTCCAAATCATACCAAAAATCCATTTTATATATAAATAGTATTATTGCTTTATGTTGTTTTTATATTTATAATATTTAAAGATGTAGATAAAGACTATCTGAAATAACAATATCACGAATTATTTTTTGGCGAACTTCCATAATTTTATCTACCTGTTCTGTATGCTGACAATATGTCGCCATTGCGAGCCACTCATCAAGCATATTTGCCATCTTCATTATTGACCGAATAAAGTTACCCTCAAATAAACCGTGTTCCTGACAAATAATAGACGCATTTTCTCCCTCAATCCAACGACGCATTGGATCGATTAACTGTGTACCAACCTTCCAATAATCCTGAACTGGAAAACCAATTCCATCTTCTACACTCCCTAACTCTTGAGCCATTTTTCTAATTTTTAGAAGAACAGTGCAAACTTCATTTGATACATTAAGTTCTCCAATTGTTGGGCTATCATCTGTTTCCTTCTCCTCCATAAAACACCCTAAAACTGTTACAATCTCTTCACCTGATAGACTATGAAGATGCTCTTGTGTATAGAGCTCAGTCATTAAGATTTGATGCCCTTCATTTATTTCTGTAGCTAGAATACCCTTTAGAGTTAGATCCTCATTCTTAAGAGTCAGCGGATTATCATTTTTGAGATATCCAATTTCCTTAAGAAACCTTACAGAGGGTGTAATACTCTCTTGGTGCGCCTCTAGAATATTTTTATCTTCCATATAAACATTTAATTCTTTTTGAACAGTTCGCATTAGATTATAATTTGTCCAGGCAGTAACCCATTTAGGGCCAAATTGTTTATTCTTAAGTGTATCAAGTTGGCGCTGAACTTCTTTTCTTGCCGCATTTACAGTCTCTTTAATCTTTTTCTCCAACTCAAATCGCATTTCACAACCTGTTAGGAATGGCTCTTCTACCTTAATATCATCCATCCTCTTTTGACATTTTGTGATATCAATATCAAGTGCCTTAATCTGTTTTTGACGTTGTTGAAACCAGTAACTCTGTTCCATAATACTTAGCCATTTGAGAGGCTGACCTGGCTCTGAGCTCTGAATCGTCTTAAGAATAAAGTCATAATGAAAGTCCATTCTGCTTTGAATAGGAGGTTTTGAACCCTTCATCATTCCTTTCATTTCACTCGGCTCAACTGGTTCGCGGTCTGGTAGATAGATTACTACTCCCTTATCATCTTTGCCGCGGCGCCCAGCACGTCCTGCCATTTGAATATATTCATCATTACGTAGCATACGCATACCTCCAGTTTGGTCATCATACTTTTTAAAACCTGCGAATAGGACAGTTTTTGTGGGCATATTGAGTCCTACTGCAAATGTTTCAGTACAAAACATAATCTTTACAAAACCCTTTGAGAATAATACCTCAATAATCTCTTTCAAAAGTGGAAGAAGACCACTATGATGAAATGCGATACCGCGACAGAGTAGATCATAAATTGTATGATATTGTGGCACCTTCTCCAGCTCCTTCATATGCCGATGAAGATGAAATGTAATAATATGTCTTACAGAAGCACTATCACTTGAGGAAAGGAGAGAACCATCAACTTTTGCGGCATATGCTTCACAATGCTTGCGGCTAAGTATGAAGAAGAGGGCGGGTAGTAGTTCTTCTTTTTCGAGCATTTTTATAGTTTCGTTCATTTGGTGAGTAAAACTATATGTACGAACTTTACCATCAACTGCTCCCTCAAATCCAGACTGACGCGCATCTTTAACTTTTCTCTGAAAAGCCTTTTGTTCATCTTGTAGTCCCCGTTGACCTCTTAGCCAGTCGATATACACCTTTTCAGTATATACTTCCTTTGCATCCATCAAAGGAATAAGTTTATAGTTTGAATCAAGAAGATTATGGGTGAGTGGAACAATACGATAAGTAGTCTCGATTAGATGAATTGGTTTTTGTTTGAGCTCACCTAGCCACTTTGCAAAGTATTCTGGATGATCTAGCGTAGCAGATAGCATAACTAGATTAACTTCACGGGATAGAAGAATCATAGTTTCTTCCCAGATTTTACCTCGATCTCTATCGTTAATATAATGGCATTCATCAAAGATAACCGCATCAAGTCCATCCATAGAGATAGAAGCCGTTAGACCCAGATGCTCTGTAGTTGTACCCTTTTTATAGAGAAGATTTCTGAGAATTTCAGTTGTCATAATTACAATTTGCGCATCAGGGCGGAACTTGATATCACCTGTCATAATACCAACAGATGCGTCTTTGAATAAGTGTTTCAAGTCATAAAATTTCTGGTTTGATAGGGATTTGATAGGTGTAGTATAGAATACACGTTTGCCTTTAGAAAGGGAGTGATAGATTTGGTATTCACCTACGAGGGTTTTACCTGAACCGGTCTTGGCACAGACAAGAACATTTTCATCTTTGGCGATAGCTGAGATGGCGTGTTGTTGAAAGGGGTCAAGCGGGAAGGTATATGGGTGAGATGGTAGGGTCTCAGGGGTCTTGGAAATATCAGGGGTGTACAGAAATGACATTCTAATTGCGTTACATTATTATGTGTGAAATATTAAATCAATTTTTTAGAACTTAAAAGTTAATTAGTGATTAAGATGAGAATGAATATTCTTGTTACTGGAGGATGCGGCTTTATCGGTTCAAACTTTATCAATTATATCCTTAAAAAAGATACTACTGTAAAAATTTTCAATATTGATTGTCTAAATTATTGTGCTAATGTATCTAATGTAAATTCCCATCCAAATTATAAATTTATTAAAGGTAATATTACAAGTAAAGACTTAGTACTACATATTTTGAATGAGTACTCGATTAATGCGATTATTCACTTTGCCGCACAGAGTCACGTAGATAATTCTTTTGATAATTCTCTTCAGTATACGACGGATAATGTAATGGGTACTCACGTTCTTCTTCAGGCTTCAAAGGAGTATGGTAAGATTAAAAAGTTTTTACACTTTTCAACGGATGAGGTATATGGGGAGGTTGATTTAGAGCATCCAGGATGCCACGAAAAATCACTTCTAAACCCAACAAATCCATATGCCGCTACAAAGGCTGCTGCTGAGTTTTTAGTTCGTTCTTATTATCATAGTTTCAATCTGCCTGTTGTAATTGTTCGTTGTAATAATGTATATGGGCCGAATCAGTATCCAGAAAAATTAATTCCAAAGTTTATTAAGTTGCTACGTGAAGGGAAGCTGCTAACTATACACGGAAACGGAAGTACTCGTCGTAATTTTATTTGGGCTGAAGATGTTTCCTCTGCTACAGAATTAATTTTTCATAATGGCGTTTTAAATGAAGTATATAATATTGGAACAAAACAAGAGTACTCTGTAATGGATGTGGCGACCCTACTTATAGAACGAATGACTGAGGATAGGACTATTAATAATCACGTTATTTTTGTAGAGGATCGTCCTTTCAATGATTTTCGTTATTCAGTTGATACTACATTACTAAAGTCTCTTGGCTGGGAGGAAAAGTATACAAACTTTATAGAAAATATTGAGAGTTTAATTGAAACTGCTACTTAAACTGTAAATGATATATTTTAATAAAATGGCAAAAACTGTAGTTGTAACATTGACTGATGAGAACTATTTTAATAGAGCTAAACGTACAATTCTTGATGTTCGTACTAAGGGGAAATGGACAGGGGATATAGTTCTAATTACAGTTGGATTCAATCCATCAAAAAACTTTTTAGATTATTATGATGTAATTCAAAGGCGAGTTGAGCATATTAATACAGACAACTTAGTTGAACAGTATAAACAATATCCGTTAACAACAGTTGGCGATCAAAGACATATTTTGAAGTTAACCCAATGGGATAAGTTTTATGTATTTGATGAATGGTTTTCTCAATGGGGTAAGGTAATATTTTTAGATGCTGGATTAAGGGTAGTTGATGAGATTAATTATTTGGATAGTCTTCCTTGTGAAGGTAAAATTTTAGCACCAGATGATGTTCCTGTGTGGGGTGATCAAAGATTCGAAGCAATGATGGAATTATCAGCGAATCCTCCTGCTGCTGAAAAGTTATTTGAAGAGTACTCAAAAGATATCTTAAAAGAACGATATTTTTTGAATTGTATTTGGGTGTATGACACAGCCTTACTTAAAATATGTAGTATGACACAGATGATAGAAACTATGAATAAGTATCCAATTTGTCGTTGTAATGAAATGACTGTTATGAATTTACTTTTTACTATGAAGTATAAAGTATGGGAGCCCTTTCCAGAGTTTGTTAGAGAAGGAAAGCGTTTATTTGGGTGGATTGAATATGATAGAAATTATGGACACGATAAAACCTGGCGTGATTTCTGTTTTATTAAGTATCCTTGTACTATTAATATGGAATGTGAATAAGAATTAATCAACCCTTTCAAAGTGACGACGCTGAATACAACGCAGAATAGATTCCTGGATTGGAAGAAGTTCCAAATTATACTTTTGACAAAAATATTCTAACTTTGAAGTATCCATTTCATTATTAGAGCGTTCAGATTTAATATATTTCATTTGTTCTTCATATGACATTAAATTCCACATATGATTTTGATTAATTAGTTTTGTATATTCTTGAAGAATCCAATTATGCTCAGCTGTGCCAGGATTTGTCAAGTTATATACACCTTTTTCTCGGACCTCAATCATTTTATCTATAATTGGCCACATATCATCGAGAACTGTCATCGAGTTTGGAATGGAACAGATGTTCGGATAACCAACCAGTTTATCAATTAGATTGCGACCACTTACCAACTTAGAAACTGGCATTCTAATTCTTAGCTGAAGAGTGTTATTAAAATGACGAAGAACCTGGTCAGTATAACCTTTTACAGTTGAATATCCTGAGCCAAAGAAGTTTGGTATATCTTGCTCTGTAAAGGTCTTTTTATCTGGTGTGTAGGTGTAAATACATCCAGTACCAAGATATATAAAATGGGTATCTAATTTATCACAAATTGAGGCAAGATTAAAAGGAGCATAAAAATTATCACGCATATTTTCATAAAGTTTGCCTGGTAGTTCTAAATAATCAATTGAAGGAATTAGTTTTCCATCTGGAGCGGTTCCATAAGTTCGGCCAAGAAAAGAGATAACACAATCAGGATTTACTTGTGCAATTTCATCAAATGTATCTTGGTAATTGTCAGGGCGTGTTGTAGCTTGAATAACTTCGTGCCTAGTATTATTAATAAATTGTTGTCCTATCCAACCTTTAGCTCCGAATACTAAAACTCTCATTTCTACAAATATAGTAATACTATATCTTTAAATGTGTTAATTTAAAGAATATAATAAATAGTGAGATTTAGAATATGTCTTGGATAAGAAAAAATGTATCAAAAGGGGATTCTCAGACTAAATATGCATATAATCTTTCGCAACATATAAAAAAAAATAATCCCTTAAATACCACAGCAACTAATTCCTTAAAAACCACGGCAACTAATTCCTTAAATACCACGGCAACTAATTCCTTAAATACCACGGCAACTAATTCCTTAAATACCACGGCAACTAATTCCTTAAAAACTACTGTAATCGGCACCTTAAATACGGATACAATAACTAAAATTAAACACCAAATTAAGGATGATAGATGTTTAGATTATATTGATGCTATATTATATATAAATCTTGAACATAGAAAGGATAGAGATGAACATTGTCTAAATGAAATTAAAAAAATAGATCCAACACTTTCAAAAACACATAGAATAGATGCTGTATCTAATAAATCTAATGGTGCTCTTGGATGTTCACTTAGTCATATTAAAGCATTAGAATTATTTATTAAAAATCCATCTTGGAATAATATTCTAATGTTAGAGGATGACTTTACATTTGTATCAGATAATATAGAAGATATTAATAAGTCAATATTATATTTACTTAAAAATATGTCTCAGTTTGATATATTACTTCTAGGTGTTGGAATTGATGATTTACAAACAAATACTACAGAGGATGACTTAATTTTAAAGGTAAACTCATCACAAACTACATCTGGATATATTGTTACACGAAGATATGTATACACGTTATTAGCTAATTATATTAAATCAAGTAATAAGATGAAAAAATATGGTAAACATACAGACTGGTGTCTCGATCAGTTTTGGAAAAGATTAATGCCAATTGGAAATTGGTATACTCTTAAGGATAGAATAGCTTATCAATATGGAAATTATTCTGATATTGAAAATGTTTATCATGATTATAAATGCTAAACTAATTCCCACGATGGTACATAAATATCTTTATAATTCTGTGGACCAGTTGGGCCAAACCATTTTGACGGTGCAATAACTCTCTTTACATCATTTGCTAACCACACAGCCCACCAACTAAAAGTGGAATTTGCTATTACAAAATAATTAAATTGTCGTAATAATGTAAGTGTATTAATTTCATTTTCATTATTTAAAATATAAATATTACCAGAATCAAACTCTGGTATAGTTTCTAATAAATCAATCCAAAAATTAGAGTCATCAGATGATAATAAAAATATCGGATTACTTACAGATTCACACATTCTTTTAATAGCCACTTTATAGTAATCAGCTGTTAAAGGACCGTGAAAATTAATTATATCCTGATTTCTACAGTAATCTGTACGTCTAGCGTGTACAACAATAATTCTATCTCTGTTATTTAATAATTGCGAATATTTTTCATTTATATTACATATTACAGAACATTTTGAAGCAAATAAATCTTTTATCTCCTGTTCTATTAGTGTATTATTAAAATATTTTGGACTTTGTAAATAACCATTCAAAAATATACCATTCGAATTTAAATCTGGAATTGAGCAATATTCGGTTGCTCCTGATTCGTGCCATTGTACTAAATTATCTGGAAGCGAATCAACTAAATATTTATTAAATCTACCTAGAAATGAATCCCAATATAAAGGGCGCCCATCACTTTCACGTTTATTACGTATTACTTTCAAGTTTCCATTATGCTTTCTAGCATACGCATACGCAGTAGCAAGTTGAAACATTTGATTTCCCAGTCCTCCCATTATATTAACAGAAACAGTCGGTCGAGTATTATCACAATTTAGAATATATGATGAATTTAATTCGAATTTAGTATCGGTAATTGATAGAAGATATTCAAAAAAGAACCACTCATCTACATTTGATAATGTACATTTAATAATTGTTGCTAATGTAGGATTCTTTAAATATGTTGATAACATAACATTCTGGTCCTTTCCAGCAAATCGTCCTTTACTAAAGTACATTTCAAGCATTATTTGATATTCCTGTTTCCATTTTAAACAAGCATCTATAGTACCACCCCATAATCCACCAACCAATAATCCACCGAACAATCTCACCTCATTCAGATCTACCGATATTTTTATTTTTTCACCATAAATTCCATCATCTTTAATAATCTTCTCAGATTCGGATAAATCAAGTATAGATTGTAATAGTAATGTATCATCTTTAAAATGCTTAATCTGTGGAAATGTCTGTAAGATAATATTATCAATATTTGGATTACGAAATGCTCCAAAATCACACCAGAAGAAATAATCAGTATTAAAATAATTTTTTAAAATCGCCTTTTCTACAAAGAATGCCTTTTGAGCCCAAATAGCATATAATTCTGGATTATGATTGGATTTTTCTGGATCTATTTTATGATTTTCAATCCACTTATCTTTATATTTGACCCATGTATCCAATTTCTCAAATGGAATTATTATAAATTTAATAGGCCTATCTTCTCTTAAAATCTGTAATTCTGAAACTAAATGTTCTTCTGTAAATAATACAATTGGCGCCTCAAGTTTCATAAATGTTTTACCCCATTCTAAATACTTATCTTTAGAGAATTTTGATTTAATTTGGTAATATGCTGATACTACAGTACAAGACATTCTATTTGACTTAAAGTATTTTCTCTTTAAGTAATAAATATGAAATTAATTGACATAAAAACTATATATATATGTCCAGACCATAATGAAAAATATCATACTCGTAAATTACATATGGATAATTTACTAAATACTATAGGCTTTAAAGATTTTACACATCATTTATCTTCAACTGAAGCATATCCTACTTGTTTAAATAAGGCCACCATAGATATTCTTGAAAATAATCTTGATAATCCTGTTCTCATTTTGGAAGATGATGTAGAATGGACTGGTATAGAGGAGTTTGTATTTGATCAAACAGCCGATGCAGTATATTTAGGTCTTAGTAGATCTGGTGGTCATCCAACAGAAAATAGTAACTTGGGAGATTCTGTATTTGAACCTTGGTCTGATTCACAGGCAAAAGTATTAAATATGCTATCTGGTCACGCGATTCTCTATATCTCAAGAGAGTATAAGGAAGCTGTAATCGATATTTTTAAAAATAATGTTACTACATTTTATAATGATGTATTATTATCAAGATTACAGCCTAATTTTACTATTCTAGCAAATAAAAGACCTGTATTTTATCAGTCTTCTAAATTTAATGTTGGAATGCACGAAGAAAATTGGACTAAATTCGAGCTTAATATATAATTTATATAATTTATATATTATAATTAGTATATAATGAATTATTGTTATATGCTATATACCGACAAAAACCAGACATATATTGGGGCAACTATAGACCCAAATAGGCGTTTGCGTCAACATAATAAGGAAATTTCAGGAGGAGCTAGAGCAACAGGTATCCGCGTAGCAGAGGGATTAACTTGGAAACTTGGGTGTTATGTATCAGGAATTCCAGAATGGCGCTCGGCCCTACAGATTGAATGGCGATGGAAACAATTAGGACGCACACAATTTAAACATATTAAAAATCCCATACACCGTCGTCTATATTCACTTAAAAAGTTATTAAGTTTAGAAAAACCAACTGAGAAGAGTATTCCCTACGAAGCATATCCATCTGGGCCACCAGAAATTATCTGGGATTCAGATGAATTTAAAACAATTTATGAATCAATTAATATCTAATACGAGGAGGCAGTACTGGCAAAGTCAGACCCTTTATAGCCGGATTCTGTCATATTAATGATACCCTGTCTTGTCAGATTATCATAAATTCGGTCATCTACATCTTCTTCTCGTTTTGATACTACACGAGTAGAAGATAGCTGATCCATTACACCAGGTGACATTCCAAATGCTTCACTTGAAGCTAATTGAATTAAAGCCCCTGTATTATCGAAGCCCTCATCGCGCATTTCCTTTGTAAAATATAATACAACTGCTAAGACAAGAATACAGAATACAAAAAAGTTAATTCCAAAAACAGCTTTCATTCTATATTAAAGAAAAAGATAATATTAATATAGACCGATGACTAATATAGACCAATGGCTAATAAGATTTTATTAGTCAGCACATTATGCTCGACAGTTTGTCATTTAACTGCTTTTTTATTATCTGTACAATTACCACCAACACCTTATATTATGTTTATAGTAATGGCTCTTATAACTAGTATATGGAATCACTCTACTACATCTGAACTTGCTAAATGGTCAGATAGAATAACTATTGGATGTGGTGCCGTTATAACATATACAATTGCTCCTGTAAATACAATATACTTTATATTACCTATTGCTGTTGGTTCATATGGATTGGCTAAGAAAATGAATAATTGTATACCACATATTATCGCACATATTAGTCTTACAGGTATTAATATGTATATATTAATGAATGGATTTTAATTATAAGTCTATGTTCTCGAATATTCTTTTAAGGGTACTTCAAGTTATAGATTAATTCACTCTGACTATAAATCTGCTGGTAATAACTCTTACAATACAATCTAAAGAATTTACAGGGCATTTTAGAACATATACGGAACTCAGTTTAATTCAAAGAGAAATATCTTATTGGATGAGTAATTTTTTTCTAATTTAATTTAATGAGTTGTATAAATGTCATCGTGGGCGAACAGAAGAATACCTCAAAAACGTAATATCTCACAGATTCCAGAGGAATTTAGACCTCAGATTGTTCCACGTGTTGCTCGACCAGAGATTGTAGCATCTGAATTATATCAAGAAGACACGCAAAATGAAATAATTCTTAATAAACGGATTAATGAGCCCAAAAAAGTAGTAGAACCAGTTGTAAATCCTCGTCAATTTGTATCAAAGAAGATTGATACCTCTCTAAGTCCATCTGCATTTGAACTTAGATTTAAAGAGAAATCATACGTTTTTGTTATTTTAAGACATTTACGTACAACACGTGATAATGATTTATGGATTTCATCATATAACTCGATTAGAAAGTTCTATACAAATAAGATTGTAATTATTGATGATAATTCTAGTATTAATACAGTTGATGGTAAATTAGCCAATGTTGAAGTGATTAAGAGTGAATTTAATGGGGCTGGTGAAATTCTGCCATATTACTACTTTTTGAAGTATAAGTGGGCAGATAGAATGGTATTTTTACACGATAGTATGTTTATTAATCGCCCATTTAGAGATACGGAACTAGATAATAATATTAAATTTCATTGGTATTTTAATAAAAGTAAGGAAGGGGATTTTAGGAAGATTATAAATTATGTATCAATGCTTACAAATAGTACAGAATTACAGGCTTTCGCAACAGATCCTGACACAACATGGTTTGGATGTTTTGGAGCTACTTCAATTTGTGATTTAGCTACAGTACAATATTTGGAAGAGGAATACAAAATCTTTTCAAACTTAGTACTGGCAATTAGAACTAGAAAGGATAGAGAAACATTTGAGAGAGTATTTGGAATTGTTTTATATTATGAAGGGATATTTAATGATGATAATTGTTCAAATTATGGGGATATATTGAAGTATCCAGGGGCATTTGAATCAGAGAATAATAATATAGAAACTGCTGGGCATATACTAAGACAAAAGAGTTATGATACGGCAATTATGAAAGTATGGCGAGGACGATAAAATGTGTTAATATACTACTAGATTAAATATTGTTTAAAAATAAATGTCATCCTGGGTCAATAGACATATTCCTAGAAAAAGAGATATATCTCAAATTCCCGAATATCTAAGACCGCAAGTAATTCAAAGAACCATCCGACCCGAAATTCTAATTTCAGAGTCATTTCAGGAAGATACGCAAAATAAAATTATAATTGAATCAAGAAATAATGAACCAAAAAAAATAGTAGAAACAGTTGTAAATCCTAGACAATATGACACAAAAAAAATCAATACTACCCCCAATCCAACAGCATTTGAATTAATGTATAAAGATAAATCTTTTGTTTTTGTTATTTTAAGACATTTACGTAATATACGCGACAATGATTTATGGATTTCCTCATATAATTCGATTAGAAAGTTCTATACAAATAAGATTGTAATTATTGATGATAATTCTAGTATTAATACTGTTGATGGCAAACTAGTAAATGCTGAAGTTATTAAAAGTGAATTTAGTGGAGCTGGTGAAATTCTTCCTTATTATTATTTTTACAAATATAAATGGGCGAATAAAATGATTTTTTTACATGATAGTATGTCACTTAATAGACTATTTAAAGAAAATGAAATTAAAGATGAAGTAAAGTTTCACTGGTACTTTCATAATTATGAAGTTAGAGATACTAGAAAAATTTTACAATATATTTTGATGCTTAATAATAATAAAAAATTATATGATTATGCTAATAATCCAGAAAGCTCGTGGAAAGGATGCTTTGGGGCCACAACTATAATTGATATTGATACTGTATCATATCTGGAGACTGAATATAATTTATTTTCAACTTTAGTATTATCAATTAAAACAAGACTTGATAGAGAAACATTTGAAAGAATTATTGGAATTGTATTATATTATGAAGGTATTGCTAAAGATGATTGCTCCAATTTTGGAAATATTGTAAATTATCCTGGCGCATTTGAATCTGAAAATAGTAATCCAGAAACAAGTGCTTATATTCTAAGACAACGATATTATAATACGGCAATTATTAAAGTATGGAGGGGTCGTTAATTGCGTAGATTTTATATATATAAAATATTATCTCTTAAAAAATGTCATCTTGGTTAAATCATCCAACTAAAAAAAGAATACCACCAACTATTCCAACCATTAATACCTCCTCTGAAGTTGTTTCTACGAATAACGTAGTTTCTGATGAGAATTGTATTTATTCAAACACCGCAGCACTTAACTACACATATGAAGATACACTCAATAGACTTGAATCATTTAATAAAAATAATAGAAATATGCTGATTACATTTATAATACCTACAATTAATCGAAATACACTAATAAACGCATTACACTCTTTATTAAATCAATATGAGTCAAACTGGAAAGCTATTATTGTATTTGATGGTATTATTCCATCAGATAATAAATTATTAGCATTATTATCTGATAGTAGATTTTTGTATATCAGTGTTAATAAAGTTGGAAAATTAAAAGATAGCATTGGAATTCATGGTACAGCAGGTTATGTTAGAAATATTGGAATGAGTCTTGTTACTACCCCATGGATTGGCTTTTTAGATGATGATGATATATTACTCCCTAATTATACTTCAAACTTAATGGAAGAAATTGTATTAACACCATCAGCGGATCTAATTTTATTTAGAATGGTTGATACTAATAAAATATATCCACCCAGCAATGTCAAAAAAATCATTAGTGGTCTTGTTGGTATAAGTTTTTGTTTTAAAACACAATTATATCAACTAGGGTTCAAGTTTAAACAGTCTGAACACGAGGACTATTATCTAATTAAAGATATTCAAGATGCTATACATACCATTGTAATGTCACCATATATAACATATATTGTTAGAAATTCTCCTATTATAGATGATCCAGAACTTACAAGGAATATAATTAATTAATTAATTTCTATAACTTGATTCTATCATAAAATTTCCAGTTGATTCGAATATTTCAGTATTTTTCCTAAAATTATCCAAATTGTTAGTTCCACTGTATGTTAGACCAGACCGTAACCCCCCTTCATACTCCTCAAAAACATCTACCGCCGATTTAGTAATTTCAACATCGAATGCCACCCCTTCTGCCTGCCGCTTTTTAGTATCACCAAAATATTCATTCATAAATTCTGATGATGCTTGACCCCTATAACGACCAAAAGTCTTACCATCCACTTCACGCTTTGGAGCTGCTGACTCAAATGTCCTCGCAAAAATAGATCCCATCATTACCGCATCAGCCCCTGCAGCCAATGCCAATACCGCATCCCTTGGATGCTTAATTCCTCCATCCGCTATTAATTCAATCTTAATACTTTTTCCATATAATAAATCGTGTTTAGCTGAAGAGCATTCACGAATTGCGCTAAATTGTGGTACTCCAAATCCAGTCATCATTCTTGTAATACAAGCTGCTCCTGGACCCACACCTACTTTTACAATATCAGCACCAGCTTTTGCTAAATCCATTACACCCTCATATGTACACACATTTCCAGCTATTACTTGATTTTCCCTATCAAAATCCTTAATCTTTTTGATTGTATCTATAACCACTTGGGAATGTCCGTGTGCAATATCAATACAGAATCTGCGACAACCTGTCTCGTATAATGCTTCCAAATTATTAGCTGATTCTTGAACTCCTAAACTCATATATGCCTCTGGAAATTCTTTTACCCATTTGACTTGCTCTTCAATTGGTGCGAAACGATGAAAAATAATTGGTGCCCCCCTCTCCTTACATATCTGGGCTAACCTAGGACCAATCACAGAATCCATATTCGCTGGAATAAATGGTGACTTGAAACTATCCTTTCCAATTTGGGTTTTTATGTCTGTATGAAGTCGTGAAACAATTTTATTAAACTTTGGCACTAATCCAACATCGTCAAATGTTAGAAAACGACGCATTCTATATGATTTAGTATTTTTACTTTAAATGGTTTAAAGATAGATTTTTATTTAAAGTTAAAATGTCGTCGTGGGGTGGAGGTAGAGTTCACTTTAGAGAGAAAAAAATACCAAATAAAACAATTGTACCTGAAATATCTCAACCTGTACAAGAATCGCCACAAATTGTTCCTGAAACAAATGAACCTCTTTCTAAATATGTATTACCTAAAACAACTGTAAGCAATGTGGTTATATGCTGTATTGCTTTAAATGAAGAACCCTATATTGATGAATGGATTAAATATCACTTAGCATTAGGATTTAATCATATATATATTTACGATAATAGCAATAACTACATTTTAAAAGATAAACAAACCGACAAGGTTACTGTTATTCATTTTCCAGGTATTACAAAACAGATAGAAGCATATAATTTATGTATAGCACAATATAAAAATAAGCATAAATGGTGTGCGTTTATTGATTGTGATGAATTTATTGTTCTTAAAAAACATAGCAATATTAATGAGTTTTTAAAAGATTATAATAGCCACGATTCAATTGGTTTAAACTGGAAAATGTTTGGAACATCAAATGAAAAGATATACCGCGATGAACCTGTTACTAGTCGATTTAAATATTGTAATAAAAATATAGATATTCATATTAAGTCTATTTCTAAATTAAGTAGTATTAATATATATGTTAGCCCACATTATCCCGTATTACTTAAAGGTAATAATTATGATACACATAGTAATATTATAACTGGTCCCTTTAATGATAAAGGTAGTGATGAAATCGCATGTATTCATCATTATTACACAAAATCAGAAGAGGAATTTTTAAAGAAAATTAATAGAGGGCGAGCTGATATTACTGAAAAGAAAAGCGTTGAAGAATTAACTGAAATTCATTTTAAAAATAATGATGTATATAATTCGGATGCGTGGGATTTTTACTCTAAACATTTGTAGATTAAATTGTTATAAATCTTATTATTTTTTATTTCTATATCTTTTTGTACGTTGAGCCGCTAGAAATTTACTACATAAGTCTTTTAGTTTATTTGAGTTTTGTTTATTATCGTTGAGACTTAGAATAAATGAATCCCAACGTTTTTGCCAAACTAAATCTTCTGGATTATCTCCAGTTTGTACTTCTGTATACTTTTTAAATGTATCAATCTTGCCGTCTAAATATGCTCTAACAATTGTTGTAGCAGGCCACTGCTGTCTATCATCTCTATCAATAATATTTTTATTTTCAATACATAGTGTATTATGACGTATTCTTCTTAAATTTTCAAGAAAATCACGAATTATTTCATCTGATTCCTCTAATTTTTTTCCTTTAACTGATAATATAAATTCTATCCATTTTGTTTCCCAATCTGGAATTTTTGTAATATTATTATTTTCTTCACAGAATGTTTTATATATATTTTCTTTATTTGAAGATATTGTTTCGTAAATCTGTTTAACCTTCCATTGTTTCGGTGATGTATTTGCTACTATTTTATTTGTTTGTATATTTATAACAGTATTGATAATATTTTGTGATGTATCTACATTATCAATAATTATATTAGTTTCAGTTTTACTACTATCAGTGCTAGATTTATTAGTATTTTTAGGTATTACTTTTGACGAATATTTAACTGTCTTTTTTATTTTTTCTCTTCTTTGTTGAGTATTTCTTCTATTTTTTTCATCATACATAAATTTCTTACAAGCCTCTATACCATTTTCTTTATCTAAATATGCCAGACTATCTATTAAATATTGTAGTTTTTCATCAAATAATACACTTTTCGTATAATTTGTATTATACCACTCTTTAAAGTATTCTATTTTCCCTTGTGTAAGATAACAATATAGGGTTGTACATTGAATATTTATAGTATTGTTTAATACATCTTTAGAGTATAACCGAGTTCTTTCTTTTTCCATTTCATTTTTAATACTAGTGATAATAGTTTCTTTATTTGACTCATTAGTAATATCATCTAAATTACATATAATATTCATTTCTGAAATAAATTCTGGTGTTTTATTTTTTTCTCTACACCATTCAATATAATTCATATATTTACCATTTATCATCATATTGTAAATATCCTCTGATGTGTAAAACTCATTTCTACATTTAGTATAACTATATATTGGAATAGAATTAAATATATTTCTATCACAATTATAATTTTTAATTTGAATACATTTCATAATAAATTCAGAATATGATAATGCCCCTTTCATTAAATTACAATGACCACAGCATGTTTTTGAATTTTCTAAAGTATATGAACGAATCGTCGAATCAAATCTATCAATACCATTTGTATGATTTGATGGTTGTTCAATACCACATAAGTAACATTTACCATTAATTAAGCTATCATATTCCTTTTCAGTAAGTAAGAATGAGAGATTTCTTCTATCACAATGTGATTTATAATTTTTATATGTTTCTCTTGATGCTTTTGATAAATATCCATCCCATTTTGTAATAAACTCCTTTTTAATTTGGATACTACTAAATACATAATCATTTATAATATTAATTTTATCAAGAAATTCATTAGGATGTTGTATATTTTTAATAATATTACACATTTTACAACAAGAAACACAATTTGATAGAATATAACCCTTATTATTATTCATTCTATCAATTCCATTTAATCTTGAATTAGATACAAACCCACAGTAATAACAAGGTTGAATAATTATTTTTTCAAAATCAGATTCTGATAAATTAAATAATAAAGACCTAGAATAAGCATTTTTTTGAACGCCCCTCCAAAATTCTGCTACACATATTGTTTTATCTTCTTGTTTTTTATCTAAATTATTAGGTATTTTAGTTACTTGTATATTATGTTTTTGACGTAAATTAGTAATTTCTTTAGATACTGTATCTTTTTCAATATTTTTACATTCTTCACATTTAGTACCTGATATGATTTTATTAAAACATCCTCTATCAATATTACAATATTTAATATTAGTATTTTTTTCATCATCTTTAAGTAATAGACGAATATGTTTTCCACAATATTTATCTTCTTTATTTTTAATTTTAAATGTGCAACTTTCAAGAGCACAATTATATGATTTCCCAATTTTTTTCTCTCTACAAGTTTCACAATTTTTATATTTATTGATTATATCATTTTCAGATAATTCATTATCACAACCTCTAAAGAACATATTACATAATTTTTTATCTTCATTAATTAATAAATCATATTGATATTGCCTTTGATGATGAATACAATATCCATTATCTTTTCCAATTCTTTTACAATTTTCACCTACTCTTTCTCCACTTTGAATAATTGCTTTACAGTTTGAAGTTTCCATTATTTATTCTCATTAATTAGATTTTAAAAAAGTTTCAAATTTTATTTTAAAGATATAGTATATTTAGCGTACATATTAATTATTGAAATACAATATATATTATTAATATAACGTTATTGTATTTTTATATTATTACATAGTAGTACAAGTAAACAATTTTTTCCATTGAAAAATAAAATTGAAGAATCGCACCAACACGTGTTTAGTTCGAGTACGCGAGCCCCCCCATTCCCGACATAATACGGAGCACGTTGTAGTTGGTAGCATAGACGCGTACCGTCGAGCTGAGGTTCGTGCCTACAGCGTTGTTGCTGACCGTGAGGAGGAGCGTCGTGTTATCGATACGCGATAAGTTGCACGTGCCGCTGGGTTGGTGTTGCTCAGGTTGGAGAGCAAACGAGTACACATTGATACCAACCGCAGGGATGTTGGTGTGGTGTTGGTAAGGTTGGACCCAGTTGAAGTAGTTGCCATCGCGGACTTGGAAGCGGTCGTGGCCGTTGAGCTGGAGGAGACCCGTAATCGTGGGGTTCTTGCCCGCCATACCCTCAACACGCGTCACGGAGTAACCAGACTCAAGTACCGAGCGATCCCACCAGTCCGAGTAGTTGAATGGCTGTTGGCCCTTCCAGGGGTTGATGATGTTGTCATCGCACGACACGAACGAGTCGCGTTGAACAACCCAGACGAGCTCCTTGCAAGGGTGGTTGAAGTTGAGCTTGAGCTTGTTGGCCGACGACGTAATCGACTCACCGCCCGTGAACTGGAGAACATCAATGAGGTACTCGTGCGAGACCTGGGCGAACTTGCGGCGCTCATCCGTGTCGAGGTAGATGTAGTCGACGTAGAGCGAGGCAGCGGCAAGACCGCACTGGCCAACACGGTTGCGGATGGCGTGGGGGTCAGACGAGTTCGAGTAGTCCCAGCAGACGTTATTGAGCGTGTTGAACTCGAGATTGATGCGGACCTCGTGGTACTGGAGAGCAATGAGAGGGAGGGCAAGGCCAGGGTTGCGGCAGAACCAGAACTGGAGGGGGATGTAGAGCGTGTACATTGGTGCACAGCTGGTGACGACCTCAGACGTGAGGGGCTCGCCGCCATAGCAGTCATTGTCGCACGTGGAGCCGCCCTGGTAGAGGAGGTTCGTGAGTTCAGGGACGTTACCAACCATCTTGGCGTAGCCGGCTTGCTTGCCAGGCTCCTGCGTGAGCTCATTCCAGATGTGGAGCCAGTCGCCATATTGCTTATCGATGCGTTGGCCACCGATTTCAATCTCGACGTATTCAATGATGTTGTGACCAATCCAGTTGAGCCAGCGGAATTGAGCACCAGAGCCATCCGTGGACTGGAGCTGTACCTGAGGGAGCGTGGCCTGGAGGTACATGCGGTGGATTAAATCACCGTTGCGTTGGATCGTGCACGTGACCTTCTTGCCGAAGTTAGGGGCACCATTGAAAGGGTTCTCAATGGACTCCATCGCGAAGTTCGTGTGGCGACGGTAAACGACCTTGAAGAACGTAATTTGAGGGTTACCCGTTAGGTAAACATCCTGAGCGCCATAAGCTACAAGTTGCATTAAGCCACCACCAGTCATTTTTCGTTATACCTTGCTATTAGAAAAAAATTTTGGCAAAACACATTTTTCTGAAATTTTTGGGGGGTTTAAAAACCTAGTGCGCATACCGTATAAGTACATTTCAGCAATGAGTGATAGTGCGTTTTTTAAAGTAAAAAGTTCAAAGCGTTCTAATCCGGAAGCTCGCACCACGCTCGATGCTATTCACAACCAAAAAGTCCAAAATATGATTGACCAAAAGGAAAACATAAATGCCTACAAGGATAAGTTAGAACAGCTTAAAAAGAAAATTAGCGAGACTACTTCTGATATTGAGATATGGCGTTTAGAGAGAGAAGCGGAGGCTCTTGAAAAAAAGATAAAAACTGTGGGCGATGATTCAGAATTAATGGATTATTTTCTTCGAACTGGTGATATACTTTACAATTATTATGATATACAAGATCAAATACAACAAGGAACTAAAACCTCAAATAGTAGTAAAGCAAAGCCTGGTTCAATTTTGGCAATTCTTGAAGAAGTGGCACAGAGAGAAGGTCAAGAAACAAGAAACACCGTAGTCATTCCTCAAGCCCAAAAAGGTCTTCAACGAAATCAACTTCTTAATGATTATCTTCAGCTTGAAGACCCGTCTATGGCTCGAAATACAGTTGAAGAATATGATGACCTCTGGACCACCTGTGAAGCCTGTGGTAACGAAATGATTATGTGTCTTAATGAAGCCAATCTTACTTGTTCAAAGTGCGGAAAGCAAGAGTTTATTTTAGTTGATAGTGATAAACCGAGTTATAAGGATCCACCGCGTGAGGTTTGTTACTATGCATACAAAAAGATCAATCATTTCAACGAATGGCTCGCCCAATTCCAAGCCAAGGAATCAACTGAAATTCCTAATGAAATCTATGATACAATCTTAATACAACTCAAAAAAGAGCGCATAACAAATATGTCATCTTTAAAGCCAACAAAACTTCGTGAAATTCTACGAAAAATGAAAGCTTCAAAATATTATGAACATATTCCTCATATTATTAATCGTCTCAATGGTCAAAATGCGCCATTTATGTCTCGTGAAGATGAAGAAAAGCTACGTCATATGTTTCGTGAAATTCAACCCTCCTTTAAAAAGCATCGTCCAGCTGGACGTAGAAACTTCTTATCATATGGCTATATCTTGTACAAGTTCTGTGAGCTGCTAGAAATGGATGAATATTTGGCCTGTTTCCCTTTGCTCAAAAATCGAGATAAACTCTATCTACAAGATAAGACGTGGGAAAAAATATGTGAAGAAATGAGCTGGCAATACATTCGCACTGTATGATGATATTTTGTACTACGAACAGGTGAATAAAAAATTTTTATTTTTAGATGAAAGTTAAAATAGATAAATAATAAAACTATCAAAAGAAATGCCACAAAGAAAATAAAAAATACCAAACACTTATTACTTCAAATTAATTAATATTTGTAATTATAATAATTACTATATTAATTGTTTAATTAATTTTCATCCATACTTCATGGAATCCTAGATATCCTCTATTAAAACTGTCAATATTTCCATCCCAATATGGGTGAATTTGAGAATGAACTACTGTAAAATTGGCATTTTGAAGCGTTGTTCTTACTCGCTGAATATCTCCTCCATCATTCTCTAAAACGATAACCTTTATAGTATCTAATAATTCTGGAAAATCTTGTAATATTGGATCGAAGGCACCCTCGCAATCTGCTAATATAGCAGTAAACTTACTTCCGCCAATCATATTTTCAAGCTCACTTAATACAAATTGTCTAGAATTAGCACAAGATGGCCATAACTTAACTTGCTTTTCTTTATCTTTTGCTAAAATACCATGAGCAGTTGTATAATGTAAATTTAGAGACCCTCTATGGCTTTGTAGTGTATTAACAAAATGAGCTTCTGGTTCAACTATAACGTGCTGTGTTTTATCTGATAGTTTGGTATTAATTATTGCAGCAGTCGCGCCATAATTTCCACCTAATTCAAGTACAACTGAATTACTGGGGATAAATCTAGCAACCAATTCCTGTTCAGGACGCTCAAGTTGAATTATACTTGATAAAAAATCTGGATTATGAGTTTCTAACAATCTATATATATTATATAGGTCTGTTCCTCCTAGTGAAGATTCTCTATAGTAATTCATTATATATATACCCGTATAAATTACTTTATGTTTTTTTACACAATTGAATCTAGATATTTTTCAAGATTATTTATAATATTTTTATGAATATCAATCCCTTCACCATTCCAATTTGACCCAGCTCTATAGTGTAAGAATGTCTTATCAAATATCTCACACCAAAACATTCCATTTATATTTCTTGAATCTGTATTAAGAAATTCTATAAGTTCATTGCTTCTTACATTATCAGGAATTGAATCGTTATTCCAAGCACCTGAACCTAAATGCTTAATAAAATAAATACTGTTATTTCTTAGTTCTTTTTGTTTATGAAACCATTGGTTTGTCATTCCACCTGTATCACAACCAGGCATAATATCCCAATTTATAAGATTCCAATCTGGTAATTTAGTAACATCAAAAAAAAATAAATTTGGCCACATATATTCAATATTCCCTCTTTGTTGATGTACAATTGCTCCACATTCATATTGAGAGTATTTATCAATATCTATAGTTGAAATTGGAAACATATCAGAATCAATCATTAAATATTTATCTGGATTTTTATCCATATATTCTCTCATAATTCTTAATGAATCAGTATGTCTTGTTGAAGCATTTACATTTGTATATTGATGATGATCATTATCAATATTTATACACTTAATACCTAAATTATTACACAGCTCTACAATTTCATTTCTTAAATTTGGGTTATTAAAATTTGTATAATCAGAAAATGATTTAGCATCATTAAAAACTATAAATTCATACTCCACGGGCATAAATTTTTTTAATAATTTATATTGAAATTTAATAAATTGAGGACTATTTACAACACATACAATAACTTTCATTATATATAAATTAACAAGGATATAAAATCTTTAAGTATTAGTAATTAATATTCGTAATTACTATTTATTAGTCCTCGAAAGGGTATTTACATACAGGGGAAGCCGACGAGGTTGGCACCAAGACTGAAGCCAGCACCCATAATTTGGAACTCTAAAAAGTCTCAAATTATGGTATTTGTATTAATTAATAAAGGTTGACACCCCCCTATATATCCTGTTTTTAATAAATACACGCAACTAGGTCACAGGTTAGTAAAAATGGGTGATTTCTTACATACGCGGGAAGCCGACCAAATTGGCGCCCAATCCGAAGCCGGCTCCTTGACGTGCTGTAACACCGACACTTGGCGAGACGGCATCGAGGATGGCGAAGACGACGGCCGCGAGGACGGCAAGGGTCGCGACTTCATCGAGAGGAAGAGACTTCTTGGGGATGAAGATAGCAGCGGCAGCAATCACTAGACCTTCAATTAAATACTTGATAACACGATTGACAATTTCAGCAAATCCGTAGCCCATCATTTCTATATTCAAACCTTAGAAAAAAACTCACACGATAAAAAAAATTGTACTCAATGAATACGAGTTTAAAGCTTGAATACTCAGAAACGATAGACAAAAATGAGTGATAAAAATGCCCCCACCGTAGTCGAAGACTTTCTTGATGAAGACGCTGAAATCCCTGGCCAGCGTTACGTGCTATTGAGCTTCCTCAGCCCGGAGAAAGTTCTCGATAAGAAAGAACTCTATTTCTTTCAAAAATTCCTTCAAGCCTACGAAGTCGACTGGAAAGTCAAGAATCTTGAAAAATTTATGGTCGATGTTGTAAAAAGTGTTAATGACCAACTTGATGACCGTATTAAAGAACTTGAGAAGAATGACCAATTTGATCAGGCCACTATCTGCCGTAAAAATCGTCTTCGCGTCGATGATATTATGACCGATTATGGCAGCTTCGTACAAAAGAATCGTGCAGATCTTAATAAGACTAAGATTGCGGAAGCATATGATGATTTTATGTATGCGAACAAGACTAAACTCGAGGATGAATTCTATGCACTAAATGACTTCCGTACCTCTATGCGTGGTGTCAAGGTTCGCGGTGTATATGGTAATCCCAAAGAGGCTGAACTAAAGGCCAAAAAGCTCCAAAATAAGGATAAATACCATAATATCTTCTTGGCCGATGTTGGTAAATGGACTCCTTGGGATCCTCAACCACACGAAGTTACTGACCAGGAATACAATAATGATCAACTCAATAACCTAATGCGCAAGTATAAGGAAAATGAGGATAATCGTGAGAAGTTTTTCGATGAGCGTACTAAGGTTGGAGCGGCAGGAGCAGGAGCATCAACTAAACAGGTATTCGGTGGTGCTGGCGCTAATCCATCTGAAGCACTAAGTGGTATGTTCAGCAGTAATGGTGACCTTGCTGTTCAACGAAAGATGGAAAAGGCATCTCTAACTGTTGAAAAAGTTGATGAGAATGCTGTTGTAGAACCGAAGCAATAATTAACAAAAGTACATTATTTCAAATAATTAGTTTTTGTTAGGCAGCACTTTTTTATAAAAAAGTAAAGTTTTTTACAGACTTTTTCCTATGAATAGTATTTTTGCGCACTTTTTTCTAAAAAGTGCTAAGTGCTTTAGGAGTAGTATCCAGTATTAGGAACCGGGCCGCCAACAAAAGTTGGGATACAGGCTTGAGTGGTTCCATCACAGAAGTACCCTTCAGGGCAAGGATTACCATCCTCATTTGGTGAGCGGCAGAGGTAATCTGTATTAGGATCTGGGCGCCAAGATGGGAGCTTTGAAGCTGACCCAATTGCTGGAATGCCTGCGACACCCCCATCAGCCGAAGATGGTCCTGATGGACCCCCTGCCACCATCATATCCTGGAATCCAGAAATAGCATAATGTACCTCCATTTTTCCAATATAACGCACAACCATTGGCAGTAAAACTACAGCGACTACAAGTAAAACGAACATTGCCCCAATTCCCATTGATTTAGTACGAGCCATTTCTGACAGAAGCAAAGGTTTTATTATTCAATAACCATTTTAAGCGTATGGATACTTTGTCGGTGGCGTCATTGGTAAATCTGAAATTCGTGGCCAGCTAGTAGGAATATCTGATTTACAATACCCATTCATACACCGTATGCGTTCTCCTGAACATGGGGGTAAATCCACTCCACAGCGAACTACGTCCACAAAACCCTCGGAAGGATTCGGTGTTATCACTAAATATATCATCATTCCTATAACCGACACTATAAATAGCGTACCCGCTAATTGTCTTAGTTTCATATCCATTCTACTATTTATTTACTATTTATTATATTAGTATTTCTTTTGAACATTGATGGCAGGACCTCTTAACCTAGCACTTGATCTTGGATCAAAGTTATTAACATCTTCTTCTTCCTTAATACGCGCTAACATCTCAGATTGACGCCACAATTCAGGAGCTCCCATCTTAAATTCACCGTGAATATCAGCCTTATACCAGAAAATCGTATCCTCTAACTTGTTACTTTGTGTATTATTGTTAATCACTAAACATTCGTAATTCTGTGTACACTGGTCCATCATTTGACAGAAAAATTCTAATGATGGGAAAGCTGAGCCGTAATTTACATATAGACGCTGACGATTATTCATATATGGCTCTCTCAGAATAAATACATAATCCACATTGGTACGAAGAGCAGGCTGAATACCAAGCGGGAACTGCATAGTGATAATAAAGAATACTTTCAACCAACGACCATTCATAAACAAATAACGAATATTCTTGTCGTGTGTCCAAGAATCATCGTACATACAATCATCAAGAATCAAAAAAGCACGGGGGTCAATATTTGTTTTAACACCACGGCCTTCATCTTGCTGAATACGTTGCATAACCAGTTTTTGTCTCTTGACGAAATTAGCCAAAATTACTGGATTATACTCGCCATGAATAAACATCGGCGGTACAATTTTTTTAAAGAAGCCGTTTGATTCTTCAGTACCTGAAATTACACAACCCATAGGTAAATCTTGATGATGGAATAATAAATCGCGAACAAGAGTTGATTTACCAGTGCGCCGCCGCCCAATAAATACTACAACCGCATCCTGTGGAATTGATTTCATTACAAACTTCCGGAGATTAACATTTATTCCACCTTGAGCCATTTTTATTCTAGTACAGACAAAAATAACTAGTGCGCTACACAAACGCACCGTTACTCTTTGAAGAAAGAAGATGATGAAGTCAGTACTCCAGACGCTTCAAAACCAACCTTGTAGGGAACGAGAAATTGGAGAAAATGAAAAAGATAATTTTTCAAATTATCTACATTTACAACGTTATCATCCAGCTCTCGATATCTTTAAAATTCCTGAATCATCACTATCCCATAAAAATCTAGAACTCTCCTCAAAATATCATATTGCCTCTTGGAGTAACCAAGATGAAACAAATCAAAAAATCTGGAATACTACTCGAACAATATATGGTTCAACCACATCCGAACCCTGTAAAACTTTTGTCAAAACTGTACACCTCCTTAATCCTATTGACTTAATCAAAGAGAAATATACTATTCCTGAACATCCTTTACTACCACAAAGTGAAAACACTTGGAAGAAAACACTTCTTAAACTACATAGCCATAATAATCAAGCATACGTTGACACTGTTGCTAACTTTGTACTTAGCGCTTTTAGAGAAAATAACTTAACTCCACATTGTGTACTTTACTATGGAGCAGCAACTGGGATTAGTAAGAAATATCAATATAATATTTCGCTTGAATATGATACGTATAGACAATGTCGTTGGTTTTGGAAGGGAATGAAATCACATAGCGCCCGTCTAACAGTTATACGCGGTGATGCAGATGTTGAAGAAATTCCAAACTTTGAAGAAATCTATAAAGATATTACCTCGTGTCCATTCGAAGATACTGATTCTGAAGTATCTGAAATTGAACTTGAACCTGTTACAGATAAAGATGTTCCTGAAATTTCAGATGTTGAATCAATAAAATCATTTACATTTGATAATATTGAAGAAGATGCTCAAAATGTTAAAGATATTTTTGAAATTAATAAAAAAGTTACAAAACGCGTATCTTTAAAAAAGAATGAATCCAGTTCTGATGAAGAATCAAGTAGTGACTCAGATGGTTTGACTAGTTCAGAGGGTTCAGATGAATCCGTTGAACTTGATTTAGATATTTGTCTAGAAATTCCAAATATGCCCGTTGTCCTAATCTATCAAGAAGCACAGGAAGGAGTTATGGATAACCTTCTTGATAAAGATGAAATTGATGAACACAAGCGAGGATCTCAAGGATGGGAAGCTCGTTGGATTGCCTGGTTATTTCAAGTTATCTCTGTACTCTCATTTTTACAAAATGCCATCTGCTTCACACACAATGATCTTCATTCCAATAATATTCTTTGGAGAAAGACTGATAAGAAATTCTTGTTCTATAAAGCTAAAGATGGAACTATTTGGAGAGTGCCAACATTTGGAAAAATATTTACTGTTATTGATTTTGGTCGCTCCATTTTCCGCTTAGGAAAACACTTATGGGTTTCTGATGATCATTGGCCTGACCAAGAAGCAGGCGATCAATACAATTTCGGACCATTCTTTGATCACACTCTTCCAAAAAATCCTCCAAATCCTTCTTTCGATCTCTGTAGATTATCTGTTAGTTTACTCGATGGTCTCTTTGATGAAGCTCCTCCAAAAAAGAAAGGCAAAGGTGTATCAATTATGAGTCAAGAGGATAGCTGGAAAGTATATGAAACCAATTCACCATTATATAATCTCCTATGGAGTTGGACTATAAATAAAGATGGGCACACTATATATGAGGATAAGAATGGGGATGAGAAATATGAAGGATTTGATTTGTATGTTCGAATTGCACACGATATTCATAATGCCGTCCCAAAAGACCAAATTCATAAACCAGTCTTTTCTCAATTTAAATGGAAACAAAAAGTTCCACAAGATGAAACTATATATTCAATTGGTGCTTAAATAAATTAATTATAATACTTATAAAAGTACTTAGATTAATTTAAATTATTAATTAGTCCCACAGCATCCTTGTTCAGAAGCTGGAAGTGGTGAGCAGGGGCAACCATTATCAACTGTAGTACAGCCTCCAGTACCCTTTCTGTAAAATTTCATCTGGCCATTCTTTACAGTATTAATAATGGATTGATCCCAAATACCTAATGCTGGCGCATATCCCGTATTTGGTTGATTCGTTGATGTACCAGCGGGTGGTGTATTCCAAGGAGAAATACGATTGATAAACGAACCGGACTCGGTAGTAGCACGACGGCGTTGTGTAATTAATGAACTATCATATATAGTCGTAGGCATTTCTACATCACTGTGAGAAATAAACAGGATTTATTTTATAAACTATTAATTTTAAATAATATTTTTTATCTACCTGCTAAGCGAGGTGGGCCAACTTGTAAATCTAAATCATCATTACTAAATCCTCCACTAAATGATGTCGGTAGTGAGGCAAGTTCCATTTTAGGAAACATATCAGGTACTAAAACACCCGTAAATGCTATTAAGATAGATCCACTAATGAAATCTTGTAGTAGATTCATTTTTTTATAATCCTTGTCCTTGTACTTGGCAGCAGTAAAACTTAAAGCGATGAAGACTAAGCCTCCAACAAAAATCCAGGGGAACCACGTTGGTGTCATTATTCCATTGGTTCGAGAAAAACACACTCGAGATGACCGCGCCAAAATTAATTTAATTCCTCATAATCTCCAACCCCCATTTCTTCATTTCCATCTTTCTTTTCGTCCAAACTATCAAAATCTATGCCTTCAGATAATGGCGCTCCAACATCATCCAATATTTCAAGAGCCGGAACATCATCATTCTCATCACCATCTTTTGGATCATATATCATATCAGAATCCATTGGGTGGTCTGAATCAAATACAGCATCGAACTCTCCAAATCTTACAGTAGGTTTATCTTCAATTATAATTGTTTGTGGAGGTAACTGAACAACTTCTGATAGCTGAACAATCTCATTTTTAGGTATAGATTCAACTGGCGCTGGAGGAGGTTCAACAGTATTCACAGCGGCAGTCGTTGTTTCGGGAACTGTCTCAGGAACACTTACAGGTTCTGGAATAGTAATTTCTTGTGGAATTTCCTTTGTAGCCTCTTTAGTATCATCTTCTTTTTCATTGTCGCTATCTTCATCATCTGCAGCTTCATTGCCTTCATTGCCTTCATTATTAACAAAATCTTTCAGAATAGACTTAACAGGCACTAAACTTCGTACAGCTTGGAGAATTCCTTCATTTAAAATTCCCTCAATATTTCTATAATTCTGTTGTTTCTCAATTCCAGAAATATCCTCTCTAAACAAGTATGTAGAACTCCACAATAACTTTGAAGTTTCGCACAATACTTTAAATAGGAAGTGTTCTACTTTCGGTACATTGATTTCAATCTTCTTCTTATTTGAAGAGAGACGGATGGCAGTTAAAACTTTGGTATAAGCAATAAAAACTGCGGTAAGAAGGTCATCGAGATAGTCACAGCCACAATTTGTGTAAATGGTATGTATCTCATTATTGACTTTCTCCATATTCCAGTCGTGAATCTCATTTAAATAAGTTTGGAATTGCCATAAAGAACGTTTTGGTGTTGTAATCATAGCCTGTTTAGATTTTTCAAGTAGGTTGATAAAAAACTGGAAGTAGGCCGGTACTAAAAAAACACAAAGCTGCTTTGTATATTCCGCTCTGGCATCCGAATACACGGAAAGAATTGAATCTGAACTTCTATTCATTCTTCTTCATTCTGTGTTGTTGTTGATGCCTTGTATAACGCACTTCCTAAAAATGCCCATAATGATCCTGAAACCTCAACACATTTACCGTAGTCTTTTAATAGTGTTTCATTTTTGAGAAGTGGATTAATAAGTGTATCTGGATTATAACCCTCTTTAATATATGAAATTAGGTTATCTGCTGATTGGGTTTGTGTAACTAAACACTCTTTGTGGCGATGTTCAATTATATTTTTCCAAGTCTCATTATACTGAAGTTGTAAAAATGCACACTGCTTCGCACGTCGATAGGAATATTCATTCTTCTTTAAGTACTCCTTGATTTCGCTTGTGTTAAGACTATTAAAAGTTTTATTTAAATACTCTTCCAGATCATTCCAAATGGGTTGATACATTTTTTTAATTACACACCGAGAACGAATTGGCTCTTGAAGACGACCCGCATCACGACACTCCAAAATAAATAATACATCGTGTGCGTGCGTTTCCAGAATACGACGCAAAAATGCTTGTGCCTCTGGCGTTAAATCATCCGCCCCCTCTAACCATAAAATAGCAGGCTCCGTTCGACGCGCCCAAATATGTAACTTCTGACGACCATCTCGAAGCGTTCTGTCTTTTCGACACGGACACACAAATAACTGCTTTCTAACTTGCTCCGAATACTTCTGAATCCAGTAACTCTTACCGCATCCAGGAGGACCTGTTAATATAATTGGAGTCTTATCCATTATTATTTATTTTTAGTGTTATTCTTTTATACTCTTAATTACGTCTTTTATTACGCTGAGTCTTACGTTTTACCATACGATGTTTACGCGTATGCTTCTTATGACTCTTTCTATGCTTTACACGATGCGTACGTCTCTTGTGTGTACGTCTCTTGCCACCGTGCGCGACATTTCTCATTTCAGGACCAGTTGGTGTTGGTACACCAGCTGTTGTTGCCCATTGCATTACTCTTTCTGAGGGTTGTTGCATACGAGGTCCATAACTAAAATTTACTGGAGCCATACCACCAGTGGTTTTAGGCACAAATGGGTTTGTTACAGGGGTAGCAGGAGCTGTCACCGTTACATTTGTAGCAGTGGCAAACGGATTTGGGGGCGGGGCTTTATTTTTACCACTATTATTTTTACCACTATTATTTTTACCACTATTATTTTTACCACTATTATTTTTACCACTATTATTTTTACCACTATTATTTTTACCACTATTATTTTTACCACTATTATTCTTTACAGTACCAAAGGGCACTGGCGTTTTATTTGAAGAAGTTGATCCAAAGGGCGACGGTGGCAGCTCCGTTTTATTTTTGGAGTTTTTATTACCAGGTAGTACACTCGTTACAGCATTAGCTAATGAAGCAAAAAACCCTGTAGCTGGAGCAGCTGGAGCAGCTGTTGAATTCTTAGACATTCTATAATTCAAACACATTTTTTATGGGCATTATAAAAAATTGATATCATTCGGAATGATATCAGAGGTTATCGCATCCAAAATGGAATGTATTATTTGCCAAGATTCAGGTGCCGAACTCCTCCAAGATAATACAGCGTGTAGCTGTAAATATAAACGACACACTACTTGCTGGATTGATTATGTTCATTCGGCTACAAATCTAAAATGTCTAATGTGTCGTAAAGATTTATCAGTAAAGGCAGCTCCTAAAAGTAAATCGCCTCCTATCGCTCCAGTTAGACCGCTACCATCTATACCGTACACTCCCCAACACGCACCAGTCGAAGAAATTGGCCAACAAATTACCTATCAGGAATTTCTTGATACTGTGGCCTGTCCACCACAACAACAACCACAACAACAACGACAACCAGTAATTCGAAAGCCTATTTCAACTAGTCAAAAACTTCTTAAAATAGCCTTATGTTTAGGAATTCTAGCCGTAATCGTAGTTGTATTCATTATATTTATTTAGAACTAAACTATTATTTTTTATCGTTGAGACAAGTATGAACTGTATTCTCTGATAGCAGCATCATCGATTTCAGCATTCTTTCTTAGACTCTGCATCAATGGGTTATTATCAACAGCTTCAACTGTACTATATTGATTGCGCTCACGACTGATATCAAGTTTAAGTGGAACTCTGTACTCGACACGACCAAGATCACCAACGCCTGGTGTGATATCTAATGAACGATTGATTGCCAATGCACGATCATTGATAAAATCAGTATCGAGTTTGTGAGTTGTTTGACGACCAGGATCGCCCTTGAATACTGCCACACCGCCAGAACCTGCGATTGGTTTACGACCACGGGCAATTTGTTCCTTATTGGGGTTAGTACGCATATTGTACGCAAATGTAGGATCAATAACATCATTCCAAGCACCATTACCACCTGGACCAGTCCACCCAAGATTGTTAGAGAGTTGTGACTTCTGAGTTGGCCGAGCGATATCATCAGGATCATACACCTTCAGACGATTTGGAGCAGATGCCGCCGCCATAATACCAGGGCGATCCAAGTAGATTGTTGTTTCTCTTACAGTTGTACGAGCAATATCCTTGGGATCCCAAACAGTGATAGCTGGGGCGCGCGCGGCAAATGAAATAGGTGTTCCTGTCATACGAATATTTCCAGTTGTTTCAGCACGACGAGTTGGACGAGCATCGTCCGTGTAATGTGATGTAACTAGACCATTATCCGCTGGCACAGGGTTAAGAGCCATTACACGTTCACTCGTTTCGTTACGTTCATTTGGACGAATCTCAATAGAATTTTTACCATAATCAGCTTCAACCGCACCAACATCTTTTGTGTAATAACTGGTCATATCTGCGTTACGATAGCCTGCACCGCCATATTGCTGCGACATTGGCATACGATACGAACCAGTTACATACGATTCACCGAAATCCTGTGAAGAAGCGGCACCTTCATACTCTACAGATGTTTCAGGACGAGATGTGTGAGGTAGAACTTGTACTGAGCGAACTGTTTCCTTGATAAGGTCACCAGTTGTTACAAAGAAACGTTCGCCAGATTCGTCGATATAGAAAGTATCAGGTTTGTATTTTCTGACTTCACCGACATCACTGACATTTGCAGCAACACCGATAAAGTGTCCACCTGGTACCATAGGCTGGTCATAAGTCTCTTTGGGGTTGGAGAGTACACGAAGCTCATTAGTATCTTTGGGGCGCATAATTTCATTGATTTCGAGTTGTTGGAATCCACCTTTGCCAGCAAAACCAAACTTTTCACCAATGCCTGAGCCGACATGAGTTGGTTCAAATGGGCGTTCACCATCACGAGAAATTGGGGCTTGAGATGTGATGCGTGATTGGAAGAATTCAGTGTTATCTTCCATACCAAATGGATTACCATAAGGTGCACGAGAGGTTTCAAACATATTTTCAACTTCGCGTTTCTTGATTTGCGTGGAGCCATTGCCATTGTAGGCATCAAGAATACCAACGTTTGCCTGAGGGGCGACACTTTGTTTAATGCGACCACCAAAGAATGGCTGCATATTGTTATGTTTAAACTCATTTGAAGGGATTCGTTGACCCGAAAGTGGACTGATAATGTAATCCTTATCAATATAGTTTGGACTGGCTTCCGTATTATCAGAGCGAAATTCCATCATAGGAACATTTGAATCAATGGGAGAAGGGGCTGGATTTGTGCCCGGGGTATGTCCAGGAGCATAAGGTGGTTTGTTGGATGCGTAACCAAGTGCTGTACCGTAAGGGCCTGGACTTGGTTCGGAGGGATATGTTTGACCATTATGGGTTTGATACATCATATCGAGTTCGGGTCCAAAACCTGTAGCGGAAGCACCCTTAGGAGCTACAGTTAATGGATCACTGTTGGGACCTCTAGCTGCGGGCATAAAACCTTCTCTGACTCTGCCTGGCTGTGGTTGCGGAGTTGTAAGAAGAGGATATTCTCTGTCGGCTGGAGGAATCATACCAGCAGCTTTTGTATTTTTTGCTAAACCACCATTAAATCCTTCTTTTTTGCCACTTACTTTTGAGATTAGGTAACCTAATCCAAGGAGACCAGATAGAGCTGCGATTTCCATACTACCTGGCTTCAACCTTTATTTTTTCCGCTAAACAACAACTTAAATTAATCAAATCTATCGAAATATTAATTTAAGTGTTAATATATTTAGATACATATATATTTCATATAGTGTTCGTATTAACGACCCTTTCGTGTATGTCTGACCGTATTCCGTTTTCTAGTGCTTTGCTTTCTAGCGTGTCGCTTTCTAGTGCTTTGCTTTCTAGCGTGTCGCTTTCCAGCGTGTTGATTTATAGCGCGTTGATACCGATTTATAGGAGGATTATATACAGCTGAAAGAATATCCATTGCTTCATTTACTTTTTTGCCATTGTGCGAATAGATTCTATCTACTTCTTTTTCTTGTCCAGCCTTCCCATCTTTCAAACATTTGATTATATCAAAATTAGCACTAAGCCGTCTGCCTGCCTCACACATTCGGACAATTGTTGCAGCTTGAGCGCGAAGGGATGCTGCTTGTACAGGATCTAATGCCGCCATTTATATTAGTATATGATATTTTATGTATATGATTAGTCATAATAACAGAATATAAACAATTATTAACTTTGTAGGATAAATGTTAATAACTTTAGAGGATTTGGCAGCTTGCTTACTTGAAGATACAAAAACTGTAATTACAACCCTTACAAATTATGGTTACTTACTTTATACATTAAATATGCTAAAAAGCTTGAAACCATTTGGTCTTGATAAAAAAGTATTTATTGTATGTATTGACAAAAAGGGAGCTGATATCTTGAAAAGAATGGGCTATAATGTTTTTTGTGTAGATGACAATGAGTTAAGTAAATTCTCTCCTTGGAATACCAAAGGATATGATAAAATCTGCTACCTAAAGCTCGAACTGATTTATAGAATTCTTTCTTTAAATAAGAATGTTTTATTAATTGATGGTGATATTGTGTTTAGAAAAAATCCACTTGAAGATATGGGTGTATGGTGGAAGGATACAATTTATGATGTATGGGTTCAAAATGACGCACAGGAAAATTATAATACTAAGAATATGTGTACTGGATATATGTTTATTAAAACAAGTGATAGATTAATAGAATTATATGACTGTGTTTCTGAGTTAGGTCAAAAGAAATATCTCAAATGTGCATTTGATAATAATGATCAGACATATTTTAATAATTTTGTAAAGCCTGGATGTATGTTTAACGCTCTTTCTTTAGAGAAATATCCTAATGGAAAAATGTATTATGATAATACTGATATGCTAAATGAATCTGCCATTATAGTTCATTTTAATTGGGTTCAGGGGCATCTTAAAATGGCTAAAATGAAAGAGCATAAAATGTGGCTTTTAACACCAGAAGAAGAGGAGCAGATTTAGAAAACTCTAAAAATTGATAGGAAATATTTGTATCATATTACGAAATGGATTTACTACATATATATTCAGATGGTTCCAAGTTATTTAAGATGTCAGCCTCGGCATTAATGCGTATTCCTATATGGAAAGGAAATCGAATTATTGATTTAGAGCATGTAAAGAATATTAAAGAATCTATTGACTATAAAGCATATTTTCTAGATTCTGGGTATAAAACTGTACAATATGACGAAATGGATGAGAATAATAAACCAGTTAAAAAGACATATTTAATTGATGGACAGCATCGTATTTCAGTTGTAATTGACTACTTTGAAAATATACAAGACGCAAAAGACTTTTCAGTAACAGTAACTGAGATTCGTGTAGACTCTGAAGCAGATGCGATTGAATACTTTAATAAAATTAATAATGTAAAACCTATTCAATTTAAAGAAGACCCTAATTTAATTATTAATAAATATCTACAACGATTAATTGGGAGCTATCCAGTAAAATCAAAATTATTTAGAACTGGTGCAACAAAGAGGCCATATTTATCGGTTGATAAGTTTCGCGAGGCACTTTTAAAAAGAGTTGATAATCTCAAAAAAATCTCCATTGAAAAGTTTATTAAAGAATGTAAAACTACAAATACAAAAATAATTCAAGAATTAGAAATAAGGTCTCTAAATGATAAAGAAAAAGAACTAAAAATAATTACAAAAATTCTCGAATTAGACTTTGGATTAGCGTGGGATGATAAATTTAAATGGCTTGATAATATTTTACCTTAATTTAATAATAATTATTTATATATTTTTACTTATAATAAGTATATGTATATAAATATATTTAGGTACGAACAAATGGATAACGAGGATACATATCTTTTTCGTGACCAAGCTCGGCAATAGCTGGTTGCTGGTATGGAGTAAAACAAGACTTCTCTCTGTGCGTATTATACTTCTCCTTATCAACATCACGCGATGGAATGAAGAAATCAAACGGAGTTTCAAATGTCTCTTGAGGATTGTGGAAAAGTGGTTGCCATCTGTTCCATCCAGTAGTACGTAAAGTACAGGGTGGGTCAACTAGGCGAGCGAATGTTTGTGGTACATTTTCGTCTTTTGCGTTTCTAAGAGGAATATTATTCATCATATTTGTTTGGGGGTTGTACTGAACCGCGTCACAACGAATCTTTGTTCCCAGGCGATCAATACCTTTTAGATCGGATTCAACATCTGTGCGCCATTGGCCTTCAACCCAAGAGTCACCGCTCTTCTGAATGCGTGTCGTAGCATTCACTGGAAATGTTGTCGGACAGTTTGCAGCAGGTGGACTTAAGTAATATCTCGCCGCATATGATGTGATGCGCATATCATCGACTTGGTGAAACGGATCATTTCTAGGTCTAGTTAGATTTTGCTGAGTAGTATAACAAGCATTAGCCATTCTTCTTATTCAGTCTTTTTAAAAAATTAGACTTTTAACCAAAATTAATATACTGATTCTATATTAATTTATATTTTTTATGATTGCCTATTATACCATTTAAAATATGGATTATTTAATCATTTCTTTAGTGTACGTGTTTTTCTAGACTTATGTTTGATATACCGTGTATGATGAGATTTATGTCTTCTGCGACCACCATCAATTACACCTAAGTATTCATCAAATAATTTACTTAAATCTTTAATATCATCAATAAATATTACCTGTTTTGTATACGCATCCCACCTAAAAGTGTCTGCCATAATACGTAGTTGCTCTCTAACTGGATTAAAAAATCCTTCAGTATTAATAACTACAATATTTTTTGAACTTCCATCTCCTAGTCCTTCTGTCTTTTCAGCAATAACTTCCCATAATTCATCAAATGTTCCAGGTCCACCAGGTAGAATTATATATCCAAATGTAGATAGATTCTTCATAATATTTTTTCGTTCTGATAGAATTGGACTGTTAGATATAATTGCGTTGTCTTGAAGTGCTGGTAATAACTCATCAGCAAATTTTGGAACTGTTACAGCAATAACTTTTCCCCCATGGTCTAATGCTTCAGTTATAAGATTCTTTTGACATCCAATACTAGCTCCTGCACAAACCATATCAAATCCTTTTTCAGCTACTATTTTACCAACTTCACTACATTCACTAAATCCTGTTTCTGTATTATCACTAGATAACCCTGAAAATACAGTAACAACATTTCGTCTCTCATTTTTAATATTATCTTTTCTCTTAACTAATATAGAAAGATTTAACGCACTCATTATATACTATATTACAATGATAATTTAATTAAGAAGAGGCTTCTTTTTTAGTACTTTTCAGGCTTGACACATACTTCATTTTTAATTGGTTCAGGTGCTACAACTGCTGGATATGCCCACATTTGATAAACTGGTAAATGTGCTTTTTGTACATCAATCTTGATATCGATTTTTCTATTATCTCGGACAATCTCTTTCTGTCCCTTAGGTGGAGGTTGATATTGCTTCCAAGGGCAAAATGTATTTGGAATATTTATACCACGTAAATCTGATTCCAAATCAACCATATTTCCTTTGATTAAACTGACATCATTGCCACCAACAATACCTAAAATATGTCTTTGTGGTGTGGGGTTTACAAATTGAGATGTTAGGTAATCATAATGCTGGGGATCATCTTTTTTTTCCCAATGCGCGGTTAATAAAGGCCCGTAGGCGTCATTCACATTGCTCAAGTAGATTGCCATTTCCTGATAAGCAGCAATATACAAATTTGATATCATTAAATCCTGAAAAATAAAATCAACAAACCTTGTATATACAGAATGTCTCATATTATCATTTCTCTTGACGGAAATATCGGCGCTGGCAAATCAACTTTGCTTACCGAGATTCGTAATAAACTCCATGACATACATATTGTAGATGAACCAGTCGGTCAATGGACAGCTCTCAAAAATGCCGAAGGCAAAAATCTCCTAGAACTCTTCTACGAAGATAAAAAACGCTGGGCCTATACATTTCAAAACTGCGCAATACTTACTCGTCTTAAGAACATTCAAGACGCAGTTGAAAATCTTGATTCTACTATGAAAGCACCTCAAGTAATTATTACGGAGCGGTCTGTTTTGACTGATAAGCATGTTTTCGCAGAAATGCTTCGTGATGGAGGTGATATTGACCCTCTTGAATGGGAACTCTATGAAAGTTGGTTTAATATCTTTGGTAAAAAATATCCAGTGCGTGGAATTATATATATTTCGACAAGTTCTAATACTTCAAATGAACGCATCAAGATCCGCAATCGTCACGGTGAAGGGAATATAGGAATTGATTATCTTGATGCGCTTGATAATCAGCATAAGAAGTGGGTTGAAAGTACTAATATTCCAGTTTTAACTCTTTCAACTGAAGTTGGTATTTCAGTTGAAAAGAATATTGAAGAAATTAAATTATTTATTGAACGACTTAAAGGAATGTATGCTTAAAAATATCTAAAGTTTGAGCTATTGTTATTGTTATTATTGTGTCTATTGCGATTATTTTTTTTTCTGGACATATTTTTCTTAACTGATGTCTTAGCGGCCTTAGCAGCATTTCTAGTAGCTTTGGCTGTATTTCTAGCAGCCTTCTTGGCAGCATTATTAACAGCCTTTGCTGCTTTTTTTGCCGCCTTCTCAGCATTATTCGCAGCCTTCTTTTCAACCTTGCGTTGTAGGTTAGCTAATATTTCATTTGGAGTTCTGCGCTTTCTCTTGGTAGCATTATTAGCCCTGACTGAAGCAGCAGGTGCCTTAACTGCATTTTCAAATCCTGCCGCGGCTTTAGCAGCTTCTTTTACAGCTTTTAGAGCCTCCTTTTCAGCCTCCTTAGCGGCATCTTTCGCGGCCTTGGCAGCAGCCTTTTCAGCCTCTTTCGCAGCCCTTTCATAATCACGATTACGTTCAGCATTTAAGCGACCAAATAATTTTCCAGCCATACCTAATGCGGCATCTTGATTCCTCTCATATTGCTTAGCAGCCTTTTCAGCCTCTTTTACGGCAGCGGCCGCAGCCTTTTCAGCCTCTTTCGCAGCTTTCTCAGCCGCTTTAGCGGCCTCTTTTTCAGCTTTAGATGCTTCCTTAGAGAGAGTCTTTTCTGATTTCTCAGCTGCCTTAGAAGCGGCAGCCGCAGCCTTTTCAGCATCTTTCGCAGCCTTTAATTCGGCCTTCATAGCTTCTTTCAAAGCCTTTTCTTCGAATTTACGCTGAGCATTAGCAAGAATCTCTGCTGGCGTCCTACGCTTTTTCTTCGTGGTATTGTTACGACCGGAACTGTTGCGACTGGAATTGTTATTCATTTCTAATTAATTTCAACAAAATATTTATAGCCTAACTGATATTATTATATATTCATAATTATATCAGTTTAATAAAATGAAATAGTTTATTTAGCAATTTACGTCACGGAGGTAAGAGCGAGTTGGGATTCCGCCGTGTACCCATCCAGCCGCAGCAACTTCAGGTACCAAGTTCTTAGGATTCTGGACATTTTGCTTCAGAATCGGAATCATTGGCGTATATTGTTGAGAGAAGAACTGTTCAGTTACAGTGCCACATTCCTTACCCATACGCACTTGTTCGGAGTGTAGGAGTAAGCTTTCAACATCACGGGATGGAGAGCCACCAGCCATATAGGGAACGGTTAAGAAGGGACGGGATTGTGGGCGGATTTGGCAGCGATTATTCTTAAAAGCGATTTGATTACGAAGAATTGAATCAGCGTCGATGGCAGCATTATTTAGACCGTAACCTTCACGGGGATAGATAAGTAGCTGATTTACGGCCAACGGGTTGACGCCGGTAGCTTTAGGGACTAAGTTTGTTGTCATATAACGTCCTGGACCGACGGATTGTGAGTAAAAGGACTGAATACCGCAGAGGTCATCGCGGGAATGAGTTAATCTATTGATCTCCATTATCTCTGAACTAATGAGGCATAAAAAATATTATTATAAAAAAGAAATGCCAAACCCAAAACCGCTTGGTAAAGAATTATGCCGTTGTATCAAAAAAGTTAGAAAAACTGTAAAGGTTAGACCAGGGCAAAACAGGTCATTAAAAGGTAAAGAAAAGGCAGCAATTGGAATCTGTGTAAAATCAGTTCTTCAATCCCGAGGCAAAACTCTTAAGCGATTTAAATGTACCCCAAAACCATACATTCGCACCCAACCATTAAAATCTAAGTAATGAATATAATGAGTGACAACAATAATAGCAATGGTAGAGATATTATTGTTATTACACCAAATAAGAGTAAAAAAATTCCATATTTTAATGCTATGAGACGTTTTTATGGCATATCTGCGAATAACAATATAGAGATTGTAAGAAATAATGGTGATTTTAGTAATGATGAATTTGATACCCTAAAGAATATTATAGAAAACGGCACTACATCAAAGTATGAATTAGCAACATTTTTCGCAAATTATTTAGGTGTCAATAAAAATTTCTATAATCCAACACTTCCTAGTTCAGAAGTAGCTCAAAGAAAACGCCCTGTAGCATCTGTATCTCATGTCACCGTGCGAAAACCCGCATATATAAGTAGAAACCATTTTTACAATTATCCAAATTATCCAAATTATAATTCTATTATGAATGAAGAACCAACTAGAAAGGAATTATTAAAGAAAGCATTAATGAAGGTACTAGCAGAGGAGCGTAATAATGAAGCGGTTGTTGTTGAAAGTATTCTTGGAAATAGGCCTAATGTAGTTAGTTTAGCCTTAAAGGCTAAGAAAAATTATAGCAAAGCTTCAAAATCGAAACGTCCATCTAGAACATCTAGAGTAACACGAAAGCACGCGGCTGAAAAAGGAAATAGAGAGAGAGCACGTAAATTTGCTCGAACCTATAAAAAGTTAATAGGAAATAGAAACTAAAGTTGATTTAGCTTAAAAAATTTTATAACTAGTAGTTAGAAATGCCAAGTCGTTCCTCAGGTTCCCGTCGCACCCTATCATCCCCCCCTTCAAAGTCACTGAATCCTATTTCAAAATCAGCTATAATACCAACTCCAGTACAAACTAGCGTACAAGTACAACAACCAGGATTCTTCTCGAATATGTGGCAAGGATTCGGTCTAGGTGCTGGACAAAGTATCGCGCATAATATATTTCGGTCAGATCCTAAAGTAACTCACGTTCATGAAAACGTACCAGCCACATCCAGTATATCTACTTCAGAATTACTATATTCAAAAGAGTATACTCAGTGCTTGAAAGATAATAGTAATGATAAGGATTTATGTAAACAATTTATGTAATTAAAAGAATAGAAGTCAAAAATATAAATAATAAATATTATTTTAGTTTTTAACTTTTTATAAATCAGTTGCCAGCTTATGAGTCCATATTCAACCAAGGAATAGGGCCACCATCCGTTCCTGCTAGGCAAGCTTCACGTCCACCTTCTTTACAGGTCTTACCAGGGATTTTGTAGAGCCAGTCTGCGAATGCACCTTGGTCATTTGGAACGGTTGTAGATGGTTGAGTTACAAATTGACGTTGGCTCTGGTTCTTTCCAAATACATCAGTTGGGTCAGAGAACCATTGTACGCGGAAATAGTCATCCATTGTTTGCTTTACAGTTGGGTTATCAACGGGCGCAGCTTCTGGGCGACCAGGATTATATTTGATTTCATCGAGTAAAACATTCATAAAAAGATTGCGAGCGGTTGGAGGAGTATAGTCAGGAAGCATTGGGCCAGAATATGGAAAGGCATCAACTTCTACAACACCAGATGGATTATGCGCGGTAAAAGGTTGAACACTGCCTGGCTTAGAACCACCGTTCACAAACCCTTCCATACCAGTAGTTGGTGCTAAATAGCCACTAGGGTCTACATTAGCAATGTAGGGTAACTTATGATATGTATCCCATTTCTTTACTACTTGTTCTCCTTGAGTTCCTTTATCACCAGAGTCGGAAGTTTCAATCTTAGTAGTAAAAATAATGGCCAATGCTGTAAAAGTGCCAAACATTAGCGTTACAGCAAGAGCTGGAAGGCCTCCTAATAGGCTTGCAATTAGGCCAATAAATACTGATATCAGGATTAACCGGGCGGCAAAATTCCAAGCTGAATGTGGACAATTTGGCTTAAATTCTAAGCTAAAATCGTTGAATAGGATTGAAAAGTCTTTCCAGAACGGAAGTTCACATCCCTTATCGTGGGTCATTATTCTAAACCTTAGAAACTTTATTTCTTACCACCTTTTCCAGGCATTTTCTTATTTCCACTTTTCTTAGTGGATGCTTCTTCATTAAGAAGTGCTGTCATTGCTGCATCGGCTTCCGCTATTGCTGCTGCGCTTGCGCTAATTGGTGCTACCACCCCTGCCATTGCTGCTGCCTTTTTAGCCTCTTTCTCAGAAGCTTTCTTCTTTAGACGTTCCTTTACCATTGAAAGGCGGGCACTTCCCTCACGGCCAGCCTGTCGTGCTAAGTCCATATCTTGAAATCCGAATGCACCCTTGATACCATCCATCATATCTACAAAGCTTGAATTGCCAGCAAACTCTTTCATTAATTCTTCGGCTTCACGTGCGATTTCCTGAGGACGAATGGCACCAGATGTAATCTTTTGTTGGAGACGCTTGCCGATTTTTTGAACGATCTTTTGAATATTACCAGGATTGCTACCGAAAACCTTGAATAGAACATCAAAGGCCCGGGACGGATCTTTTTCACATTCCTCAATCATTTCCTTACTAATTCCCAAATCCTCTGGAGTAATATCCTTCACAATCTCCTGAGCTAACTTGGCCATATGGCCTTTTAAGAACTTTTCAGGGATCTTTGGAAAACCATTTTCAAATAATCCCTCTAAGCCGGCTGGTAATCCAGATGTAGAACTTTCTCCTGCCCCTCCTGCTCCTGCTGCTCCTGCTCCTGACTCTGCATTTGTGCCAGACTTGAAAAATGTCGCAAATTTACCAATAATACTTTGGAAATCAAAGCCTTCGAGTTTCTTTTTCATATCATTCATTGCGTCATCCATCCAATCGGGTTTAGATGATTCGCTAAATCCAGCTTCCATAAAACAGCAAATCGATAGGATACGTACATATTCCCAAATAGCCTTGCGAGTTTGTTCAGATAATGATGCCCATACCGTATCAGAGATTTCTACACCAGGTAGTACCTTACCAGGATTCTTATTATGTTCATTGGTATCATCTGTGCCAAGTGTATTACCAACTTTGACTTCCTCTTGAAATCTATTTAATTTGGTTTTATCATCAAGTGATCGAGAGGCTTGAATTTGTAAAGCATATTCTGGAAGTGCTCCAAGCAAATCTTCAACAAATTCATTATATTTGGTCTGAAATACTGAAGTTTCTGTGGCAGTTGGTTCTTCCATTCTTCTTTAAGGTTACTAAAAACCCTTTAAATTAACATTTTGGTATTAAGTCGCGCGTGCTTTCTCGGACAGGATACATAGGACTTTAAGATATTGCCAAATAATTTCTTGATTTGCTGTTCCCATTGAATCCCAATGTTTATCAAAAATGGCAAGTGCTGAGATCATTTCATTAAACTGTGTCGAAAGCTTTTGTTGTGCAAACTGACGGATATGAAGTACATCACGCTTTAAAATCGCAGGTGCTAAGTCATTGTATACGTGATCTGTAAATAAATCTAGAATTAGTCTGGGATTGATCTTCTTTGCTCCCTTAATTGCCTCTATTGCCATTTTAATATCTCTCTCTTCCGGAAAGGTATTACAGAGTTCTTCAAAGAAATTTATAAGCTGCATACAAAAGGCAGACAGGGCCGACATATCTTTATTTATTATGTTAACATAGTTCTTTAAATTCTTTAAGAATATATACTTAAAGGCTAAATTACTATAATAAATATAATGGACAACTATAAGTATTCTCAGAAATGGTTCTTTGGCAGTGAAATAATACATAAATTATTAGATTTTGTAGATTCTAGTAAAATAAATAAAATCTTAGAAATCGGATGTTTTGAGGGAATATCAAGTGTTTTTTTTGCCGATAATTTACTTAACAATAATGAATCTAAATTAATTTGCGTAGACCCTTTTTTAACAATAAATAATAATGATCATCAGATATTTTTTAATAATCCAGTTGAACAAAATTTCGATTATAATATAGCACACTCTAAAAATTCATCTAAAATTACTGTTAATAAGATAATATCAGATAATTTTTTTGAAAAAAATATAGATATGTTTAATTTTATATATATTGATGGTTGTCATCAACTAGATTATATTGAACGGGATATGAGAAATTCATTCGCAGTGTTAGAAAATAATGGAATAATGTGGATGGATGATTATCGAGGTGGAAATGGAGATGGTAGCATTAAACAAACAATGGATAAGGTATTAGAATCCCTTTCAGGTAGATATGAAGTAATTCATATTGGTTACCAATTAGCTATTCGTAAATTACATTAATTATTTATTGACGTGCATACGCTGATTATTGACGGGCTACACGTTGAGGAATACCTACATCGCGCCCCTTCAAAAATTGCTCCATCTGCTTATCAAGTAATTCTTCTTTCTTACTGCGTTTCTCATTTGAACTTGTAGTTTGAAAACTAGAAGCCTCTCTTGTACTAACTGCATCTTGGCCATTTAGATACGTAAAATTATGTGCTACTCTTGTTCCACCGTTACCTTGTGCAGATGTATCATCGCCGATAAATGAATAACTATCACCAAAACTACCACCCATTTCAGAATCAAGATATGGTTCTGGTTCCACTGATCCACCTGCTGCTACACCCTGGCCTCCTGAGCTTTTACCACCGCCATCCTTCATTTTACGTTCATACAACCAATTCATTACTTCACTATTGATTCTTGGTTCAGGCTCCCCTGAAATTACAAGTGTCGGAACACTTTTTAGCCAAGAAGGTAACTGGGGACGGTTTGTTGATGGATCGACACATACAAATCGAAATTCACCCTTATAAGGTGTTTGAGATAGCTCAGTTATAAATGCCTTTGACCATTCACATCGATTTGAATAGAAACATATGTGAATTGGTGCGGCAGTGCCTTTGTTCATCCTTTTCTAATTGACGAACGAATCCTAATCAAGATGGACGCAATTTATAAAATTTGATTTAAATGTTCATTCGGAAGATATGTTAGGACGCCAAGATGAACTTCGACAATCTTAATAAACTCGACGATCGTACATATTCTTTCACTCTCTCTCCAATCCATGTTACATATGCTAATACCCTTCGCCGCCTAATCCTAACTGGTGTCGAAACTGTAGCATTTCGCTCAGATATGACATCTACGGGCTCGACAACTGATGTAGTTGTTAAACGGAATGATACTCCAATGACAAATGAAATGTTAGCTGACCGTATTGGTCTTATCCCAATTAATATCACCGAACCGCTGAGTTGGAAAGATGATAAATATATCTTTACTCTTAAAGTTGCAGGTAACAAAGATAATACAACCTTTGTTAAATCAGGTGATTTCAAAGTATATGAAGTAAATTCCCTTCTATCTGGTGGGGCAAATAGTAATAATGAAAATAATGAAAATAATACTGTAAAAGAACAAGTTGTCAGTGATGAACTTATTAATGTTCCGAGTGACAAATTCTTTCCTCTAAATCCTATTACTCGTGATACTTGTCTAATTGCGACATTACAACCAGGTTCTGGCCCAACTCAACAGTTTATCGAAATTAATGCAAAGGCTACTAAGGGTACAGGTCGTGAACACGCACGTTTTAGCCCAGTATCTCAATGCTCTTATGAATATACTCCTGACACGGATCCTCGACGTATTGAAGAAATGTTCCTATCTTGGCTTAATACTGCTAAAAAGGCAAGCGGTGTAGAAAAAGGCTCTGAACGTTATAATGAGCTTCGTCGTGAATTTAATACAATGCAAATCAAACGCTGCTATAAAATCAATGAAAAAGATGAACCAGATAGTTTTAACTTTACTGTTGAAACTGCTGGTGTTTTACCTGTTCCGTATATTGTAGAGCGTGCCTGTGAAGTTGGTGAGAATATGTGTAGTCGTTATGTGAATATTCATCGTGGGGAGTTGCCTGCTGAAATAACTATCTCTTCAGCTGATTCACGAATTATTGGGTATGATTTCCTTATCCGTGGCCACGACCATACTCTTGGTAATCTACTTCAAACTTGGTTAGTTGAAAACCATATTCAAGGTGACGCTACTCCAAAGGTTACGTATGCTGGTTATTCTGTGCCTCATCCTCTTCGAGATGAAATGGTTCTTCGAATTGGTGTAGAGGATGGTGAAGAAGCAACTGCTCGTCAGGCTCTAGCGGAGGCAGCGAAGGGGTGTGTGGATATGTTTCAGAAGCTTCGTGCTGCTTGGCGGGCATCAACTGGAGCACCTGCTCAAAAGACAATTGTTGCTGGACCAGGTTCAAAGACAGTTCGACGTAAGACTCCTAAGGTCGCATCTGCATAAACAACTTCAAATAATAAATAATTCTTTAGCATATGTCTTTGGCCTTGTTTCTTTATAAAGTTTTCTTAGCTCCATAAAATAACTTTCTCTTAATTTAACTATATCCATATCAGTTGGTTCATTTATTTTTTGTACTTGTATAGGAGAACCAATATATGTTTTCACGGGTATTTTAAGTGGTTCAAAAAACATTCGCAACCATTTATAACAGGAGTCAAATGTTGGTATTGGAAAAAATAAATTAAATTTAAGTGCATAATTATTAATTATTTTAAGTAACCAGTTTGGAGTAACTTTATATATTTCATTTTCACCATAAACAAGAATAGGTACAATTTGTGTTCCAGTTTCTAAAGCCATTTTAAAAATACCCATTTTTTTGGAAATATTTAAAATCATTTTATTATCTTGAGAAAGTGCCATTTCTTTTACACCACCTAGAGTAACACTTAATGATTTATTCTGTAGTAAAACATTTTTCATATCATCATAATTTGAAGGTACAAAATTAGTTGATTCTAATAATTCATTTCCAAATGGTATCCACCATAGTATACTTAAAGTAGTGCCATTAGTTTCTCTATCTTTCCAGTTAGTAAGATTTGTTCCAATATTTAAATAGTGAGAAAGAGATAATAAACCATGTGGATGAAACATATAAATATTTTTTTTGGAATGGTCAAAGCCTTTTGGATAAAAAACTGGAAAACTAGTTTTAATATTTTTGCTAAATAATTTAATTTGTTTTGGAAACATTTTGGTTAAAATAATATCCAAAAAATTTAACATTGGCATTATTCTTAAACATCCTATACACACAAGAAATAACACTAAAGTAAATGAAAATGAGAAAAAAAATACAATAGAAATACCAATTCCAATAATAAATCCGAATAATAAAATAAAAAAAGATAATGGATATGTTTGATAAAACAAATTCATTATTCTATCCCTAAATAGCTGCCTGAAATAGCAAAGGCTATTTCTGCGCATACCTCAGAATCCGGGAACAAATACTTCCATAATTCATAGAAGAGATGACCGAATCTCTTTTCCTCCAATAAAAAGATAGTTCCAGGAATATTCTGCCACATCTGAATATCCCAAGACATCTATTTTGTCTATAATTTCTAAAAAATATTATACAACTAATCTTCTTAAGTCCTCTGCAAATATACACTCTACATCTAAATTCTCTATCTCCTTAATATTAGCCCCACAAAACCTAACATATCTAGCAAATGCTATCTCTGCTGACTTATAATTATCAATCGAGAAATGATTAAATAATTTTATATATTTTGCCCTTAGAGCATAGCATCCTAAAATACAATCATATTGCTCAAACTTCAAAGAACAAGTTCCATAAAACTTTACAAAGGCATCATACTTATTTTCAATAACTTCTTTAAAGAATTTTGGGGATAATGCTCGATAGCGCCCCGTTAATTTGATAATAATATCATCATCTTTAATTCCATATCTGTCAATCACTTCTTTTATATCAAGTAGTTCATTGGCCCCTTTACTTTTAAATTGTTGTTTGTTATTTTCAGTATAGAATACATTTATGCGTTGGTTATGATGATAAAAGTTATCTAAATATGTTTCACGCTTTCCATTATTCTCAACAATAATTGGCTTAATTTCGTGAGGTAATATTTTTAAGGTTTCATTGATTGCATATAAATATCTTTCCTGGCGTTCAGTTTGATCTTTTGCCCCATAGCGATTATTAATTGATGTAGTTATAATCAAATAAATCATACTTGATTATATATACTTTATAGGTTTATATTGTGAATTTATAAGTTGCTAAAAAGTTTCTTGAACTCTTGAAATGCTAGTTGATTACATACAGTAGATGTATTGAAATGTTTATGATGATTTCCAGTATTAGTAAATTTAGTTTTACAAAACTTACATTGGAGTTCACTATTTACGCTAATAGCCTTTTCAAGTACATCATTAATAATTAAATGAATCCCCTTTGTAAGTTGAACAGATTCTGTTTTTTCAGGAAGAGAAATCCAGTTGACGCATACAGGATTTCGTACGTGATGACGCTTTAAAGACCCTTCTGTTGTAAATGTTTTTTTACACGCCGCACACTTAATTTCTTCAACCTTTTTCTCTATTGTAACTGGCTTGGTAATTATTTCAGATATTGCAGCTGGCTCAATAACATTATTTTTCTTACCATAAAGGTCTTCAATATTAATATCAGCTAAAAAGTCAAAGAATTTCTTTTTTGTTAGAGGTTTGCCCTGTAATCCTTTAAGTGCCTCTTCCATTGTAACCTATATTATATACGAATTAAAGTTTTAAACCGTGTCGGAATTTTAATTCGAGCCTTATAGGAGGCGTGTAAAGTTTACAATATAGGGCCTTCCTCCCACCTGATACAGCTTAGTAGTGCCTACTTTGCTGACAAAGCTTACCCCTTGCTCTAAATCATGTTTATCAGTATCCTTTTCAGCTTGATCTAGAAGGTTAATATAGGTCTTAGGATTGGGGCCATATCCAATGTTTAGAATCTTTCCATTCATATCTGTTAGGTCAAAATTACCTTGGTCGTTAACCGCAAACACCATTGGCGGAGGCTCAGCCGTTGCTAAAGACGTTTCAGGTGGAGGACCCGTTTCCTGCTCAGTAATTTGCGGTTTTACTGGAGCAATATCATTATTCTTTTTAGAATCATCTACAGGTTTCTTCCACCATTTCCAAATAACAACAACTGCTACCAAGGCAATAATACCAAATAAGACCCACGATGTGGTTGAGAGAGCTGGAAACATTTTATCTTAAAAACACTCTATATGTTTAAGCCTTGGTTTAATCGACTTCCTCAACTTTAGGAGCTGATTCAGTGCCACCCGTATCAGAAGCAGAACCAGGAGAACCAGACTTCTCATAAAGCTTCATCATCACTGGCTTAATCTTGTCTTCATAATATTTCTGCTTTTCATCATACACATCCTTTTCACCATCAGGGTTTGCTTCAAGCCACTCAATTCCTTCCTTAATCCAACTCTCCACTTCAGATATAGTGTTCTCACCAAGAGTTTCCTTCACCTTATCTTCACGGACTGCATTACGAGTATTATAGAGATAGGATTCAAGTTGATTTCTAGATTCTATACGCTCCATACGAAGTTTATCATCTGCTGCGTGCTTCTCTGCTTCTTGTACCATTCGCTCAATATCGTCTTTGGTTAGTCGACCCTTATCATTTGTAATCGTAATCTTATTAGACTTGCCAGTAGACTTTTCAGCTGCAGAAACATTGAGAATACCATTTGCATCAATATCGAAAGAGACCTCAATTTGAGGAACACCGCGAGGCATTGGAGGAATACCTTCGAGTTTGAATTCACCAAGACGATTACAATCGCGAGTAAATTGACGCTCACCTTCGTACACCTGAATTAGCACTCCAGGTTGATTATCCGCATATGTGGAGAATGTCTGAGACTTTTTACAGGGAATAGTAGTATTACGTTTAATAAGAGGAGTCATAATACCACCAGCTGTTTCAAGACCAAGTGAAAGAGGAGCTACATCAAGAAGAATGATGTCAGAAGTTCGGTCAGTTGAGTCCTTGCCAGCTGTAAGAATATGCGCTTGGATAGCTGCGCCATACGCAACAGCTTCATCAGGATGTACAGAGTCGTTTAGCTTCTTACCGTTGAAGAATGAACTAACAAGATCACGAATCTTAGGGATACGTGTAGAGCCACCAACCATTATGATTTCGTGAATTTGGTCTTTAGATATTTTCGCATCACGAAGTACTTGTTCAAGAGGCGCAATAGTGCGACGGAATGCTGCGTCACATAATGATTCAAACCTGGCACGAGTAATTACAATATTAAAATCGGCACCATCTGCAAGAGCATCAATCTCAATATTTGCCTGCGTGGAACTGCTGAGAGTACGTTTAGCACGTTCACAGGCAGTACGAAGACGCCGAAGAGCACGCGCATTTTCTTTTACATCTGTGTTTTTATTTTTCTTTTGAAATTCTTGTACACACCAATCAACAAGTGCGCTATCAAAATCTTCTCCCCCTAGATGTGTGTCACCAGCTGTTGCTTTTACTTCGAATACACCATCATCAATTGTAATTAGAGAAATATCGTGAGTTCCACCACCACAATCAAAGATAATAACATTTTGTTCACCTGCTTTCTTCCTATCAAGGCCATATGCAAGAGCAGCTGCTGTAGGTTCATTAATGATACGAAGTACATTAAGACCAGCAATAACACCCGCATCTTTAGTAGCTTGACGTTGAGAGTCATTGAAATAAGCAGGAACCGTGATGACCGCGTCCTTAACTTCACCACCAAGGTATGCTTCTGCAGTCTGTTTCATTTTGGTAAGGACCATTGCGGATATTTCTTCAGGCTGAAAAGTTACACGCTCACCCTTAAATTCAACTTCAATTTGAGGTTTGCCAGCTACACCAGACTTTACAGTAAAAGGCCAGTGTTCCATATCAGACTTTACAGTTGAGTCATCAAACTTACGACCAATTAGACGTTTAGCATCAAATACAGTATTCTTAGGATTGGTGGCAGCCATAGACTTAGCAGCATCGCCAATTAGACGCTCTGAATCTGCGAATGCCACGTAAGATGGAGTTGTACGATTTCCCTGATCATTCGCAATGATTTCTACACGATCATTTTGCCAAACACCAACACACGAATATGTCGTGCCAAGATCTATCCCAATAGCATACTTACTATTATCTTTAGACATCTTACTGATATATACCAGCAATAATCTTTTAAGTTATTTTATTCATTGTAAAAATTGAAAAAATACCCCTAGTAGAAATGAAATCAAATCTAAGTAATTATGCAGACCTTTTAGCCATACCTTTTTTTATTTTATTAGTTATATACTTTTATAAGAAAAAGAATAGAACAAATATTGAAAATATTTTATTTTTATTTGCAATTGCAGGCCTAATTCTTGATATATTCTTTAGTTATATATTTCTATACTGAGACTCCACTAACATCAGTTATACTAATATTATCAACAGTCTTCTTTATTAGAAATGATACACGCTGCCAAGGTTGTCTATGAAGATATAATGTAATTTCATTAATATTAACCTTTTTACCTTCAGGACGCAACTGATTTAAGTATATTCCGTGAATATTATAAAGATGAGGAAGATACATTTTATCAATATCTTCAGCCTTTTTCACCCTTGTAATATGGAGATCAACATAGAAATCGTATAACAATTTTATAATACTATTCATAAACATCAAATGTACGGTCATTGGAAGCATTTCATCTGAATAATATTCAAGGTATTTATTAATTAGATTTTGTGAATAAAGTTGTGCAAAACGTTCGCGAATTGTTGGGCTATTACCACGAAGAGCCTTTACAGCAGAATATTTTTCAGAACGGAACCGCCACCGATTTCCAGAAACATCCTTAAAAGCTAAACCTTGGAACTGCCAATACCTTTCTTGAAGAATATTCTTAATCCATTTCTGTACTTCAGCTTGCTCTTCAACCGATGGCGCAAGCGCTACAATCTGTGCATATGAACCTTTAAGAGGCTTTACACTAAGCTCAATATCTTCAATATTGACTTTACCCTTAAACGTGGCAGGACTATCTTCAAACTCTACATGACCATCCTCAAATACTGTGCCCTTATGAACTACAAATACGCGATTATTTTCAATATTCTTAACGATTCGATGTTCCTTATGCTGTACTAGAAAACTATAAAATACTGCTACTTCGCCTTTTGAACTATCTGGAGAGAGAATATCAGAAGAATTATCTTGAATAATTGTTTCACTGTAAAAGGATAATTCACTTGTGTTCATATAAGCTTCCATAAATAATTCTCTGAAAGACTTTTCTGAATAAAACTTTCCGGCTGCGTTAAGTTTTGAACGACTCGTGATATGTAGCGTCTTATCCCCTACAACTCTAAAACAATTAATCATAAATCCATCAAGAAGCTCTTGACACACTATACCAGCATCGGCCAGTTCTTTCAATGTCTTAAATGGAAACTCCTGTGTCGCCGCCTTTGGAGGAGCAACGCATACAGGACGATTTGTTTTAGTATTCCAAACTACCGAGCGAAACCATTTGCTATGAGGAAGATCCATTTTAGATACTCCCTTTTCATATCGAATCAAACTGTATCCAGCCTCTTCATTCTTATCAGCAATCCTGAAAAGACCACCCTCTTCTGATTCAAGATAATTGCGCATATCATCCCACGTCGAATACTTTTCAACTAGTTCCTTAAATACACTGTTATGATAATTAAGCGGCATTATTAACACTATGTATTATATATCTAAATTCTTTATATCACTAAATTAATATTTTGAGGTTTTGCTAGACTATAAGAATCTCAATAGGAAGATAGGGAACAATGGATAATTCCAACGAAAGATTGCCTATAGATGAATTGGAAGGAGTTGAGGAAAATGAGGAAAATGTAACACTCGGTACTGCTCCCGCTACTGCTGCTGAAGTTGGTGTAGTGCTTGAAGAGGGTACTGGTGTTAATGATGAGATAGATGATGAAGCTGACATTGAAGGCGCGGTTTTATCCTCTGTACAAGTTGCTCCGACAGGAAATACTAACCCAATATCCAATGAAGATGATCCCATGTTATTTATTCAGTTAGGCGATAGAGTAGTCATTGACTCTAAAAAATATGGCAGAACTATTGGTCAAGTATATTACAGAAGTTTAGAACGCATCAGTGTTAAACCAGATGGTGTTTCTAATATGTTACACGATTTCGAAGTTGAGCAAACTGATGATGAAGAATTATATAAAGAGGAAGATGGAGTTACTGCCGCATATGTAATTGAAAAGCGTAAGTTTGATAGTTTTGTAGAGCAGCAAGACTTTCGTATTAATCAAATTATCGATACGTTTAATTCATCTGGTGAACTCTACAAATCCTATAAGATTGTAAAGGTTGATAAAGAAAATGATTACATTCAAATTCAAGATGAAGATGATACAGAGAATGTATATGATTTAAATTTTGATTTTGTTGGCATAGAGTCCGATGAAGACTTCAAAGTTATTAGTATTCGGCAACTAGTCGGCCCATCTGAGGGCAATTCGAATGAAGCTCCGCCCGCAGGTGATATTGAGGAGGATGAGGAAGGAGATGAGGAAGAGGAAGAAGAAATTGAAATTGTAGGGTTTATTGAAGTCACTCGTGCAAAAGTTTTCAGAGAAGCGGCTGCTTATGAACAAAGAATTCCTGATAACTTACAGAAGGTAGATGCCCTCAATGATTTTATCAGTGGCCTTGATCCGATTCTTCAGAAAGATCCAAGATCAATACGAGCAGTACGTGTCCTTGTCGAGACTCTCTTCAACCTTAAACAGGCCACAGTTGCCTATAACGACGATGGCACCATACAAGGCTCCAAAGATGTATCCGCCTCCACCCTCGCTGAATTAATTAGAAAGGTACCTATTCCTCTTGGTCGACCTGTACTTAATATAACTAAAAAAGAATACAGTGTCGACGATGATGATGAATTAAGTGAGAGAAAGAGTGATGATGATGTATATTTTGAAAATTTTGCGAGAGAGCTTGACCAAATGGTGGAAAAGAAAAGCTCTTTAGTGTCTGCAGTAATGGCTGGTGCTCCAGGTGGACAAATTGTTAAAGAATGGAGTGATCAACAATCATTTTTAAAGAAATATCTATCACCCTGGTTATCTGAAAGCAAAGCCGAACCACTCTGGCAAGCAATGTCTGATTCTGAATTCTTTAGAACATCGCCTCCTGAATTTGCCGAAGTTCAAGGCGAAACTGTATTTTTAGAAACTATTCCAGGTTATATTGCCAGTCATACCGAAAAAGCTCCACCCATTTTTGATGAAGTACCATTTGGTATTGAGCGTGCGTTAAGTACTACATATCGTAAGGGCGTTGATAGAAAAAAGCAGGTCTTAATTCCAGAAGATGCTGCTACAATGAATTCTTATTTAATATTTCCATCTAAAGTTGCGAATAATATTGGTACAACACGTTCTACAAGTTTAGCTATTGATAGCGGCCGAAGCCAAATGCCAAAAGAAACTATGAGAGAAGTATTAGAAAGAACTGGTGCGCCTACCGAAGTAGGGAATTCACAGGATTTACTTTTACTGGATGTAGATGGCAGTACACTTGGTAATATTCCTCTTCCTGATTATATTGAAGGAATAACAGTTCCAGCGCTAGGGCTAGGGGATACGTTTTCAACGCTCCAACAATATGGTATGGATAATCTTGAATTATCACCTAAAATTGTAGAAGTTCTACTTAAAAAGATTGGGCTCTACCAAAATCAATTACTGTCAACAATTGCTAAGCTCAGGCAAATTATAGATACTGAGGAAGAGAAAAAACCTGAGGATAATCCATTTATTGAGCTTCCTAAAATTCTTGAGGAGATTCGTTCACAACCTACTCTTGTAGATGATCTTCTAGAATACGAACGTATCAATCCTATTCTTGCTCAATCTGATATTGGTAAAGTCGCATATTTAATGAATAAACATCCTGACTACTTCCAAGTTGCCGCTGGAAAAAACTCAGTACTTATCGCTAAAGCATTACTTGACTCAAATAATGCGGCATACTTACAAACTCTTAAAGTTGCTAATTTATTAAAGTATAATCTGTTAAACGCTGGTGAAAAGCCAAAGAAGAATACGTGTAAGCATGTAGCGGATTTAGTGGGTGTAAGAAAAATTTTTGATGATTCTGAACGTTTCCAGAAGTTAACTGAATTCTTTAAGAAATATCAAGGTGGGCGCAATGGAAACTGGATAGATTGTAATATTTGTAAGGAGCATTTACTCTGTTTACACGAACGTTTACAAATTCAAGCATATTTGAATCCAAAGGATAAGCAGGCAATCGAGAAAGAAATTATTCTTAAATTCTCAGGTGGCTCATTCCAAGGAAAATATATTTGTAGAAATTGTGGCCAAGCAATGCGTGATTTAGATTTTGATAATAATCTTGAGTTTGATGATAATGGTAATCCAAAATCTGGCCGCACCGTTTTGGTCGATGAAGATGCAATCTTTGAAGAACGTCTTGATATGCTTGTCAGTGTTCCAATTGAACAATCTCAAAAGAAGGAACTAAATCTAACAGATGATGAAGTTAAGATTTATAATATTATTCGTGAATTGGCTATGCGTATAGGTATTAATATGGATAATCGAGACTATCGAAATGTAATTGATAGAACTATTGGATATTTAAATCGTTTTCCAACACGTGATGTATATGCTGAACAGAAAAAAATGAACCCTAAAATGCCAGATTATGATATAGCCGTCGCAAGAGATAGTATTACAGCTGTTGCTATTTTCTTATTACTTGAAATTCAAGTAAAGATTCCGTCATATTCTGTAAGACACGCACTTACTGGATGTGATTCTCCAGGGTTTGGCGGATATCCATTAGAAGGAGATCAATCAAATAAGCAAGGTATAGAGTATTTAGCCTGTGCTGTGGCATCTGTGCGTAGAGAAGAATCACCGTGGAAAGATACTAGATTCCAAAAAGAACCAGATCTAATAAAACGTAGAAATGGTATTATGGTTTATATGAATAGTGTTCTTAAAAAAATTATTAGTGATGATATGATTCAGGCACAACTTGGAGAAAAGAGAAAATACTTAGAAAAGCTAAGAGAAAGGGGTACTGATCTTAGTCGGCCACAAGATGAAATTCCTGCTACATTTTTACCAGAACAAATTATCGTAACTCCAGAAATGGCCGCAAAAGATGTAATTACTCCAGAGGTTGCAGACTACCAAGGCAATCGTGGTAAATTAGCACTTGTTAAGTTATGGATTCGTCAAGCTCATATGCTAGCACTAAAGACTGCTTCCCTTGTACGTGGATCTCCGCTTACTGAAACTACTTGCTGTCTTGCTAACATTGGTACACCTGGTACATTTTGGAGAAGCGCTACTGATTTGCCTCAGATTGGTAGAAGATTATTAGTTCCAAATCAACAAGGTCAAATGATGATAACTGAATTTATTCCAAGAGAAGTTGGTGGTGATGTAGTTGAACCTGATAATGAATTATACTACAGACTTTTCTTGAAATGTTGTTTCCAGGGTCCAAGATTTGGTTATCTTCACGAGCCAGGTCTGACGAATATGTGTGCATGGTGCGGTTTCCAATTCCCAACAAATCCAGCAGTTATGGATACTGACACTGAAGGTAAATCGGCATTGGCCTCTCAAAAGGTAAATACTGATACTGAGGAATTTACAAGACTACTTGATACTATTCACAAAGTGAATAATGTTGAACCAGTTAAGATATTGGAGCAGTTATCGGTGAGAGATATTATGGGTGAGTTTGGAGAAATAAGCCCATCACCAATTCCAGGGTGGGATACTATAATTCAGGAAACCACAGAGGGCTTCCTAAAATTGCCACCAGATGCTGATAGAGGTGAAATTGCCATAGCTGCTGGCCCAATATCAGAGGCAACATTGGGCTCTGAAACAATTATTCAAGAACGCCTAACAGATTCTAATTATCAGGCCGCTCTAGAAGAGATAGTTAAATTATCTTGGATTAACTTCTTCCAAGTATTGCAAACATATTTCATAACACCATTTGAAAGAATATTAACACAGTTTTCAAGTTCGTCTCTATTTATTCCAGTTGAGTTAAAGAAGCTATTAAGCGATGATCATGTAGCCAAAGATATTATACCAATTTTAGATAATGATTTACAACTTATAAAATTAAAAGAGGATGATATCAAAAAACCGTCTTACCAACTGGCTCGTTCAAAGATTAGATACTTCATAGATCAAATGAAAGAGATTCTTAACTTTAAGGGTAAATTGCGTCCAATTGTAGTTCCAGGGAGAGAGATGACGTTGGTATATATTCAACGTGCGATGTTATATGGTCCATTGGCAACAATGATAAATCCATCTGAAATTCCAGCTGGAACAGAAATTACAAGCCCCGTCCGCTCTATCGGTGACCCATCTATGCGCTTTCTACTTGAGATTGTAGCTCTTACTTTGAATAAGTATAGAAGAGAGCGTCTATCATTTAATGATCAGGAGATTAAGGATTTGATAGCAATAAGAAATGAGAAGGAGCGTGTGAATGTACTTGCAGACTTTAGCAAGCTCACGGATGAAGAACGCGCTGTTGAATTAATGAATAAGAAACTAGGTATTGGTAAATGGGCTGTTGGTGGTACTAAGTTGATTTATGCCTATGATAAGGACTACTATGACCTTGAACGTCAAAAGCGAGAGGCGGCAGGAATTATTGATTTTCCGGGCCTTGGGCCCGATCAGATGGATGCATTTGAAGGGGGTGCAACAGATGAATTTGGATTTCCAATGTATGGTGATAACGAATTCGAACGTGAAGGCGGTTATGACCACAATCAACACGGCGACGATGATAATGAATAAATGACGATTTTATGTCAAGTATTTTTCTATTAAGAACAATAAGGAATGTCGCTTCTTATCTACGCAGGTTTATTATACCTAATGGGTATTTCTGCTATACTGATCCTAAAGCCAGAACTGATGTTTGCTAAGGATGGTAGCTGGAAAGAATTTGGATTAGGACGTAATAAACAAAAATATACCTGGATGCCATTCTGGCTATTCGCTATTTTATGGTCAATCATTTCATATATAATCGTTCTAGTTATAGCAAGTAATACTGGATTGGGTGGAGTATCTAATAACATAGATGTTCCAGTTCAAAATAATTCTATTGAGCCAGAGAATGTTTCAATGAAAGCAATGTCGCCTGTATTACCAGACAATATGTCAAGAAAAAAACCGAGTAGTCCAAATGAAATGAAACCTGGTTACTATATTCTTGATGCAAATGAAACAGTTAAACGAGGTGTTCCTAAATATATCTTTTTAGGCCCAGAAGCACCAAACTTAGTATATCACAATATGAATGATAAGGGCGAAAGCAATGGTGATAATGAATAATTAACAAATTGACGATAGACTAGTGCCAATAACTGTACCAAATAATATAGAAAACATTATATAAAATCCATATGATATACCCGCAATCAATGGATACTGATTTTCAATACTTTCAAGTGTAAGTTTTGGAACACAACATTCTTTAGAGTTGCTATTCTTTAAAGAATTGATAGTTGTTGTAGACTTATTTTTTGTAACATCAACTGTTTTTCCAATCAATAAAGGAGCAAATACAGAAGTAACAGGAATACGGCAGAAAGATATTGAAGAAATACCTAGACCAAGGATAACCGCCACAAATGAAGGTAATGCACCTAATATTGCTTTTCCCACATTTGTCTTTTTACAATTAACATATTGAGATGTTACATTAACAGCAGATGTAATAACTAATGCCAATAGTGGTATAGTTAACCATATTACCAAGTTAAATGAGGTAAATGAATCTCTAAATTGAAATAGGACTGCTGTAATTAAGAAAAAAAGAACTGCTACTGGAAATCCTGTCATTAAGGAATCAACATTAGGACCAGCACTAGTCGTATCCGGATTAGCCATAACTAATAAGTTTTAGAAATTATTTATTTAGTAATATTCGTGAATTGATTGTTGTGGCAAATTAATTATGTAGAGTAGAGGAATGTCAGCTGAAGAATTGAAACAATTTTATAAGGCAAAGGCTAAAAAGCCAGATTTATATGGCTATGATGATAGCGGTAACCTTATAGAAATAAATAAAGAAGGTGCTATCATTAAAACTATCCCACTTCCTAACTACAGACGTCCTACAGATGAAGAGTATGATGAAATGGGAAAAAAACGTATGGCGGCAATTGAAGTAGCAAATAAAGAATATGAAGATGCCAGAAGAGAACTTCGAGAACTATCTGCTAATCCTGAATCAATTGACTCAGATATTCTAAGAGTTAATCGAAAAGTTATTGAAGCCGATGTAAAACTTCAAGCTATTCGCTTTCCATTAAAAACTATTGAAATTGATGATCTTATACCCATTAACAAAATAGATTTTGATCAGCCAAATGAAAAACGTAAATTTCCATATCCATTCTTCTTTCTAGAAGAACGCCCTTTTACCCTACAAGAACAATATGTAAGAGTTGGAAAAGCTCCTGAAAAACCACTTATTAGTGTTGCGGAAGCAAAAGCTGCAGAGGCAAATGCCAATGCTATCACTGTTATTTTATTTGCAGAACCTAATACAAATGATTATGGGTTTCTATCTCTAAAATGGACAGTTGAAATCGAATTCAATGGAACTATGTATAACTCAGCCTACCAAGCTATCGCAGCCGAAATTGCTAAAAGCTTCAATGACAAAGATAATTTACAAAAAATTATGATAGCAGAATCTCCTGACGATGTTAATTACAAGCTAGAAAATGTACCAGGAGATGCTGAAATCAATGAAACCAAATGGAATGATCTTACAAAACAACTTTTGTATGATGTCAACATTGCTAAGTATAATCAATATCCAGAATTAGCGGCTCGATTACTTGAAACAAAGAACGCTACACTTGGTGCGTATATACCAGATGATAATCTAATAGGAATTGGATTATCAATAGATAATATTCAGGCTAAAAACCCTGTAAATTGGACTGGTCAGAACCTATTAGGTAAGGCTCTTATGGATATTCGTCAAAAGATTCGATCCGAACAAGAAGCCGCAGCAGCAATGGCTGTAGCAGTAGCACAGCCAGCCCCTCGTAGAAAGAAACAATCTGTAACAGCCTCAGCAGCCACTGTACTGTCAGAAAGTGTAACAGGGACAGAAGCATCTTCAGAAGATGCAACTATGCCAAGTGGACCTGTACCTAGACCTCCAAGAAGACGTCCTAAACCTGCACCTACCACTACTGCTCCTGCTACTACTGCTCCTGCCACTACAAATCCTGTTACTACTGCTCCTGTTACTACTAATCCTGTTGCTACTGCTCTTGCTAATGTATCTGCTGTAGAAGATATGGCTGTAGCAAAAGATATAGCTGAAGGGTTATTTATTTAAAGGAAAGTCTTTAAGTCTTGATTCATTTTTATCGCAGTCTGCCTTTGTAGCAATATATTTATAACAAACTCCATTCTTATCTTTATAAACAACCTTTCCCGCCGTATCAGGTGTTGGATATTTATACACGACTGTCATTTGTGGTTTAATAAAAAGAACTGCTATAACACCAATTACAAGGCCTACAATAAGAGGAATTATTCTGAGACGCTTTAACATATTTATATTTAGCTTAGAAAATATAATTGTGCTAAAACAGGAAATGGGTGTATTATCTTTTCTAAAAGATGAACGATTTAATATTTTTTTTAGCTTTGTATTAGGCGTTGGCTTAATATGTATTTTAAGACCCATATGTACTGGTTCAGAATGTAATGTAAGTAAAGCACCAGAAGAGAAGGATTTTGAGAAATATGTTTACAGAATGGGTGGAGGTAAATGTTATGAATTTAAGTCTGAAATTATTGAGTGTCCATCATCGGGGGCAGTAGAAGCATTCCGAGAGTGTCCATTATCTAGAAAAACAAATGAACCCTTTCGTGACCAATTTGCTAGACGCGATACTCCAATTAAACGCTGTGAATAGTTTCGCATAAAGGATTTCTCTCATTTTCGAAGAATGGCATCAGCTGGTACGTTATTAAGCGATCTCGATGGTAAAGCTCCGGTCTTTAGTAACAAGGATGATGATCTTGTAAATAAAATTCTTGCAGATATGAACATCCCCAGTCAATCAAATCCCGTTATGATGAATAACTCTGCTCCCCCTCCGGCCAGTAATGGACGAATGATTAATTCACCTAATCCTAATACAACTTATCCTATGGCAGTTGATCCTGGTACCGCTACAGCACATATGATTGGAAAAGATTATCCGACAGCAGCTGATTTTGCGAATGTTATGCACGCACCACAATTCTCTCACGGTGGATCCCAATTTGCTCAGTATGCGCCCCAAGCTGCCCCACAACAACCCACCTTAATAGAAACAACTAAAGGCAATATGTACTCTGATATCATCTCACAAATCAAGCAACCTCTCCTTGTAGCCATTATTGTATTTATTGTAAGCTTACCTGTAATTAACGTCCTAATTGGTCACTATTTACCATCCCTTTTACGAATTGGCGGTGATTTAACTACGGCAGGACTTATTGTTAAAGCATTAGTTGGAGGATTCCTATTTTGGTTTATTCAAAAAGTGCTTGTACCCTTAATGGTAGTTTAGAGAACCATTTTCTTTCCTGATAAGCTTTAGAGAAATGAAGTTTAACAGCCTCACCTATAATATTTCAATGACCATACTGGTTGTTACAGCTCTATATACTTTAGTATATTCAGGTTTAACAGGATTATTATTATGTTCATCTGTTGCATTAATCGCTGCAGCGTTTTTAAACCAATTTGAAATCATTGTAGCGGTCTCTGTCTTTTTCGCAATGTTTTATATTTTCTTTCTTAAAAAGCTTTTAAGAAGACTAGAACCATTCCAAAATGAAGATACCAGTCAAGGTATTCTTAACCGTGTAGCACAAATGAACGGCCAATATCAACAAGTCCCTCAAAACCTAAAAGATCCTCGCAGAGAACCGGCTGGTTGTTATGACCCTGCAGTTGAAGGCTTCGAAGATCTTCAACCACAAGTTCCGAAAGAAGGTGAATCCGCTGAAAGCTCATCCGCCCCCGCTAAACGCGCCAATGAAGTTGATTCCCAACAGGTTCAAGAAGTAACTAGTGCTGTTCAAGATAACAAGAAAAAGACGGACGGAGACATCTCTAAAGAAGAATTCCAATCTGCCACCAACAATCTTTTTAAGGTTGGTAAGATGCCATCTGAAAATATGGAAGGGCCAAAACTAGACAGCGGATCAACTCTTCTAAAAGCTATGGAATCTTTCAAGCCTGAACAGATGAATGCTATGACAGCTGATACTAAACAATTACTCGAAACTCAAAAGTCACTAATGGGTATGCTTACACAAATGCGTCCAGTTTTAGCTGATGGCAAGGAACTACTTCAAACATTCTCTGGTATGTTTGGTAATAGCGGCGGCGCCTTCAAGTTATAAATTAGTATAATGTTTTGACATTGTTTTTATTAAAACATAATCAAAATATATAGAATAAGATATATATAGTAGAATGAAAAAGAGGTCCAATACAAGGTCTAATAAAAGGACTAAAAAGTCATCTAGAAAAACAATTCGGCGTATTCAACGGGGAGGAGAGAGATTAACACAAGAGTTCGTTGATACTATGTATGAAAATATGTGGCAGTTTATTAATGGAGATACAATTAAATTTGTTTTAAATCAAGCTGGTTGTAAATATATTAAATTTAAAACTACTGAAGGAATGAATGATTATAATGATGGTTGGCCAAGAAAGTTTTGGAATTGTATTGTAATGAAAGGCCTAGCTGAAGATGGTCATTATGTATTCATTGATAGTGAAGGCAATGTTTACGGAACATATGAGGGAAATATGATTGATGATGGGGATGATGGAATATGCCATGGAGCAGCACTCGCAGCAGCATTAAATGATTGTGGCGAGGGATTAGGACCACTATTTAATAATCCAAATGCCAGACAGAGAAGAACCAACTATATTACAATTCTTAAGACATATAAATATATTATTGATAAACTTTGGTGGAATAAAGCGCTTTATGCAAATTTTTATGATGAGATAACTTGGGACGGTGATGATAATAATGATAAAAATAGTTATTTATATAATGAAGAAACCAGAACAGCTTGGAATACACTTAATAATTATATAAGACGTATATGACAGTAATCAGTTTATAAATAATCACTCTCTAAATTAATATGAAATACTCATTATGTATATTAGCACTATTGGGTGTATTAATTATACTAAGTATATATAATAAAGATAAAGAAGGTTTTACTGTATGGGATCTAGATTACGGAACAGGTATTGGACCTTGGTGGGCTCAAGGTGCTGGTCTAAATCGCGGGTTTCATCGATGTATTTGTTCAGGATCTGGAAACTGTCGCTGTATAAATGAGAATCAATTTGAAAATACTAACCAATATCCACAGTATTATTTTAATTAAATTAATTAAATTTCTTACAGAAATTATATTAAATTAGTTTAATATAAAAGACCAGAATTTGTCTGGCCACCGTGTGACCAGTATGGGCCATACTGAGGCATTACTGGATGCGGTGGTCTATAATGAGGCCGTCTTCCTGAATAAGTAAATTCATATGTAGGGTTAAATGCTACATAAATAATTATACCAAGTAGTAGAATTATTATAAATGCTAGGAAAATAGCAGTTGAGTCCATTTCTAGAATCTATCAAGAAAATATAATTACAGTTAAATAGAAGAAATGACACTGTTTATCTTAGGAGGGCTATTATTGTTAGGTGTTGTAGTATTTTTTTGGATGTGTAAGTCAAGTATTGAACCATTCGCGGATATGAAGATGACTCCGTGGTTTGGTTATGAACCCGGATACGGACCAGGATGGGGGCGCAAAGGATGTTGTAATAGTGCTACACCAGAATCAATTAAAGCAAATAATCTAGCATAATATCACTCCTTTAAGTAAAATGGCAAGGTCAAGTCGAGGTCGCAGTAAGTGTCCTCCAGGAGTTTTCTGTATTTCAAGTGGTCTTGGAACAACTCTGACAATCATTTTAGTTGTCGCATTATTATTTTTTCTTTATGCGGCTTTCTTTTTAAGACCACAAGCCCCAACTATAATTATGCCACGTGCCCCAAGGGAAGCACCGCAAACAACAGTCATTCCAATTAAAGGAGGTGACTCGCGGTATGATATGGCTCCACAACCATTAAGAGATTGGATGGCTCCTCCTGAATTTCCCCCAAGAGGTGGGATTGCGTCAATACCGATTAACATTCCGACACAGGGTCTTCCTGAGTCATTTCAATCAGTCGGTGTTGTGAATGTTGATGATAAGATCTTACCGTTATACGGTCGTAGAACTGCGGGAGGTGGTGGTGATAGATGGAATTACTATACGCGTACTGATACATATAATCCAGTTCCAATTCCAGTGCGTTTCCAAAAGCGAGATTGTATGGATGATATAGGTTGTAATGAGATTTTATCAGGTGAAGAAATTAAAGTTGAAGTTATGAATAAACCTGGTAGGACATCCATGTACCGTTTTGATGGGCCTAAATATATTCCTGGGCTAATTTAGAAAATGGCTAAAGTCAGCAAATTAGGTTCAGTTTTAACTGTCGCAATTCTTGTAGCTATAGTATATATTATTTATACTATATCACAACAATCACATAGAAGTAAGGTGGGACCTTCACTTAAAATAAGTGTTGGTGAAGCAAAGGCACGCAGATTTGGACTAATTATTGATGTGAGAACGCCAAAGGAGAGAGAGCTATTAGGTTATTATCCTAATTCTATACCAATTTCTCCTGATACACTAAGTCAACAGGTTCCACTGGATATTTCAAATAAGAATACTTGGATTTTAGTGTATTCAAACGGTGATAATCGTGCCCCTATCGCGGCAGAGATTCTATATAGAATGGGATATCCTAATGTAAGATATATTAAAGAAACATATTTGAGTTTAATGCCAGGATCTGTATAAATCAGAGTATAGAATATATGAATTATTTTGAGTAATTAAGTATATTTTCCTATGTAGGTTCAAGATAGAGATGTACTGTCCATCAGATGTTAATACAGGTTTTATTGAACTTGTTGGACCAATTCAACAGGCAGATTTAACTAGTATAACTATTAAAAGTTATCCATTATCGATTTCATTTGCGCCTAGAACAACTACACCGTCATTGATTGGAAATAGAATAGATGAATCTACGGAGAATACTTGTACTTTTAAGGGTCAACGTTTTTCGCTAGTGGATGTTCAGATATGTTCAGTAACGAATAAGGGTTATAGATTGCCAGGAAGTACTACACCGCCAGCAGCAGAGCTTATTATTTCTTTTTCAGCAAATAAGGCTGCACAGGATTTATCGGCGTTATCTGGAATTTTGATGTGTGTTCCAATTTATGATTCTGGAAATCAAAATCACGCAGAGTACTTAAATCAACTTATCGACCCAAGTATACCATCCTGTCAATATACACATCTAGTCGGATCTGATTATACTGGAAATGATTATCAGCAAATACCAAATTCTTCACTTTCATCGTGTATAAAGTCGTGTTGCGGAGATACAAATTGCTTGGCGTACACTTTTAAGAGTGGGACGTGTTCTTTGAAGAATGCTATTCCTAATTTGAATAAGACGGGTGATACCTCAATGATTACTGGTACAGTAAATCATAATGTGGCAAATAGTGGATCGGCTACTGCATCCTGTCCAGTTCCAAATTGCCCAAAGCCAAATTGTAATGGAAAACACGGTAAGAATGGATTAAAAGATGACAAAAAATCAGGTGTTCCAACATTAGAGTCTATTTTTTACGGTTGGGATGGTGACACGGGCCAATCATCAATAGCCTATAAAACTTGTTTTGAAACAATTGATTCTAATAATAATCCAACATCAAAGAGTTTATATGTGGTTGTTTTTCCAAATGGGATTCATTTAACACAGGCTGGTTATCAACAATTATTGATACAACTTAATGGCGCCTTACCACCCTATATGATCCCTCCGGCCATAAGAGGTGGTGATTCTACATTAAGAAGTTATACATTTAATGATGATGGTAATAAAGTTCCAACTATAACCTCACAAGACGGGATTATATATTCCACGCCAATTTCAAGTTGTACAGATGAATTTAGAAATCGATTTGAATATTTTACACTCCCGCCACGTCTTCCAACTTCAGTATCGGCACGATACAATTCTGAACAATGTCCGTACTATAAGACAACTGAATATAAATGTATGCCATTTAATCAATTAAAGGATTTATCAGGGGCATATGTTGTACCTGGAAATAAGACACTTGATACAATTTTATATGAACAGCAGCAAGCTCAACTACTTGAAAACGCAGGCGATATACCTAATGTTAAAAATGGTTTAACTACGGAACAAATTGAAGGTATTGTAGCAGGTGTAGCAGGGGTAGCAATCGCTGCAATAATCGCACTGAAAGTTGGAAGTTGGATATCAAATCACGCCTAATAAATAGGAAAATGCTAGAACTCACAGTTTTATTAATTAGCATTGCTATAATACTTATTGTATTGTATATAAAAGATAATGCTAATAAGCCACAAATTGAAGAATCTTTTGACAATTATTATTTAAGTTCTTGTCCGTCTGGATATAAGACTTTTTATAACAATGATGGTAATATTGTATGTTGTGATGGTGAAGTTGTATCTAATAGATGTTTAAGTGATAATCAATGTACATTAAGTGGAAAGGGGACACCTGATACTCCCAATTGTGTCCAATCTATTATCAGAATGTATGTAGAAAAAGGCAAAAATCAATGCCCATTATCTATGTCAACATACTTTGAAGACAATGGTCGTAATGTAAAAGGTTGTACCGCTGGTCGCCTAAATGAAACACTGAGCTCTCCTCAATTCCCAACTCAACCAACTTGTAGTATTTATGATACTTTGGATAAGAACAGGTTATCAAAGAATAGTTGCTTTAATCAAAAACAATTAGATATGGCACAGTGTTTTGGAAATAATTGTACTAAGGCAATTATTCAACCAGTACTAACTGCTCCACCACTTATCTCAATTGGATTTACAGATGATTTAGGAATGCACCGAGTAACATATACGAGACAATCATTGGAGAACTTTTTAGATGTAACAAATCCAAATTATAGAGAGAAAGGATTGGACCTTTCAGCAAATATTGTTGTGGCAGAAGTTGCAAAAGCATACTATGTAGATAAAACTATGGATCAATCACAAGTTAAGTTCTAGACCGCTGGGCATTTTAAATGCCCGTTTGCCTAAATAATTATCTAAGTCATTCTTAATGAAAGTAATAATTATTTATCGAGAATCGCCAACAGTTTCAACACCACGAATATGTCCAAATCCAAGTTCTTCGAATAATTGGTCGGACCCTGTTCCAGCTTCAGGACCATTCTTGTTTAAAGGATAGATGGTAGATAGAACTGCTTTTTCATTGATAGTTGGAGCAACTGGTTCAAAATTTCCTGAATCACAGGTTTCGTGAGGCATATAATCAAATTCCTCTTCGTCTGGTTTATCAAACTCATTTACAGGCACGGTCTTTTGTGGCTCACTTGCCTCTTCAACTGTAGCTTGCTCTGGCCGACTCCAATCCATTAAATCGATCTTTTTAGCAGCAATGACAACTTTACGTCTATTACGCTCTAAATACATTACAGCTACCGCCATAAGTCCTAGAATACCTGCCGTAGGACCAAGACTTATTAGGTATAATAATGCGAATACAATAGCGATTCTTACTACAAAATTATCAAGTAGTAATAATATATCTGTTGGTAAAAACTGTGAAAACAGTATAATTACCGTAAGAACTATGAAATATGTTAATTCAGTCCGATACATTCCTCTGTTATACATATTGGGTTTTTAAAAGACATAAAATTTGACTTAAGATTCTAATATTATATTTAGTGTAGTAAATGTCGGTCCAAGATAAAGACCGTGTTTTAACAGCAAAAGGTTATGCTATTAAGAAATCATTCTTGACAGATATTCAAATCCAAGGACTTCGTTCTGAGCTAACAGTGGCTCCAAAGGTTCTTGATAGGTTTCAAAAAGATATTCAAAACTTTCCAATTTATTATGAATCCAAGACTCGTTTCTATGTACCTCGTCACTGGGGTATTAAAAAGTTCGGTGAGCCGGAAGTAGATATTGTGTCAGAAGGTTTATCACTTCCTGAAACAATATCATTTAGTACAAAGTTTCCACCTCACGACTTTCAAAATGAAATTATTGAATCATTTATTGAAAAGAATGCGAATGGATTAATTTGTGTACCGTGTGGTTATGGTAAAACATTTATGGCACTTAATATTGCTGTTCGTTTGAAACGACGATTCCTCATTATTGTCGATAAAGAGTTCTTAATGAATCAGTGGAAATCGGAAATTGAGAACTTTATAATTGGCGCAAGAGTTGGAATTCTTCAAGCTAATAAAATTCAAATGGAAGCTGAAAAGTATGATGTTACAATTTGTATGATTCAGACAATTTGTCGTCGAGAATTTCCTGATGGGTTCTTTGACCAATATGGATTTACAATCTTTGATGAGTGTCATCACTTAGGAGCATCTTACTTTTGTAAAGCATTGCTCAAAATTCAGACAAAATATATGTTAGGTCTTTCTGCAACTCCTGATCGTGAAGATGGATTAACTTGTGTATTTGAATATTATCTGGGTGAACCAGTCTATAAAAATACTAAGCGCGCCCCAGATAAGGAAGCTGTTGTAAAAGCAGTCTGGTTTGATTCAGAAGATCCAGCCTATAAAGATGTCCCTGTCAATTGGCGAGGAGAACCAGTTACTGCAAAGCTCTTAAATCAAGTCGCAGAGTTTGAAGCACGTAATAAGAAAATTATGGAACTAATTGACGAATATGCTAAAGATTCTAATCGATTTATACTTATTCTAAGTGACCGTATTTCACAGCTGGAATGGTTTGAGAAGGCTTTAAATGAATGGTCGACGAAGTTTATACATGGATATTATATTGGTGGTATGAAGCAATCAAAACTGGATGCCAATGCGGATAAGTGTCAAATCCTTTTAGCAACATATCAGATGGCATCAGAGGCGTTTTCAGTAAAGAAGTTGAATACTGTTATTCTGGCAACACCACGTAAGAATGTGGAGCAATCTACAGGGCGCATTTTCAGACAGCGTATAGATGAGAGAAAAGTGGCACCGCATATTATAGATATTATTGATTCGCATGAATGTCATAAGCGTAGATGGTTTGTTCGTCAGAAGTTTTACAAGGAATGTGAATATACATTTCAGCATATTGATAAACCAAAAAAAGTTGTTCAAAAGACGGAGGCTAATGAACACGGATCATTATTTAAATTCTAAAATTTACTTACGATTACTACGTTTATTACGAGTATTTCTTAATCCACCACGACGACGAGTGCGTCTCTTACCGCCGAACTTAACAGGTAGTCCCTGATTGGTGCCATCAAAGTCTTTGCGAGTCCAGAGCTCATCCATTGTTACAGGCGTGAATGTACCTGCATTAAGGGCTACAGGTAGTGCTCCCCCTTTATTTTTATTTTTCTTGTTTTTATTCTTGTAAGAGCCACCAGTCTTGATACAGGCTTGGTTGAAAGCGCGAGCATCATATGGGGTTTGGATTAATAGACCAGGAACAGGACTCGGAGCTTGGAATGTCATAAAATCATTTCTGTAGCCAGCAGTTGGGGCATAGTATCTCATTGAATCAAAATCGCCAACTTTTACAACTGGAAAGTTAGCAGATGATGCGGCTAAGCCAGTTCCAGCAGGGAGACCTCCACCAGCAAGACGGCCTGTAACAAAAGGAGGTGTTAAGGGGGCAGTAGAGAGCCGTTGGATATTATCAGGGTTGGGGTTGAGAGGATTAAATGTTCCAACTTCACAAGGGATGCGTCCAAATGGAGCAGGAGCTACACCAACACCATTTACTGGGTTAAGTGGGCCCATACTTGGGAAGAAGCCGTAACGACCTCCAGCTTGTTTAGGGGCAGCTAAATTGGCAGCATCTGCTGATTTAGAGAGCTCTGCAATGGGCATCTTTGGCATTTGGGCCATTCCAGGTGGAGGGACACCAGGCATACTCATTACAACTGGTAGATTATTAGGATTTGCCACTGTGCCACCAGTGCCAGTTGGGTTAGGGAAATCACCTGGTTTTGGTGTTAAGGAGGCGGCGACTGGTAGATCATTAGGATTAGGGACGGGGCCAGGTAATGAACTATCTACAGAGGCAGGAGTAGGCATTGCCATACCTCCGTGAGTTTTACGATTTCTACGTTTGCCGCCGCTAAAGCCGGGCAGGCCCCTAGGGCTATAATCAAAGATGTATCCTGGGCGGATAGAGTGTGGATTACCAGTACAGTCTTTACCAGGGCCAGTAAATGGGAAATGAACTTGATTGCCTGGATTTACTGCAATTTCACTAAAAGGTCCCTTTGGTAAATCACCCCAACCACCACCAGACTTACGTTTATCCCGTCTGCTTTTACGTAGATTGTGTCGGTTGCTTCCACGTCGGTTGCTTCCGCGTCGGAGCGACTTCTTATTTTTTAAAGTATATCTTCGTGTCATCCTATTATATACTCATATCTTTTAAAATATTTAGAGATTTTTATGGTAGAAAAAAGAGGCAGTTGTAATAGGGGTTTGATCTGGCATAATACGCACAACTTGATATTTATTAAAACTATCATTCCATGTAACCTCAACAGGAATACCTTTAGGGTTATCACTGATAACTTTACGAATTTCTAGTGATAGATTTAGGGTGGAGATAGATGCGACTCCAAGAGATACGCCTTCTTGAGAGTATAGAGAGTAGGTATCAGGAAGAACAGTTTTAGCATATGGAGTACAGTAAGCAACAAGGATACTGAGAATTTCAGTACTGCGCTTCAAAACTGGAGCAATAAACTCAACAGCTTTATGTTCAGGGATGGTTACCGTATCTTTCCAATACCATCTTGCTTGTCTAGAGTGATCTGCTTGAATAATCCAATAGATAGCTGGATCATAATGTAAATGCCATTGGTTGAGAGGGATAGGTTTAACGATACGTGGTTTGAATGCGAGTAGGGGTTGATCAGCGGGGAGTGAGTTCCAAAAGTCACGTAGAGTATGCCAGCGTTCAGAGAAAATATGGTTAGACCAGAGGTCTTTTCCTTCAGATACAATAATGTCTTCAATTTGAAGTATAGATTCACCAGCAAGAATATTGGCAAGACATACAGTGGCCCCTTTTTGACAGAAGTTAGGAGGGAGTAGCCAGCGAAATGTCATACCCTCTTGCCGTTCTGGATACCAGATACAGGGTGCGAATCCATCAATAAAAATCAAGTAACCTACTGGACGTTTATCGAACTTAGGCCAGAGCCACACCGTGCCAGAAGAGAAAGTGCTTTTAGCACGATTAAAGGGCATATGGATTTCTACACGGTCGTTGAGGAATGGGAATTGTTTGAAAAGAGATTCAATGGCCGAGATATGATCATTATCTAGGCGACGGAATCGTGCGATCTTTTGTTTTTCGAAGTGCGGAGTCGTGGAATGTACCGATTTACTCATCATTTTTGCTTTTAGCCTATATATTATTCGCCGCCAGGCTTTAGGTCCAATTTAAGTGTAGTTGATGTATTTATTGGAATATAATATATCATACTTTAGCTAAAAAGATGAATAGCTCTTGTCAGAATATGAATCATTTGCAAAAATACCTGGCATAAATTCTCCACCGCCCTGTATGAAATCTGGTTGGAATTTCTGAGAATTATCGGATGTTACTTGAATATTATTGCTAGCAATACCAGCCTCGACAGCAATAGATGTATTATTGTTTAGCGGTGGTGGACGGAATGAACGTTCTGGGTAACGTAAATTTTCAGGAATGTCAGAACTTTCTTGTGATTCATAATATGGGTCTGTTGCAGCTGGCTCACCATAAACTACAATTTCATTATTGGGTGCTTCTTGGCTTGGAGGGTTAGGACCGGAAGGCATAACGACTCGTTCAGGATAGATAGGAGCTTTGCGGATTTCAATTGATGCTGGAGCGGGAACCTCAAATGCTTCAGTCTTACCAGGATATACTTCCACTCGGGAAGATGACATATCAAATATTTTATCTTTAACTAAAAAATATACTACGAAGCCTACCAACAGAAGGCCAAATATGTAGATGTATGATTTCATTCCTCTTTTTGGTCTCGTGAAAATCATAAGCGCAAATCAACATCAAAAATTATAAATTTAAACTAAATAATTAATAATTATTTGGTATTATGATAACGATTATTACTATAAGGTTTACCCATATTTGTATTACCTTTCTTATAATATCCATTATTATACGTAGATGATTTTGAACTTGTACTAATACTGATTAGAGATTCTGGTGTAGGCAGGGGCATATTGTACTTAATAAGAAACTCTTGGAAATTAAGTTGAACATTTTCTGAAGAGAGATGATGTGGTGAATTGTGTTGGTGGTGATGATGAATGGGTTTCTGAACAAACTTATTTTGTCTAGGAGCTTCGCTCTTATGCGCTTCGCTCTTATGCGCTTCGCTCTTATGCGCTTCGCTCTTATGCGCTTCGCTCTTATGCGCTTCGCTCTTATGCGCTTCAGACTCAGTAGCATATTTCTTCTCAGTCATCCATTTCTTAATATTTAGAAGTTCATTTTGAAGTGATTCAGAATCAAACTTAATCTCATTCTTACTAGTAAATCGCATCCAATCTCCTAATTTCTCAAGTATACCATAATTATCAGATTTAATTTGTTCATATGATAAATTAGTAACTTCCAGGAGCTCAGAGCCTGTCCAGTCTTGAGGCATTAATTTAGTGTGAAATGTAATAACTGAATCATTAAATCCAGGGATTACAATCTGTTCAAGAAACATATAACTCTTTGAAGAATAATCATTATCTTCTAATGCCCAGTTAGATCCAGAATAATATCTAATTTGTTTCTTTGAAGTGGTGGGTTCATCTGCCTTCCATACAAAAATTGATGGCATTATATCTATATCCTATATAATAAACTTGACAGGGATTTAAGCAGTGTTTGTGTGTTATAATCAGATTTCCAAGAATGCCAACTCTTTCTACAGTTTTACTATCGATTAAGGGCGAAGTTCGTAAAGCGAATCTTCAGCTTAATAGTGGTGGTGATTTAGTAATGGATACTATTAAGAAATACTTTAAAAAGAAAGATGAGCCTGAATGTGTGTGTTGTTATGAGTATGATAATAAATTCATCTTTATCTTTGGTTATAAAAAAGGTAAGAAGGGTACTGAAAACAAAACTGAACTGCCTGACCCATATGTTGAAACTACATTATTTGGTGACGCACTTGTAATCGCATCTCTCTCAAATAAATGGGAAAATCCAGTATCATTTACAGTTGAACAATGGAATACATTCTATAATGGTGTAGGTGATGCAGGCGATGAAGGCGATGAAGATGAAGATGAAGAAGGAGATGAAGATGAAGATGAAGTTGTATCAGCAGAAGATGAAGGCTCAGTAAAGGATGATTTTGATGATATGGATTCTGAAAAGAATTCAATTGTTGAAGGAGTAGATGAAGATGAACCAGATGAGGTAGCTGTCCCAGTTAAACGTAAACGAGCACCAGCATATAATAAAGTAGATACAAGTGGTCTGAAAGAGGAAATCTCGCTTAATACAGAACCTGAAAGTAATAAGCTGCGAACTATGTGTCTCAGTAGTTTTAAGTTTATTGAGGATAAGTTTTCAAAGAATGACATTCGATCTCTAGAGCAAAATATTTATGAGGCTGCATATAATTATGCTCAGAAAAACTATGTGGCGCGAAGCTGGAAATCACCTGTCTTTATTGAAATCTATCGTCAGATTGTGCGGTCAGTGATGAGTAATATTCATCCTGATAGTCCTGTAAAGAATCCTCGTCTTCTAACTCGAGTACTTGAAGGTGAATTCAAATTATCTGAAATCCCATTAATGACATCATATGATATGTTTCCTGAAAAATGGTTTGAACTGAAAGATAAACTTCTACAACGCGAACAGAAGATTCTTGAAGGCAATAAGAGTCGCGCAACTGACCAATTTAAGTGTCGTCGTTGTAATAAACGTGAATGTACGTATTATGAACTTCAGACGCGTTCTGCGGATGAACCTATGACCTGCTTTATCTCCTGTCTAAATTGTGGCAAGGAATGGCGCCAAGGCGGTTAAACATAAAAGATAATTTCGAATATTAGACCATTGGTCTAACTAAATAAATAAAAATATTAATATATTTTTAGTTAAATAGAATAATAATAATACTTTATTATTCTTTATTATTCTTTATTTGTAATATGTTCAAAGTATAACTTATCAATTGATGATTTAACATAGTCTTTTTGAAGTGTTGTTTCTTCATCATCTTGATTTTGTGATGCTTCTCCAGGATATATACAATCTTTACTCTTTATAATATTTTGTTTATTTACAAGATATTTGTAAAACTGAGAACGCCACCACTCGCCATCTGTGATTCCAAATCCAGGAATATTTAAATCAAAATCAAATGAAATATCAAACCCATTTTTTCCATCAATAATTTTTTTATTTGCTACATACTTTTTAATTAATTGTGAATCTTTCTTTCCACGTCCAGTTTTCACCATAAAATCATAGAATTCATATGTTTTATTTGGAAATACCCATTTAATTTTATCATTGAATCGCTCATAAATTTTAAAATCACCAGGATCCGTGGATAGATAATTCACTTTAGATAGATTAGGAAAAACAGTAGGAGTTACAATATTTAAAATACCAACACTGTTACAATTAATAAGTGTAATACTATCTGCTTTAGGAAAAATAACACTATCTGGTATATAATGTGAGCCAAGTTTATATATACATAGATTGTGTGCGGAATCAATATGTTTTATAAAATCAATTGACAGCCCTCCTCTACTAAAAGAAATAAGTTTTTTAGATAGCATATTATCTTATTATATAATAAATTCTTTAGGCGCCAATTGTATCAATCTTAAGCTGAATACTGAAATTTTGTAGAATACGTTGTTTTTGATCTTCATTTGGAATAAGACGATTTGATTCAATATCCTTAAATGTATTACGAGGGAAGGAGCAAGTAATATCTGCTTTTTCTTGTGTAACTTTCATTTCAATTCGTTTACGAATAAGTGTTTGAAGTGATTCAGAATTTACACGTTTTTTAGGCGCTGGTCCATCAGCATCTGCCAGTTTAGCCATACGAATCTTTTCACTCTTTGCTGGATCGCGATATTGAATGGATCCATGTCCTGAGGCAATAGCATCTTTTTTGGAAGAACGGCGGCGAACAGTAACAGTAGTCCAATCTTGGCAGTCCATTTTGTAATATCTACGTGATATTTCTTAAAGCTCTATAAATCAAATTTAATTCCGCCCAAATATTAAGTTGAAACCGCAGATGACTTCTTCATCAAAAGAACTTAAAAATATTCCTGTTTCTATATCTATATTACACGAACAAGAATATGATAATATATGTTTGATGATTAAATTGATGAAGAATAAAGCTGGTAAGAGGCGGGCATTTAGTGAGAGAAGTAGTACTGGTGATAAATCTGAAGAAAAAGATATTTATAAGCCTACGTATTCTAAATTGCGTATAGGTTCGTCACCTTTAAAGGATAAGTAAATCTGTAAGGCGCCAGTATTCAAATTGTCCATTTGGAAGGGGGCGTTTAATGATGAATGGTAGACGTTTTTGTTCAAGTTCTAGTCGAGCAATATCGCGTACATCTGTGATATGTTTTGGTACTGAGACAAATGGTACAGATCCTTTACTAATTTGATTAGCACGGAGACCGATAATTTTAGTCTTTTCAAAGTTTGTTAGGAATGGATAAGTCCGGTGATTAGAATCCGCCTTATCTCCACCTGGAGGTACAAATTGTAGTGGAATCTTTGGAATAACTTGTTCAATATAGTCTAAGTTACATTCTGGATGTTGTTGATAAAGGCGCTTTAGTTCAGGTTTAACCTCGGGAGCAGCTTCTTCGTCTTGGACTTCTTCACCGTCAAATTCCTCCTCTGAAGCATTGTCTTCATAGTCTCCACCAGTTTCGATAATTTCATCTGCATCCATTTCTGATTCTACTGATATTAATTTATTTTAAGCAGTCAAATTTTATATTGGATGGCCATTAGAACTCTCTAAAATGTTTATGTAATATAATTACATTATTCTACATTATTAAACTCAGAATGAAGTAAGTATTAAAATAAATTATAAAAAATGTATTTTGGCTGGGATGAAAATTTGATTTGAAAATGCCAACCTAAATAATCAGCATAAAGCATTGTTATACTATCAATTCAGAGATGACCGATAATTCCGCAACTATCCAAGACGAACTTAAGAAGTATGAGTCCTTTGACGAAATGGGCCTCAAGGATGATCTCATTCGAGGTGTATATTCCTATGGGTTTGAGAACCCTTCCAAGATTCAACAACTGGCGATTGTGCCTATGAGCAAGCATACTGATATTCTCGCTCAATCACAATCGGGTACTGGTAAAACTGGCGCATTTACTATTGGCTCCCTCAGTGTTGTAGATACTTCAATTAAGGCTCCTCAAGTTCTCGTATTATGTCCTACTCGAGAACTTTCTCAGCAAACCGAGCGTGTAGCTAAGGCACTCGGTAGTTATATGGGCCTTAAAGTACTTTCTGCGACTGGTGGCAATCAACTTCGTAATGATATTAGTACTCTTAAGGCTGGTGCTCAGTTTATAGTTGGTACTCCTGGTCGTATTTTCGACCTTATTCGACGTGGCGACCTTTCAGTTGAACATATCAAGTATGTAATTCTCGATGAAGCCGATCAGATGCTCGAGGACCTTTTCGCAGAACAAATCAAGGCTATTCTTGATAATAAGTTTCCCTCTACTACACGCCTTGCCCTCTTTAGTGCCACTATGCCCCAGAATGTAATTGAAATTGCTGAGCACTATCTTAGTAACCCTGCTCGTATGCTTCTTCCTCCAGATGAAGTAACTCTTGATGGTATTAAGCAATATTACGTTGAGCTTGAGCGTGAAGACTGGAAACTCCCTGTTCTCTTGGATCTTTACCAGCAAATCGCAGTGAATCAGGCACTTATTTATGTGAATAAGCGTCAAAAGGCAGAGTGGTTGGCAAAGCAGCTTTCAGCGCAAGGATTTACGCTTGAATATATTCACGGTGAAATGGAAGTTGGTGAACGTAAGAAGCGTATGGATGATTTCCGTTCTGGAACAGTGCGTGTGCTTATTAGTACTGATCTTCTTGCTCGCGGTATTGATGTTCAGCAGGTGTCACTTGTAGTAAATTATGAGCTTCCTGTTCAGCGTGAAAACTATGTTCATCGTATCGGTCGTTCCGGTCGATATGGTAAGAAAGGAGTAGCAGTTAACCTTGTATATGGTGATGAACGAAATACTCTAAAGGAGATTGAGCGTCATTATTCCACTACAATTTCTGAACTTCCTGAAGATCTTGCCTCACTCAGTGTATCTAACTAAATATAAAGTAATACTAAAAATATAATAAAATAATAATACACACTATTTTTTGTTATATTTAAATAGGTACGGATTTTAAATGAGTGGATTGAAAGGTGCTCCAGATGACCCTACAGAAGTTGCTAAGAGAAGAAATAGACTAGATATGGAAATTCAAGAGATGCTTGCTGCAAAACCAGCAACAAATAAAGCAGCATTTAATCGTGCTTTGCAAGCTAGAATTGATGCTGAAGACGCAGGGGTGATACTTCCGCCTCCAGCACTTGCCATTGCGGCTAATGTAGCAGAATTAAATGCGGCTGCTGCAAATCGGGAAAAACAGCCTGCACATTTACGTAATCGGACGAGAAAACAGTCAGCTGTTCTTGAACAACTAATGGCTAAAATGCGTGTAGATGCAGCGAGAGAAGCGTCCGCAAACGGCAAAACAATATACTATAATAATACAAATAATGATAGATTTCCTAGTTTGGGTTTCATTACGGGTAGATACAATGTACGTCGTGCGCAGGCAGCCAGAGCTAAAGAAGCAGCTAACCTCGAGGGTAAAAGAAAACAAGAATTTTATGATAGACTCTCTGAAAGATTTCAAATTCCTAAAATGAATTGGGAGACTTATGAGGCCAAATATGGTAGTTCCCTTTATAATAAATATAAATACAAATATGGTGGAGCACTCTCAAAAACAATGTCTGCACTGCGTAAATCACAAAAGACTCGCAAGGGTCGTAAGGCTCACAAGGCTCACAAGACTCGCCGTCATTAAGAGGTAAAAGGGCTAGCGATGCTACGCAGTGCCTTTTAAATCCCCTTTCTTAGGTATCTATAAAACATGGAAGTATCATAAACATATAAATAAAATTTATGTTTATGATACATATTTAACTTAAGAAATTTATAGAATTATCTATCCCTAGCCCTAACTCCGTAGGTCTAAGGATATTTGTGGAAGAACTTATAAACAAAGACTAGGCGTAATTAGATATCTGGTCTAAGAATATTCATTCTTCTATAATTATCAGGTACTGGAGGGGGGCTATTTTGTGGTCGACTATCTTGTTGCTGTTGTTGTTGTTGTTCCTGCTGTTGTTGTACCCGATTATCTTGTGGCTGTGCCCGATTAACGTTTTCATTAAGAGCATTTCGAGTAGAAGTTACTTCACGAATATCGTGACGGCAAGTTGGACAATTAACGTTACCTTGTAACCATGTATCAATACAATCGCGGTGGAATGAATGAGAACAATGGTCAAGTATACGAAGTTCTTGATTGATATCAATATCATCTTGACAAATCGTACAAATATCACCTTGGCGATTGCTGCCAGCGCGGAATAGTGTAGTCGCTCGATCGATTTCTTGTGCTGAAGGATAAACTGGCACACGTTGATTTAGAAAGCCTTGAAGACCTGCATCACCGCCACCACCACCAACCGCAAATAGATCACTGAACATACTACCAAGTATTGTATTCATAAGCATAGTAGTATTGGCTGTACTAGCTGTATTAAGTGGCACTCGAATACGTGTAGTAGGAATATGTTCTTCAAATACAGTTGACATAACAGGTTGTGCCCAAGTGGCATTTGTCGTTGGAATAGGAGGGGCTGATATAGTGGGAGCAGTGGTTGGAATAGGAGCAGTAGGAGGAGTAAGTCCAACTGACCGATATGTAGGGGGTGCACGGCTAGCATTTACACGTGCATTAAGTGTTTGGCGATTATTATAACTAGTTAGTCCACGTGAATAAGGGCTAGTATCTGCTACTTGGCGAATATATTCGAGAAGATCTTGGACATTTCTAAATCGCCCAGAATTATAAAGTATATCTGGGAAATAATTGTGGAGATCATTTAGTAGTTGAACTTGATAAATATTTTGCTGAGACATCTTGGATAAGGTTATTACACATCGACGACTTAAGCCCTCATCGCGTTCAAATTTTATGGAGTCAAAGCTAGCTAGTAGTATGTCAGAGCCTTATATATCTCAAAATGTAGAAGAACCAAAAAAAGATCCTTCATTAAAGGGTGTAGTTGGAATTCAGAATATGGGGAATACATGTTACTGTAATTCTACACTTCAACTTATTCGGGCGTGTCCAGAATGGAATGCGTATTGCCTTACTCAGAACTTTATAGAACAACTTAAGAATGTACCCGAAGAGAATACTTATAAGAGAATTTTATTAGCGTATCAAGATATTCTTAAGTCGCTCTGGTCTGCTTATAAGCCTGCATATGTTCGTCCCTCAGGGTTTATTTCTGAAGTTAGAAAAGCTGTGAAGGGTACTGTATATGAAATGTTTGGAGTACCTATTCCAAATGACAGTCACGAATACTTAGTATATCTTTTGGATAGTTTTCATGAAGCCATTAAAACTGAAATCCCTTATGTAGAAGTATCACTTGATCCTACTAAGTCTGAAAATGAAAAAATGATTTTACGTGCAGAAAATGGTTGGAATAAATTTGTAAGTAAAAATAATAGTGAAGTAGTTCATCTATTCTTTGGTATGATACGCAAAACTATTCATTGTACCAAGTGTGAAAATAATTCCTATCAATGGGAAGTTTTCAATTCTTTAAAGATTCCGTGTGAGGGGCAGACATTTAAGGATTGGATTCAAAATGAGGTAAAGGATTCTGAGATAGAGGGATATCATTGTGAGAATTGTACAAAGCTAACTCCTGGACAAGATCGTAATTTAGCAAAATGTTATTCTCATATTTGGAAACTCCCTCATAGTTTATTTGTAACACTTCGTAGATTTAACTGGGATGGTAAGAAAAATATGTCATCTTGTCCCTATGAAGGTGAGAATATTAATTTTAATGAGTTTTTTGCGGTGGAATCAAATGATCCGAGTCGTAATTGGGTATATGAACTTCGAGGTGTATCGGATCATCACGGGTCGCATATGGGTGGTCATTATACCGCACAATTCAAACATCCAATCTCTGGGGAATGGTGGTGGATGGATGATGAAACTGCGAACAAACAAGAAACCGCCAAGTTCTCTTCTTCAAACTATATGTTCTTTTTCAGAAAAATATAATTTAGACTAACCAAAAGTAATAAGGCCGCGAGATAGTTCAATACATCCAGTAAGCCAACCAAATCGATCTTGTTCTCCTGGGAAAATTGGAAATCCAGCTCTGACAATTGTATCCATATTTTCCCTATCAGGATGCCCGTCTTCACCAATTAAACATTCATTCGCCAAATATTTAATAGCATTAACTAATGGATGTGTAACTGAATAATAATCATTAGTTACTTCAATTAATGTATCAGAATCAACACTTTTAAGTAAAAATATAAGTAAATTTAGACTATCTTCCATTTCTAAATAAGTATAATCAATCATATTTTAAGTTAGATATGATTGATTATTGTTGACTATATAAATCAAGAAATATATGTTCAAGCTGGTTAATAAATGCTAGCAGCGGTATCAGCTAGATTCATAATTTTATAGTTCTTATCTGTTTTTTTATCTTCAAACCCTTCAACCTTATTTTGATCTAAAAATACAGTTGTAATCTTACCCATCCACCCAGCTTCACCACATACTCTGTAATGTACATGCGGTGCCAACTGCCCCTTTAGCGGTACTTTATAGCTCTGTGGGTCTCTTATCTTAAGTACAGCTACACCATCACCACTCGAAGTTGTTACACCTGCATTTTGGTAATCAAGATAGGCTTGTTTCCAGGAGTTTAGTTTTTTAAGATTTTCAGAAGCTGGTTCGGCCGCCCAGTAAATTACCTTTACATTTGGTTCGACGTTTACTTTAACTTCTCTTGTAGCACCCGGAGGGTCACGGTTTTCTAATACAGAGCACGGGGCAACCATAGGCCCTAGGAATGGTAAGTAAGTATCCCTATCAAACATAATAGCAAGAGCACTGACGCCAACTAAAACATAAATAAATGTTGCGATACCGCCTTTACCAAAAATTCCAGATACGAGATTTACATCGAAGAGGCCAACTAAGAGCCAATTAAGGCCGCCAATGATGAGGAGAACCATTGCGAATTTGAAAAGAAGTTTTCGGACATATGTTTCGGACCAAACACCGACAAACCGGTTTTCAAAAAATGAATCCATTTCTAATTTAAAGCAAATATTTAATACATATATAAATGCTCATAGATATCAAAAATACTAAAGTTTATTTGATTTCACCTGGAACTGGTAAATATAGGGATAGAACTATAACAGTTTTAATTAGATTAATAGATGAAGGATTTAAGAAAGTAGAATATGTAAAAAGTCTACCAGGTATAAATAATACTGCTAGTCTAACAAATACCGTTTTAGACATTTTTAAGCGAGAATTAGATGGTGACCAGCCATTCATAATTTTAGAAGACGATTGTGCTTTTTTTACTAAATATGATACAATTGATACACCTCATAATTGCGATGTATTATATTTAGGTGTGGCCTTATGGTCATATCCATATTCAATAGATACACTTTATACAAGAAATAGACCGCATATTATTCATAATTCATCAAGTACAGTTGAGTCATATAATAATACATTAACACGGCTAAAAGGTATGACAGGTGGGCACGCGATTTTATATAAATCACGGGATTTTATTAAGACATTTATCGATAAAATGAATGAAATATCGCAAAATGTCGATGATGTACCACACGATTTATTATTTTCATCACTTCATTCCTCATATAATGTGTTTGCTTTAAAGCAACCTATGTTCTATCAGGATTCAACACTTGGTGGGCAAGAGGACGTTACAAAGCTAACATTTAATGGTGTATGCTATAGTTAATTACTTTTAAACCCAATATAATCAATAAGAATTTTAATTTCATTAAATATGGTATTATCAAGTCTATTACATAATTGATAATCAGAAGATCGACTATCGAGTTGATATTCTGAAATATCATTTACAGGGCTTTTAGTCTGGCCTTCACGTTGAATATGAACAGGAGTAATGATATATCCTGGAAAGCTATCAGTTAATATCTGAATTTCATTAGGATAACGCCAATCTGTAATAACTATTCTTTTAGGTAAATCTACTGGGTTTAGTTCATAAATTTCTTGACAGCAGTGTTTAGCAAATACTCCAGTATCGATATTTCTTAAACGTAAAGCTTCATCAATTAGAATTTGGCGATAAGTTCGTCTAAGTGGGTCTTTCTCACAAATATTTAATTTTCCTTCTTGTGAATGAAGGATATTAATGGGGCATCCAAAATCTTTAGATACAATTTTCTTAAGTGAATCTGCGAAGGCAAACCGTTTATAATTGTATGTATCACATAGAATTTGTCCAACAAAATCTTTTCCTGAGTGTGAAAATCCGCGTAAGAGAATAATTGACATTATTATCTTAAGTATAATAATTCCTTAGGTCAAATTTATTTTAGAAATTTAGTTTCTGATATTTTTTAAAGACTACGGCTTTATAAAGTTACTTAAATAATAGATATGGCAGGCCGTGGTGCGTTTTCAAAAACTATTTTAGAATGTACAGGTGCATTTAGTACCTTGCCTGAATGTCAAATAGAATTCTTAAGTCGATTTGGTTTTGATAGATATGATATAAGAGGAGATGGTAATTGCTTTTATCGAGCCTTAGCAAAGCATTATGAACTATCACTACTACCTGGCCACCCAGCATTACCACCAGATTATCATAAAGAGCTTCGTGAAATTGTTGTACTAAAAATGTGTGAAGATATTGATAGAGTAAAAGAAGTTCTTGGTATCAATGCCACTATCGAAAATGAAGCCTTAAAGGCGGTAGCCTATCAACTGGCATTAGATGATTTACGCAAAGATGGTCGATGGAATTCTGATAATGCCGATTCTGTTCATGAATATGCTGCAATAGCGCTAGATAGAAGAATCAGAATTTTTAATAAATCAGAATCAATTCCTGCAAAAAGAATAAAACTTAGGCGATTAGACAATGGCAGTTTTTTATATGATGTGAGACCAGCACAGAATGCACAAATTGTATGTTATATCTTTAATGAAGGAAAAAGAAATATGGGAACAATTGATTTACTTCGTGTAGGTGATGGTCACTATGAATTATTATATCCTAAAAATTCAGCTGCCAGAGCTGCTATTAATGCTGAAACTAATAATGCAGGCGTTCCTACAGGCCCTATACCTTCTCCAAAAGCTCTAGAGGCTCCAAGATTAGCTACAATTCTGGCAACCAAGTCACCAGAAGAAAGAGCTATTGCGAATAACTGTCTATTACGACCTGTTTTAAGAGCAGCAGCAAAGAAAGCTACCAAAGTCACGGCTACCAAAGCTAAAAAGCCTACTCCAAATGTAACTGTTAGAAAGTCACGTGCTAATAAGTTTAATAATAATACCGAAAAAGCTATTGCTGCTTCTCTTGCTCAACTAAAGGTTGAAGCAGAAAAAGCACCAACTCTAAGGCGCCGCCCAGTTGTAGCACCAGGGCCAAATGCTTCTAGAAATACGGTCAAGAAGGCAAATGTTGTTAACAAATTAGCAAACGCACTAAAAGGAACAAAACTTAATAATACAAGAAATAGATCATCTAGTTTAGAAAATGATCTAGAGGCAATAGCAGAACAAGCAAGAGCTGAGGCCCTTGCTATTAAACAAAAAGAGGCATCAATCAAGGCGGCAGCGATGAAGGCTGAAGCTGCCAAGATTGTAGCAGCTAAAAAGGCCGAAGAAGCAATTAAGAAAGCAAGTCTGGCAGTAAAGAGAGAAGTAGCGGTTGCTGTACCAAGAAAGCGTCCAGTTGTAGCTCCAAGACGGCGAAGTCGCTCATCTAGTCTTGAAAAAGCTCTTAAGGCAATAGAAAATGCCAATGCCAAAGCTAAAAAAAACAAGGAATCTAATAATGAGGAATCTAATAATGAGGCATCTAATAATGAGGAGCAAGCATTAGCATTACAAATGGCCCTTCTAGAGTCTATGAATAAATTTAAAATAAAGAATAAAAATAAATAAATAATAATTCTAGATGTCTTTAAGTATACATTCCAATAGGGGCTGCATTAGGATTTTCCTTCTTTTTGATAAATAGTTTGATATGTTCTTTCTTTACAATGAATGGAAGCGCAAAGTCCTTGATATAGAATGGTAGGTCAGGCGAGTTATACATTCGAAGCATATTAATCTTCTGAGTAACCTGTTCGATACACCGTTTGAGCTCGCGAACGCCTTTCTCTTCATTTGCATACTCTTCAATGATATTTGTTAGAATATCTTTTGAGATAGCAATACGCTCAACTAGATTTACTTCCTTCAGTGCACTCGGTAGGAGATATTGTTCAGCGATAGACGTCTTTTGTTTCATATCATATCCCTTGAGATCAATTACCATCATACGATCAAGTAGCACTTTGTCAATCTTGGTAATATCATTCGCACTGAATACAAACATTACTTTACTTAGATCGATTGGTACACCTGCTAGGTATTTATCTTCAAAGTCTCCATTTTGTACAGGATCGGTTAGATGGATGAGTAGATTCATTACTTCTTCACCCTTTGGTGTCTGAGAGATCTTATCAACCTCATCAAACATTAACACAGTACTCATAGACTTAGAAGCAATTAGAGAGTTAACAATCTTACCACAGTGTGAAGACTCATATACGAGTTGGTGACCAGTATAAGTACTTGCGTCTGAATCGCCACCAAGTGAAATGAATTGGAATGGCCAATTGAGAGATTTTGCGATTCCATTCTTAATAAGGGACGTTTTGCCAATACCTGGTGGACCTACAAGTAGAAGTGAAAGGCCTCGGCTTTCTGGATTAGCAATTTTGGTGCTAATGAACTGCATAATCTGAAGTTTGGATTCATCTTGTCCATAAACCGCATCATCGAGACACTTCTTCGCACCTCGCATAAAGTTTCCACATACTTCTTGTCCTTGTTCAATACGAGCTGGAATTTCCTTATAAATTCCAAATGGAATACTTACAACCTTATCAAGCCAGGCACGAAGTTTAAAGTATTCGTTACTAGAAGTTTCGAGGCTTTGAAGGCTATTATATTTAGCAAGAATCATTGCTTGAATCTCAGGGACAATTTTAAGAGTTAGAATCTTAAGCATTAGATTTACTCCAGAGTCATTTGCAGTAGGACGATTTTCAAGTGCAGTAATAAGTTCTTTTTGTTTCTCATCTTCTAGGGCCTTAAATTGACCAATTTGAGCATCAATTGTATTGTCTTCAACAGGGGCTGTAAGCAGTTTTACAAACTTTTTGACATTTTCAGGTTCTTTTTTCATATTATATTTTTTGGGCGACATAGGATTTCTATCAGGTCCGCCTCCTAGGGTAAGAAGAATTCCACCAAACCCTTTGTTACCTGATTCTTCTTCTTCATCATCCTCTTCATAATCCTCATCGTCTTCATCATCCTCCTCTTCCTCCTCTTCCTCGTCTTCTTCATCTTCTTCGTCTTCGTTATTATCGCTAGATTCATCTTTTGATTCGTGTTCTTCGTTGTCATTATCGTCGTCCTCATCGTCATTATCATCATCATCGTTATCAGAGACTTTATTATGTTTGAATCCACTATCCCCTGAATGAACAGATGATGGACTTCTACGTTTATTACTAGGCTTTTTAGTATAATGTTTAAATGGATATTTTCGTTTAGAGGGTGTTAGTCGTTTAGTGTCATCTGGCTTATATTCTTTTTTGTAAATAATTTTGTTTCTTTTAGGCGTTTCTTTTGGAGGCTTCTTTTCAGTTTCTTTTGGGGTCTTCTTTTCAGTTTCTTTTGCTATTACTTTACTGATTTTTTTACGGGCGGCGATTGCAGCTTTACGAGGCGTTCTTGGTGAACGAGTTGGAGGTGTAGATGTAGATGATTCAGAGCTTTCATCTGAAGTATAATCATAATCAATAAGATCACGAATATTACCCTTGCTATCTACACTACTATCATCATCATCTTTACCACCTTTACCACCACTACGTTTAAGAATTCTTTTAGGGGATGGTTTTATCTTGGATCTGCTTTTATCTTTGTGAACCATTCTACTTAAATGATTAATTTTACTCATCGTTTAAATCTCGTTTGTGATTTAAATGATTAGATTTAAGAAATCAAATTTTAACCGTGTTGTTTTATTTACGACTATGTTTCTTTGTTAAAGAGCCAATCGATCTTGCCACACGTTTATCAAGACGCTTGGTTGTTTTTTTGAGAGTTGATGTAGTATTCTTTAAAAAATAACCTATTTTATTTACAGCAGCTTTACTAAATCTGCGTGTAGCTTTCATTGTTTTAGGAATAAATGCCGTATAATTTCTTATTTTAATTAGACTTCTTTTATTTGTATTTCTTCTCATTTCTATTATTATTTAACATTTTTTAATTAACAATGTGGCTTCTAAAACTTTTGGATGGCTTCATATATATCAAGAAGAGTGAAACGTGCTTTATTGCTTAGACCAGTATTATCAGAATTACGTACAGTAAGAGGGTGAATACGAGCAGAGGTGTCACCCTTTAGTGTCATACGAATCGCTTCAACCTTCTTTTCATTGTTTTCATCATTAGAATCAGTATCATATCTATCACTGTTTGTTTTAATTGCCTTCATAATCTTTTGAAGACAGTCTGAGTATTCCTCAGTAAGTTTAGTGGCTTCCTTATTTTTAATATTACCCTCAATCTGAGTGATAATCTTTGTGACAGTCTTTGTAAATGTGTCAGCGTCAATAACATCGTGTTTAATAAGCTCTGCGAGGAATTGTGAATAACCACGTCGATATTTTTTCCCAATATTACGTTTACATACTTCATTGTAATTTTCAGCACTGGTCTCAACAACTTCTTCAAAGATTTCCATATACTCTGAATATAAGTTGGTCATCTCAGTAAGAAGAACAGGATATCGAGCACTTAGTTCACTCAAGAGTTTAGCATAGAGAGGGCAGAACATTTCTTCACTTGCGGCCTTTTCGAAGACAAGTTTCATAAAACACTTAATCATATCTGTTTGGCCGCTATCGATAATGTGTGTAATGAATTCCTTAATCTCAGGATAATTCTGTTCACTGAACTTGTTGAGCTTTCCAAGAATGATAGTATTGAGAATAGTATCTTCAACTTTCTCAGCACTCTTCTTGAATTTACTAACGTACTTTTGTGGGACAGAGCGGAAACCATCTGCGCTAACTTGTGATGGTACTGATGCTACTGATGGTACAGATGGTACAGATGGCATATGTACAGTATTTGATATTACTGTTCCTGCTCCTGCTCCTGCTGCTGCTCCTCCTGCTCCTGCTACTGCTACTGCTACTGCTACTGCTACTGCCCCTCCTGCTGTTCCTGCAGTAAGAGGAATGCTTTGTGGTGGTTCGGGCGTTTGACGTCCAGCAAATCCACCTCTAGAACGTCCTCCAAAAGCATAATGTGAGGATGAAGATTGTTCATATCGGTCATTACGATCATTTCCATAACTGGATTGGCGACCACCGAAGAAGCCATTTCCACCTCTGTTGTAACCTTGTCCGTGTCCCGAGTTGGGCCCAGAACGCTGTTGTGCTGGACCAGAACCTCTAGCACCGCCACCCCCATTACGCCAGTCAACCTTCTTCCAGCCATTAAAGTCAGTTCCACTCTTAATACAATTGTGAATGATATCAATTGACTTAAGAATGTTGGGTGGGAGTTTTGGGTCTGTCCCTACGGTAAGGTCCTTCCGTAAGGAACGGACAACTTGGATATCTTGGACAATAGATGTCATAGTGATATGTGTCAATAAAGTTTTAAGCTGGCTTGGAATGAAATAGGATACCCTCTCTTTATCTGATTTTGATTTCAAATTTTACCCCAAAAAACGTGTTTATTATGATATAAAAAATAATTTAGGTGTCATAAGATGAGTTCTGTTGAATCCATAATTGATACTGAAAAGTTTTCCGAATGGATAGAACTTCAAACAAACGCCGCGAAGAAATGTTTCAATAAACAGGTAGGGGAATGGTCATCTGATCCAAAGCGTTTATCTTCATTAAGTAATCGCTTTAAAAGATTTAAAGAGGCATTTGAAAGGGATCCTAAATTCTATACAGAATGTAATCAAATATTTAAAGAAATATCTGAATGTGAAAAGCAACTTAATAAGTTAATAACAACAGATTCTGAATTAGAAAAGGAATCATATAATGAGATTCTATTTTTCAGACCAATTCTAAGGCCACTAAATTTTGTTCCATATTTATTAACATTTTGGTCATTTACTAGAGTTTATCTTCTACCAGGTTTAGCATTTATTGTTCCATTTTTAACATTGATTGCGCCATATATTGTTCTAAAGTTTGCCTTTAATGTTCCAATAACTTTTAATAGTTATATGAGTATTCTTCAATCAATGGTTTCAGGTAATTTTGGTAAAATAATGGATCCATCTGCACCTCAGGCACCCTTTACAGGAATATCACCTGTTAATTTTCTAAAACATTTTGGAATTGTGATCGTTACATTTATACAAGGTATAGTTCAACCATACTGGTCATATAAGCACTTGAAATCCATTGATACAATTATATATGATAATGGACGATTAGTATTAAAATTTAGAGAATTATATACACAGCTTCAAAATACTTTGAACGCGCACGGATTTAATTTCTTTAAATGCCCATTACCTGAGATTAATAGTGAAAGAGATGCTACTGCTCGTGTAATCATTGAATCCTCTTACTTTAAACTAGCTCTAAAATATGTTGGGTCACTTGAAGTAATTATGGCGCTAGCACATAAGGAAGAAATGAAGCCTGTATTGTGGGTTAGATCAGATACACCAATCTTTAAAGTGAATGATACATTTGATTTCCAAGTTCCAAAATTAAATAGAAAAGTAATTTCAGCAGAATTTAACTCTAATTTACACGCTCTTCTAACTGGTCCAAATAAAGGGGGTAAATCTACTGTTCTACGTGCTCTATCTATTTCTGCTTTACTTGCTCATACGTACGGATGCGCACCAGGTCATCTAATATCTACGCCATTTGCCAAGATGTTTGTTTGTTTGAAACCAGATGACCTACCAGGTTCTAAATCCAGATTTGAAAGGGAAATTGAGTTTACAGCCAATACTCTTAAGTTTAATGAACCTATTTTAGTATTTATTGATGAACTGTATCATTCTACCAATCCACCAGATGCTATACGCGCCTGTGAAATATACTGCAACCAACTCTGGAAGAAAACCAATATTGTCAGTGTAATTAGTACACATCTCTTCGAACTAGTAGAAAAATCAGATAAAAATATTCAACGTATCTGTTGTCCAGCAAGTATTGATGATGCTGGTAATATTCATTTTGAGTATTCGTTAAAGAGGGGTATTTGTAAGGTAAGTAGTGTAGATGAGTTGCTTAAAACTAATGGATTAATGGTGATAAATAAAAAAATAAGTGCGGCTGAATAATCTCAAAAAATCCCTAGAGCACGGCAGAATGACCTCTCTAAGTGATACACTAACGGTGGGATTAGTCCTTGTGTTATTGTTCGGTTCAATTGCTCTCTATTTATACACTCGTATTCAGCAAGCTGAGCAGAAAATTAGTCTTTTAGAGTCTATTTTACTTGATCTCAAAATGAGTGCGGAAATCAAATCATACACTGAACTACCGGCAGCAACCAGTGTTCCAAGAGCTACATCATCTACGGAACATAATGGCGGTGAATATGCCCCTTTTGATGAAGATAGCAGTGATAATACAGATAATTATCCTAGTGCTGTAAGTGATGCTGAGAAAGTAAATCCTGTTGAATCTGTATCACAATCTGAGGAAACTGATGCTGTTGATAATGAAGTTGATCAGTATAAGTCTGTTGTTGCTGAGGCAGTAAAGGAGGAAAATGAATCTTTACCAAATTCCTCAAAGGTCTCAGTGAATTATGAGGCAATGACTCTAAAGGAGCTTCAAAATCTCGCTAAATCCCGTGGAATTACTGGTGCTGGTTCTATGAAAAAGGGTGCTACTATTGAGGCCCTTAAAACATCAGATCGCTCTTCTACCGTTGAACCCGGCTCTTCCACTCTTGGAGGAACTGGGTCATCTTCATTTCTTGAGACCAGCAGTCCTTTTCAGGGCTCCAGTGAATCTCAGTAATTTAATAAGCAAAACAATTGGTAAAGATAGATGGCAGAGCTTAATCAACCTGGATTTAGTCGCGACACTTCGCCCAATTTATACCACAATCCGCCATTTGGCACAGAATACAAAGCTGCCAGAAAGGCTTATGTCCCTCCAGTCAAGGATGTATACCCAGCCAGAGATTCTCGCTACCCAGCCTACGCAGGTCCGATGCAAGACGCTCGTTTGGTAACTGATTATAGACCACAATGTACTAAGAATATTCGTGCTGGAATACAATTTGATACTAAGTTATGGCTTGTAAATCATACTGACAATGTAATTGAGGAATCTCGCCGTCGACAAGTTGAATGGACAGGTGCATCCTTAGCAATGGCAAATACAGTTCCACCTCCTGCTGATATTGTTCATTCAAACCCATTTTATTCAGAAGTAAATCCTACTGGGCTTTTAAACGGAATTGGTGTTGAGCGCGCTAATGTTCCTTGCCCTGCCCTTTTTGGAACTTTTTCCTTTGAACCAACAATGTCTGAAATTCGTAATAATCGTAAGAATATTGGTTTAACAACTTATTATGAAGGTGGGCGTAATTCTCCTCGTGGTGCGTTTCCCTATAATTAACTTAAAGACTTGGTATCAATAATAAGGTAGGGAGAAATCCCTCAGTGGTCTAGTGGCGCAGTTGGTAGCGCGTCGTGCTTATAAATATTTTATTTATACTTATGTCACGCGAAGGTCGCGGGTTCGATGCCCGCCTAGACCATTATTATATTCTAATTAATGTTATTTACTCAGAATATATCTCACTAATAATTAAGTATAGTTATGAATGATTCCGACAATGCATCTGGTATAGTTGTTCCTGATCAAATTGAAACAAGATTTGGGGTTGAATTGGAAATGTGTGTAAAAGCTGACGAATTATGTCTAAATTATGTCGGCTCAGAAGTGGATCTTTCCAAAATCCCCTTTAAAGATAAATTTGAACTTTTCTTTAAAAATATTATACTTAAATCAAGTTCATTTGAATATGTTAGAGAAAAATATACATATATTGGAATGAAATCAGATTATGCATATTTTATATATAATATGTTTACACCATTTGAAGCTGATGGAGTAACTATAAAGTCTGAAGAAACTGGCCCTAGCAATCCAAAAATACAATATTTTTTTGACTATACAATTCCAATTATTATGGAAGATTGTACTATTATATGTGGAGATTATGCAAGTAATTATGAAAAAAATGCAGCAGGTCTACCTTTAGATTCAAAATCAATGAACTTTGAATGTATAACACCTGTTCTCTCATTTACTGGGCAATCATCAGATGATAAGATTAATGAAGTTCTTCGTCCACTGTTAGCACTATTTGGTCTTGAAAAACCAGAATGTATTATTATGAATTATTCTATGGGCTTTCACGTCAATACATCATTATATGATAAAACAGCAAAACGATATATTACAATTGGAACTCAGCCATTTCTTGGAAAGCTTTTAAAGAATTATATTGCTGAAGAGAGAGATTTATATTCAATGGTTCGTACTATGCGCCCAGTACATCAAAAAAATAATAAAGATTATTCTTCTTTTTGGGCACAACCATTATATAAAAATTTTAATAAAAGAAAGTGGGAACAGCCAAATAGATCTAATAATAATATTCGAAACAATATGACAAAGAAAGACTATATCGATAAAAAACAAAGAGCATTAAAATATAAAAGCGACACCCTTTTAGAGTTTAGATTATTTGAAAGTTCATCTAATATTATAACATTATTACAATATACAGCGTTTGCAATTGAATTACTACATAGAACATACAGACAAATGGTAAAAGCTGGTGAGGAAATACCATTAGAACCCTTAAAAGTAAATATGTTTCCTGCACCAAAAGTAAAGACAAATGGTGGCAGTAAATATAGTAAGAAATACAGAAAAACACATAAAAAGTTTAGAAAATTTGAACGAAAAACACGTCATACTAAACGGCATATTCATCCAATCAATAAATATTGAATGGGAAACAAGATGGAATACAATATATTTACTTATGGAACTCTGAGAGTAGATGAACCTAACTCAAAAGTCCTTGAATTTAATTCCAAGTTCCAAGAAACCTGTATATCAATTGATAAATATATTATGGTTACTCAAACCTCTAAGTCTTTCCCATTTATCTTTCCGCTTGAATTCTGGCCTGAAATGGCAGATAAAGCTGTAAATATTGTTGGTGACCTTTATAATGTAAATGAACTTGGTATAAAACGCTGTGATAAACTCGAAGGGCATCCTACATGGTATGAACGAACTAAAATCAAAGTTAAAAATATTACTGGGCGCTTATTTGAAGTAGAAGCATATTTACTTACAAAAGAATCATTTGAACAATTAAATAAAGATGATATAGTCATTCTAAATGGAGACTGGAAACATATGGATTAAAAATAAATAAAATATACTTCTATTTTTTAGTAATATAAACAATAGATATATATAATTAGATAATGTCTATAAATACTTTACAAACTTCGCAAACTTCGTATAAAAAGGTAATCGCCTTTGATATTGGTATCAAGAATTTAGCATTTTGTGTGTTAGAAAATTATACTGGTCTTAGAGCCTTAGAGAATTGTAATATTCTTGAACCAGTTGAGCAGGTTAATTGTTCGAAATGCCCCATTAAGGCATCATATAAAGCAGGAGACGATGTTTTTTGTAAACGTCATATTCCAAAAACGCATACCATCATTCCAGAGCTCGATCAGAAAAAGCTACCAACTAATAAAATTCTAAAAGAGCTTATAAAGACGCATAATTGTGAGAATCTTGGTTCTTCAAATCAGAAATATTTAGAGTCGTTGGGAAAGAAATTTACATTTCATTTTGAGCAACCAAAACAGGCAAACGCTTCAAAGGTTAGTTTAGAATTAATTCACGATTCGCTTCGAAAGTTTGTTCAAGAAAAATGGCCAATATTCTCTAATTGTACACACGTTCTCTTGGAGAATCAACCAGCTTTTAAGAATCCACATATGAAATCTGTACAGGTTCTACTATTTGCGACGCTTCGAGAAAAATTCTTAACAAACAATCAGACTCCAGAATACCACCTTGTTCACGCCAAAAAGAAAGTCACTGATGCCAAAAAAGGCGATGAAGGCTACGCTGAAAGAAAGAATAAATCTGAAGAGCGTCTCAAATTTCTCTTTGATGAAGGGACAATTATAAATGATGAGATTTATGATAGTTGGCAAAAGTCAAAGAAGAAGTCTGATATGGCTGATGCGCTTTGTATGTGCGTAGATTTTATGTAGTATTTAGCAAGGAATGAATGTTCTAGACACTATTTCAATGTCAGTTATATCTTTATATATAATTCCATTTTTATTATATATTTTTACTGGTAATTATATACATTTGAAGGCATTTTTAGGTATAATTGGAACTACAATTATATCAGAAACTATAAAGTATTTTTTTATTGGTGAAGCAAGTCCTCGTCCTCAAGGTGCTAGGGATTGTAATTTAATGTGTAATGATGGAAATCAGTCTGGTCAGCCCGGTATGCCATCGTCGCATTCATCAGAGGTTGCCTTTTTCTCAGGTTTTTACTACCAGCAAACTACAAATCCAATTATAAGAAGTTTGTTAGTTGGATATTCTGGATTAGTGATGATATCGAGATATATTAAACGATGTCATACAATTAATCAAATAGTGGCAGGGGGATTATTAGGTCTGAGTTTAAGTTGGATTGTAGTGCGCCAATTATAGTGCTTAAAAAAGAACTGATTGAGAAAGACATAATGAGTGGCTCCAGTGTGACGATTAGTGATATGCAGAACTTCGTCGAAAATCTGGGTTCTTCCGACATCCAAATTAGTTCAAATATTGGTAACATTATTGAGCTCGGTAGTGAAGGTTTGGGTGATGACTTAGGTGCTAGCCTTTTAACAAGCAGTCGAGTTAGTTCTCGTCCGGCTAATGGTGGTTCCAATTCACAAAGTATTTCAGCTCTTGAACCTATTGGTGATATTGGAATTAGCCAATTAGAACCCCTTGAAGCAATTTCATTTGATATTCCAACTGGCAGCGGTGGTAATTCTTCATCTTTACCTGAATTTTCAATTAATAAAGATTCTGGTGACTTTGGATCAAATATGTTTGGAAATGATCAAACTGCTACAGGTCCGTCAATTAATCTTGCAGCGGCCAACCGTCTAAGTCCAGAGGAGGAGCGCAAAAAGAAGATTGACCTTATCAACAAACTCAATCGTCTTGAAACCAAGGGTTACACTCTCAGCAAACATTTCAGTATGGATAATTCCTTAGATGAAATTCAACTCGAATATGACCGTCTTGTCGATGCTAAAAATCTTGAAGGTTCTATCCGTTTCCAGCGTCAATGCTTGATGGGGGCAGTAACTGGCTTTGAATTCCTCAATGGTAAATTCAATCCATTCGATTGGCAACTCGAGGGCTGGTCTGAATCTGTACACGAAAATATTGAAGACTACGATGATGTCTTTGAAGAACTCTATGATAAGTACAAGGGTCGTGGTAATATGCCGCCTGAAGCTAAACTTCTAATGACACTTGTTGGAAGTGGGTTTATGTTCCATATGAGCAATTCATTCTTCCGTCAAAAGATGGCGAATGTAGCACCGAGTGATATTTTCAGACAAAATCCAGATTTAGCGAGACAGTTTGCGGCGGCAGCTGCTAACCAAGCTGGTCCTGGATTTGGTAACTTTATGGGGGCTGCAATGGGGGTACAACAACAAGGTCCCCCTGTAGGAATGGCACAACAAATGAATAATCCTGGCGCATTCTATCAAGCTTCAAATGGAATGGGGTCTCCCCCAATGCCACAGATGCCTCAGAGTATGGCAGCGCAGGCGCCTCAATCAGTACAAAGACGCGAAATGAGAGGTCCTTCTGGCGTTGATGACATATTAAAAACATTCCAAGAGGTTCGAGCGGCTGATTTAGAGTCAAACCCCGTTATGATGCCTCAAGCACCATCTATTTTTAGTCAGCAACCAGCTATGCAAGCTGCCAGTGAAATTGCCAGTATCCATTCTAGACAAGATGACGAACTAAGTCAGCTTGAAAGTGTTCGTACTGGGGCAACTGGCCAACGTAGAGGTCGTCGTAAGGCCGCAATCCCTGTTGCGAATACAATGACACTTAATCTCTAAAGCTCAATAATACTTCCCTTTCATAATTAAATCTTGGAATCATAAATACAATGACATAATTAATTTATTACTTAATTTAAGTATTTAATTAATTTTATTGTGGATTGCGTAAAAGTGTCAAATTAGCTGCATAAATATCAGTGTGAAGTACATCATCTTCTTCATCGGCTGGTGGACCAACTGAATTTTCGAGCGCTTGCTGCTGAGGATTTTTACTTGTCGATTTACCTCCACTACCCCCAGTCTGATATCTTTGTGCCTTTGAACTTAGTCGTTGTAGAATTTCTTTTTCTTCAGGTGTCATTTCTTCACCAGGTTTGGGAGCATCTGAGCATTTAGAGCCAGAACGCCCACCATCTCCAAAGATACATAGTGCGGAGTTTTCATTGAAAAGGTATCCTAAGAAAAGAACAACGGTTACAGTTGCCCAGAATGCTACCCAAATATTACGAGTTGCAACAAATAGAACTGTAAAAATAAGTACTCGGCGAACCCACGGTAATTGTAGGAATTGTTCTTGTTTCTTAGTAACTTCTAAGCTGATGAAACGACCTCCTAAGTTGAGGATAAGCATCATAAGACCGATGAAGTATGGATTGGTGTTAAATATTTGTAAAAAGTTCTCTAATGGGCTAATTGCCGTTATGGCAGTTAGTGCCTGACTAGTTAAAGCAGCCGGAAGACTCATCCTAGCACTTTTTGAGAATTAAAAGGTACTTTTATATTTTTCTTGAAATATTCAAAATATCTTTTGCGCATCCTGTTCAACTTATTTTGCGCACCCTATTCAACTTATTTTGCGCATCCTGTTCAACTTATTTTTGGGCACTTTTTCCTAAAAAGTGCAAAAGTGCAAAAGTATTTTATAATTCAGAAAATGGTGTAATTAAAGTATTCATATCACTTAAGTAAAAAAATACAACAAGAGCTATTAAGATTCCAACGCGAGGGCACCACAAAGCCGATGTTAATGCTAAGAATACAACAAGAATACGCCACCAAGGATGAATATATAAGTCAGTAAGCTTTTGGGCATATCCTTCTTCAAAGAGTGTACTATACTTAACAATAATTACACCAGCTAAAAGGACGGATATAGCACGAAAAATACCATCAGTAGATCCTTGAAAGGACAAAAATGAAGGCCAGGTTCGCATATCTAATCAATGCTATAACATTTAACTGCTATGTTTAGTCTTCAATAGCGGAAGTTGTAACTCTATCGGTAGCAATCTTTTTAGGGTGTTCTCCTAAAACCTTTTCAACAAACCAACGTTTACCAATTATCTTCTTTTCACTAACACTACCGCCACCATCAAATGCCTCTAAACTTGAAGTATCTGATCGGGGAGCACCATTAAGGACTAAAAGGAAAGCAAGGGCGGTGAGTAAGCCGTAGACCCATCCTAGGCTTTCCACAACTCCATAGACAATCGCTACCCCAAATAATTTACCAAGTATAGAATCCGCAAATATTCTGTATTCAACTGGAATTATGGGAGCATATACAATTATTAAGATAAGTAAGAATCCATAAATTAATTTTGCTGGAGAATCCATATTCATTAAAAGTACTTGAAAAGATCCAACCATTCCTCCTTGCTGATAAGATAATTGGCTTTGTGCTGATGACATCCTGATTATTCCAGTTATTTGTTAGTCAATATAATAAACATATTATGAAAATGGCATCCCGTTTGGCATTTGGGCTATATTATTAAAATCAATGTTATCCTTTACAGTACAACTGTCATTAAAGAATTTTTGCTTAATATCTGATATAAACTTAACAGAACTAGCGGGATTCTTTTGAATGTACATTAGTATTGAGGCGTAATTGTTATTAGCCGTATTGGCTTCTGGATTGGATTTAATTGGAGCAGTAGGATTGACTTGTTGTGGGTAATTTACAAAGTAATCGCGGCGGTTTGAGGTTACAACTATTAAAAGTGTAGTGAGCAGTACAATATTTAGAATAATAATCCAGGCGCTAAATCCGAGCCTTGCAAGGTTCATTTCTCTGATATAAGAATGATTGCTTTTGGTAGTAGAGGCTATGAACTATTGTGCTTTAGATGATGCCTTTCAGGCATTGAATGGTGCTCCATCCCCGGGATGTACCAACGATTACGCAGGGAAAACGGCAAGAAAGGATGAACGTCGAAAAGCTAGACGTTGTAAAGGCCCATTGGCTACATATTTAGATATCTCTGACAAGGATCCCGATCGTCAGCAACTTAACAAGCTCCCTATCATCCCAGCAATGAATCCGGCTACTGGTTTACGTGAACACGTCCCCGTTTATGCTCCAGAAGGATCGCTTGAACCATTTGTACCGCGAAACGATGGTGATCCTACGGGTGATTATGTAAGAGCTGAAATTCCTCTTAATATTCCTGGTACAACTGAGGCTCAAAAGCCTTGCCCAGGTAAGAAGAAATACTTTGGTGCTGACCCAGATGGTGATAATTTTGCTGATTATGTACCTGATGCCCCTGATTACCGTCTTCAACCAGATTTCTTAACAGCTTTTGAACAATCTGGCGTCGCACGGGCAGGCTCCGCCGCCAATCTCCCAAATCCATCTGTAAATATGTTCTGGAAACCAGTTACAACAAGTGGAGCGCAAACTTCTTTTATTGAAAAACTACCACCGCCAGGTGGAGAGTATTATAGTCCTCCAGCAAGATTGAATGGAGATACATCGAATAATGATATTATGAAGAAGCTTGATAAATTATGGGCTCGCCTCGATGATATTAATACATCCTCTCCTGAACAAGTCACTTCTGAACTCTTAATGTTTATTTCAAGTGGAATCTTTGTTCTTTTTATGATGGATCTTCTTGTTAAAAAAGGTAGTACTCTTCGTTTTTAGATAAATTAATTTATGTTTTAAACAAACTATTATTAATTTATTTTATGGTATTAATTCTTATTTTCTATGCTTCTGCTTCTTTATGGTTTTACGGATTTTTAATGCTGTTGATTTTTTGAATGTACTTCTCTTACCTCCACTAAGTGTTAAACGTTTTTCTGTATTTACATTTGCATATTTATTTTTAACTTTAGTTAAAGAATTTCTAATAACGTTTGATGACATTCCTGTCTTACTCTTTAGTGTTTGTTTATTACTGTTAATATTTCTAATTGTAGCAGCTCTTTCTTTTGTTCTAAATGATCTTTGTTTTGCTTGAAGATTACGTGATAAGACATTTAATTTTTGGGTAAACTTACTAATATTATTTTTTGAATATTGTTTGGGTGTTACTTTGTTATTGCTTTTATTACTTTTATTGCTTTTTGGTGTTGTGTTTGCGTTTTTTGCTGCTGTTGCTGCTGCTGCTGCTGCATTATTTTCTGCTTTTTTGATTGCTTTTTTTGCTTTATTGGCCGCTAGCTCTTCTTTTGCAGCAGCTAATGCAGCCGCTCTGGATACATTATTATTGCTTGCTTTTTTTGGCAAAGGAGTAAGTTCTATACCACTATTATTGTTTTTTTTGTTGACTGGACGATTGAAACCTGTACGTAGCTTCAGATTTTTCGTGGCATTCTTGGCTGCAACCGTGACATCGATGGAACCCTCAGGTGGCGGGCCTGGGCCCAAGGGAGCGCGAAGACCGCGAGCGTCAGCTGGAGCTACAGGTACCCTTGGCGTGCCATTATTGGCCGAACGAGCAGGAGGAGTAACAGTTCCAACATTACCATTATTATTATTTAAAAAAGTGTTTAATCTCTTCTTATTCTCTTTAGTGAATGGATCTATATTATGAACATTTTCTTTAGCATTAATTGCTGCTGCTTGAGCCTTTTTGTCATTGTTTAAAGATTGTTGAGCAGCTTTTCTATTTTGTGCCTTTCTAGCATCAATTTGCGCCTGTAAGTCTTCACTCCCAGAATTATTAGATACTTCAGAAGAATCAGATGTTCCAGAATTTGTAGATAATGTAAGTGAATTACTATTACTACCATTGGATAATGCAAGTGAGCCAATTGTTTCACCATTACTATTACTTTCTCCATTAGATTCATTATTTGAAAAAGCACTTAAACTATTATCATTCTCTTCTGTAGTTTCAGTTCCAGCATTACTACTATTATTATTTTCATTATTTGTTTCATTTATAGTTTCTAGTGGGCTAGATGGTGCCTTTAATCTAGTTCCAGTACTTCCTAAAGTGCGATTTAATTTTTCGCGTAGTTGTTCTTGTGTTATAGGTGGACTGGCTGGGGCGCCAGTACCTGCCTTAGCCGCATTCTCTGCTGCTTCAGCCTCTATCTCTCTAATTAATTCATCTGGTGGTAGTGGTGGTGTGGCGGGTGTTATTGTAGCAGCAGTGGCTCTAGCAGCAGCCATTTCTTGTAAACGTGTTAGCTTAGATCGTATGGTGCTCTTTACATCATCAGTGATATCCTGCTCCAGAAACTTTGAGAGGAATTGCATATCTGCCCAAATCTCTTCAACCTTATCATAACTAACTCTTGGGATATCTGTGATCTGATCTTGAACTATCTTACTGTATTCTGATTTATTTGTTTCCTTGCGAAGAGCATCAAGACGTTCGGATATAGAAGTATTTATGGGCCCAGTGGGCACTTTTGGGAAAATATAAGTGGGCTTGCGGCGCTCATCAAGTATCGCCTTTAAAGTTGCTATAGCTTTCTTCTTGTCATCATCTGTTAGTTTGTCATCAGAATCATTAGAACCATTAGAACCATTAGAACCGCTAGGTTTTGTACTATTTGAAGCATTTTTCTTCTTCTTATTGACAGGAGAAGGTGGTATATATTTACTTAATAGTGATAGACTTTTTGGCTTAAATGTAATACATACTTTCATTGAGCCATCACCCATTTTATCAAATCTGACTTCAGGTTGTTCCTCTTTAGAGATATTTGAAGTTGTATTTTTGTCACCAGGTTGTAATTTAGATAATAAATTAAGTGCTAGGCTTTGTACAATTCTACGAACTGGTTCACAATTAACTAACATAGCAAGTGGTTTATCACTATTACATTTACCATCATATAGAGCTTGAAGAACTTCTTGTTTTTCTTTATTTGGTAAGGCAGGTCCATCGAGACCAAATAATGTAAGGGCCTCTATTTGAGACTTAGTAAAATCAGAGCCAGTGCCCTTACTTGGATCTTCAAGAGTAAGTGGTGTTCCAAATAATACTATATCTTTTTTATCATTCTTAACTGGAGTAGAATCTGGTATTACAGGTTTGGCAGGGGTTGTCTTATCAGCATTAACAGGGTCAGCTGGAGTAGTAACAGGGACAGCTGGGATAGTAACAGGGGTAGTAACAGGGGTAGTAACAGGGGCAGTAACAGGGGCAGTAATAGGAGCAACTGGTGGTTTACCTGGAGTTTTTACAGACGTTATGGCAGTGATAGGTGGACTAGTTGGTTTTTTATATTCTTCTACAGCAGCAGCAAGCGCAGCAGCCCTATTACCTGTAGTATCTGGAACAGGAGGAGCAGCAGGATCAGAAGCACCAGGATCAGGAGCACCACCAATACTTATAGACTCTTGAAAGAATCCTCCCTTGTAAGGGGCAATTTCACCACCAGATGCTGGAATTAATGTACGAGCAGGATCAAACCCAGGAGGGGGTCCCATACTACCACCACTCATAGCTTGAATTGTTCCGCTGCCTGCGGGTAGTAAGGACATACCAGGATTATAACCAGATAACGCAGCCATTCTATGATAAGTTTTGTTTAAAATATTGGTTGATAAACGAACCTAAGAAAAATCTACCATCTAGCATCTAGATATGGATACCTACACATCTGATCCTCAAACGAGAAAGCGTAAGATTGATTGTAAGCCAGAGTTAGTAATTTCAAGTCTTCAAAGATTTTATTCGAGTCATCCGGAAATTGAAAAAGTGCTAACATATCTAAATGGTGAAGCTCCGCTGAGTCTCAGAATTATTGATTGGTTTGTTACAAAATATAGTCGAAAGAACTTTGTGCGGTATCCTCTAAACGGTCAAGACTTTCTAGTGTATTTGAGTTATAAGGGGCAATTAAAGGCGTATTCAAAACAGTATTTCGATCCAAATTGTCGTAGGGAACGGATTATGTTTAAGATTCCAAACCAGGAGCAATTTATGACAACGATTGGAAAGCTTAATTTTTTCCGTTGGGCATTGGAGTCAAAGATTTTAGAGTATATTGAAGCCCACGAGGAAGAAATCCGCACGGGTTACAATTCATATTTAAAGGACACGACACAGACTCAAAAGCGAGTAAAGAATGAAACTGCATCCTCAACGGATTCGAATGTAAGTTCTGAGACAGTTCAGTCTAATATTACTGTATCAACACAAGCATCGCAAGTAACGCAAGCATCGCAAGCATCGCAAGCATCGCAAGCATCGCAAGCATCGCAGTCAACGCAGTCAACGCAAGGTTCTAATTCTACAGCACGAACAACTAGACGTCGTCGTACAAAGCAGACGCCCTCATCACTTAATAAGTTACAAGTATATAAGATACCAATTGAGTTATCATTTGATTAGCAGTTAAAATTAAAGTTAAGTTTGTTACTTGTATCAGCGGAAGGTTTATTGTTGTAGAATAGTCTAATATCATCCATTTTGGGTCTAAGTTGTTCGGCTGCCTGTGCTTGTTGTGCAACTACATTGGGATTTAGCCAACGATTATCAAAATTCCTCTGTAACAGCTTCTCAGATTCCTTTAAGTACCCCGTGTGTTTATCTTCATAGACGCTTGCTCTTAGTTCGCGGGTCATATTTCTCGCATCAAACGTGGTATCATATTTGTCAAAATATGGATTCTGAACGCCTCGGCTGGCATCTACATCAAAGCGGGGCTGTGAGCGATAGCTTTTGTCACTTCCACGGCTGTCATTAGGTAACATATCATAAAACGGTGCCTGTTTATTAATATCCGGACGATTCATTACCCCATATTTGCCATCTGTTTGCCAATGTTCAAATTGTCTAGCATTAATGGCATCTATTGTATCAACTTCCCGTCTTGTCCTAGTCATAAATTGCGGCATAGGAAAAGCATCATATGCTGAAATTGTATGTTTATCAGGAAAAACAGGTTGCGCCATTTAAAGTACCTACTTAATATTATCTTAAGATGTTAATTATACCTTTTATTCACAATGTAGTAGATCAAAATAGTATTCAAGTACATACTATTAAAGTTTTAACAATTGGTGGTCGTGGAATCTGGGAAGAGGATAATTCGCTCAATCTGGATAAGGATATTTTAAATCCAAATGATATTTATCGTAAAGGAACAACTATTAAGTTTGATAAACAATTACAGATCTGTGAAGTAAATACTGAAAAGACAAAAATAAGTGATTTTTATAAATGGGATGAAATTGCTTTTGAAGATACAGAAACTTTTTGCTGGAGAACATATGTTTATTTAAGTGGAAATGGTTCTGCAAATTGGTTAGATATCCCTACATCTGAAATATTAGGTAAATATAAAATAAGAGATCTTATTGCCAAGATTATCCAGAAAAAATAACAATCATGTTTAAGTCATCTAAACGATGAGTGCGTTCTATATATAGACAAATGGATTCGCAAAGACATAATAAGACTCATAAGAAACCATTTAATGATATTGAAAATCCTGTAGGAGAAGCAGATAATAACTTTAAAAATCTTTTAGAGGATAGTGCACGTGAGGCATATAGTCGACCTTGGCATCGTATAGAGCGTGGATTACGATTAAACAGACTTCGTATATTTATTGAAGAAGTTGGTCCGCAATTTACTATGACTAAAGATGAAAAAGACGCATTTTTCATATTTCTTCAAAAAGCACTTGATAAAAAACTATTAAACACTCTAAAGGTTGTGAATTATGATCAAGAAAAACAGCGAATTACTATAATTCGTGGGTTAGAAATTAAACGTAATCAAGAAGGTATTTTAAAATGGGGATTTAGTACAAAGAAGCCACGTGCAGATGGAACACGGAAGAAAAAGAAGGATGATATTCCATCTGTCTCAACACATGGCGAAGAATCGACCGAAACAAAAATTGAGGACGAAGTTAACCAAATTATAAACAATTAGCAATGCAATTTAAGGACAAGTTAAAGGATTTGATAGACCTATTTCAAAATTGGCTATCAGATCCTCAAGATAGCGTTCAATTAGAACAATGGTTAGATGCAGCCGATACTCTCGCACACTCATTCGAATTCTCTGATAGGGAGCAATTATACATTGATAGAATTATCGAAATGTATGAAGAGCAATTTAAAACACAAATTGCTAAAAATGCACTCGATAGGGCTATTGATATTCCAAGTAAAGAGTTTCTAGATGAGCTTATTGGTAGAAAACAAACAGAGCAGCGTTCGGCTGAATGGTATGCTCAAATGTCTACTATTATTTCAGCAAGTGAAATTGGTAATTTATTTGCCGCACCAAGAACACGTGCTAAAATGGTTTTAGCAAAAATAGTACCACCACAACCTCGTTATCAACCACTCGCAGTCTTCTCTGATAGAATGGCTGCGTTTGATTGGGGCATTAGGTTTGAGCCTGTTGCAAAGCAATTATACGAATATAAATATGGTGTCACTGTAAAAGAACTCGGTCGTCTAATTCATCCTACAGATATACGGTGTTCAGCTTCTCCAGATGGGTTAATATATAGTTGTCCTAAGAATGAAAGAACAGGGCGATTAATTGAAATTAAATGCCCAGTAACTCGAGAGATAGATGGGAGTGTACCAAAGGATTATTATGCTCAAATGCAATTACAGCTTCAGGTAACAGGCTGTAAAAAATGTGATTACGTTGAAGCAGGATTCACATCTAAATATAATAATACACCTGAAAAAGTAGGTCCAGCGTTATATAATGGCTATATTGGATTAATTCGATATGCTGAGATGAAAGGTGATCAAGAGTTTTACTATATTTATAGCCCAGTCAATGCCGATAGTGAATGGAAACCCGAAATTAAGGACGATGAAGAAATAATCGAAATTATTCCTTGGAGGTTATTTCAATGGAGCGAACAAGTCATTACACGAAGTGAAGAGTGGTGGACATCTATCAAGCCATTAATTGATATATTTTGGGAAGATGTAGAAAAAGCAAAGCGTGGTGATTTTGTTGTGCCAGAATCAACACGACCTGCTAAAAGGCCAAGGATAGAAAAATGTATGATTATGTTTAATAAATTAGATGAGAATGGTAAAGAAATTACTCCTGAGAACGTGATAGTGACGCCCGAACCGTCTGTTTAGGTTTAAAAAGATAAGACAATAAGAAATAAAGTCCTATACCAGCAGAAACCATTAATAATATTCTAGTAGCACTGTAGTTTCCAGAACTATTTTTCATTCTATTAAGCCATATTCCCCAGACATACGCATCCATTAAAATATTAATAGTAAATAATAACCCTAAGATAATTAAGATTAGAAATAGAAATACTATATGATTACTGGGCGGACCATTCATTTCTAATATTATATAACAATATAAAGCATATTATAATATGTTATAATTAATATATTATAATGCCTCTTAATTTTGATTTAGAAGCAATAAGAAAAGAGTTTAATTGTATTAATTATTTTGAAACCGGGCTTTGGGATCCACGAACAGATGTTTCTAGTAAAATTGCCCTTAGAAGTAATTTTAAGAAAGTATATTGTATAGAACTACAAAATAAATGGGTTGAACTTGGAAAAGAAATTTTCAAAGACGAAATTGAATCAAAAAGATATGTTCTGATTTTAGATGATAGTACAAATATGAAACATTATTTTAATAATAATGACTTTGAAGATAGAACAATGTTTTTCTTAGATGCTCATGTGGATAATGAAAATATACATAATTATAAAAAGAAATGTCCATTATTTGAAGAACTTGATGCTATACAAACTCTTAAAAGAAAGGATCATATTATTTTAGTAGATGACTTAAGAATGTTAGCTCATCCGTTTCCTTGGGGAGAGGATAGTTATGGAGATATTAATTTTACACGTATGATTATGAATAAAATATTAAGTATTAATCCTAATTATAATTTCAGATTGTTAGATGGATATATTAAAAATGATGTATTAATGGCTTATATCTAATTTAATCCAAATCCTACTTCACTTACACTACCACCCGTATTATTTTGAGGAATTGGCATTGGATCGGCTTTGTAAAAGTTAAGTACTAATTCTTGTGTTGGTGCTGAGCAGCTATCAGGATAATTGCGTTTATAGTTATTTGTGAATTGACGATAATTTCCAGTCTTAGAGACCATTCTCTCAAAATCAGTGGCATAACAGGAACGACTGTTCACACACGAAATAGTTTCCTTAACACGTGGTGGAGACATTTCATCAGCGAGCAAGTGATATGGCTGATTGTTATATAGATCTGCTGGGCCAGGTGTATCGGGAGGGAATTCCATAACAGGTCCCTCGTCGCCGAGACTTCTTGTTAGTAAAGAGGCCTGTTGTTCAGATTCAGCACTAACTTCAGCTGGTCTATCATTTAAATTTTCATAACCTTCGGACCAGTAGGAATAATATGGGAATCCAAAGCGTTCCCATCCAGCACGTTTCCACCAATTTTTCTGTGACTTTGGAGCATAAGGTGCGACATAATTAACAAAATTGGTTTTCTTCATTGACATAATCACAATGAGAATAATTATTAACACAAGAATTAGTGTTAGAACTCCTTTCATTTTCCCTATATAATTGCGTCATTATTAAAAATTGACTAGATTGCGTCCCTCATATAATTCCGGAAAGATGTCAATGATTAGTATGCAAGTTGTTAAGCGCGATGGTTCCAAGGAAGATGTTTCATTTGATAAAGTTTTGAATAGAATTCGTAAGTCAGCAGAAGGTCTAGAGGTAAATTCAACTCTAATTGCCCAGCGGACTCTACTTCGAATCTATGACGGAGTCAAGACATCTGAATTGGATGAACTCGCAGCACAACTATCTATTTCGTTAATGACCACGAATCTAGATTATGGGATACTTGCCTCCAGGATTGCCATCTCAAACCATCATCGTAATACTTCAGATAAATTCTCTGAAGTCGTCCAAGCTCTTAGTAACCAAATTATAGATAAAACAGGTGAGAAAATTAGCAATGTTTCACAAGAACTTATTGAAATCTGTCAAAAACACGGGGCAGAAATTGATGCCAAAATCGACTACAATCGCGACTACCTATTCGACTATTTTGGATTTAAAACCCTTGAAAAACTACAATACCTACTTCGTGATACTAAAGGAAAGACGTTAGAGCGCCCTCAACACCTAGTTATGCGAGTATCACTAGCGCTATGGGGATCCGTAGATTTGGAGAAGGCGTTTGAGACGTATGATCTATTAAGTCAAAAATTCTTCATTCACGCTACTCCAACCAACTTTAATGCAGGTACGCCTCGCCAACAACTCAGCTCTTGTTTCCTCCTAGCAATGAAAGAGGATAGTATCATAGGAATCTATGATACATTGAAGCAATGTGCACAAATCTCTAAACACGCTGGCGGCATTGGCCTCCATATTCACAACATTCGTGCCAAAGGCTCTCTAATTAAAGGTACAAATGGAACTTCAAACGGAATTGTACCTATGCTAAGGAACTTTAATGATACTGCTCGCTATGTTGACCAGTGTTTTACTCCAGATACCTTAGTATATACAGAAAATGGGCCTAAACTAATTGAAGATGTAAGTGTATCTGATAAAATCCTAACGAGTGAAGGTGTATACCATAAAGTAAAAATGCCTATCAGACACGAATATAATGGGAAAATGTTAGAAATTCAAATTAAAAATGCTATTTATCCTATTCGTGTAACACCTGAACATCAAATATTAGCACTACAAAACCAAACTAAATGTACAAACTATAGTGTTATACGTAATCGTCTTGAAAAAACAATTACTAAAGCTGAGTTTGTAGATGCCAAAGAACTTAAAGAAGCAGACTTTGTAGTATTTCCAATTCCAACTTATGAAAAAGATATTGAAGAAATGACTGAAGAAGACTGTCGCTTTTATGGAATTATGCTAGGGGATGGCCATATCTCATCAGCAGCTTCTGGTGTATGCTTAAATAATACTACCAAAACAAATACACTAGAGTTTGTTAAAGAATATCTTACAAATCGAGGAATTAAATATAATACATATGAAGAGGATAATTCTATTAAAGTTAAATGGTCTACTGCTACACCACGCTTTAAATTAACTCGCAATCAGTTATATGATTCTGAAGGACATAAAAAATGGGATACTCCTCTTCTTCATCTTCCTATTAATAAAGCTAAACAGATTATAAGAGGTATTATTGAAACGGATGGATGTGTAAGTGAAAAGGAAATCGCAATTGAACTATCATCATTAGGACTAATTGAATCAATTCGTTATGTACTACTAAGAATGGGAGCACTTAGTTCTGGATATACTCGTAATCGTGTAGGAAATATATCAAGCTATAGGAATATTACTACACGCCTTCCTACAAATGTAATCCGTGTTCCTCGTATTAAAGATATTACTGATATGTTTCCTGATGCTCCAAAAGGTGAATTCTTTAGTTATCTAACTTATGATAATTATTTATATTCTAGAATTGAAAATATTTCAGAAGTTAATTATGAGGGAGTTGTCCACGATTTTGAAATTGATGGTCCACACGATTATACAGTAGCACATCTTGGTATCGCACACAATGGAGGTGGTAAACGAAATGGTTCATTTGCAATTTATTTGGAGCCTTGGCACGCGGACGTGGAGGACTTTCTAAGACTCAAACTTAATACTGGGTCTGAAGAGGAACGTTGTCGTGATTTGTTTTATGCTCTTTGGATTCCTGATTTGTTTATGGAGCGTGTTGAGAAGAATGAGCCCTGGACTCTCTTCTGCCCCTCTGAAGCCCCTGGCTTAGCAGATGTGTATGGTGATGAATTCAAAACTCTTTATGAAAAGTATGAACAAGAAGGACGTGGTCGCAAACAAGTTGACGCACAAAAACTCTGGTTCAAAGTACTTGACTCGCAGATTGAAACAGGTACACCTTATCTCTTGTATAAGGATGCTGCGAATAAGAAATCAAATCAAAAGAATCTTGGAACAATTAAGAGTTCAAATTTATGCACAGAGATCATAGAGTATTCAGCGCCTGATGAGACAGCGGTCTGTAACTTGGCATCAATTGGTTTGCCAATGTATGTAGATGCGAAGTCTAAAAAGTTTAACTATGAGAAGTTACGTCAGGTAGTGAAAGTAGCAATTCGTAACTTGAACCGCGTAATTGATATTAATTACTATCCAACTCCTGAAACCAAGAATTCAAATATGCGTCATCGTCCCGTGGGTCTAGGAGTACAAGGTCTAGCAGATGTCTTTGCTCTAATGCGAGTGCCTTGGGAATCAGATAGAGCTGTCGATCTTAACCAAAGAATCTTTGAGCATATTTATTATGCGGCAGTAGAATCGTCTTGTGAAGTGGCAGAAAGGGATGGGCCTTATTCTACATATGAAGGAAGTCCTATGTCAAAGGGTCAATTTCAGTATGATATGTGGTCAATTACACCAATTACAGAGAAGGATGGAACTCTAAATTGGGTATCTTTAAAGGAAAGGGTGGCGAAGTATGGTGTTCGTAACTCGCTTTTGATGGCACCAATGCCGACTGCTTCAACATCACAGATTTTGGGATTTAATGAGTGTATTGAGCCTTTCACTTCAAATATTTATACACGGCGTACTTTGGCAGGGGAGTTCATTATTATTAATAAGTATCTAATGAAGGATTTGGAGAAGCTTGATTTGTGGAATGAGATGATGAAGCAACAGATTATCGCTCGAAATGGTTCTATTCAGGGAATAGAACAAATCCCAGAAGCAATTCAAAAGCTGTATAGGACTTCTTGGGAGATTAAACAAAAGACATTGATTGATATGGCAGTGGCGCGTGGCGCATTTATTTGTCAGAGCCAGTCACTAAATCTGTTTGTATCGGATCCAAATTATGCTAAGTTAACCTCGATGCACTTTTACGCTTGGAAGCAAGGTCTTAAGACGGGTATTTATTACTTAAGAACGCGCGCACCAGTGATGGCACAGAAATTCACGATTGATCCAGAGCTACAGAAGGCAGCAGAGAAGTCTGAACAGGAGCGCCTACATAAGAAATATGCTCCAGATGAAGGATGTACAATGTGTAGTGCATAGTCATAGTTATAAAGAATAATATAAATAAAGCAAAATAATAAAAATATTAATATATTTTTATTATATTGTATAGGTAATGTCCGGTTCTAATGAGTATTTTTAGTAAAAGTAAATAAAAAGGAAATTAGAGTAGGATGAACGGAGCAGAAAGATATAATTTTGATACGCTCAGGAGTCAGATTACTGATGAGCTCCATAATAAAGATATGCCCCAACGACTTTATAAATCTACAAATGCTATTTTTAGTATAATAGATGCTATTGTAAAAACCAAAGGTGAAGGATGGACTGCTCAAGCACTAGATAGTGAGGGTAAACCCATTTTTACACAAAATGAACAAGTAAAATTTACTGAAGCATTCAAACCCTATATAAGAGTTATTGTTGACTATTTTGACAATGACAAAGATACTTTTAGTGGTGGTGCTGATGATGCACCATATGCACCAGATATTAGTAAAATATCAGGTATGTCAAAAGATTTTATTAAAAAAAAACTCGAACAAACAACGGGTGTAGTAAAAACACCACCTGATCCAACAAAAATGTTTGGGGTTGATGATATTTATGCTAGAATATATAATAAGATTGGAAATATTGATGCTACAGTAAATGAGTATGCTTCAAAGTATGGTGTATTACGATTAGAAAAGGAGCATGATTTAGAGCCAGATCCGCATGTAATTCCACAGCCCGTGCGCATTGCAATTTCTCAAGGTGTATTTGCATTAAGTACAGCACTTGGAGCTCCAATTCCAACTAATATTACATTAGAAGTATTATCGAAAATTAAAATACCTTTTAGAACAATCATATTTGCTATTTATTTAGCATTAGATGTAACACGTATTTCAATGGGAGTATCTGATAGAACAACTGCTAGAAAATTATTATCAATTGTGCTAGCAATATTAGAATTATTAAGAGGTGATTGGAAGAAATCTATTCTAACATTTATTGGGTTTTATGGAATGACGCCACTTATCGCAGGAGAAGTTATGAAAGTATTTTTATCACTATTTAGAAAATTATCACCACAATTACAACGTGATATTGTTTTTGGTTCATTAGATGCTACAAAGTCATTTATTATTGGGTTATTATTGTCTGTATTTCAGATAATAGCTCCTGAAGAGGTTCGTCTACTATTAATAGGTATATTAGAAAAAATAGCACAGAGAAAGGCGGAAATTGATGGACTCTTAGTTGATGAAGGATTATCTGCTCGACCTGATTATTTATCACCAACATTTGAAGATTTAAATAATATTCAAGCTGTGATGTCTGATAAAGCTTATCTATGTTCTTGTGAATTTGATAAACTAATTGAGGCAGTTGATAAATCTGCTGTATTTAGAATAATTTTACAAATCTTAAGAATACCTGTTACAAAGGAATATAAAGAACTTGTATGTGGTACTGGTCCTTGTAAACCATTTGTTCAGGAAATTGTCTCTGAGTCTATGAAGGATAAAGAAGCGGTAGATGAACTTCAAGGCAGTCCAACAATTAACCTACCTGTACAATTAAATACAAAAGATATCTTAACCGCTCCTGTTGCTCCTACAAATGCTACTGCGAATGCTGTAGAAGAAAATAATCCAGCAAACCCAGAAGCAGAATTAGAAGCAGAACCAAAACTAGAAGAAGCTAAACCAGAACCAAAAGCAGAAGCTAAACCAGAACTAGAACCAGAACTAGAACCAGAACTAGAAGAAGCTAAATCAGAAGTAAAACCAGAAGCTAAATCAGAAGTAAAGCCAGAAGCAAAACTAGAACCAGAAGTAAAAGCAGAACCAGAAGAGAATAACCCAAGTGTAATAAATCAAAAACGTAAGAAAGCAAAACCAACAGTTAAAGGTGGTAGAATTCTACATTCAAGAAAAATGAAGTCTTCTATTTAGATGATTTAGTAGTTTTTTTATCTTCTTCAACTTGAACACCAATTAATCCGTGAATAAAGATGAGATATTCTTTAGGAAATCCCCAAAAGCACGTAGGTTTATTTTCGGATGGTGGAATGCGACGAGAGGATTGATTATTACTGTGTGAAAATGCTACGATAATTTGTTGAGGTGGCATTTCGATAACTTGCTCTTCGCGGCCTGCAATCCATCCCTCACCTTCAGCAATTGAAACATTAGGAAACTTTCTTTCAAGCCAAGCAGATTTCCTAAATGTTAGAGTAGCTTCAGAGATACGTTGTGAAAATGGGATATCAAATGGAGGAACATTTACAGCACTCGTACCAAACTTCAAATCATATAAAGCAAGTGTAGTACAGCAGGCAATATTTGCCCTACCCGTTTCTCCACGTTTAGTTCCCTTTATAAGCCAGGCTACACGGCGACGGAAAGATGTTTCTGGGTAGTGATCATCATCATCCATAAAAAGAATGATATCATTTGAGGCATTTTCGATTGCGTGATTGCGTTTTTCACCAATGGTCATTCGCCCCTCAATAGGAATATACTTTAGTTTAATTTTAGGAACTTGAAGCTGGAAACTAATAATTTTCTCACTAGCCATATGAGGTGTCTTTTCATTATCTTCAATTACAATCCATTCGATTTTATCTTGAGGATAATCAGTAATCAATAAATTATGGAAAGCAATTTCAATTAGTTTCTCACGATTATAAGTGGGAGTAACAATTGAAATTGGAGGGCAATCATCCTGATTTAGGATTGGAGGACAATGATAAACCCCTTTCGCAGGACGGCGTTCCTTAATATAAGAATAAACCTTAGTTAGCATAGGTAGGAATGCTTTACAGCTCTCATTAAAGCGATTAATAGCGATTTGTTGGCGGATTTTGCGAATTTCACCAAAGTCTGAGTTTCTAAATCTATAAAAAGCAGTATCGAGTTCTTCGCGGATCATTGTAGTTGGCTTAGCAGATGAATAGCGCACCTTAGTTGATTCATCATAGCTATTAGATAGCCAGGAGATGCCTGTAGGGTTATCGTAGAAGTGTTCAAAAGTGGGTAGGAAGTTCATAATAGCAAAAGTGCCACAGACTTCAGAGTTGGCGGCGGCGTAACCAAAAGCTTCTCCTTGACTACAGATGAGATGGCCAGTGTGTAGGGCTGAAATACGTTTACGTTCTTCTGAGCTAAGATCTTGGCATTTTACAGTTACATTTTCAGCAAGACCATTTTTCTTTAAGCCCTCAGCAAAGTCCTCACGAGTAGTATAGACAGTCAGAGTAGGATCACTTGGTAGCCAGTATGGAAGAACCTGTTTTAAATATTCATACTTTGAAGTAGAGCCAGCTACAAAACATACAAACCCATCATCTGTGGAGATACCATATTTACCTTTATAATCTTTTGATTGCCAAGCTGCCATCCAAGGAACTACATAGATATTATCAGTAGAAAGACTTTTTTCAGCAAAAGCTATGCGAAACTTTTCGGCGCTTACTGGGTCACGGAAAATAAGTGCATCGAATGCGTGAACATATGAATCATATGCGAAGGACCATTGCTCAGGATTTACAAGCATAATATTAGTATGAGCCCAAGGAATCGCCGCAAAAACAGGAATTTCAAGATGAACATTAATATCAGAATGGCTGAGAGGTTCTCGCATATCAACTAATCGCGGTTTACTGATTGGATGACCAATTGAGTCTTGAAGTTTTCTAAGGATACGATCAATTACTTCAGCATCATCATTAAGACCATATGTATTTGCTTTGTTATAAATGATATTTACAGAAAGTGGAGGAGCCATTTACTATATGAGATAGAATATCTTTTAAGTTGTAATAAACTTTTTAGGAATAGAAAACTCATTATCATTCCCTAAGGGTTTAGGGCTTTCAGCCCATAATAGCTTCTGGCGAGGCCTTACGTTTTGCGCGCTTTTGACAAAGCGCTTAAGTTTAAAAAAATATAGTAGTAGGGGTCAAATGACAGCTAAAGAAATTAGAGATTTAGGATATTTAAAGTGGAAAGACCCGTGGGCCTGGATGGAGACAATGAGAGGCAAACGATGGGAGAATCTTATAAAACGTGAAAGAGAACACTTTAATGATCTGGCCAAGCAATCCAGCGTTGAAAAAGAGGCCCGACAGATTGAAAAAGAAATTCTAGATGCCCAACAGTATCTTAAACTACCAAGCTTCAATATAGGATGTGGAACAATAGATATATTTTTAGTACCAAACTCAAGATTTATGTGGAAATGGAACTGGAATAAACGAGAGAAACCTGCATATGATATCGATGTTCTAGGAAATAGTGTATGGTATGTTACATCAGATGAAGATATTCACACACAAAATAAATTAATTTGCGAAACATCCAATGGCAAACAAATCTGGACTAAAAAGGCAATTTCCTCACAAATAGCAATAGTAGGTGATTTATGTTACTTTATTAAAGTAGTAGATTATTTTAGAACTATAGAACTATGTGTATGTAATGCGCATACAGGGAGTGATGAGAAGGTATTATATAAAGAGCCTGATAAGGGTCGTGATCTAATTCTAATTAAAGGATCAAATAGAACACTGTATTTAGTATCATCAAATCCAATATATGATGCGTTATATAAAATAAATGGTGATATACTTGAAAGATTGTATAAGAATTCTATGATACAATTCGCATTAGGTGAAAGCATATATGGAGAAGATTGTGTATTAGTTAGAAATTCAATAACTGAAAAATGGATACCAAAAGGAAGACCAATTAATGAGTGGATATTACCTGATGAGGAAATTCAATGGATTAATATACAATCAGGTAATATTTTAACAATATATGAGGGTGCACAAAGTATCTGGTTCTGTGCAGCTAAGAAAAAGCCACAATTAATATTTAAAATCAAAGTCGGAATAATTGATGTTAATATTTGGACAAAATGGGAAAATTCTTTAATTCAAACATTTATTGTTAAATCACCATTTGAGGTCCCTTATATGTTTCATATAATTAATAATAAAATTATAAAAGACGAACGAAAAATGGAGATAGAACATCCTATAAAATTTAAAGAATTAGAAGTTCATCGTTTTCATACAACATCAAAGGATGGAACAAAAGTACCATTTGTGGTTATAAAAGAAAAGGGAGTAAAACCAAAGGCTCAGTTAATATATGTATATGGGGCATATGGTTCAACAACACCGATTGGATGGCCCTATGGTCAATGGTATCCTTTATTAAAAAGAAAATGGGCATTAGTATTCTCTTTTGTACGCGGGGGTGGTGATATAGATGCTGCGTGGGCAGAGGCAGCAAGAAGAGAGAATAGACACTTAGCAGTGGATGATTTTGAAGCTGTAATAAAAGCCGCAAAGATTAAGAATAATTTGGAAGCAGATAAAACAGTTATATATGGTCGTTCTGCAGGTGGATTGCCAATTGGAGCAATTGTATCACGGTTTCCTAATGGACAACTTGTAGGCGCAGCATTTACTGAAGTCCCGTACGTAGATGTACTTAGAACTAGTTCAAACCCAGATTTACCTCTTACAATAGGTGAATTTGAAGAATTTGGGAATCCACTTCAAAAGATTATAAATTTTAAGGAGTTGCTATCTGTTTCGCCGATAAATACATTGCCGATAGATGGAGCACCTGGTGTGTTTGTAATGTCACGTGTAGGTTTACTAGATAAACAAGTTTTCGCATATGAGTCTTTTAAATGGATTCAGAAGCTACGAGGTTTTGCTTCAGAGGATGAAAGTACAATAACGGATCCTAAGATGAAATATGTAACATTTGAGAGGAAGGAATCTCATCACTATCGTCCTAATAAATTCCCCCGGTTCCGAGCAATTGACCTCGCGATTTTAGATAACTGGGTTGATGGCAAGTTGAGATTTTAGAAGAGTCCGATAAGGCCGCGTAACAAAAAATCTAAGTATAAAGTATAAGATGCCTGAAATGAACAAGAACAAGAACAAGACTCGCCGTAACAAGAACAAGAATGGAGGTGGCAAGAATAACACTCTTCGTAACAAGAACAAGAACAAGAGTGGTGGCAAGCGCCGCGTCACCCGCCGCCGCAACAACTGCCACAAGCGCCGCAATTAAATTGCCCTTGTGTCCTAATTTGTAATTAACTCTTTTATTTTTAATTTATGATTATTTGTACTATAATAAATTAAAAATATATCAATATTATATAGAAATGAATATTGGAAATGAAGAAAAGTGTGATAAGCTTGTGAAAAATGGAATATATAACAATCCTACAGAGTGTTTGGAAGATTTATACCGTCCAAAAGGAGGTAAACGACGTGCTTCATATAAGAGACGTGCTTCGCATAAGAGACGCGCTTCGCATAAACGCACTCGTAAACACACTCGTAAACACACTCATAAACGCCGCCATTAATTAAACTTAATTAGGCATTGATTCGCATCTTTTTTAGTAGTATCCTTCTTTTTAGGTTTAGCTTTATGTGTTGAGCCAGGAAGCCAGTTTTGAATGTATAAAGTTCTGTGTAGTTCGTGTCCTCCATAGATTCTTATACCCTCTCGGTGATTAGCAGTTCCATAACCCTTACTTTTAAGTAAATCATAACGGTCATTACATTCAGTATGATCTTCACAGTACTGAGTAATCCATCGATCGTGCTCTACTTTTGCCAGAATCGATGCACCAGCAATTGCCATATACTCTGAATCGCCTTCAATAATGAGCTCTTGTTCTCCATTCCAGCCCTCAATTGAAAGTACACCATCAATAACAAGTCTACATTTTGAAGGATCTTCTAGACCTAAACCATTAACGGCACGTCGAAATGCTTCCATATTAGCCCAAGTAATACCTTTCTCATTAATCTCTTGAGCCGTAACTACACCAACTGCTGCCATAGGAAGTAGTTCTTTAATTTCATCTGCAAGTTTATCTCGTTTTTTAGGGCTAATTTTCTTGGAATCGCGTAATTGTGATAGTAATGTACGTTGTTTTTCTGTCCAGGTGGATTCTTCTGGGATAATGACGGCGCCAGCCATAATAGGTCCCCAAAAGGATCCTCGTCCGGCCTCATCAATTCCAATTTCAACCACACTATCGTCTTTAAAACGAGCAGATAGCATCTTCCTAATGACTTAGTCGCAATCATATTAATCAAATTTCATAAAATAATAATTCAAATTGTAAAGTTAGTAATTAACAGTAGAAGATGATTATTAAGGCTACACTATGTACTCTTTTATTGATACTCGTAGTTGTAATTGCGACCTCATATTATGTTAATAAAGAGGGGTTTGATGACATTTCAAATGGATATCTAAGTAGTATTTCAAATGATTTACAGAGTGCTATGAATACGGTATCGTCTGATGTGGGGGGTGCTATAAGCACAGTATCATCTGATATAATGCCTGATAGTACAGCACCAGTACCTGATTCATCGGTGGGCTCATCAGTGCCGACTAGAACAGATGTTGTTCCAGAGGTATCTATAAGTGGTTCTGGGTATAACGCGATGAATCTTAATGAAAGAGCAGAATTATTAAAGGATATTCAAAAATTGGTTAAAAATGAAGTATTGGCGAATCGTAGTACTAAGCCAATTATAAGTGGTGAAACTCGTAAGTCGCAGGATACAGATTCAACGGCACAGGGAAAGGAATATGAAGAAAGTTGCTATAAGGAAACTGAGTATCGCTGCCCAAAGAATCCAGATGGGTCTTGTCCACCAGTTCCTGATATGACACAATACATTAAGAAAGATGAGATTCCTTGTTATGGATGCTCTCTTGATTATTAATCATCATAAATCTAATCAGTAACAATAAAAGATAATATAAGAAAGTAGGATGTTTGCGTTCTTAGCATTACTTTTTGTCTTGATAGTAATTTACTTTTTTAGTTCAGCAAGTGAAAGAAAAGAGGGATTTGACCCAGTGAATACATCTCCGTCACACAAGGTCAATATACCAATAAATATTATTCCACCCTCAGTTGCTCCCCCTCCGGCTAGAAGTATCAATGATTCAAATGTTCAACCAGCGAATCTACCAGGTCAACTACCAATTGCACCATATGAGCAAATTGCAGCAATGAGCCCTTTACCATATCAAAGTACGACACTTATTAAGGCAAATAGACAGCAATTAATCGAGATGTTAGAACTATTAAAGGGTTTCTTAGCCTTTGAGGCTCAAGAGATTTCTGAACGTTCCGATCCAACAATTCAACTTCCATTAAATACTGCTCGCGGTGACTTCCATACACTACAGGCCGAAGTTGAAGTACTTAACAGAAATCCAGGTCTACAACCCACTATTACATTATCTCACTTAAACGAAATATCTTCTAACTTGGCCTACTTACAACGTGAAGTAAGATTGATTGGTGCAGCAGGGCCGATTCAGGGACCAATTTACGAGTTTACACAGCCTGTAAATGTTGTAGGTGGTTCACTGGAAGGATTTGAGAATATGAATGGCGAGCCACCCGCAGGCCAAAATGGTCAGATTGCCACTCCTAAAGAGTTAGAGGACTTTGTAGCACGTCTAAGTGCTGAAATTATACGTTTAGCGGCTAGTGGTACAACAGACCCTATCATAAGTGCCCGCATTGTCGCACTCACTCAAATGAAATCAAATGTCCAAACTATTCTTGACCAAGTACAAACTGGAGCATTGATGCCAGTTGAGATTCCTATTATGAAGAGGGATATTGATAGTGCGTTTCCAATTCTAGGTAAACCAGATCAGCCATTGCCACAGGTGATAAGGACGATGGGTCTTCCACCTGGATTAGCGAACTTATTGCCACCGAATGTCCAAAAGAATCCTGATGTGACTCGTGAAATTAATAAGTTAGTTGACAAGTATGCAGATACAATTGTTAATGGTGTAAGTGCGTCGTTTGCTGTAAAGTATACAAGCCCAAGAGAGGCTGAAAGGGCAAGAGCGGCAACATCGACAATTGATAAGACTGGGTTTCCATCGGTAGGTGACTTAGATAATGCGTGTAATACGAAGTTTGTTCCAAGTGGAGGTGTTGCTCCAGTAACAGATAAATTGGCACCAACTCCAATGGATGCTGGTCGTGGTCCATCTCATTTTGATTGGAAAACGCGTGCCAAACAGATTGAAGATCAAGTTAAAAAAAGAGGATTAAAGCCAAGTGATTTTGGAATAATGCCTAATAGCACAAAGGTATCGAATGAGTTTTCTTGGAAGGGTTATACACGTATGATTTGTACTCGTTTACAAGCAACAATGGATCCATCATTACCTGAAACGTGTGGTTGCCCACCGATGGATTGGCCTGGATGGAGAATTGCCAAATAGCACTTTTTAGGAAAAAGTGCGCAAAAACGATTTTTAGGAAAATACATTTATAAATTATGTTTAAAACATGATTTATAAATACATATCAGAAGTTATAAATAAGTTTTAACAAGTTCTTAACTTAATTTATAATAAGATAAAAAGTAGGTTAGAAACAGAATGACTACATCACCAATTCATTTGTTAGGAATTTTTGTGGTGGGCCTTGCGATAGGTTTATATCTAACACGGCTTTTAAAGAAAGAAGGTTTTGAGAATTATGGAAATAAATGTGACAGTTGTGGTGGCGATTCTCCCTGTAATTGCTCAAAACCTAAACCTCGTCCAATTTGTCCGGCGTGCCCCGACTGTAAGCAACCTGATATGAGCAAATATGTACTTAAGAGTTCTATCCCACCATGCCCAGCTTTACCTGATATGAGTAATTATATCCTAAAGAGTGAGTGCCCGCCAGTGCCTGAACTAAGTAATTATGTGCTTAAGAGCTCTGTGCCAAAGCAGAATCCAGTAATTTTGGATTGTTCTAAGTGTCAGAAGCCAAAAGGGGATTGCCCGCCTTGCCCGCGTGCTCGTTGCCCTGATGTGAAGTGCCCGCCAGCTACTAAATGCCCCGCTTGCGCACCTTGCCCTCGCTCAGTTTGCCCTCCGGCCGTGGTGAAATGTAAGGCAGAAGAGGTTGTTGAACCAGGTGAGTCCCTTGTAAGACCATATCTCTCTCCTCTCTCATACAGAGGTTTTGGTATGACTTAAATAATTTATAAATTAATTAATATTGTATTAAATTAAAATAAATAAAGTATTATTATTTTTTAATTTTGAACATTTTTTTTGTAATAGAACTAGGCATATATACAAAAGCTAATATGATTAAAATAATTACTAATAAGTAAACTCCTATAGTATATATATTATTGAATATATAACGACATACGTTAACAATAGTGCCTACAAGGGTTTCAATTGGTGTTTTAGGATCGGCTGACATTCTCATAGTCTCGCGTGATAATTGTGTCCATTTAACATTAATAAATCTAACCCAATCTATCCAGAACTGTGGAGTATCTTGTGGAATTATCATATAGTGAAGTTTTAATAAAACTCGGTATTTATCTGGTGGGATAGAGCCTTCAACGCAGTGGAAATCCTTATTATAGTCGAGCCCGTGAAAATCACCAGTCTTCATTTTCACTTTTGTATCTTCATTAGGGAATACAGTTGTTACTGTATTATTTTCATTCATAGCAATAATTATACGATAATATATGACCCCGCCAGTTGGTATAATAGCAAATGGTGCGTCATAATGACAATCAACGAGTGATCTATCAGAACCTTTGGCATCTTTGGGTGATGCAGACCAATAGACCTCATCACTTTCGGTTACAGGTTCAACTGAGGTATTTGGAAACTGTTTTTTAATAGAATTAATAATTGCTTGGTTTTGACGAACAGATTCAAGTGAGTCGCGAAACTTACCGGACTCAACCATATTAATCCATTCGTGATGTGCTTTTTTATATATATTATACCGTTCATTGCTTGTTTTGGAAATAAAACTGAATGTCTCTGGGTCATTATACGAATCAGATATAACTGTAAAGCCTTCCAAACCGACCATTACTATTTATTTATAATGTATAATATTTATCCGCAATTATTAAATTAAATATGGACCCTAAGGATTATCCTAATTATACGATTTTGAGTATTTAATCTCAAAAAAAGGTAGGAGAAATGGATACTAGATTTTGGGGTCCATCAGGATGGAAAATGCTCCATCTAATTACATTTGACTATAAGTACTCCCCGACAAATGCGGTAAAATATGCTAATTTTTTCGAGGCACTTCCATATATTTTACCTTGTAAATTCTGTAGAGCATCTTTGACTGATTATTATCGACAATATCCATATAAGACGCCCAGCTGTAAGCAGGCATCCAGTCACACAAAGTGTGACGTGACATATATGAATCCTAGTCTAGATTTGAAGAAATGGATGTATAATATTCACAATTGCGTAAATAATAAACTAAGAGAGCAAGGACTAAATCCAAATCCAAATCCAAAGTTCTCAGATGTTAAAGAATTTTACGATAAATGGATTAAATGTGATTGGCAACAACAATTAAGTACATTTTGGGATTTCTTATTTGCGGTAGCATATAATCATCCAAAGGAATCAACGTTACATTCAAAACCGATGCCAGATTGTCCAAAAGAGGTATATAAATGTAAGGATAAATGTGAAAAGAACAAATGGAATGTATTGGGTTTATCTGATAGACTATATTGGTTTAGACGTTTTTGGTTATATCTTCCGGCCGTTCTGCCAGCAGAGATTGCTAGAAGATGGGACGAAGTTGAAAAGAAGAATCCTCCTACTCTTGGATGTCGACGTTCTACATTAGCATGGCTATGGAGAATGAGATGTGGTCTTGATACCGATTTTAAAGATCCTTATACTTCTATCTGTAAGAAAATTGCGACATACTCTAGTGATTGTGGTAAGAAAAAACAGGGTATAACTTGTCGCAAACAAAGTAAGCGTAGATTTACAACCACCGTTAAAAACACAAAATAGTCTTAGAGAAAGTAGGAATATAATGGATGGATTCTATCCTAAATTATTAATTTATGTCATTATTATTATTTTGGGGTGTCTAATAACAGTTTTTACGTTTGATACTTGGCAAACAGTCATATTGGTAGCTTTCTTATTAATGGCAATAAGCTCTGTTTTTATTTTGGCAATAGATAAATTAACTACTTTAAATTGTGGTAAAATTAAGGAAGGGTTTGTGACAGAAACTAATACATCAGATGCAGTAACATCAAAGTATGAATGGTTATCAAATGATGATTTATTTGATGATTTCTACGCATCAGTCTTTACAAAGTTAACACAGAATGATAAACTAATTCAAGCGGAATCTGCTATTTGTATGGAAGAATTTACTAAACATACTCCAAAGGATCAGTTAATAATTCTTGATGCGGGTTGTGGTATTGGTATTGGGACAGCATCTTTTGCCAAACAAGGTGCAGGAATGACAGTTGGCATTGATAAGAGTCAAGCAATGATTCGTTATGCTAAAGGTACAACTATACCAAATACAACTCTAAATGACTCGCAAAAACAGGATGTAGAATTTCGTCAATTTGATTTAATGGGTCCAGGGGCGGCGGCTGCTGCCGAATTTACTGATGCAGTTCTATTATACTTTACAATATATTACTTTAGAGACCTCGATACACTTTTCCGCAATTTAGCCCTATGGGTTAAACCAGGTGGCACCTTAGCAGTAGAGGTAGTAAATAAATTTAAGTTCGAACCTATTCTTGATTCAAGTAACCCGTGGGTAGGGTTTAGTCCACAGAAGTATTCTAAGGAGCGTATAACAAAGTCGAAGGTGGTATTTGATAAGTTTGATTATGAGGCTAATTTTGAGTTAGATGATCCTAAGGCAGAGTTCCGTGAGACATTCCGTTTTAAGGATGGGTCGGTACGTAGACAAAAACATACTTTGTATATGCCAAATATGCCAGACATTATAAAGAAAGCTCAAAATAACGGTTGGACATATACAAAATATGTTGATTTAATGCCAATGTCATTTGCATATGGCTATTTATTATTTTTCAGTCGTAATGCAGAATAGTTTAAAAGTTATTTTAATTCTATAAAATAGTGTAATGAGTTCAATACCAATATTTGATGTATTTCAAAAAGGACTTATACGGTCATCAGAGCGACTTCCATATGACCCATCAAAGTCTTATGCATATGTTGAACATCCAACGGAAGGTTGGCGAGTTTATCTAAGGTCTTGTGCATTTCTTCATCCTATCTATGAAGATTTTGACTTAAAACACTTTTTAGTAGTAAAAAGATGTGGAGCAAGATATTCTACGCCTAGTTGGGAGCCACCAAAGGGACAAATGGAAGGGAAAGATATTAAAAATAATAAATCTGTATTAGAACTTCTTAAAGAGAATGTATTAAGAGAAACAGAAGAGGAATCACACGTGACAGAAGTAAAAAGTTTAAAACATACAGGATTGGTGTTTCAATCACAGGAATCAGATTATCCACCTAATACATATTTCCAATATCATATTTTTCAGGGATTTGTAACGGAGGAGCAGGTTAAGCAATCATTCGATACGTTTGAGTGGATAAAGGAGCATCCAAAGGCATTTGCTAGATGGCGTAGAGATAGAAGAGAGAAAGATGCTGTTGCGTGGTTTAATCCTAAAGTGACTCGCCTAAATCCTAGATGGTGTCCTGATATAGTGGTACTATATTTAAAAAAATATGTTTATTTATATTAAGGGTAAATTAGATTAAATTTTGTCAATTTTGACAGAGAGTGGGCCGACATCAATTATTTTTTTGAGTTGGGCTCGGCCTTCTGATTTATAGTCATATGTGCAAGTATGTACTTCTGCGTGTAAATGTGTAATACAAAACAGTTTTCCACATTTACACTTATGTTCGTATACGCCTAGTTTCTTTTTACAGTGTTCGCAACGAGACATTTCTAAATTAGACTTGGATAATTATTTGACTTCAATTGGTTTACGATTTCGACAGCAGCAAGGACAAATCAAATTTATTAGACCTCTGTATACTATTTTTGTAAAATTAAATGTACCATTATACACATATTCAGTATATTCATCTATAGTATCATCTACTGAAATGGAGGGTTTACGAGTACTTTGTTTTTCAATATCATTTGGAAAATAATCATTTAGAGCTGAACTGAGTGTTCTACGTTTATACTCCATTTATTGCTTTATAATAAATCGACAATCTTCTTTAACTTGTTTCTCTGAACTTTTATAAATTCATCAACAGAATCTATATTTTCCCAAACTTGTTTAAAAGTATCTGACCAATGAAACATAGTAAATGCGGATGAATAATGAAAATCACTCTTAATCCAAGAGAGAACTATAGTAATTGGTGTTTGTCCAGGTTTTATAGAGAATAATGATTCTGTGTTGTGAGATTTAATTATTTTTTCTGGTTCCCAGTGAGCCCATTGCTCTTTAAGATCATTTAGCTCTTCAACCACAGCTTTATAGAAATCATTTTGTAGTTTTCTATTGAAGAATATATTTTTTGATGTACAAATCTCTTCCTGTTCTTCAGTGCACCATTGTTCCATATCATCTAACATCCAGCAACTACACCCAGAGGAACATCCGTCAGGATGAAATGATTTATAATTTGGATTTGATGTACTTTGTCGTTTCCGTTGTCTTAATACTTCATTTTGTGCGCCTCTTAAGTCAACTATGAAATCCTTATATTGTGAGCTATCTCTTTTGTAGAGAAATGGCCAAGTAGTAGCTAATTTTGAAAAGTCAGATTCATGTATTTTCCAGTAATCAGCTAAATAAGAACCCTTTGAAATACCATAATATAGCCATAATTCACCACGCCGTTTCTCAAGATATTCCTTAATCCACTTTTTAAGTACAGGTGTAAATATTTCTAAATAATTTAGTGATTCTTCAACAGTTTCAAGTATATTATTAATTGAATATTTTCCAACAGGTGATTTAATTATATCTTGAAATAGTAAATTGTATTTTTCGACGGCTTCAGATATCTTTTTAATTTCCTCATCTTCGATCTGTATTTTATTAAATAAATATGAGATCATTTACATATTATAGTTTATAATGTTTAAGTGATATAAAAGAAACTCGATAATAATTAGTAATGGTATTTTGGAATACATATCCGCTATATAATGTTATTCAATCAAAATTTAATAGGGAAATGTTTAAATCACAATTATTCTATAGGGAAGCATTAAAATCACCAACTGGTGTTGAATCTATTATAGTCCGTCAGGGACAAAATGATAGATATACGGGTAATATTTGTGATTTTTTAAGAAATAATTTTGGTCATCCGCCAAAAACACCTATATTAGATATTCCTGAATCTGAATTACTTGGAGTCAAAGATCATATTCTTGTGTTAAAGGATATTGATAAAAATATAGTTGGATGTATCCGATATCATTATTTAGGTTTATTTGTAACAAATGAAAATGAGGAGATATATTGTGTAGATTGTTTTTGTGTAAATAAAAAGTGGCGTGGAAAAGGCGTAGGTGATTATTTACTCACACAACTCCATATATACGCTAATAAACACAATATACCACACGCTCTATTTTTAAAAGAAGGTCCTAATCTTAGTATAGTTCATAATCCACTTTATACAGGTACATATGTTTACAGACAACTACAGGCTAGTACTATTGAATCGGATAATATAAAAGTGCTGACAACAACTCAGGCATATAGAGTGATGGATTTGTTTCGTGAATTAAGTTTTGGAATGTTTATTATTCGTAATATATTATCAACAAATCAGATATGGAAATTATATACAAAAGATATGTATAAAGTATTAGTTTGTTTTCAAAACGCGTATCAAAGATTCGAAGAGGATGGAAAAATGAAAAGAATTGTATGGGCTACTGCGTGGATAGAAAGTCCTAATATGACAGATGATATTCGTGAAGAAGCTTCAAAGGTATTATCTGATACGATGTATCCAGAGTTTGATTATGTTTGGATGAATAAAGAATGGATAGGAAATGCTCTTTACTCGAAAGATTCTATTTGGTTAACTGATGGTCCATTTCACTGGTATTCCTATCAATGGACAACTTGTATTAATATAAAGAAGTCTTATTGTATTTTAAATTAATAATAAATATTTTTTTAGATCTGTGTGAATTTTTAATATTAAATATCCTATTTCTAGAATAAATGGAGATTTTAGAAATAGATCGTAAGTTTACAATTCTTTCTTTAGAGAATGATGTCCTTGTATTTGAAGATATTTCTGAAACATTTTTCATTGATAAAAAATACAAAGATAATCTCCCGTCATGCTGCTCTGTTTATGGTATCAATGAGAATCCAGATAAGGAACCTGTTACATTAGAGTATGTTCTTGGATTTGTGGGTCAATGCAGACCGATTGATCCTAATTATGTATCAGATACTGAAAAACATATATTCGAATGTACAATGACTATTAAGCACAATATAAAAGTATCTGATTCCAAAGGCCCAATACAATCCTATACTTCCGATATGGTTGAAAAACACTATTTTGAGGCGTCTTTGGGAGATTTAGAAAAATATAAATATAGTGATTTACAGAAACTTAAAGATATACATATTATTCATAATGCGAAAGATAAGGAAATTTTAACCCTTGAAAAGTGTATAAAATATCCAAAAGTCATAGATCATTCTGGAGAATTATCAGAACTACCCAACTTATGGAGTATATGCACAGCCACATCAACAAATCTAGATAGCACACCAACTACTAACCCAGCAAAATTATCAAAACCTGCCTCAAATCCTATAATAAATCCAGTTAGTAATACAAAGGAAAAGGAAAAGGAAACGGAAAAGGAAAAGGAAAAGGATAAAGAGCCTGTATTGCTATTAGAGGGTTTTACTAAAGAGCAGACTGCTAATGTAAAGGATTTTGCAGATAATTTGCGTGATGGGCGCGGTATTCGACGCCGCGAATCACTTCAAGAGGAAGTAAAGCATTTGAAAAATATTCTTAAAAATGTGTCTGTGTCTGAACACGAAAGCCCAAAAGAGCCTGAAAATGTGGTGATTAATTTCAAGCAGGCAGCAGCACCATTTTCCAAAACATATAACTTTGAGGAATCATTACATTCCTTTACACTTGATATTATTTGTGTATATCTCAAAGGACAGAAACTCTTATATATTGAAGCTAAAGTCTATTGTGAGCAATATCTGTATGCGCTAATGCTTCCTGCAATTATGATTACTGCAATGTGCTCAGTTATTAGCATAGCGCTAAATGCGTATACATTTGGTGGTATTATTGTATCGTGTTTTACCGCTATCAATTCCTTCATTCTGAGTTTAATTACTTATCTCAAACTCGATGCTAAGGCTGAAGCGCATAAGATGACGGCCTATTCATTTGAAAAACTTCAATCTGTATGTGAATTTAGTTCTGGGCGTATTTTATTTTCAGACCCCAAACTCAAGCTGCTTGAAATTATGGATGACATAGGAAATCAGGTCAAAGATATTAAGGAGAAGAATCAGTTCATTTTACCTGAAGCAATACGTCACAAGTTTCCCATTTTATATAGCACCAATGTATTCTCAGAAGTAAAGCGAATACAAACAAGGGAAATTATATTAATGAACCGCATGAATAATTTAATAAATGAAGGTAAAGTTTTACAAAAACGGATAGATGAAAAGAATGCAGTAGAAGAGAATACAATGAATTTGAATAGTATTATTGCGGACCAGGATAATATCTTTGTGGAATTAATACAGCATCGAAGACGATATATTGATATTGATAATGATTTTAAGGGTGAGATAGAGGCAAATATTAAGAAATCTGAGAGGTATAGGAATAATTGGTGCCAGTGGCTTAAGAATTAGACAGGGGGGGCAAGAGGAGCGGGAGGGACAGGAGGTGCGTGGCGTCTGCGTGCTTCAATTGCTTCAGGACTTGAATCAAGGACAATTTTCATACCTTTTAAATATGTCATTTCACATTTAGAATAATAATTAACGAGTAATTGGCGTGCCAAATAATTAACACGCTCAATTTCAGGGAATCCCTTTTTGATGATATTATCACTTAAAGAGATTCTATAGCGTCCAGATGATTTATCACGTTGAATATCAAAAAGTAATCTAACAATTTTGCCACATTCTGCCGCGTGTCTAACCTGTGTCTGGTATAATTGATTAACCACATCATATACATTTCTAACTACATTCGTAGGTATAACAATATTACCATCTATACCTTTACAAAAATCACTATCTCTTTTATTTCTAATTCCTTTCAGGCCAGATTTAATGGTTTCATCTGACACAGATTTACTGAATGTATCATCTCCAAATAGGCGGCCCATAGTTTTCATAAATTCCATATATTGCTCTAAAGATGATTTACCACCTTGTCCAGGTTTTGGTGTAGTGCCAATTATAATTTTAGGAGTACCAAATAAAACCGTATCGTAGAATAATTGTGATAATGCTGCTAGACCAGGACTACTATCAAGTGATGATCCAGGCTCAGGGATACCACTTCGCGACGATGTAGTTTTAATTCCAGTACTTGAACTAGATGTTTGTTCAAAGAATTTAGATTTACAAATATGCGATACAGCAGCTTCGCCTTTAAGGGGTAATGTTTGTAGAAGTTGAATGGCACGCGCTAAACAGTGACCAAGTGGTTTAGTTTTTGTAAGGTTTTGAACAATTCTGGCAAGGCGAAGTTCCTCGGCTGTCCCTGTCTCTGAAATTATAATACCAGATGAACTTGTGCTATAACTAGTATCACCGTCTGTTGCTTTTCTCAAAAATGCAACAACTTTAGATAATGCTCCATTGAAAACATCTGTAATAGACTTTTCAGTACCCCTAATAGTATAACTATATACTGCTCTAGCAACAGTAGGACGTTCTCTTTGGATAGTTAATGATTTCATTGGTAAAACATCTGAACCTAGTTCAATAGATTCAGGATTAATGCTATCTTTTTTATAGTATTTAAACTTGCCAAAATAAAATTTGGTATCACCGCCAATTCCTTCTATTTTAGAATAGGCCTCAAGAGTAGCATATTTTTTGCCACCAGTATAACCAATGAAGAATATACCTTTTTGTTGTCTGGTTTCAGAGATTATATCTGAACTACCAATTGGTCTACCATATTCATCTCTATCTTGAATTTTTGGTAGAAAATATATTTCACCTCTACTATCTCCTTCTCCTGAGTATCTTGTTAAAAACCCCTTTGATTCATCCTTATCCTCATATAAATAACTACGTAAAAAATTAAAATTGCCCAAAGTAGCAGCAGGAATACTTCCTCCAGTTAATTCTCCAGTTATGCTGCCACCTAATGTTACATATGGTCTGTAGCCAGGCGGTAATAAACCTTTTTTAGTTGTATCACCATAGAGGGGTACAATACCACTTTCCATCATAAACTTAGAATCATCAATAACAGTAAGAGCCAACGCACCATAGATTTGGAATATGCGAGTATAGAAGTATGCGAGTGTTAAACATAAGCTCTGCCGTTCATTTTCAGTATCTTCAGGTGGATTAGTTAGTTCCTTAACAGGTCGAAATGCGATAACACCTTTCTTGTCTTTGATAGGTACAATTTGTAATTCGTAAAAGTGTTTATAGAGATTATTAGCCATAAAAATAACATATTTTTTACATTCTGCTGGATTAGATAAAGCTAAAAAGTCCCGTACAGTTATTTCTTTTAGCATATATTCCAATAGAACATCCATCAGACCCCGCGTGTCACGGGTTAATTCAAATACTTTTTGTCTTGTTAATGTACTTGGTATAGATTGGCCTGCACCCATTCTAATATGTTCAATTCTTTATTTTTAGCGCCTTGGCGCCTAAAGAACAGTTTCTAGAATCTCAGCCTGACTTTCAAGACGCCTGAGACATTTTTGTAGGGTTGCGACTGAGATTTCACTGGCTTCTGCGATTTTTGAAACTGGAATATTAAGAATTTCACATCGTTTGATCACAAATGCTACACAGCCAGCCGCAAGTGAGGGCGGCATATTTTCCTGTGATAGACCAGCCTCCTCTGACTTTTCAGCCACTCTCTTACAGAGTGTGTACAAATGCTCCATTTGATTACGAGGAATCTGTAGTTTGCTCAAAGGAAGTTGAATATATTCAGTAGCGCGGGTACTGGCCTGACTGGGCTTGTTAGTTGTTGTAAGATGAAGTTGGCCCTTTTGACGAGCAAGTGCCATAACTTCCTGCATTTGTTTAAGTGCTTTGGTGAATGTGGCTGAATTGAGACCGAAGATGTCAGCGATTTCTTTTGGTTTGCGAGGAGAGCCAGATTGTTTCAAGCTCATATACAGGCAGGCAGAGAGAAGTGCATCGCGGCTGAGACCTTGGCGCCCACCTATATCTTGTAGAGTTGTATAGAGATTTTTGGATTCTTCAATGATAGACTGGTTAATACCAGAATTGAGACCAATTAGAGAGAGACGTTCGCAAGTTTGAATGAATGAACGTTCCTTGTATGGTACAGTATTCCAGGAGTGGTATTTACGAACTCTATACATCGTTTTAGCAGTACCATATCCATTAAGAATGACCGTTCCAAGTGATGCTTCAGGAAGACGTGGATCTTGAGGTGCACCTACACGTGTTGGGTCTCCACCACGGTCTTCTTGAGAGAAGTAGCGGTATTCAGCAGTATTGTCAAAAGGACGGGCTATAACATAACCGCATTCTTTACAGGTAATTAGTTCACTCGTATCAAGACAATCTGTATTAAAACAGAGGGGGCAGCTGTCAGTGTCGAGTGTAAATGATTTCTTGGATTCATCCCGTAGGGATGGGTCATCCTCCCAGCTTTCAAAGGGTTCAAGTTCTTTGATAGGTGGAAGGTTAGAGCGACTTTTAAATAATGATTCCATATTTGCTACCCTGCTATTCCAGACAAGAATCAGTTTCAAATTTTAAACACATGGTATTTTTTCTTAAAAATATAAAGTATTTTTTCTAAAAAGTGCTAATAGGTAAATGAGTTACGCATCAGATTCAACGAGTAACTTAACAAATTCTGCAAATAACTCAGTAGTATCTGGTCCAAATCAATCTGCGCCGCAACAGGGTTCAGAGACAAGAACATCAATCCTTCCGAGTATGGTTCCATCAGGGATTGGATTCTTTGGTTCACCCTATAAACCAGCAGATGCAATGATGACACCACCGCAAATTGGCGTTGAAGTTGGCGATTCAATGGATTCAGTTATTAATGCTGTAAAGGGTGTTGGATTCTATTCAGACCAAATTGGTTTTGGAGCACCATCCACAGGATTAACACAAGGTATGCCATTGGCTCCACTTGGTGTTAATTATTTTATAAAGACGGGTGTATCTTGTTCAAATGGCGCAGATATGTGGCAATATATGCAAGGAATTACTCAAGGAGACGCACTTGGTGATAAACTTAAAATGGTTATGGCTGAAATGGGTTTACCACCATTAAAAGGTTTGGCTCCTGGTATGATTGAAGATGCTGAAAATGCACTAAATCCTAGTCCACTAATTAATGCACTATTTGGTTCAGGATATCCACAATGTAAACAAGTTACAATGCCTGTTGGCGACTCATATGGAAGAATTGCAGATCCAGATACAGGAGAAGTATGGATTTCAAATCCTGAAACAGCTGTTAATAATGGTAATGGTTATGTACAGACATATTGGGTACAAGATACAGATGCGCAAGGAAATCCTGTAAATCTTACAAGGGATCAATGGGCAGCCGCACCGAAAACATTTAATCCAGATGGAACACCTGCTCAAACTCAACAGCAAGAAGCATTTGAAAGTATGATGACAAGACCTTCTACTATTATCGTAGTAGGAGTGTTATGTCTGTTAGCATTAGCATTTGTTAAAAAATAAGGGGACGCAAGCCTCCCCTTTAACCCCTGTCTGAATACTTTTTCCTAAAAAGTACAAAATACAAAATATATTTTTTGGGCGCTTTTTCCTAAAAAGTACAAAATACAAAATATATTTTTTGGGCGCTTTTTCCTAAAAAGTGCAAAGCGCATTTAGGCCTTAACCATTTTGTAAGCGTAGAACGCACTTACACCACCGAGTAGTTGTGCGAACACATAGCTAAATAGGTCCATAGGCTTTAGAGTACCATCCATATACATTGCTAGTGAAACGGCAGGGTTGACGTGGCCGCCGCTAATGGAGGCAACTAGGAAGATGACTAGAGCTAAAGCAGCACCAATGATTAAAGGATTACCACCACTTGCGAAGATGGCGAGGATAAAAAAGAATGCACCAATGTATTCGGCGATGTAGGAGGCAACCGTAACTTTCATTTCTATATAGTCAGAACAATATCTTTCAAACTGTAATAATTAAAAATATAGATAATTTTTATTTATATTTACTATACTCCCACTCTATTTTGTAGAGGCCGGACTATTAGTAATGAGCTTATGCTGTGTAATGAGACGAGAACCAATATTCATTGTTTCTAGTTCTTGTAGGAGGAGTTTAGTTGCATAAGGAATATTGATATGACTGAAGTTAGTTGTATTGCCACAACCGCGGCACGCCCAGATGCTTTGTTCAGGATTTGCGATGGCCATCAGACCACAATCTTTACAGGAGTAACAGGAGAACGCATCTGAGCACTCCATTAGACGCTCTTTGGTAAATTCGGCCATACCGTGTGCCACAACGCAATCACGTTCCATTTCACCAAAACGGAGACCACCTTCACGGGCACGACCTTCTGCAGGCTGACGAGTGAGCATAACAAGAGGGCCTGATGCGCGGCTGTGAAGTTTGTCTGCTGAGCAGTGGCGGAGACGCTGATAGTAGCACGGCCCAATGAAGATTGAGGTTTCCATCATACGTCCAGTGTATCCATTGTACATAATCTCATTACCATAAGGCTCCATACCAAACTTATCGCGTAGAGTTGCTGCTAGATTATCAACGGTTACATCATTGAAAGGAGAACCGTCACCAAGACAACCTATCATACATCCAATCTTAGATAGGAGGGTCTCCATCAGTTGTGCGATAGTCATACGAGAAGGAATACAGTGAGGATTGATGATGATATCAGGTACGATACCAGTGGCAGTCTGAGGCATATCTTCCTGATTTAGAATCATCCCCATAGTACCTTTTTGACCGTGGCGTGAGCTAAACTTATCACCAATTTCAGGAATACGATCTTGGCGCATACGAATCTTCACAAAGGAATAACCCTCGCCGTTTCGATTCTTATAAATCTTATCTACGTAACCACTCTCATTGTTTCGAGGCATCTTACTTACGTCACGTTGCTTTTTCGCACCAGCAGGAAGTACTTGTCCAGTGGGAACACGGAGGGGGACAACTTTGCCAATTAGGACATCATCTGGAGTAACATATTGGTCCTTTGGTACAAAGCCATCTTCTGCTAGTTTTTCATACTGCGCATTCTTCATATGTTTTGTTTCTATAGGGTCAGGGTTACAGAACTTCTCTTCTTCACCGCTACTCTGATTTTTACGTTCTTCATCTTTGTATGTGCGGTAGAAGATAGAACGAAAGCGGCCGCGCTCTAATGCGGCACGGTTAATCATATTAGAATCTTCTTGATTGTAACCAGTGTAGGTCATAATAGCAACAACGATGTTTTGACCAGCTGGTAGGCTTTGTGCTCCATAGAACTTGCTCATATAAGGCGAGACCATTGGAATTTCAGGATAGCAGAGAATGTGACTCATCGCATCAAAGCGTTCACGGAAGTTGAGGGCGTAGATACCCATAGCCTGTTTACCCATAGCACACTGATAGGCATTACGAGGAGATTGGTTATGGTCAGGGAAAGGAATACCACTCGCGGCAGTACCAAAGATGACTGAGGGATGGATTTCGCAGTGAGTATATGACTTATCCTTTACGCAGTTCTCATAATCCATTGCGATATATGCTCCTTCAGTCTCACCTGCATCTAGATATTCGAAGAGATGCTTTTCAGTAGGAGATTCCCATATAAGTAGCTGGTTCCACTCCTTAATGTCTAGGATTTGTTGTTTAAGTGTACCAGTCTTATCAGCGGCAATTTCGCGAATGGCGGGTGCATAGTAGACAGGGCGAAGGACGCGACCTGCTTCAGTTGTGATCCAAAGCTCTTTAAAGGCATTCTTCCAGATAATGCCAGTGTAGATATGGATTTTACCAGCTCGCTTAGCTTTGCGAAGTGTATCTATAAGTTCAGGGGCATCATCATTAAGAAGCATACCAATCCAAGAGCCATTTAGGAATACTCGAGTATGATCGTGCTTCTGTTTAATAGTTGCATCACGGAGAGAGACAAGCTTATTAAGATTTTGGATAAAGGCGTATACAGTGATCGGTGTTGCGAAGATACTGATACTAGCAGTTGATGCCATATTTTTAATAACACCTACACCGTGACCTTCTGGAGTTTCACATGGGCAAATATAGCCCCACTGTGTATTGTGCTGCTTACGCGGAGCAATAAGCTTACCAGTCTTTTCAATAGGTGTTGAGATACGACGCAAGTGAGAAACCGCGGAGGTAAAGTTCAAGCGATTAAGAACTTGAGATACACCAATCTTAGAGGGACCGCCAATCTTGCCACTACCAAAGTTACCTGTAGCAAGAGATGATTTTAGGCAAACATCAAGGATGGTGGATTTAATAATTTTATTGATGTTGTTGATGTTAACAATTTCAGTCCAGTTGCCAGTGGCTTTCCACGAGCCGCCGTGAATTTCTTTTGATAATGCGGCTTTCATATCTTTAACCATACGATTATTGTATGTTTTGCGAAAGAGATCGGCGAGTAGGAAGCCAGGGATATCGACGCGTTTATTGGGGTATCCATCACGGTCATCAGTGGGGAGACGTTGAGAGGATGTCCAAAGAACTTTGCGAGTCATATGTGCGAGGAAGCACGCTTTTTCATAGTTCATTTCAGCCCCGCCAATTTGTGGAAAGAGTTCTTCACTAAGAATATCCTGAACATTGCTTTGCTTTTGAGATTTGACTGACCAGGTATTAGTGTGTTCACCCATCCAAGCAAGAGCTAGTTCTTTAGTAGTAATTGAACTTGCCTCAAGGATAGACTCGATAATGATGGGGTCATATGTAGGATCGTTGTCATAACCAACAATTAGTTCATAAATATCTTTATCAGCTAGTACTCCAAGGGCGCGAAAGAGAATGACGAGTGGAATATCCGTCTTGATACGGGGTACTGTTGCACGAAGCATAGTTAGAAGTTGATTCTTGGGATGATATACAATCTTTACAGTATTTGATTTAGGGACTTGATCATTGTCTGGTCCAATACACTTGATTTCAACGATTTCCTTTTCTTTGGCATTGCCACGACCATTACGGAAGACAAATGGGCGATTTTCAGACATACGTTCCATTGAAATCATAGCACGTTCGCCGCCTTGAATGATAAAGTATCCGCCAACATCTTCAGCACATTCACCGAGGTTAGAGGGATGGATGTGTTTTTGGTCGTGTAGGAGGCAGTATTTAGAGCTCACCATTACAGGGATTTTGCCAAGATGTACATTGGGAAAGATGCGAACATTTGATTCGCGAATGCCATTGCGTGTGTGGTCGACAAAGGTGGTTATAACTTTGACGTCAACATTGAGTGGGGCTGCGTAGGTGAGATTACGTAGCCGTGCATCATTGGGCATCATAGGATGGATAGCACCATTGTTTTCAAAGATGGTAGGTTTCCGAATGGAAATCTTTTCAAACTCAAGTGTTACTTCGTACTCGTGTTGTACTTTTCTACCTAGTGCTAGAGCACCATCAGCAGAAGTACCCATAAGGGCATTTGCGGCGGTAGTGGATAGGCCAGTGGCGGTGGCAAGGGCGGAACGGGGGCCTGCTAGGGGAATTTCCGGTGAGCCATAGGATGTAATGGGGTTTGCCATATGAATAATTTCTGGAATATCTGATTCCATAAATTGATTGAATGACTCAATCTGATGACTGATGATTTGTTTCCCATCAGATTGAGTGATAAAGGTTTCGAGAACATGGCGATAGCTTGGAATTAGTTCAGTTACAGAAGACATTTTTAATTTGTTACACACAATGTGATAATCAAAACCAGAATCAATTTTTATATCGACTGATTTTATTCATTAAACAACATGGCGATATTTTAAGTTCTATACTTGTTTAAATCGAAATTAGCAAAATAGGTAAATAAAAGTTCTTAGTTATTAATAACAAGAATGGGCGACAAAGACGAAGGCGAAGTTAAAAGTGTGTGTATTACTGGAACAGCTGCTAAGGAATTATCAGGTGGTGCTAAGAAGGGCAGACGTAATACTAAAAAGAAGCAAGAAGGCGGTTCAGAGCCTCTACGAGGTGTTTCTCCAGTTATGGCAAATGTTCAAGGTGTAGAGTCTAGAAGTGCTATTGCCGCTGTCGCAGCATCTCCTAATCCCAATAGTTGGCTCAAGTATCCTGTTGATGCACCAGTTCCACCGCGTATTATTCCAGCACCATCATATACAGCGGGACCTGATAGATCGGCTGCACCGACTGGTCAATATGCTCAAGCTGGAGGCAAGACTCATAATGACAATAAGCACGTTAAGGTTGAGCTAAAGAAGAAAACAACAGCGAAGAAAGTTCATCTTAATCCCAAGAAGGCTGACGCTCCTAAGACGGCCAAGAAGCATCAGACAAGAAAACATCGTAAGGTTACGATTGGTGTATCATCTCTTCATAAACGAATCACACGGGCTAAGAAACTTCATAAGCAGGCAAAAGATATGCCAATTGACAAGCTTAAGGATAAATTAGTTAAGTCTGGGTTAATTAAAGCAAACTCTAAGGCTCCTGAGAGTGTTTTAAGACAAATAGCAGCGGACGCAGAAGTTGTTAAAAATAAGGCACTATAAGATTTATTTGACCTTATAAATTGTTTATATAATTCTATTACTTTTACTAAAAGAATTATATAACTAATAATTTTAAAAATCAGTGCATTTAACGCCTGCGTCTTACCGTATGGCGTTTTTTATTTGCCTTTCTTGTTTTTTTGTTTGTTCGGTTGCGTCGTCTTTTGCCCCCCATAATTACACAGCTGCCATTTTCACCACTTTCCTTACGTAATCCTAATTTGGCGCCGGTTTTTGCCTTGTGGGCAAGTAGCTTTTCTATAGCTTCTGCGTTTTTTTTCTTCCTAGCATGGTCTAGTGGAGTTTTACCAGAAGTATCTGCGATATTCGGATTTGCTCCATGGGCTAATAGTTCAATTATTATATCAGTATGGCTACCACCCATATCTCTCAAAGTAGCTACCAGCAGTGGAGTATTGCCATCTGCATTCTTTGCATTTATATCTGCTTTACCTATTATCGCAGCACGCACGCCGAGTATTGGACCGCCAGCATTTGCAACTTCAAATAACTTTTCAGTTGCCTTATTGTCTGCGGATTGTATTGTGTCCATTTCTAGATATAATTAAGAATATTTGTAGTGTATTAGAATAATACCATAGCACCTGTCACCGTAGCCTAAAAAGTTATTTAGAAGTATAAATAGTAATGAGCAAAGCACAGAAAGATAATTTATATATAAAAAGTGTTATTGAGAAAAATAAGCTTTTTTTTATTGGTCGAATCGCAGGATGTGAATTAAAAGTGGCATATCATCTTTTAAGGGGTGATTTTATGGATGTGGTAGATGAATTAATGGAGCTTGAAAACAATGCTGGAATAAAAACAAAGGATAATACATCACTTAAAAAGTATGTGGAAAAGTTGGTCGAGTCATATGAGAATTGTACTACAATTGCGGAATGGGATACAGATGGTAAGGTATTTGCGCATACAGGCGTTGGTCAAAAACTTATAACAAGTCGAACACCAAATATTCCTAAAATAAATGCCTTGGCATTAGAGCCATATTATTTTAAGGATTCTTGGATGCCAGCACTAAAGGGTAAAAAGATTCTAGTAGTTCATCCATTTTCTAAAACATTTTTGAAACAACTTCCAAATCTGAAAAAGATTTTTCCAAATCGAATGTGGTTTGAAGATTGCGAGTTCCAATTTGTTCAGCCACCTCTTACACTTGCTGGAAATCACGAAGATAAAGATTGGCAGGAGCATTTAACACCATTTTTAGAATCATTGAGAGAAGTTAAAGAGTTTGATGTGGCATTAGTGGCGGCAGGTGGATATGGAATGTTAGTGTCCAATTTTATTTTTAAGGAACTTGGAAAATCTGTAATGTATATTGGGGGAGCATTACAATTATTTTTTGGTGTAATTGGAAAGAGATGGTTTGATAATAAGGATATTTTGAAGTTGGTAAACGATGATTGGATAAGACCAGATAAAGAGGATAAACCATCCAATTTTACTAAGGTTGAGAAGGGATGCTATTGGTAATAATAATCAACATATATAAAATTTGACATATATAAATCATATATAAATCTATAGTCCATTAGTATCTGTAACACTAATAACTAATCTGTAACATTAATCCAAGAAATGCTTGAGTCGTATATTATTAACCCTTACTGTTTTAAGTACTGTAGCTTCAATGCTGTCCTAGTAAGTGGTGTTGTTATAGGTATGGCCATAATGACTATTGTATTGATATGTATTCAAATTGTTAATAATGTTAGTAGTATGCATAGTGAAGAGGAAGAGGAAGAGGAAGAAGAGATCGAAGTAGAACCTATTATGATTAATGGTCGAAAATACTGGCGTGATATAAAGTCAAATACTTTGTATACAAATGAAGAAGGTAATGAGATTGGTAAAGTAGTAGAAGGAGAATCGGCAGCAGAGGCAGTAGAAGCAGTAGAAGCAGTAGAAGCAGAAGAGGCAGAAGAGGCAGAAGAGGCAGTAGAGGCAGTAGCAGAAGAGAAATCAAACGAAAATAAAAAGGATGACTAAAGGCTTAAAGTTACCAGACAACTTAAAGTCCAATTATGATATATAAGTGAAGCGAAAAAAATGTATCAGGAATATATCGAACTATACAAAACATACACTCAAAAATATGGTCCAAAAACAGCTATTTTTTTGATGGTAGGCTCTTTTTATGAACTATATGACATTCAAAATATCGAAACAGGTGAAACAGAATGTAATGTGAAGGAAATTGTTGATTATCTAGGTATTCAACTTTCAACCAAGAAAGGGGATTTCTCTGAAAACTGTGATGGTCTTTTCGCAGGTTTTCCAGATTATGTTATGCATAAATGGGCTGGACGCCTAACATCAGCTGGATGGACCGTTGTTATTGTCGACCAAATCAAAGATGTACGCGGCAAAGTCAAAGAACGTAAAGTTTCTCGTATTCTCTCCCCAAGTACACATATTGAGAATACTACATCAACTGATACACCATATGTAGTAACACTGTACTTTCAACAAGGAATATCTGGCACACCAAGTTTTGGGGCTGGCGCACTTGATCTTACAACTGGAACAACAAGTACATATTCTGGTCAAGCAAACGGACGCTCTGATATTTGGACAGCAGACGACCTTGTACAAATGCTAAGTGTATTTCAACCAAAAGAACTTATAATTTATTGGAGAGCAGGTGGTATGAGTCCCCGTCCTGATGAGCAATTCTTTCGCAGAATCTTTGGAATCCAACAAACTATTCCTCTCCATATTCGCCCAGTTGAAACAGTTGGTGCATTCTCTAAAGAATTAGTACGTTCAGAATATCTACAAAAGATTTACTCTATCAAGTCTATACTTCCAGCGAAAACATATTTGGGGTTGCGTTCTGAGGCTGAAGAAATGGCTCTTCTATTTTTGCTTCAATTTATCGAGGAGCATTATCCTAGTATGCTAAAATCATTTCACCGCAACGAACCCTGGATTCCTCAAGCTCGTCTCATTTGTGGCAACCACGCTCTAACTCAACTTCAAATGACGGGAACTAATCCTAACGAAACTGTAATAGGCCTCTTTGATAAAAGTATTACCGCAATGGGTAAACGTGCTATGCGTGATCGTCTTCTAAGTCCATATTCAGAAGCAGATGAGATTCGATCTCGTTTGAAGGAAATTCAAGATTATATGGCTTGGCCAGAAGATAAATCAAAAACACTTGAAAGGCAATTGCGTTTTATGTTCGATCTCCCTCGTCTTCATCGCAAAGTCCTATGCGGCCTTGTAACTCCTCAAGAAATCGCTGGACTATTCCAAACATACTCTGCTATTCAAGTAATTATGAATAAGGTTACAAATGATACTTGTCTAAAGGAACCATTTACTCAAGAACAGTGGTCAAAATATATAAATATATTTCGTGCGAATTTTACTGAGGAAAAGGCTCAGAAGGCGAATGGAGATATGACGGCATTTAATATTGATAAGTTTGAGGAGATTGGGAAAAAAGAAAAAGAAATTCAAGAGGTGTTGGAAGGATTTCAAAGTCTTCGTAAGGAGATTGCTATAAATGGTGGTGTTCAGGAAGACGCAATTCGTCTTGAAGAAAGAGAAAAGGAGCCCTATGGTCTGAAGGGGTCAACTGTTACACTTGCTCAATTAAAAAAGAATATTAAGAATCTACCAGACGGAACAAAAATTTCTGAACTAAAATCGGGTGGATGGATTGATTGTACAAAGCTTCAGCAACTGAATACAAAACTTCAAAGACTACGTGAATCACTGGAAAACTTAGTAAGGACACATTTGGTGGATGCGTGTCTTGAGATTTCTGAAGCAGGGCAGCAAATATGGACATTAATTGAATTCTGGATTAGCCATATCGATTGTACTCAGTGTATCGGTCGCGTTTCTAAAGAGAAAGGATTCTGTTGTCCTAAGATTGAATCAATAGATGAAAGTGGCTCAGCAGTTGATATTAAAAATGTTCGCCATCCGCTAGTAGAGGCCACGTCTAGTCGGGTAGCATATGTAAAGCATAATGTGGGGCTTGGCCAGGGCAATAAAGGTTGGCTGGTATATGGTATGAACGCATCAGGGAAATCTACGCTAATGAAAGCGACTGGTCTATGTGTTTTATTGGCGCAAGCTGGATGTTTTGTACCTGCAAAAGAAATGACACTAAAGCCTTTTAAGGCGATTTATACGCGTATTTTAAATCAAGATAATCTTTTTGTAGGGCTATCTTCATTTGCGGTTGAGATGTCTGAGTTGCGTGATATTCTAAGAAATTCTAATGAACATACGCTCGTTTTAGGCGATGAGTTGTGTGCGGGAACTGAATCAATCTCAGCACAGGCTCTAGTGGCAAGTGGTATTCAATGGCTCTCGGCTAAAAACGCAAAGTTTATTTTTGCAACACATCTTCACGGACTACCAAATGTAATTAATACAAGTGAATTAGGAGTTGAGGTATGGCATTTACACGTAGAATATGATCCAATCACGAAGAGATTGGTGTATGATCGTTCGTTGCGTCCTGGTAATGGTTCAACATTGTATGGATTGGAGGTTGCGCGTGCTATGGATCTTCCATTCGAGTTTATTGAGCAAGCTTTAAAGAATCGTCATCAAATTATAGGTTCAACTACGCAACAAGAAGCAATGAGTTCAACTTGGAATACAGAAATTGTTAGAAAGGTGTGTGAGGTATGTCATACAGTGATAACAAGTGATTTGGAGGTTCATCATATTAAGGAAAGAGCCTCGGCATCAAATGGTGTATTAGAGGACGGAACACATATGAACGATAAACGAAATTTAATTGTAATTTGCGAGAAATGTCACGATAAAGTTCATGGTGGAACAATTGATATTGGGCCTGTAAAAATTACATCTGATGGTCCAGAGCGTGAAATTAAAGAGACATCATCTGTAAATTCAAAATCGCAAAAGAAAAGTAAGTGGTCAAATGAAGAACATCAAACAATCGTGGATACTTTGCGTAAGTATTCAACATTGTCTTTAAAATCGCTGAGAGCTCATTTGAGTTCAAAGCACGAGATAGAGATTAGTGAGGCGATTTTGGGAAAGATGAGAAAGGAACTTTAGACTTTTAACAAAAGTCTCCAAAATTTTAGGACTTTTAGAAAAAGATTTTGGGCGCTTTTGCTAAAAGCGCTTAGCGACGGAAGCCTGCGCCTTGTACAGTGCCGCCACCAGGTTCACGATTAGTGCCGCCCGCATCGCCGCCAGCAAGGGTCATTAGGTCACGAGTGAATTCAGTATTACCGCCTTCGGACGCTTGAAGGAGTTTCATAAGGTGTTTGCGGTAAACAAGATTTTCTTCAGTTAGCAGTTCAACCTGTTTCCGGAGGGAATCGACTTCACGTCGAACAGCTACGATTTCTTGGCGGACGGGATTGCCCGTTTGATAGTTTAGGCCAGCACCATATAGAACAGATGTCATTTCTGGTGTCTAATGAACTTTTATTTAAATGTTTATAACGCACTTAAGTAATAATTGTGTTATACACATATTGAGAGAAAGTCAGTTTGTAAAATTTGATTGACGGAAACCTTTCCGTAGATTTCGTAGAGATGATTATTCCAATTCGCTGTATGAACTGTGGCAACGTGCTTGCCGATAAGTGGATATTTTACCAAGAAAAAGTTAAGGAACTTCGTGGTTCCAATAAGGTAACGCCAATTTATATGGATGGAAAGTCAGTTCCGGATACGGCGGAGCTAAAAGTGCTTAATGCTTTGGGTCTAAAGAGATATTGTTGCCGAAAGCATATGCTTACACACGTAGATTTGATTGATAAGATTTAAATTATGAGAATACGAAGTATAAAGCAAAAAGCAAAAAGGTAAAATCAAAAAACAGTATAGAGGAAATGCAATTCTTTATACCAGGATTACTATTATTTTTACTATCAGTTATTGTATCATTTCTAGTGGCCCCTCGCTTTACACCATTAGTAGTGGCAGTATTATCAATTGTACTTTTGTCATATGGTGTATATGATCATTACAAAATGTTTGCGGCAGAGTATCGTTTAAGTACTTGGCAGCAATCTTTGAAGATTTACGCCCCGGCCATAATGATTGGTGCCATAATTCTATTTATCATTTACGCAATCCTAGCATTTTTCACAAACGGTTCAGTTCCTATTCCACCAATTCCAAATATAACTGCTCCAAGTGAGAATAGCGCTATGGATAATGTAGTTCAATCACTAAATAAGGTTGCGAACGGTCTAACAAATAATAAAAATGATATAGTGTCAACTGTGAATAATACGATTAACAAGGTGAATAATAATAGAGGCAATATCTTAAACGCAGTTACGGGTAATACTAATGGAAATAAGAATAAGCGAAATAACAATCTTTCAAGAAGTTTCTTAGAAACAATTTAATAGGATTTAATAGGAATGGTACGAAAAACCAGAAGACATAGTTCAAGTAAGAAAGTTAAGGGTATTTACTCTATACCAGAATTACGGCGTTCTTTTGAGCATATTGAAGAATATGTTGATAAAAAGGTTGCTTTAAAAGAGTCCAAAGAGAAACTTATTAAGGATTTAAGAAAGGAATGGTCCAAAGTATTTCTTAAAGAGCTCGATAAGAAGTCAGCTGATGCCTTTGTATCCGATAGAATGACTAAAAAGCATTCTTCTCGCCATCGAACCGCAAGAAGACGTGGCGGAGCTGGTGCACAACTTGCGAATACTGCTACACCAGTGGCAGGTGCTCCTAATGACTATACGACTCGTGCGGGCATTTACTTAGCTCCAGGACAAATTCCAGATAAAGCAGGTCATCTTCCACTTTCAGATGGTAGCAAGTCAAGCTTTGGAAGTTTTATACAGTATGTGGATAAGGGATTTAATGTGGCGGTTCCTGAGCCAGGGCAAAAGTTCGATCCAGTACCAGGTCAACCACCTTGGCCAGTTCCGCCAGTAGGTATGGGGTCAAATGCGGTTCATTTTTCTAAGGGTGGATCAAGAAACCGAAGTCGTAAGGTGAGACGAGGTGGAGGCATATTGGATGATATTAGATCTTTAATTCCTCAAATTCCTTCACGTCCAATTCCCTCTTCATCGCCTCCAGGAGTTCTTCAAGATGCACAGGACTATTGGTATGGTAAATCAGTTGGACCATCGCCAGATCAAGTACAGCGAGGTCTTAACTACCAAATTGGCTCAGTTTATCCTAAGCCAGTAACTTTTTAAATAAATATAATTAATAATACCTCAAAATAATAATTAATTTAATGAAAACTAGATTAATTATTATGGAGTGTGAAAAGAAGTAATATAAGAGTCTTTTATTTGATTAGTTCAGATAGAAATGGTGCTAACTGGAAATGAAGCAAGAGAGCTGTCAAGAACTCTGATTGACAGATACTTCCGCACGGTGTCTTATCCATATACGCGGCATCATTTAGACTCGTACGACCAATTTTTACAACAGGATCTAACAAGTATTATTAAATCTCAAAATCCAATTCTCATTCTAAAGGACCTTATAAATGAGAAGACAGGTACTTATAGGTATAGAGTTGAAATTTATGTTGGAGGTTTGGATGGAACTGCAATTGAAATAGGTACTCCGACAGTCAGTCTTCAAAATACAGATGAAGTTCGTGTACTATTTCCCAATGAAGCACGTTTAAGAAATCTAACATATGCTTCAAATGTATATGCTGATATTATTGTTAAAATTACTTATATTAATGCTGCTGGAGCAGTAGTTGATCTATCACCATCTCAAGAGACTTTTCAGAAATGGCCGCTATTTAAGATTCCTATTATGCTTCAAAGTCGCTACTGTATACTTAACAATAAACCAAAGGAGTTTTTAAGAGAAGTTGGTGAGTGTCCTTATGATAATGGTGGTTACTTTATTGTAGACGGTGCTGAGAAAGTACTTATTACGCGTCAGGAACAGGCATTTAACACATTATATGTGACACCCCAAAATGATCCAAAAGTGTCAGTATATGCATCTATTTCCTGTTTATCGGCCGAGACTCGTCAGGTTAAAAGAATTGCCTTTGCGCTAATGAGACACGTTGAGAAGGCTAAATTTACAGCTCATGCAACAATTCAAGTATCATTGCCATTTGTAAGAAAAACAATACCACTATTTGTCCTTTTCCGTGCACTTGGTTTCCAGTCTGACGAGGAAATTCTTAAAATGATTTTCCCAGATTTTGAAAGTCCTGAAGCTAAACTACTCTTACCCAAATTACAGCCATCTATCATTGAAGGATTTCCTTTTCTTAACACATACACTGCGATTCAGTATATTAAGACATTAACAAAGGGTTTCTCTATTGCCCATGTCTTAGATATTATTAAGAATCAGCTATTTATTCATATGCCAAATGATCCCTCATCTCAGGCTCTATATTTAGGTGACTGTGTCAGAAAAATCCTACGTGTCGCAGAAGGCTATGATAATAAAACCGATCGCGATGATACTAGAAATCAGCGTTGTTTAACAAGTGGTTTCTTAGTACAAGAACTTTTTAATAATTCTTATAAGGTATGGACAAAGGCATCTGCATTAGCAATTGATAAAGAATATAACTACAATAAGGCGGTACTTTATAAGGATGAGAATTTTAAGAACATTTTCCAGGTGGGGAATGAATCAAAGATTTTCCTATCAGGTATGCTGAGTGAAAGTATAATGAAGGGTTTTAAGGGTAAGTGGGGCACGGGTCTTGGAGAGGAGAAGTCAGGTGTATTACAGGCAATGTCTCGTTTATCATATGTAGATTTCTTATCACATTGTCGCCGTGTTATTTTGGATTTTGATACAGGTATGAAGTTAACGGGGCCGCGTAAATTACATCCGTCCCAATATGGATATTTCTGTACATCTGAAACTCCAACTGGTGCGTCGATTGGTATTACTAAAAACTTGACTATTATGTGTGCGATTTCTACTGCGTCACAGACTACAAAGTTTTTTGAATGGTTACAATCTACAGGGCGTGTATATAAGCCAGAGGATGTTACAGAGCAGCAACGTATTATTTTTGTACCTGTATATGTAAATGGTGGTATGTTTGGATACACCGCCAAACCCTATCTCCTCACTGGAGTACTTAAAGCTTTTAAGCGCAGCGGTTGCTTACCATATTCAGTAAGTATTTCATTCTCTATTCGTGATAGAACAGTATATATTTATATGGATGCTGGCCGCCCTCTAAGACCGCTAGTATGGCTCGATAGGGCAACTGTTCCAGTTGAAAAACTTAGAACATATCCTACTTGGCGTGATCTTGTAATGGGTAATCTCGAAGTTCGTAGATATGCTAATCTTGAATCTACTGAGTTTGTTGATCCTCTTCAAGGAAAGTCGAATAAACTAGAAGATTATCCTGACACACTTGCTCTACACACTGGCGCGGTTGAATATATTGATCCTTATGAACAAAATGAATCATATATTGCCAATAGTCCAGCATATATTAAGCCTGAATCAACACATATGGAAGTTCACCCCTCAACAATTATGAGTATGATGACGTCTCTCATTCCATTTGCACCACATAATCAATCTCCTCGTAATCAACTCTCCTGCTCTCAGTCAAAACAGGGTCTCTCAATCTATGCCACTAACTGGAGAAACCGTTTTGATAACACCGCACACGTACTATGCTACCCTGAAATGCCTTTAACGCGTACTATATATAATAATTACTTAGGTGAAGGTAAAATGGGTTATGGTATGAATATTATATTAGCGATTGCGTGCTGGTCTGGTTATAATCAAGAAGACGGTATTGTAATGAACTATGATGCAGTTCAGCGTGGTATGTTTCGCTCAATGGCGTTCCGTTCCTATGAAATGTATGAAGAAGATGATGAAAAGGCAAATATTAAAGTCCGTTTTGGTAACCCAGCACTTATTGGAAACTGGAAGGACTTGAAACCTGGCCTAGATTACTCTAAATTAGATGATCGTGGTATTATCAAGGAGGGCGAATATGTTGATGAGAACACTGTAATTGTTGGTGCATATATGTTAAGTACATTGGCTGGAACAATTAATGATGCTTCAAAGACACCACAAGTATGGACTCGTGGTCGTGTTGAGAAGGTAGTTGTAATGGTAAATAATTTGGGGCTAAGACTCGTAAAAATTCGTGTAGTACAGGACAGAATACCTGAGCTGGGCGACAAATTTTCCAACAGGCACGGCCAGAAGGGTACAATTGGTGCACTTCTAAGAGGTCACGATATGCCACGCAGTGAGTCTGGAATTGTACCTGATATGATTATGAATCCTCACGCGATTCCATCACGTATGACTATCGCGCAAAACTTAGAACAACTCTTGGGTAAGACTGCTGCGCTCAGTGGTGGGATTGGCGACGGTACTTCATTTATGAACGATGGGTCTCCACAAGAAGATATTGGTGGTATTTTAGAGGAGTTAGGTTATGAAAAGTATGGTAATGAGGTGCTATATAATGGTGCGACTGGAGAACAGATTCAGGCGGCTATCTTTGTTGGACCTGTGTATGGAATGCGTTTGAAGCATATGGTGGAAGACAAGTGGCAGGCTCGAGGTAAGGGTCGTAAGGAGGTAAGAACACATCAGCCGACAGGTGGCCGTGGGGCACAGGGTGGTCTTAAGATTGGTGAGATGGACCGTGACTCAATTATTGCACACGGTGGTATGGCATTTGTAAAGGAGTCATTTATGGAGCGTTCAGATGGTGCGAAGATTCCTATCTGTGTTGCCTGTGGTACAATTCCAATTTATAATCCTCGTCTTGGTATCGCAATTTGTGCCCTATGCGATGGACCAGTCAAGTATATTGGAGATACCGTCAATAATCTTGAAATTTTACCACCACTTGGTCGCCCTAAATCCAAGATAGTTGAAGTAGAAATGCCATACTCTACAAAGCTATTAACACAAGAACAAGAAGCATATTTGAATCTAACAATGCGTTATATTACAACAAGTGGAGTTGAACGTTTAAAGCCTTTAGAATTCTCTGGTACATCAAGTGAAGTTGTAAAGGAGCTTCCACGTCTCATTTTACCAGAGACGGTGGCGCCAGCGTATATTGAGGAGGTACCAAAGGCGATACTTACTGTTGAGCAATTGCGTTCAATGGGTGCACAAGTGGCATCAATGACTGAGGCTGAAAGGGCTGTATTAGATAATGTATTAGATGAATCTACTGAAGGAGAAGGATTTGAGCAACAGGCACAGATGAATGCGATGGCGCAATTACAGAATGGATCTGTTGAAGGGCAATTGCCAGTATTACCAGGTGTGGAAGCTCCTCCTATTGCTCAAATGCCACTATCAATGGGTGGAATGCTTCCACCTGCGCTGCCGAATATAATTACACCAGGTCAACGACGAGCATCTGATGAGGGATTGGTGACTGGAGCAGGTGTTCCAGGTGGTCCTCCAGTAATTACTGTAAGAACAGATATGGAAGCAATGATGTCTGATGGTATAATGCCACCTGGATTTGGCCAAGGCCGTCAGCCGAGAAGAAATCCATTTAGGGGGGGTGGGATGGAGATGGGTCCAATGATGCCGCAAATACCAAGATATAACCCAATGAATGGAGGTAATGGAATGGTTCCACCACCGCCATCATCATCAACTGGGCAGATTACGATAACAAAACTAGAATAGAAAATTTGACAGCCTAAAATTAATTAACGTTGATTAGGAAAATGAGTGACAACTTTGTATATATTGATAACATTTATCGTAGTCGTATGACTCTATTGGATATTCTTGAGAGTCGTGGTTATGACGTAGAAAAGTATCGTAAGTTTTCTCCGGCTGAAGCAACAGCTGCGGCAGCAGCCTTTCCAAGTCTAAGTTTTAAGGTTTCAAAGAAGGATGATGAAACTAAAGTATGTGATGTGCGATACGCAGCAATTAGTCGTCAAAAGCTAGATACATTCTTTGATGATATTGACGACGATGATACTGAAAATACTGAAGTGATTGTTATGATGCCAGGTCTTATAACGGATGCTCATAATATCATAGCATTGAAGCAATATATGAAAGCAAAGGAATCTGGTGAAAAAGAGCGTAGAAAACTACGTGTTTCGTTCTTCTGTATTGAGATGATTGTGATTAATCCATTAAAGCATATCTTAGTTCCTAAACACGAGATCGTGCCAAATGAATATCACAAGGAACTAATGGATTCAATGTATATTACTTCGAAGTCTAAGTTTCCTGAAATTAAGTTTCATGTAGATCCTATCGCACGATGTATTGGCGCAGTACCAGGTGATATTATCAAGATTACTCGCCCTAGCGCGTCTGCTGGTGAGGCAATTATCTATCGTGTGTGTGCTCCCTAGGACTTTTTAGGACTTTTTAGGAAAAAGTCCGCAAAACGAATGATAGTGAGTTTATTAGGAAAAAGTCCGCAAAAACGTAAGGCCTCGCCAGAGGCTATTATGGGCTGAAAGCCCTAAACCCTTAGGGAATGATAGTGAGTTTATTAGGAAAAAGTCTACAAAAACTAAATATCAAAATATATTTAGTTTTTGTTAATACTTCAGAAAAGGCCTAGCTCAGAGTGTAACTATTTACGATGGGTTCGTCGACGTTTATTTTTATTACTACGTTTATTACTGCGTTTACTACGAAGTGATTTTATCTTACCGCCTTTTTGTGCTGGAATAACTACTCTACCTTCTTTATTATTCTTTCTAGTTTGTGGTGTTATTGGCACAGGGGCTAGGCTAGGAGGAGGAGCAGGAGTAGGAGCAGGAGCAGGAGTTGGTTCTAGTAGGGCCCGAGAGCGGTATTCAAAGTTATAATAGGAACTACCACCATTTAGATATTGACCCCAATCATTTCTTACAAACCCGGACATTACTAATAAATACGCAGAAAATATAAAATAATTAGTTACCTTTTTGTAATTAGGATAAACAGAGATGAAGTGGATTGAAGAAAGAGCAAAATTTCAGAAGAGATTCGATGATCTATCTCAGGAAAATGTTCAGGGATTAATTACGGAATTAAATAAGGCAACAGGTAATTTTATTGCTCGTGGTGGTATCAGTCAAGATCCAAATAATAATCCAGACTATGATACAATTGTAAAGTTAACACAGCGTGCTGAAAGTATTAAACAGAGATACGCAGCATTAAATGATGATATTTTAAAGTATTTGACAACGGAAGCTAAGGATAATGATTTGGCGGGTTTATTAAAAGAGAATGGTGAGCTTCAAAAGCAAATTAGTCGTTTAGAAAAGATTCAGGATGAAATGAAGATTGATGTTACAAGCGCAGTTGCTCGAGACGAATTGCTCCGGTCTCGCAATACAGATGTAACAAGACACCAATTATTTATATTAGACCGTCCAGTACGAAGAGGTTTAATTCCATATTTATGGGTATTAGCTGTACTTTTTATCGGTGTAGGTTTGGTAATATTTAGAATGACAATGCCGACTATAATATTTGAGGGAGGTACTGGATTTTCATTATTATCTATTTTTGAAAGCAAAGGTGTAATAATATCACTATTGGTATCGGCATTAATAGTAATTCTCTTTTTGTCATTGAAGATTGGTGGTGTATTTGGTTAATAAGGTATAAAAACAAAGTTAAAGATAGTAGGATGTCTTTTTCTTGTCCAGCTAAAACGGCGTTAACTGATACTGAATTAAGTCAAACATTTGGAAATGGTGTAACTCAGGGATTATTGCCATCGGCGCCGAACGCAGCTTCCGATAGAGATGGAAGTGGAATGCTAAATAAGAATGCCGTCCAAAGTATTATTGCATCTTTAAAGGGTTCTGGTGTAATACCACCTGCATCATCTGGTAATGCTGAAGTATTTGTTAAAAAACAAGCAGAATTATTGAAGAATGTTAAAGTGGAATACTGTTTTTATGAATCGAGATATAAATATTCTTTGGAGAAACTGTTCGATGCAATAAATCAAGGATATATGAATAATACGGGTGACACTCAAGCATCTATTCAAAAATATTTAACATCTACACAGGCTCTAAATCAACGTTTGAATGATTTAACACAAATTATTAATGGAGTAACGGATGATATGTTGTCATCTACTACAAATCTCGAATCAGAAATCAAGGCATTTGATAAGCAAATTAAAGAGCAACAGAAGAAGCTTGCTGCACAGAATAATATAATTTCATCAAATCAAGCGGTTACAACAATTAATAAGCAGATGGTGAAATTTACTGAGCAAAAGGCTAAATATTCTGATAATCTATTGGGGTTATATAGTTTTTTAAATATTGTCGCACTTGGTTTATTAGTATATGTTTACAAATCGGCTAGAGATTAGATAATTTCTTGATGCGAACTAGGAATGGCAAATCTAGATCAGGTTATAGACTATACAAAGCTTTTTCAGGATGTTGAATTAGCTACAGCCGTTGGCCAACTAAAACAAAACCCTGCGCAATTACAACAGTTTTTACAAGACCAGCAAGGCAAAGTATATACAGATATTATAAAGCAAAAGGACTCTACATTTCAAAAAGTCTACGGGGATTTAACTCGTGCTACTGATTCTCAAGAGGCTATCTTAATGCTTGATAAGCGTAACAAGGAATTAGCACAGATTCAGCAACAGATTTATGCTAATCAGAGTAATTCGGCAACTGCTACAACAGATGATAAAAATCTTGCTGGCCGCAAATATGAAATGAACGAATGGTCTGTTAATAATAAAAAGGATACATTATTTGTATTTTCAATGCTTTTTATTGTACTCTCAGCATTTATTCTTTTAACTACGCTTTGGAGTATGAGTATTATAAGTTCATCTTTGGCTGCTGGATTAGCAGTACCAATTATAATAATTTTTGTATCTACAGTTATTATTCGTAGTCAATATACAAATGTATATAGAGATAAGAGATATTGGAATAGAAATACATTTAATGATAAGTATGGAAAGATTCCAATTCCTTTGTGCCCAGGTGCTTTATCAGGTATTGAGAGTGGAATTAATTCATTAGAGTCTGATATCCAAAGTGGAATTAGTAGTGCTAGTCAAGCAGTATCATCTGCTGCACAGAGTGCAACACAAGAAGTTTCCTCAGTAACTCAGGGTATAGAGTCAACTGCATCACAGTATGCGGCGCCTGCTACTACTGCTACTCCAGCTCCTATTGCTCCTGCCAGCCAATAATTAATAGATAAGTTATTTTAAGATATAATACTTTGTAATATTTTACAAAACATTATATCAGAGTGATAATAGTATGAGTTGCTTAAATCAACAAAAAGTATCTCCGCCACGAGCTATAACTTTACAGCAGGCCGAGGCATTTGAAGATAAGAATGCTACTGCCGCAGTTTGTCGGTCAGTTCCTAATGGTCTAAATGCTCTTAATTCACAAATTAACGACTGTACTACTACAACAGAACTAAATAGAAATACCAATTTTGCTTCTAATACATTTAAATTACAAAAAGATTTAGAATCATTAACTGGTACAGTAGGTGATTCATTGATGATGGGTGATTCAATGTTTGGACAGTTTGGATATCAAGATATTGCTAAGCAAGTTAAGGAGCGACATATAGAACTAAAGACGAAAAAGGAAACATTATTGAAAGAGGTTGATAAGAATGAGTCAATTATTGAGAGATCTAATAGAGATTTTTCAGATGTTAAAGATACAATAAAAGAGCCTCAGTCAAAAAAGGTTCTTCGTTTTGTTGAAGACTATACAATGGCATTTGTAGTAATAGCATATCTATTTATGATTATATCAATAATTTATGTATATACAGCATCATCAGAACTAAAATTGGTAGCATTTGGAAAAATATTTGTTGGTAGTTGTTTCCTAACTATGTTTCTATTTATGCTTATGCATTTCTTAACATAAAAATAATAATTTATTTATGAATCACAATATTTAGCTAGTTTCATTAAGTGATTTATCATATTCTTCAATATCAACATCGTCTTCAAAGAGGCGCATCTGTTTGAAAGTCTTTTTATCAGATGGTTCTCCACATTTATCACATAGGCGTTTGTAGAGTTCATTTTGTGAAAGTTTGCGACCTACACCTCCACCAATAGATTCATACCAGTTCTTGTAAACACGAAAGATGTCTTTGATGTTTGCTTCGTAGCCGCCTTTAGTAATTTCACGGATGCGAGCATTCATAAACTTCGCAACGGAATCGAAAGATTCTTGATACTTACTAGATTCCTGAGTTACAATGGATGGAATAACGCCAAGTCCATTAAGAAGGTATTCAGTTTTATAGATGTGAATGAGGCGAGACATAAATAGGGTGCGCCACTTCTTGAGTTTTGCGTCAAGCTGATTATCACGAGGATAGATATTAGCACCAGGATTTACATCTTCAACGCCAGGATCAACGAATTTAGATTCAAAAGGAATAGCACGAACACGACGCCAAGTACCTCTGTCCATTGTATTAATCGCAGGGAATGCATTACACAACATAAAGATCTTACCAGTGATCTTGAATTTAGTTTGTTCTTCAAAGAGGCCACGTGCTTCTACATCATCTTCGCCTGTAAACTGTTTCATACGAGAAGTATTGAGTGGTTCGCGGTCATCTGGTTCAGCCATATAGATAAAGCGTTTATTACGAATGGCCATAATATCTGGATTGGCAGCGCCAGCATCAGGTCGTTTACGAGTCATCGCTGTACTTTGTAGAGAACTAGTATAATCTCCAAGAGCCATAGACATCAAGTCAACAAGTTTGGATTTACCATTACCACCAACACCAATCCAGGTCTCGTAAGTCTGTTCTTTGTTTGCGCCCTCGAGACAGGATGCAAGTTTGCGCCACATATACTTTCTCAGTTCTGGGCGAGGAAAGACCTTAGTCATAAAGTCATCAATTTCAGTATGAATAGGGGCCTGTTCTGGGTCATTAGGATTATATTCTATGTAATCAATGGGGTCACAATTCTTAGTAATGTAGCGACCAGCCATAAATGTTACAAAGTCAGTAGGTTCTGCTTTGCGAAAGTTTACATAGTATTCTTTATCGCCGTTATCAGTTGTACGAATAGCGTGAAGGTCAATTACACCATTATTAAACCCGATGAGATACTGATTAGAGTTAAGTTTCTGAGCAAAATCTTCTTCGTAGAAGAGGCCAATACATTCTTTCATAACGGAATCTTTGAAGCCAGAGGTGTAAAGGCATTGTTCGATCTTGGTCATCTTTTTCATACGAGTTTCTTCGAATGAGCGTTCATCGTTGCTGAGATCGGTTAGACGATTGCGGATTTTGGTACGAGTATCAGAGATAACTTGGGCGACTTCAGTGGTCATTTTATTACGTAGATCAATGCCCTGTGCGAGTTTTTTCCAGCAGTTGCCAGTGAATTCATACCAGTCGACCTTTTTGCTATCAACTGCTGCGCAGTAATTGTTGCTATACATGCGTTTCATAAGGCGTGCAATGTGGGTATGAGTGGCATCAACTTCGCGTTCAACAAAATCTACGAAGCTTTCATTCATAATTTTTTTGTATTTGCGAGGGTTGTCTTGTTTGGCCCACATATGAAGGGAGCGAATAGTGAAGCATCGTTCGTGTCCGTTGCGACTCCATCCGCGATTCCAGTCGCGTAGAAGGGATCCAACATTGTTTTCGCCAGCTTTAGGGGACTTATTACTAAATTCCATCCAGGCATTGAACATATCTTCAGAGGTGTCGATATTATGGAGGCACCAACCAACTTCGATCCAGGATTGATAGCCAGCAGCGCGCTCAGCAGATAGACATTCAATAGCAAGCTTTTTAGCGATGGCAATCTTATCGAGTTCAATTTGTTCGTACACATTGTTAGTTGTGGTAACAGCGATAGGAATTTCGATAGGTTGTTCATCTGTGATAAGTGCACCCCGTTTACCAGTACAGTAATCAAGGCGATATTTCCATTCTTCTTGGGTCTCTTCGTTGAAGGGGATAGTATCAACGTGAAGGTTGTAGCGAATGGAGAGTAATTCTAGAAGTTGGCGGCTGGTAAAATTGTGTATGTCTTCTTCTTCAGAGAATGTTCCAGTGCTAGGGTCATAAATATAAACAGAGGCAAGATTGTAAGCGGGAATATCAGGTTTAGATTCACCATAGAAGAACCATCCGTTTTTCTTAACAATCGCTTCATCAAAGATGTCTTTTTCAGCATTGATATATCCAGTATTTTTGAAGGTATTTGTCAGATTAGCAAGTTCGATAGAGCGGTGACGAAGTACCTGTTGGTGTTCAGAGTGTAGAATGAGATCTGGGCACTCGATATGAACGCCGTCTTTGATGGAGCGATTGATTGAGTTTGTTTTCTTGTCTTCATATGGTGCTGGGCGTAGTGTGATGAAGAAGCGCAGAGGTTTATAATCTTCAAGTTGATAGAAGTGAGTTATATTCTCCACATACTTTCGGATGAATGAGTGTATGTGAGAGAGTTCAAATTGGCGTTGGATGGCGCGTTCAGTGGGGTATTTGAAGTCAAGGTCGATAAGGATTGGGGTATAGAGGTCGCATCGACGTTGTTCGACGAGGTTGAGGGGTCGTCGTTGTTGAGTGAATAGGTATTCGTGGAGTAGGTCTAGGAAATGCGGGTAATCTTCATCTTTTACCATAAATTTACCGCGCATAGTTCCCATACCCGTAAAGGAGCAAATATCACCTTTTTCGGTGACCCGACGTGAGTCGAGGAATACACCAAAGGTGGTTTCTAGGAAGTTGTCTATGATAGTAGGCATTGTGTTACGACTACTCATCCCTTTTCTCATCTGTCAAATTTTATTTAATGGAATAAACTCACTAAAAATACGCAATTTATAGTTACAGCAAAAGATATTGATGTAAATATGGGGGTAAAGTATGATTTCAATTTTTTTGTCTTTAAGTGGCCTATATCACAGGGGGCATTTAAAGCAGCTGATTTTGAATGAGGGGTTCTGCGATACTCTTATCAATTGAGAAGAGCAGTATAGAGTTTGGCTGTAAAGTATGTTCATAAGCCTCAATTCCATTCACATACATAAATGAATTGGTGAAAATATTATAGGTGAAAATATTATAATCCCCTAATGTACTAGGATTAACTTCAGTTATAAAATCTTTTCCCTTTATATAACTATAATTAAAAGTAGCTCCTTTAGAAAGGATTTTTCTTTCAAGTGTATTCCACATAGGATATACGAAGTTACCATAGATTATACGATATGGGTAATTAATATAGTTACATTGATACGGAATTAGATACTTATTATAACATTTAATATATTTGTCTCCTTTGATAAATTGATTAATAATTTTAGCACAATTAATATTGTATTGGGTATGAAAAATTATTGGAGAGCTCATTGAATAAATGATATAAAATAAGTTTAAGCTGAGGAGATAAAATTTGATTTAAAACGGCTTCACAGATATTAGTAGGACGAGCAAAATGAAAGATAGCGACTTTTGCCCAGTGTGTAAATATTACTTGTATCTCGATCAAAATGATAAGACGCTCCGACGTATTTGTCGTAACTGTGGTTTCCAAGAAGAAGACAAAAAAGGTGGCCTAATTCTTGAAATTGACCTCAAAGAGAAAACTTCAGAAGGCTACAAAATCCTTATGAATGAATTCACTAAAAAAGACCCTACACTTCCTCACGTCAACACTATTAAGTGCCCTAATGCGGGTTGTGCTTCAAACACTTCAGGAAAAGAAAAAGATGTTATTTACCTAAAATATGATGCTGTAAATATGAAGTTCTTGTACATTTGTAATGTATGTGATACTCAGTGGCGCTCTAAGACCTAATGTGCTTTTTAGGAAAGGGTAGCCAAAAAATAAATGTGCATTTTAGGAAAAATTCGCAAATCAATAAAAATAAAAATATTTATATTTTTTATTGATTAAAAATTGAAACCATATATAACATTTAAAATAGATTAGACTGCTAAACTATTCCAAGAAACATACATATATTATTATTTCAAAATGGCTCGTGAAGAACTAAGTGAAGAGCAAATAAGGCAGATAATTAAGACATCAAAGAACCCTATTATAGTAGCATTCAGAACTATCTTAAAGACTTCTACAGAATCACTAAGAAATCTTCTATTTCATAATCAAGAAGTAATTGAGGCAGTAGTAACTATATATGCTAAAAAAAACAAGCTTTGTAATGGTGCGACGATTCATTATCTAAATGATGACTACAGAAACAACAATCTTCTTTTCTGGGATGCACAGAATCAAAAAATAGTGTATCCGTTTTATGAGGTTGATGATTATGGCAGTGTACCCCCAATATTTGTTGTTGGGGATGGTTATTTCAACCCGACAGATTGGTTAAATGAGGTCGTCCATAATTCTTATGTATTTCCTAGTAATACACTAATAAATGAGATGAAGGAGTTTGCTGCTAAAAATCCAGCTGCAAACAAGATGACAGTTAAAATAAACAGTGAAGAGTATATTGTAGACTATGATAATACTTTTATGCCGAAAGATTGGGATTCCTGTATTATACAGACAGACAGAAATTATCTATTTGTTAGTAAAGGCCTTCTAATTTGGCGCGAGGATATTGTAGTAGAAGACTAACATAAATATTATAGTCGTTTCTCTTCGTATTTTTTAATGACATCGAAGATGATCTGTTTAGCAGTCATTAATTCTTTAGGGGTAGGGATAATAAAATCTTCAGAGCCATCTGGGCCAGGGTCCCATTTTAAGCAGAATTGTTCAAGAATTTCTTTTTCAATTAAGCTTACATCGTTTACGTGGCATTGTAAAATTAAATAGATTTCAGAGCCTTTTGTATATTTATGGAGTCGTCCAATTCTGGTATCAGGGCACTGAGATGTGCGACCAACTTTATAGATTTGTCGATTGAGTGATTTAAATTCTCGGGTGCGAACTAAGTAAATATAGCCGTGTTTTTCATCGATATTGTATGTCATACCTTTCATAACACGTCGCCGTTGTCCTTGTTGGACTGCGATAGCAACTTGTTTAGTTTCATAGAGTTCATGGGGTTCACAGAGTTCATATGGTTCACAGGGTTCAATAATTTCATTTTCTTCATCGGTTAAATCTTCAGGATTTGGGCCATACTCTGACATTTTGTTCTATATTAAGAACGCAAAAAAGCCCTCACGTATTTTCCACAGTAGGAAACACGAGAGGGCCTAGCAAAATGCTTTGGTAACCAATCAAAACGGTATTCACCGAAATAAAAGGGAACAACTGTTACCACACGATAACAATCATTTTACACCGTTTACAGTCTTCCAACTGCAAACACCATCATACCCTAATCGACCACTTTTAAGAATAACTGTAATGAAACTGTATATCCTTGAAACATCAATTAACACAAAGGCAGCGGATGGATTTTGTTTTAGGCTACTAAGTTTCCTTAATAACCTAAAAACCTATGAACAACATTCAGAGATTTTTGATGCGTGGTATTTCACCCCCATTATCATCTAATTTCTCTAAGTATTTACAGCATAGGCACTGTTATAGAACAAATATGTTTATATACGGAAAATTCCGTAATTGCAGTGTATTTCCTTCCTTTATGAGTCTGTTCTACCAGCGAGGGGTATAAGCACCTCTAATCGAACAGTAATCAGTCTCATTTAGTCATCATCCTTTATAGCTCTAAAGTCAGACTAGTATGTTCTGAAAAAAACTAAAAGCAACACCAATGAATCGCGAGTTCATTACTGGATGTTTTAAGCAATTGCTATAGCCTAAATATCAATTGCTTATCACATACATAAGCATTCTTCTAGTAACCATTATAAAGTAGCTCAGAATCCAAAAATCTTAAATTAACCAATATAATTTGATATAAAATGGCTGTATAGATTCTTAACGCACAGGAAACAACCTTGGACGCAAATTAATTTCTAAAAAAACTCAAATCTCAAATTCCAAATCCATTTTCTCACATTTTTCTTTTTCTTTTTAATATTGACCGTTTTATACAACACACACAACATACAACACACTATGATTAATACCCGCGCTGTATCCAGAAAAACCTTTTAAATAAGATATGAATTGCTGTATAGATACTGGAGTATTAAGAGGCCTCTAACTTCATTATGTGTAAGGGCTGTATTCGTTAATTAATTATAAACAATAATTTAGGGTAATTGCTGTATGAATACATTACACATAGTGAAGTTAGTTTTTCACCTCGTTTAGGAAGATTACTTCTTCCTACCCTATTATGGTTTGGAGTCTTTAAGCCCTTTTGGGCAGCTATAATTTAGATTTCATTATCTTCACCAAATTCATCAATAAATCCTTGAGAATTTAGTCGATATACAATATATATAGATAAAGATGCTTCATATATAATCACAAGCTTATAGGACTCGGGTAGTTGAAACATATAGATCTCAATTATAGTATTTATATTACGACAATTTACTTCAGCAAGAATGTTTTGCGGATTCTCAATAATTTTATCTCGAATAATTTTTTCTTCGAGTATATGTTTAAAAGTTTTTGACTGAGCGTTATATGAATTGAAAAGGATTTCATTATTTATAACAAAGGCCCAACAGTCTTGACTAACATAATCTTTAATAAGTTCAAGTAACTTGGAATAGTCCTGACTATCCTGACTATATGAAAAGTACTTTAATGGAAACTGTAAAACATTACAGCACGGAAGAACATTCATTTTCTAACCTTATATTGAAGGTATTAACCACTTCAAATTTGGTGAATCATATTCCAGACTTTACGCACTTCATCATAACGCTCATCATCAAGAATGACTCGCATTCCCTGATAGGGTGTCATTACTTGAACACCGCCCTTTTGTAGAGCCTTGAGCATTGAAGGAGACCAACCTGACAGTTGAACAACTCCCTCTTGATCAGCCTTGGCGTGGAAATCATTAAAATGAGCACTTAGATTCCAAATCACAATACGAGGTGCCTTCCAGCCATTTCCTACACCCCAAACTTCTTCACCCGCTTTCTTGAACTCATCACGAATCTGTTGAATCTGTGTATCCCATACAGCTGATTTTACTGTATTACGACCATAATAGTTATTATCTCTAATAGCCGCATCAAATCCCATATCTGTAAAAACAATGAGGTCAGCAGGCTCATCACCAACTGGAACTTTGGCTTGCTTCATCTTCTCCACAATTCTCATACAAGCCTTGTAGAAATCAGTGTTGAGCCCCTGACCAAGGTCGCCGCGAATACTATCAAGCTTCTCCTTCAGACTACTCTTACCAGCGAAAGAATGCCACTTAGGCTCAGCATCAAATGTAAGAATATGGTCTTTGAAGGCACTATGATTAATCTCAGACACAAGAATACCAAGCGCAAGAGAGATTAGTTTAGGGAGTCCATTCATAGAGCCACTGAAGTCGCACATAGGAACACACTTGCCAAGCCCACCAAGCTTCAAGGTCTCGTCACGAATAGAAACCCATTGGCCTTGATTAATACCAAGTTCGTCTTGAGAAGTATCGCGTGCTAAAGCTTGTACAACGAGTTCGTGGGGCATTACAACATTGGCTCCGTGTGCCTTCTTCTCACCCTTAGCAAGGGCCTCAACGAACTCTTGAAAGTGCTTGCGACAGGCCATACGATCTTCTGAAGTAGCATACCGAAGAGCATCAGTGTAGGATTTCTTTACAGGTTCATTGAGGAAAGCCTTATTGTGAATCTTGAGACAGCGACCAGGGACCGATTCAGGCTTAATTTCAGCCCAGGATTTATCACACATATTGATCTCCACAGTCTTTAAAGCCTTATTCATCATACTTACATCCTTACGATACTTTACAAGACGCTTGCGCTCAGATTCTTCGAAGCCATAAATATGATTGGCAAGTCGCCTCGCAAGACCAGGATACGTACCTGAGTTTTCACGAGGGAGCCACTTAGCTAGAAGAGACATTTTACTTTTCTGATCTGAATGGCATTTTACAAGGTCATCTTTAAAGCAATCGCGAGTAATTCTAAAGATTTCAGACTCAAGTTCAGGGACAGCTTTTAGAAGTTCCCACATATCACGCCAGCAGCCATATTCAGGAATGAGTTTAATCATTTGACAAACAGTTTCCTTGTCGTGTTCATAAAGAGCTTGGATGAAGTGATGAAAAAGACGACGCTCACCCTTGCCACCACGAATATCACGGGTCTGAAAAGCCATTACGAATAAATCGCACATCTCATCCATAACATTACGGATATAAATTTTGCGAGTATAGTCTTGGATATAGGATTGTTCGAGTCCGCGATTGAGCATTGTGAAAAGGGAGACTCTGTAATCACCGACTCCCTCTTCAGTATAGACATCGGCACCGTTGACGCCTTTTTTGGTTGTATCAGGGGTATTCATTGCTTGCACAAATGCCATTTGACCACTAAATTATAAACTAGGCAAAGCTTTAAATTGTGTGAGAATGAGTTCAGATCTATTAGTTAGATATAATTAATTTCTCAATGTATAATATACAATGGAAAGGGGTCTAAGTATGTTGCTACACTCAGTAGTAATTGGAATTATACTATATGTTGTTATGATATTTGGCCTAGGGCAAAAAAGTAATGTCGCTGAAAATAGAAGTATTTTAATAGCATCTTTTGTTTTAATATATATGATATTATTCGGTCACGGATTACCATTAAAATTAAACAGACTTATCTAAATATTGGATTAGTTTGAATATTTTTAAAGGAACTGTATGTGAGTTTAAAAACACTTAAACGTATTCAATATATTAAAGAGAAGAAAAGAGATGAAGACTGTTAATTTTCTTGTCCAAGGTCAATTTGGTAATAACTTATTTCACTATTTCGCCGCAGAAATTATTAAGAAAATTTACGGCTACGATGCAGTAAAACCCACTTTCCAGATTAATTTGGAATTTAACACAACAATTGATGATGAAAAATTTAAACGTATTATTACAGCACATCTTGAGGGGCGTAAGTATGAACTTGATACATCGAAAGATATTTTAATGATGGGTTTTTTCCAGCGTTCAGAGATTTTTTTGAAGGAGCGCGATTATGTTCGTTCTCTCTTTACTGAAGAGAATAATAATAATATTAGTAACCGTATCAAAATCAGTAATATTATAAAGTATCAAACTAAACATAGTGTTCAACCGACAGAGAATGATTTGGTAGTACATGTTCGTCTAGCTGGTGCATTTCAATGGGCCGATTTTATTGATATGGAGAATAAGACTTCGCAGCTATATGATCCAGAAGATATTAAAAATATTATTAAGAATATTAAATACGATAAACTCTATATCGTGTGTAATACACCAAAGGCAGAATGGGAAAAAGAGTATCTAAGTGAATTTGATGACCTTCATCCTACTATTATAACTGGTATTCTAGGCGATGATTTTGATTTTATGTTAAAAGCGAAAAAGCTTATTACATCTGCTTCAACTATGTCTTGGATGGCGGCCCTTCTAGGTAACGCAACAGAAGTTCATATTCCTTATAATACGTATTATGGTGGGTTTGAGAGTAATAGTCAAAGTTTGGCCAAATGCAGTGAGGAATCAAAGGTGTATTATAGTGTAGGGTATTGGTTTCCTAAGCGCACGGAACTTTCGACAATTCAAACTAAATAAAAGCCTGTAGGTCTTTGACAATGCTTTTAGGACAAGAACTAAATCGTTTAATACTTTCATTGCCTGCCATAAAGTATAGCCATTTTTTAGAGTTTTCTTTATCTTTTCGCATAAAGCTACATAGATTAGAACCTGGTATATGAAGCCAGGATTCAAATAGGATCAGAAGTCTCGATGGGAGTTTTTGATGGTAGTCAATATATAGAAAGGCTAAGAATAAGTACATATCACGTCCTTCTTTAGGGCAGGGATCCATTTTGGAGTAAACAGTACTGAGAGAGATATCAGAGATGTGTGTCTCAGTAGATCCTAAACAAGAGAATCCAAAATCAATGAAGGTGAGGGAATGTTTTGATTCTATTTCCAAAATATCGGTTTCAACGTTAATTATTTTACGTTTAGGCGCATCGTGTTCAACAATTAGAAAATTACTCGGCTTTAAGTCCCTATGATTAATACCAAGTGTAGTATCAAGATGCCAAATCATCGCGCTTAATTGAAGTAGACAGTCAATGATAACAGTTGGAAATTGTACTTTAGAAACTGAGTCAAGATATCTGTCTAAAGTAGACGCACCGTTAATCTGTTCCATTGCAAAACATATAGATTCATCTTTTAAACGAAATAAACCTACAAGAGCTGGCGCACCTGTCGGAAATCCAATATTTGCAAGACTGTCTCCCACTAATTTCTGAATACACGCCTCATACAAAAGAGTTTTGCCAGGCAAGATAGGCCGCTTAACATATACTTCAGAATGCTTTGTCTGTGTATCATATTGTGCCAAATCTATATATCCAAATTTCCCGTGAGCAACATTCTTAATACAAATTAGTTTTTTAGTTGGTAGATCAATATATAGCTGTTGATTAAATATAGACTGATAACACGGAATAGTAATGCCGTGTAACCAAGAAGCATCTCTGAGACAGCCCTGTGCGGATATTCCCAATGAATCTAAAGATATCCAGGCGCGACATTTCTTATCTTTATTGCACATAGGCGACCTATTATTTAGAAACATTTTTAGATGACATAATTGATATTTGACCAATTGATTCTATTAAATGTTTAAATCCCTGAGACTCGCTATATTTATCAGGCTCAGATAACATATATGCGGTCATTTCTCGCGGATGTTCATACGCATTTGGTGGCAAATTAGGAAAGTATGTCGCAAGTTCAGATGGTACTCTCTTAATATGATATTGCTTTTCAGGGTTATAAAACCAGATTTCAATATTTGCCACATTAGGTTTTGTAATATCTTTGAAGACAGGAACAGGAATCCACTGACTATTAAATATCCATAATGGACAATCTAACGTATCAGGATTATAACGTCTCGCATTTTCCAATTGCTCTGGCAAATTACCATCCCACAACATCCAGCCCAGACGTTTAAATGTTTTAAACCATACATCTTTAAAAGCGCGCTGATGAATATGCCATAATTCGTGAATTAGTGTGGTTTTTGAAAATAATTGGCTAATATCTGGGTAGCAAATAATATTACCAGGTCGTGTATGAGGCATTCCACCATCGGCAGATGGCATCAACTGAACTATCTTAACCTCCTTCAAATCATTTAAAAGTCTTATAGGCAAATATAAGTTAGCCGCATCAAGATATGCCATAGCATAATTATTATCTTGTATTGAGACTTGATTTGCGAAATATGTTAGATTTCGTCGAGCAAGTGAATTTGCTTTATTATCATGACATTCCTCAAGATAAAAGTCTTCTTTCTCAGCACTATCAAGTAGGACCTGTCCTTCATTCTTGTTAGGTACTACTATAAAACGTAAACTATTATGTGTTGCTATACTATTTCCCATTTAATACTAATTAGGTGTGTGTATTTTATACTGTGTATAGGTCGGACGGGAATACAGAATATAAATCTTTTAATTTATTAAGATGGCTGAGAGAGATCCTTATAAATATAGATTAAATACGACCGAACCAGTTGTTTTTAAAACACTAAAAAATGCTCAAAATGTCGAGGCAATTGCTAAAATATTTGCCAATAATAAACCAAATTATAAATTAAAACCAAATCCATATTTTGTTATAGTTGTTGGCGCACCCGGTGTGGGAAAAACAAAAAAAACACAACAGATTTTAAAGAAAATGGGTATGGAATATAATGATTTTTACAATATCTCACTTGATAGTCTTGTTGAAAGAGTGGAACCCTATAGAAAAGTTACAAAACGTCTTTATAATACATTAAAAGCTAAAAAAGAGAGGTCAGAGGAGCATAATATGACTGAGAAAAATTATGCACTTTTAAGTGAAGTATATTTACCAACTATTATGTCAAAAAATATTAATTTTTCACTTAATGCCACTGAAAAGGCTAAGATAAACAAAATTGCCGCGATTGGAGATGCTACTGTCGAAGAGCCTCTTAAAAAGGAAAAAGTAGAAACAGGCTTAACACATCTTAATGAACTCAGAAGTGAAGGGTTAAAATATGGTGTAATGAACGAATTAAATATTATATATGATACTACACTTGTTAGTAAAAAAGATAAAGTGAAAGAAGATATAATGCCCATTTTAGAAATGAACAAGAATGTTAAATATAAAATTATTGTAATTTTAGTTACAGCTGAAGCACGCAATATTCAAAATAGAATAAAAGGAAGACATAAGAAAATGTTAGAGGAGAAAGACCCATATATCAGAGCAATTAACCCACATTTAACAGACATGTTTATTAAACAGAATAAGGAAGGATTTGATAATGCTAAAAAATATTTTACATCTGATGAATATGAATCTGAAATTTATACAAAAGATGATTTTAAATTTATTGAAGAATCAAACCCCCCAAATAACTATAATAAAAATAATAATTATAGACGCACTTTAAAGCGATTTTTTGGGAATACTAATAATTTCTAATCACTATCTTCGACCGCTTGTTCTTTTAGTTTCTTTTTTGCAGCAGCAGAAGCGCGATCTTTCTTTCTAATGTTATCCACAATGAATGAATCCATTAGGAAACTACTAATTGTCTTTTGAGTAGTAGGTGCCACTTTAGGCTTTCCTCTTGTAGTTGCGACAGTTGGTGTTACAATTTTATTTTGCGGCTTAGAAGAACTAGATGTTGTCACTTTAGCACCTGTTCCAAACATATTGTAGAGTGCATTACGACGACTGGTATTCTCAAACTTCTTCAGACAATCATTAAATAGAAGTTGAGCTGCGATATTTTCACGGAATCCAAGCCACACATCCAACATCTTATCAGCTTCTAAAGACCCATCCATAATTCCAGGCTTTGGAGGACACTTTGCTATCATTGATGGTGTAAAGCCAGGAATTCTTTCAAGTAGAAGACCGAATGCCTGTGAGATAGGATTCTGAAGTTGATGCTCGATATAATGCTTATAATCTGGCACCAAACTATTCTCTTTCACATAAAGTGGAGTCTCAATACGATCACCTTGTAGCTTTGAGGCCTCCTGACCTGTCTTTGGACTGATATATACATATCCAATTCGGTCCCCAGCCGCAGGAGCATTACCAGGATCCCTTGCAGTAATTCTATCAGCTAAGACTTTGTGTGCAATACTTAGTGGATTCGCATAGTCAGCACGAAGTGATTTAGTAACTGTTAATTGACCAAGTGAGACCTTGCCATCAACTAGCTCCAAACACTTATCTTTTACAAACTTGAATGCTCCATCTACATCTCGTCTATCAAGTAACATTTTCATAGCACCACCAAAGATTGTTTTAACAATTGGAGCATTATCACGTCGCTTTAATGCAATACCCATATATTTATGAACATACTCATCCGCATTATTTTCGTACATATTTCCAGCATAACGCTTCTTTGAAAACATCAGCATTGGATCAAATGCTTTATCAAACTCGAAATCGTGTGGAGCAGCCAGAGTCTTTGTAATAAAGGCACCTGCTTCGTCTGTAATATCAATTGTTGCCTGACGAGCTTCACGACCCTCTAGTCTCTTACCTGTCTTTGGATCACGAGGATTAAACTCTACAAATAGGGAGTCAGTATCCCCATATACTACTTTTGCGCTACAATCAAGACGTTTTACCCCAGGACCATAAAATAGTTCAATCGCATCTTTGGCAAAGAGAATTTGTTTACGACCATATGAGGTTACAGAAGCAGCCAGAGCTTGAAGACGAATCTTGAAAGTACCAGAGCCCAACTGACCATAAAGTGAGTTACCTGTCAGCTTGTAGGCCAACTGCTCAGCATCAAGAAGAGCATAACGTTCAGGATCTTTTTCACCCTTCATCTCCTTCTTCTTTGCCTCGCGAGCTTGTAAAAGCCATGTAGTAATTTGAGGTAGGGTAGATTTAGTTCCATCTAGTGGTTGGGCATAACGACATATTCTACGCCCACATCGTACTTTTACAGGGTGTTTGCGCTTATCATTTGGATCAGGTCGCCAGATATCAAATTCAATATCAGTATAGGCATATCCCTCACAATCATCATAGACTTCAGAGCCCCAGTTATGCGAAATCAAAGTTCCATCATAGTTGAAGTCCTTAATCCAAAGTAGAGAGTCGTGACTGATGTTCTCACTTACAATGGTAGATGGATATAGAGATGCAAAGTCGCAAACACCGATTGGAGAATCAGAATAGAATCCAGGGTCAGGATTGAGCACAATGGCACCTTCATACGAATCTTCTATGCTACCCTGTCGAGGAGATGAAAGTACAGGAATTAGAATGTCACGCTCTTTACAGGCTTTAAAGATAAGTGATTCGATTTTGATGCCTTGGCCGCGAGTGAAGATATAGCTGAGTGGTACAGAGCAAACATTCGCCATACACATTGTGTTATTGAAGGTTTCCAGTTTTCGATAGAGGTCAATTACTAAGTCGCAATCTTGAAGGCAGTATTTGCCAACAATGGCACGATCTTCTGCCGACCCACGATGGAGACGGAAGATGTCTTGAGGGCTTACATCATCTTTTACAATAACCCACTTGGTCGCATCATCCATTTCATTAAGCGCGTCATAGTCCAGTTCACACATAAACGAAATCTTATTTCCATCTACTTTCTCTACTACAAGTTTAGGAGATACAGTTTCACCAGTATCATCAAGAAGGGCAATGGCGCGGCCAGGTTTAACATCTTTGATAGCACCTGCTACTTCGAGGGTGAGTACACCACCTTCGTATTTTTGGCTTTTAAGTTTGCCAGACATAAAGTGTTTAGTAACTTCATCGAGTTTGTAAGAAGGAAGTACATTGTTGCGTTTGATGTAATGGAACAAGTCGACTTGTAGACGGCCGTGAGTAGTCCATATATACATCAAGTTATCACCCATAGCAGAGGAGCTGAGGAACTTCTCTTCCAATTTAACTTCACTGGATAGAGCGAAAAGGCGGGTAAGCTGATGAATAGGTGAGTTAGAATGAATGAGACCGAGTTCTTCTGCACGGTGCCAGGTATAGGATTCATCAAAACCAAATACGTTGTAGCCGATGAGGATATCAGGATTCATCTTAATCATCCATTCAAACCAGGCAAGGATCATAGTCTTTTCAGAACGATAAGAGTGTACAACTATACCAGGAATAGGGGCACAATCTGGAAAGACGAATAAATGTCGCTCTACTGACTCAGGTGTTCCGCGAGTGAGTGTAGTACCGATTTGAATGACAGGGTCACCAACAAGATATACAAGGCTCTTAAGTGTGGTAGTGAGTAGCTTTTCAAATTGAGCGATTTTGTCGTCTATGTCGCCCTGAAGTTTTAGAATATCATCTATCTTTGTTTGGACAGAGGAATCGAGTAGTTTGAGGGACACATCTTGAAGTGGCTTTTTGAGTTGGCAGTAGATGGGAGTCATACCTTTAGGGAGTGTGTCAACTGGATTTTGTCCAGTAGATAGACTGTTAATAATTAGGTCAGCGGCCTGAGCTCCATCACGTGTAAGATTGATTACATCTTTTACTGCTTTTTTCCAGGTGCGTTTAGCTAGAGGAAAATCGCCAGTCATAGAGAAGCACTCAATATCCCAAGACGCGGTAAGGAATGGAGCGGCAACACGAGGGCCTTTTGTGGGCACAACTTGTTCATAGTCGCATTCGATGACAAGTCCAGATTCATTATTTTCTGAGATAGAAGTTTTTCCGTCTTTGATGGCGACCCAGCCGCAGGGTTGGATATTTTGTGAGTGAAGAAATCGAAGCATAGGATCGATATTTGCTTCAAAGAGTTCAACTACTTTTCCGCGCATAGGTCCATCAAGGGGTTTCTTAGTGTGTGGATTTAGATTTTCATCAAGGAATAGATTGCGAATATTGCGGAATAGTGCGAGGGATGGCACGTCAATTTGTAGGAATGGATAGAAGGTATTTGCGGTAAATCCATAGAAGATTTTCTTGGTGATACGCTTGATATTAAGTTGACCCATAGGTATTCCCTGGCCATTGATGTATTGTTTAATGGAGTCGGCGCATAGAGAGGTTTTATCTTCAGGGAGGCGAATATAGAGTGTGGGTCGAAAGCCAGTTACGTCACAGCGGATAGTTTTGCCATTTTCATCGGCGCCGAAAAGGTGAATGACAAATTCTTTTTGCTGACTAAAGTTATTGTTTGTTTTTTTCTTTTTGCGCCGTGCCTTGAACTCTTCGTCATCGGATTCAGAGTTAGATTCGTAGGCGATTTCGCGAACATCTTCCTGTTCGGATTCGATGCGCATATCGCGGGCTTGGATGTCCAGCAAGTGAAATACTACATCATTGGCCGACATTGTATGGCTGCTAATGATGTTATAAAATATAGCTTCAAATTTATCTCAGGTCTTTTTGGGGACTTAAAGAGATTTCAAATTTTAACGGCGGCGTCTATGAGTTTTACGATTCTTCTTTGATGAATTACGTTTGCTAAGCTTACTACGCTTTTTACCCTTCATAACCATTGCAGCCGTTGCTAGAAGACCAGCAGCAGGAGCAAGTAAGTATGTTGTGCGTGCCATAGCGGAATACAGGCTTCCACCATCTTTGCGATTATAACCACCGCCACTTACCTTTTGTTCAGCAGTTAACTTATTACTAATACTCTCTGATTCTTCCATATCACTTCCTACACTTGGTGGCATCAGGGGTGAGGCTAAAGAAGTAACCGCCTCTGCCTCTTTCTTTATATTAGCACTTATAGCAGGGCCTTTGGATTCATTTTTTACGGATCCAAATGTATTTAGTGGAGATGGAGCAGTGGCCTCTTTTAAACTCTCCTTAACACTCTTTTCAGTATTAAGACCAGCATTGGCTAACTTATTAGGAGCAATCGATGCTAATTTAATATTTTTATTTTTATTATTTTTTGAGGCAATACTTCCTAAAAGTTCATCTTCGCCGACATCAGAATTTCTTGAAAGATTCATATTATTACCTTTTGGTCCACCTGTAACTAAACCTTGATTCTCAATACCAAGATTTGTTAATAACTTTTTATTTTTATTATTCGCAGTCATAGACGCTACATTTGTAGTCATAGCCATCGCATTTGAAGCATTATTTGTAGTCATAGCCATCGCATTTGAAGCATTATTTACATTTATAGGATTTTCATTAGCTGCACTGTTATTTACATTTGACACTATATTTTTAATACCAGTCTTAACAACACTATTAACTACACTATTGGGATTCTCGTTTGTTCTATTAATTCCAGCATTTTCAGCAAGTGGACCAGCTTGTGCCATTAGAGCAGTCATTGACTCCGTATTTCTTACTGGTTCAATCTCGGTTACAGCATTTCCCTTGTTATCAACTACAATAATGCTTGGATAGCCTTCGACATTAAGAGGCTTTGCAGATTTATTAACGTTTTTGTTAATACTTTCATTGACAGCTTGTAACATTTGCTCATTAACTTTAACAGCTTGTATTGAGCGACCAGGGGATTTAGCAGCAGCATCAAAATGGGGCATCATTGTATGACAGGCGCCACACCAATCAGCATAGACCATCACAATCATAAGAGGCCCTTTCTTGAGACGTTTTTCAAACTCTGAAAGATGTTTTCTTGAACGCACATCGAGTGGTGGTAATATCTTTCCAGCAGTTGAAGTCCTATGTCTCCGAACAGTCTTACGTCTCCGACTAGTCGTACGGGATTTTGATTTACGAAACTTTCGAGTTGCCATTCTACTTTGATATTGTTTATTAATGTATGGAAGATATAGGAGTCAAATGGCTAATTCAAACTTAATCACCCTGTTCTTTCTGTTGATATTCGGGTACTTTGTACTATATTTTGGCGGTCGTAAGTATTTAGAAACCTTTCAAAGTGAGGATGATATCAAAAATAGATTTAATCCTGATGGGACGCCACGAGATGATTTAAACATGACTGTTTACCCGCCGGAAAAACCCTATCTGATGAATCCAATTGATGATTTGGATGATTATGAAATATCAGCAGTCTTCCAAAACCAAGGATCAAAGACTGCATCCAGAAAACAAATTAGCGATGCTATGACCCGGTACCCTATGGATTGGTCAGTACAGCCACCAAACTCGCAATACTTCCAAGATAATCAAGCACAATTTGAAAAGAAAGTTGTTGAAGATATTAATAATCCACCACCGACCAAGATGTATAACGAGATTAATGGTTCTGATATGACACCGCCTGATACTGCCGCAATGGAAGCAGAAGAGAAGAAGATTTTACAGACTTATAAGCCAGAATGTAGCAAGGGCCTTCTTCAATACTCAGTTGATGATGTTAAAGCATTAACTGATAAAGTTTATGGCAAAAAAGGCTTAATTCCTATTATTGAGAAATCAAAACAAGGTGAAAATATTTGGGAAATTACGGAAGTTAAGGAGAAAAACCCGCATATTGTATGGGAAGATGAAGTGGAACGTGATACACAACGTCAAGCGATGGAGAAGCGTGGAGAGGAAGTAATTGAGGTTCCATACACCGCTTCAGATGTCGCAGCAGGTTTAGACCCATTTTTCCAAGCTAGAAATACAGTTCGTGATGGTAAGAATGACTATTATCAATGGACACCCGGCTTAGAGCGTATGTTTGCCCCAACTTACCCAATTAAATATTGGTTTTGAACTTAGTATATAATAAAATTGAAATAATATACAATATAATTTAAAGTATAGAATATATTATTAATCCAAGAATGACAACTGTATCAGGTGATAATACACTTAAAGGTCTTGTTACAGATACTATAATTGCCTCAGAAGCAAAGGTACCAGATCCTCCTAAAAAATCAGATGCTGATTACCGTTATTATCATTGCTGTCTTGATCATAATGGCCTAAAATGTAAGAAAGTGGATGGTCCAAATATTCTACCATCTGAAGATAATACCAAGCTACTCTTTATAAAGAGTTATATTCCAGAACTACTTGACAGACCAATTCTAAAATACAAATGGATTCCTGATAGAGTTATAATTGAGGATAAATTAACTTAAACGAATAAATACTATTTAGTAGATATAATGGGCCTAATACAATCTCTAATAGCTGCAACTAAGACATCTAATGTAGCTCCGACGCCCGTAGCTGATACGTCATCTAATACAGTTGAATCACAATCATCAACTGAACCAGTAAAAGCTGTTGAACTAGTAAAGGAGCAAACTACCGAATCGACAATTGTTAAAGAAACAGTAGAAGAAGTTAAACCAGTTGAAGTGAAACCAGTTGAAGTTAAACCAGAAGAAGTTAAACCAGTTGAAGTTAAACCAGTTGAAGTGAAACCAGTTGAAGTTAAACCAGAAGAAGTTAAACCAGAAGAAGTTAAACCAGAAGAAGTTAAACCAGTTGAAAATGTACCAAAAACTCCTAATTTATCTCCTACAGTGACAGTGGCAGATAATATATCGGCTAATGAACGATACGTAACACCAGTTGGTACTAAAGTTGAAGTAGCACCTGTTAATGTGACTCCTAACGCGGATGTTGTAAAGAAGAATAAGAAACACAAGAAGAATAAGAACTAGACCTAATGGATATTATGGAGAACTACAATTTAGATAATAAAGAGCTAGACGATGGAAGAGTATTATTTATGAAAATACATAATGCCTTTTCTAGTGGTAATTTTAGACCGCTGGGTAGGTCAATAAGCAAATTTCGCCGAAGGCAAAATAGGCTTGAATCTTGTTTAGAAATACCCAATTGGTCTAAAAATAACCAATATACGGCAATAAAAACAATTTTCTTAACTATCTAACCAAATAATTTTTTATTAGATAAATATAGTTAGATATAATGAGCAAGCTAGTTAAAAGGAATAAAAAACATAAAGGAGGGACTACCCCGCATCCGCCAAATGCACTCGAGATCCTTTTAGATATGGATAGTTTTCATGATTTTTGGTCAGGTAGAGGGCTTAGTGTGAGATTAACAGAAATTCTTAAAAATGGCCTGTTAAGGGGTACTATAAATTATTTAGGTATCCCTGGGATAGCATTACCGCAACCATATTTTTTAGTACCTATTGGGAAGGGAATGACAGCACAGTATCCTATTATATTAGAATATGCAGACCACATAGTATCACAATTCCCAGATCCTTTTAATAAAATTAGGATAGCTGATGTTGAAAAAACTACTGCAAAGGCATTTGGTATACCTATAGACCCTTCTGTGAACGGGTCTACTGGTATGTATGATCTTACAGGGATTGAGAACACACCTGCGAAGAATTTAGAGAGAGTCCAAGCTGCATATTTTGAACTAACACCCGAAGATCTAAAAGGAAATAATGATAAATTTGCAAATATTGTGCGAGTGGCATTAGGCGTTCATAATGAACTAGATTATGTACACATTTTATGTGATGCTGGATTTGGTGAGATGGAAAAGGTTGGTCAAAAAGCTAAACTCCAAGGTGACAGCTCTCCTCATCGCTTGCGATGTATCATTACACCGCAAGTAATAGGTGACTCGGCACTAACATCAACTAGTTCATTAAATAAAGAACCAATTATTTATTGTGCTCCTGAGACTGTTGCTAGTTCACAAACTTTCAATAGTGATAGTAATGTATTTACAAAAGATGAATACAGTGTATCATACAAGGATGATGGTATGTGTGAGAATATCCCAACAAATTTTTCATTAATAATTAAAAGCCGAGAAGGGAGGGAGCTGGTAAATAAGAATTTCGGGACGGAGAACTGGTCACAGGGACCATCTGCAGAACTATTGGCCAATTGTTTTGTTTTGAGATATCTACAAAATAATCCAGGATTGGTTCCTGATCAGGAAGCACAGAAGGATGCGGCGGTGAAGGGTATCGAAAAATTCTACAAAAAGGCGGTGGAGGGTATCAAAAAAACCCCCAAAGACGGCATGGTTGATATATGGGGACAGCTTGAAAAACACAATGTCGATCCTTATTTATTTCTTGACTTAAAGAGAGGGGGTGACAGAGACCAAATGGTCGCAGCACTAATAGCATCTAAAATATATAATAATTTAATTTTCTGTACAGGAGATTTATTATGCGCAGTTGCTGCTTTTATAAATGGTTTAGCAACCGTATATCAAGTAGCTTCAAAAGGAAAGACATACATAAAAGTTTGGAGAAAAGGAGTAGGTTTACCTTTGCTAAAGATGGCACCGCCCTTTATGCCATATACAATGGGGGGTGCGATAACGAGGTCGCAAGCAGCTAAGGCGCGGCTTGCGGCTCTTGCAGGGCAGGCAGGAGCCAAGAATCTAGATGATCTGGGTGTGAAGGTAGCAGCGGCTGCTGCAGCAGGACATTTTGGAGTATTTGAGCTCGCAGGGATAAAGAATAATGCTGCCAGTGAGCGGGCAGCCGCCGCTGAGGCAGCTAATAGACACAGCGAAGTATCAGAAGATGTAGTTGAAGATGAAAATTTGACTACCGAAGATTTAATTAGAGATATCTCATCTCAGGCTACGAACTTTATAAAAACACAAATATCAACGGCATATCCCCCTATAAATATTCTTTCACAATTAGCGATTATTGTAGATGAATTTAATAGGCTAATGGAGCTTGGAAAGATACTGGTCGCGGCGGGGCAATCTCCCAATTCAAATATGTTATCTCCTTTAAATACAGCAATAAATGCATTAAGACTTCTTACTAATAATAAAGGATATCCTGATGTAGATTTAGTTAATGTCCCGCAAGCACAGGCATATTATACAGTCCAAGCAACGGACCAATTCAACAGTCTAAATACCTCCCCTGAACTCGAAAAACAGGCACAATTGAGGCGCGGCATGTTATCACTGCCACCATCCGAGTCTATAGTTAACGCTAGCAAAGATATTTATGGATTTTTAATAGATAAATATAATAATAAATTTGCTACCAATCCAATATTTCAATCTTTTAAACTAATATTAGACCCATATTCTAGTGCTAATCCTCTTACACCTAAAATTGGATATTTTGGAACTGAACCCATAACATACGCGGCAGCACAAGGTAAAAATTTGTTCGCAGTTGGTTTAGTAGCATTAACTTTATTAAATGATATGATAAGTGGTTCCTTTACTAGAAAAACATCCGTTGCTACAACTATTTTATATGGCACATCATATACCACAAAACACCTACCCCGATTAACTGAAGAAACTGCTATTACATATAATACTATATTAGGGCATATTACGAGAGCATTAGTATTATATGATGATCCACTAAAACCATTAGTGCCAACGGAAGTGTATAGATTAATAGCAGGTGGTAATAGACGCATACGCAAAACATTAAAACGATCCAAAAATATTAGACGCAAAAAACACCAGAAAACATATCGTAAACAAAAATAAATATTTATAAACCGAATGTATTTTCTGATGTATATGACATACGAAGGGCGCCATCTGGAGATTTATGAAGACTGTATAATTCAGAAAGTAAAGAGCTAGAAGTTGGAAGAGTATTATTTACAAACATAAACAATGCTTTTTCTGGTGGTAAGCGGATCTGTTTACGAATAACCCATATAAATTGACTCAGTCGCAGATCTGACGGAGCTAGGAATCTATGCTTTGTAATATCTGGAATATCACGAGAATTAGGTGATTTTGTAACAAAAATAGGGATTTTACCAGGATATTTTTCTTTTAATTTATCAATTTCTCCAAATGTTAAAAATAGACGTTCCATTTACCTATCTAATTATATTTCTTTTAAACTCTTCGGTCTAATAAATAATTTGTATTAAACTGGTATTTTTAATCAAAGGTATAAATAAAGTTTCTATAAATAGAGTAGAAATGCCTTCCATAGTCTATGCGGGTGTAAGATATACACAAACAAGACATGCGATTCAATGCAGGAAATGCTTGGAAACAATAGAAAGCAAATATATACACGATTTTAAATATTGTTCATGTCAAGCAGTAGGAATAGATGGAGGGATATCTGCTGGTAATAGTATTTTAGGCAATATGTCAGATATAGAAGATAGAAGTATGTATTGTGCGATTGTTAAAAAAAAGAAAATATGGCTACCACAATTTGCATATAATAACACAACATAAACGAAAATGAATATTTTATAAATAAATGGCAGCTTACCATCGGGTAAAACATAGTAAATCAATTCCTTTATTTCTTACAACACATTATAGTCAAGTCAATAATGTGTTATATCTAGCAGGGGATATTTTAGAGGGACCTTTTAGAGGAAAGTATTTTGGTGTCGAATATAATGAAATTTCAAAAGAAGAATTTGTAAATTCAATAAATGACGAAAGTAAAATAAGCTTTAATTATAAAGATAAATATTATTGTTTAAATGTTGGTATTAATACTGAAGATAGACATTTTTCCGAAATAATAGAAAATCACTTAATACAAGTTAAAGATAATTCTAAAAATGGAGAATTTGTATATAGTAATTATATGAATCCTGTAGCCTATATCATTATGTCTGGAATGATATATACAAGGATATAAACAAAATTAATAAGTAATTAATAATACGATGTTCCTACTCGATACACGTGAATCAGATTTGATTAAGATTCTAGAAGGTGTTGAAGGGATGTCAGTGAAGCAACTTCCAGTAGCCGATATTTGGTTAGGAGTTGATGCGGAAGGAAAAATGGCAGAGGGTGGTGTTATTATTGAGCGTAAATCCATTCGAGACTTAGAAGCATCTATTCTTGATGGTCGCTATAGAGAGCAGCGTGGTCGGATTCTTTCTTATTGTCAAGAGAACAAGACGCAACCTATGTATATTCTAGAGGGTTCACTATCATCAAGTACAGGGCGGCTTCAGAAGAAAGCAATTATGAAGTTTATTAATCGACTAATTTTCCATTATCAGATTCCAGTTATGCAAACTGCGTCTGTTCAGGAAACAGCTGAACTTATTCAGACCTTGGTAGAGCAATGGAAAGATGACCCAAAAAATCTTCAACGAACAACTGAACTAGTGAAAGTAACAGATGGAATTCACGTACAAAAGAAGGCAAATGCGTCGGATCATAGACAATTTGCGATAAGTTGTTTGGCACAATGTCCAGGAGTATCTGTAAAGATGGCAGAAGCCTTAATAGATAATTTTAAATCACTAAAAGGTGTTATTGAAGCACCTGTTAAGGATATAGAATCAGTAAAAGTGGGGACAAGAAAGGTTGGTCCAGTTGTTTCAAAGCGTCTAAGTGAGATTTTAAATCAGACCTAATGCTTGCGATGTGTCTTTTTTGAGTGTTTATGATGAGATTTATGATGGGTCTTATGATTAGATTTACGATGAGATTTACGATGGGTCTTGCGACGAGAACGACGTCTACCACCAGCAGTAGCATCTGGAATCTTAAATTCCGCAACAACCATTTCGTGGTCACTTTCGGTTGAAGCATCCTTGCGGTCTACAGGAAAAATATGTATATCTCCAACTGGTTCAGCTCCAAATACCTTATCAGAGTAATAACGATAGTTTTCAATATTTCCTTCAGAGCCAAGTTCAAAACGTAATCCTGGACCAGCTAAAGCAATTGTGTCTGTTTCAACAATTACTTTAGGTCTGGGTTTACCATTTGCTTCGGCCTTATTCGCAGCAGCTTTAGATGTAGCCTTAATTTCAGTAAATTTTTCTACAGTAAGTTTTCCTTGATCTATCATATCCTGATATGTTGGTACTCTACAAGTTCCAATATCATCGCGTGTATTACGTTTACTGAGCCCTATTTTTTTCTCAAATCGACCATCAGTACACGTACTATCCCAATTGTGGCAGCAAGAGCGGGGAGCTTTGCCTTGATATTTTAACTCTACATCAGTCTCTAATGTAATCGATTGTAGGGCATCAAATCTATCATTGAAATCACCTACAATAAATACTTTATTGCTATCAATAGCTTTGTCGCCCATAAATGATTTAATATTGGTATTAATGGCAGTTCGTAAATCAGGGAACTCACTAGTATATGTAGGAGGGTAATTTGGAGCATGTAAACTGATAAGTAGATATCCCTTATTAGTTAAAACCATTAGCATTGGACGTCCAGTTTGCTTATTAGCAATTGGTTCAGATGGGACATAATCTAAATCTACAATTTTATGATCTTCTTTGCTTCCTAATTTTGCAGTATCCCAAGCAATAGATATAGCGGGTTTTACAAAAGGAGAAACAACAATTTCTTCAGTGATAACCTCGAATGTGCCTTTCTCACCTTTTATTGCTGAAGCAAGGGCACCGCTTCCTGTGGCAGAACCATCAGGAGTTTTATTAATTTCTTGAAATCCAATGAATCCAGCCGTAGGTTCATTTACAAACTTTTTAACATTCTCAAGAGCATTTATCCAAAATTGGCGTTTATCGGCAGATGTATTTGTTTTGTGAAAAGCAGCTTCACTCTCAAATACGCCAGGGCGATTTGGATCCAACCCCGCATCGCCTGCAAAGCTCATATTGTATGTTCCAACCAAAATATCAGACATTTTATACTAATAATAATAAATATTATTGATTTAGATATTGCTTCATAATAATAATTTCCTTTTTCTGGGTTTGAATAATTTGATCTAAAAGGTGTTGAATGGAATTTGGTTTCTTTTCAAGACGTTTGCTCATTAGGATTGCCATAGAATGGTGCGGAATCATACCCTTCAGATATTGAATTTCAGTAATAAATGCCTGTGTGCGAATCAATATAAAGAATACTATAACTGCGACTAACCCCAATACACATTTACCAATTCGTAAAGTAAAAAGACCCATAAAGAAGAACATCCATCCAGTCATTAAGCCAACCATATAAAAATCATTTAAACTAAAACGAAAATCATCCCAATTATCAATCCAGTTATTCATAGTGGAAGCATATCCAGCAAAGAACATACAAATCACCATAAACATAACATTATGTTCGCTAATGAGATTCATTTCTATTCTGATAGCTTTTTAAAATTATCTTGTGACCAGTGATATACTAAGAATGACGATAGACCAAACAGTGTATCAACTAGTAGGACAAGCCATGCTTTTTTATTACCAGTAATGGCTAGATATGAAAAGAATCCCCATAGGAGCATATGGACAGGTCTTAAGTTTTTCCACCAGATTTTGTCACCGAGTACTTCTAGGCCCGTATCTCTTTTCCCAATAAAAATAATATAGAACCATCCAAAAACTGGAATTAATGTGAAAACGCCGATTAATGCTAAGAACCAGCCAGAAGCGAATGCACTAACTACTGTAAGGGCTAGTCGTGAACCAATACATCCAAATAAGAAAAGGAAAAAACGAATCTTAATTTGATTGATCATTCTATATACTTTTAACAAAAGTATTCAAAACTTATTTTTGTAAGTTCTTTATAAGGTTTTTGTGGACTTTTGCTAAAAGCGTTTACTGTAGGTTTTGGGCGCTTTTGCTAAAAGCGTTTACTGTAGGTTTTGGGCGCTTTTGCTAAAAGCGTTTACTGTAGGTTTTGGGCGCTTTTGCTAAAAGCGCTTAGCGTTTAAAATATTCTGGAACTGATTTTGGGTATACAACCTGATTGGTAGGATTAGACATATTTTGAAGGAATGTAGCAGGAGGAACATAATCACTAGCAGAAGGTGGTGGGGGGCCTGCAGTAGGATTTGATAGGGGTCTATTTAGAATTGTATTGATGGCACTTGAAGATGGATATGTAGATTTAGGGGTAGGGCCTGAAATGCTTTGTCCAAACCCTGGTGCCTGTTTAATAACTTTTCGTTGTGATTTTCTAGGGCCCATAAGGCGCGATGCTTCTTTCTCTTTTCGTTCAAGTTCGGCTTGTGTTCGTTCAGCTGATTCCATCATAGCTTGCATAATGGGTGATTGTTCAACAAGATAGGATTTTTCGTGATGTAACCAGGAAATATAAATCATATTGGGGGGAGAGTAGCGGATTTCATAACCAGCGTGGCGAAGTTGATAAATAAGATATACAACACAATCTTCAAGGTCTAATTTAGGTAAGCCTAAAATGAATGGTGGTACAGTATAAAGAAGAAAGAATTGTGAGTTCGGTAGTTTGCTAATTGTGCGAATTCTATTATAGATTTGTTCAAGGATTTTATTATAAGCTTTTAGGCGACCAACATCTTTAGTACGACGTTTATCATATAGTTCGGCTGGATTTAATATAGGTGTCTGTTGTTCCATTGCTGTTAGACGCTAAGCAAATGACTTTAAGGGTTGGAACGCTTTAGGATAATATAAGATGATATCCAAAAGTGCGCTAGGAATATAAATGGAATATTTTTAAAATAGTAGGAATGATACCTCAGAGGATATACTTATCGGGTGGTGGAACGTGTGCTATAGCACACATAGGAGCATTACTTGAGTTATCAAATCATATACCATTAAAAGCTATTAAGGAATGGATGGGAGTATCAGCGGGATCTCTTATGGCAATGTGTTTATGTATTGGGTATACCTTAAAGGAACTAGAGGAGTTCTGTCTTAAGTTTGACTTTACAAATATTAGAGAATACGATTCAGTTCCGGGATGGCTATTACATTTTGGAATAGATACAGGGGAACGACTTTATAAGTTGCTGGAAGCTTGTTTGCACGTAAAAGGATTATCATCTGAATTTACTTTTAAGGACTGTTATGATAAATTTGGTATAACATTACGTGTGGTTGCTACAGATTTAAATGATGCCAAGGCGATACATTATTCACCAAAGGATACACCAAACTACAGAATAGCAGATGCGGTCAGAGCATCAATGTCATTTCCATATTATTTCCAACCTCATATCTGTCCAGTCTCAGGCCATTACTTAATAGATGGAGGTGTAATTAGTAATCATCCATTATTTGTATTACCAAAAGAAGAGCATTCGCGTACATTGAGTTTATTGATATATGGAGAGGTAGAGGCGATGACGAATTTAATAGATGCAGGGCTAGAAGATATTATTATGAGACCAATTAGAATGGTATTATTAGCAAAGCAAGAACTAGAAATGAAGTTTTATGATGCTCAAATTGTTAAAATATGTTTAAATAAATTAAATACTTTAGAGTTTTCTTTCAATGAAGAAACTAAGAATTCCATTATTGAAATTGGTAAGAAATCGGTAATAAACTATTTTAAGAATAAATCAAAACCTAATAGACGTCATTCAGTCAGTTAGCCTTTTTAGAAAAAAGGCTCCAAAAACTCTTTTTTTTGGCGCATTTCCCAAAGTTTTTGCTAACATTTTTTAAAAAGTCAATAGTTACTGTTTAAGAAGTCAATTATACCATCACTTGTTCTTGGGCCAGGATATTCCGTAGTTTGTCCAGCATCAACAACTAAAACTGTAGGATATCCTTTGACTTTGTATTGGCCAATTTCAGATTTATCTTTGTCGGCATCGAGAATTTTGACAGTGGCTTTGCTACCATCTTTTAATGTAATCGGAGAGGCTGAGAGGAGTTTATTAAATTCAGGAGCGGCATTTTTACAGTGTCCACACCATTCAGCTTTACAGATAACAATAGATCGTGAACTGCCTTCGAAGCCTTCTAAGCCCTCTAATCTACGATTAATATAGAATCGTAAAAGTACAAGCAGGATTAATAGGATAGCAAGAATACTAATAAGTTTGGTCATTTCTCTATAATATGCTTTTAATTTTATAGAGCATATAAATTTGAAAGAATATAAACCTTGTAATCGATTAATAAATAAGTTATTTAAATGATATATTGGACTCCTTCCTCAACTGTTACACCAAGCTGGATACCTCAGGGTGGATGGAATAGTAGTTTCTCAGAAAAAGATAAAATACAATGTACAAATCTCTTCTTCTTCTTTAAGTCTAAGAAGGGATTTAAAGATAATATGGCAGAAATTCTGGCACAAATGGTGCTTTATAAGCAAAAAAATAATGGTATGAAGTATTCTGAAGAGCAGGAACAGATACTCCAAGAGGCACTAAGACCCGTATTCAATTCATAATCACTCGCTCGGTATAGCCTTTGCTATAGACCTTGCGAGTTTCACTCGCTCGGTAGCAACATTAGTCCAAGCATTGTTACAAAGAACAGCGCAGTACTGGCAAATATACCTGTTATGGTTGGGACTCCAGCGGGTGTTATAAAATCAATAAATCGACCAAAGAATCTTTGAAGTATGATAGTAGTTTCAGGATTAGCAAATAGGAAAAAAACAAGTGTGCTATATAGACTATATTTTGCTTTTAGGAAAAAGCGATTAAATGTAAATTGTCCGCTTCGACCATTGTCTGTCGTAGTACTTTTTAAATCAGTAGGAGGTGTTTGAGAGTTCATTCTATTTGGGCATAAGTTCTTTAAATAGGATTAAAATACTCAATGCGAGTTCCGCATCATTAAAAACAACATATGGCAATAAGGTTACTAAATTTTCAAGATATAGTTCAGGCTTTTTATTTTTATTAAAATAGTTAGTTGGTATATTATCTATTTGAATTCCAGTCTCTCCAACATCAACATTATTATAATCAATTTCATACATATTCATAGGGATATTTTCTTTAACATTGTCAGACTTAGTACAGAGTATGTATAAATCGTTTGGGGTAAAGAATTCATTAACAGCTTTGAAGACATCCTCAGTCATTTCAGGTTTTGTAGAATTTATAAAGTTATCTTTTTCAATTAATCGCAAATTGCCGCCAACTGTAAATAATTGAATATAGGGTATAGAATCTGGATCCCTATACTTCTCAGAATCTACAAACTTATTAAGTAGAGATGATAAGCGCACTTTGGGTAAGTGAAATAGTTGCCTATTAAATATATTCCTTTTAGCATCATCGCCAACAGAGGATACATATGTATCAGTAGATGCGATTATATTATTCATAAATGTAATGAGTGTTTCATCCACATTTTTAATGCGATATACTCCATATGTATTTAATCCACCTGTAGTAGTTTCAGAAGGATTTAGATTATTACAAATATGAAGTACTGTCGTTAACTGTGGAATCATAACTTTTTGGATATCCCCCTTTTTAGAATAGGTATCAATACTTGATTCGAGAAGTGAATAAACTGGGTCAAATACAACTTTAAAGTAGTTGAATAAGGGACGCATTGCGATACCGAGTGGTTTATCGAGTGCTTTTGCTGCACCTGCACCTCCTTTCATAGGGTTAGAAATAAGTGATTTTGATATGGAGGTTGCTGTAGGAACATCAATGATTTTTACACGATTTTTATCAACAGGAAGGTCATCACTTAGATACTTCTTTATTTCGAGTATATTGACGAGTGTTTGAAGACGTTCTTTCATATTGGTATTAGCATTATTGCCTTCTATTTGTTGGGCCATTTCTTTAGCTTGATCAAGGGCATTTTTAAGTGTTTTTGATTTTACAACTGAACTAAGATTTATGCGTTTAAAGTAATTGGAGGGACTAGCACTATTCCCGTTCTGTTTTTCATTGATGACAAGATCGCCAATGCGAAGAGTATCGAGTTGTTTTATTGTCTTGGCCCAGTCACACTTGACCTTTTCAGGGACATCGTCTGGATGAAGTAAATACCAAGCAATTTCAAGTATTAATTGATAGAGCCTATTTTCAGGTATTGTACGTATATATTTCTTGGCTTGGGTACATGGTAAAGATATATCAGGTAAAGAAGGAAAATTAAATCCTTTATAATCAGGACCCTCTAATTCTTGAATAAGCCGTTGAATATTCAAGTAACTTCTTTGAATAAGTGTGTTTTTAAGTGTTGAACTAGTAAATTCATTGCTGGATTCTAGTTTTTTGGCGCGTTTTTGGAGAATAGCAATAAGTTCAGTTTTTTCTTTAGGGTCTTCAAATACTAGACGTTTCTTACCTTTAAGACTTATGTATAAATATTTACGAATCAAGAATTCAGTTCTAGAATTATCGCCAAATGATTTAATATAATCAGCGCGATCTTTGAAACCAAGCTCGATGGGTTTTTGCGCTCCCATAAAATAACGGTCGCCACCTATATCCACAACTTGTGGCAAATTAGGAAAAGGGTCTCTGAAGTCTGACATACCTATACCAAGAGCTAGAAATAAATAGGTGTGTATTATACTACATCGTATTTAATTCTTATTTAAAATTTGACTTGAGTTTATAAAAAGGAATATAAACAGGAGCTACGATATAATGAATAGTGATTTATCCAAGATGAATACGGTTGTACAGTCAGGAAATACGAAAATCTTTAACCCCTGGAATTCTAAGAATCGGGAGCTCACCCCATCGGATGCGATCCCGATTCTTAAACGGTATGGCTGGAAAGGCCGTTTTAAAAACTTTAATCTCTTTTCCCAAGCTTGTTGCCATAAATCCTATGTGGATCGCCCTGAAATCTGGCAAGAGCAGGCGGAATATGGTGAAGAAATTGTTATCGCACCGCGACCTGATGATTGTCTTCCCCTTAGAAAATGCGACAATGAAGAACTGGAATATCTTGGCGATCGTGTTCTGGGTCTAGTTATTGCCTCATATGTAACTAAACGCTATCCTGGACAAGGTGAAGGTTTCCTCACTCGAATTCTATCTCGTATCGTTAACAATAAGCAACTTGGTAAACTCGCCAAAGAAATCGGCTTCTCACCCTGGATCATCCTCTCACGTCATATGGAAGAAATCTGTGATGGTCGTAACAATCTACGTATTCTAGGTTCAATGTTTGAAGCGTGGTTTGGCGCATTGTACTTACAAGAAGAAGATGTCGGACGTGGTCTAAGTGTATGTAATGATTTCTTGGTACGGATTATTGAGAGGCATATTGACTTTGTACAGATTATTATTGAGGATACGAACTACAAGGATCAGCTTCTTCGTAAGTTTCAAGCACTGTATCACGTACCGCCTCGTTATAAGGAAATTGCAGTCGTAGGTCCACCTCACGATCGAATCTTTACAATGGGTGTTCTAGATCCGAATGATAAGATTCTAACGACTGCGACTGCTCGAAATAAGAAGGTGGCAGAACAGGAGGCATCTCGTTCTGCTTTGGAGCTATTGGAGCCATCGCTAAATGAGGCGTTTAATGTGGCAAAGGTGGTAAGCCCAGTATTAACATCTATGAAGGGTAGTCCAAAACTCGTACCTATGCCTACACAAGTGCCATCAGTACCAGTAACAACAGAAGGAAAGGATAATGTAGTTCGTCGTCGTCTAAAGATTGATACACTCAATCTCTAAAATAGTAAAAATTAAATATTTGTATTTTTATTAGAATGGACGCAAGCAAGATTACACAATTGCTTCAGAAGCAGAATACAAGATATATTAATCGTAATCAGACGGTAGATGCGAGTACATTAATCTGGAAGAATCAGATTCAGTCATCCAAATATATAAAAGGTGTAAAGACTTGTGAAGGGGTACAGAATTGTAATGTTCCGACAAATCCCTGCTGTGCAGATCAAGCAACTGTAAATGGGCAAGTTCTGAATACGGGTACATATTCATTTGGTGGAGCTGGTAGAACAACCGCTATTCAATCTGGTTCCCCTCAACAATTTTTAAGTGTATACGCAGGAGCTTCTGGTTCAGCCTCACAGGTATATTCTTCTGAAATAATCCTATTACAACGCGCAGGAAAGGAATCGTGTGGTGTTTCTTCTACTACAACTCCTGCTCCTGCTAATACCTATGTAGTCCTTCCAAGTGGAGGAAATACCGCAGACCCTACTACTCTAAATTCGTATTCTGCCATTAATGCCGAATTACAAGTACCATCGTGTAGTTATATTTGTACAAATACAAATGGCCCTGCTGCAACTAATCCAACTGTAACAGGAAACTCAGCAATAACTGGAACTCCAAACAATTTACCTGTAAATAATCAGTCAAATCCTTATTTACCACCATTTGATACATATTATAGATTTAAGAATCCTGAAGCACAATGTAATCAGCCGATACAGGATCAAAATCAAAAGCACTTTGTACAAGAATGTCAGACTCGCTTTCCAAATGCTAACAATGGTGTAAATGTCGTTTTTAATCCATCTAATAATGTAACAAAAATGGACCCTGTTACGTTAAAATTTTATACAGATCCTGTTACATCATTTAATGGAACAATTACAAAAAATCCGCCAACGTGCGATGGATGTATTATACAGCCACCAGTTAATTAAAATTAGAATATTGATATAAACTATAGAATAATACGTGTTAATATAATTATATAGTTTCTCAGATAAGTATAGATGTCTTCTAAAGGCGAGCCAACTAAAGTAAAGGGAGTTCAAGCAAAACGAAGCAAGGTCACGCAACTTGCGAGTCCAGAGGTGATAGCAGCTGTAAAGCAGCCACTGCCAGCAGGACAGTTAGAAGCTGCTCCTCAATCATTCGCAGGAATTCCACCCCCTCCGATTGACAAAAAACGAGAAAGAGTCTTCGCAGCATCCTTGGCAAATCCACTTATTAAACCACTTTCAGGACCCTTACCAGCCCCTGTTCCAGCCGATTCAGGTCCTTCTCTTCCAGCAGCACCAATTGCTAGAAAAAAGCCATTACGACTTGCTAAAAAGACTCCTGACTATGTACCACGTTCTCAGAAGTTAGATCCTTCCACACAAGAGGCCGTTGATGAAATCCCATTACTTAAAGATTATCAAGAAAAGCAAAATGAAATTGAATCTGTGAATCCATACTTAACAGATACTGTAGTTTATACACCACAGTCAAGAAAAAGTTTTTACCAATTTATTTCTGATAATTATGTGGACCAATTCAAACTTATTCCGCAAGTGAAGGGGCGTATTGATGAAGATGCCTGTGCAAAGCTAGGAGCAGCCGCAGGAGAAGCGGTAGAGGCATTCTTATATCAAAAGTTCATTCGTGAATATATTCGTAATGCTGGTCCATACAGAGGCATCCTCGTTTATCATGGTCTCGGTTCAGGTAAAACCTGCTCAGCGATCGCCGCCGCTGAAGCTCTATATGGTACTGCGAACAAGAAGATTATTGTTATGACACCCTTTTCTCTAAGGGGTAACTTTATGTCTGAAATTTCTTTCTGTGGTTTTAAGCATTTTAACACCCAAAATCACTGGGTCAGCGATTCCTTAATTTCTGAAGGAGGTATCACATATCTCTATGCCCGTTCTGTTCTATCATTGAGTGATTGGTATCTTAAGAAGATATTAGAGCGTCCAGAGGAGGAGAGAAAAGTAATATGGATTCCAGATTTTACAAAGCCATCAAATTATGATGAACTATCTCAACAAGAGCGCGACGATGTAAGAGCACAGATTACAAATATGATTGAACAACGCGTTAAATTTATCAGTTATAATGGTGTAACAGCCAAGGAACTCAAGAAATATGCGTGTAATATTGATCCAGTAACGGGTGAGAGATTTTTTGATAATGCAGTAATTGTAATTGATGAAATTCATAACTTAACACGATTAATGCAAGGTGAAGTTACACCATATGTTACTAAGAGAAAGGGGCGCGCCAGAAAAATTCCAGTTGAACCGATTGTACCTGGTAAATGGAAACCTGGACTATGTCTATCTGAACTAAATTATAAACGTTCATATCTATTCTATAAAATATTAACGGATGCGCGCAATAGCAAAATTATTGGTCTATCTGGTACTCCAATTATTAACTTTCCAGATGAGCTTGGAATTCTAGCAAATGTTTTATCTGGATATATTGAGTGTGCTGAAATAATTCTCAACTCTGCTGATAAGGCAATTATTGATAAGTTTAGAAAGATTGCAGAGGCTGAACCACGCGTTGATATTGTTCGCTTTGTAACACGTGCTGAAAAGATGGAGGTCTTAATTTCAGTCTTTAATGAAGGCTATGAAAAAGTAGTTGACGAGGATGATAAGGACTTTGTAGGTGTAAAATATAATCCTGATGCACAAGATGATATTAGAACAGTATTTGAAAGAATTAAAGTTAACCTAATTAAAGAAAAGATCCCAATTGGCACAGAAACATATGTTTCATATCCTAGACTACCATCGGATGATAAGGAATTCAAAGATGAATTCATCGATCCTATCAGTTTATCTGTCAAAAATAAGGTTGTTTTACAAAAGCGTTTGACTGGTTTAATTTCATATTATAAGGGCTCTAAAGAAGAATATATGCCTCGTGTAACAAAAGATGAAGTAATAAGATGTGAAATGAGTGATTATGTGTTATCTATGTATACTAAAGAGCGTAATAGGGAAATTAAGGGAGAGCAGGGTAAAGATAAGGACAAGGGTGACAACTATGCAGCGGTTGAACAATTCGCAAAGATGAAGAACCCATCTAGTTATCGTTTCAGAAGTAGAGCCCTATGTAACTTTGCATTCCCAGATGGCATCGAGCGTCCATTTCCAGGTACATTTGCTGAAGAAGAAGAGGAAGTTGTTCAAGTTGAAGATATTGATATGGGTGAAGCTGCTACAGAAGTAGAAGAGGACTTGGCGGCACAAGAATTGGTTGCGGCAGAAGAAGCTACTATTCCTGATCCAGATTTAGAGGGCGAAGATGTTGAAGCAAATGCAGAAGCAGAAGCAGCGGCAGAAGCAGAAGCAGATGAAGGAGAAAAAGAAGAAAAGGAGGATGCCGAGCGTGTAGAAGAAGCAGGGTTAGAAGAAGCTGTTAAAACTGTAGCTGCTGCAGAGGGTGTGGCAGTAACAGCTGGTGGCGACTATGAAGATGTTGAAATGAATGAAGGCGAAGATAATGATGAGGATTTAAATGATATAGTAGAACAAGAGGGAGGTGAAGGAACAGATGATGAAGGAGAGAAGAAGCCAACTGTACCAGCTCCAAAAGTGCCAGTAAAAAGAGTACGTCGTCCTAAAGTCGCACCAGCTGCATTTGTAACGCAAGCACCAGTAGCGCAAGCACCAGTAGCGCAAGCACCAGTAGCGCAAGCACCAGTAGCGCAACCTGTCGCACCAAAACCAGCTGCTGAAGATGCTGATGCTGCTTCTGCTGCTGCTGCTATCGCAGCAGCTATTGAGGAGAAGAAGAAAGCAAATACACCAAGAGTGCCACGTAGAAAGCCGCAAGTAGCACCAACAGTAGCAGTACCAATTGTACCAGCAGTTGCCGAAGAAGCAGCCGAATTAGAGAGTAAAGCAGAGGCAGTGGAAGAGGCTGAACAAGAGCCAACTGTCAGACGAGTATTATCATACCAAGAACAAATCAAGAAAGCTATGGATACACTTGGAGCAAATAGAGATAGTTATTTAAAGTTAGATGCGGCGGCACCAGAAGGTAGAATAGCACAATATTCTACCAAGTTAGACCAGATGATTCGTAGAATTAATGTATCAAAGGGTAGTAACTTAGTATATTCTCAGTTTAAGACAGTAGAAGGTCTCGGTGTGTTAAGAGAGGGATTGAAGGCAAATGGATTTGTAGAAATTGAGATTGAAGGTGGTGAATGGGTTCCACGTGCTCTAAGAACTGGAGGTGAGAATAAATTACAATTCTCTAAAGCTACTATTGAATCTCTAAGAAAGGGGCCAGATTCTGGTGAGAAGCGTTTTATGTTTTTAACAGGAGAAGGCCTAAGAGAAAAGAGAAACTTGTTATTGAATATTTTTAATGGAGTATTTGATAAGATGCCAATGGATATGCGTAAGGTTCTCGAGGAATCAGGGTATGGAGAACGCAAAAATAAGTATGGCGAGATTTGCTGGGTGTTTGGTATTACTGGTGCTGGCGCAGAAGGTATTTCTCTAAAGTGCTGTCGCTCAGTACATATTATGGAACCATATTGGAACAAAGTGCGTTCAGACCAAGTAAAGGGTCGTGCTATTCGTATTTGTTCTCATCAGGATTTACCATTTAAGGAACGTGAAGTGGAAATTTATACTTATTACACGGTGTTTTCTGCGGATCAAAAGAATATGAATAAGATAGATGTAACAATTCGTCAAACGGACGAGGATGAGACATCAGATGAGAAGGTGTATAATGTTGGTTTGAAGAAGGATAAGATTAATCAAGAACTTTTGGATTTGATGAAAGAGTCAGCGATGGATTGTGGATTAAATGCAGCAGATAACGATGGTGTTCAATGTTTTGTAGTCGACGGTAAACCAGACCAATACCTATTCGATCCAAACTTACAAGTAGATAAGATTCTAACATCGATTGAAATTAAAGAAGTAAAGGGGGCACCAGAGGCACCAGAGGCAGCAATTGCGAAGGAACTTGGTTCAAGAGCCGCTCCAAAAGCTCAAGTTGAACAGATTACAGTTATGAAGTGGAAGGGTAAAGAATATCTACTTGGTCCAAAGAAGGGGTCTGGCGGATTAGTATTTGAGTTATTCGAAATGGTGGATGATAAATTAACGAAACCATTGGGGGAGATCTCAATAAATCCTGGAACGGGTACATTTAAGGGATCTAAGCCAGTATTAAAGGTATAGATAATGGCTATAAGCCAATAATGAAGATATAGATAATGGCTATAAGCCAATAATGAAGATATAGATAATGGCTATAAGCCAATAATGAAGATATAGATAATGGCTATAAGCCAGTATTAAATGTATAAGAAATAAAATAATCTAAATCATTTATTTAATAAATTTAATAGATTATATATTTTTTGGGAACTTTTTAGGACTAGTTTAATAAAAGTTCAGTTTTATCCAGAAGTTTTATATGTATTGAGAGAGTCTGGGAATTGTGTGAATTGCCAGGAGGTTTTACAATCTTTGATAACATCTGCTGTGCTAATATAGTAATCGAAAAAGTGCATCCAAGCTAAATCAAATTGAAAGGATGAATTGGCAAAGTTTAATCCACCCGCTTTTCCACCAATAGCAACATTACAACTATATTGACCTGGTGCAGACAGTCCATAGTTATTTGTAGTTGTAATAGGTCCAGAATTGGTAATCTTTGTATTCTGAGTTGTATAATTTCCATTTTTAATAATATTATTTATTGAATCACAAAATACATCAAACCCATCGCTGCGTTGTGCTACTTCCATATAGTACCAAGTTCCAAGTTGTATATTAAAGTTTGTAGGACCATCATACATAGTATTATCAGGTGTCATATTTGTTTGAACTCGTATTTGTGCGGTACTTCCATTGAGTGGAACTAGATAGAAAGCGCATAATTTATTAAAAACCCAGAAGGTAAATAGTGAGTCTTTGATAGGCATAGATTGTATTCTGAAGGCAAATGTACATGTCCCCCAAGCTTGATATGCAATATTTGTTAGATTTAGAATAGAAGAATTGTTTGTTAATCGAATAAATCCTTTATTACCAGGTACAGAGTTACGTTCTTCTGGTCTATTATGAAATTCTAGACTACCCTGTGAAATAAGATTATTAAACATTCCAGGATTTCTAGTATCATCAAATGTCCCTCCATCTTGTAATACTTCAAAGTTTAAGAAAGGAGCGCGAGGCTCTAGAGTTAGTGAATAGTAAGGAGGAGTAAAAGAAGATGATCCAGAGCACGCAGTAGTTGTCATCTGGAATGTATGCCCCCCACCACCAGCATCACTGTAGTAAAGTTTAGTTATATTTGGTGTAGCAGCAAAATAGTTAGAGCAACTACCAGAAATATAATTAGTGGGGCCTTGAATACTGAGATTCGCAAACAGGCCAGTTTGATCGACATATAATGTATTAAATGCGCTAGTGGCAATATTAGGAGGTTGATTGACAGCTACAAAGAATCCGTCATCAATAGTAATGCTAAATTTAGTAGTAAAATCTGATGGGGCACGTACATCGAACAATTGTATCATAGATACAAATTGTGATAATCCAGGTGCGGTTGAAGCTAGTTGTGGAATGATACCAGTGCTTCCAGGTGTAAATTGTACAATATCTGTTTCAATGGTTCGTTTGAGAATGGCTGATACTTGATTTGGGTAGCCTGGTCTAGCAAGCATCCAAATTACTTCTACGCCTTGCTGATATGGTGCACGCGTAATAAGTCGCTCAGGTGAAATTCCTAAAAACTGTATCATTGCTGTACGCTGTGTAGTATAGTCCGTGCTATTCATACCTTGAATAAGTGTATTAATATATTGTTTTACGGCGCTAAGAGTACCCATTGAATTATATGTTGGCATTGTGTTTGTGTTTGGATAGGCAGTGCCTGTGGGCTGTCCGCCCATTTTTCTAAATATTTGTTGTAAGCATCCCATATCAAAAGGAGGAGGAGTTGTATCAGGTAGGTCTAGACAGAAGTTGTATCCATTAATTGCGCCTTTTTGGAGACATAAATCGCGTGCAGCCGCTCCAGTGGCAGTATTGGATGGAAGTTTAGTATTTCCTGAGAGTTGTCGAGCTTCTTGTAAGACAACATCAACTGTTGTAGCACCTTGACTAAACACATCTAAGTTTAATGGTGGATTAGCAACACGATTATATATTTTGACGGCGTCACCGTTACGGATATTGGAAATATAATCACTAGGGTCAGGAGAACCTGATAGCGCGATTGCTAAAGAGCCATTATCACTACATCCAGCAGTAAGTAATTTATCATATAGGCAAGTAGCAGATAAGCGTCCATTAATAGATTGACAAGTTTTATCAATAACAGGCTGTGGACCAGGGCCAGACCCAGGTGGTGGAGGGCAATTAATGCTAGATATTACTATTGATTGTGGGCTACAGCTACCAAGTGGGTCACCTCCATAAAGTGGTTGTCCAACAGTATCGATTGGTACACCTTGATTAGTATCGCCACAGTATCCACAAGTACCATTAAAAACATCACTGTCGACGTCACTACACGCTTTAAGTGCTTTACATTTATCAAGTAGCATTTGTTTTTTGGCGAGTTGTAAATCAAAGAAGTATTTTTTATAGTCAGGTGGATTGTAATTTTGGAGTGGTGCAGCAGAATTACCAATGAAGCCTTGGGAGACAACTGGGTATGGACTGCCTTGATTTGGAGGTGTATAAAGCCAGCCGCATCCAATCGCAGCATTAGGGTTTTTCATAGCGATTAGTTGATCCAAAGAAGAAGCAGAACACTGTTTAGCCATTTTATTCAGATCAGGACTGGAATCTTGTATAAAAATATTATTAGGATTTTTGACAACTGGCTGTTGATAACCTTGGCCCATTGTATCGACACTTTGTGTAGCTGTATCAAAACCTTTCAAACCGGAAGTTCCAGAAAGAATCATATTTGGAAGAGAATTAAAATACTTATTTTGACTATTAATGTACTGACCGTGACTTCCGTCATTTGATCCAGAATTTCCTGAATCTTGAAAAGCTTCTGCCAATCTGCGAAACATCCTAATCTTGTATTAGTTTCTTATTTATATAGATATATCTCATAATACCATTTATATAAATAATTATTATTCTAAGTATTGTTATATGTATTTAAGGGGATAGTGACACGTTATAATTTAAATCCCCATTTTCCAGCCAAAAATTGTTGTATGCGCTGAATATTGGCGGTGGATAGAACGGTATTATAAATTAGAATCTCCATAGCAGTCCCTTCGTACACATATGGATTAGAGGGATTAGAACCACGTTGCATCCCGATATATGTAGTAGTTCCTGTGGTAAAATTTGTTGGACCTGAGTATACAGTTCCTGCGTTTAGAGATATATTGGAACTACCTCCACTAATTTGTCCTGTAGCAAGAGCTGTAGTACCATATGCGTAGGACCCTGCAGGTGTAGTGGCGTTCCATTGTACATCTGAACTCAAGATACCAATAGCGCCAGGACCACTACCTGCACCATTGGTATAACCAGCCCATAAACCACGAGCACCTGTATATCCAGATAACAATGCTGCACCACCCTTTCCTTTGGGGGATGGATTTGTATTGAATACAATAAATATAGTTTCACTTGTAGGATCAGCGGGATATTGTGTGGAATAAATGGGTGAGCCGTCGAAGACCAGAGCTTTCTGGGCAGCCACATATTTTGCAGGGGTTATAGCAACAGCGTTATACTGACTATATCCAGCCTTATTTACCCAAGTATTGACACTTGATCCATCAGCTGGAGTAGTACCGTCGCCATTCGGATCAGAGCCATCATACCATACCATTAGTCCTCCAATAGAAGAAAGTATATTAGTATTATAATCCCAAGATGATCCATTAAATGGTAAAATAGTATTTAGAGGGTAATTGTCGATACCAGGTTTAGGTCCATAACAATTTACACCTGCTACACCACCAGGATTCCAAGACATAATACCAGTTCCTCCATTGCCACATCCTGATTCAGTAGAGGTTGTAATTGGATACATTGGATTATTTGAATCAGATACCCAGGCAGTAAAGCACCAATCTGCACCCTTACTTTGTGCATCTTGTAATTGAGCAGTAGTTGCAACTTGGGCTCCATACTGAGAACATATTTGCTGAGCCTGTCCTTGTGTATAGTTATATCCTGGGCCAACTGCGAAGACTTGAGTAGGGCCAGTTGTATTTCCAGAGACAATAGCATCTAATGAAACACCGTAACACTGGTTAACAGCGGCACTACGTGCCGTATTTGACTGTGTATTGTCATTTGCCAAGCGGTTAATTTGATCGTAAGTTTGTTTGGCAGTATTAATTCCACCGAGACTTTGTCCAAACTTGAGACCTGTAGGTGTCGCGGGATCAATAGATGTACCAGGCTGGCAATATGTATTCGCAGTATCCTGACCCTTCATACTAGCCATCGTAGCAGGTGATAGTGAGTATGTAGCTCCAATATGTGAGGTGACTCCTTGATTTAAGTACAAGTATGATAGACATTCTTGAGATAGGGGGCCTGTATCTTTGGTGGGTCCGTCACAGGGTGTATTAATTGGTATACCAGAAGCATACATGGATAATGTATTCCAATCTGGCATTGATAGATTTTGTCCAGAGGCATTTTGTCCAGAATAGGCGGATGTCATTTTAGGAGCTAGATTATTAACAATTGTATCGATGTCAAGAGGTTTTCCACTGTCGCCTATTTGAAGAGCATCCGCGCTAGTCTGATTGGCAGGATATCCTGTACCCTGTGGAGTTCCACCGAGTTCAATCCAGCGTGTCTGTAGACATTCTAGTTTGTATGCACCAGGTTTGTTAGCTTTACCAAAACAAGGATCCGATTCTAAGAAGGTAGCAGAAGCTGCCTGAGTAATGATTGGTCCATTATCACAAGTGAGAGCGTCACCATCATACATACTTAAGAATGAAAATGGCATTAAACAAGATAGGTTCATAGAGGTTTGACCATTACCTGGAACAAAAGATAAACATCTGAAGCCATTTACAGTGATACTTCCATTAATTTTAGGTTTAGAGTTTGTAATAAGATCGGATTGAATTAGACTCATTAAATCTAGTTTAAATGTGCCACGTGGGGTTTGACCTTGTATGAAGCCAGCAACGTATGTATTATTTGCGACTGGTTGAACATTAATATCAAAAACTGTTCCTTCAGCATTGCCAGGTATGGTAATTTGAACTGGGGTATTGGGGTCAAGATTAGTTTGTGTAAGAGTAATTTGGGCAGGGCTTGAAGAATTTGGTGTAGTAATAGTTATAGAGCCACTGCCAAGAAGGAAGAGGATTGAAGGGATGCGACCAGTTTCAGGACCAACACGATTAAAGTTTTGTGATGTATAGCACTGCGTACAGTTGGGCGAACTAAATGTTTGTTTAGATGCGCAGTCCACTTTTTCTTTGACAACTACACACTGATCTTTAGTTAGGGCAAAAGTGCCAGGTTTAGATTTACCGAGTGTTGGTTGGTAGACTTTGTATGGGTCATAGGGTGCGCCGCCAGTATCTAGGACAACTTGTGCGGCGGCCATTTGTTTTGTGCGGTCATCAGGGGAAATATATAGGCCGCCAATGTGGGGTCTACCGTCAGAGCCAATTGCTTTTTTGTCAAAGCTCATACCGCAATTTGCCGCAAAGATAGGGTCATCAAAAGCACTACAAGAAGTACCAGCAGCTTCACAGCTCTTAGCTTGTTGAAATGTATTAGGTATATTAGTTGGTATGGTATAATCATTCTTTGGCTGTAAATCATATGTATTAGATGTTGGATTTGCGGATAATCCACCTAATGCTATTTTAAATGCTGCTGCGCTATCGGCTGATACAGGAACGGCGGGATTTGTAAGATTGATTGTATTAGTAAGTTGATTGTATTTTACTTTCGAATCTTCTACGAATGTATTATGGCTCGCAACCGGAAAATCAAAAAACCCCTCTTTATAGTCTTTGCTATAATGGAGAATTAGGGTTAGGATTAGCAAAATTATAAAAAATATTATAATGTTGGAAAACATTACGTACCTAATTCATATCAAGATTAATATCAAGATTAATAAAACAATAAATAATTTATAGTGTTTAATAGTTATTATCAGGGCGGATTTGCGGTAGAGCATCCATTTCACGTGTGATAACACGGAATACAAGATTGAGTTGTTTATTAAGGTCAATTAGACGGCAAGGAGATTGTAGGGCAAGGCCATATGTATTGAGTATATTTGAGAAGTTGCCTGTGCCAAATGTATTAAGCCTAGTTGAACCAGTGGATGGGTCTTGGTATCTGGCTTGAATCATAAGTACATTTCCATAGCCAACTGTATTTAGGCCATCTATAATTGAGTTGGGTGTATTAGTATAGCCATTATTAAGTATAATATGTCCTTCAGGGCGATTAATCCAATTACAGAAGTCTCTTAGAGCTCCACCATTTGTAGTGTCATTAAGAGCGGCATCTGAATAGGTGTAACCGCTAATTTGAATACGATCACCATTACAAATCTCAAATCTACTAAAATATCTATTAGTGACGATAAAGAAATTGAATGGGGCACCAGCAGCTCCGTCACTCAAATTATAGGTACCGCTTGGTGTAATATTGAAAGGATATGTTGTACCAAATGCCGTTGGATTTGCGCCAATGATACCAGCAATATCAAATGTATCAGGTGAGGTAGAAAGAAGTTCGCCATTTGGACGACGAATATCGATGGTCATCTTTTGTAAAGTAGAGAGTGGTGTAGGATAGAAATCCTTTTGGCATTTTAGGAATTTAGGAATCATAGCTAAGTAGCCTCTATTAGAAGTAATTTGCGTAGCATCTGATAACCATTGAGCGTCATACTGAAGAACACCAAAGGAACGGTCTAGGAAGTTATCTGTACCGTAATTGTTGTTTTCAAGTTCTGCAACACGAACTGTAACATATGGTAAGTTTAGAATGTTATCTTGGTATGTAGTATCACTGGCTCCAGAAACTCCTGACTTATTAATAGTAACATCTAAGCTTTCGCCAGCCATAATACATTTGATGAGTTCGATGCGAACAATATTCTTGAATTTTTGTTGAGCGCTAAGAGTGGGATTAAAGCCTTGGCCGTTGGCGGCGGGGTCAAAGTTTACTGTGAAACTGTAACGATTTTCCTTATTATTTCTGAGCCAGTCACGATCAGCCGAATAAATGAAAAGATTGTTTTCAATTTCACGATAGCTGACGATTTTGTCTTCGCGAACAACGTAGTTTTGTGGCAGGTCATTCTTAACAGGTGAGGCAAGAATGGGTTGTACAATTGTAGGATTGGAGTTGGCTTGGCCAAGGTCGCGAGGAGGAGGTGAACTAGTCATAGTATCAAAGGAGCCAACAGGTGCGAGTAGTAGGTCACGTCTATCAGGCATAATTGCGAGGGATAAATCGGTATTTTGTTGGGGTCTTTGTTGTAAAGTTTGTTGGCGTTGGAAGAGAGCCAGTTCGGTATTACGATTTTGAGAATCTTGTGCGTTTTTAAACATAGAATCGGCATCAATACGAGATTGTAGGCTAGCATCAGCTTTGACAAGTTCGGTGTTTTGTGAGGCGGAGCGGAGGGCTTCGAATTCACGTTGTTTTTTGGCGCGTTCAAAGAGTTCGGCGGCGGGAGGGCCATTTTCATTCAAGTCAACACGGAAGTCAGGCATAGATGGAGGAAGTGCCTTAACTTCATTGCGTTCTTGTGTGAGGTTGGCGAAGCGTTGTGATGTTTCTTGGAATAGGCCTTCATCCATAACGGTTTTAACGGGTGAAGTATTTTTAGTAAGTTCTTTGCGTTGCATATATTGTGAGAAGTCTTTGGCGGAAGCGGATAGGACTTCTTTGTTTAAACTTTGAAGTGGTTTCTCACCTTGAACTTGATAGACTTGGGTGAGATAGTGGTTTAAGGTTTTAGATAAACGGTCTACCTGTTGGTCATTAAGTGGTGAACCATTTCTCTGCTGAAAGTCCTGAATCAATACAGTCTGAAGAGTATTATAGTTTTTATCACTAAATAATACTGTTCTGACGGAAGTGTTTCCTTGTTGCTGTTGTTTTTGTTCTACTGTAACCGGACGATACATTGCTAACTCTACTGTATAAATCTTTTATATGCCTTTTAAACCACCTCATTCGGCAGGATGGAGGGTGTGATTTTATAGAGTAAAATAATTCCATATTTATGAAACGATTTATGGAATCAAAAGAACCAAAGCAGACAAAAAGTTAGTAAAGAAGTAAGTGGCTAGATTATTTAGAAAATAGTATTTTACGTAATTGTAACATATAATCATCATTAACGGAGTCTTTACAGAAGTTTTTAAATGATATGCCGCACATCATACATATAATAAAGTACATACTAAACATACCACATTCAGAATCTCCATATTGAAATTTACGAGCATTAAACCCCAATTCACAAGTACTAATTTGTAATTTAAAGCTGCGCATTAGTCTTGCGATAAGTGGAGGAGTTTTATAACCATATGAATCGAAGTAGGCAACAAAGGGTTTTTTGATGTTTTTAAGGTTGATATAGAGGCCGACCCAGTGGCTACCGCCTTTGAAGTGAGGATCTAAGTTAAAAATCATACCAATACCTCGTATACCTTTGTTATATTCATTTTTAAGGTTAAGGTCGCAAGTTTCCTTGTAAAGGCATTTACTGCTACTACTACTGCCGTTACTACTGCCGTTACTACTGCCGTTACTACTGCCGTTACTATTATGATCATATGGATCAGGAGCTGAGAAATCAATGGGGAAAACACCTAAGAATTTAAACCATGGATATGCTTCTTGATATTGTTTCATAACACCGAGAATGTTGTAGTTATCGAGCCACATATCGGGATCTGAATCCCAAGTTTTGGGGCGACGGGATCTGAGATATTGCTTACGGAGTTCTTTTTTGAAGTTTTCATCGATAGGTGCTTTATCAAGTAAGCAATGTTCTTCCCCTTTTTGACAGCCGACACTTTGGAATAGTTTCTCATCGCTTGTGCCTTTGATGCGAAGCTTTTTAGCGATTTCGGAATAAACTTTGGCGGGTAAACATTTATTTTTAGATTTACGAGTCGATGAAGGATTGCATCGAGAGAAATCTTTTAGAGACAATTTCTTCTTCCGAGTTTGCTGTGGCATATTGCTCTGCTAATAATTACATACATAATAAATTATAAGAATATAGAGATGAGTACAATATTAGGACCAGGTGGAACACAACAGATCTTTGATTTTTCAAAGTCAAACTTGGTATTAATGGTGGGTGGTCAAATACTATTTATAGTATTTTTACTAATGATAGTATTTTTCGGTACGGTCCCATTATCATTTCCAGCTGACGCGGTAAGAAATATGATAAGTAGAAATAATTCTAAGTCATAATAGAATGTCTTCGAATAGTAATTCTAAACCTCCGACTAATGGTGAAACAAGTACGCTTACTTCAAAAATGGCATCAGCTGGAAGTGGTATGATAGGTGTTATTATATTCAGTTTAGTTTCGGTTGGTATGTTTATTGGAGCTTTTGTATCAATGTCTAATTTTGTAGGAAGTAAGGATGATTGGAATCTTATTAAGCCACAAATAACTAAAATATGGATTTTAACTCTGATAGGTACATTTGGTCTAATTATCGCAGCGCTATTATATTTTATTCAGGATTCAGCGCGAACAATATATTTTATCTTGGTACTTTCTTGTCTAACTCTTGGTTTATCATTTAGTTCATTGGCGATTGCAGCGATATCTCGTTGATAACTTGTTATAACTTGTTAATAACTTGTTTAATCAGAGGTAATTGACCATATAGATGGAATGGAGTGTTGTAGACGAAGACGAATGCCATATTTTCCTCGAACTTGAGAAATACCTTGAAGGCGGATTACGCATCGAATCATATCACCTTTTATAAGGTCTGACACTTTACACATAGTTCCATCTGCTTTTTTAATAATGGATGTTGGAAAGATATATAAGCATAGTATGGTTCCATCAAGAAGAAAATGAAATAGTTCGCGAATATTTTCGTGAGTATAGTTCTTTTGATTAAGGAAGCTTTGTTGATGTACATAGAATGTACTTACTAGATATTCCTGGAGTGTATTAAGTTTAACTTGAAAGTTAAATTGGTCAGATAGGTCGATACGAAGGCGTGAGTTTTCAGGGTTATAGTCGATAACTTTAATGGATGGTGAAAGAATACTTACATCTTGAAAGTCGATACTGTTATCTTTGTATGAAAGTCGAGCAACTGCTTTACCGTATTTATCGGCTTGAAAGGGTGTAAGATGAATATTTCCAATTTCTAATGCTTGATATGGGATTGAGAGAAGCATTGTATTTAATGTTTTTGATAACCTTATATGGTATATGTTTTATCTATTTAAATTGTTTGTATTGTGTTTTGAAAAGGAAATATAGTATGTAAAAGGGCTCGCGTCTTCAGGGTGCTTAAAACTATGAAAAGATGTAGAAGTAATATGCAGCCGTGTTCGTATGCGTGGAGAGGGTTTAGAGGTGTAGGTAAAAGAACACAGTTATTAAAGTTTTTAGAGACACAGGCTGATAAGATTGGGGTTCCATTTGAGATTAAGAAGGGTACGTGGTTTTTAAATAAGCAGTCGTGCGCAGGTGGAGATCCAGATGAGGATGATGATGAGGCGACTGGAAAATCGATTCCATATGAGGAATCAAATCTACATTTGGGGTTTGATGTGGCACGAATGTCGATGTCAGATAAAGTATTTCTACAGAGTATTTTAACACGTTGGACTGGACAACAAGACGTATGTCTAGTATCTTCACTTATTCAAAGTAGATATTTGGTGTTATATCATGCGCATTTCTTAACAGATGAGTCGGTATTACAGTTACAGGAGTGTTTAGAGCAGTATCCGACGTTTGCAATTCTTCTTACGACGGAGCTTCCTTTAAGTGGTCGATTACGTGATTTTTGTTTTGAGATTCCAGTGGTTGGGGAGGATAATTTACTAGCTAATTATACAAAGAAGGCAAAATTAGCGGAGAATGATGTTTGGTTAGATTTTTTTAAGAAAACGATAAATGATTGGTCAGATGGATGGGGCACATCAAAGATTGCGGATGTAAGAAATTGGATTTATATATGTCTACAACGTAACTTAAGATGGGTTGATGTTATAATGTATTGGGTTGAGGCAATTTATTTAACAGAATGGATAACTCCGAGTATGAAAGCTAAACTAATGGAGATATTATGGAATGCTGAGTCGGGTTCAGGTTGGGTATTAGTAACTTCATATAGAATTCCTATTTTATGGGAACACATTCATTTAAAATTAGCACATCAATTATATAAATTCAGAAGTGAATTAGCTACTCGGATCGCGAAGCCAGTGCCTTTGGCTTAAAACCTTTGGCTTAGAGCCTTTGGCTTAAAACCTTAGAGCCTTAGAGCCTTAGAGCCTTAGAGCCTTAGTGGCTTAGGACTAAATAATCTAGTATAAAGTTTATTGTAATCTAATAGGGTAAGAATGTCTATCATACTTAATACTGTGTTAGATAGAATTAAAACTGAATTTGAATTACCTGATATAGAATGGGTAAATACGGAAATTAATAAAGAAGATTTGAAGTTTCTTGAAGAGGAATGTAATAAGGATTCTGAGTTTGATCCGCTAAATAAGCGTCAATGGATGTATAGTAATATAGTATCTGGTAATGCGTTTGTGGTAGTATCTAAGTGTAATTATGGACAGATTATAGCGGCATTTGAGACGATGGAGCAGATGGCGGAATTACCGTGGGATTTATGGGGTCGTATTTTGAGAATGTTTTCTGAGCCGCAAAGGGCGGCGCCCCCATTTAAGATATTCTTTTTAGCAAATCGTAATATTCGTGAATTTCCACCCAATTATGAACCAATTAGGCCTCAAAATATTAATGGTGGTTATACTTATAGGTGTAATCCTGAAACAATAATTATTTATAGGGCAGAGGATGCGACAAGAGTATTATTACATGAGTTACAGCATTCGTGTTGTTTGGATAAGCCTGAGAATGGCCTAGATATGATAGAAGCGGAAACGGAAGCGTGGGCGGAATTATGTTATGTGGCAATTTTGGCACAAGGTAAAAAATATATATTTAATGATTTGCTTAAAAGACAATCTGAATGGATGAGAAAGCAGAATACAAAAGTGAGAAAGCATATGACTAATCCTTATTCAATGGAGTTTCCGTGGAGATATACGATAGGAAAGGAGGATATTTGGCGTGAATGGTCTATTTTAAGTAATATGGATTTAGCACCAGCAATTAAAGTGGGGAATTCATTGCGTTTAACGTATCCGCCGAGTGATATTTTAAAGCAGCGTTTTAAAGTGATAAAGGAATCAACAATTCTTTAAAGCACGCAAAAATCCAGAGCGCTTTAAGTCCCCTCGCGCTTTAAGTCCCCCTGACGCACTAATCCAAAATTGATTCCCAGTCCATCATAGAAATTAGTCAGAATCATATATAAATTACAAATGGGCGTAAAAGGTCTCTTTCAGTTCTTGAAAAGATTTGAAAAAGATGTTAATATTCCACAATTTATTTCAGGCAAATCAGTTGGTGTAGATATATTCTGGTTTCTTCACCAATCCAAAGGAGATATGTTTCAACTTCAAAATAACCTACTACCAATTATTAAACACGCACAAAAAGTACATTGTGTTTTCGATGGAGCTCCAACGGAAGAAAGAAAACAATCACACCAAGAACAGACAAAAAAACGACAGGAACTCTACCAATCAATAAACCAAATTGAAAAATTTCTTAAATATCCTTTTAATCATCTGACAGGTTCAGATCGCCATTATATTAATAGTTATTTGAATCAACTAAAACGCCAAGCGTGGCAACCTCCTCCAGACTATGTCGAGTATGTTAAGAATTGGTTGGTAGGAAAGGGATGTGAAATACATCAGGCTCCAAATGAAGCCGACCATATTCTTATTGAGCTCGAACAAAAAGGAATAATTAGTACAATTATCACAAATGATTCCGACTTACTCATTCTTGGCTCAAGTACAGTTCTACGGCCTATATCACCAGTGAGGGGAGCAGTATTTGAGAAGGGTTATATTTGTGATATTTTAGGATTTACGGCACAGCAATGGGACGATTTTATGTATCTCTGTAATCATATGAAAGATAAAGATGTACTTTTGGCATATTCACTAATAAGTGTGTATAAAGAGCTGGAATATGTACTTCAAAAATATTACATACTTTACAAGGATGATTTAATTAATGAATAACTAATAAACTTATTAAAATCTACATATATAACAGAAATGGAAGAAGAAGTTTTTTTAAATATAACCACGCCAGGTGCTAAAGAGCATGAAGAGAGATTAAAAGCATCTGGTTTTATTGAAAAAAAATATACCAGAGCAACAAAACTTGAAATAGAAGGTGCTTTAAAAAGATATCTTCTTAAACAACTAATTCCAGCGAGGGGGCTAACAACTCCTGCTCAGATAAATGCTTTAGCTCCAGAACTTAATGCGGAAGTACAAAAATTATATATTATAGCCCCAAGTGGCGAACGATTTTTAAAAATTAAAATGTTTGTACCAAGTCCAAAGTTAATTAAAGAACGTGAAGCAGCTATGATGGCTGAAGAGGTAGAAGCTGAAGAGGCATTTGCTCCTGCCAATTATGGTGAAATGAGTGAAGTTGCTAAAAAAGCAAATACCATAGCACGGGCAGCCATTGCGAATGTTAGTAAATTAAGACCAAATTCGACCGCTAATAATATTAATAGTGCTATTTCTAAAGCAAGTACTGCTAAAACACGTGTCACTAAAATGTTACCAAAAGTAGCAGCTTCTCCACTAGCTGGAAGAGTTCAAGCGGCAATTAATGCTCTTACAATGGCGGAAGCCCGCGCACAAGCTGTAAGAAGTGAATATAGTAGAGAAGCAAATGAGTTAGCAAAGATTATGGAAAGAACAAACTTTGGTACACATCTTCAATATGTACCGAAAAATGGTAGATTAATACCAGTGAAAAAACCTGAATATACAGAGTATTCGCCTGAACTATCTAACTATTTAGCAGGTAGGATATCTAAAATAGGGTTAGGTGGTAAGAGACACCATAAGAAGACTCATAAAAGACATACAAAGCACAGACATACAAAGCGCAAAACACATCGTGGTACTCGTCGTCGTTAAATATTATATATAAGTTTTTAAGAACTATTTTATAATATTTTTAGAGTACCTATTGATACTGAACTTGTATATTAGCTTAGAATTAAAATTATTAAATTGTCTATTATGGTAGAGTAATTGTTGCAACAACACGCATTCTTAAACTACTAGGAATAGCTGCTGTTACGGGGAAAGTACACGAAATAGTTAATGTATCATTTAGACTAACAGGTAATGGTGGAGCAACAGGAAAATCAAGTAGTGATGATGCTACAAAAGAATAAGTATTTGTTATCTGAGTACCAGAGCCACCTGGAGTAGCAGTATTATTAATAATATTAAAAGAAGCACCTGTTGGGCCACCAGAAGCAGGATATGTTCCAGCATAATTCATTATATTAACTGATGTAATTCTACCAGGACCAAAACTAGACATAACTTCTGTTCTTGCGCTTTGATTAATTGCTGCCCCGTTATCTGGAATATCGCCAAAGTAATATGTCTGCGGCCCAGTTGGGCCAAAAGTCCCACAACTAAAAGTTAAACTATTTGTTATTCCAGCACTTGGCCCAGTTATTCCAAATGGCCCAGTTGGTCCTGTTGACCCAGTCGTTCCAAATGGTCCAAATGGTCCAATTGGCCCAGTTGGCCCAGTTTGTCCAGTTAGCCCTGTCCCTAATGGTCCCGTTATTCCAGTCGATCCAGTTGGTCCAGTTGACCCAGTTGGCCCTGTCGGTCCTAATAACCCAGTGGGTCCAGTTGGTCCAGTTGTACCAGTCGATCCAGTCGATCCAGTTGGTCCAGTTATACCAGTTGGCCCAGTTATACCAGTTGACCCCGTTCCCAATGGACCAGTTGGTCCAGTTGACCCAGTTATACCAGTCGGCCCAATCAATCCAGTTTGCCCAGTTATACCTGTTATACCTATTGACCCAGCAGGACCAGTGTAACCGATTGGCCCTGTAAGACCAGTTCCTAATTGGCCAGTTGGTCCAGTTATTCCTGTTGGCCCTAATCTACCAGTTGGTCCAGTTGTACCAGTCGCTCCAGTTGTACCAGTTGGCCCAGTTGTACCAGTGTATTCAGTTGGTCCAGTAGAGCCAGTTGTAGCTGTTGGTCCAGTTGGTCCTGTTGGTCCTGTTGGTCCTGTTGGCCCAGCTGGTCCAGTTGTACCTGTTGGTCCAGTTGTACCTGTTGGTCCAGTTATTCCTGTTGGCCCTATTGGCCCAGTTGGCCCTGTTGGTCCAGTCCCTAATGGTCCAGTTGGTCCAGTTGGTCCAGTTATACCCGTTGGCCCAGTTGTCCCAGTTGGTCCAGTTGGCCCAGTTGTACCTGTACAGCAAGATCCAGTTATCCCAGTTGTACCTGTTAGTCCAGTTGTTCCAGTCGGCCCAGTTGTACCAGTTAGTCCAGTTGTTCCAGTCGGCCCAGTTGTACCAGTTGGTCCAGTTGGTCCAGTTGGCCCTGTATAACCAGTTGGTCCAGTTGGTCCAGTTGTACCAGTTGGCCCAGTTGGTCCAGTTGGTCCTGTTATACCTGTTGGCCCAGTTGGCCCAGTTGGCCCAGTTCCTAATGGCCCAGTTGGCCCAGTTGGCCCAGTTGGTCCAGTTGGTCCAGTTGGCCCTGTATAACCAGTTGGTCCAGTTGGTCCAGTTGTACCAGTTGGCCCAGTTGGTCCAGTAGAGCCAGTTCCAAGAGGACCCGTAGGGCCAGTATAACCAGTTATGCCATTGGTACCAGTAGTACCAGTAGTACCAGTAGCAAGAGCTATAAGTGGATAACAGGGAAATCGTGGTGGTGGTGGGCAACCTGTTAGTGGTAGGCAACCATATCCATTATTAGGTGGTTGATAATATGCCATCTTCTATTAAAAATACTATAAATATTTAAATACTCTTTTACACAAATAAAAAAGTATTTAATTATAATGTGACTACAACGCTGTTAAATTTCATTAAAATTATTTTTTTTTCTATTATGGTAGAGTAATCGTTGCCACAACACGCATTCTTAAAGCAACGGGAAAAGTTGTCATCGCAGGAAAAGTTACTATAATAGTTAATGTATCGTTAAGATTAACAGTTAAGGGTGTACCAAGTACAAAATTTAGTATAGTAGATGCTGCAAAACTATAAGTACTTGTTATCAGAGTAGCAGGGCCAAGTGGAGTAGTAGTATTATTAAGAATACTAAAAGTACAATTTTCAGCTGACCCTTGTGTTGTTCCAGCATAATTCATTATATTAACTGATGTAATTCTACCAGGACCAAAACTAGACATAATTCTTGTTCTTCCAGAAGTATTACTAGTTGATGGTGCGTTATCTGGAATATCGCCGAAGTTATATGTATTTGCAGCTGGAGTAAAAGACCCACAACTAAAAGTTAAACTATTTGTTAGTACAGCACTTGGACCAGTTGGCCCTGTTCCTAATGGCCCAGTTGGCCCTGTTCCAATTGGTCCTGTTAATCCTGTATTACCAGTTCTACCAGTGGGCCCCGTTGGTCCAGTTCCTAATGGTCCAGTTGGTCCAGTTATACCAGTTGTTCCTGTTGTTCCTGTTGGCCCTGTTCCTAATGGGCCAGTTGTACCAGTTGGTCCAGTTGTACCAGTTCTACCTGTAGGCCCAGTTGGTCCAGTTACTAATGGTCCAGTTGGACCTGTAGGTCCAGTTCCTAAAGGTCCAGTTGGCCCTGTATAACCAGTTGATCCAGTTGGACCAGTTATACCAGTTGTACCTGTTGTACCAGTTGTTCCTGTTGGTCCTGTAGGACCTGTGTAACCGGTCGGTCCAGTAGGGCCAGTTCCTAGTGGCCCTGTTGGTCCAGTTGGTCCTGTCGGCCCAGTTGTACCAGTTGACCCTGTCGGCCCTGTTGGTCCTGTTGGTCCAGTTGACCCTATTGTACCAGTTGGTCCAGTTGGCCCTGTTGTACCAGTTGGTCCAGTTGGCCCTGTTGGTCCAGTACAGCAAGGCCCAGTTGGACCAGTTGTACCAGTTGGCCCTGTTGGCCCTGTTGGTCCAGTTGTTCCTGTTGGCCCAGTTGTTCCTGTTGGCCCAGTTGGCCCAGTTGGCCCTGTCCCTAATGGTCCAGTTGGTCCAGTTGTTCCAGTTGGACCAGTTGTACCAGTTGGTCCAGTTGGTCCAGTTGGTCCTGTAGAACCTGTACAACAAGGCCCAGTTGGCCCAGTATAACCTGTTGTACCAGTTGTACCAGTTGGTCCAGTCGTTCCTGTCGTTCCTGTTATACCAGTCGGTCCAGTTGTACCAGTCGGTCCAGTTGTACCAGTTGGCCCTGTGTAACCAGTTGGTCCAGTTGGCCCAGTTGTACCAGTTGGCCCAGTTGTACCAGTTGGCCCTGTGTAACCAGTTGGCCCAGTTGGCCCAGTAGGGCCTGTTCCTAATGGTCCAGTCGGCCCAGTTGTACCAGTAAGCCCTGTTGGCCCAGTTGGCCCTGTTGTTCCAGTCGGTCCAGTTGTGCCAGTTGGACCTGTTATACCAGTTGGCCCTGTTGGCCCTGTTCCAAGAGGGCCCGTAGGGCCTGTATAACCAGTAGTGCCAGTACTGCCAGTAGTACCAGTAGTGCCAGTAGCAAGAGCTATAAGTGGATAATTGGGAAATCGTGGAGATGGTGGGCAGCCTGGAGTAGGGCAACCAGGGGGAGGGCAACCAGGGGGAGGGTAGCCTGGATAACCAGGAGTAGGGCAACCATATCCATTATTAGTTGGTTGATAATATGCCATCTTCTATTAAAAAGACTATAAATATTTAAATACTCTTTTTACACAAATAAAAAGAGTATTTAATTATATCGCGATTACAATACGATTATAATGCTGTTAAATTTTGAATTATAAATATTAATTTTGAGCCTGCAGCCGTTGATGCAGATGTGCCACCTCCTATTGCGTATAATTGTAAATAACAAGATGTTCCTGCTGGAATAGTTGTACCTAAATTAAAATAATCAGTAAATGATCCAGGCTGTGCTGCTGGACTTATTTCGTCGTTAAAAAACATAGTACTTAGAATTCCAGAACTTGCAGTATATGTAAAAGTGTAAGCTGAGTAATATGTTGGTGGGACATATAATCTTAAATAAACATATAGTCCAGCTGGAGTCGAACCCATCTGAACACTATAGGAGGTTGTTACTTGAAATTTATTTAAACCACCACTTGGAGCTGTAAATAGTGTCCCATTAGTTATTGATCCACTAGGTGAATTAAGTACTACACCTTGGATGGGTGAGGTGGCAATATCAGGTACTACGTTACCAAGTGGAATTGTCCCAGTTAGTACATAATTCATATTTGGCGAAGCAGCACTAACAAGAAATGCTTTAACTTGAACGGCTGGAGCATCAGTAAATGGAGTAGAAAATGGAAATGAATACGTTGATGGACCGAGCTGGCTATCTACAGTTATATTTGTTAATTTTACTTCAATATAATCATTTGCTACTAATGTTAAGAGGGTTGATGCTTTAAATATGGGGTTGTTAACTAGTGGTCCTACTACTGTAGGGTCCGCGGTAGAGTTATAATAACCATAAGTTTGATATGTAGATGTAGTTGCAATGATTGTGCCATTTTTATAAAAATTAACCTGTGCAGCCACATTTCTAGCAGTAGTGGCGTCAGTCTGAACTTGAATACTTACATCAATATAGTATGTCCCTGACGTAGTTACAGTTAATCTAGAATTGTCTACAATTGACATACCAGATGGTATTGACCCAGTATATCCTGTACCATTAAGTGGAAGTGTAATAGATGTTGTGCCTGCTGGTGCACCAGTTCCGAGTGAATAAAACTCACCAAATGCTGAAACAAGTGCGCCTTGTCCTGCTGGGCCCGTTGGGCCTGTACAACAAGGTCCAGTTGCTCCTGTTCCTAATGGTCCAGTTGGTCCAGTTGGTCCAGTTCTACCAGTTACTCCTGTTATTCCAGCTGATCCTGTTGGGCCTGTTCCTACTGGTCCAGTCGGTCCTGTTCTACCAGTTGCTCCTGTTCCTATAGCTCCTGTTGGTCCTGTGGGGCCAGTTCCTACTTGTCCAGTTGGTCCTGTTGTACCAGTTGCCCCAGTTAATCCTGCGGGACCTGTAGCACCTGTATTAACAGCTGTACCTGGTGGCCCAGTTGGTCCTGTGTAACCAGTTTGTCCAGTATTACCAGTTGGACCATTATAGGCTAATTGGAATACACGAACAGAATATGCAGGGCTATCTGTAGTCGCTACATAGGTGATTACATTTGTTCCTATATTAAGTATAGTAAATGTAATAGTAACATAATCATTGGCTTTTAAATCCAGTAGAGCATATGCTACAAAATTATCAACTCCACCCGCTGCGCCTGCTCCTGAATTGAATGAACGATTTGATGCTGTTACACCATTTATAGCAAAATCAATAGTTATTGTAGGAATGGTAGAAAAAGCACCTGTGCGCTTAGCTTGTAGCAGAAAATCAAAATAATATGTTCCATTGTCTGGTATTACAATTCTTGAAGTAGGAGTACCTATAGTAATTCCAAATGAAGTAAGAATATTTGTCCATGTACCAGTTGTTGGACTTGTAAGGGTAGTACCATTTGCTACATTATTATAAAATTGTGCGTAATTTACAATTATACCACCTAATCCAGTTGGCCCTATTGCTCCAGTTACACCAGTTGGCCCAGTTGCCCCTGTTATTCCAGCTGCTCCAGTAGGGCCTGTTCCTAGTGGTCCAGTCGGCCCTGTTCTACCAGTTGCTCCTGTTCCTATAGCTCCAGTAGGGCCTGTTCCTAGTGGTCCAGTTGGCCCTGTTGGCCCAGTTGTACCTGTTGTACCTGTTGGTCCAGTTATTCCAGTTGGTCCTGTACCTAATGGTCCTGTTGGCCCTGTAGAACCAGATACACCTGTAGGTCCTGTTCCTAATGGTCCAGTTGGCCCTGTAGAACCAGTTGGCCCTGTAGAACCAGTTGTTCCAGTTGTTCCAGTAGGTCCAGTTGGCCCAAGTATACCAAATGTTGTATGAATATGCGAATATGTAGCACTACTTTCAAAATAAATTATAGTTCTATGATTTGTTGCTACTGTATTTGTAGCAGTAACAATTACATATAAATCATCATAAGTGGATATATCTGTATATGGAACTAATAGAGATAAAGTATAAATACTTGTTGTAGCAGTACCAGTAACATATTCTATAGATGAACCTGCTCCTATTTCAGGACCTAATGTAATAATTCCACCAGATACATTTCCAGGATACAAATGATATTTTAAGTATATGTGATCAGCATCTCCTGCAGTTGGCGCCTCTGCAAAAATGTTCATATCCCATATACCACTAGGTATAAATGATTGATTATTTAAATCTGATTTGTAAATAGCAAACTGTGCCAACCATTCCTCAGTATTTAGACTATTTATTTGTGTATCTATAGATGTTTGCCCCGCCGAAGTTGTAGTTAAAGATAATAATCTTACATTTGTTGGGTTTGAAGGAATTGGAGAAATTACTGGATTAGTTGCGGGTGGATTACTAGGGTTAATAATCCCAGCTGGAAGAGTTCCACCAGTTAAATCTGTTATTAATGGTGTAGTAGTCTGGCTATAATTCATATAAAAAATTAAACCAGAACTAACACCAGAATCTCCTTGTAGTCCAGTTGGTCCAGTTGTACCAGTTGGCCCTGTGGATCCAGTTGGCCCTGTTACACCAGTTGGTCCTGTGGATCCTGTAGGACCAGTACAGCAAGGACCAGTTGGCCCTGTTATACCAGTGGGCCCAGTAGAACCAGTCGATCCAGTTCCTAATGGCCCAGTTGCTCCTGTTGCTCCTATAGGTCCAGTTCCTAATGGTCCAGTCGGCCCTGTAGAACCAGTTGCCCCTGTAGGGCCAGTTCCTAATGGTCCAGTTGGTCCTGTTAGTCCAGTCGACCCAATGTAACCTGTTGGTCCTGTGGAACCTGTACCTAATGGCCCTGTAGAACCAGTTGGACCTGTGGGACCAGTACCTAGTGGACCAGTTGGCCCAGTTGTACCAGTTGGTCCAGTTGTACCAGTTGGTCCTGTGTAACCAGTAACACCAGTTGGACCTATATCACCAGTAACACCAGTTGGACCTATATCACCAGTAACACCAGTTGGACCTATATCTCCAGTTGGCCCTGTAGTACCTAATGGGCCAGTAGCGCCTGTAGTTCCAGTTGAAATACCTGGGTCACCTTGAGCACCTTTATCACCAGTTGGGCCAGTATTACCAGTAGGCCCTTGTAAACCAGTAGGTCCCTGTGGCCCTGTATAGCCGGTAGGTCCCTTAATTAAATAGCCTGGATTGGGATTACAAGGCGTGCTACAAGGTGTGGTACAGCCTATACTCTGATTGTTTCCACATACTTGTCCAGAATAGCCAAGTCTGAGTCTAAGAAGGTCACTTGAATTCATCTATTTAATTTAATTGATTATCCTTACGCTGTTTTTTAAACTCAATAGTTATTAAACAGAATATTTATTAACCGGAACTAGCAATTGCTACAAGCATTACCATAAAGTGCCGAATTACACGTATTACATCTATTATCAAAATTAGTCCCTTGATAAAAATCAGTTAAGGGGCAAATTACAGGGCCAGGGCCAGTCATCGTAACGGTTGAGAATGTCTGTACAGATGAATAGTTAATTGTTGAATAACTGTAAATAATTGTAGAATTAGTATTCTTCCAATTCAAGAATGAGACTTTACAATTGCATACGCCAGCTGGAATAGTCTGTCCAGTATTCCAAATACTTATAGTTGAGCAATAAGGGTATCCACACAGATATTTACCACTATTTACATCATTTGATAGTTCATAGCTAATAGATGGTGTATTACATACATAATTATATTGAATTGAAGATGTTGATGTGTATGTGGTTGTACCTGTACTAAAAGAGCTTATGGGGCATATATTTAATGTAGATGTAGTTTTGCCTGGAAATATAGTTGGACGATAATACGCTTGGAACAGTGTCCTATTTTTCTTAGCATTAACAATATCACTAGCGTTCATTCTATTCTTATGGTATTAAACAATTCATCTTGTTCGGAATATTTAGAAATTATAATTTCAGATAATAGAGAATGGATTTATCCGAGGTTCCTTATACGTTAATATTCAATCTGGTTCTTGCTGCAGTACTAGTTGGCTTAGTGGTATATTTTATGTACTTCACGCCAAAATATAAACGGGTCGATGAGGGGTTTTTTGGTGGTGTAGCACGTGGTTCTGGACACCCTGATTGTCTCCGGACTCTTCCAGAGGGTTCTGAAATATTAGACGTATTACTAAGCCGTGTTGAAGCTAATCCTGCCATTTCCGAAGGCTCAGCTGATTACAGAGAATTCCAACTAATTCTAAGTAAACTGGGGTGTTTGAAAAAGGATTTAATGTCTCCAAGTGGAATCGTTGAGGCTACTCGTTATCAGGCATTCGAGACCGCACACGATCGTATTAATGTAGCGGAAGTCTGTGCAATGTGTTTATCACAAACAATTCCTGCACGCGATTTGGATATTATATTCGCAACTTGGCGTGATCGTGGAAATGTTCTCTTAAGAAAGCTTTGTACTGAAGCTCAACTCACCGAAAAAGGTGTTACAAGCTTAGAAGCGTTGTATAAGAAGGCTTGGGAGGATGTGTATGATATTGCAAAGAGTCGATGCTTGAAAACGGATTTTAGTAAGCAGAATGGGGGCTCCACGGGTGGCGATGTTGGCGCGTATGAGCCAGAGGACTTGAAAGATTTACGCGCTTATACCAATAAGTACGGTAATAATTTAAGTGCTTCGGGTTGGAATGGCAGTGTATAATACGTTACAAATTGATAAATTTTATAATAATTCTTAAAATATTTCATATTTAGAAATTCTTTAAGTATTAAAGAGACTTTTTAGGAAAAAGTCTGTAAAAATAGGTTTTGCGCGAAATGATAATGAGTTTATTTGCTAAAAGTTCTTACTAAAAGATTTTGCTCAAAACGTAAGGCCTCGCCAGAGGCTATTATGGGCTGAAAGCCCTAAACCCTTAGGGAATGATAATGAGTTTATCTGCTAAAAGTTCTTTACTACGAGGGGGTCAGGGTTTAGCCGTGAAGCGGCCATAACGCTCGCGTCTCCCTAGCAGAAGGGGCATCCTCCCTGTGGTTGTTGGCAGCCACAGCGGCTTTTAGGTTTCTGGCATCTGTCGCATGGTTTTTGTTGGCAAGAAGAGCACCCGCCACCGCATCCACCACCACAACTTGTACCACTGGCAGGCCAGTTGGCATAGACGATTAGTCCAATCACAACAATAAATAGCAAGATTGAAGCTGATAATAACCACATTCTATTTATTATTGTTTAATTATTTTTCAAAGATTTAGACATAATTACTTTATTTCACTAAAGCCCAGAAAAGCATTAGTGCGATTATCTGCCATACTGAGCGGGCCGGACGAGCAAATGAGAATAGTTCAACTACAGAGTTATTCCATAGCCATTTCCCTACAAATGCAACAATGAGTACAGCGATTATCAAGGATAGTAGGGATGCAATTAATTCTTTATATATTTCACGACGACCTGTGGTGGAACCGGACATATCTGACATTCCTTCGACGCCAGCACGACATAGATCTTTTAGCATTTTCTAGTATCTACTCCGTTTTTTCATACGCGATGGATTCCTTGGTTACAACCTCACGATGTTCCTGAATATATTTCATTAGAGCTGTTGCTTGTTCCTCTGATTTGAGACCCTCAGTCATAAGTTTTACCATATTCTTTTGACCAAGACCAGCTTGGCGTTTTTGTTTCTTATATAGAACACGTCCGCCAGAACTTTTAAGGTCTAGTGCGCCGATATTGTGATTTTTCATTACGCGAAGGATGACTTCTTCCAGTGCCTTCATCTTTTTACTGTTTTCACGAAGGCCCTGCTTAGCATCATCACATAGTTCTCGTAGACGACGCCATTCAATAATAGAATGTGTTAGTGTTGACATTTCGTTTTCCTGTGGAGTGGTAATTGTACCTTCAGTGTTTTCAGGTGCTGCTGACATCTTTAATATAATATAGTAGCACGAGTTTAAATTCTTTTTGTGTATAAAGAAAAATTGAAATATTGGCAACCGAGGAAAATGACGCTGGTCGAAATGGATATAAATACACTTATAACACGATTCCATAATACCTTCATTAGTAGCAAGAAGAATATTGCTATAACTATCCAAGCACATTTAAAAATAATTATTGATTCTATTATTCAACTCTGCGAAGAGGGTTGTAATTTATTCGCATATGAAATTACTACAATGGATGATAGTGATATAAAAAAAGTACGCAATGAACTCTTGTTGGTTTTCCCTGAAATGGATATTATAATAAAAGACAAGCAAATTATAATCGACTGGTCCTAGCCACGCAATATATCCCAAAATTTGAAATACATTATTTTTGATTTTAAGATTATCAGCATCCTCTTTATAAATGAACACACCTCTTGAAAATATTGCACACAACATTATATATGAACTATGGTTCTCAGTCGCAGAAAGTATATTTAAGCGTGTATGTGAAGTAACTGAACTTAATCAAGAACAAATCGACGCGTTAAAAGTAGTTGCACTAAGACCAAATGATTTTCAAGTTCTAATTGAATAAACTTAAGTGAGGGGGTCAGGGTTTAGCCGCGAAGCGGCCATAACGCTTTTACGTCTCCCTCTATGTAAAAAAAAGCTTAAGACGCTCTCTTATAGTACCCCTACAGATATAACACGTAGTATTTTGTTTTTTAACACAATTACCGCAAAATGTATGACCACAGGGTACAATGGCAGTTGTTATAGGGTCAGTTAAACATATGGCGCATTGTGGGTCATTTGTTTCATTCCTAAAATTACTATTAAATGAAATGATCTGGCGACAAATATTCCATTTCTTATATTCCTCAACTAATTCTTTATAATTCTCCTCAATATTGGTTGATTTATAAACTGTATCAGCATACTTTGTAAATGTATCAATTAATTCTGGAAGAACGTCATTATTTGATAAGCTTGTAATAATTGGTGTGCGACTATTTAATTTATCAAGTATATCTATTTTTTGGTAGAGATTTGTCTCAAGACGAAGAATTTCTTCACCAATATTTTTGTATTGATTAAATATCCAACGTGTTTGCTTCATAAACTCCTCTAGACCACCACCGACTGTTCTATTCTTCTTTAAGCCCTCATCGAATATTGCAACAGTTTCATCCAATGATACGTCTAGATTTAGATCTCTTAATATACTACCTGTAGTATGCCCCTTCATAGTTGGAATTTCGTGACCATATCTTCTAAAAATTGTTTCTGCTATACCTATAATTTGTGGCGTTTTATCTGGTTTTGCCATAAATCGAAATATTTCATTATTATGTTTTGATATCAACTCTTTTAGCTTTTTCTTTGATACACTCAATGGCTGAATAATTTCATCTGATGTGCCCTTTACTTCCGCACAATGTTTCGATAAAATATTCGAAACAGTAGATTTAATTCTGCCTGGTATTTGTGAATCTAATGAAAATGCTGGAATATTTTCACCATCTCCATTATCCCATCCAGGCGCAGGATACTCTGGACTCTGCGATGGACCACGAACTGTAGGGTTTGATGACATCCTACCTATTTATTTTATTATCCTTTTCTTATCATTTATTTAATACGCTTGTAATATTTTAGACCGGAATATAATAAATATTAATATAACAATATCATATTATATTAATTATTTTGGAAATTCTATTATAATTCAATACTCTTTTAATCATATATATCTTTTCCATTGCGATCAATATCCATCATAAGCCTTACATATGCTGACCCACTCATTGTACCATAACCTGGTAGCGCAACAACAATCTTATTAAGTGGCTTAATGGCAGTCCCTTCTAGGGTACCTGTAGTAACATCTTTTTCATAATTACCACCTCTCATACGACGCTGTTTTCGATGAGTTCGATTGCGATAAGTTCGATTGCGATGAGTTCGATTGGAACGGAGCTTTGATTTTGTGCTACGCCGTCTATATTTTCCTTTTACAGGCATCCTACCTAATAAAAATATCTTTATTTTAGTGAATATATACTACCCGTTTATTTTGTAGTTTAGCATATTCTTCTAAAGTATGACGCTTTGTATGGCCCTTTGGAACTTTGATTGAGCGCGCAGATAGCCACGCTGCAATTACTTTATCATCATCCTTAATCTCGAGCAATTGTTGTGGTTCTTCTACCTCCTTATATCTAATAGGTGTTTTTGATGAAATATTATATTCTTTTAGGTCGGAATATGGGATTAGTTGTTCAAGATAGGCTGGTTCACGAAATATTTGTTTAGGTTTAGCGGGACAGGATTTGGTAAGATGGCCGTACTGAGCACAATAAGAACAATAACGACTATTACGGAGAGGACATAGAGCTTCTGTATGGTTTATTGAGAAATCTTGGAGTGTATCTTTACAAATGCTACACATTTGCACTTTGCACAAAAGCTGTTTATGTAGACTCTTTTATAAAAAAGTCTTTTTCAATTTTATTTCTGAAGTATAAATAAATGTCAGCTGATCAGATTCACTTCTTTTTACATCTACGCAATCAAATAAAATTATATCATTGGCAGACACGCGTTTACAGTAGACATATTGCGACTGATAAAACTTTAGAGAATCTAGATACTGCTATTGACACATATGTTGAAGTATATATTGGAAAATATGGTCGTCCAAAAGTGTCTGGCAAAAATGCATCTATCACTCTACACAACTTATCAGAAGCTGGTGCAGTTCGTTTAGTAAATGCCGCTGTAAAGTATTTACAGGGTCCATTAACTAAAACACTAAAGCCCACTGATACAGATTTAATGAATGTTCGTGATGAAATTATCGCTGATTTAAATCAACTCCTCTATCTTTTTACTCTTAAGTAAAATGGAATCATTACATATTAATTGGAAATGGCACTTGCCAATTTAAATTAGTTGCTTGTGCCATTGCCTTAAATGGATATAATTTATTTACTAATTGAACAGCCGAACTATAATTATTTTTCTCTCTATAACTAAAAAAATTATAATATACTGGCCCAGTTCCAGTTAATACATAATTTACATATGCATTTGAATTGTACGCATATACTTTTTGGAATAATTGTAACTGCTGACTATACATCAGACCTTGACCCTGTGATAATTGTTGAACATCTGAATACAATGGTACAGTATATGGATTATATCCTATTGACGATGCCGTTGATGGTGCTACACCAGTCGAAACTAAGAATGGGAATGCTCCCGTACCACTAAAGTTCTCTTTATATTGCGGGTTCTGATTTAACCACCCTGCTAATCCCTGAGCAGTATAAAAACAGGCGGGAGGAATTGAACTTGTTGAGGGGAATTGTGGTAATGCCATATTCTATTTTATCATAATATAAAGATTATTAATACTTATTACTCAATAAGCCACGGAGTTACTATGTTACCAGGTAATACAGACTTATCCTCCTATAAGAAGTCGGATGCCAATATTACGCCACTTACACTACCTCTTGAGCGACCTGTAGTTATTTTTGCTACAAATGATGTGAATGATGAGACACTCTTTCGTAATGGCCTTACACAGAATATCGTAGTTCTTTATGACCTTTGTGAGAGTATGGGTTATAAATCATATTTGCTTCAGTATGCGGGTATGCCTGAATCAGAGAAGAAGGCGTTTATTCATAATTATAGAACTATCACTGCAAATGAAATTATTCGTAATCCTATGCCTATTAAGATATTTATTGAAATTGGTATGAGTCTTGATTCTACAACTCGATCATACTTACGTTCAATAGGTGCTAAAATTGTTAAACTTTATTTAGGTAATATTCTTAATATTGATATTGAAAGCATTCAAAACTTTAGTGGGCTATTTTTTATGCATCACGTAGTCGGTGAAATTGATGAAATATGGACCAGTCCACACTACAAACAACATTTAGATTATGCTGCTCTACTTAATCGAACTGAAATTAAAAATAGTCGTGTAGTTCCTTATGTATGGGATCCGCAATTTATAACGCAGTATGGGACGAAAGAAATGATTGAATGGGTGCCATTAGAGGATTGGTGTCTTCAAGATATCGTTATTATGGATCCTAATATATCTTTTCAAAAATGTTCATTTTATTCACTACTTTTAGTGGAAGCATTCTCTAAAAAGCACCCAGAATGGCGTGGCAAAGTACAAATTATTAATGGCGACCGACTTAAACTTCAAGCAAACTCATATAATTTTGTTCTTCCTTCTTTAACTTTGTATAATAATAATCGAATTGTTTTACATGCGCGCAAAAGTATTCATAATATTCTTAAAGATCACCGCTCATCTTGTTTTATTACACATCAATGGAATAATGATTTTAATTATATGACTTTTGAGCTTCTTTATTGTAACTATCCTATTCTACATAATTCGGATGGTTGGGATAAATTTGGATATAATTATTCTATTAATAAGTGGAATGAAGCGATTGATACTATGTTAAGAGCTCTAAAGGATCATAAAATTAATCTAAATATTTATAAGACGCATTCTGCTAATCTTATTTGGAAACATTCTGTACATAATCCAGAAATACAGGCGGAATGGCAGACGATCCTATAAAGCATATAGGCTATATAAATTAGACAAATTATTTAGTATAAAGATTATTCTCTTTTAGAGATTAATATAATGCTGCGTATTGGAATCACATATGATCCATCCATCGAATTATTTTATAGTGGAACAAATCAAACATCTATTATTCTTTTTGAATTATTTAAAAACTTTGATTATAAAGTTGTTCTAGTTGATTCTAAAAATACGGGAACTAAAAAAGTACCAGCTATTGATTTTGCGGATCTTACACAGCTTTATCAGACAACCGATCTAGATTATCTGATTGATATTGATGGATTTATCGATCCATCTGTTCGTAAGGCAGTAGCTAAGAAGTCAATTGTATTTATGCGTACTTTTTTACAGTTTAGTGAAATGGACAATTCTGTTTATCCTGATTCACCATATAAACCACGTAGTTTTGATGGTGTATCTGAGATATGGTGTTGGGACATTTTAAATCCTAAAGAAACTCTCGATTCTATTCAAACTCTTTTTCCCTGTTATATTCGCACCGTTCCATTTATCTGGTCACAAACTATAGTTAGTGCCTATATATCACATACTCTAAAGTATGATAGTGCTAAACCATTTGAAGTTCACATTGCAGAAAAGAATATTAATAATTCAAGTTCATCTATAATTCCTCTTGTAGCAGTAAGAGAGCTATATAATAATAATAAATCATTTAATGCTGTGTATAAGTGTCATAATATGGATAGAATTATTGAGAATAAATTTTTAAAAGAGAATATACTTAACAATATTGAGATTAGTAAGCTTCCTATTAAGTTTGTTCCAAAGGATCCATTTTATGAGTGGCTTTCTTCAGAGAATATTATTATGCTTTCTCATTCGCGATTTACTCCGTTTCGTATTGGGCTTCTAAATGCTCTTTGGTTAGGTATTCCTGTTATACATAATAGTCCAATTCTAAAGGAGGTTCATACTACACTTGACAGTATGTTTTATTTTGGGAATAGTATTTCTGGGATATCTGATTGTTTTTCCAGATTTTGTTCAGGAGGCATTAATGATTTTATTAGTTCTGTAGATAGTATTAGGAGTTCTATTTTAGAAAGATGGAGTATTGCGAAGAATTTAGAAGGCTGGAAACAAATATGTTCTAGTCTTTCTTTAAGTTCTCCTTCAGTTGCTAGCTTTTCTTTAAGTCCTCTTCCAGTTGCTAGTCTTTCTTTAAGTTCTCCTACTATTGCTTCTGTTGTTCCTGTTACTCCTACTTCAAATAAGAATTCTATTATCATCGCATTTTCTGATATGTGGCCTGGATTCAATTACAATAATAATTTTATTATTGATTCCCTTCGCTATGAAACAAAATCACTTAGTCTAGATATTATAGGAATTAACTATACAGCTGACTCCAATCCAAATCTTCTTATTTTTGGTCCTTATAGTCATACTTGGACAACTGTTCCTGATACTATTCCTAAAGTATATTTTAGTGCTGAAAATTGGACTAAACCAAATGATTCACGAATTGCTCTATATATAACATCAGCACGTAATGAAGATGATACACATATTCGTATACCAACTTGGATGATGTATATTGATTGGTATTCAAATAAGACTACTTTACCTGAAAACTGCGAAGATAATCCCATCCGTCTCCCCATTCATTTCGCAATAACACCCCATCCCATAATATTTAAAAATCGCACCGAGTTCTGTGGATTTGTTGTTAGCAACCCAATTTGTTCTCTAAGAAATGAAACCTTTAAAGCTGTAAATGATTATAAGAAGGTAAATTCAGGTGGTGTACTCTATAATAATATTGGTGGCCAACTTAGTTTGAAGTATCCTGGAGGTGGATGTGGCGATATTTCAAAGTATCAGTTCTTTTCAAAACAACAATTCTCAATCAGTTTTGAAAATTCACAGGGTCCAGGATATATTACTGAAAAAGTTCTTCACGCTAAAATGGCAGGATGTGTTCCTCTATATTGGGGTGATAAAGAAACTGATATTGATTTTGTAAATGGCTCAATAGTCAATCTATCTATATTTAATAATCCTGAACAAATCTTAGAAGTTATTAAAAAACTAGAATTAAACCCTGATCTATGTGCAAAAATTGCATCAACTCCAATTCTAAATCAAGAGAAAAAGACTAACGCATTAGCACAAATCTCGAAAATGTCTCAGAAGCTACTCGCTATTGCGAATATTAATCAAAAGCCAGCCACTCATCTTAAAAATATCGACAAAGTATTTATTATCAACTTGGATACTCGAAATGATAGATGGAAAACATTATGCGAGCAAGAGCCTTTTATTACATCAATTGCCGAAAGAGTATCTGCTGTAAATGGTCGAACTCTTAAATTAACACCATATATATATTCTCTTTTCAAAAACAATAATTTTAATTGGAAAAAATCTGTTATTGGATGTAATCTAAGTCACATTAATATCTGGACAAAAATTCTCTCTGAAAAAACGGGAAACTTATTCTTAATATTAGAAGATGACGTGCGGTTTATTCCATCTCAATTATCTACTTGGGATAAGTATGTTGAAACAATTCCTGAAGATACCGAATTGGCATATATTGGTGGAGTATTGCCGCCAAATAGGCCTGGGCTTAATAGTGTTATTGAGCCCATAAATGATTTCTGGGGTAAAATTAAACCTAATCAGCTATTTACAGGTGGGCAACTTGTTCCTTTATTCCATTTTTGTACATATAGTTATATTATTTCACGGGGGGCTGTAGAGAAATTAATTGAGCATTTAATAAATTCTGTAGATAAAATGCCCAATGTTATTGACCACTTCTTAGGATTTCATTCATTAAATCTTAAAACATATGTTGCAAATCCTCTTATTACTAAATGCTTTCAGGATGATGATCCTATATATCAAAATGCTCTATTTAATAATACAGGTGCCATTGCCCAATTTGATAGTGATATTCGTAATAATACCGAATGTTTTACTGAAGAAGAATTGGAGACTTTAAAAAATCCAGATAAAGCGCAGAGAATTACTACTTTATATCATATCTCAGATATTGAAATGCCAATCTATGAGCATAACTGGATTACAGATATATTTTCAGAATATACTTTAAAGAAAGTAGACAACCTTAATGAGTTTATTGAAAATAATGCGTGGTTTATAGTTCAGAGACCTCACTCAGATACTTTTAATACATACTTCAATAATTTACCTAAGAATATCACATTTAAAGTTCTTCATTTAAGCGATGAATTTGATAAGGATACTATAGATTTTTATAATTTACCGAACTGTAGGGGTGTAATTAGAAACTATTTGCGAGTAGATACTCCAATTCTACCACATATAATTACAGTGCCACTTGGATATCATCATAAGGGTATAAATAATCTAGCATTTTTGAATAGAAAACTCGTATGGAGTTTCCACGGAAATTGTTGGTTTGATAGAAAATCCAAATTAGAACAGCTATACTCATTTGTACCGCATAATTGTCATACTGTTAATGAATGGAATGCATCAAATATGTCGAAACAAAATCAATATCTTTCTATACTAGCAGATAGCAAGTTCTGTCCAATTTTAAGGGGGAATAATATTGAAACATTTAGATTATATGAGGTATTAGAAGTTGGTACTATTCCTATTTATGTTCGTCACGAAGGAGATGAACTATTTTGGAATAAGATTTCTTCTAAGCTCGGTCTATTAGAATTAGAAAACTGGACACGGGCTACAGAGATGATTCAAAACTTTTTAAATAATCCAGATGAGGGAGAAAAGTATCAAATAAAACTCTGTGAAGCCTGGACCAAATGGAAAGCTGAAATTAAATCAGCCTGTCAAGCCCTTTTATAGAAAAGTTATATAGCAGTATTATAAATAAATAATAAACTATATACTTATATTAAGTATAATATGTTATTTTATAGCTTACCTTTCTTTTTAAGAGCTGATGCGTGTCTCATTGCATCACCGAGCTTTGTGGCGGGGTTCTTTTCCTTCATCTCGTAATAGATTTTCATAACTTTCTTGTTCCATTCAGAGGGAGCCTTACGAGTTTTTCCGCCTACAGACTTGTTCTTGTTCTTATTCTTATTCTTATTTCTATCACCACCATCCATCTTGTCTTTATTCTTGTTCTTGTTTCTATCACCGCCATCCATCTTGTCTTTATTCTTGTTCTTGTTACGACGAGTTTGATTTCCTGGCATTTCTATCTATTGTTGTGATTTTTTACACGCCGGATAGAAAATACCTAAAGCCTTATAAAATACTATTATAGTAGTATTATATAAATGAATATTGATGAATTTGTTAAACAATTAAATTCGGTTATTAATCCAGCTGCCCCTGAGCAATCTCCTACCGTATTCTCTTCTGTACCCCCTTCCACAAATACAGTTGCTGGCCCTGCAAATGTATCAGAAACAAGTGGTAAAAAAATTAAAGTTCTTATTGTATCTACACACATAAATCAAGTAAACGGTTATAGCAAGGTAACTTTTAATATTCTTCAACAATTGGCAGTGCTTCCTTGGATTAGTCTTGTACATTTTGGAACTCAAAAGCTAGCAAATGGCGACCTTGGTCGTAAATATCCCACAGGTGTTAAAGTAATTGATGGAACTGCTATGGAAAAACAGAAAATGGCGGGGTTTGCTTTTAATGAACTACCAAGTGTTATCATATCGGAAAAGCCTGATATTGTATTAATTTATAATGATTTGTCTGTGATTTGTGGATATATTGAAGAAATTCGTAAAGCAATTCAAAATCGTTTCTTCGGGCTCTGGGCATATGTTGATTCTACCTATAAAAGCCAACCTCAGCCACTAATTGATATTCTTAATCGCGATGTTGAACGTATTTTCTGTTTTACTAAGATGTGGAAGGATGAGATTAAATCTCAGGGAATTACTCGACCAGTTGATGTTATGAATCACGGTATCAATACACAAATGGTTCGGCCAATTCCTAAAGAGCTTGCTCGACAGAGTTTAGGATTGCCCAAAGATGTATTTCTCTTTTCTTCTATGAATCGTAACACCCCTCGTAAACGTTTAGATCTTATTGTTATGTCATTTGTTAAGCTAATTGTACGATTTCCTATGAAGCCAATTTTTATGCTTGTAGTGGCCGATAAGGGTGATAAAGGTGGCTATCAATTATTCGAAATCTTCTCACGCGAATTAAAACTTGCTGGTGCCAATATTGATACATTTGGAAATCGTCTTCTTATTACTTCATCTAATACTTGTTATAAGGATGATGATATAAATCTTCTTTATAATTGTGCAGATGTAGGTGTAAGTTGTGCTGAAGGGGAGGGATGGGGGCTTTGCTCATTTGAACAAATGTCCGTTGGTATTCCACAGATTGTACCTGAAATTGGTGGCTATACTGAATACTGTAATACTAATAATTCTATTATGGTTAAACCTAAAATGCGACATTATATTCCTCAAGCACATAATACAGTAACAGGAGAGGCTCAACTTGTAGATGTAGAGGATATTTCAAAGGCTATGGAGCGATATGTATTCGATGAAGACCTACGCAAACTTCATGGAAAACTTGCTAAGGAAAAAATTAGTGAATATACTTGGGATAAGTGCTGCTCCACATTAATTAAACGTCTAAAGGCTCTTCAAGAGGAAGATGATTAGCCTTTATTAATTATGTATACGCGTACCCATATAAATTCGTATTGTTTAGGAATTTCATCCATTGTATCTAACCGAGTACCACCGTACATTTGAGCAGACCATAATTGAACACTTATATTAGGACAATTCTCTAATCCATAATACCTTTTTACACTTTCTAATAAATCCTTTGGTGATAATGCCTGTATCAACTTGTATCCTTTTAAGTTAGCAGGTACATTCATATTATCCATCTTCACATAATATGCGCGCAATGGTACATCAACTTCGTCAACATAAAATACTTTCATTTTCTTAATAGTGTTTTATATTTAATAATGTATCAATAGTGAACTGCGGTTCAATTTTATATCATTATCATTGGCATTGGAGTTATTTTATGAGTATTATACTCTTTAGGTTCCTTTTTAATGAATCTTTTATAATTGATACCCATTATATAGCCTGGAACGGGTGTTATATCTGGTGATGTCTCTACCCAACGTCGGAATCCTATCTTTTCATATAATCCGATCGCACCAGTATTATCAGTATCAACAAGAAGCCAGCACGTAAATTGATTCGATGTTTGAAAAATTGCTAATAGTGTTTCTTTCAACAATCGTGTACCCAATCCGCGCCCCTGACATTTTGGACATATGCCCAAAAATGCTAACTCATAACAATCTGGAATTTGTGCTAAAAACTTATAATATATACTTGTCATTTTCTTAGAGGCAAGTGTAAACCCTACTATATTTTTATCTTCTACGGCCACAAATGATAATTCGGGCGCACACAGATATAACGCTTTCTGAAAAAGCGGAATTTCATCCTCCTCTCGGAAGATTTTCTTACCGAGCTCAAATATTTTGTCTTTGTCGCATTCTTTTAGATTTCTAAGGAGCATCTTTCATTAGTATATTAATACATTAGATTTTAAATATTAACCTAATATAATTTGTTTATTTCCGGTTTGTATAAAATCAGTTTAAATTAACTTATAAAATCATAATAGAAATGTTTCTTAATGATTGGCCATTTGCCGACAATTTGGTTGCCAATCTTATTACATATTTAGGAGTTATAGCACTTATTACAGCAATTACTCTTTTATCATATAATGCTATATCTAAAACAAATGTACAGGACTCTACTAGCGATGCTAAACTGGAAATAAATTATAAAAACCAGGTCCAAGTGCTATCTGATACATATAATCCAGTAGCAAGTGCTCGCAGACCTGTTACAGATATACTTAGTACAAATGTTATGCCTGAGGCTGAACAATGTTTCGTAAATTTCTACTCGTTGGGATGTCGTTACACTGGATATATTGGGCCTATGAATGAGGGCTATTGGGACCCTGACTTATCAGTTCAAACTTCGGTAAAAGCTGGTTGTCGCACATTTGTACTTGAAATCGACTATCTTGATGAATGTAAAGGGGAGACTATACAATATTTCCCTCGTATTGTTGTCCGTGACGCTCAAGGTAAAATGAGAATCAAATATAATTCCAATCGTCCCATTTGTAATTCACCACAGTATTCAAATATTCGTGATGTATGTGACAAGATTAACTTTTATGCATTTGCGGATAGTTGTCAAAATGCGACTGATCCAGTTGTTATTGTTCTATACTTCCTTCGTCAACCCCCAGGATCATATAAATCCAAAACCGTCCTCGACTACTATTCCAACGTTGCTAAAGCACTAGCCCCTTTCCAAAACAGACTTCTTAATAATGAACTTGATGGTGGTACATATTATCGTCAAAAACAGGAGGGGCGTCTACTTATGAATAATATTAAGGAATATAGTGGTAAGGTATTAATTTTTAGTAATGCGAATACGACTGGTTTCCGTGATACTCAAATATATTCTCCAAATGAGGACTTAGATTTCTTAACTAATTTACGCCTATTATACACACAAACTAAACTTGGTGTAACTGAAAATAGTGGAGCGGCGCCATTTGGTATTCTTGAAACAGCAGAGGATTTTATGATTATTCCTCCTGATCGAACAGATGAAGTTGCAGAAGCTACTAAACTTCGATGGACTATTTGTTTCTCACAAGACCCCTCCACACCTGTCACAAAAGATACTTATAACAAGATTACAAGTACATTTGGTGTTCATTGTGTACCAATTATGATGTTTGATACTATTGCAAGTGATTTTATGTTTAAGGATGATACATTTAAGACGTATAGTTTTATTCCTAAACCTGAACCCTTGCGTTACATTAAACCACCAGTTGTCATTCCTGCTGAACCAAACCCAAGTACGAATGCTAATCAGGGTCTATTACGTGCTCCTACTGTTTAAGGAATCTAAAATCTTAAGATATTTTATCTATTATTAATTTTAGTACAAATATATTCAGACATTCCTTCTAAAGTAAAATAATGTCGTACACGCTTCAATTCCTCGACCATACTTAAGTATTTTTCATTAGAAATAGATTTAAGTATCTCCACAGTTCTAGGGATATCGTTGAGATGTATAGATACTGAAAACTTAGTATAATCAAGGACATCTTTGTATGGAAGCCATTCGATATCATCCCAAAAATAGACGGGGACGCAATCAAGTAACATTGCTTCAAAGAATCGGAATGAGCTGCGACCATAGCCGCGAGGGGCCAGACAGAATTTAGATTGTAATGTAGAATTAATAAACGCCTCTGCTAAGTTTACTGGAACTGTATTTGTCCAATCACCTTTTGTGATAAATTTAATATCATTCTTTCTGCCAAGTAAACGAAATAATTCTATTCTTAGCGGGTGTGTTGTATGTGTTCCTACAAATGATGCTAGTTGACGTCTTACAGGTGGTCTTTGTGTATTTATTAATTTATGTGTAGTATCTTCATAAATTAGTGGTAATGGGATATTACCATTACACGCTCCATATATAGTTGTATTAGGTGGTAGATTTAATTGTACGCTTGAATCATCTTGTACAATTGTAAAGTATTTTGTATCTTCAGGCATAAGGCTATATGCTCTTTTAAGTAAAACATTGTAGTTATCTTTCATCCCTGCGAAGTTTGGATGAGTTTGTATATTTGTCCAAAAGGCAGGAATATATACTAAATCAGACTCTATTTGGTCTTTATGAGTCATAATATAATCATAAAAGTATTCCTCCATATATCGCCCGTTCTTGAATGGGGGATATACAATGGATGTAGCAGGTCGATATTGTTTACCTAATTCTAATATCTTCAATGGCATTATATATTTTTTTAGTATATCATATAATATATTCTTTATGTAGCATTATGGATTCATTTGCTGCGAATTATATTAAGCCTCGTACATCTAATTTAACTAATATGAATGCCTCACTTATTACAAATAAACGTCAGGCACAAATAATATTTACGGGATATGCTCGTCAGGTAGAAGCTATTAATCAGGGATTTAAGACGCAACAAGGTACGGCTATTTTTAATGGGGATGATGGAATGGCGGTTAAAAATTTAAAAGAGGGAAATACTTGGACTAGTCCACAGACTCTAAATGCTATTCAGACAACGAATTATTGTGTAACAGCTGGTGCCTGTAATAGTGTATCTTAAAAAATTAGTTTTGCTACCTCTTCGGTTAGATAGGCAATTTTTTCTAGTAGTCTATACTGTGTGCCAATTAATACAATACTAGAGGCCATATCTCCTTTAAATTCTTCTACACCATATGGAATAAAACCTTTTGCTTGTAGGTCACTAACATTAAAATATTTTGGAAAAAATGAAAAGATACCAGGTATGGATTCAATTAATTTTCGTACGTAAAATGTTATAAGTATAATTACGAGACACTGTAATAATATCCATCCAAATAGACTTAGTAGTGATATTTTTGTAGTAAATACTGGGAATACACTATGAAGTATTATACCAATTATGAAAAAAACTATTGAATATATTATACCGTATTGTACAGATCCGACGACATTTATTAGGCGAACCTTATCAACTCGCAGGAGATCTCTCATACCTGCTTGAAAATGAATTCGTGGATCTTCTGATTTGTTTCCTGGTACGTACGACATTTTACTATGTTCTGAGAGTTTATTTTCAGGTTTGAATAGTGTTGTACAATAATAGGGATAATGGAATCAGATATAGAACAGACCCATATTGATTCTGATTTTTTCGATAAGAAAAGATTTCAGAAGCAGATTGATATAATAAAACAGGCTTCCGAGCTTGCTCAGGCCAAAGTAGATTATGCTTCAGCGCATGATGATAATATAATACGTGCGATTGATGTTGTTGAGGATTTCTTAAGAAAGAAGCATAGATTATGTTATGGTGGGCAAGCTATAAATGCCCATTTACCAGCTAAATATAAATTCTATGACCCCGAGTTCTCGATTCCAGATTATGACTTTTTCACCCCAAATCAAGACGTAGATATCAATGTTCTCGTAAAGGACTTAAAGAATGCAGGTTTCACAGAGATTTCTGTTAGAGAAGGAATGCACGAAGGTACTGTTAAAGTCTATGTTGACTATACCCCAGTTGCTGATATATCCACCATTGACCCTAAACTATATCGCATCCTATCCAAACGTGAATTCAGAACAGATGGTATTTCATACCTAGATGCCAACTCTCTTCGTATGTTAATGTACTTAGAGTTAAGTAGGCCTCGTGGCGAAGTGCGTAGATGGGAGAAAGTATATGAACGTCTATCAATATTTAATGAATTTGTTCCGAGTAAGCCCTGTAAAATTAATCGTAATATGTTTAATGGTGGTCTTAATAAGGAACAGGTTCAATTTACGATTGATTTTATTGTTGAAAATAAACGTGTTTTTGCAGGTGCTGACCTCTTAGATTTCTATGAAGCTGCCTTAAGATATGGCGAACAGAAAAATAACTGGATACTAACCAGCAAAAAACCTATCCTCTTCTTTTCCTCTGAAGCTGATACAGATGCCAAGAAAATACGTGAGGAATTTAATTTCCTACTTCGTCAGCCTAAGAAATATGGAGTACGTAGTGGAGGGCGTACTGAAGAGTATAATGAAAGAGAAGGAGAAGGAGAAGGAGAAGGACCCGCTGTACTGATACCTAAAACACCTATAACTATTAAGTCCTACTCTTCACATGGTGTAGATTTAATCCCTTCTATGAAAGTTATATCTCAAGGCAATAAATCACTCGTATTTATTATTGACCAAACTGCCTGCCATTCATATTTTAATATTCCAATCAGCAATGGTAAAATAATGAGAATAGCATCTATGGATACTCTAATTACTTTATACTTTAGTTTAGGGTTATTTGATTCAAAGTTCTTTGATATGGGCTCTATGGAGTGTCTTGCCAATAAACTTGTACAGACAAGCGTAAAAGCTCGTGAAAAAGATGATGCATTTGTATTCCCATTCATATCTATTAAATGCTATGGACATCAAACCTCTTTACCATCTCTAATTCGTGCTAAAGTTAAACGTATAACTCAGAAGAGGGTAGAACTCAAAAAACTTCTAACAAATCAATCAAAACGCAATACTGAACAGAATCGACAAAATCAACAGAATCGACGAAATAGATATCGCCATACAATTAAATCAACTCGTCGACCCCTTTTATAAAGTAGCGTTTATCTGATCCATAAGTCCTTTAATTGCCACCCAGGCACCATAATTCTTTTTCAATTCATTATATCTGTCAGGATTATCCTGTTGAATTTGCTTTAAATTATCTGATCCATCTGGCATTGAATATGTAGTTTGTGAATTACCACCAGGTACATTTATCTGATTTACTAATTCTCCACTCTGTGCCTGATTCTGAATCTCCTGAGCCTTCTGTACTAATACTGTATTCTGTCCAACTGCATCAGTTAACGTCTGCGTTGACACAAATGGCGTTAATAATGCCATTAATTGCTGCTCCTGTTGAGCTACATTTTGTGCATTTTGCGCATTTAATTCTTCTGCTATTTGCTGGGCCAATTGGGGATTATTAGCTAAACATTGTGATATATTTTGACACATTGAAGACATATCGTCAAATCCTTCGGTCGGTGAACCACCCTGTAGTGCACTTCCCAGATTAGACTGCGCCTCCTCTAATTGCGTATTCATCCAATTTAAAGCATTTATATATGGGGTTGTATCCGTAGGTATCATAGGAATTATTTGCGCAATAGTTGTACTATCAACAGTGGATGGAAGTGATATACATACTGGAGGGAGAGGTTGTCCGAGTTGTTGGGATAGTTGTGTAATATATGTATTCATATCTGAATCAGATGGTGTTGTGGCAGTACTTGTTCCAACTTGAGATGGACTTGTAAGGGGTTCTTGTGGAGTATCTATAGCAATTGAACTAACTATTGCTTTCTGCCAATTGGCACAAAACGGATTATAAAATGCTAAAAAATTATTATAAGCTTGTATCGTATCTGAATTTAATGGCACTGATGTTTGAAATCCCTCATAAGGAATTGATGTGTATAGATTTAATATTATTAAAATGAATAATAAAATTAACAATATTAAAAGTATTGTCATCCTAATTGTTTGCTATATTATTAGAATCCGGGCTATAACAACTTTATAAATCTTATTACTATTTAAGATGAGTTGTTCTATACCACGACTTATATCATATTATTCAGATAAGGTTAATATTTATAATAGTGATTGCTTTATAAAATTGCCGTCTTATAGAACTTGTCCTCCTCCGTCTATGTTATATTTGACACCGACTGAGCTTTGTCAGGGACCGTGTGGGCCAACGGTAGTACCTATACCACAGCCAGTATTCCCTCCTGGTACATTTTGTCGAACAGGATGCGAACCTTGTGGTCCTTGTGGAACTGTTCAGACCGCTTGTGGTCCTTGTGGTCAACGATAAAAATTGAAATCAATGTATATAAATAGTGAATCACAAATGTCTCACATACATAATATTCCCGCACTACAAATAAATACCTTCCAAGTTCGTCTTAATACAGGACAAATCATAAATGAACCAATTGAAAATATTCGAGAATTATCTAATATTATTGGTCTATATGGTCTAGGAATAATTGCCAAGATTTCATTCTACTTTCGCGATAATAGTCACCAGTTTCATAATCTAATTCTACGTAATACTGAACACAATGATAAATTTGTTGTAGAGTTTTACCATTATTATAACCAATATATGGAACGTATTAAGCTTTCTCGAGAGGAGAGACTGAATGACTTTATAGCAGTTATGAATTGTATTCGTAGTTCAGAAAATCTAGATTCACAACTTGGCAAACAGATTATTGATCCATTTTATCATCCGCAAGTCATATCCTAAATTTGATTATACATTTTACAATTTTAAAATGTACATATTATGATACCAATACGCTGTATTATAGTAATTCTTCTATTTACTATTTCCATAACTATACTCATTGTAGGTACAACAAGAGATATACAAGGGTGTATAATTGGAGGTATTTTATCCATATTAGTTTCAGCAATAGTAACAATGGGAATTATGATGCATCGTAGAACTGAGGTTAAAACTACTAAACCTCGTATTGTTAAGCCCCCTATTACTACATTAACGCCCAATATATCAATTACAATAATGCCAACAACAGAGGCAATAACTACAGAAATGGCAGTACTACCAACAGATATTAAAAATCCGATTTATGAACCAGTTTAGCAAAATTAAAAACTTTATTTTTGTTAGAATGGAATCACCCCAAAAACCAGCCACACAATTAAAAGCTGTAGAAAATAATAAAATAGTTTCTACAAAATTTGACTTTGTTAAGTTTACTTTCTACTTTACATATGTTTTACTTATTACAACGGGTACAATTACGCTTGTTGAGGCGTTAGCTACAAAGAATCCTACAATTCGTCATATTATGAACTTAGAAACGTGTATTTCGATTATTGCAGGATATTTCTACTCACAATTTGTTAATAAAGTTACTACGGCTAATGGCGGTGTTATTGACTACAAAGATATTAATGAGACTCGATACAATGATTGGTTTATTACGACACCACTTATGTTACTTGCTCTTATGATTGCACTCTCTTATAACAATAAACAATCTATTCACATTGGTACTTATGTAAGTGCTGTTTTACTAAATTTTGGTATGTTATATACTGGGTATTTGGGAGATAAGGGAACTATATCAAAGACTACAGGATGTGTAGCGGGATTTGCATTTTTTGCGGCGCTATTTGCTCTCATATATTTCACATTTGTTAAGGGATCATCTAATACATTTAACTTTTTATTATTAAGTATTTATGTAGTAATATGGGGTCTATATGGATTTGTCTATTTGTTAGATGAAGAAAATAAAAATATAATGTATAATATTCTTGATGTAACTGCCAAATGCTTTGTTGGTCTGGGTTTCTGGGCATATTTTACTAAGATTTTGGTGGCATAATCTAAATTTTTAAATAAACCTTTCTACTGACAATTTCTAGAGTATTATTAAGGTCATTTGTATTAACTTCTTTAAATAAACTTATTGGATTTGGTTCTACAGGCTGAATGTATAAAGTTTTTCCAGTAGGTGATAATTTTTTAATTATAGCATATTTTAGTTCTCCTCTACTATTATATTGTATAATACGTCCTATATATGACTTGGAGTTATCTTGAGTAATTCGGACCATTGTTATATATTCACAATATTTTAATTGTGAAATCTCATTTCAATTTTTTTATGATGTAATTTAAATAACCTAAAAAGACAATGATAAGATTTATAAATAGGTCAAATGGCACATAACCATAACAAAATTATTCTTAATCTTATGATTAAAAATGAATCTAAGATTATAGGACGTTGTATTGGGCGTGCACTAGAACATGTTGATGCAATATCTATTCTAGATACTGGCTCCACAGATAACACAGTTGAAGTCTGTAACACATTTCTCAAGGCTTCAGGTAAACCCTTCAAAGTATCAGTCGAACCCTTTAAAAATTTCGGATACAATCGCACAGTATCTTTTCAAAAAGCACAAGAGCTCTGTAAGGAATTAGGTTGGGATGCGAATATTACGTATGCGATGGCGGTGGATGCGGATATGATTATTAAGCCGTCACCCGCATTTAAGGATTATAAACTAACGGTTCCTGGATATACTGTAATTCAGCAAAATTCTGCGCTAAAGTATTTTAATAATCGATTTATGCGTTGTTCCTATGATTGGAAATGTGTAGGTTCTACTCACGAATATTGGAGCGGTGATCCAACCGATAAGATTTCCTTTGAAGTCTTTTATATTGATGATGTAAATGATGGTGGGTGTAAATCAGATAAGTTTGAACGCGATGTTCGACTCCTTACAGAGGACTTAAAGACCGATCCGAATAATGGTCGCACACATTTTTACTTAGCACAAAGCTACAAAGACAGTGGTAAAACCAAAGAAGCCATTCAACACTATAAACAGCGAATTAAAATTGGTGGATGGTTTGAAGAAGTCTGGTACTCACACTACCAAATTGGTAAATGCTATGAAATACTCAATCAACCTGAAAAGTATGAATCCTGGATGCTTAAAGCATTTAAATTCCACCCACACCGCGCAGAACCACTCTATAATCTTACACGCTACTTCAAAGATAAATACGAACACTACAAGGCATATCACTACTATCTCAAAGGGAAAGATATTCCTTACCCCAAAGATGATGTTCTTTTTATTGAACCCGATGTTTATAATGGTCTCTTTGAGTATGAAAATACTATTCTTTCCTGCTATGTTCCCGCTAAAACAAAACAAGATTGTCTTATTGATATGGTTAAATATATTAATACTCGAACAATTCACTTAGATAATGTATGGGATAATATTCACTACTATATTGAGCCTCTTGAAAGCCATATATATAATGGTGAATATAGTAAACTCTTCTTTCCTCAGCAAGACGAATATCAGGTTTCTTCTTGTTCTATTGTTCCATATAAGGGGCGTATGTTAATGAATACACGTTATGTAAATTATTCGATTGATAGTCGCGGCCAATATCATATGCGTTCCTCTGATGGCAATGTTAAAACTAAAAATGGTATGACATATCTCAATAGCTCTTGCTATCCAGTTGAAAATGTTACTATGATGAAAGAAGAGCCCACTGTGCTCTATCATAGTAATATTGAAGGGCTTGAAGATGTTCGCTTATTTTCTTTTAAGGATAAAATTCACTTCACAGCTTCTTCTAAGAACTTGACAGATGATGGAAAGATTGTTATGGCAACTGGTGAATACAACCCTAATGAACATATGATGAAAAATATTAATGTTATTCGGCCACCTAAACCGTCTGATTGCGAAAAGAATTGGATATTTGTTCCTGAAACTTCCCTTATAACTACTGAGGTTGCGAAGGATAGGATGAACTTCATTTATGGATGGCATCCTATGGAGATTGGTTCAGTGACTGATAATAAGTTAACAATTCATACCAAGTTTGATACCCCACGTATCTTTAGTCGATTCCGCGGTTCCTCCACTATTTGTGAATATGATAGTAAGCTTTGGGCTGTAGTACACTTTGTTAAGTATAGTACCCCTCGTGTCTATTATCATTCTCTAGTACAATTTAATCGTGAAACAATGAAGCCTGAACAATATTCTCTTCCGTTTGTTTTTAGAAAACACGCTATCGAATACTGTCTAGGAATGTATATCCGCGATGGAAAAATATATTTTGTTTTTTCTCAAAATGATAATGAACCTGGTTTAATTACTATGCCGTTTAACAACTTGAAGTTTTTACCCCTGTAATATATCACATAATTTGCTATGCGCAAATATATTCCAAATATTTATATCAACTTTAAAATTTGATATAAATATTTTATTTTATTTATTTCTAACGATAGGAATGCTACACTTACTTCGCAATAAAATTAGTTCTGATATCCAAGATCTTAATGAACTTCATAGGTATTATAAATGGATTCCTGATGAAAATATGATTCGACCGAATCCAAAAGTCTTAGAAGATAAGCGCATATTTAGTGAGTATGTTCTTCTTAATTGGGCAAGTTTCCAAGACTTTATTCTTGATACTCACTTCAAATATACAGTCGATATTAAAGATGAACGTTATTCTATCCAAAATGAAGTCAAAAAATCAGAATGGAACTTCCAAAAATCCCTATTCCCTTATGATCTGCCCCTAGAGGTTAATCATTATATTCTGTGGAATTCTTTATATGATTACTCTAATGAGTTTAATGAGTCTATGATTAATACTATTATTAAGGATACAATTGAAAGTATGTTGACGACTGATAAATTCGATTTTGCTTGGTATAAAAATCCAAAGCCATCAATTCCCGAGCTATGGCATTGTCAGGTCTTTTGGGTACGACTCTAAAGATAGTCACATATATCAGCAACTAAAGTATCATTATTTTTTGTGACTTTAAATGGTTTTCCACAGCCGTAAATTTCTCCCATTTCTGCTAATCTATCACATTCGGTCTTTAGAGTATGTGGATTCATTTGTTGTCCATTGGATTTTAAAACACCATGACGAAAAATAGCACAATTTATTTCCAGAATTTCAACTTGGCATTTACAATGCGGACACTCAACAAAACTCATTAATAATAAAAAAGAAATTAATAATTTAAGAATTTAAGAGCCTAAAATTATTTTCAATGAATAGTCAGAATGGTAAAGGCAATTAAAACCAAAAAGGATCGTTTATCAGAAGGCATTAATATTCTTAAGCAATTACGAGATAATGGCGTCAAAGAACTATCGCCAGGATTTCAAGAGCTAAAAACAAAAATTAGTGAATGGGTTTCGAGTGAGGGCTCTTGGGATGGCAATATTGACTTTAGAGAATATGGTCGTATAGCGGAAGTTGAACTTCCTAAATATGACAATAAAGCAGCTGGACTAAATTTTAAGGTTAAGAAAGCCTTTTAGGTTTTTTTTTCTTATTAATAATAAATGTGCTATAGTGCAAAATCAAGTTTAACAACATTTCTAATTGTATCTTTTGTGTGTATTTATCTTTGGATAAAGGGTGGAAATGTTAAAAAATCTGTTGCTATTATATTATTTTTTATTTCATTAATGCAGGTTGTTGAATTTTTTATTTGGTTAAATCTAGAATGTTCAAATACAAATAAATTTATATCTTTATTTATTCCTATTTTATTATTTCTTCAACCTGTTATTGTTATAACTACGGTTCTTTATTTTAATTCAGGTAGATTGCCACCTATCATTTATAAAATTATATTGGGTATATGGGTGGCATTTTCACCTTTTTTAATAAATTGGATGAAAGATGGATTTAATAAATGTACAACTGTTGGTGAGAATGGTCATCTTGTATGGCCATATACTCGTATTAAATCTGATATTCATCAATTACTACAAATTCTTTATACTATAGTACTTGGAATTGTAATAGGTACTTTAAATACAAAATGGTATGGAATATTTTATGTCATTTTATCATCAGTAAGTTATAATCATATTAAAAAAATATATGGGCATTCTTGGGGTTCAATATGGTGTATTTTTATTAATATTTTAGCATTAGTTGCTTTATTTATTTAATTTAAGGTTAAGAAAGCTTTTTAGATCTATTTGCTTTTAAAACTCTCTGATACCATAATTTATATGAATATTGTACTTTTGATATGTTAATTTCTATAATTTTATTTTTATAGTTCTTGTGGTGCGTCTGTTGTTTCTGTTGCGTCTGTTGCTTCTGTTGCTTCTGTATGTTGTAACCAGATGAGATTGTATCCTCGTCTCCGTCCTCATTGTGTGTAGTACCAGGAGCTGGTTTATAAAATCCATCTGGTGGCGGAGCCAATTCTTTACAGCGGCTAGCAGTATGATCACTATCCCCACAAATAGAACATAGATATGACATATTACTAAAAATATATATTATTTTTTGTAATAAGTTTACAATGAAATATCAAGTAGGATAGGAATGTGATCTGAGCCAAAGTATTCCTGAAGCATATCAGATTGGACAATTTTATCTTTTGCTTCAGATGATACTATCCAATGGTCAATATTCCATCCTTTATTATTCTGTCGAGCATTGGCAAAGTTCGAAAAGTAAGTATATTTTCTTTCGGTTGGATGAAGATGACGGAATCCGTTTACAAACCCAACTTCCAACATTTTTTTATATTCAGCTCGTTCCTCTTTTGAGGCACCAGCTACCTTATCTCTATTCTTTTTATCGTGAATATCAATATCTTCTGGAGCTACATTATGATCGGCAACATAAATTACTAGAGCAGTATTTTCCTCTTTCAGTAATTTAAGATAATTGCGCATAGTACTTTCCCATACAAGGCGCTCTTCTAAACGAGCAAGTTCAGGCTGTGCATTAGGAACATATGCGGTCACTACAATACAATTTTGAAACCGTACAGTAATCACCCGTCCTTCATCAATCCATTCATAGTTTGAATAGGGGCCAAGTTTCTCTTCATCATACATTTTAAAGTCATATGAAACCCATTGTGGTTTTTGATTACACATAAGGGCAACGCCTGAATAACCCTTTTTATGTTTAGAGAAGTTTGTTAAGATATATTTGAAATCTGATTTGAAACAGGCAAGATCTCCTTCATTCTGCGTTTTCACCTCTTGAAAGCAGAGTATATCTGGTTTCTGTTCTTGTATAAGAGTCTTAATAACATTGTTTGTGGCAGAACCTTTCTTTTCGCCATTCTTAATTTTGGTGGTCATTGACCTAATACCATTGATATTCCAACTGATGAGTCGCATTCTTTATGAGGTCTTGGATTGGATTCACAGCCTTCATTTTTGCTATGCTGGGATTTCAATTTTTTCTTAAAATCAAATCTTGTATAATTTAAAGATATATTTATCTTTATATTAGATATGGACAATTTTGTCACAATTTTTGATAGATATAATTCAGATAAAAATAGTAGTTTTCATAACTATTGTCGTCAATATGATAATTTAACAAGAGATTATAGAGATAAATATATTTCACTCTTAGAACTTGGGGTATTTACTGGTGAGTCAGTAAAAATCTGGAGAGATGTGTTTCCTAATGCTACTAAGATTGTAGGTGTTGATATTAATCCTGATTGTAAAAGATATGAAAATCCTGATAAATCTATTTTTATTGAAATAGGCGATGCGACTAATCCTGTATTCATTAAATATCTTAATGATAAATATGGAGGATTTGATATCATTCTTGATGATGCCTCACATACCAATAAAGATGTTATCCTTTCATTTGAACAATTATTCCCTTTAATGAATGACAATGGATTATATATTGTTGAAGATACTATTACATATAAAACTCCTGCTTATATTGATACAACTTATCCAAACCATCTTGTTTATTTTGCTAAATATGCTCCTTATCTAAATCAATGGCGTTATGATTCAACTGAAGGAATAAAAGATAATTGTATCGATCCATTTAAAATTCAAAAGAAGGCCGCAAATATCTTTGAAGCTTCTATTGATTTAATTACATATGGCTGCTCTTTTGTTGCTATTAATAAAAAGATTAGACAACACTGGCTTTAATATACACAAAATATATTTTTGCGTACTTTTTTAAAACTAGTTAAGAAAAGCATCTTAATAAGCAAACATCATTCCAGCGCGTCCTCCGTAAATTCTTAAAATATTATAAGTTGCTGCGTATATATGTACCACATAACTTGGTACAACTGTACCACCAATATTACCTCTAATCGGTCTTAATTGTAGAACCAAATCTCTATTTACAATCTTATCAAGATTCGCTTCACCTTGCGGACGCGAAAATGGTGTAAATCCATTCTGAATTGCGAGTGGTAAATTATAATAATAGCGATTGACCCAAGGTGTTTTGCGCTGTTCATATGATGGAAGTACTGATCTAAAAAGTGCTGGACCCTGTGTTCTGAATCTTACAAGGTTTCCCTCATAATCTAGTTCATATCCTAATAGTGGCTCTGAATCACTAAGTGAAAACCCTGGACGTAAGAATGATGATGGACTCTGTGCATATAATCCTAATGCATCTGGCCACCAAGGCGTATTTGTACCATCAGGTAAAGTATTTGCGTTACCTGTTAAATCACGTGTTCCTAAAAAGTATGCATTGTATCTAGGAGCTTCTTGGCGATTCAACATAAAAAAGATATCTCGAGTTGGATTTGGAATATCTAATCGGATTCTGGCAGTTGGTAGGCTGCGAGTCTGAAATGGATTCATCGCGTAATGTTGAACAACTGGCATCTGTAAATCTGCTAGACGGAATCGATTCGCTTCATTTTGATCTAAGTATACATATTCAGCTAAAATATAACATTCACCTAGCTGTAAATTCAATGGCATCTGAATAGGGGTACCATTTGCATTTAATATAGGGTTTCCTGGATTTAATGGAGGTGCTTGGGGTGGCGCTGTATAAAAATTACTTCCTGGAAGAGTCCATAATGATGTACCTGGCTCTAATGATGTATTTGGAACGTGTGTATCTGTGTAGTAGCAACCATTAAGATTTCTAAATGTTATTCCAACGCGAACTTCATCCATTGGAATTGCATCAATTGGTAATGCACAACCAAAATCTCCACGTGTAAACCAGAATGGAAGAGGAACAATCACAGTTTCATTATATGGTATTGGTGGTGTTAACTGAACAGGAGTCGGTGGCCAACCGAAACTCTGTTGTGTGAATCCATGATCCTTTCGCTTTATAAGCTCATTTACAATTGGTACTTTCTCTAAGGGCGTATTAAACTCATCAAGAATCTCTAGAAGTCGGCTATCAATAGTTTCAACGCGAGCGGCAGCAATATCAAGTGTTAGTTGTTCAACTAGGGCGTGACCTAAAGAATTAGTCCAACCGAACTTTGGATAAATTGTAGATAATGGTTGAGCATCTTCAGCGGCTTTTTGAGTAGAATAGATGTCGGGCATCTGTGCCACTAAAAATAGACGGGTTACGAGGTGACCTTTTCTTAAAATACGAAAGTAAGCCGTATTTCCAAATGTGGGGGTATTTTCAAAGTCCAGACGGCCCCACTGTGTAGTAAATCTTCCCGCTTTAATCCAAATCTTTTTAAATGGAAATAATGTATGCTTAAAAGCTAAGCGTTCATCTTGAATTCCAGATGAAATTACTTTTAGAAGACTCGCTACCATCCTTATTTATTACTAGGTATTAATATATGGGGCTCTAAGCTCTTAGACAAACGGCCAGTTTGAAATGCCCAGCGGTCTAATACTTTAAAGCACTATTTACAGGTTGAATGTAATTATACCTTCTGGTTTAAATACAATATTAAAATGCTTGGCAAGTTCCGCTACCATAGAGTCTCTATTTCCAAGTGATGCCAAAGATTCTTCCCCTATCTGTTCGTATCCGCCACTAAGTACTTTAAAGATGTTGATATAATTTTCAATTAATGTTGGGAATATAGTAACACTATTAAGGGAACAATATATCGACATCCATTGATCATCTATGAAGCGACTACAAGGTGGTAAATCAAAACTTGGTAGGTTTTCTAACAAACTTTTATGAAACATATTTCCAACATATCCATGTATAATTCCTCCTGAACCATTTTTAACAATATTATATCTATTTTGATATGCTCCTACTAAACAAATATTATTCTTCATATTTCTTAATAAATCAGAACTATATTCTTGATCATCATCACAAAAAAATACCCATATAGAATCTGGAATATGTGACAGAGCTCCTAAATATTTTGTGGCTGGACCATAATCTATACTTTCAACAATTGTAACACGTCCATTAAAGTCAGATTCGTTAGAAAAGTCAGGAAGGTTCACATCACCAAACCGTTTATAATTTTTAGACACAGATAAATAAATATGATCTACCTGATTTAAAAGAGAGCGTATTGCTAATTTACATCTTTCAAAGCGAGGAGGAATTGTTGTCAAAGAAGCAACTGTCTTCAAATAATCAGAAGGTATATGTATTATAGAATCATTATGATCTGCCGCATAAACATCAGGCGACCAATATTCTTTATTTTCTAACCAAGCCCAAAAATTAACTTCCCATACTAATCGTCTATTCTCTTCCAGAAATATCTTATAATGTAAAAGATAACAGTTATAAAAATTATTAAGTGAATTAATATCACCAATAAAAAATCCACCACAAAATCTCCAATGAACCTTGTTATATATACTATGCATATTATTATTTGACAGATCTCTAGACCAACAACCAGGAAGGAGCATCATATTATCTCGCAGTAAAGAATTACTATATGTATGTAATCTTTCAAGTGTATTTTGTGAATGAATCACATGGCATATGCTAAAATCAATCCACGCAAAATGTGTTGTATTTAGCGGATTTAGTTGAATTGCTCTATTAATAAATTCTATTTTGGCATTCATTAATACAAGAAAATTATATGTATCATGATATGAAGTTCTTTGTTCTGGTAGGGATATATCAAACACGGATTGTGTAGTTTTATACATCCATGTATCAGATAATTCAATTGTAGGCATTAAATGAATATTTGGAAGATCCTTACATAATTCTCTCACTGTATCAAAATACACTTGACTAACAAATACGCATATATTAATGCCATATTTTGCTAAATTATGAAAATAGTTAAAACACTTTTCAGGTGATTTATCATTTGATCGATCTTCACTAAGATCTAAAAATGCAGTCACAAAAGTTACTGTAGGTTTCATCATCATAGTTTTATTACATATAATTTACTAATTTATGTTTATATTCTTATTTTTCTCGGTATTTAGTCACTAAACATTCTATTACAGATTCCATTCTCAAATCGTAACCAGTTATAATGAATCGCATACACAAATACTTCCCATCCTCCCACTGTTGTCGGATCAAATATACAAGGAGGACTTAAAGCACTCAAATCAGTTGTAATTGGCTGATTTACTCTTAAGTTAAGTGTCACAGATGTTGCTCTGCTCATATTGGCAGTACCTGTTGGCTGATGTTCATCAGGATATCTAGCGAATGAATAACCATATGTATAGGCGTTATATGATATTAAACCGCCTCTATGTTTTGAAGCGATGTGTTCTCTAAACCAGTTGCCATCTGCTGAAATTAACTCTGAACCATTAATTCGAATTGATGCCCAATCCAACCAAGGAGGATATATTTTTGTTGGATTAGTCTCTAAACCAATCGCAGGCGTAAAATTAGTCCATTCATTATTCACAAGAACAGCCTTACGTCTAAATACCCATAGTAACTCAGTAACTGGGTGATTTAACTCCAATGGTAATTGAATTTCAACTGTATCTGTATTGGCATTCGGCTTGCTTACAATATATTTAAGAGGTTCTTCAAAGTTAAATGTCTGTACTAACTTAACCATTTGTTCAAAGGGTCGATGTAAATATTTCTCTCTCAAAGAACCAGTTATCAATGGGCATACAGTAAGAATACGAAAGTCTCTAAATTCTGGCGCACATTTAACTGTTTTTGTTGTAACAGGTGGTAAAATACCTGTACCATTAAATGAAACTGTTTCATCTAGTGGTGTTTGAGTACAATTCTCTCGGTATCCTATATAGTTTCGTACAACCTGATCGAATGGTCTTAACTTGATATCTACTCGAACTGTGCCCTCATTACAACTCAAAAGTGGAAAAACTTCTTTTAGACGAGTACGAATAAAGAAAAAAGGTAGAATACAAAAGAAAGTGCCATCTTCAGTTGGATATGGTCTATTAGGATTAAATTCCGTTTGTTCAACATATCCTTGAGCCAAATACTGAACTGGAACAGTTCCAATGGCATCAGTAGCAATACCGATTAGATTATTGATATCAGCATATACATTAAAGAATGTGCGAATAAATTCGCCAGTAATTCTTTCGACTGTTTGGTCATTCACTATAAAGTCGGCATACTCTATAATAGCTGTTCCAAGACTATTCATATATGTCCAATAAGCGGAAGGATTGGTAGTAGTATTTGCTTGAATTTCGCCATTTGCTAAACGTTTGATAATATTACCATTATACCAGCTACCAAGTTTAACCTGAAGAATAACTGCTTGTAATAAATCTCCAGCGGGTAGAGCACCAATTTCAAAACTGAATTTTTGGCCCCAATTAGCGGGACCACGTTGAGTAAATTCTTGAACACTTACTGAAGATGGATAGACTGTTTTGTGATCCCCGCGATGAAAGAATGTTTCATTCGTATCCAATGGAAAATATGTATTATCTTGTGCGTCTCGGTCCGTAAGGTCCAAAACGGTTGTTATATCACCTCTTGGTCTAAAGTAATCCTTTGAGGACATTTGCTATTTAGTATCTATTAAAAATGTTTATACTCAGATACTAAAAAATTTTGGTTAGTATCCTTTATTAGAATAGGCTTTCGAAACTAGTATCGGTCTAGTGTAATTTGTTCTATATAAAAATATTATATAGAACAAATGGAAATAAAGCGATTACAACCTATTTTTAAGATTTGTTTCTTCTAGTAGTTCTCACCCCCTTATTATTTTGGGAATGAGAATGGGAAAAAGTCAGTTGACGATTATTTGATTTGCTTTTTTTGCTTTTATTGCTGTTATTGCTGTTATTGCTGTTTTTGCTGTTTTTGCTGTTTTTGCTGTTATTGCTGTTTTTGCTTTTATTGCTGTTTTTGCTGTTATTGCTGTTTTTGCTTTTATTGCTACTATATTCAGGCATAACCGTAGGATGTACATTAACTCCTCTAAAAAAAGGTGTACCAAACGGTTTACGAACTAGAGGAGTTCTCTTAGGGTTAGGGTGAAAAAAGGATAATTCATTCTTTATATAATTATTTTTATATGCAGGAGTATTTTCATAGTTTCCAGTCCCATATTTTATAGTGTTAGCTTTAACTTTAGATACCAGATCTTTTAGATTTACGGAATAAACAGAATTAGATTCATTATCACTATTTTCACTATTGCTCATCATTCTATAAAGGCTGAAGACAAAAAGTTGATATTATTTATTTTGATTTTTATTTTATATTTAATATCGTTTGATAAGTCGAATCCCACATGCTTTCTTTACAATATCACTAATGTAATCATAGTGTTCCACATTATAGATTGAACCAGTTGACAGATCTGGATCATCATACTCAAACTTTGAAAACACCAATTGGTACGTATCAAGTGTAGAAAGCAGAAGATAATTTTCTACGTTAGGAAAGAGGTCCATAAATCCTAGAAGTGAAATATAAATAGTATATTTCACTTCATTTGAAGGTGGTTTAATTTTGAAGTAGAGTCCTGCCTTCTGTCCAACTGTCTTAACTGAGGGAAATGGCCACTCAGTATTATACCATACCTTATCCTGTCGTTCGTGAAGCATCTGAACACAATACGTGTAGCCATCACTTGTTTCAAGTTCAAGTCCAATCTCTAAAGGAATTGGTTGGCCTGTAATATCATTGTAGCAACTGTATTTGAAGTTAGTCCAGTATGTATTCTTTGAATAAGGGAACTGGTCCATAATATATCCAGTATTGTTGATATGAGAATCTTTGGTAGTAAATGAATATACTACACTTTTACTGATAGGGTCTTGGATTTCAGGATTAATTTGTCTGGGAATATTGATGGGAATATCCATTGTATAGGGCTTGGAGATCTGGGGCTTGGAGAAAAGTGCTGAAATAACAATAGAGACTATTAACAGAGGTATAGCAACAGCTGGAATACAGCACATCACATATTATTATATCGCTATCATACATTTCAATTTTTTTCCATATTATGCTTTTAAAAATCATATATAGGTGTGATAAGTATATATATGAGTTGCTCTCCAAAGTATAAAAAATTTGAATTATAATTTTGTGGAATAGGAAATGTATTCCAAGTCATAATATGCTTTGTATTTCAAGATATACCGATGACACATATGCTCAACAATTCGGAGATGGCCATCACAAGTTCTATTTAGAATTTCGCTGTAATCGTCCCTGTCTTAAAAATATGGACTGTTGTGCCAAATGTGCAGAAAAATCTGATACTAAACTTCAAACATCTCGAAAATTTAATCACGGTAACGTTAATGAACCTATTCCTGATAATTCACACATCTTCGGAGGAAAATGGTACTATGAGGCGGCCAAAAAATGGAGCCCTCCGCCCTCTGAAATTATTGAATTTGCTTTAGCCTATCAAAAAGAGGCTCGTGGGGATTTTATTATTGAACAGCCTGATTACGATGAGTTATCTAAAGCTAAAAAACAATATCTCTCACAAGAAATGCCTAGGGCTAAAAAGGTTGTCAGTGAAGATGGAATTACACCAGCAGAACCTGTAAAGCGTAGTCGAAAACCTAAGGTTGCACAAGTAACACAAGTAACACAAGTAACAAAAGAAACATCTTCATCAAATGATGTACAGAGTGAAGAACAAGAAGCTAAGCCTGTTAAGCGTACTCGAAAACCAAAAGTAGCAGTCGATCCTTCTATTATCACAACAACCGAAACAGTTGCTTCCGAACCTAAGAAACGTGTGCAAAGTATACAACGTAAAAAAGCGGTCGATACACCTTATAGTTCACTAATAGGTTCTACACCTCAGCTAGTTCACAAAGAAGTATCTCTTCCAACTCATATTGAGACTAAATTGGAGGAGGTTGATATTGACGGATACAAGATTGAGTATGTAAAGCTATCAGTATTTGAAGTTGGACAGGCAACATACTTTAGAGATAGTGTAAAAAATAAACTGTATAAGAAAATTAAGGAGAAAGGTATTGGGGCTTATATTGGGCGATGGAACCCAGATACGGATTCAATCATTACTGATATTCCTGATTCAGATAATGAAAATTAAATATATGGCCGCCTTAGAGCTTTCAGCTTAAAACAAAAATATAACCTATTTTTAGTATGAGTTGTAACAATGTGTATTCAACTATAAATAGTTATACAAATAAATCTCGTTTTTGTTATTCATATAAACCACCTGGCCCTGTAGAAAATTGCTGTAATCCCATTGTATGTACTACAAATGAATTTCTATCATCAATTTCATCTTTAACACCTGTTATAAATAATAGTACTAGAACATCTGAACGATCTCTTTTACTATATGGATTACAACAACAATTAATATGTAATCAAGCAGCACTTGTTAATAGTACAGTTCAAAGTACAATTAATAATAGTACAATGATAGCGAATACAATATATGGGCAACTTTTACAAGTTAGACAACTGAGATATGAACCATTTCAACCTTACATTCCTCCTGTAATTCCTCTATCAGTTATACAGTTACAAATGGCAACAGTAAATGTTGGTGTTCCACATTCGGTATTTACTTGTGCGGATGGCAAAGGTGTTCAGTTTGTAACCACATAGAATATCTAACAAAAATAATATATTTTCTTTTCTTTTGGGGACTTTTCCTAAAAGCCTACTATTTCTTAGTGACAATCTTCTTCTTGACAATCGTCTTCTTAGGAGCAGGTACAGGCTCTACATCATCACCCTCTTCATCATCAACTGTAGTAGCCGCAGGAAGGGCAGGAGCAGGAGCAGGAGCAGGAGCAGGAGCAGGAGCGCGCGCTTGCGGCATCATAGCAGTAACTACAGAAGCTTTCTGCTGAGCTTGAGGAGGAGCACGGAATGCTGCATCATCATCTACTTCATTCTCATCCGCAGCCTCATCCTCGGCTTCATCGTCTTCTGCAGCAGCAGCAGAGGCCGCTCGTGCCGTGCTAGAGCCAAGACCCTTGAATGCAAAGTCAGCAATCTTTTCAGGAAGCTTGTGAATGGCAATCTGCTTAGCACGCCAAGTGAGACCAAACTTAGAGCCAGCAAACCAAACACCAGCACACTCAACAATTGCCGTCACCTGAACACCCTTGACAAGAAGGTCCTCTACAGGAATGCCCTTATAAGGACTACCATTGATATCGTAGAACTTAGCCTCGAAATCATTGTTAACCTTACGAAGCTTGAGCTTGATATTAGGAGGGTAGTTGAGAACATTGCCTTCCTTATCCTTACTGTACTTGAGCGAAGGAGTGTAGAATGCCTTGACTACATCTCGACCAAGATCACCCTTGAACCAGGACTTACTATTCTTGACACCCTCCTCGAGGAGCTTTTCGTCAATTTGGGCAATTACATCCATAAACTCCTTGATTTCTGGACGCTGCTCATTGCCACGGAAGGAAAGCTCAACAGAATACTCTGCTGGGCCAAACTTATCAGCTACATTAAGACCGAACGGGACAGACATTGCCACCGCCGTTTGCATAACGAGTCGCTCGCCACCATAGTTAAGGTAGGCTTGCTTAGCACCACTTGGCAGCGACTTAGGAGCGCTGATAGTGATATTCTTGGAGGTAAAGCTGGAAGGGTATACTACGCTGGAGGACATTTTAATAGTTCTATGTCTTTATCTAATGTCCAAATTTCTCGTCAAATTTTATTTTAACCATATCCTTATCATAAAATATAATTTGTATTTCTACTTCATATAAAGTGTTTGTTAATTTTTTGAATAAAAAATAGTCTAACTTTTTTTTATTGAAATGTATATTTATATCAAATAAGAGATTATATCGTTAAATATATTACAACTCTAAAAATAATACTTACAGATGGTTTAAAATTATTAGCATAATAGATATAATAAGGGATAATTCGCGTCCAGAGCTTTAAATATCCCGTCCGTATCGAGTCATTTCAATAAAAAAAAGTGTCATCTGAGGGTGCCTTAGGTGCCATTGCCAAATTCTATCATAAAATTTGATTGTCGGAATAACCACATTAGAAGGCATAACGCGTTTAAAGATGTCTCAGAATACCACCGGTACTAGTACAATGAACAAGTCTACCCCTGTCGCCAAGCGTGTCTCCAAGAAATCCGATGTCACTGGTGTTGCTGTTGCAGCAGTGCCTACCCCAGTTGCGGCTGCCGCCCCTGTTGTAGAGAAGGCTGCTAAGAAGAGCAAGCCTGCAGTTGCCCCTGCTTCTGCTCCTGCCGCAGCTTCTGCTGCCCCTGTAGCTGCCGCCCCCGTTGTGTCTGCCGTTGCTGAGGCAGCAGTCGTAGTTGAGGCCAAGACGGTTGAACAAGAAATCGCCGCTCTAGTTGTCTCTCACCAAAAGATCCGCGATGAGGCCGTTGCCAACATCAAGACGCTTCAACGCCTCCAAAAGCGCGTCGCAAAGGAGGTCAAGGAGGCTGGTCGCCGCCGCCGCCGCAGTAAGAAGGAGGGTGAGGATGGCGTACCAAAGGAGAAGCGCCCCACGATCTTCACGACCCCTGTAACACTTAAGAGCGAGCTCTGCACTTTCCTTGGCAAGACGCAAGGTTCGCAGATGACGCCTGCTGATGTGACGCGTGCCTTCAGCGCCTACGTCGATAGCCACAAGCTCAAGGATGCTGAGAAGGGTCACACGATTCACCCTGACGTAGCAATGCGCAAGGTTCTTGGCGTCAAGGAGGGTGAGACGCTCACGTACCGCAACATCCAGAGCTACCTCTACAAGCTCTATGTCCTTCCTGAGAAGAAGAAGCCTGTCGTTGTTGCCTAAATAATAGGTTAAACAAATGATAAAATAATATAAAACAAATACAAACACAAATACAAACACAAATATAAAAATTATTTTTGTTTTTGTTTATGAATCCTACAGTATAAATATATAAATAGTAAGTTCTAAAGTAGATCTAATAAAAGTTCTCTTGTATTAGAATGGCATTCCGATCTAAATTAGCCCGATATAATACCATCTGTTGCGAACAGGTTATGCCTGTCCCTGTTATTCCCATCTGTGCAATTTCGATGTGTCTTCCAAGACCTATTCTTGAGTATCAGACACCTATTTGTCCTCCTCCACCTGAGCCATTACCATATCCTATCCCGCCAGCACCATCTAACCTTCCGTGCCCACCAGAAATTATACAACTAGAAATTCTAAACTATCCGCCCATTCAAACACCTTCAGTTGGTGTAATTCTTACAAATACAACAGGCTCAACTCCTGCAGGCTACTTACCGTGTGATGGATCTGAAGTATCTAGAACTACTTATGCGGCCCTGTTTAATACAGTTGGAATATACTATGGTGAAGGTAATGGTTCAACTACATTTAATCTACCAAATCTAACAAATGACTGTAATACCGCGATATTATATATTATTAAAACATAAATTAATTAGTAGATATGGCCTATAATTGTGAGCCGAATTGTGTAACTTATTATCCAATAGGCGCCCCGCAATGCCCTCAGCCTTGTCCTCCTTGTCCTCCTTTCCCTCCTTGCCCTCCTTATCCTCCTTGCCCTCCTTTCCCCCCTACACCATGTCTTCGTTTATCTGGCCCAACAGGACCAACTGGAGCAGCAGGAGCAGCAGGAACAGGAGCAACCGGATTTACAGGAGCAACTGGACCATTAGGAACAGGAGCAACAGGAGTAACTGGGCCAGCGGGAACAGGTCCGACAGGAGCAACAGGACCAGCAGGAACTGGAATAACAGGAGCAACAGGAGCAACAGGAGTAACTGGGCCAGCGGGAACAGGACCAACAGGACCAACAGGACCAACAGGAACAACAGGAGCAGCAGGAACTGGAATAACAGGCCCAACTGGACCAGCAGGAACAGGAATAACAGGAGCAACTGGACCAGCAGGAACAGGAATAACAGGGCCAACAGGACCTGCAGGAACAGGAATAACAGGAGCAACAGGAGTAACTGGGTTAGCTGGAACAGGAGTAACTGGGCCAACAGGAACGACTGGACCTTGCTGTACAGGAGCAACAGGAGTAACTGGGCCAGCGGGAACAGGTCCGACAGGAGCAACAGGACCAGCAGGAACTGGAATAACAGGAGCAACAGGAGCAACAGGAGTAACTGGGCCAGCGGGAACAGGTCCGACAGGACCAACAGGACCAACAGGAACAACAGGAGCAGCAGGAACTGGAATAACAGGCCCAACTGGACCAGCAGGAACAGGAATAACAGGAGCAACTGGACCAGCAGGAACAGGAATAACAGGGCCAACAGGACCTGCAGGAACAGGAATAACAGGACCAACAGGAGTAACTGGGCTAGCTGGAACAGGAGTAACTGGGCCAACAGGACCAGCAGGAACTGGAATAACAGGACCAACAGGACCAGCAGGAACAGGAATAACAGGGCCAACTGGACCACTAGGAACAGGCCCAACAGGAGCTATAGGAACAGGAGCAACTGGTAGAACAGGGCCGACTGGACCACTAGGAACAGGCCCTACTGGAGCAGCTGGAATAACAGGGGCCACTGGACCTTGCTGTACTGGGCCAACTGGTACTTCAAGTACAGTAACTGGTCCAACTGGAGCAGCATCATCTGCTTCAAATATAGTAACGAGTTATTATTATTCTGGAGCAGCTGTGACTATTACTAGTATAAGTCCAGTAACTCTTAATTTTCCAACACAACTAGTCTCTGCAGGTGGTATTGTTGCAAATGGAACATTTACAACTTTTACAATACCAAAAACAGGCTATTATGAAATAGCCTACAATACAACAATAACTAGCGGTTTTTCAAGTACCTCCCCCCCTGCTTGGTCAGCAATATCAAAAATATTAAAAAATGGTTCACAAATTACAGGAAGCACTTATACTACACCTACAAAACCTGTTGTGACATCTGAGGAAGCTGGCGATGTCAGTATTTATGGGTTTGTACCTGTATATCACGCAAATTCTCCATTTATAGCATTATTAACAATTAGTGATATAATATCTATTACATTAGAAGTAACTGACTCCACTGTAGCGGCAGAATATTCTGCCAATTTTATTTCAATCAAACTAGTCGCATCAGATATTGGTTCAACTGGTTACACAGGTGCTACAGGGCCAATTGGAGCAACTGGACCGACTGGTAGAACAGGACCAACTGGGCCAACTGGACCATTAGGAACAGGCCCTACAGGAGCTATAGGAACAGGAGCAACTGGTAGAACTGGACCAACTGGACCATTAGGAACAGGACCAACTGGACCTTGTTGTACAGGCCCAACAGGCCCAGCAGGACAAGGCGCACTTGTTTCAGCATTTGGTGAGTTTTATTCAGGTGGAACTGCCGCACCTGGCGGGACATCGCCTATTACACTTCCACTTAATGGTACTGGGTTTACTGGGTCAATACCATCGGGTATGTCAATTGTAAACAATTCTAGATTAACTGTAACTACGTCAGGAACATACTATATTGATGTAAGTATTCAATCTGATTTATTTAGCCTAGGTACTCCACGGGTGGAGGCTACGATTGCTTTTTTTAAAAATGGCTCGGCAACTGCAATTGCACTTGCGTCTACATCTCAAGGTTATGGTGACAGCAGCAACGTGACCAACACATATCCTTTATTTAAAGCATCAACCCTATTAACCTTAGTAGCAAATGATTATATTGAAGTAAAATTAACAAATATAGCAGTTGGAGGAACTGCAGCTTTTCCATTTTATGGTGGTCCATCAGATATTTCTTCAGCGGTTCAAGTTAAAGCATTTCTTATTAGTGCCGCTTCGCCAAATATAAATTATTTCGTAACTGGGACAATTCCAAATAATTTAACAATATATGATCAATCCACGCTCCCACCGCCATGGACCGGTATTGGTGTGCCAATTAATTCAACTGCTGGTTCACTAACAAATGGGACACTATTTAATGCTCCAAGTGGTGGTTTAAAAATATTTCAAGTAACAGCTACCTATGATATTCTATTTACGGGGGCTGCGGATGGAGTATTTCTATATTTTAAATTATATATTCCATCAACCACAACATATTACTTAGCATACACTTTTAGATATGAATCGTCAAATCTATATGAATATTTCTCTGATAGTGTTTCGCCATCAGGAGTGAGCATTACTAGTACATTTACTGATTATTTTAATTTAGGCACGACTATTCCAGCAGGAACACCTTGTTATTTACAATTATACGCAATCCTACCAGGTGTTAGCCTCTCTAACACCAACACCGCAGCTGATTCAGCAACTAATTCTAGGCTAACATTTATAATTCAAAATTTAACAGCATTATAATCATAATATAACCACGATATAACTGCGATATAATCGCAATATAATTAAATACTCTTTTATTTGTGTAAAAAGATTATTTAATTATATATAGTCTTTTTAATAGAAGATGGCATATTATCAATGTAACTATACAACTGGTGGTTTAAATTATTATCCACCTTGTCCGTCACCCTGTCCACCTGTATTCTATGGCCCAACTGGACCGATAGGTGTTACAGGACTAATAGGTCCGACAGGAGCTCAAGGAACAGGAGTAACAGGGGTAACAGGGCCAGCGGGAACAGGTCCAACAGGAGCAACAGGAGTAACTGGGCCAGCGGGAACAGGTCCGACAGGGCCAAGCTTCAATATTACATCGCCACTCGGTGCAATTCTCTATGTTGGGCCCAACGGTCTTACAGGAGAATCTGGTTTCAACTATGATGCTTCGAGTGGTAAACTGACATTGTCAGGAGGTGTTGATCCAACATATGTTAATTTTGTAGCACAGGCATCATTGCCGTTTAGTGCAGCGGGTACGCTGTGGGTCGATACAAATCATAATTTACGGCTGGATCTAGATTATATCGGTTCTACTGGTTATACTGGTCCAACTGGTCAGCAGGGGGAAACTGGAATAACAGGTCCAACTGGTCAGAAAGGGGAAACTGGAATAACAGGTCCAACTGGTCAGAAAGGGGAAACTGGAATAACAGGTCCAACTGGTCAGAAAGGGGAAACTGGAATAACAGGTCCAACTGGATCAACTGGTTCTACTGGCATTACTGGTCCAACAGGTTCAGCGGGTTCAACTGTATTATTTCAGTCATCGACGCCTTATTCCATAGGAGCAAGCCCTACTGGAACACAACTTACAATTGTAAATAATATACCAACAATTACTACAGATTACTATTCATTTGGTATAAATGGTGCATATGGTGGTGGCGGAAATGTGTATACAATCGAATCAAGTACGCCATCTGTAGTATATTCAGGAGGTGATTTTACAACATTCGATTCAAATCCAGTAGGAATGATAGTAGCTTCAGGTGTAACTGGTACATATATAGGTGATATAGATGGTGGTTTCACATATACAGCTGGAAATTCTGTAAGAACAATTCTAAATAGTGGTTCTTTATATGCTGGTGGCAAATTTACAAGTTCAACACAAGGTGAAACTGCATATAATATATCAAAATATAATGGAAGTAATTGGGTAAGACAGGGAGGAGGTCCAATAGGAGGTGTAGATGGGGGTAGTGCTCAAGTAAATACATTAGTAGCAGGTGTGTCAAAGGTAATACTTGGTGGCAATTTTACTACAGATGCGAATGGAGTTCCAATGACAAATATTGCTAAACTTAGTACAGGCACAAATACATTATCTGCAGTTCAAAACCCAGCTATTAGACCATATGGCACATCTGGTGGAACTGTAAATGCTGTTGCATATGACTCAAACTATATATACATAGGAGGCAATTTTACATCAGTAGCTGGAATAGATGCGCATTATATCGCAAGGTATGATAGAGTAGCTGAAAAATGGGAGCCATTAGCAACAAGTTGGGTTAATCCAAATTCTCCAAATGAAAGAGAAAATACAGAAGGAACAGATGCAGCAGTTAATGCTTTATGGCTTGATGGCATATATTTATATGTGGGTGGAAATTTTACAACAGTAGAAAATGGACATACACAAGTTAATTATATAGTAAGATGGCGTATACCTTCTAACACTTGGGAAGGATTAGAGAATGGAATTGGGTCAGGAGTGTTTGGAACAGATGGACCAGTATATGCCTTAACAAGTGATCCTCAATATATATTTGTTGGTGGGTTATTTGATACTGTTGCAAGTGGAACAATTACAGTTTATAATATTGCTAGATGGGACAAGTTAAATATACAGTGGGTACCACCTCCAGGTACTAACGGTGTAAGTGGTCCAGTATATTCATTATGGTATGAAGGTAGTATATTATATGTTGGTGGAAGTTATCAATATACTAATTGGGATGGTTCATTGGGAGTTATCGCAAATAATATATCATATTATGATCCTGGTCCAGTAGCATGGCTCACTTTAAGTACTGGTGGTACTGGTACTCCTGGAGTATTGGATAGCAGCGGCCAGTGGGATAATGCTACTGTATATGCTATGGCTTATAATGTTTCTAATAATAAATTATATCTTGGTGGTGATTTTCGTAATATAGATGCTGGAGGTTTGCAGCCAGCAGATTATATTGTTATATTTGATTTAACTTCTTCTACTTGGGACTATACAACACTAATTGTTACCAATATTGTAAGAGCCTTAGATTTATATAATAGTTCATTGTATCTTGGTGGATTATTCACAGCAAATGCAAGTATCAGTGAAAAGTTAGCACAATATGATTTTAACACCTCAGCTTGGAATGCAGATATACGTGGAGTAGGCACAGGAAACGTCTATGCAGTTAAGTTTGATACAACGAATAATATAATTATTACTGGTGGTACTAATGTAACATATGGTGTAGAAGTTCACGGTCTATGGGCCACAGGTAGTAATGTTCCTATAAATAATGTAGCAACCTTCAACCCAGATCCATTATTCTTAAGTTGGAATCCTCTTGCTCAAACACGAGACCCATATGGAGTGAATGGTATAGTGTATGCAACTACAACAGATACTGCAGGTAATATATATGTTGGCGGTTCATTTTCAAGTGCTGGCGGAATTACCGCAAATAATATAGCTGTATATAAAACGGATAATAAATGGTATGCTCTTATTGATTCAAGAACTAAATTAAATGGAACAAATAATACAGTTAGAGCATTAATATGGTCTGCAGATAACCTATGGGTTGGTGGTCAATTTACAGCTATATCAGAAGGTGTAATAACTGCCAATAATATTGCTAAATATGATACTGCTAATGATCAGTGGATACCAATAATTGATACTAACAATATAAATGGTGTTAGCGGGCCAGTATATGCTCTTCAATTAGATACTTCTGGAAATGTATATGCTGGTGGGGCATTTGTAAGTGCTGGAGGTACAGTAGGTGTAAACAATGTAGCATTATATGATGTTATAAACAATATTTGGAGTGCATTAGATGACGGATCAGGAGCAGGAGTTGATAATGTAGTATATGCTTTCGCGTATAATGGATTAAACACACCAAATCCATATTTGTTTCTTGGTGGCGCATTTACAAATGCAGGTACTACCTCAGTAGGTTATGTAGCAAGATGGGAGACAAACGCATCAGTGTGGGATAATCTAAGTGGAGGTGTTGGTGAACAGGTAAATGCTTTAGCATATAGTACTACTACAGACTATCTATACATTGGTGGATTTTTTACAAGTCCCTACAGTTATCTAACATATTATGATTTAACAGGTGTATATAATCAAATGGTAGTTAATAATGATTTAGATGGTCCAGTTAATGCTTTAACATATAATAGTTCTACTGGATTAGTATATATTGGTGGTTATTTTACAGTCGCATCAATAGGATCTACAGGTCCGCCATATGTAACAATTGCTATTGGTAAAATTTTGACATTTGATGATAACAATCCAACTACCTTTGTAGATACAATACCATCATCAGTTAGTGCTGGAGTACCGTTAAGTACAGGAGCAAATGGTGTTAATAGTACAGTATATGCCGTCGCAGTCATAACATCATCTGGAAATATAATAGTTGGTGGCGAGTTTACATATTCATATGATTTAACATCACCCTATGCCAATTTATGTAGTAATGTAGTATCTATACCAGATATTACAGGGGTGTGGAATCCAATGTCATCTGATATACCAGTATTAAATGGTATAGTTAATACTATAGTGGTAGATGGAGATAATTATTATGTTGGTGGTGACTTTACAGCAATAAGTACAACAGAAGCGAACTATATGGCACGCTGGAATGCTGTAGCTTATTTATGGTATCCAATTATTACACGTCAATCATTCGTATCAACTGGTGATAATGGTGGTGATCAAATATATTACACTTCAAATAATAATATTAATTTAACTCATGGTTCAATAATACAAGGAACAGGTATAGGATATGATTATGTATATATTATAGGTATAACAGCAGGTACACCATCGCCTACAGAAACAACGATTACTGTAAGTAGTCCAAATGGCCTTTCAGGAGCTACATCAGGACAAACATTATATGTGTATGGGGCGAATGGTGTAAATGACTCTGTTAAGTCGTTTAGTAAGTCTGGTTCAAATATATATGTAGGTGGCGCATTTACTGGATCTTTACAAGCTAATCTAAATAGAATCGCATTATTAGATATTGTTTCAGTTCCAAATCGCTTTATTCCAATAACCTATTCTACTGATGTAGGTGTAGATAATGTAGTAAATAGTGTCAAAGTAGATTCAACGAATACAACAGTATATATTGGTGGTACATTTACTAACACATCAAATAGCTCATTACCATTTGGTAGTGTAGCTAAGATTACTATAAGTTCGAATGTATTAAGTCAAATAATAAATTCAAATCCATCTGCAATTCGTTATGGGGTAAATGGGTCAGTCTATTCAATGGCATCGTCTCCTTCACCAGATAAATATATCTATATAGGGGGTACTTTTACTACTACAGTATCAAATAATGCAATTATATTAAACAATATTGCCTATTTTTTTGATGATATTATATATACACCATTAATTATAAACGGGTCATTTATAGACACACAGACTAGTCCTCCAACAAATACTGCACAGATAACTCTTCCATATTATAATGATTATGTATCATTAATTTCAGATAATGAAAGTCCATCTGTATGGTTATTTGGTTATAGGTCAGATCCATCTGTGCCAACTGGACCAACTGGGCCATCTGGACCAACTGGACCAACTGGACCAACTGGACCTTGCTGTACAGGACCAACTGGAGTAGGACCCCAGAGTTTACAACAAGTTTTAACTGTTGGTAATACTAGCGACCTTTCTATTTTTCTTAAAGACAATTTAACCACTCCTAATCTTACTAATATAATTTCATCTAATAGCATTATATTAAATGATACATTTACTTCAACTAGTGCAACTTTTTATACTGATGGTTTTTATTCAACCAATCCTAGTGTAGGCGCTCCTAATAAAATTACTGGTGGCTATTTAGCCGATGATGGATTTTTTAGTGTCTATACTGACCCATCTGTATTACCAACAATTAAAAATGTAGAATGTTATTTATCTGGTCGCGTTGGATTGACTTTAACTACGAATAATTGGTCGCAACCACCAGACCCATTTACAGAACAAGTTATTTTAACGAGTGGCGGCGAGGATAGTATCGCAAATAATACACCGCCAAGATTAGAATTTATTACAAATGGCGATAGTGACGCTTTCTTTTTTAGATGTAACGGAACAGACAGCGCTTATATGGGGAGCGGTGTGTGGGTTATCCCTTCTACATTGCTTATTACATATCCCAATAGAACGAGTAAGTTTGATTTAGGTATTTTAAGTCTATATGATACCACAGCCGCATCAAGGACTATCATTTTAGACCCAAAATTATCAGCAACTTCAAATCCAACAATAACTCTCAGCGATACAATAACAACAAATACAATAACTCAAAACGGATATACTACAAATAATAGTAACGCAAATGCAATCCATTATCTCAATTTTAGCTCCACTTCTATAAGTGATGTAGGTCCTATTAGAAAGACTGCTGGAATAACTTGTAATCCTTTTATTGGTCTAATTTCGTGTAATGCTATACAATTGACCGAGACTCAGACGAGCGTAACTCAAGTGTCGACCATCTCTCCTGGGGTGCTCCTTTTTCAGCTTAATGCCTCAAGTCAAACTTTAAAAGAGTTTGAACTTACCATTACAACAGGTTCAACTATTGGTGGTATAAATATACTTAATCCTAGAATTAATGGTGTTTATAGACTATATCTACGTGCAGCACCTATTTCAACTATATTGAATAAAGCTCTTGTTACCAACACAGCAGGCACACAAATAAAAACTTCTTATATTGGAAACCAAATAATTGATGTAAATGTACCAAATATTGTAACATTTGAATATATAAATCTGCCAAGCCTCGGTACTCCATATATATGTGCTTCTTTAAATACTTTTACATAAGTGTAGGAACTACTTCTAATAGAATTTAAAGTTTTCTCACCTTGAAATTTACAAATCAAAAATATTTACACATTTTACTATGAATATATATCATATTTTCATCGTATATTTACCGATAAAAGAAGTATTTAACTAAAATATTTTAATCTAACATATTTTAGTTAAATGTCTAGATATCCACCTCGATTTCCTTCTTGCCCGCCTTATCCTCCTTGTCCGCCACCATTTCCTCCCTTTGGTCCTACACCTTGTCTTCGATTATCTGGCCCGACAGGTACAGTTGGCCCAACTGGTTTACCAGGTACAGCTGTTAATACAGGTGCTACAGGTTCAATAGGGCCTACAGGGTTAGCTGGATGTGCTGGCTGTACTGGGTCAGGTGGATTAGCTGGATTAGCTGGAGTGGATGGTAAACCTGGAGTTGATGGTTCAACTGGAGCAACTGGGCCATTAGGAACAGGCTCTACAGGCCCAACAGGTATAACTGGAGCAACTGGGCCATTAGGTACAGGAGCAACTGGCCCAACTGGATTAACAGGTTCAACTGGTGTAACTGGTGCTACAGGTTCAACTGGGCCATTAGGTACAGGCTCCACAGGCCCAACTGGTGCAACTGGTGCTACAGGTTCAACTGGGCCATTAGGGACTGGTCCAACTGGACCAACAGGTGCTACAGGTTCAATAGGACCTACTGGCCCAACTGGCTGTACTGGAATGCCTGGAGCTGCATCTAATACTGGAGCAACTGGTACTGATGGTCCAACTGGAGCAACAGGAGCAACAGGACCAACTGGAGTAACGGGTATAACGGGTATAACTGGGCCAACTGGTGCTACAGGACCATTAGGTACAGGATCAACTGGCCCAACTGGTTCAACTGGTGCTACAGGACCATTAGGTACAGGACCAACTGGCCCAACTGGTGCTACAGGACCATTAGGTACTGGATCAACAGGTCCAACTGGAAGAACTGGTGCTACAGGACCATTAGGAACAGGGTCAACTGGACCAACTGGCACTACAGGACCATTAGGTACAGGATCAACTGGCCCAACTGGTTCAACTGGTGCTACAGGACCATTAGGTACAGGACCAACTGGCCCAACTGGTGCTACAGGACCATTAGGTACTGGATCAACAGGTCCAACTGGAAGAACTGGTGCTACAGGACCATTAGGAACAGGGTCAACTGGACCAACTGGCACTACAGGACCATTAGGTACAGGATCAACTGGC